ATGCCTTGCAAGCCAGTAATACCCTGCAAACCTGTATTTCCTTGGTTGCCACCACTTACAAGTTCATTATTCACCTTATTTAAAATTCTGTAAACATCGTCAAAAACTTTATCGACGTTTACAACACCACAAGTTTTTCTAATGTACGGCATTATGCTCCACCTGTAGTTGTTGTTTCTACTGGTTCAACTTTTCTTGCACTTGTAGTGCATTTTAAACCACCATCGAAATCGAATTTATTCTTATAAACAACATAATTTGCTGTTTTTGCTCCATAAGTCGGCACATTGATCGTGTCACCAAGTTCAAGTGCAGGAGTACCACGCCAATTAAGAGTCAAATCACGTCTTGGAAGGTGATAAGATGCAAGCAAATTGTCAGCAATTATTTGAGCTACAGTATCAGTTTGTACAAGATAATTATTTGGGAATCTATAAGTCTTCTTACCATTTTCAGTAATTGAAGGCGTATCAAATGCTGTTTTTATTGTTGACCCTTTAAATGAATATCTTATACCGTCAACTTTAATTTTAAATGTACCAGTATTTGCATGAACTTGAAACAATCGAATTCCGTTGGGCAAAAATCATGAAAGAAATGGCAAAACTGGTTTTAATTGACTCAAATAAAAAAACTGTTTATATTGGAGAAGAGAGTGAAAATTCAGGTTTAATCGAATACACAGAACAAACTGGTAGCGAATACAGTAAACATTTTTTTGAACGCTGGGATCAAACACAAACTCTTATGCTAGAATTCATAATTTATGACAAAAATAACAAACCAATCACTTGTTTAAAAGGCCTCTGGGACATAAACCATTGGGATTATCTTGATTTTTTTCCAACAAATAATATTCAAATTGTTAGTCCTTCTCATAATTCAAAATGAATTTAGATTTGGGCAAAATATCTGTCAGTGTTTCTGATACATGTATTTCTATTTATTGGGTAGAAAATCTTGGACATAATGCATGTGTAGAATCTGATCAGATTATCCCAAATCATTGGATGATTACTAGAGCTCTTGTTAGACCTGATGGTTATAGAAACCAGGGTCTTGGTTCTCATTTATTGAAAATTTTAATCGAAGAAATAAAAAAGAAAAAAGGAAAAAGTATTCTTGTTACTCCAGGTGGTTATGATGGAGAAACAGAAAAACAATTTCGCTTTTATGAAAAAAATGGGTTTATTACTCCCAAACAAGATCAAATTCCTGCTGTTTTTGACATAACAAAACAAGAACATTTAAATCAAACAAGAATCTTTTTATTATAATGCCCTTACCCAGATTCGAACTGAGATAGACACCGTTTTAGAGACGGCCGCTTTACCATTAAGCCATAAGGGCTTTATGCTGTTTTTAATTCCTTAAAAATAATTCCATCGTCATAACATGCAATTGCAGTTAATTGGCCTTCAAGATCAGGTTCGTGAAAACTCCTATGGATTTTCCCAGATTCAGATACTTTTGCGTGCCATGCTTTCAGTTCAAGCAAGTTACGAACTTTGAGAAAGACAATTGTTGAATTTCCCCAAATTTTGAATTGTTCAGGGAAATCAAGCGCGTATTGCGCAAGGGCATGACTGCCCTGCACAATACGATATGTCTCAGAAAGATCAGCACGCACTAACACATACATTTTCAGTGTAGGCATTTTTGATCTCCTGGACTTTGGCCATATCAGGTTTATTATTTTCAGCACAACATTTTTCAATTTGTTCATAAGTCTTTCCTTTCAAAAGACTGTAAGCTATATGATGTAAACGATAATCTTTTGCCAAATATTTTAATTGTTTAAAATAACCTCCGTCAGCACCACTATTACTTTTTTGATAAAGTTTGAGTTCTGCTGTCAGAGTTCTTATGATTGCAGCTTGTTCTTTTAAATAATTTTTGAGATTTAATATCTTTGACATTGCTAGTCTCCTGTTTATTATTGTTTTGAGTTCTGTTTGAAGATACAGTTACAATAAAAACGGGAGACTTACAGAGGTTTAAAAACTCTTACCTATATAAAACCAATAATCTACTGCATTTTTGTCTCTTTTTAAAAGTTTATATTTGCTTTCCTTTTAAATATAATCTAAAAATTTCAAAAAGGAAACAAAAATATGATCGAGTCACTAAAACTTTCAAATCGTAAAAAGCAGATAAGCACGAATTCATGAAAAGACCATATTGGCAAAATAAAAATGCTATTGTGATTTATTAATAATATGCTTAAAATTTCAAGGCCTAATAAAGAAAATAAGTCTAAGATAATTTCATTACGGCTGAAACCTAATCAGATGAAGGACGTTTTAAAATTAAAAGGCGACCTTAAGTTTGAGACTGTTACAGACTTAATGTGTTATTCTTTAGATATTTTTAAACGCTTACATGAATGGAAATTATTAAACTATCATTTTTATATTGCTAATCCAGAAAATAAAAATTACAAAGAGGTCGAACTTGAATTATGAAAACTATTACTATTACAATAGAAGCTTCAAGTCCACAAGACACGCATAAATGCACTGTCGACCCTTCTGTCGTTGTCAATCCCCCTGCAATTCAATACTTCAAAGGTATCGAATATGCTTTATTCGGTAAAAAACAACCAAGAGACGACCGTAAAACAGAAATTATAAAACATATAGTAACATGTTTGTCTTCAAAAGATTACCCAAATCCTCCAATTTGTTCTGAACGTAAAGCAAGAAAACTAGCAAATGAACATGTCGGTTCTTTGCTTGAAAAATTGAAACATACAACAAAAACAACTACGAGAGTAAATGTTTGAAACCCTTGAATGCGTTCAATGCGGCTTTTGTTGCACGCTTGGTCCTTGTCCCTTTGGTGATTGGAACCCTATCACTCACCAGTGTAATTATTTAACCGTCAATAATAAATGTTCGAAATATGATGAAATCAAACAAAATCCATTTTCTAATTTCTCGCCAGCATTTGATACTGGCTGTTCATCAACAATTGGAAATATTAGAAGAAAAAATAAAATAAGAGAGTTACTATGCTCTCAGAAATAACGACCTGTTCAATTTGCAGGAGAGAAACACCAGAAAAATTTTTAGAAAAACACCATCTGACTCCTGCTTCAAAAGGTGGTAAAGGCGGAAAAACAATTCTAGTATGCATTGATTGTGGAAATCAAATCCATTTGCTTTTCACAAATAATGAGTTAAGAGATTCCTACAATACTCTCGAAAAACTACTTGAACATCCTAAGATAAAAACTTGGATCAAATGGATTCGAAAACAAAAATTCGGTGTATGTATGAAGGAGAAGAAAAAGAAATAAAATGGAAACTTTTTCTGATAATGGCCTAATTGTTTCAAGAAAAGACAATGTTACGACATTATCTTCTGAAACCGACTCTAGTTTTACAAAAAAAATCAAAACAAAAATCTATATGCCTGATGAATATACTCGAGCTTATAATGAAGTCTTGTCAGGAGAAGACGTAATCGTTCTGGGTATGAATGGATTCTCAACTATTACTCCAGAACGTTGTTCTGAATGGGGAATACAATTTGGAGCTTATGAAGCTGCTTGTGAATTTCTTCTTTCTCATGCAATTGAAAAATTACAACATTATTTCAGAGGTATTAGTATTAGACTTGCCAATGGAGCCTCAGATATTGGTGTTGATCTCGCTATAAATAACACTGCTAAAAAATTTGGATTACCATTGCTTGGACACAGTTGTCCCAAGTATTTAAAATATGTCAGGGAAGATATTGACATTCCTATATACGTGGCTCAAAATCAAGAAAGATACTCTAATGCTTTCACAGATTCATTAGATATTCTTATTACAGCAAATGGTGGTGAAGTTACTTTCAAAGCTGATATTGATGCAGCTTTCAATAAAGCAAAACATGTAATCCCAATTGATATATTGAGTAGCATTTCGACTACTGGTGGTCCACCTGCTTTTGACAAAAATGGAAAAGTGCTTGACGCAGTAAAAGCTTTTAACGAAAGAGTACACATTATTGCAATGCAAATAAATAATGCAGGAGCAGACCAATGGGAAACTATAGTCGATAACTGCGAAAAAATAATAACATCAATAAGCCGCAAAAAACTATCCGCAAAAAGAGCATTCAGAATCTAAATGCAAACATTACAAGATCTCTATAATTCTATCCCAAAATTTACTTGTACACCAGGTTGCAATCTATGCTGTGGCCCTACACCATGCAATACTATTGAACAACAAATTCTTAACATACAACAACCTATATTGCCATAAATTTATAGAATCAAAACCTTTAGCCTTTATTGTCTCTACAACTTGTTTAATAAATTCTTTTACAGCTTTAAATGATTGATAAGTCTCATCCCTTGAAAGATCTTTATACTTGTTTATGATCATAAACTTATCAATTTGAGCAACAAGATCAGCATTTTCTTTACTAAATTGTTCTTTCTTTTTCCCAAACTCCTTATGGTATCCTATAAATTTTTCTTTAAACCCTTCAGGTAAATCTTTATTGCCCTTTATCATGTCAATGACATCCATGTAGGGTACATGTCTATTAACAATAAATTCAGCATAAATAGCTTTTACATCTTTGTCGTTCTTGACAAATTTTTCAAATTCAATTCGTGTTTTTTCGGATGCAAAAGCAACAACTTCACGTACTATTTTTTCATAATTCATATCTATTTCCTTTTCATAAACTTACACGTATAAAAACTCTATAAAAATTCTATTTCATGTGATTTCTAATATAATTAGACATGAAGTGTAGACGTTGCAATCATGATATTGGTGATATTCTATGGCATGGTTGGGAATTATGCGACCATTGCGGCTATCGATTCCATGTAGAAACACAACAGAGCCCAGATGATAAGGAATTAAAACATGAAAACAACACAAACAAACTTGCTCATTGCTAATGAAGTTTCATCAGAAACAATTTCTCTCATACGTTCTTTTCTGTACGAAACTGCCATTGTCAATAATGCTACACAAATTATGGTTCACAGCAAAGACGCAAACAGTATAAACAGAACTCATTTCAATGCAGAACTCAAAAAAATTATAGATCCTGCCTACAATGGTTATTATTTTTTTACTATGTATTAAAAATATGGCAACCCTATCAATTATCTACGATTTTCATACTATGATAACAGTATGCAATAGCCCCCTCACCGGGTCGGCTGAGCATATCGGAACTTTGTTTTGGGGATGCATCTCCATTCAAGTAGTACAATATGCGAAGCAGGGTTTACCGTCCGTTAGAGTGACGCGTCAACGCTCTACTGAAATCACGTTCGAACCGTGGCGGTGGGGCTACAGCATACTCGACATATCCATGCTACAATCAGCGCGGGCACCACGGGCCAAACAAAACAAAGCCCATAAGGTGATTACATAGACACACCCAACACCATTCTAAAGGGTATCTATTATGCTATCGAAAATCAAACAAATTTGCATTCAATTCCCAAAGTGCCCATGCAAACCCCCTATTTGCTCAACTTATCCACATCGAACAGTTTATCCGTGCCAAACAGCTAAACTTACTTGTCCCTTATGGCAAACTGAATGTCTTGTAGACAGTAACCCAGATTCATGGGATCTGGTCACCATACAATCAATCGTAGAAAAATATCATGATTAAATCATTCTTGATCAAACTGTGCATCTATTGCGGCAATACAAACCGTAACAGAAGCTTTTGGGTGTGTCTGTCGTTTTTTGTTGTCTCATTCATCATACGATTTGTCATATCAAATACTTTCACAATCGGGCTGCATATCGCATGCATTAGTATCTTTGTTATACAATATGTATCCATGCTCACTTATGACACCTTTGACAAAAAATCCAAATATGCTTCATAAAGCTATCATAACAGCATACAGAGAAAAAACACATTTTTATTTCTCTTGCTTTATCTTTGTTTATAAAACCAGCATGACGCATAAAAAAGACAATTTTCTCAGTTTTAAAGACATAAAAACAACATGTATGCTGTTTAAAAAATACCATCGTCTCAAAATAGCGATACGTAATCACTATTTCATAGTACATATTTACAATAATCCCAAAGACTTGATATCCTTCGTCGATAAATATGAAGGCAAACCCAGAACAGCAAAAGCAAGCAAATTAAGCGGTGCATACCTTGTCAATATAAGCAATAATAAGAAAATAGGCACCATAGCGCTTACATTTCAAGCTCTAGCACACCCATTAATCATACACGAATGTAGTCATGCAGCTCTATCCTACCACTCCACCATATTCAATAAAAACGACAAACCTACTATCAATACGAGTAAACAAGAAGAATTTTTCTGTGACCTTGTCAGTTTCTTATATGCTGAAATAACTAACTATACTACGAATTCATATAGAACGCTCAATACGCGTGTCGGTAAAATAATATGAAAATTGGTAGTAACATAATAAACTTACGACATTAAGGAAAATTATGGAAGAATTAATTGAAGCTCTACAGATTTTATTAAAATATGGGTGTCCTCAATTCCCAACACATTGTGAACATGACACTTTATGTAGACATAAATCCTGATCTAGTAAACGCTGATGATCTGAGTAGACTTGAACAACTACATTTTTCACCAGATAGTGACAATCCCATGTTCAAATCAACAAATTTTGGGAGCTGCTAAACATACAGGAGACACTTTGTTAATCAATTTTATAATATTACTTGCTGGCATAGCTATTGCTGGGCTTGGTGGCGACATTTTCGTACGGGGCGCTGTAGGACTTGGACGCTGGGCACGTATTTCACCTGCTATAATAGGTGTTACAATTGCTGCTTTTGCTACATCAAGCCCAGAACTATCTGTCGCAATCAATTCAGCTCTTTCTGGTACACCTCAAATCTCTCTTGGTGACTGCCTCGGCAGCAATGTCGTCAACATAGCTTTAATACTTGCTATTGCTCTTTTAATCTCAAACATAAAAACGACAAGAGAAAGCATTAAACGTGATTTTCCTGTTGCATTATTCATACCTTTACTTACACTCTTGCTTTTCATTGACAATAATTTCTCGCGTCTTGACGGTATCATCACTATATCTATTTTCTTAACCTGGCTTATTTTTACAATACTCCATATCATCAAACATAAAAAACAGCAAGCACAGATTTCTACTTTACATCCAGGACTCATTTTGCTTTTCTGTACGCTTGGGCTTATATTACTCATTACAGCTGGCAAATGTATAGTTCATGGTGCAAGCAATATAGCAGCTACATTCGGTATTAGTTCGTTCATCATAGGTGCAACTATTGTTGCTGTTGGCACATCAGTACCAGAACTTGCTACAACTATTATTTCAAAATTACGGGGCCACGACGATATAAGCTTAGGCACTATTATCGGCAGTAACATATTCAACGGCTCGTTCATCATACCACTTGCTGCTATTATTAACCCTATCAATCAACCTGTAACTTCAATCATTGTACCACTTGCTTTCAGCACGCTTTGTCTATTTACCTGCTACCCTACACGCTCGGGCACCATAACAAAACAACAAGGCGTAATTTTGCTAGGCATTTACATAATCTATATCGTTCTTGTACTTACTGGAGTATCTAAATGAACACTATCAAAATTATTACACAATCCAGCTCACTACCTGATCTGCCTTACAACAAACAACACATAATTCACTCTATACAAGACTTAAATGCTTCATTACCTGATAAAAACATAGTTCCGCTCCTGTTTCAAGACCACTGGAACCCGTTTAACATTTTAACAACGCTTAATATAGACAATACGCCCTTGTTAGCTACTCGATACACTTGTCCACTCAACCCAAATAATATCTACTACGGCATTACGCCAGTTTTTATTTTCTCTGAAAACATATCTAAATATGCAATAAACTCATTACCTAATTATATCTTTGACACCACAGATCCATCTATATACACTTACACAAAAATATATAGCCCAAAAACTAATAATCTAAGTCCTTTTATAAAAACTTACTTGGGCACTGGTTATTCAACACACCCGACTAAACGTAATGATTATACTGTTGTGCTTGCAAACCTGCAACTAACAAATGAAGACTATATACTTGCAGTTACGCTGAGTAGAAAGGAGTAATATGTCTGATAATATCATGTTTAAATTAAATTCTTTTGATGATTTGAAACAATTACCAGAAGCCAATGTCACAAAATTTATAGACGGCCCAATGCAAGGTCAGATTGCTGGCATAAAAATCAAACTGCTTGAACGTAATTGCTGGTACGGCGAACCAAAAGTTGCATGGGACAAAAAGGATTTTTGCGAAAAAATAGTAGTTTGGCAAAATTTACCAACATTACCAAGCGTCAAAAAGCAATGCTCAGAGTAACACTAAATTACTCATACTATTTCTTCATATCAGGTAATGCAAGACCACTATAAAATCTTCTTATGTCTGAAACTATAAAATCTAAATCAGAATTTCCAGCAATAGACAAATTATAAAAATTTACTCCAGGTTTGTCAGGATTTATAGGAATTTTTCTTGCAGTACTTATTGTTCTTTTAACTGGTTCTGTTTGTAGATTTGGCGGTAATGCAAGATCTTCAGCTACAAAATAAATATCAAATATTTGTCCAGAAGAAAGTTGTTTGATTTGAGCATAAGTCTCTATATCAGAAGCTGAAAAACTACCTGAATGTACATGTTCATCATAAGCATCAGTTCCTGCTCTAACTTGTTGTGACGTTGGTGCTACAGATTTTTCAGGCAATACTACATAATAAACAACACATTGTTCATCTAATTTTATAAGAAAATTTGCGTTTTGCATTGTAACAGAATCTTGCTTAGGATAACCAAATGCCCAATTTGGTTCATCTATATCAGGCACCACTATTGTTTCATTGTCAGTCTCATTATCACTATTATGTATAACAAGAATTTGTTCGCCTATTGGAGTATTTTCACCCTGTTGCAATATGATTTCCGTATCTGTTACGCTTTCAATTATAAAAGCCGTTCCTCCAATAGTTCCTGTTGGATCTGTTAATTCTGGTATAAAACCACTCCCGGTCACTTTCCATTTTTTCGAACCTAATGATACCACAGATAATATTATAGGTTGTACAGTAACTATCCAGTATGTCGATTGATTAAACCAATTGTTATACCTCCACACAATCTCATTTTCTGTTTCTGCTCTGTCAAGGATAACACGAGTTTCATCAAGAACACCAATAAATGACATACCAGTAAGACCGAACTGAAAAGCTTGTCCGGGATTATTTGGGTATATAGAAGAGACGTCCGCTGTAAATGTTCCATTAATTCGGACACCATCTATAAAAACCTTAAATCGTTTATTATTTTGAATTGTATGATCATCATCTACTTGAGTCAAATCACCAACAACATCAATCAAAAACCAATTATCGTTTGTAATAATACCCGTTAAGTCTACTACAAAAGCAAAATTCAAAGCATCGAAAGTAAACACGCATGTAGAGATGTTCGTCATAAAAATACGAAATCCCGTGCCATGAACAGCCCAACAACTTAATGAATCTGCTGTTGTTTTTTTCATCAACATCTTAACAGAAAATTTTGTTTTTCCATCAATAGGTATTCCAACAGGTTCATTGAAGGTTGCTATGCTGGAAGTACTATCGAACCCAAGACCTCTATCGATCTTTCCAGCTTTATCATATGACACACTAACACCATGAGAATGAGGAACGCCATCAATATTACCAGCGCACCTATTCATTAAATTTGGTCCTGAAGCTTCCATATAACCATTAGAAGCAACATGACCTGTAGATGTAAATACCGAAGTAGAATTGTCTTTAGATAAACTTGCACCAGCTTGTAAATAATAAAACCGATTCTGTTGTGCTGAACCTAAAAACCATAATGAACCTGCTGGAGTAGAAATATTATAGTTTGTATCGATATATCTTGAAACTTCTAATCCTGTAATGCTATCAACAACCCCAATTTTTTCGGCTGTGGAAGCAATAGTCTTCCATAAATCAAATTTTGTGCTAGACAAATCTGAAACACTAAACAACTGATCAATACTATTTATAACAACAGGAATAAAATCATTATTTGGAGTCAATTTAATAACTCTTTCAGTCTCAGGTAACAATGGTATAGAACTCATAAAGACCTCCTTTTTACTTAAAAATTATAAAAACTTTACAACTATTAAATTGGCAACATTAAAAACATTCCTCGATATCTAAAATCATGATTACCGACCTGACAATCGACACTTCTTCTGATTTAGACAAATTTATTGCTCTCTACAACAGAGTTGGCATCAAACCCGAATTAGAAAAACACGAGCATGGTACTAACCTTATGCTTTCTGTTCCTAATATAGTTTCCAAACGCTCGAAAATACAAGGCCATGCAGGGTTCTACACCATTCTATACTTTGACATAAATGGCAAATTCAAATATCAAGAAATCAAAGAACCAGCTACCAACAAAGTCGCTCTTTATGATGCTTTTGTTGCGGGACGCAGTTCTATACATATGTCATATCCTGATTCAGTTGCATTCGATAAATGGTGTCATCATGCATAGCAATACTATGCAAGTCACACCCTTGGCAACTCTTTCAATTAGCATCGATTTAAGCTGCTATGTTAAACTATGACCTGCTCCCAGACCATATCATTGCACGTATGGTAGTCATTATCGGCCAACCAGGCAAACACATCAAACAATTGGTGCGCCACCATACAGGGCACACTATAACCATAGCTCCTAAGTACTATAAACGGATTTTCAACAAAGCCCGTAGCCACCTTAAAGCGCACCACTACATAGTCATTGACACCTGGCCCAAATTACTAACAGAACGTGTTTAAACACTATGCAAATCACGCCCCTAATTTTAAAACAACAAGGGTTTATCCCGACTACCTTAAAAAACATATACTCAAAAAGAGTACACGAACTCATTTTTCTCGAATTCGATATGAATGATTGCTTTATAACTATTGTCAGAATGCTCGAAATACCGAAAGCAAGACGGGACAACATCTGTGACAGGCACAAAATAGTGTTCCCTCAAAAAATAGACACAATTTCAAAACTCAATCAAGTTGTAGCTGTTTTTACTGGTAATTGGTAACTTATGCAAACACAGTTGCTCAAAGTAATTGCTAATCGGTTTGCTATTATTATGTGGTAGACTTTCATGTCCAGTCTGGTGGCTCATTACATTTGAAGACGAAGAAATCAAAAAATTAGCCATTGATCTCTATACAAGACATAAGCTAGAAATAGATATTGGTGTTGCAACATTACTTGCAAAACGTTTTGTACGAGAAGGAGAATAATTATATGCGTAAAATCTATTTACTCATTACAATTGCATTGCTTATAGCCTGCACAGACCCTAAAGGCACCATACAAATACTTACTAAACAGGGTTACAAAAATATAACCATTACAGGCTACAGGCCTTTCTCATGCTGGAAAAATGACCTAGCTACAGGGTTCACAGCCACAGACTCCAATGGCTTTTATGTCACTGGCTGCAATTGCTACAATGTCCTAACTGGCTCACGTATCAAAATAGACAAACACAAATAAGGCCTAATTAACACTAAAAATTACAATTACAAAAAATTAATTATTTACTGTGTTTATCATAACACACCCCTAAAAAGGAGTTGTTATGCATAAACATGCGGCCCATTGTACTATTTGCAACATACTTGGCAACACAAACATAAACGTGCGACATACACGTGCCCAAACTAAACAAGGAGGCAATGACGACATGCTCGCACAACTAAAAACACTACTACCCAACAACACCACTGTCACACCATCAATCAACGATTCTTACAAAATCGACTTTGACAGCCTTATTACCATTGACAAACACCTCAAAACACTACAACAAAAACTACCAGACTACACAGTACGCCACGTACCTAGCACGCTCTATGTCGTTGTAGAACCCAAAATAAAACAAGAAACAATTAACCTGCCATTCGAACTCACAACTGCACATGGCCACCTTGATACTGAAACCCTACGCAAAATACAAAAACACTTGTATGACACGTCAACAAACAAAGCAGACTTGCACAAAAATGTGCTCCACTACTTCAAACACATACCTAACCTACGCGAATCCTTTGAACACTTTATCATAACTAAACAACCCGCAAACAAACACACACCCGAAAGACTAGTTGATCATTTTATTTGGGACATATCAAAACTAGAAACAAACAAAAAAAAGAAAAAGTTTGAATAGTAATGCTCCTCGATATATAAAGTAAAAACATAACCCTAACAACTCTATCAACCCAATCATCTTGAACCGCAAAGACAAGTAAGCTATCCCTATCAATTTTCTTAAGGTCTCTGCTTAATAGAATCACCCTATCAACTCTTTCAACCCAATCAAACTGAGCCAACTTGAACCCTCTGCTTAGGCGACTCGCTACGGGGGCCCTGGTACCCCCTCGAGTATACCTCCCTATACCTGCACCAGAAGGTATCTAGAAGGCCCTCTAGCATGCCTGTCTAGAGGGGGTATATAGACCATAGGTAGGGTTATTCAAATGTGCCTGCCGGGGTTATAGTATTTATAACTGTGATTTCCTGGTTCTTGTTTTTGGTGGGAGCATCGAAAGAAACCGTGGTGATGTTGATTCCTTTTTTTGCCAGGGCATTGAGGATTTTGGCAATTCTTTTGGTGAAGGTGGCTTGAGTTTCTTCATCGGTTTTGATTAGGTTGACTTGCATTTGCTCTCCTTTGTTTGTTGTTGAATTGTGCATAAACTCTCCTTTTGTTGTACAAGAGTTATATCGCTTGTTTTACTTGTACCTGCCAATTAGCTGGTCGTAGATTTGTACTGCTTCATAGAGCCCAATGTTTGTGGCAGTGCGCAAGCTTTTGACAAATTCGAGTTTCGTTGGAGCTGGGGTTGACATTAACCAGTCATCGGCATATTTTCTGGCTTCGTCGAAAGTGTATGTTATCTTGAGTTTTTTCAAGATGTCATCGTCCGGGTATCTTGTCAAAAGAGTGTGATGTTGTTCCGAAGTTAAAATGACGTACATAAACTCTCCTTTTTGTTGATAGTAAGTATATCGCAAGTAAGGAGAGACACTGCCCGCAAACCGACTAGCATAAAACAAGTTAGGGCCCATGTAATATATAGGCCCTTGGCTTGCGGTGTGCTAAACCAGGTCGCTGTTAGGTGTCGCTGGTTTCGTCATAATGAATGGTGAAGGAGATTGTCAGTTTTTTGTCGTCGAATTTGAAGTTGGTGTAGTAGGAGTCCACAAAGCAGTCATCCCTGCCATGGTAGGTGAAATCGAAGTACCGCAAGTCATCCCAGTATTCCCGGACTGACATGTCTTTGGCAGCGATCTTGACGCCCTCGGACGTCTCATATTCCCGGTGTTCCTCGGTGGGATTGTCGTAGGCATGCTTGATTTTGTCGTAGAGTGCCTGGTCACAGCCAAAGGTGATTGTCAAGCCCTCATTTTTGAGATCGCGGAGTTCCGGCAGTTTGTTGGGCAAGCGGTTTTTCCAGTTTTTGGTTTCGAAAGCTTTAAGGGTGAGGTCGGTGATTACCAATGACTTGAGTTTCTTGGACTTGACCGTGACCGTTTTCTTGCTGATTTCCATACCCTCTCTCCTTTGTTAAGTGGTTTTTCCTTTGATAGTAATTATATCGCAAGAAAACAATCTGATTGCCAAAAACAAAACGGGGCCCGTAGGCCCCAGGGTGAAGGGAAAGCGCATTAGGCAGTTGCCAGGGCGGTGGTGTCGGCGGCCGGTGCTTTGGCAGTTTTGGTCGTCTTCTTGCTGCTTTGCTTGAAGTATTTCGCCAGGATCTTGTCGAGGTCAACCGTGTCCTCCACACCGGCGATGATTCCGCGGACGCTGCCGAGGTGGCATTTCTCGATCTGTTCACCGGTGTACGCCTTGACCCGGTCCCCGAGTTCCTTGAGAACGCTGGTGACTTCCAGGGCTCTGCCTTTGAGAATCGCTTTCTTTTCGCCCCGGACGAAGGTGATGCAGGTTTTCTTCGCGATCATTTCGACACCGGCCGGCAGCGTGACTGCGTTCACTGCAATTGCGTTGGTGTTGGCGGTTGCGGCTTTCTTGCTCATAGAAACTCCTTTGAAAAGGTTGATTGATTTGTTGTTGATAGTGATTATATCGATTGTTTTACGCCTGACTGCCAGCCTGTGTTTCGCTCTCTGCTGGCCTATTGTCAATTGCCATGTCAGCCAAGAAAGAGATAAGTTGTTTTTCAGCTTGTTCTCTCTTTCTGAACCTGTCAAAGATTGCTTGTTGCTTGGGACTTGCTTTTTTATATTTGCGTTCCATGTGAATCCTCCTCCTTCATATCGCCAGAAGAGAAAAAGGCTGCCTAATTGGCAGCCTGAGTACGCTGGTCAAGCCGTATTGCGCTGGGGAATTCGATTTTCGGCGTGGTGCCCCGGGCAGCCATGATTGCGGCTTTTTCAACCTGGAACTGCGCCATTGCCAACCGGATGCTCTCTTCGATTTCACGGTTGCGCATACGTTTCGGATATAGGGTCCTGGTTACTTCAGCCATTTTCTCTCCTTTGTTGAGTACAATTACTATATCGCGGGTTTTTAGTGGGCTTGCCAAATCAGCGCGGGCCCGACGAGCAAACACAAAGCTCCCACCTATAGGTAACCTATGGGCATGAGCTTGAATGTGCTTAGGGATTGTACCAGAACACTAGGATAAAGGTATAACCGGTTTGAGTTTTGGCGAAGTTTTCGATGCCATAGAAGTCGATCGAAGATCTGCCAAGGTCATTGTCCTCGAGGAAATCGAGCACATTTTCTTCGCTGAGATCATTGGCAGTCGTGAGTTTGACCGGGACTCTTGACTTGTCGTTCTCATCCCGGATATCGATAATTTCTTTGGCTTTCAAATTTCTGGCAACTTGGTACAAGCTCGGCAGACTGGTAGCAATGATACCAGAAAGCGTTCATTAACTCTCTCCTTTGTTGTGCAATAACTATATCGTTGTCAGGTCCAGTGGCTGCCATAGTTCGATTTGTTCGATAGCCAGTTGCAAGTCAGCCAAGTTTTTGATTTGACCCTCCCACTGGAGTATTGGGCTTATAGGGTTCAACTTGAACCCATGGATCGAATGGATTCTGCCACTCGGATAAATGACAAAGTCAATCTCCTCATCGTTGATTCTGTCATATATGGTGGCAAAAATTGAGGGTATGGTAGAGTCGCTGTCTTGGTGGTCAAGAAATACAGCTGTAAACCGTTTGGGCAATATGGCAGCCAGGGTTTCTTTTGTGAGAATGTGCATGTGCGAATTTAAGACATTCATGGTGTCATTTTCTCCTTGTTAAGCGTAATAACGTAAGGGGGCGGTTTGACCGCCAACCCTTAGCCCTCAATTGCTCCAACGCCCATGAGCACCAGAATGCCAACCAAGTAGATCCCCATAACCATAACTCTCTCCTTTGTTGTGGTGTAGAGTTGATATCGTGCGTTTTGTGTTTGGCAACCAACACAGTTTCGGGCGATATAGTTAATACTGCTAAACGGCGAGGGCTTGTGCAGGGAGATCGGGGTAGTGTATTTGCTAAACTTGCTTGCTTACGCGTTATACGCTCTTGTACTTGCATACGCCTGCGCTTGTATACGCACTATAGCGCTTATAAAAACAAAAAAGGTAGGAGCCAAAGGCGCCCTGCCTGGGCACTCATTGGCTACCTACCAGTTAAAGGAGAGAGAGATTTTGAGGTGAATTTCGCTTGTTATGCGGCTGCAATTTTTTCTCTGGCAGTCATGACTTTTGCAGCCAAGTCCGTGAACCGAGTTTCTTCCTCAGCAAGTTTCTTTTTATATTCAGCTTCGATCGCTGCCATGCGATCAGCATGATCTTGATGAACATCACCCGCATGCTCAATCAAGTCATAGGCAGAGTAGATATCGTCAGCGTAAGCGCTGTAGCCCATGCCAGGGCCTGAGCGGCTCAACTTGCTGTGTGGCACGTTGACAAGTACGATTCTTGCCTTAGAGTACTTTTTGCGATCATTGGCAATGCGCGTCTTGACTTCTTCTTTGTCAGATGAATAGATGCCCGTGAAATGCAGGCCTTGAGCGTGTGCTTGTTGTTCGTTCATAGTTTTGCTCTCCTTTTGTTTGATAAGAGCTATATCGAGCGTTTCCGGCATGCATGCCATTGATCAATTGCTTTTTGTACGCTGTTTGGCATGCTGTCTGCCAGTTCTTCGTCATTCATTACCATGTCAAGAGCATCTTCGGCAGCTTTGAGTCTTGCTTTATCAACTGCAAGACATTTTCGTGTCTCATCGCTTGATGGCTGGAATGTATTCCCTTCATCACCAACTTCAATAAGGCCTTCATGGATCAAGCCGGAAAGCTGTGTGGCAATTTCATACATTTCACATTCCATACCCTGTGACTTCAGGTAGGAATAAATCTCTTTGGCAGTCACTGGCGCCACAGCATAGATATACTCTTTGATAACGGACCTTCGAATTGCAAGACCCTTGTTTGCTTGTATTTCTTCAGCAGTCTTTCGAATTTTCTTATCCATCGTTTCTCTCCTTGTTGGTGATAGAAGCTATATCGAGCGTTGAGCGGGCTTTGCCAAATCGCGTTTGAGCAAAAGCATACTTTGGTGTATATAAGGCCCTGCATCACTTGTAACGGCGCAATTGATGGCGACTTGCAGCGGGACACGGCACATTCTTGCATAGTCTCTTGCCCAGTTCATTGCCATGGCTTGAGTTTTTCTTCGCCTATTTGTGCAATCCATTCAAGATCAAGTTGAGCGCTCATTGTCTGCCCTCTTTCTTGAGGATTGCATGCAAGACATACAAGTCGATTATTTCTCTGTTGAGTTGACGTACTTGTTCAGTCACGCCAGCTTTTTGTACTACGTGGAGCAGTTTGAGTTTTGATTCGATTTGAAGTTCAAAGTTCATACTTTATCTCCTTGTACTGACTATATCGAGAGCAAAAGCACAAGCCGCCATAAAACAAAAAGAGCCCTGGAGTTAACCAGAGCTCTTCCTGCCCGTGGAATTGGCAGCTTACTTGTAATAGGCGGCCAGGATTTTGGTCAGGTCGATGGCATCGGCCACGCCACGGACGACGCCCTTGATCGCGCCGAGGTGGCATTTTTCGATGATTTCCTCGGTGTACGTTTCGATGCGCTTGAGCGTCTTGGGCGTGTTGGTGACTTCCAGGGCCCGGCCCTTGAGCACCGCTTTCTTTTCACCGCGGATGAACGTGATCGCGGATTTGCCGGGTTTCATTTCCACGCCCTTGGGCAGCGTAACGGCATTCAGGTCAATGGCGGCAACTGCTTTACTCATAGTAACTCCTTGAAAAGGTTGTGTTCCTCCTGATAGAGGTTATGTCGCATGTTTTTGCAGGACCTGCCAATGTACTTACTTGTAGTATTGCTGCTACGCGCGTATAGCGCGCACGCAAGCGCTTGAGCACAAACAAAAAAGGTAGGGAGTTACAAGGGTGTTGAGCACCCATTGGCTACCTACCATGTGTATTAAGTTAGAAAGAAGAATTCGTCCAGCGAACTTGCAGTGTTGAGAGCGATTGCCAGATTGAGAAAGTCTTCTTGGCCAATTACTGTGTCACGGTCAGGCCGTCCACCCAGGAACGGGATACTTACTGGTATCTGGTATTTTGTTTTTTGTGTGCGTTCCATAACTCTCTCTCCTTGTTAGTTGTTAAAAACTATATCGAGAGATTTTGAGTAACTACCAACATAGCTACGACTGTGCGTAGCACAACAAGTCGTTATTATATATTGTACCATTAAGTGTAGTGCAATAAAACAGCGCTGGGCCCCGTAGGGCCCTTGGCTGTAAGGAGAGAAAGTTATTTGATATAAGGTTTGGATTTGCCACAGAGTGCCCGGAGTTGTGCCACATTGGCAGCATTGCCGGCAATTTTGTAGAGCCGTTCATCGAAACCTTCCTTCAGTTCGTACTTCATGACCGTCTGGAAGAACTTGCTGAAGTTGGCACCGAGCAATTTTGTCAGCTCTGCTTTCAAGACAGCATCCTCGAAAACTTCGGGTTTGAGGGTGACAATCGGTTTTGTCTTGACTTCGACAGCGAACTGGTCGCCGAGCAAGACCTTGAGTGTGTCGATTGCGTCGGTTGAAACTGAGAACTTGTCCTGGGAGATGAAGGTGGCTTTCGTCTTGCCGTCGTCGCTCAGTACTGAATAGGACCCGGAAAAATCGCCTGCAAGGCCGTCGGTATCCTGGCGGTTCAAGCAGAGTTCCAGCAGGGGTCCTTCCTCGGACCGGAAGGTACCTTCGGCGGCTTTCATTTCGCGTTTGGCTTTCAGCATTTTCTCCAGTTTTGCTGACTGAGCCGCATCCAGCTTGATGACAGGTTTTTTGTCCTTGGATTTGACGGCATCCGGGGAAATTGTGGATGTGCCGACCATTTGTTCGAATGACAGATCGGTATTTGCCGTTGCAACGGCAACTGGATCTGCTTTTCTTTTGGCCATAGAAACTCCTTTGGTTAAAGTACGTTCACTATGTCGCTCAATTTTGGCTGGGCTGCCTTGAAATGTTTTCTGTGTTCGTGACAGTAACCCATGATATCTCTCCTTGTTAGAAGCTATATCGTGAGTTTATACTGTTTTGCCATTAATGCGGGCAGTCACATTGGGGCCCAAGTAAAGAGGAGCATCTTGGGCAAAGGACAATGTCTTTGAAATACTCAATGACAAGCAAGTCGTCGTCAAGTGGCAGGAAATTGTCGAGGATAATCTCTTGCACTCGGTCAACAGTTTCTTCATTGAGACCCAGCTGGTTTATAACGGCTTCAGCTGTTTCCAGTAAAGTATCAGCTACATTGCTCATAAACATCTCCCTACCAGCATGCCGCCGATAAAAGCAACTGTGCTGCACATAACAAGTATGAGCAGCAAGTATTTTGCTTTTGGGTGTTTCATTTGCCCGACCTGCAATTGGCATTACTTCGTGTTTTTTCTTCTTCTTTGAAGTTGATGCTCAAGCCATCGTTAGGCATGGTCAAGTTCGCTTCCGTGCCGCAAGAGCAAACATAACGCATTGAACTCACACGGCCATTACCACCGCCGCCTGTACTCTCCATGTTTTTATGGCATTTGGGACATTTGATCTTGATGAAGAGTTTCATGACGTCGAAGATACTATTACAAGTCGAGTGCCAGTCGATGTCGTGTTTGGTCATGTACTGGATTGCTTCGACTCGATAATTATCTCGGGTAGCATGTTCGAAGAAGTCACGTTCAATGAGTGCTGTCTGATCAACTTCGAGTTCGCCTAACTGCAGGCGTACACCGGGGCATTTTTTCTGAAAATCTTTGAGTTTCATAATGGTTTCTCTCCTTTGTTACTAGCTATATCGTGCGCTGTTGAGTTACAGCCAAACAAAGCTCCCCGCATTTTACGTTTGGCATGTCTACCGGAGTTTCCGAAGTATTTGAGTACTTGGGAAACTCCGCATGCCGCCCCAACCAGCAGAATGGCTGTTGTGCAAGGGAGCTTTGTTAAGCTGCCTTGTTATTTATCACTCAGCAACATGTAAGCTGCCATTACTTTATCAAACATTGCACGATTCTTATCATTGGCGTTACTGGCATCATGAGAAAAATTGTCTTGCCGGTATTTGAGCACCAGTCTAGCCATTGCTTTACGGATTTCAGTAACGGTGGCAGTTTCAGACACGCCCAAAATAATGTGAGGAGATTCTCCATGCTGGAGGATCTGAAGCGCTTGTTCTCGGCTCATTTTTATGAAATTGAATGCTTGCGCCCATTGCTCTGGGTTGCCAGCTTCACCGTTGTATGTACCGTAGGGTGAAGAGTCTTTCCAGATATTGCGCTTTGGTTTGCCGGTTCTGGTTCGTGGCATGGTTATCTCTCCTTGTTAGTAGCTATATCGTGGGTTACTGTTTGAGTTGCCGGTATTTCCAATTGGAGTAGTTGAACTCCAACTTGAGCGTTTCCGGGAGCAACCTGAACGTTTGTGTTGTCAACATGGGTACATTTGCACTGTCTTCAAGCCGTTGAGCAACCAGTAGCAAGTCGTGTACCCTTGAAAGTTGCTCAGGGGTGTACTCTTCCGGAGCATCCATGTCCGTACAACCAAGTTGATCGCCATCTTTTTTGGGTGTAATTTTGTTTGCCATACTCTCTCCTTTGTTAGTAACTATATCGTGAGCTACAGAGAGAGTTACCGAGTGTAAGCAGGCAAGTTTGCAGTCCACTCTTGAGAGTCAGTCAACTTAGACAAGACCGCGAAAAATATGTCATCATAGACTTCCAGGATTTTCTTGCCCAGTTTTGTACGCAGTTTGCCAGCGTATTTGAACTTGCCCTCGTCCGTGAATACATACACGGTTTCTTTTTCTGTCTTGACGACAAACCAGGAAATGCTGTGGTGTTGTTTTTTGAAGAACGATAACGTACCAGTAGTGGTGCCGTCCGAAATACTTAATGCGCCCTCGACTTGCTGTGGATTGGCTTCAAGATTATCTGCTATAGCTCGTGAGGAAAGTTCTTTATCTACGGCGCTCAAGGCAACTGTTTTGGGAGCCATTACCCTTACCATAGAACCTCCTTATTACATGCATCAATATCGCAGAAACTCAGTAAAACTGCCACATAGCTACGACCCAGTGTAGCACATACAAATAGAGCCACAGGTAGACCCATGGCCCTCAATTACTTGTTGTGTTAGTCCGGCTTACGCTGCATGAGCGATGGCGAGTCTGGGTGCCGCAATTGCCGGTGCAGTTTTGATAGCATCTTCGAGTCGTGAGCGCCCGTATTTGCGACCCTTAAGGCCCATGGAATCAAGATGTTTGCATGAGCCATGACGGATATTGCCCCGGCAACTGCACGTCCAGTAGCCGCCGGCTGAATCGAAGGAAACCCGGTAAAGCGAATTGCTTGACTGGGACCGCACGTTGAAGCGGCATTTGTATCGGCTGTCATCCGGGAATGTTTCAACTGCGGCTGCCGGCACCAGGTAATTGGTTGTTGCTATTGCGTTGTTCATAACTCTCTCCTTGTTATTGGTGTAATAGCTATATCGTGAGTTATGTAACAACTGCCTTACAGGCCAAAGGTTTCAAGCGCCTTTATTACCGTTGCACAGTCATTGGCGTTGTAGTCAAGTGAGCCTTCAATGTCGGCAGCCAGAATCCGGATGCAATCATCGATCAATTCGATTTCTTCAGGAGTGCTTGCATAGGCGCTCTTGTTTTCTGAGTAGCCGTGGTAGAATTCCTGCAAGCAATGTTCGTTGGGATCGAGTTCCTGCCAGTCGCTCTGTTCGGCTTGCTTCGAAAAGTGGTCAATCACGTGGAGTTCGAGTTCGGTACGTTCGTGTGCGTGCATTGTTTTCTCTCCTTTGTTGATAAGAATTATATCGCGAGTAGCAATTGGGTTGCCAAACAAAACAACAGCCATTGAGCTAAAACAAGTTGAGGCCCAGCCAACATTGCTTTTTGGTTGACTGGAGCCCCGATTCGTAGTAATTCGACCGACGCCGGTTTGTTCAACGGTGGTTTAGAAAACTCTTGCCTTAAAGGAATCCGGTTGGATACCCTTGCGGCACCAGCCGCAGTACGATGGTTCGCGTCGGTTTGGCGTCGATTCGGCTGCAGGGGACCAGAGCCACCGCGGCGGTTGCCAGCGTCCTGGCAATCATTCGGATAGTCTCGGCCGCGTTCTGGCGATCATCGATAATAAAAAAACCATTCAACATTTCGCGGTCCCTCTCGCCGATTGTTCAGAAATGGCCCCTCGGGTTTTTTTGCCGGTACCCCGGGGCGTTGTTTTGTACCTTATTAATATCGAGTGTTTAGTTTTTGACTGCCTTAATTTTTTTTAAAAAAACGTTTGACCATTATACGCTCTTGCTGCGCGTCCATATCTCTCCTTAAAAGAAAAACGCCATTACTTCTTGCGGCGTTGTAGTTGCTGTCATGATTTTTTCGATATCAATAACGTCCTGCGGTTTATATCGTATGTTTTTCTTATCGAGCCAAGCTCTTATTGCATCCATACGAGATTTTTTCATGGCACCAGAGAATTCTGTCCGATTATATGTGGCAGCAATTTGAGCTTCAAGATTGTTAAGAAAGCCTTTTTTCTCTGCTTGGCGGTAGTGTCTGCACAACTTGCGGAACCCAAAGCCCTTGCATGAACAACTGTCGTGAGTTACTTTGTATGTGTGCCCTGAGCCAGAGACGCACTCGACGTACCCTTGCTTGAGGGTAAATATGTCGGGTCCTTGTGGTTTATAGCCCATAACATCTCTCCTTGTTAAAAACTATATCGAGAGTTTTTTGGGGGTTACCAATTACCTTCATTCATTAAAGCAACAAGACGCTTTACTTTTGTAACCGGCAACCCAACTTGTTTTGCCCATTTTGCAGCTGGCACTTTGAAAACAATATTGCTTTCATTTGCTTTTTTAGTTGCCATGAACAACTTGAAAAGCTTGTATTCTTTTTCTTTTGCAGTCATATTACCAGTCCTTATCCGGCATTTCATCTTCCTGCCAACTGTATCCGGTTGCTTCTTTACGTGCGAGCATAGCAGAGAGCCGGTCTAGCATATCAGGCTGACGGTGCCTTTTATGTTTCCTTGGCGCTCGTTGCGCCTTGCTCGTCAGGCCCGTAGTAATGCTTGAAGCGAGCATTGCATCAAAGGATGCAATATGATATTGATTGGCACATGCAGCGGCAATTTCATCAATTGCGAAACATTCGAAGTCGGACATACAGGTGATTTGAGCAGCCTTGTCCCATATCAACTCCCTTGACACGTCCTTGTAACCTGTCAAAAGGATACGCATTATGCCAATTGCTTTAGAAAGCAGAATTGCTTTTTTGTTTGTGTTTGCGTCCATGAGTTCTCTCCTTGTTAGGAGCTATATCGTGAGTTACAATTTTGTTGCCAAACAAAAAGGGCGCCCAGCCTAACTGGTACGCCCCCAAGGAGAGAACGAGAGGAATCTTGTTTACGGCTCCGGAAAGAAACCGGCACCGGCCAGAATGGAGCTTGCCTTGCGCACAATGCTCTTCTTGTTTTTCGGGTTTGTACTTGCTAAACCCGCAAGTTCTGCAGGTACACTTTCGCCCGGAAGATTCTGGATAAGGGCCAGTGTAATCTCGATGATTTCGTTCCCGGTGAGTCCGTCCAGTGAAATTTTACCACCGGATTGCGTCGTCTTGAGTTCGGCTATCTTGTCAGCGTGAATTCTGGCCATCTCAGCCCGCACAACTTTCTTGTTGGCCTTCTTGGTTCCGGTTTCTTTCTTTTCACTGTTCCGGCGCATGGATTTCTCGGTGGCGTGGTCCAGCAATGGAATTGCGTTCGGGTCAATTTCCTTGCCAGCGTTGAGTGACACAACCTCGTAGCGGCATACCCGCATTTTCTGGTTGTTGTAGTCTTCAGGCACCGCAACCACGTCTCGGGGATTTACCTTGACCTCGATCTTGACGTTATGGTTATACTGACTCCAGACGTAGTCGAAAGCAGCAACATGCAAGCCGTTGCTGCAAGTTTCTCTGCGGCTCGGGTTGACTCTGGCACGGTCCATGGTAACCACTGCACCGATATTATTGCAGAAGTTACCAGTATAAGCGTCTACCAGATCGCCTTTATCGTTGCGGTTCACGCCCTTGTACGCAAGGAAGCAACCGTCGTGTGTGATGACCATCCTGTTGGCTTCCAGGAAAAGAAACAAGTGCGCCTTGCTCTCTTCGCTGGGATTTGATTGAATGTTGCGCCAGAAGTTGAGCAGCGGTAAATACGGCAGCTCTTTTCTTGCGAACTCGACGATACGATCGATGATCACATCATGTACTTCGGTACCGTCAATCATGACGGTACCAGCATCGCGGTCAACGCTGAATTCGCCCTGGCCGTAGTTTTCGATTTTCTTGGCGACATCCAGCTGAGCAAGTATTTCATCGTCACTTGCGCCGGATGTGAGAAGCGGCAAGATTTTGTCATGCTTCTCGGAACCGATTTCCAGGGTGATGGGCCGCATCGACCCGATCGATACCACCAGGTATCTACCTGTGGACAACCATTGTGCCATATAAACTCTCCTTGTTAATGTTCCTTAGCTATATCGCTTCTTTTTTCTCGAGTGCCAACATTTGCCTGAACTTCACTTTGCACTGGAAGATCCTATCATCCTTTGCATCTGCAATACGGTGATCATCTTGTATTTACCGTTTATAAAACCTCGATATTTTTGATATGCTTCATTCCAGTGCATTGGACCTTTAGATGTGGCATAAGCTCTCTTCATATTTTTAGGTGGACCTTTATCGGGCATTTGTTCCTCCAGTGTAAAAAAAAGGCCCTCCTTGCGACTCGCTGGTTGAGGGCTACCCCTGGATGTCCAATGGGCTTCGTAGGTATCCATTAGATGAGTCTACCGGAGCTCATACTTTGCGTGTTTTTACCTTGCGGTAATCATTCCGGTCTAGTATGCTCCGGTATAGCTTTATATCACACGCTCACGTGCAAATTGCCATTTATTCTTCAGGGTCCATGAGTCTTGAATAGACCATACATTCGAATTCAACCCTTGCATCGACTTCTTTGAGGATTTCCTGTACTGTGCTCTGATCTGTGTAGCCAAAGATTCTGACTTTTTTTCGCCATACTCCGTTGGCATCTTCTTCAAAGGTGACCATAACCTTATGACCCAGAACATCCACTACGTAATTATGATTGGCAGTCAGTCCTGCAAATGACAGTTCTGAAAGCGTCGAATTTGCTTCAAAAGGATACTGCCTTGCATAGGACGTAACAGTTGCTATTGATTTATCCATGTTATCCCTCCTGTACTAACTATATCGCGCTTTAAAAGCACTACTGCCCGCAGCCCGTTTAGCATAAATACAAGTGGGGTAATGGTTTCCTATTACCCCTACTTTCAATATGTGCTCGTGCCTATTCGCGCTGATTGATAATTATACCAGTTTACCTGCCTGTATTAAGGCATTTTCACGTTCCGTTATGTATTCTTGTATTGTGCTTGAGTTGCAATCAAGCTCATACCGGCTCAAGTAATTGAGCATAGGGAACGACTTGTACATGGCATCAATCTGTGTTTTCAAGTTGCTCAACTGGCTTGTTGCCGCATATTTTTTCACCAGCTCATCAGGCACCGTTATTTCAAGCTTTATTGACAAACTCTTTATAAGAGTCATCAAGTCACAAAAGGTTTTGCTTGCATATTTGTATCTCTGCAACCAGGTTTTGTCGCCCACAATTGTCATTATACTGCTTGCATCGATCAATTGTGTAATTATCGCTGGTGTAAGTAACTTGCGTTTCTCATCAAGACTCTCAACCAGACCAACCAGCCTTGAACCCCGGTTTTTATTTGCATATATTACATTGAATGCAGGTACCAGTTTCGCTTTCATTGCAATACGGAGCATCCGATACTCATCATCTTGGTATGAAATGTTCGGTATCTGGAGTATATCATCCACAAGCACCAGAGCATAGTTAGCCGACGTAAAAGGCGAACCGCTCTCGCTTGTTATTTGATTTCCATCAACCTTGATATATTGATAAGTGCCCGGTTTGCTGGATGCACCCCGTCTTGCATAGTGGATATCCTGGTCAAAATATTGTATCCAGACTTTGAGCGTATCAGGTTGACGGACACTGGGTATTTTCACCGTACCAGCATTAGTTTTGGTCACTTTCATCTTTTCAACTTGGCTATATAAGGAATATGTTATGCCCAGTTTTGCAAGCGTTTTAATATCCTTGAGATACCGGCGGTAACCCTTGTTGATTGTCCTGCGGTCTTCTTTATTGAGTTCCCAATACCGCAAGTACTTGGGTTCCGTAGGCCGTATGGCTATATAATCGTTCCCGCCAGCAAAGATCGTGGCATCCTTTAAAGGTATATAGGACGGTGTTGCATCGAACAAGAAGACTCTGTCTTTGATAAGTGAAGTACTGATTTCAGTTGTCTTTGTTCTGGTCACTTTCCCGTGGTCATTTGACACATCAAAAAACTGGAGCGTCTGGAAATGACTGTCAAGCCGCAGATTCAATGACCGGTTGTCAAAGTTCTTCACCTCTTTCCAGTACGGGTCACTACCTGATAAATGTGCATCAAGGTACTTGTAAAGCGTCCCTTGTTTTGTGCTCTGATAAAACAAAGCAGCCTGCAACCAGGTAGTGCATTTCTTGAACTCAGTTTGATAGACAGACTTGACTTCATTTATAAAAGCCACAAAAGCAAGATTGATTGCGCTCTTTGTTTTCTCGTCGTACTGGACATGTTCCCGGTTAGCACTTATTGTAAGCACACCAACCGGAAACTTGAATATGACTTGGTGGTCATAAATGGTGTGTCCTGCCCAGTTGATTTGTGAACTTGAAATCGGGTAGAAGATACCGTCAAGCAACAACCCATATCCCTGACCCAGGAAATCCTGCTTGACTATCATGAATTGGTCGTTGTCAAGCACCGTTTCGATTTTGAGGCGTTCAAGTTTGAGCCCGAAGTTTTTGTATACCGGGCGCATCGGCCAGAAGATAGTTGCTTTGTAGCATTCCTGCTCAAAGTTAGTACGGTCGCCTGATTTGATCGGGACCAGTATCGTTGTACCGTTAGCTTCTTGCGTTTCAGCCGTATCAATGCAGTATATTTTGCCCTTGCGGCCCTGTTCGATTGCAGCCACATAAGTATACTTGATACCAGCAACGATTGTTTCGATCGTAAAATTGTCTGTGTAACTGAAAGGCGTTTTGGCGCCCAAGCCAAAGCCACCAGTGAAAGTGTCGCTCTCTCTCTTGGTTGAACTCCCGTAGTTGACAAACACATCAGCCATGCGTTCAGGAGATATACCAGTACCGAAATCCTTAAAGTATATCACCATGTCGCTCATGCTCAAGTGGCTGTTGGCAATACCAATTTCGATCGGTACGTTGTTTTCAGCTTCACGGTTGGCGTCTCTGGAATTGCTGCTCACTTCCCTGCAAATTGCACCAATTGGGTTACTGTACAACTTGCTGCGCAGTATTTCGAGTATCAAGCCCATATCAGCTTCTTTGATACCGAAACTGAGCTCTTGGAATGCAGCGCTCGTTGTTACGGTTGTCGGTTTGCCTGCTAACTTCATTGCTCTCTCCTTGTTAGTGTTTTTCCTTACACTAACTATATCGTGAGTTCTCGCTGTTTAGCCAATGTTAGGGTCGTGGGATTTGCTGGGTTTCCATCATTGTATCAACTGCACTTGACACCCTTACTTCTAATTCAAGTGCGTCCAAGTCAACCACGTTGTCTCCCTCGTCAAAACTCAACGGGCCTTTCGGTATTTTACCGGCTGCCTGTGCTTCTTCTACTAAGCACATAAAAATTTGCTTGTTTGCAAAATCCTCAGCACGTACAATCATAAAATAATCCTCCTGTTACGTGCTATATCGCGTTTCCTTTTCATGTTTGCCAACTATTTATATAACAAAAAAGCCGCTTGGCACCCGCCAATACGGCTTCAACAAGGAGAGAAACTTTTATTTACGTAGTTACTGGCTCTTCAAACTTGGGCTTCTCTTTTGCCATTTTAAACATGCCAAACAACATGTGCAAAGGGCTGGTAAGCAACCAGAGCACTAACCACACAATCAAGTATATAACCATAGTACCTATAAAGGTAAACATGGTTTCAAACCCTGGTTCTGTTGGTGCTCCATATTTCAAAACTGCACTTGCAAATACCGGGCAACCAACCAGCACGGCAATTATCCCCACCCATTCCAATATGGGTACAACATGACAGAGCAACTTCCAAAAGAAAGTTACTATGTATATAATCGGAATCGTGATCAGGGCCATAACGACTACAGCCATATATCACCTCCTGTTACTTTCTATATCGTGTATTGTTTAAAAACAGCCAAGGGCGCCCAACCAATATGCGCCCCAGCTATAAAAGGTTTGCTACTTGCTTTAGTTCGCCAGTGCAACCGCCGTTTTCCAGGCTTCCTCTTTCAGGTAACTGGCGCCCAGCACGCTGTTTGCCAGCCGTGTTTCTGCATCCGCACTCCGGTAATGATCAATCCACTCGATATAACCGTTGTACAAGTCGTACAACGTCCCCTGCCCGGTGCCCTTACCGGCTTCGTAAAGTTCGGTCACCTTGTTTATCAGGTTTTTCTGGCGGGTCCCGCCCTCTGCACCGCTGAAGCATTCCTTGATGAATTTGTCAACCATGGCCGCATCGCACACCACCTGTGCAAGCACCTTGCACTGTGCTTCGAACTTGTCGAAGTAAGCGGTGCCCTGGGCAAGTATCCGCATGGCTTCACCGGCTTTGACTTCGCCGTTTTTGGTATGATGCACTTTGCATTTATTTTCGTTCGCCCAGCCCATCAGGCCGTTCTTGCATACCTGACGCCAGACGCGGTAGATCGCCGTGAAGGGATAGGAACCGTCGAAGGTGTTGATCAGCTGAATTTTACGGAATGTTTCGTCGCCCTTGCGTATTTCAACCGGGCTCCCCACCGTGGCTTCCAGGATGAGTTTGCGCCCGCCGTCGATCACGTATGCACTGGTGTACTTGGCGTTGTTCTGCTGACATGCGGTATCGAACCAGGCATATGCAAAGGAGTTCTGCAAGGGAGTATACCGATCTCCCACTAGCCCGATGATTGCGTGATTGTCGCTCCGCACCACGGCTTTGTTGTCCGGGATTTTGATACCTGCAGGTATGTCGCCGGCACCGAGAGTCTGTATGGGCACCAGTTCGGCGCGCCATTTTGATTCGCTCTTATCGAGCGCTTCTTCTGCGGTTGTAACTCCGCCAAGGTCATAAAACGTTGCTTTCATAACTCTGCTCCTTGGTTAAGGGTTTTGTTGGTTACAAAAGCAATATCGTGTGTTTCTCACCGTTTTGCCAAAACTGCTGCAACTTTATGGTGCAACGCCAACATACCCCGTATATCCTTAGCTGTCAGTCTGTGTGCAAACGGGTATTGATAAGCATCACCGAGTGGCAGGTGTATTAGTACTACCGGGGCTAAACTTACAATTATGTAGCGGGCATCTCCGTCAGCCACGCCAAAACTGATTTCTTCTCCGGCTTCGGGCCATTTACCATGCTCCTTTGCCCAGGCTTTCACCTGCTCAACAAAAGCATGTTCTCGTATTACGTTCTCTTCTCTGGGCAACTTATGGTCCCATTTGGGAGCCTCGATACCTTTTGGTGGGTCATATACTTTCCCCATTATCCCTCCTTGTTATTTGCTATATCGCGTGCTGCTCATGGTTCTGCCTATACCCGAACCACTCATAATCGCAAACAAGAGACTCGCACAAAATTCCTGCCTGTCTCGTACGCTCTTACTGGCTTGCCACATTTCGGGCAAATTTTGGGTGGCTCTAACTGGTCAGGCCATGTTACATAGCGACAAGAGCTACAAATTAGCTGGTGGTCAACATGCCCACCATACGCCTTCTTGTCATATTCAAAAAGTTTACCACCACATTTCGGGCAAATCAAGTCGCTCATAATGCTTCTCCAGCTGCTTGTTCGGCATTTGACATGTCAGCCAAATGTTTGCCACGCTCAATAAAAAAACGTACTTGATCCCTGTACTTCTTGGGTATTGTGTCCCAAGTCTCTCGGATCCGCACCACTTCTTCGACTTTGTCAGTCCAGTGCGTAAATTCGTCAGCCTCATGTATGGGTAATCCCCAACTATTCTTGGGCTGATAATCGTCTTCTTTTTTCCGTTTCATTTTTCGTACTCCGGCTTCCACATTACAAAGTTCAAGTACTGCTGCTCAGTCCACTCGTACTCAATATCATTGCCGAAAGTCAACTGGTACTGTACAGCTTCAACAAGCGTATCATGCACTGCTTTTGTATAGGTTATCCCATACCTTGGTATGTTTTCACGCAGCCCGCTCGCCAAACTACAATTTATAAGGTATAGGATTTTATGGTTAGGCATGTCGAGCAAAGCGACGATCATGTTAGCCACTTTATGTGCCAACTCAATCATTACCTGTGGTATTGCTTCAGGGTGCTCAAGGTCAATCCCACACCCAGCCAAAAAAACCTCGCACAACCGGCTACGTTCATTTTGCGTGTTCATACTCTCTCCTTTATTACTCTAACCATATCGTGCGCTCAAAACAAAAAAGCCAAGGTTACCCCTGGCTCATTTTATACTTGTTAGTTCTTTATTTCTAAAAGTGTCGTTTAAATTCTTTTGCATTGTTTAAACCAACCAAGTAATCTTGAGCAGCTTTAAGCGTCAAGCTATGCGTACCCTGGAAACTCACATACCGTATTTCAACTTTGTTACCCTTGTGCGTTGCACTGGCGCCAAATAACGGCTGGTGCTCTCCTTGTTGCTTATTCCAGGGTGTCGCTTCCCATGTTCTCAAGTGTCCGTTTATTGCGTCAGCAACTTCCATAGCACACATCCCGTATACATCCTTAGTCACACGTGCTTTCGGCTTGTACCCGGTCACTACTGGTGCTGCACTCTTGTCTGCAAGTAAATTGCTTGCTTCACCTACCGGCAACAACTTAACCAGGGTACTCTCATCCACGTTCAACCCGTGCTGAGTCTGCAAAAATACTCCCAGTTGGCAAGCAACCTGTGTTTGCATTGTGCCCAGTTCCTCTTCAGCCTGCTGCACAACGAAATCGTCATTCTCGCCAAAATGGCTCAATATGGTATCAGCCTGCGACAAAAAGTCTTCCAGTTTCCTCTTACCAGCACTCCCACCAGCCACAGCCTCGTACAAATCTTTCTTCAAGTCGGCTATCCTGCTGCGCAGCTCCTGGCGGCTATCTCCCAAGCGCTCTTTCATCCGGCTCCGCACCGTTTTAGGCCGCTCAACTTGCTCCGTTATTATTTGGCCATCAAGCCCACGGTAACGCTCCAGGGTACAGGGCACCTCGCCATTGTACATAAGTGTACGGGTCATCTGCTCAAAAGTGAGCGCCACCCTTGCCACCAGCCTGCCATCAGGGTCTTTTATTTCCATGCTTACGTAGTGGTGCTGGGGTACCATTGCTCCATTGAGCCAGCTACCACTGCTGCTGGTCATGGTCATACACACTGTGCTTGTTTCTTTGCCTTCCAATTTCATATTAGGTCCCTCTCTCCCTGTTCGTAAATACGAAAATCAGTTTCCTCTCGTGCAATTTCATCAAGCGTAGTTTCGAGCTGCTTAAGCATTTGTTCAGCCGCTCGCTTGTCAGCAGCTATACGCATACACTTGTCGTATCGTTCACTGGGCATACACGGCCTGCACGTATCAAACTGGCATGTTTCAAACGTAAGTATGTCAATTTGAGTAATTTCGGGCAGTGCCTCAGCCGCCTGCTGCGCTCTCATTTCGCGTTCGTTGCTGTCATCCCACATAACAACTCCTTGTTAGTTGCTATATCGTGTGAAGCCAGGCTCCTTACCAGGTCATGTTCTTAAACACCTGGCGGTGCTTGCCAAAACCGAAATCCAAATAAACCACGCACTTGGGCTGCATCTTAAAAAACTTACGTACCTGTGCCATAACTTGCTCCTTGTTTAGGTGTTACTTGCCACATATTTTCTTTATATCAGGTTCGGGCACCCATATGCCCTGGTATTTTGTCAACTCTCCATTGCACTTAAATAATAACTCTCCAGCTCCTTTAAGGCGCTCAGCCCCCGGCTCATCAAGTATTATGCGACTATCTTGTCTGCTCTCTACTCTAAAAGCCACCCTTGCTGGCATGTTAGCCTTTATCAAACCTGTCATTATTTCGACTACCGGGCGCTGTGTTGCCATTACAATATGCATACCAGCAGCCCTTGCCAACTGTGCCAACCGAGTTATTTTATCACTTATTGTCTTGTCTTCGCTCTGCATCATCAAGTCAGCCACCTCATCAATTACCAAAACTATATATGGTAACTTTGTTTTGGCTACTTGGTTATATGCATCAAGAGATTTAACGTCGTGCCTTGCAAGCAACTCATACCGGCTCTCCATTTCGTCTACCAAACTACTAAGCAAACCGCTTGCTTGGTCAAGTTTAGTAGCTATAGGTGCATACAAGTGCGGTACGCTCCGGTACAAAGCAAACTCAACCCGTTTTGGGTCAACCAATGCGAGTTGCACTTGCTCCGGCTGTAATTTATACAACAAACTCAGTATAGCAACGTTCAAGAAAACAGATTTACCCGAGCCAGTAGTACCGGCTACCAATAAATGGGGCATACGGCTCAAATCAATTACCTTGTTTGCGCTCAATACTACTGGCAACCGCTCATTTGCTATATGATTAAAGGTTGTTATGCCCGTAAAATCAAGTGGAGTGGCATTAACTACAGGAGTGCTAACGTCTGGTGTAGTTGATGCCACTAAATCTGCAGGAAACATTATCAAATACTTGCTCACTTCAAAATCAATCTCTCCTATATATTTAAGGTCGCGCTCAATTTTATCAAGCTTACTCGCTATCATCCCTACGTTCACACGTTTTATGCGCTCTACCTCGTCCTCCACCTCACTATAATGTAACCTGGCCTGCATTTGCCTTATGTCTAACGGGCTCGCGCCGCACCCTACCATGCTACTCAACGTTTTACACAACGCCCGGTCAACTTTCAAAGTTTCCAATATCTCCTTAAGATTCATAGTCGCTCCACATGGGTTATTGGTTTACGTAGCGTTATATCGTGCGCTTTTCCTTAACTAACCAAAACATACATGCTAAATACTCGCCAGGGTACTATACCCATGTTTACCCTATACACTATATCGTGTGCTATATTGCTGGCAGCCACAACACACCCGCCAAAAATTGTACCCTGCCAAAACTATAACAAAACAGTTAAACAGCGCGCACAAGCAGCCAAATAACAACTCTAACACACTAAAAGCTATCTAGCGTTGTAGCGCTATCACCACATGAATTACAAGATTTAGAGCAACCTACTTGTGGAATTTACTAACATATTTACTAGCATAAAAGGTAGGAATATAGCACAACATATAACTCATACAAAAAGAGCGGAGCAAACCGTGGTAGCACTCCATAAGTTCACCCCGCCCAGTATTGCATAAGAGTTACGAAAGGAGAAGCTCTTACGCAAAATATTTGGTTACCAACTCGTTCAACTCGTCCTGGCTGGTCACTTTCCCCAGCATACGCGTTTTCCCCAGGTGGTTCTTCTTCGCTTCTTCCTCGCTTACTGCTTTAAAACCCTTCAACCCGGTTACCTTATGGGTCAAACCCACACTGGCTCCACGTACCCACATACGTTTCTCTCCGGCTTCTGCCGTAATTACGTACTTGGTCTCATTCACGGTCACGCCCTTGGTTGCCTTAATTTTCAAAGGCTCCTTCTTCACACGCGGCTGCTTTGCCTTCTTGTCCTTGTCTACCGGCTTAGTCTGCTTGGGTTCCGGTTTTTTCCCTGTTGCGGCTTTCTTCGCCATTTCGTCTTCTCCTCCTACCGGCTGCGTATCTCCCGCCTCCGGAATCGTTCCTGTATCGCCCATATCGTCAACTCCTTCTAGAAAATCAGTTGAACTAGCATCTACAGCATAAATTTATATCGTGCACTCAATATTATGTCTTTTATTTTACAGTTTACCCAGCAAATCTATGTGCAGCCTCTATCTCTTCTCTGCTCAATATACTCTCTTCCTTATAAACTATAACTACCGGCGCTCTATCCTCCTCCAACCCAGTATTATAAGCAACACACTCTACTACATGCAATGCCTTCTCAAAGCGCTCCTGATATAGCCGCGCCTCTTCTCTCCCAAACTCCTTATTCACCGCAAGCAGCTCCCTCAATTTTTTCGTTTCTATCAGCATAACTATTCCTCCTGCTGCTCACACACGTGCGCAACAAACTTGTCCAAATTTATCTCTTCGTTCAACTTATCTTCATTCCCTCTATACTTACACCCTTTACACTTTTTATCAGCTCCCGGCTCCTTACAAAACGAAAGCCGAAAGATAATATTCGTGGCAAACAAACCACAACGATACTCCTTCTCCCACCTACGCTTTCTTTTCATACTACTCATATCGCCCGAACATCTATTACATTGCCAACACAGAACGACACCTAGCAGACGCACGCGCCTGCACGCGCTACGCGCGTACGCGAAGCTCTCGAGTTTTTCAAACTTGCTCGATATGCCCGAGCCACAACCAACAAAAAACAAGCAACAAAAAAACTCCCTCAACAACCAGCCACATGCCCGACACACCCGAGCAAACTTGCATAACTATTTACCAGTGCACTTGAATGCGCATATACGCGCTTGCAATTCTCATATACATTATGCGTTCTAGAACACGTTTATAGGGTTATAGGAACTGAACAGCAAAAACAGGGCCCTAGTTTCTTATAGCTGTTCAGTCTTATAGCCGTTCAGCATAGCTGCTCAAGCTGTTCTCTTAGCGGGTTCTGTTTAGCTGCTCTCGTTCTTTAAGCTGTTTAAAGCCGTTTTAGGTCTTGTATAGTTGTTCTACCATGTTTTGTAGTGAGTTTGTTGTTTCCTTTTTTGTTTGTTTGGATGTCGTGTGTTTTTTTTTAGATTGCCATGTTTTTATAGTTTATAATTTCTTGTTGTTGAATGGGGGGTTTTGTATGTTTGAGCGTAGGGAGTTTCGTGTTGGTTGGTTGCGGGCGTGGTGGGTGTGGTGTAGGGAGGTAGATCGAGTTAGTAGGTGGAGGGAAGTTGTAGTTATAAAGCGTAGGCTTGAGTGTGAGTTGGTAGAGCGGGCGTTTGTGCGTATGAATAGGGTTGGTTGGACGGCGATGTTGGGTTGTGATGATTATGACCGGTGTGTTGAGTTGGGCGTGAGTTTGAATGTGGCTGGGGTGCATTTGGTGCGGGATGGTAGTGTGGGGCGTGGTTGTACGTGGTGGGAGGCGCCGGTGGTGGTTAGGGAAGCAGCTGGTTTGGAGCCCTTGTATGGGCATGTGGGTAGTAGAGCTGTAGGTGTTACAGGTATGCAGGGTGTGACTGGCGCGGGAGGGTTGTGGGATAACCGTAATAATGACGTTTGGTATGAGCCTACATTACGTGGTACTGGTTTTGGGGATATAGTTGAGCCTGTTGCAATAGGTGACGTTAGTTATGCTGATTATTTTGGTGGTAGGCCGGTGGAGGTGCAGGTAAGTTTTGACGTGGTTAAGAATAAGCAGTTAGTGGAGCAGGGCCCTAAGGTTAATAGGCGTATGGGTTGGGTGGTAAATGAGCGTATAGAGCAGCAGCCCAAGCCTGAGCAGCCAGTAATGGGACAGCATATAGAGCAGCCGGGGTGTGTGCATACAAAGCCCGTTGTAGTGGCACACCCGTTGGTGAGCGACCCGGCTGCAAGGGTTAGGGCCCGTTGGGCTGAGTTATTGCGGTTAGCAGACGCAACACATAATGAAAACGAGCGTACTGGTGATGATACCCGTGAGCAGGGTGCATAGAGGGTGATATATAGATAGTTGGGTATGAGCCGTGAGGAGGAGTTATGTTGTGGGAGAGCTTGAAGCGTTATTATTTGTAGTTGATTTGCACTATACAGAGCATGCCGTTGATAAGCTTGTAGATAAGCTTGACTTGACAAATTACGCTATGGTGCGTATGAAGGAGGAGGGTGGATATGCGCAGGTTTAAATAGTGCAAGCTGCTGGCCATAACCCTGAGTTTTATGTAGTAGAGTATAGAGTGTGGTTTTTGTTGTAGTTGTGGTAAAAATAGTATACCAATAGATATAACCATAGTAAGCAGCTTGAAGTAGTGGGTAATATGTATGATAACCCAGAGTTGAGGGAGCAGGTAGTTGGGAAAGAGTAGTGAACCAATTAGAATGTGGACAGTTTTAAGTGATTGTGCAATATGCCATATTACCGTGCCGGGGGCGCCTTATTTGAGTACTGATATTAGGTATACGCTTGACGAATATAAACGCATAATGGAGTATGAGTTACGCCAGCAGAAACGGAAGCGGCGAGCACATAGCACACATTTTAAATAAGGAGTTTTTATGCAGTTTGGTTGCGGGCATAGCATAGTAAAGTGTAAGGCATGTGGTAAGGTGATAAGCCAGTGCCGGTGTTTGAATGCAAATAAGCCGGTGGTGTGGAGCGTGTGCGACAAATGTAAGGCTGGTGTTGACCCTAAGCAAGAGGTAAGGGGATGAGCTGTGTGCGTGATAACAAGAAAAGCAGATGACGTAGTGGTGAGCATTAGTTTGATACCTGGGTTAGCCAGACTGATGAATGATAGATTACAGGGTGGGCAGTATGTGTTGTTTTGCGAAGATTGTGCCCGTAAAGCTGGATTAGAGAGCAGTTTTGAAAATAGTATTATAGGCGTGATAGCAGGACAGGGCGTGTGTTGTCAGGGTTGTGATAGGGATATAGGTGGTAGAGATGTTTATTTGCCCGATAAGCGTTTGAAATTTAAGTGGATAGCAAAATAAATGTTGAGTGAACGTTGTAAGTATTGTGTGCATAGAGATGATAATGAGAGGGTTTCACACTGGCAACAAAATTTTAGTTGTATAAAGTGTGCTGGTTTGAGCAGCTTGGTTTTTTTTAAGTTGGATAGAACACAGATTAATAAAACGGTAGTTGAAAAACCAAGGCCAAGTGCTGCTGGACGGTTCAAGTTTGTGTTTAAGGATATGTATGATGAGAAGAAGCAAGACGATAACCGTAAGCAGTACGTACAGGATTTAGTAAACAAGTTAGCTGCTCTACATCGTAGCCAGTTGACACGGTTTGTAGGTTTGTTAGAGCGCATAAAAGAGTTTAAGGATGTGGAGCCGTGGCAGTGGGTGTGGTATGACTGTGATAACCCGATAACATGGCCAGAGCTCGGTGTGCCCGTGCTTGTTATGGTAGGGCAAGCTTATAACCGGTATTATATGGTTTTAGAGCGCAGGGTGTTAGAGCGTAATGGGAGTGTGGATAAGTGTTGCTGGTTTATGCATGTTGAAAATTGGTTTTTGCGTGACGATATGAACGTGGTGTGTTGGTGTTTAATAGGCCCACCGCCCGTATTACCTGCACCAGTGCCGACAGCGATACCTATATGAATATACGTAAACTAGCAAGACGTAAACCGGCAACAAGAATAGCTGTACCAGAAGAGGTAAAAAGTAAAGTAATACGTGTGCGTGTAACTGAGCAAGAATTTAAGACAATATATAGTGCTGCTAAACAGCGTGGAGTAACAGTAAGTATGTTGTTGATTGAAACTGTATTGAAAAAAATAAAAAGGGAGTTAAAAAATGGATGTGCTTGATGGTATTGAAAAGTTTGCTGACAGAGTGGGTAAGCTATTTGGGAGTAAGGGGTGGGTGATAAAAGCATTTGTTATGTTTGCGTGCGTGCTTGTGTGTGGCGGGTTGATAGTGATAGGAGCACTTGCAAAGAAGGATAGCAAATGAGTGCTGACAATAGCGAAATGATGAAGGAGCTGATAGAAGCACTTTGTTTTTATGCTGACCCTGATACTTATTTTGCTATAGGTTTTTTTCCTGATTTGCCGTGTGGTGAGTTTATTAAAGATTTTGACGAGTCGAAAAAGCCTGGAGCAAGGGCCCGTAGTGTAATAAAAAAATACCAAGCAGAGTTACAGGGGTTATATGACGATAGATGATGGCGAATATTACAGTGCGATACCGTATGTGCAGCTACGTAGACGCAGGGTAAGGCAGCCTGAAAAGAAGGAAATACGGCTTGACGTTGATGCATTTAGACAGGAGTTGCTTGATAATATAAAGCAGAACCCAACACAGATAGGTGATAAGCATATTGTAATGTGTTGGCCTGAGACAGAATCAACACGCCGTGTAAGGTTGAAGAAGTTTTTAGAAAAGCGTTTTTGTGTTGCGCCCTTGTTTAGACGAGGATGATAGCAATATACATGTGCGCTGGTTGTTTGAAAAGACTGAAAATGGTTTTTTGGTGGCAGGTTTGAGTTTGTGAAAGCAGAGAAAAGGGTACAAAAGCAGCAAATTGAAAAAAATAAATTGAGGTTTATAGTTAATGAAAACTGAGGAAGTGATAAGTGCTTTGAGCGAGGCTTGTAAGTGTGGTGATAGTGCAGGTTTGCGGCAGTACCACCAGCAGACAGCACCGCATATAAGTTATGTTGAGTGGCTTGAACGTAGAGTAGTTATATTGACTGAGTATATAGTTGAGAAAGCATTGAAAGAGCAAAAATGACCATAGATGATTTGTGGCGCCCAAAGCCGAATCTGTGTGTGGCAAAAGATCTTGACGTCGAAATGTATTATGAGGACGTAATAAGTTGTATACAGAGTAACCCAAGGCAGAATGAAAATAAGGACCGTGTGTTGTGCAGGTACCAGAATCGAAATGTTTTGTTGGTTAGGTTTGTTAGAGAGGGCTATAATTATTTTATTTTGAAGACATGGGGCTTTAAGGAAGCTTGTTCTGATTTTAGTATCAATTATAAGTTGTTGCATGTGCGTTGGGTGTTAGAGTATAGAGCAAGGCCCGATGATATAGGTAGGTTTGAGTTGGTGAGAGAAGATGATGGAGATAGAGTGCAAGTGAAAGAGCAGCCTAAAATGAAGTTTAAGTGGCTGGCAGAATAGAAAGTTTGACAAATGGCACGGCTTGGTGAGCGTAAGAGTATACGGTTAGAGAGCAATGATGGATTGGCGACTATAAGAGCAAACTTGTTAGCTGACCCGCAGCAGACAAGCCGTAGGAAACTTATGTTTGGGAAAAGCACTGGTATAACCTATGCTAATTTTAGTTTGCCGGTTTGGTTAAAGCGCGGGTATGAGTTGTACCGGGTGCGTAATAGTATAATCGAGTGGGACAGCACGAGCCGGACGTTTAGGTTAGTGCCCAAGGTGACAATGGATACATTGGTGGCTACGAGCGATGTGACTAAGAATAAGTTTAAATGGTTAGTTGATGAAACATTGGTTACATTAAAAAACCGCGATTTGGGTGATATAAGTAATGATATCCATCGATACTATGATGTAATTACAAAGCCGCCAGCGACAAAGCCTTCAAGTGGTGGACAGTCGATACCTTGGAATTATATAACAACAAGCGAGGTGAATACGAATCCGTGTAATTGTTGTGGACTTTATGAGGTTTGTGAATCTTGTTGTGATGCTCAGTATCGTTTTGTATTTGACGATAGACCCGAGCCAAAGCCTAAGTTTGCATTTGTGTTTGGGTGAGTTATGTGGACTGTGCGTGTAAATGATGGTTTTTGTACATGGGAGTATGAAATGACAGGTGAACATAGTAGCGTTGCAAATACAAGTATAGCTAATGTGATTAATGCAATTACTAAGAATACTGGTTTGATAGTTACAAAAGCTACTTTTATTAATGCAATTGAGCCGCAACAAGTGGAGTCGCAGGTAGACAAGCAGAATAAGCAGAACATAAAGTTTAAAAGTGGAAAAATAGGTGACCCAAAAATAAATGTAAAGTTTAAATTTTTAGCACAGGAGTGAAGTATGGTAAAAGAGATAGTGGAGAATTTTGCAAAGAGTGGTGTGTCCCAGGCTGCTTTAGAGCGTATACTTGATTTGGGCCAGGGAGATTTGAGCAAAGAAGAGACGCCAGAAATGATAGCTCTTATGCGTATTGTGGCGACATATCCTTGGTTGCTTAGTGTAGCTGAGCATCATTATGACGAAAAGTATGCAAATAGAGTCGTGTTGCATGTGGGTGTAGATGCATTGCTCGATATGCAAGAGCAATTAGCAGGTAGTGAGTGCAAGTGCGAAAAAGAGCAGCCAGCAAGTGAAGATGCAGGTAAGAGCTAATTTGCATTGATTTTATTTTTATTATAGATTGCGCGCAAGCGCGCACAGAGAGGGATTAGTAGTCATGTGGTTGGATACATTTAATGATACTGAAATAAATGTAGGCATATGTGAAGCTTGTATGCAGGAGTTTTTCCCTGATGATAAACTTATGGAGAGTGCTGCTTCTTATCTGTGCCCTATATGTATGAGTGTAATTCAAGTAAGGGGCAAGATGGGCGTGCTTAAGTTGAGGAAAAGCGTATTTGAAGCACTCATGAACACAAAAACTAAACGTTTTATATTGTGCAAGCGTTGTGCTGACAGCAGGAATTTAACCAGCGAGAATATGACAAGTCCGTTCACAGACAAAAACAAGTATGTATGTCGGTTGTGTGGTAATAAAGAGGGACATGCTGAATATATGTTGCCGAATAAAGAAGCAGATTTGTTGTTGAGAAAAAAGAACTCGAAAACAATTGACAAGTTAAAATTTCGTTTTATACAGTGAGTGTTAAATGGCAAGAATTTGTGGCAAGCGTGGTAGAGCGATACCGTCAAGTAAGGTTTTTTGTTTCGATTGTGAGGTGAGCATGTTGGAGAAGCAGAAGAGCCCTGATGAAGAATTGAGAATGAGAGCCAATGAAATAATGTTGGGTTCAAAAGGTTTCATGTTGTTTGCTGTTACTCATTCTGGCGCAATAGAAGCTGTAGGTGATACAACTAGACTTACGACAGTAGAACAACTTGGACTTGAGTACTATGTGCAAGAATTTAATCCGATTGAAATTGATGAAGACGAAGACGACCGAGCACCTTTTTGAACAGGAGAAAATGTGGCTCTAGCTTTAAATATAGGTTGCCATGACATACATATTGCTGGTATGGTAAATGTAGACAATGACGCAGCAATGAAGCCTGATTTGTTATTAGATTGTACGAAATTGACAAGCAAGTTTGAAAAGAACAGCGTTGATTTTGTGTATGCCGGGCATTTTTTTGAGCATTTTGATGTGCATGTAGGCAAACAAATTGTAATCGATATTTTTACTATATTGAAGGATTATGGTGTTCTAGTTGCTACAGTACCAGATTATACAAAATGTTTTGGTATGAAGATTGAGGAAGCTGAGCGAATTATTATAGCAGTGGGTACCCATAAGGTACTTATGAACATAGATAGATTGAGAGATTATTTGTGTTGTGCTGGTTTTAAAACTGTGGTACAAGCAAAGCCGAGTGAGTTAGCACATTGTCCGTTTCCTAATGTAGAGTGGCAGACAAGTATAATAGGCATAAAGCACCCGCATATAAATTTCCATGGTATAGCATAGTTACCAGTACCATGTGTTGTTTTCATCTACGCTTGTGTCAATGCGGCCATTGATTCTATCTGATATGTTTGTTATGATTATGCTCAAGAATGCAGCAATGCCTATAATCCATAAAATAGTTTGTAACATAAGATTAATATACTACAATTAATAGGCTTTTGAATCAGTTCGAGTAGGTACGGGCACATAGGTAATTATGGTGTTTTATTTTTTTATGGTTAGCCGCCATAGAATGATTGCTTTGCCGAGGTGCCCAGTTTTGCAAAGGTCTATTTTACTTAAAGTTGAGTAGTTTGTGGTGAGCAGTCCGCTGTTGAACCCTGAGCCCGTGTATTCGGGACAATCGTCAAAAAAAACATATTTTTTGATACTGTCGGGCGAAATTGGGGGATGTGACAGTATAAGGTTAAGAGCGCCGAAAGCTTTTCGAATTGCTATGCTTTGCTGATTTCGTGCTAAAATTTCTTTGAGAGCCTCAAAATCTGCAAGGGTGTATGTGTGTGTCATGGTTTTACTCCTAAGGTATACAGGGCAATGTACAAAAGGCAACCATAGATAATTATTAGGTTGCCTTTTGGGTATGACTACGACCGTCGCGCTTATAAAGATAATGAAATTAGTTTGGGCCTGATTTTTGTATCCACCAGGACAATTTTTGTTTGTGCTGTGGCCGGGTATTTTGTGTTTGTTATTACTTTGAGTGATGCAAGTTCTCCCATGAGTGCACCGTCATAGGTGATTGTTACCAGGTTGCTGGTGTTTGCCTGGAATTCCGAGTTGTTGATTTGATGAATTGCACCCTGTAATGACGAACCTGCTCTGAAAGCGTAAGTTGCACCACCTGAACCGGCAATATGGATATAACCTTTGAACAAGCCAGGCCAACCGATTTGCCAGAGTTTCCCGCCGTCTTTTACGTAGAGCAACGTAGTAGAACTCGAGCTTGATTCGTACCAGTTACTGTTGATGCTCAACTCTTTGCTTACTATGAAAATTACTTTGCCGGAAAAGATGCCCTGAACATCAGCAGTATAGAATGTTGGTACCGAATTGGAAATGGCAACAACCAGATAACCATTCCAAAGTTGATCGGCTGGTGTGTTGTCGTATGCATTTTGCAAGTTGGTACCGTTGAGTTTTGTGAAACCTAACGTTGAGAATTCTTTGATTTTATCCGAGGAAATTGTTGTCATGTTGATTATCGTTGCGTTTTCATTACCGCCTGAGATGTCAACATAGTCACTGATATTGAAGGAGCCTTTGTTTTCAAGAGCAGTGAGATTTTGGAATTGAGAAGCCATGCAACTACCTGAATGATAGGCTTTGTGGTTTTTCATGTCGACTTTGAAGGTGCCACTGATACTGTTCGTAAAGTACCCTTCTCCATTGATATTGAGCGTGTTGAGCAGTTCAATATTTCTTTTGAAACCTGCTTTACCATTGACATCAAGTGAAGAGTTTTGCAATTTTACGGGCGTTTGGAAATAGGCATTTCCGTTAACAGTGAGTTGCCCGTTGAATTCCGTAGTAGTTCCATTGTCCCCGGTTTTGAGATAGCCGTTGATGATCGAGCCCGAGGCGTTGGAATTGAACCGAACGCCACCACCGAAGTAGACATTGCCGTTGACGGTCATTTTCTGGTTGAAGTCGTAGCCGTCTTTCTGGATGTAGATTGCAAAGTCCTGTACGGATGGTCGGTCAAATTCGGTACCGTCGAGTTGGTATGTTGCAACGGCTGTTTTTTTCTTGCCTGAAAATTGACCATAGCCGTTTCCTTGAACTATGATATGCGGGATGTTGTAACCGCCGTCACCTAATGCTTCACCGATTCCAAGAATGCAGACTGAAAATTTGGCTGGGTCGGTGACATTTGTGCTCATCGAGATTTTCTGTTCGCTTGAAGGGTCCGCCGAAAGGAGCCATTTTTTCGATTTTTCGGTCAGGTAATTGTTCATTACCGTTATCGATTCAACGGATTTCTTTTCAAGTTGGGTTTCGCAGGCTTTAACCGCAGTCGAAGCAGCCTGGTATGCGGAACGTGTTTTCCCTGCGTTTGCAACATTTGTCCTGTCATAACCGACCGTTTTGAGCATGACAGCGCCGGTAATACCGACGACGCAAACGAGACAAAGGGTGTAGACAATTGCGGCTGAACCGCGTTGATTGTTAAAGTTGAACATAGAACCTCCTTTTAAAAAATTCCGTTGTTGAGCGTTTCGATTGTTTCAGTGCGTGTTTTCCATTCGTATTTCCCCGTTCTAGCTATTGATATGTTTCCTATTTCAAATGGAGTAGTTTGGGCGTTACCTATATCGTTGGATTTGCTCCTTGTGACCATGGAAATTTTTATTGCGCGTACTGTTTTCTTTTTGGCAACTGATACACTGTCGAGCCATACAAATTTGCCGTAGTCCTGGCGTCTTACTTCAACACCATTGAGCATAAGTTGCCCTGAACTTTTTGTCCAGTATCGTATGGCAATTTTTCCTGTAGACGTTGCTTGCGTGTTGATTGTCAGGTGCTGGACGCGATTAACAGGCAGGAATTTTTCCACGCCCTTGTTTACTGTACTGTTGACAATACAACATTGTAGCGAATCGAATATTTTGTCAGATACAATATCCAGTGCGACATTAAGGCGTTGGTTGGTGTCATTTGCAAATGATGTGTTGTAATAGATCATCCCTCTGCTTATACCAGAGAAATCGAACCGAACAGAGGAGCCTACGACTGTTGCTGTTGGTGTCGCACCGGATTCTGAGGCAATCAACCAGTTGCCGGGGATAGGTATCGGGTTCAAGTCCTGGAGCATCGAATCATTGGCAAATACTCCATATTGAAATTGTAGTCCTTGTACGTTAGCGCAAAATCGCAATTTCTGATTGTTGAGTTTCCTTATAAGGTTGTTCGAATCCAAATAGAATTCAACCGAGTCGGTCCGGACGTATTCACCGGTTTCTGACAGTTTTGCTTTGTAAATTTTCAGAGTGTCACTTGGGTCGCCCTGGCGTGCAACAAATGATGATGAATCCGCGATAAATGCGTTCGAAACAAGGTGTTTGTCGAATTTGGTGCCGTTGGGCGTCAGGTAGAATTTGCAGCCCATGTTGCGTATTTCGCGTACAAGGACGACAAGTGCATCTCTTGCATCGATCTGCATTTTTGTCATTTGCTGGGTTCTGTTGCTACTCTTGGTTATGTCGGCATAGGATTTGTGCCAGAGTGAAATGACGATGCCGAAGATTACAATGCAGATCAGCAGTTCGATAATTGAAAGACCTTTTTGGTTGTTCATTATATCCCCCTTGCAAACTGGGCATTTTTTGTTTTGTTGAAGGCACGCCAGGTGACTGTGATTGTTACTTGACTTACCTTTCCGGTGTCGGTGATTGTCCAGGTACGGACAAATTTGTAGTTGTCGACAACGGTTGAATCGACTCCGTTTGAGGGAGTGATTTGCACTTTGAGTTCCGCGAATTTGTCTTCAGCGACCAATTGCGCATTGTCGTTTAACCGCGCATCCTGTGACATCAGCAGAACATTGCGATAGCTCGCTGACATGTTGAGAGATACCATTGCAAGGATGAACAATGCAATGATCAAACTGAGCAGCCTCATGGTGCCTCCTACGTTAATTTTTGGTGAAGTTTTTTTCCTACAATGAGAGATATCGTGCGCCCGGGTGTAATCTGCCAACTATATTACATAGAACAGTGAGAACTATATAGGTATAAATTCATCCTTATAACCTAATAGCATTCCTTCAGGGAAGCCTATGTTGCGGAGTCTTGCTAAAACAAAAGCAAACTGATGTTGTTCTGGTAACTCTGGAATTTCATATTCCAAAAGTTTTTCTATATAAACACGAGCTTCTTTGGGAGAGCATGTTTTGGGAAATAAAAACTTGAATTTTTTGTAATACTTTATTTTTTCGACTTTTTTTCTTTTTTCAAGGGTATCTTTGAATAATAGATATGAAATAAAAAAACAAATTAATGCTAGTGCAATAGACATAGTTTACTCGTTAAACGATTAGTTCCCAGACAGCATCTTTTTTAGTTCCTGTTTTTTTGACTATTTTTCTTGACTTCATTGTCCATAAAGTTTGTTGTACTTGCAAATATGCTATATGTATCTTATTGTCAGGGAAAAGTTTTTTTAAGCGAAGTTGGTTAACAATTTCGGTTACTGCACCGTGTTTTATTTCTTGCAAAGTTTCACGTGTTACTTGTGACCAGTTTACTGACTTACAAGTCCAATCTGATTCTGATTCTATACCATTAAATACTTCTTTATCTGGTATAAACATGATACTGTGCTCAAAAGAATCAATAACCCCAGTGTGTACGCAGCTTTCTAAGAAGTGAACAAATGCAAGCGTATGACGGTCGAAAGGCTTAGTTCTATGAATTTCTTGCAGAAACCCAATTCGGGACTTGGTTTTTATTACGTAGCACTTTGAAACACTTGTACTTTTGTCTTCAACAATGACTGTTTCGCTCATTTTCCCATTCCTGTTTGTTTCTTTCGACTTGTGCTGTCAGAGCCACGTCGAATTGTTCTCCTGTGCAAATTTGCAAAGCAACATATTTTTCCTTGTAATGCCACCAGCCTTCAACTTTGTATTCCCAGATCATTTGAAGAGCTTTTGGGACATCAGCTTCTTTGAGAACTGGGTAGACATTTGAACGTGCTACTTCGAAACCTGCATTGCGTAGGAAGCAGTCCTGGATTCCCATTTGAGACAGGTCGCCAGAGAGATAGAACTTGAATTCACTTGGAGCCCGTTCGTTTGAAACAGCCGATGAAAGCAGACTGACAACGCCGGGAGCAATTGAAAATTGCATATAACCTCCTTAGAACAAGGCTGGAAATGTTGAGTGCTTTAGCTCGCTGACCGTCTAGCATTCTTCTTTTCAAGGACCAATAGGACACATTAAGGATAGACAATGAAGTACCTATCCAGTTGTTCAAGTTTTTTTACGTATTCCAGAGAAAACTCTACAAATTTTAATGGTCTGTATTTTCCTGTTTCAATGTCATTTGCTGTTATGACGGAAAATTCGACAGGATTGTGACCTTTGTCATCTACCCACCATTTCTTTGAAAAAATCTCGTATTGATCCTGAGGTATGGCTTTTCGCCTTATGCCCTGGAATATTTTTGAAAGACCTTCATACACCAAAATCAGACCTGGAATCAAGAGCCAAAGCAAAAAAACATCGTAATGATATGTGAACAGACCAGTACAAACAATAAGTACACCGACAACAAATCTGTATAAGTTCATTTTGACTCCATAACTTCATCAAGGAATTCGTGTGCAAACCGAGCAGGTGTTTTTGTACCATCCCACAGAACAGTCACAAGCGGGAAATCTTTTATTCTTTTTACGGTACCTTTCCTGTCAGGTCTCGAATTTCTGGCAACAAAGATTCCCAAGCAACTGAGCTTGACACGGCTCCCTATTGCAAAGGGCAATTTGGGATTTTGTATGTCTTCGATTTTTTCGATGATTTCAAGGTGCTCTGCTGTCCATTTGATAATTTGACCATTCGCACGGATATAGAGACAATTGTTGTCGGAGCCACCGTATTCCGCAACAGTGCCTGTAAAATCAAGGCTAGACAGGGTAGACTTGACAAGGTCCCCGATTCTTTTCCCGTAATATCGAGTCCTTGCTTCATTGTCAAAAGGCTTTAGCATCGTGTTTCCTTTCAAGCGCACCAAGCACTGTAATGCTCTTCTTCAGGTTGAAAAATAACTTTTCTCGTACTTGCAAGGGTAAAATAAGTTTGACTACCAAACTGAGTTCGTACTCCGCTTATTTTAAGAGCGAAGAAAGCATCAAACACTTTATGGTCGCCGACAAATCTTAAGAGACAACCACAAATAGTCCCTTGCTGGACAAAACCGGCTTCTTGAAGTTTCGTTTGTAAGAATTCCCAATTCTCATAATGCTCTTCAAAGCATCTAAAACTTCCTCGAACACATCGATAATCGCCTGACTTGCAATTAGCGATTTTTGCACATATGCTCGGATCAGTAAATAATTTTTTACGGTAGTCTTTGAAAGAGTTGTTCATCCTATTAAAACTCCCAGTGCAATACCAGCACAACTTGCAAGGACAATAATGATGGTTTTGAGTGCAAAGTCTCCATTCATATTATTTAAAATCGAAAGTTGACTATGTGTTTGCCATGGCAGGTTTGCACGGGCGTTGTTGAGACTTCTTTTAAATTGTTTTTCTTACAGGACCACAATCTTCCCAGATTAGAGTCTAAAAAACTTCCCAATTTGCCGCATGAACATTTTCCCGCACCGTGGAATTGAATATGGATACAGCCTTCGCATGTGTCCGTACGTGTCTGTGTCGATGTCATAAAACCTCCATTTTGGGGATATGGAGTATATCGTATAAGTTTTTAGAACTGCCACCTTAATATCTTTCTTGGTAGTAAAGAACTTTCATTGATTCGAGCGCTTTATTATTTTTCTCCAAGTATCCCTTGAAATTTTATATTTGAAAAAACAAACATCATTGTCATTGCCGAATGCAATGACATCGTCTGATTCGACTATAATTGGAATTTGTATAAAATCATTACTATCATTTATCATAGTTCTTGAGGTGAAAGCATGAATTGCGCCTTGATAGATCATATTGCCACGCTATACCAAAAACTCCTTTAGCTCGTATGAAATCTTGTGTATTTAGTTTTATCAGCTCATACTGATACCATGTACAAATACCTCCTCTAGAAAGATGAAACCATTTCCAGAAAGTCAATTTTGCTATGTTTTTTTGTTTTTATTCTGTTTACTGTAAGGCACATAGAGTCAGTTAGAATAGGCTCGAGCACAACAAAAATATTTCATAATAGTATTATTCAATCCCAATACGGGGCTCAAATTTGTCGCAAATTTGGTGCCAATAAACTGTTTGGTCTTGATCTAAATCGCAAACACTCCAAGCATATTCATTTTCAGCATGTGTGCAATTGAAACAACATCGAGCTTCTCGTAAATTCATATCTCGTAAATTCATATTATATTTTATATTCAACTCAAACTAATATAAAAAGAAATATGAAAAAAGAAGATCTAGCAAATCGTTTGTTTTCTGATGTGAACGCAATAGTACCTGCGATTTTTAAAGGTTGCGTCATCTATAACAGACCAAGAGGCGGCTGGAAAGTTAAAGGTAGATTCCAGCTCGTGAATGATATATCTTTCGAAGATTTAGTTAAAAAATTAAAAGGAACTAACTTGACAGCTAGTATTGTAAAACGACACATCTGTATAACAAAGGATTATTAAATGGATTTAAATGAATTTGTAGAAAAATTTGGTACTTTGTGTATACCGTATAAATCTAGTTTAGATGATTTCTTTGGAGAAATGAAACTCTTCAAAAGACAGAATGAGTATAAAATTACTGGTGGCCCAGAAGGTTATCTTACATTCTCTGAAAGTCAGCCTGCATTTGATTATTTTGAAAGTTTCTTTACTAATATTGGAGTGTTACAATGTCAAGTTATAACTGAAAATCCTGCATTAGCTGATGAAGAAGATTTAGAAAAGATCCAAGAAGCTATAAACAAGAAAGTTGAAAGAACACAGACACTTGCTTGTTCGGGCGATCCTGCTGTCAGCGTAGGGCGTGGTTGGGTATCGACAGACAACAACTAACTATCCTAAAGAAACAATAAATAAACCAATTTCTAGTAACTCTTCCGTTGTTAATCTTATTGATCTATTCAAGAAAAAAGAAGTCTGTCCTTGAATTCTTTGTACACATCCAATATGTTTTCTGCCTTTATATATCTCATGAAACCAATAGGAACGATAATGGCGTTTGAATGTGAGTGTTCTAGTTTGCTTTGTTATTACGAACTGGCTTTTCATTCGCCTTTCTTAATTATCCCAAATCGATCTAGTTGCTGTCATTTTGTTTCGAGCATGCATAATTGAATCTGCTTTAGCTTTCCGAGCAGCACAATACTTGCAGTTACCTTTATGTGTTGGGCCACCATGGTAATCTGATGCTACAAAGAAATATTCACATGAATCGAATTCAAACACTTTGATGTCCCATGTCAATGAACCATCAACTAATTGATATTTAATTATAGAGTCTTGTATAGAATCTGTTCGAACTTTTGCGTTTATTATTTTTTCAGGTTTTTCAGGTGTGCTATCAAAAGAACAAACTACGCAGAAAAGCACTATAAAAATAGAACCTGTATATCTCATTATTTTTCCCTTGGTAGAATTGTAGTAACAACTTTTTCTTTGAAAACAATGGTAAAAGGTATGTCAGCAATTTCCTTATGAAATCTACCTGACTTTAGCGTTTGTATCATTGTTTCTACATCTGGTGTTAAAATTTCACTCTCAATCTTCTCAATGTCCATTTTGTAGACACGCTCTAAATAGCGTATAATTGCATGTTCGGTAACTATAGGTTTCTTTGAATCTTCTAATAAGTGTTTTTGTTCTAATTCATTCTTTTGAATGTCGTTTTGTGTTCTGTTTATTTCTTTGTTTAAATCATTTCTTTGCCCAATAAGAGTTTCTAATTTAGATTTTAAATTAGCGAGTCTTGTTTGAATAAGTTTTAGAACATCATGACTCATTTTCGACTTTCACATGCTTTCCAAGTTTCATCTATACTCGGGTATCTGTCGTTTTCTTCCTGGAATTTCTCTACAAACTCTTCAAAGGTTCCTGCAGAAACAACTTCTTCGATTTCTTGTTGTTCTTGCTCTTCTTTCAAATGGGCATTCTGAATTCTAAGTTCACCAATCTGTTCTTCAAGCTCATCAATTTTGGTTTCAAGTTCAGCATAATCTGATGCAGAGTTATGGTTCAACTCATCAAGAAGCCCTTCAATTATTTCGTCTGTTGTAGAACGACGTGAAATCTCGAAAAGCTTAAAAGTTGTTGCCTCGTCAAAATTCTTGCTACGGATAAGCAATTGAAGTTCTTGTAGTTCCATGAGAAAAGCTCCTTTGAAAATCTGTTTGACTTGTTTAGATTTTCTATATTGGGAGCCTTTATAAATTTATTTTATTGAATATAAGTATACACGGTTTTTGCCCAAAAAGTACTTTTAATTGGAATCTCCAAAAGCTGTTTATGTTGAGTATAAAAAAATACACCTTTTTTGGGATAGAATGTAAACATTTCTACGGCGCCATTGTAGATTCCTACAGCTGTAATTTTATCGCCATCATCAAGTATTATAGTGGCTAACCGCGTGGTAGGTAAATTCTTTACGTCCCAAACATCAGAAAGATTCTTTGTATGATCAAAAATTACAGTAATATCATTTTTGTTATCATCAAAGATGAAAACTGGATACACTCCTGAAAAACCATCATCTTCGACTGTCATTTTACCATCTTGGTAACCGAACCATTTTCCTTGAAGCGGTGTTTCGCATTTTGCAATAAAATAAGGTTTTGCTAAAATAGCAATGTTCAACAATAAAACAAGAAGATAACTCAAATAATTCATATAAACCTTTCTAATTTATTGACATAGGATTCCACTCTTTACGAAAGCTTTATCAAGTTTCTTGAGCTCTATATGGATTTTTTTGTCGATATCTTGCCATGTCATCCCTGTCAGTTCAAAATATATTGCTAAACGTTCTTCTAACCATGCTTTCTTGTCAGGAACTTCATTAAAGGAAGGAACACCGTGGTATCTGTCAGCTAAAGACTTAAAACCTACGTCATCAACTATACAAGACTTATATTTGTCTGGGATCTTGTTCCAAATTGTTTTCACAAATATCGGGCATTTTTCATTACCATCGTATATGTAATAAGGAACTTCTCCAACATTTTTTATTTTTATTGTCTTACCTATCTTTATAGCCATCCATTTGACTACAAGAAAAATGTAATCTCTTTCTGGTTCGCAAGCATTGTAATCAAAACCGATAGCATTTTTCCTGTGATCATAAGACAAGCCTGTAGAATCTGCTATGTTTATTGCTAGTCGCGAATAATTATCTTTTTGATTGAATAATTGTGCAGGTTCTACATAGTGCTCCTGCAAAAATTCCCACATTTTAAGTAAGAGGACTTTGTTTTTTGCAATGCAAGAAATGCTATATCCCATTGTTACACCTCGACATAAACCGAATGCGTGAATTCTGGTGCCCTGACATCAGGCACGTCTTTAATTGTCATACCCAGTCTGACAGCAATTACGACTTCACCATCCTTATCAGACCATGAAAGGATTCCTTTTTTATATTCAAGGTCGTCTATAGGACCAGAACATTTGGAACGAAATTTTCCATTTTTTTTGCATTCTACGACAAGTTTCTCTTTTCTTCTGCTTATAACTTCAGCAGCAATTAGATATTCTTTTTTCGTTTTCGAAACTGCTTTCTTGATTGGTTCGCATTTCACAATGAAGTAATTCTGGTGAGTGAAAACTTTCTCCATGACATCTTCTGCTTCTTTAAAAGTCATGGGGTCATTGCCTACGAAATGCAGTTTGCCATTATACTTCCACATGATAGCATAGAAAGGTTTCATATTCCCTCCAATCATTTATTGCTTGCCTTTATTAAAGCTGCAATTTCATCGTATACTTTTTCGTTTCTTGCAAAAAGATCTTCAAGATTACCAGGTTCGTCAACAGTATTAAGCCAAGTTTTAAGATCAGAACAACCACCAACCCGGAGATGAGACGGATTCAAGGGAAGTAACTGACGGATCAAAGGCTTGCTGTGAGAAATAACAACAACAACAACACCTTTTGTCAGAGCCGGAAGGTTTTCGACAAATTCTTTTATTTTGACACCAACAGCACCAGAATATTTCTCGCTGAGCCCAATATCAAGCTCATCCCAAATAATATAATGTTCGTTTTCTCTTTTCTGGCAATTTTTAATACCATTGACTACGGTTAATGCAGTCAGATAACCAGTAGAATTGTATGACTCATCACCATATATCATAGCAGAAGGAATGCCTGAAGAGCTACGCCCTTGTTGCGAAAGATGTATTACCTCGAGCTTCATTTGTTTTAAAATGGTGTAGTAAATACGACGGACAAAAGATTTTCCAGTAGCATTTTCTCCGGTGACTACGACAATGTCTTTGTGCCCAGGGTCAAAGTGTGTGTTTAAAGGACCATTGAGACAAGCGAGCTCACACATATCCGTAGTTAGAGCCACCATGTTCTTGGTTGAGTATTTCATACGGTTTATATCGTATTAAATAGACTACTCAACCAATATATATTGTTTTTTAAATAGTTTCGCTAGAAGCCTGAAGAAAATGTTTTCTTTAGAAAATACAATGTCCGCAATATCTTTTCATTTTGCTATAATTTTCTCATATTCTTCGTCAGACAAACTTGTCCAAAGTAATTCGCCTGTTTCTTCGTCTACTAAGTTCCAGTGACTAAATTCGCCATTACCAGTAAATTCTTCATGTAATTTGGGTTTCATTTTTTATCTCCTTTATTTACAGCACATTTTTTACACCACATAGCCACTATGCATAATTCTCCATCAAGATCAGAATGTTCTTTCATTGTTTTGCCTGATGTGTATAACGAAACAAACTTGCCACATTGTTCACAGTTCATTGTAGATTTATTCTTCATAGAGGAATTTATATCTTTTCTAAGGAACTGTTATTATAATTAGTTCACAAGGAGAAAAACAAAACATGATTAAACATATTTATACGAAGTCTAGACGTGAAGTCGAGCATGCAATCATTACCGGTACAAGGTTATCAAAACAAACTTGGGCTTTAATATCTATTTGGAGTGGAGAAGAGCTTGTAACTCCTTTTAAGAATAGAGAAACGCTTGCAAGAATTGGATGTCCTGAAGCTTTGAGCGTTCGGTTTTCAGATGTCACAAAAGATGAATTTGAGAAGCGAGACCTTGCAAAAAATGGGTGTGTACTTTTTACAGAAGAAGCGGCAAAAGAAATTGTCAAGTTTGTCAACAAAATCAATGACATGGAAATACCAGACTTGTTTATACATTGTGCGGCTGGAATTTCAAGATCACCTGCTGTTGGATTATTTACTTGCAAATATCTAAATTTGGATGAAGCAGAGTTTAGAAAAGCAAATCCTCATATTTTACCAAATTTTTATGTTCTTAATATTCTAAATCAAGTCTCAGGTATAAATTCTAATTATACCGAGTTTTGGATGACTCAAGAAAACATTGAAAAAAGAAACAAATTAGCTGAATTGTTTTAAATGAAAGAATTCAGAAAAACACAAGAAGGAAGATTCATTTGTGAAGAATGCAATGAAACTTTTTCATCAAAAACGTTTTTAAGTATTCATAATATCAAGAAACATTGTTTGTCTCCAAAACAATATTATGACAAATGGATTAAAGAAGAAGGTGAAGGAATTTGCGAATATTGTGGAAAAGAAGCAAGATTTATAAGAAGCGATACTGGATATCAACCAACCTGTTGCAGAGAACATGCTCACAAAATTGCTTTTAAAAAAACTAAACAAACAATGTTAAATAATTCTGGTGTAATAAACAATTTCCAAAGAGAATATGTAAAGACTAAAATAAAACAAACAAATGTAAAAAAATTTGGATTTGATAACCCAAATAAGAACAAAGATGTTTTGCTTAAAAGATCTAACACTTGTTTGAAAAAATATGGAACAAGTGTTGCTATGAAATCTGATATTGTAAAAGAAAATGCGAGACAACTTTGTTTTAAAAAATACGGAGTATACTATAGTTTCCAAAGAGAAGATGTAAAACAAAAAATTACTGCTATTATTCTTGAAAGATATGGTGTTGAGCATCCATCGCAAAATTTAAGTTCACATAACAAAGGATTAAAAACAAGACTTCTCATTAAAAATTTTAATGGAACAAATATAACTTATCAGGGTTCTTTTGAACTTGATTTTCTTGTTCATTATTTTGATAAACTTGAAATAAGAAACGGATTGTCATTTAGATATGGGAAAAGAATGTATCACTCAGATTTTTATTTACCAGAATTCAATATGATCGTCGAAATAAAAAGCAGTTGGACTCTAAAATTAGATAATTTTATTAATGAAAAATCAAAAACTGTTGTCGATCATGGATTCAAGTTCATTTTAATTGTCAACAAAAACTATGCTGAATTTGATAAAGCTATCTCTTGAGAACTTCTCTTATGATTTTCTCAGTATTGACAGTTTGCTTAAAGCCTTGCGGAGTCATAGTAATCCCAAGAGTCTTTTCGACAACTTTCTTGTCATTTGCTTGCATCGTTTCGTGATCCTGGAATTCCCATCTGACTTTTCCAATTGCTTTTGCATCCCCCAGTTTGAAGTCCGAAATGACATCAAGTTTGTACTGGTCAGGGAAATCTTCTCCCCAAGCAACAACCCATTGGTTTTCGCCGCTCTCCATGATCCTGCCTCTGGGTAAACCCCGATAATTGTCCTCGATGAGTTCTACAGCTTTGTCTCTGTATCTGCGGCGAAGCAAGTTGACAATAGTATCCCAGAGCATGAGATGCACGGCTTCATTTCCTTCATCGTCATGCTCGGAATAAATAGTGTAATTACCTGTCTTCGGGTCCGGGACAAGGTAGAACACGCCAGTCTTGGGTTTTTCAAAAGCTTTTTTCTGTTCCATTTACGATTCTTTCTTAGGTAAGACCTTCAAGGTCGCAACAGCTTGTTGCAGATTGGTAATGCACTTCTTGGCGATTTTGAGCAACTCTCCATCTCCACAAGAAGAGCAGAACAACATTCCGTTGATTTTTACCGTTGCATCTTTTTGGCAGAAGCAGCAACAGCCTTGTTTGACTTTTTCAACGACAATCATAACGATCTCCTTATAAAACGAAGATAAAACCTCGATGTCTATATCGTTTAGAAGCTTAATTGCTGCCGAATTATTTTCGACGACCAATGAAGATTGTTAAAAGAAGCAGAACGACTGTTACTCTTGTCATTTTTCTACTGCTTTTATAGAGTCATTGGATATTACCAACAAGAGAGGAGTTTTTATGAATATTATTCCAGATGTTTGGCGGTACAGTGAGGCGGCTGATCACGGGCCAAAAGCTTTAGACAATTTTGAGTTTCTAAAAGACAAAAAACTCACTAAAAACGATCACAAAGAATGTTTTTCTTATGTGAGCGAGGAAGAGAAACGTGTTGTATTTGTTTTTGCTGGTACTAAGGGCAATCTGAAATCATGGGCAAAAGATTTCTTGGCTTTGCCTTTGAAAAAAGATAGTCTGATTAACACAAAAACAAATGAACCCGGTATTATTCATGCTGGCTTTTATGAACTGTGGTTAAAATCAAAACAAATGGTTGATGATACTCTTGTTAGAGCAGGTGACAAAGAAATAGTAGTTGGGGGAATGAGTCAAGGCGGGGCTCTGGCCGTATTGTGTGCAAGACATTTAGTCAAGAACAGAAATGTCAATAAATCAAATCTTACTCTAGTCACTTTTGGAGCTCCTGCACAAGGAATTGGAGAATATGCAACTCAAGTGAATGAATTGCTTAGCATGCATTATAGAGTTGTAGATGGTTATGATATTGTTCCTACAATGCCGCCAGCAGTGGCTGGGTTTGTACATTCAGGTAGTTTAATTTGGCTAAAAGCACCTTGGTGGCACAAACTATTCATATTTATGAAAGTCCGTGCTCATTTCTATTCTTCTTACACCAAGGGTTTATTGAAGAAATTTACTAAACTCGAGGACCAAACTGAATTGAAAATAGTATTAAAAAGGGTATCAATCTAATCAGTCTCGTAAGGCACGAGCACATCAAGTTATTGGGGCTATAGGATCTGTAGTCCCATCTTTTTTGGGTTCTTCGGCCTCGTCTGCTCTACACAATTTAGTCTGTTTATCGAAAAGCTGACACCCGACTAAAATGCAATAGTAATAATTTTTGGGTTTTGTCATTACTCACCTGGCTTATCGATTACTCGAAGATGTGCTACTCGAGCATTGAAGATACAACAGAATGTGCTGTCTATGTAATTGTAAACAATTTTACCCATGTACCACTGTTCTTTACGATCTCCGAACTCATTGTCTATGATTTGTGCGATTTTAAGCTCTGCTTGATAGAGTTTGTTCGATTCGCTTTCGCTCACGCACACTTCAATTGCGGCCCCATTTTGGAAAAGTAAAGCAATATTCGGATTTAAGACAAGTAGTCTTTCACATTCTTTTTCAAGAGCCCCGGTAATAAGTTCAGTGAGTCCATCAGAATATTGGGTGAATCCACCAGTATACATCCAGGTGCCGTTTGGATTTTGGATGATACATACTTTATATGTCATTTCGTCCATGTCACGCTCCTTTATTCGAGTTTACGTACCCATGAATTTTCAAAACTCGTATCAGCTCCGAAAACCTCTGTTATCTTGTCTCTGACAGTGTGAACAGCTTTGCAGCCTTCTGTCATATGTGGGTCATAAGTTTTCGTACGAGATAACGGTTACAATCACGGTGAAAACTGATGTTGATACTACATTTTTCTCTCCGTTCTATTTGGATCGAGTTTTCTTGGGAAACAGAGATGTTTTTCTTGGGACAGGGCTCTTTTTGAGAACAGCAAGAACTCGCTGGTAGCTCAAACCGACTACTTTGCGTTTGCTTTTGTATTTTGTCCATCCGCAAAAAGCACATTTCAACCCATAAGACTGCTCAACAAGACATGATTCGTTACAAGAAGGACATTTGAGTTTTTGTTTCTTCGCTTTAATGGGAGCATAATTTTGACAAGTGTGCTCAACTGCTTTTAAGAATTCATAAATTGCATAGGCATGTTGTTTTTTGCGGGGGCAATGTAAGTGCTTATCGTAACAGAACACGAATTTGTTTCTGATCCATAGACCGTGTTTCGTTTTAGTACGACCAAACTTGATATCTTTTACGGGTATTTCAACTTTTGTTATATTAACAATTACAAAACTGACAGCTAGTCTTACTGGCAGACTGTTTAAATTGACATAATAATCTTTCATGATCTTCCTTTAATAAAGTGTTGCTATCTTTTCTTTATCACGAAAATTATTGGTTTCGTAATAACCAGCAGTTAAAGACGATCTTGCTTCATTAAAGGCTATAATCTCTCGAGCTGATTTTTTGACGGTACCTTCGTGCTTGTCCACTGTACAAAAATCATGATCAAGCAGATCTTGGTCTTGAATCATTCTTATTAAGTCTCTGCCCTTCATAATACTTCTTTCTACGACTGAAAAAGCCAAGAAAAAGAAATCCACATGCAATTATTGAGTGCAAAATTCCTGTAATAAACGTGTTGAAAGAAGTGACTTTAACAAGGTCGGTATGCAATAACAAGCTTTCAGTATAACACTGTAAAGCCATGCCGGAAAACAACACGAAGACAATATTAAACAACCTATCTTTTTCCTTAGTTAAAAATTGCTATTTTTTCATCGCTGTTAAAATTATCAGTTTCGTAATAACCACCAGCAGAGGACAATCTTGCATCGTTAAAGACTATAATCTCCCGAGCTGATTTTTTGATAGCACCTTCATGTCTGTCCACCGTACAAAAATCATGGTCGAGTAGATTTTGTTCCCGAATCATTTTTATTAAGTCTCTGCCCTTCATAGTTTCTTCCTATTCTATTTCCTTGTCAATATTTTATAAAAACAATATCGATTATCTTCAGAAAGGTTGCCAATGACAAAAGAACAATGGCAAAGTTTAAAAGTCGGTGATTTTATCTACTCAAAAACTGGAAGTAAACGAGAAATCGTAAAAATCTCCCAAAAAAATGGATTAACTGATTGTGTTTCTTTAAAAATTTTGCGTCATTCAAAGTACAACGATAAACTAACCGTTTATTGCGCAAACGATCGTAAACACTGGCAGCTTAAATTGTAACCCAAACAGTAGTAGACAGTTTTTCAACATTGATTGGTACGTAATTTTTTGACTCAATACGAAATTTTTCGGGTACATCGAAGCTAAACATTTTGTATTTTTTATCTCCTGCTAAAATAGCAGCTTCTTTATCAAGGATATTTATCTTTGTTTTCAAGAAAGCCAAATAGGTATACAGACCTGTAAATACATTATTTTTGACACAGACAAAACCGGCTTCGAGAAGCAATTGAACGGTCAAAATACGGTTATGCTCTTCCGATTTCACTAAAGTACTATGGTACATAGTATTCTCCTTTTTAGATAATATCGAATGATATCTACAACATCTGCCAATAACATTGAAATAGCTAATAAGTCATAATAAGTGATTTTTTATTTTATTATATTAGAAAAGTATAAAAATTCATTTTCAACATTTTAGAAAGGCTGTTTATGCTTAAACGTTTTTTGCTTTTGCTCTTTGTTTTTTCGTTTTCTAGTTCTAGCACTCCGTTATTGTACACATTTGAAGGGAACTTATTAGGTTCTTCAGTGATATACAATATCGCTATGGATTTCGAAGCAAATGGAATTGAAAATGGTTCAATATTGTATGACTATGTAGACCCTTTTGTTTTAGATGATTATGGTAGCGCTCAACTACAAATGACAAGTAAGACTTACTATGACAATCTCATAGTATTTACAACAGCATATTGCAATCATTATGAAGGCTGGTTTTACAGTGAAACACTTTTCGATAATTACATTTCGTTTTCAGGTTCTATTGCAGAAATTTCGAGAACCTTAGAATTCAAAAACTACCAACCTGCTTTTAAAATAGGCGACATTTTCAAGATAAATGAAAGTTACAATTCTGCATCAATAAATGGAAATGTTACACTGGCATCTATAAAATCTTTTAATGAGCCTCCTGCATCAGTTCCTGAACCAACAATGCTTTCTCTTTTGAGTGTTGGCTTGCTTGGGATCGGACTAAGTCGCAAAAAATGAGGTTTTTTTCGCTACTTTTTTTACTTGCCACACTTGCTTACCCGAATTTAAACCAAGGGAGTGCTTTCAAAGCATTCTTCTGGTTTTCCTATGCAAATGATAGCGTAAAAAATGGTTGTTATGGTTATGTTCAAGTCGATTCGGTAAAAGACACAGAAACCGAAGAACAATGTTATGCTACTTTCTGGTTGACATACAACTGGTTTTTCTTAAAATTTAATGGTGCTTATATGCCTGTAAAAATGACATTCAATAAGACAAGACCCAAAAAAATAACAAGGAGCCCAAATCATTTTATCAATATCCAATGGTTCTCACGTTTTGAAACGAATGACACAATAAACCATTCTGCTATAAATTTTTCATTCCCTATTTTATCTAGACCCTCTCAGTATGGTAGATATGACTATTTTACTGTTGATGTAGATTCTCTTTTGGATTTAGAATTTTATGGTGCAGGCGACAGTATCATGGTTGGTACCTTTGTACATAAAAAACCCAGTGGTTCTGGTATCACAAATATTTTAGGAAGAAATACATTTGTTGTTGAGTTGACAGATTCAAATCCTTTGAGAATAAAAAGCGTCAGATGCCAAAGCGCTCATGACTCACTTCTGGATCTTTATCTTAAATTTCCATTGGATTCATTGAAGAAAAATGTTGAATGGTATGGTGTAGATATTCTAGATACTATATCAAAAATCCCAAGAATTAAAATTTATGCTCTCAATTTAAGCGGTAAAGAGCCACATATAGTCGGAACACAATCTGATATTACTTGGAAGTTAGATAATAAGCCAGGTATTGATAGTTGTCTTGTTACTGTTTCTTTTGATAGATTGACTTGGGAATCTATTGGAAAAACTCTAGTTGATACACTTATTCCATGGAATATAAATTACAGATCTACTCCTGCAACAATTTTGCAAGTTGTTGCATGTGGAAAAAATGGAGAGAGAATCTCGACTACAAGAACTGATATGAATTTTTCAAAAGCAGTTCTCCGTTCATTGCAACTTCGTTAAAATTCCTGTAAAACATTCTCATGTTAATGTATATTTCTATTATGTTCTTGTTTTGTCTACTCACAAAGGAGGGCACGTGAAATATGTTGTTCTAGTTGTTTGCTTGCTCGCTTTAAGTTTTCCTGCTTATTCACAGGTTAAAAAGAATGAAGAAAGACAGACTATAACTCTTTGCTGGTATTCTCCATTTGATACAGCAGCATCATATCTAATTTATTACAACAGGTATAATGTTGACACAGCTTGGAAATACATTGGTACTACCAAAGAAAAAACTTTTGACGTCGCAAAACAAGGTTTTAAAGGCGATATTGCTTTTGGTGTAAGGGTAATTTATTACAATGATACTTCAGCAATACACACTTCATTAGATCCAACAGCATGTTCGACGGTAAATGCTACATGTGATACAAACTGTACTTCAGGTGCCTGGTATGTTTCCTGGCATGTTGCAAAGCTTAAAAAACTTGCTGTTAAATAAAAAAGGGGAGCAAGTCTCCCCTACCATTCTTCTTTAGTCCCGCCAAAGTAAGGTTTTGCAAGTCCCTTTTCAATAAGCATGGGCCCGAGTTCTTTTCCGTCGACAAATACTTTCGCTACAATTCTAAAGTACTTGTCTCTCAGCATATCTCTCAATTCTATTACTTTTGCTTCACGTAATTTAGCAACGGTGAACTGCTTTGCTTCCAATGCCTTTGCTTTAACAGCGCTATCCTTGTCTTTCAATTCAGGGCAATCAATACCATAGATCCTTATACCTATTCTTTCGCCTATGATCTTCGGGTAATCTGTTATGGTTCCTCTAAATGTATCACCATCATAAATGCTCGTCACCGTTATTTTTGCATTACCATAAGTCTTTGGACCTTCAGCAAAGACATAAAATGACAGGACAAAAATTAACAAGATTTTTCTCATAGTGTCCCCTTTATTATAAATAAAGATATGAACAACAAGTTTGAATTCGTTATCAATCAAAAAATAATTAAGACTGAAGATATAAAAAATGATTTTTTCAAAATCGAGACTGAAGACTTAAATTCTTTTTCCATGGATAGAGACATTCAAACTGTTAGATCAGTAAGTGGTCTTGCAATCGATATGCTTCCAGGGCCTCTAACCTATACATTTACTTTAATACTTTCTCCCAAAAAATTCCCAAATCTTTTAGAACGACTCACAAAGAATCAAGGTGTTCTATATCAAGACAAATTATTTTGGGTCACTCAATGGAATTACGAGCACAACACAAACGATCTAGAGTACAAAATAGTGTTAGAATGTATCGCCAGATGAATCTTCTTGTGTTTTCATCTTCATGATACCAATTTGCGCTATTAAGAACAATATACATTCTTCGAGAACAACTTCACTGTCTCTCTGCGTATCCAAAGGAATTGTAGCTGTTATAGGTACTTCATTGGAAGTAATAAACACACTTATCTCAAAAGCAGGTTCAGATAGCAAGCCTAATGAATCCGAAGTGCAGTCTTTATGATATTCAAGCATATTAAGAGATACCGAAGCATGCTCTCCCGTCTGCTCTAAAATAGTATCCTGTATTTCATGCATTGTATCGAAAACTGTAGACAGAAAATTGCTCGAAACGTTCATATTTCCTCCTCTTTTGTTTTATATATCGCTCAAATGCGAATAGGGAGCCAAAAGACTCCCTAAATAATTACAAAAAACGAATCACCAAGAAGTAATGGAACTTGTTTGAGCGCCTGTAGAGAAATCGAGAGAAACCTTTGCATGGTCTCCAAAACGAACTAAAATATCAGTATCAGCTAGATTTTGTACAACAGTAATTGATGTTGTTCTGCCAATATGTTTAGTTCCAGGTTTATTCCAGAATTTTACAGCAGCTGAACTTGCACCATAATTAGTATCTGATGTTCCTTCAAAATCAACGCCAAAAGTTACAGCTGAATGATACGCAAAGTTACTAAGTGTTTGTCCTGACGCATTGCCATTATCAATTACACCAACAGTAGCTAATTTGATTCCATACGTAATGTTGTGTGATACTGCTTTATTTCCTCTAGCAAGTACATCAGCCTGTGTTGCATATCCGTTGTTCTCAGAATAAGCACCAGTATTTACTGCAAAACTTTCAAGTAAATAAATATCACGTGAGTCAAGTAGAGCTACATGTAGATCAGGATTGAATATAGAATTCGGGTATGAAGCATCATTAGTTGTTCCGATAATATGATCCATGTTCCATGCATTTACAAAACATTTTTTTGCATAAGTTTTTGAACGAACATGTTGAACACAGGCGTTTTGTTCGTCTCTTGTAGTACCGTAATCGTAACCTGCTTCATCAATAAAGATACCATTGACTTGTAATGTATCCCATTGATTGACTTTCGTTTGAAAATCAGCAATGTCTTGATTAGCTGATACATACCCATAGATTTCCATGTCAGGCTTGATTGCTTTTAGCCTTGCAATAATTATTTGAGTATTGGCATAATCGGGATGTGATGAATCCTGAATGCCGTCACCAAAGACGCAAATGTCATATTTTGCCATGTCCATGGCAACATTTTCATTGTTCCAGCCGTTTGTAGCACTGTTGAATGAATTTAGATAGCCGTAATAGAACAATACGTTTTGAGGACGTGCACTAGCCATAGTAACCCCCTTTTATAACTAGTGTTTATAATAACAAGTCAAAAAATCAGACGTGTTCGAGAACGCCTTCAACTACTTGAACAAAACCTTCATAGGTAAAGGGTTTGTTCAAGATAGGAATGTCGGGATACAGTTCCGATAAGGGTTCTTCGCAATATGCAGTCACGAACACCGCTTTGATATTGGGATGGATAGCACGAATTTTTTCATATACATCAGAACCCGACATATGAGACTGCAAGTTCATGTCTGTTATCAGTATGTCGATATTGTTGGTTTTTGCAAGTTCGATTGCGTCATCAGGTGTGCTTGCACATAGCACATTCAACCCGCCATTGTAGTCTGAAAGAAAATCGACCATCAGGTCTTTGACCTCATCTTGGTCGTCGACAACAAGAATTGTAAATGGCATATTTGCCTCCCATCAAAATGAGTTTAAAAAACTTTAGCAATTTCGTCGATAATTTTGAGCGAAGAGAAAACTTTAGCTCCGCTTAATTCAAGAAATTTGATCTCTACATCATCAGTAGACAATGTCCATATAAGAACATATAGAGTAGGTGCTATGATTCGGGCGCTGACACAGAAATTTAGTATAAGCGTATATTTCGATGGGTCAGCATTTACCAGAACACAGTTGATTTCATTTTTTAAAAAACATTCCATTGCATGTTCGAAATCAGCAACGACAACCGAGTGTCCTTTTGCTTCCAAAAGGTTTGTTGTGATCTCGATAACTTCTTTACAGTCATCGACAACAAGAATGTTCATAGAATCTCCTGGTTGAACACAACATGTTCGGTGTTAAACTTTCGAAATTACATTAAATTTTAGTGAAGCAAAAATCTTGACAATAGCAACTCCTTGTAGGTGTTGTTAGATATATCGCACCCTATTTTGTAACTACCAATTTGTTTGAATCAGACGAGATAGGCTAGAACCTTATGAAAGTCCTAGCCTATATAGTTTTATGTTGGAAAACGTCTAGTATCTTCGTCTTCTAGGCTCGCGTTGCTCACGTTCTTCACGCAATTTGCGCCGTTTCGCAATATTCATTTTTCTTTTACGAGTTTCGCTTGGTTTCTCGTAATGTCTGTATGATTTCAGTTCTGATAGAACACCTGCACGTTCACATGTTTTTATAAATCTCCGTAATGCTTTTTCAAAAATTTCTGTTTCACGTATGTAGATTCCATTCATGTATCTGTTCCTAAACTTTCTATTGTTTAAGTGAAAATTTTATTTCAACACGCATCTTCTTTGTCTGTTCAAATCTTACAATATTTTCTTTTATAACATACTTCAAATCAGTTTTAATTTCGTATTTGTATTTTGCTGGTACAAAAATTTCTGTTGTGCCCGAAACAGTAGCATCATAATCGCATTCAAAACAAAAAGTGTTATTCTTAATATACCATTTAGGATTAGAACCTGCAATTCTTTGTGGGTATATTCTTACAAGCTCTTCAAGATATTCTCTTTCATTACCATTATTATCGATCAAACCTTGCCCGCTATAAACCTCTTTATCATAACAATACCATAACCAGTTGATTTTATGTTTGTCTGCTGCTTCAACCATATCTCTTACAAATGACATATAGTCTTTAACTGTAGTAGAAATTCCTATTTCTCCAATCAATGCTGGGCTGTTCAGTTTTCTTGCTTCTACAGTTTTAGATCTGAATGCTGTTTTTGCAAGTAATCTGTTGAACCAGTTATAATTACCTTTATTGTGACAGAAAGGAGGATAATAATGTGGCATGTGAACATTTCTGGTTCCAAACAATTTCGAATCTAAATTTGTAGGAGTACCTGTGCTTGTTAATATCCAAGATTCAAAAAACAATGTTTTAGAGAAATCTTTAACAGAAGACGTAATTTTCATTTTTGAATACAAGTCGTTCAAATACTTTTTTTCAAATCTCCAAATGAACGGGAAATTCGGGAAAGGTTCGTTTAGAACGTCAATTCCTATCACATTCTTACAGTCTTTTAAAGAATATTGTACGAAATTTACAAGTTCAACATATTTGTTTTTCAGTTCATCATTTTTCCAGAAATATTTATAACAGTCCATGACTGCAGGAGTAAAGTAATTTTTCCACCATGGGGTTGCTGGTTTGAATGGATGTTTTTCTGGAGGTAGAGCCCATTCAGGAAAACCATTCCCAGTGAATTTTCTGCTATAAAGATCTTGATGCAGATCGACAATTACATCGATTCCAAGTTTTTCAAGGATTGAAATATGTTCTTTGACTTTATTAAGGTATTCTGTATTGTATTTGTTTTTTTCAGGTTCAATAGCTTCCCAGAAAACAAGAAAACGAACAAGATTAAATCCCCAATTTTTGAGCCGAGCATAATCTTGTTCCGTATGCCATGGTAGAAAGTCTGGTAAAGCTGTTTTTGCATAGTTGCAAATATTGACACCCCTATAAATTTTTATCCTATTATAAGAGTCTCTAAAATATGTTTCTTTTTTGAAATTGGGTAGACCTAAAAAACGCCAGACATAAAGTAGCAATTGAAAAAGGATAGGAGCAGCTAGTACAGCAACAACTAAAAAAACATAGTTCATAGAAACATCCTTTTCTGAGGTTCTATGAACTAATTTTATAATAAGATTAGAAAATCAGGTTTTTCGAGTTTCCAATTTTGAATTTTTCATTCTTGTAAAGGGCAGGTATATAAAACGACAAAAAAGAATAGGCAGAATCCAGACTAATAAGAGTGTAGGTATAAAATTCATCATAGCGACACGAGCTGCAAGTAAGAAAAATGATGACATGGTAACACAAAACATATAGTCACCTATTGAAAAATCAAGCTTATTTCTTGTAGTAAACCCTAAAAACATATAGACTGCAAAGAAACCTGTGAAATAGACAAAAAACTCTAATAACATCATACTACACATCCTTGTCAAACATTTGAAGAGTTGTTGTGTCCGCATTCCATCCAGATCTAACAAATTTGCAAATATCTTCAACCATCTTAGGATCGACAGGATAAAGTTCTGTTGCGAATTCGAATGTTTTATCTTTAGCAGAAAATGGTAAAAGTTTCACTTCACAATTTTGTTGATCGATTGTAATGAAAAAAATTCCTGTCTTCTCATTTATAGCTGAAACTTGTATAATCAAAATTGTTTCTGAATTTGTAAGTTTTGCTCGGACACCTGATTTAAACCAAGAAAAAGTTGATAAAAAAGGAGTGTCATATTGTAACATAAGAGGATCTAGAGCGACATCTTTCAAAAAGAAATTTGCAACAGGGCACAAATAATTATACTGGGTTAGCATGAACTTTGCACCACGTATGTATAATTCCATATCAATCATTGATAGACTCTCGATCTCCCTTTAGGTACTGGTGTGCCTTGTTCATCAAGATCGTCTTTTTCGATCAGTTTCCCGCAAATCTGACAAGCACCACGAACATAAGCACATTTCGGACATGGAACAGCTAGATTTTTATGATACAAAACATGTCGTCCATGTTTGTCGCATATACCTTGAGCAAGGAAATCAGATTTTTTCTTGATCTGAGTTCTATGCTCTTTGCATACAATTAAAGTCGTTATGACATTGTATTTTATCATTGGCAACGTTTTTCTAAAGCTTCTTTGAAAGTTTGGGTCATTTCTTCTATTGTAATTTCACCAGATTTTACTGCTTGTTCTATTACTCCCAACTCCAGACCTTCATCGTCTTTCCTGTCATAATATAAAAAATCAGCAACCAAGTCGCCAATTACACCAAGAATATGTTGTTTCAACATAAAGTAAGTCCCATGTGAAGATCCTGTCTGTAAGCAGAAAAAGTATCTCTACAGATTTTAACCATTGAAGGATCACCTGTGTTTTTACCATAGTCATCTGATAATTTGATTGCGGGAATTTCTAGACCCCCATAAAGTCTCGATACTAGCTTGATAACCATGTTCAAAGGCTCAAGCCCTGGAATATCATGAGAGAAATAAGTTCCAATACAATAATAGTTAATATCAGAGTTTCTTCCCATTGCTGTCAATTGCTGTTGAATTCTTATCGCTTTTTCGTCATTCAAAGAATCTGAGAAGAGCATTATTTTTGATTGATGTTGGATTCCCAATTCACTATAATGATGCATAAATTTAGTGGCAAAGTCTATTGGATTACCGCTATCTTGTCTGGGACCATCAAAAAGCTTTGCCCATTTATACGTGAAGGAGTGCAAGAATGTGTCAGTAGTAAAAGTATCAGGCAGAACAATACCTAATTTTCCATTATAAACTTCATACCATTTTTCCATGGCAACAGTATTTGCATAGATGAATCCATAGATTGCAGCCATGAGAGAATAAAGTTCGTGAGCTTTTGTGCCAATTACAGGTAAATCATAAGTCATAGCAAAATATGGATTGCTTGTTCCCAAGAACTGAGAACGAATGCCAGGAATCGAAAGAAAGTCTTCAATAACTATTTGTTGATTTTGGAAAGAGTGACGTCTCCGAGTTCCCATGTCGACAAATTTAAGTCCATTATTGGAAAGATTCTTTGCTTTTTTGATATTGATCGCTTCCAGAATATCTCGACAAGGAAATGGCATTTCTTGAAAAAATAATTCACTTATGGTTGCCATCAGAGGAACTTCCCAGAGAATTGTTCTGTGCCAGTAACCTTCAATTTCAAGCATGATTCCGTCTTCGCCAATCGCGCCAACAGTTACTTCAGTCGGGTCATACCGATAGTTTTTCAGAAAATCAAGATAGACTCTATCGAAATAGGTACATTTTGTTTGAAGGAAAGCATATTCTGCTTCTTTGAGATAGAGCTCCCGCATTTGATCGATTTCTTCACTCAACTTCCTGACAAAAGTTCGGGATGTTGTGTCACCAAACAACGCGAAGTTTCTCGGTTTCCGGATGAAAAGTTTGTATTTTACTCTTTCTCTGGGGAATAATTTCAACGCAAAATTCTGCATCGAAAATTTATATAAATCTGAGTCACATAGCGACGTAATTATTGTTTTTCTTTTTTCCATAATTATGATTTGCCCTTCTTTTTGAGACAATCTTGTTAATTGTTTCTTGTGAAACTTTATGTCCTAACATCCCTTGCGAAATTTTTAACCTTGTTTCTAAAGACGCTTTTCTACCTGACATTATGGATTTTAATTTATTTTTTTGTTCTTGCGACATTATTTTACCTTTATTTTTCCCAATCATAGACTTTCGCATTTTTTCTTTTGTCGCATCTGACATAATTCTTTTCTTTCTTGATTTACTTAAATTTCTTCTATGTTCTTCTGAAAATTTAACTCCTTTTCTTGCTAGACTCATTTTCTTTTTTGTTTCGTCAGAGTGAGGACCTATTTTTTTTCCAGTTTTACTTTTACTAATTTTTAACTTTGACTCTTGAGAAAGAATTTTACCTGCTGGACCTTCTCCTCCATCTGTGAAATTTAATAAAGGCCCTTTCTTGCAATCTAACCTGCCAATTTGAGCTATTACTTCTTTTTCTAAGAGAAAAGCTTCATTTTCAAGTAACTCATCTTTAATTTTTAAAATAATAGGCTTGAGACCATTCTTATCAAGTTTTCTTATTTTATTGTTAAGATAACCGCTTTCAGTTTTAGAAACAGATGAACGTTGTTTGAAACGTTGTCCTTTACCTTTCCCAACATAAAAAGGTTCATTTGAAAACGAATATTCTCCATATTTGAACTCCCCATTTTTAGAAGGATCAAGATAAATATAAACATAAAAAATTTTATTCATTTAAAATTGCAACTTCAACAGCTTGTATAAATTTAGGGTCTGGAATTATTTCGAAAGTAGCAGCCACAAGAATTGTTGGATCATAACTATTGCTGCTCGTAATAACAGCAGGTTTGAACATCTTTATCGGGCCACCGAGCCATGAGAAAACTCTCGTACCGTTATTAGATTTATATGAATCAACTTCTCCGAGGTCGTCTCCTGACAAAGGAACTTGCTTCAAAAGCTCAAGTGCATCAGGGGAGATGTCGACGAAATCTGCATTGACGACAAAGCCGAGTTGGCCTTTGTCTAAGGGTTTATTGAGAAGACCTTCTGCATTAACATTAGATTTAATTCCGATCCAACCTTTGTGGGCAAAAATTTGTGTTCTCATTGTTTCACCATGAAGGATTGATTGAAGAAGAATAAAAAGGACCTTCTTCTATATCAAGAAGTTTTTTGATTTCATTTGAACGCTCTCTTTTACCTTTTTCAAAAGCTTCTACTTTCGACTTTTCAAGGAGAGCATATACAGTTTCAACATCAAGTTGCTTTAACACACAAAAATCAATGTAATACTTGAGTTCACTTAATGGACATTTGCTTTCAATCATTGAAAGCAATTTTTTACCTTCAAATGTTTCTTTGTGGATCTTGCAATTTAAGCCGAAAATGCACTCATGAACCCAAAAACTTGTTTTATTTGAATAAATATCTTCATTACCTTCAATATCGAAGTCCTTCATAGAACCAGTACCAAACGTACCGCCTTCGATATTGATAATAACTTCGCGTGTAGAAAGTACATTATTCATAAATAGCTTTAAAAAGAATAGAGTATTCTTTGGAAGAAAAGTTCGATTGGGCTTCTTTGCGAGTTTTGCCAATACCAAAGAACCCAGGAGAACTTCTTCTATAGCACTTGAAGTTCTCTCTTTCTTTTACCGTCACTATTTCGTTTACAGGTTTTTCTGTTATGTCCTTCATTATTCCACCACGAGTTCACAGTTTACGCTAGATATTAACCCATTGACATAAACCATAATGTCAAGTTCGCCTTTTTCTGAATGTACTAAAAGTGTTTCGGGCCAATTATGAACAACATATACTCTGGGCCGTTTTTCTTTGATTTCTTTGAGAACAGCAGCAACTTCAAAGTATTCACAAAATGTCAAACATTCGAGGCAGGCTTCAATGGACTGTTCCAAGAACCATTCTTTTGTTTTCTGTGGTACTCCATCATTAATCATAACACGCCTCCCGGTAATGATTATATCTAATGGAGCTAAATAAACTACCAACTATTTTGCTCGAATATGCGTAGCCTATAGGAAAGTAGGAATGATATGTTCTATTGACCTTGGTCCTTGGGTGTGCTCGTCGGGACGCGAGCAGGCTTCTTTTGGGTTAAAGCCTGTGCTATAGAATTGAACATGGGAGTGCAACTTAGACAAATAGCTTGTACTATTTTGACAATACCTGAAACGATAATTAAGACAATCAATAAAGCCGATGAGAAAAATGCAAAGAAGATAAGAACTTCTTGCCAAGTTGCCCCATCAATTATCATTTTGTTTGCAATGTCAAGCAGATTGATGTCCATCAAAAAGTCCTTTTACTATTTCGACAATGTGATCGGGCATATAAACCTTGCCCTCAAAATTTTTTATGGGATAAGTATTGTTTCTAAATACAAAACCTAAACCGTCAGGGTGCAGGTAAATCCCATTATAGTCGTCAAACTTGACACATACGGAGTTGTTTTCAAAAACCAAGTGTTTCTTTTCAAGCAAATGTTGTTCTACACGCGCCCAAATTTTTTTGGTTACCCACACTTGCATTGATACTCCCATAAAAAAGAAGATGACGCACACATGCCGGACGCTTCGGGGCCTACCCTAACGTAAGGACTTTTTAAGGCCGTCCATTTTACGGTAATTGTGCGCCATCTTCATACCATGAGTTTTCTGCGTTTATTAGGCCGTTTGAAAAAGAATTGTCCCGTTAAACTATCAAAAAACCATCCTTGATCATCAGTGTTATGTGTGAGTTGTAGATTCATATAATTTGTGTCGGCATCGAGGTTATCTGCAAATGCAACTATTTTTGCTTCTAACGTCATAGGAACTATAACAGCAGACTGTTCTCTTTTGCCATGGTGGCTTAAAATTATATGCCCTACATCTTCGACAAGAGACTGATCTGTCTCTCCAACAATTGATCTAAATTTAAAATAACTAAGTACAGTATGTTCGTGCAATCTTCCTATATCTGTCATTGTTGTCTTGAGTTGCGTGTAATTATAAGCATCTATTTTCCCGACATCATGAAATAGAGCACCAATCAAGATCTTATTCAAGTCTATACCCTGATCTAAAGAAGATAGAATATAGAGTTGTTTTGCGAAATTGATGACAGAAAGCGTATGTTCAAGTAGCCCATGTTGATAAGCATGATGAACTGTACCCTTACCACCTGGCCATAATTTGAATTTGTCTAAAATATTTGATGACTCAAATTTTTCCCATGCTAGTTTGTAGGGGGCCAAAGATAAATTAGCTTCCATGATTCCTTTTATTTCTGTCCACATTTCTTCAGGATCTTTTGAAGCTATTTTCATTAAATCTTTCAAGTTGTAACTGTCAGCTTTTTTGATTTTTTCTACAACAACTTGCATTTTTTCGTTGTAGATGTTTGTTCTACCTTTGATTGTCACAACTTGTATGTCTTTGAGTTGTTCTGCTATACTTTCAGCATTATCCCAAAGTTTTGCCCAGACAATCCCTGTTTTGTCTGACAAACTGAAAGTAAGGAAATGGCCGTCTCGTTCGTTGAAAGGTTTGAGCTTTATGTCTGATAAAGCAAATGTCCCTTCGACAAGAACATTATTTTGCAGTTTTAAAATTTCAGTAACGTTCATTTTTTTAATCCTAATCTTATTTGAATACATTTTCGATAATAAAAGTTAATGCTATTAGCACTATAGCGCTAATAATCCACTCTTTTAAAGACAACATCAATCTTCTTTCTTCAAAAGACTTGCAAGGGCATCTTCAACTTGAGCTAAATTATGCCCTGTGTACCTTATCACCTGTTCATGTTTAAAATTTTCATTTGTCTTACTTGCGGGCATAATGACTAAACCACGTGGTCTCCATTCGAGCCACCGCAATATATAATCAGGCCAGTCGTCGACTAAGACTTTACCATAGACTAAGTCTTTGTCGCGAGTAATAGTAATGTCTGTATTTGTACCAAGGTTGCCGTCAATCCAGATTTTTTTGCCTGACCAAGCATTTGGGTTTCTCTTGGGTCCTGCTGTAAGGATCATTCTTCTAAAACCAAGATCATTGGTAAGTTCCCAGATATCAAACCCTAGTTGAAATTTGGGAAGTGTCGCCCACCATTCAACGGAACTACGTATTAGATCGACTCTTTTTCTCAAATACAAAGGAGCGTCATCGTCAGGAACACGATCTATATATTGCTCTTGTGGACTGTTCAGATCATTCAAATCGGCAATCAATCTGCTCTCGTAGTCGCATAAAGTGCCGTCCATGTCAAAGAGGGCAATTCTTTCTTGTTCTTTCATCTTGGCTTCCTTGGCGTAAACACACTTAATGACGGTGGTTTTCTGAAAACAATTTTTTTATTTGGGTCTTGAGAAGCTTCAAACATGATATCAAGCGAATTATAATATTTCGCTTTAAGTTTTTGTAACGTAAAAGAATCTAATCGAGCAAGGGCACTGTGAAGATCGTTTAGAGCTGCAACAATTGGAGGAATTCTTGTTTCGGTAAGTCCGACATCAGAAAGCTGTTGATAGAAATCTTTTGTTTTCATACTAGATTTCTATTTAAAAACTTGTTTGTTTGAAAATTTATTTTTGGGTATTAGAAAACCAGATATGATCGAATTCAACTTGAGGTATTGCGACTGACTTCATGCATGCCGAGCACATACCAAAAGTTTTATCACATTCTGCTAAGTCAACTTCATCACAAGCAACACATTTGCCAGCTTCTAAATTCTTCCTGTAGTCCGCAAAGAAAGGTGAAGTAGATTTCTTTAAGTATTCTATTCCTTGCATAGTGCTTATGTTACTAATTGAAATTCTTTCCAGAAATCTGTTCCATTTACATTGCATCAAACCTCTTTTATTTTGTAAATTTGATACTGATCGTCTTTGGCCCTGTTTATTTCATCCCTGATTATGTTTCCAGCTCTGCGCATTATTTCTGAATCTGTGGTATTAGAATTACAACGTATTTTAATGTGTATTTTTGCATTCCCCTCAAAATTTTCACTAAGAGTAAGAGATACAATTTTAATCATAATTACTCCTTATATAAGTTCTGCGATTTGTCCCTGTTTTGGGAATATGACTGTAATACCACAGTCATGGCCCTGAAAAAATGCGCGTGTTATGCAAGCAGCTCCGTTTGGGATTTGAACTTCTTCATTTTCAGGTCGTTTCCAGGGAGCAAAATCTGGGACATTAAATATTTTTCCATTATCTAAACGGACAAATTTGTAGTAAGTTTTAGTTCCACCTTCCCAATTTGCATTCCATCCCGTGTCAACAGATTCTTTGTAGTCAAGATAGATTTTCCTACCCTTATAATCAGGATAGACAAATCTAGCTATCTTGACAATTTCTGGGTGAGTTTTTTTCGTGACTTTCATAGGTATCTTATTCAAAGAAAAAAACACCTTGTTTATGAACCCAACGATTCTTGGGTATAGCTTCAGTTCTACAAGAATAATTGAATTCTTTCAAAAGTTTTTCTCGATCCATTTCGATTGAATGATACCAGGGAGAAAAAATGCTCGAAATTCGATCTTTGTTTGCATCGATCACAGCTTGCACACCATCCTCACGCCAACATGAATCATGATGAGCAGCAAGCATCCAACATGTAGAACCTTTTGTATAGAGTGTTTTACTATGTTTTAGACAAACGTGCCAGTCTTCTTTGACATAGACTGACACATAATTCTGGTGTCCATATAACAGAAGATTAAGATGTCTAAATCCTTCTTCTTTGGGATCCAAAGCAATATTAAAAACTACAACCATTGCTTGAGAAGGCGCTCTATACGCCTGTCCCCTGCCAAAGACTGTTTCAAATGTCTCGCAAATGATTTCACTTAGAATATTGTTTGACATAGTACCTCAGTCATTTCTTATAGTGACTAGTTCATTACGCCCTATTGGATTTATACCTTTGCTCAGCAATTCTGCTGCGGCTTTGACAGCAAAACAATTGTCGCTTGAATGAATAGTTTTATAAAAAGTTAGAAGCTGTTCGGGAGCAACGACATGCCATCCGAAAATACTAGTTATTTGAAGATCTTTTCTAACAAAAAAGTCAATGATTAATTTTTTACCAGTTTGCATTGGTTTTTCATAACGTCGGAAATCGTCGTTGTCTTTAAGTCTGTCGAATCTTGTTGATACTCTTTCAAACCCTAGGGAATTTAAAATTGTTAGAACATATTGGATGTTATGTGGTAGAACAAAAATGTCGACGTCTTTATGATCATGAGCATGTTTTAATTCGACATGATTGAGAGGAGACATGAAATGCCATGCCCAGCCACCTGAAAATACAACCAGTTCTTTTAGATAGACCAGCTCTTTCAAATTGGCGATGAGAGTCGGGTCCCATACTTCACCGTATCGTTTTTTATCGTGTGGATCTGCCATAATGCCCATATATCATTAATTTAGAACTAAGATGCCAACTATTTATAAGCTGCTGCTTTTTGTTCATTCCATAATTGGAACAATGGATCTACAGGTTTTCTTGGTATCCAACAAGATTCCCATTCTTCTTTAACAGTTTCGAGATACATATCAGTGTAATTGATGATAATTATAACATCATAAATATCGCCTACAATGACATTAAAATTTACTCTTAATTTGGCTCTGAATAAAGCACCAAAACCTGAGGGTCTGCCTTGTAAACTACAAGCATATTTGTCAGCTCTTTCTTGACATTCTGGGCTCCTACAACAGCCTGTAACGTCTAAAAACTCGATATCGCTCGGGACTCTATCTCCAATTTTATATCTTTTGCACTGTTTCTCAAGTGCACTAAATTGAAATTCCATCATACTTTTTTGTCCGCAATATGGGCAATTAAATACAAGATAGATGTGATCGAACATAATACCTCTGTCTGTTTAGTTTTCTACGGTTTTTATATAACATTAAATCTAAACTTAAAAAAGGATTTGACAATGCAACCTAGTTTTAGAAAATATTTCATGAAAAAAGCAAGTGAAACTCCTGATCCAAATGCAATTTGTTCTAAAGTTGATCCAGAGACTTGGAGCATATTTTCAGATATCTACAAAGATGAAAATGGTTTTAGACCGAGAATGCCTTTGACATGCAAAGAAGTCAATGAATGGCTCGACAAAAGAAGAAAACAAGCTGACAAAAAAGACAATTGGAAAGTCCCTTTTGCAGAATTACTTGATGGTACAAAGATCTTTATTGTTGATGGTGATTTTATAAGAGACAATATCTATGTCGATTTTGTTCTTGGTGGTCATGGATATGTATATGATTTCGTCCCGAAAGATGAAATTTGGGTAGAACAGGTACAGGACCATAAAGACGAACAATATAATCTTACTCACGAAATTATTGAGTATTTGCTCATGAAATTATGCGATAAAGATTACGACAGTGCCCATGAGTTCACTGCTCATGTAGAAGATATCTTGAGGCGATATGACAACCAAAAAACTGTTTCGAAAGCTACAAAGTTTTTTCACATGCCTCAAGTTAGACAAAATACTGATAATACGTGTGGTGCTGCTTGTGCAAGTTCTATCATGGCTTATTACGGCAATGACATTGTTGAGTCTGATATTTCTAAAGCCATGAATACTACAGATGAGGGTGTTGATCCTGATGCCATAATTGAGTATTTCAACAATAACAAACTGACTGCAACAAAAGAAGAACTTACACCAGAAACATTGAAGTCTCATATAGATGAGGATGTTCCTGTCATTGTCGAACTGCAAGCATGGGGAGACAAAAATGATTACTCTAAAGATTATAAGAACGGGCATTATGTCGTGGCTATCGGATATGATGATAATGGATTCTTTTTCATGGATCCTTCTCAGTTTGGGTATACTTACCTTGAAACTGACGACTTGAACTCACGTTGGCATGACGAAAACAATGGCGAAAAAGATCAGAACCTTGGAATCATTGTCAAGGGAGAAAAACCAGACTTTACAATTGAAGACGCTAAAGTTATGGGAAGTAAAAGACCCAGTTCGTTAGAAGCTCAAATCAAAGAACTAGATATTAAAAGAATCGTTCGCCGTGGTAATACAGCAATAACAATTTATTTCAAAACAAAACCGACAATAAATGTTTTAAAAAACTTAAGAGCTCCATATGAAGTTTCTAAATCATATCCTGTCGATTGTTCCTATTTAAGTTTGCAATTCGAAACAGACGGTCAAGCTGAAGATTTTTTCAATAAAATAAAATGACAAAAATACAAATTATCCCATGGGCAAATGGCATGGGCGATTTACTTCGTCTTGAGCCAATGATAAGGGGTCTCAAAGAACGATACCCTGATAGCCATATAAGCATTTTTTGCAATAAAAACTCCGAAATTCTTTCAAGGAATCCTTTTATAAATCAAGTCTTTTCTATCTGGTGTAGTCGTTGCGATTACATAGTCAATTGCAACTGGGGAATGGATGAACTTTTGCAAAAAATATTGGGAGAAGACAAAGGAAAATATAAAGAATTGCTCGGTTTCCATTCACGTAATACAGGCACAAATCAGCAAGCAATAAACGAGTTTCTAAAACTCCAAGAATGGGAATTAGGGTTTGATGCTATCTATGAAAGAAGAAAGCATTACAACACAAATCTCGCTTCTTGGTTTTGTAAGTTCACTGATATCTATCCTTCAGATCCAAAAACAAGATTTTATTTCAAAGAAGAAGATGAACAATTTGCAACAGACTATATTGCTAAATTAGATAAGCCCTTGGTTGTAGTTCATCCAACGTCAGAAGGAAAAATAGGGCTCCATGTTACTTATACCGACTACAAAATTTCAAAACTTTTAGAGCAAGGAAATAAAGACTGGCAAGCCGACAAATTTATTGCTCTTATAGATATGATCAAAGAAAAATTTCACGTCATAATAATAGGAAGTCAAAAAGATAAAGAAATTTTACAATATATTTCGAGTTCTACTGGTTGTGATATTGGCTTGAATTCTCTATTTCAAAATCTTGCTTTAGTAAAACATGCAAAGTGTTTTATAGGAGTGGACTCATGTCCAGCTCATGTAGCATTGACATGCGATACGCCATCGCTTTTGATTATGTGTGAAATATTGTACCATGTATGTTACCCTATAGATCCTAAAGTCAAACATCAGTATATCTGCGAACCAGAAACTGTGAAACGAATAAGTATTGATACGGTTTACAAAGCATTTTTAAAATTAATTACTGAAAATAAATGAGGACATTATGAGAGTTTATTACAATGGTAATGGTAGCACGGGTGGAACGCTTCCAACAGATCTTACGAATTATGTTTTGCAAGATACTGCTGAACTGCTTGATGTTGGTACTTTAGTAAAAGAAAATGCAACATTTTATGGCTGGGCACCAGAAAATAATTATGAATTCTATCAATCTGGAGATTTCTACAGGATTTTAGTCGAACAAGACGTGACATTTTATGCTATTTGGGAAAACGATCCAACAATAGGCGGATTTTTGGGAAGAGAAGAAACTTAAATGAAACCAAGTTTTTTTAGACAGACACAGTATAGAGAACCAGATAAAATCGAATTGAAAGAAATTCATGGTTACAATTTGTCTGCTATCCAATTGATGCAGGGGTTGGGTTATGCGATTATTGGGAGAGGAATTAGAAGAGAAATCGAACAACAAAGAATAACCAATGCATTAAAAAATTTGATCGCTATAGATCCAAATAATTCGCAATATAAACTTGCTCTACAAGAAGAAGAAAATAAAAGAGATTTCAAAATAACACATTTAATTGGTATGCTGCCAGACAACTACCAATACAAACACTTCGGATGTGATATTTATGTCTTTTTTCCAAAAACATTGTCACGTACTAGAGTTCTTATTGTTGGGGGCATACATGGAGATGAACCTGCAGGGCCTTTAGGGTTAATGGAGTTTCTAAGACAACGAAACTCTAAAGAAATATTAGATAGATTGAGCGTTTCCTTTTTGCCAGTAATGAATGTTTACGGGTATATTCATAACACAAGAGACAATGAAGGAAATAAAGATATAAACAGAAATTATGACAATGGTTCGCCTTCAAAAGAAGCACAAGCTATTAAAAACAACAAAGATTTTATTTTCAATTTAGCTTCAAAAGGTTTTTTGACTTTACATGAAGATATCACGAAAGACAAGTTTTATTTATACACATGCGGCAAAAATCGAAAACTATTTGATTCATTACGTGCTGTGGGCAAAAAAGCTTTTGGGCTTGCTACCGGTGAAGCAAATGACAAGTATCCGATAGATAACGGATTTGTCAAAGATGTTCTTGATGATGGGTCTTTTGAAAGTTTTCTTGGGAACAATGGAATTATAGGTGTTACAACAGAAACGCCTACGATAGAGAAAATTGACAAACGGATTGAAACAAATAGATTATTGGTTAATGCTTTTCTCAGGCATTTTGTTTTATAACTTGCCTCTTTGCCTCCAACGACAAATTGTTGATTTTGACATACCGTATTTTTTTGCTAATTTAATTATTGTTCCTCTTTTTACTGTCCATGAAGAACCAGGTTTTGCGCCACGGACTCTATCTGTTTTGATTTTTCGTTCTGGTAAATCTATGGGTTCAAGGTAGACAAGTGTGTCAGCATAAGGTCGTGTCCAGCCGGGCACCCAGCGAAATGTTTTTCCACGGATAATTGAGAGAGCGGCTGATTGAGATATGTTATAAAGCTTTCTTGCTTCGGAAGCAGTAATGCCTTTGGGGACTCTGGCTCTTATTTTTTTGACGTTTGCAATAGATATTTTTGCTGTATTCATTGCCCATTTTGATTTGACGGGAGAGAAATTCGAGTGAGGAGAAAGGTCGAAAACATTGTTCCAGACAGCAACAGGCCTACAATCAAATTTCCGAGCAATGAAACTAAGAGCGTAGTTTTGCTCGAACATTGAGCGCATTTCTTGTCGTTACAGGTGCGAAAATCTTTTACCATTTGATTTCTTTTTTCGCAATTGAACCTCAAGGAATAATCTGAATTTGTTTATATGAACAAGTATTGCATCTCATATATTTTTTCGTGATACCATTTTTATTCTTTCTAGAAGAACGTACGTGTAATGGTGTTTTGCATTTAGGACAACACGAAGATTGAGTGGGGAAAATCTTTGTGATTATTTTTTCTGTCAGTTTCTGAGCAAGATGGTGTCCGTTTCTGACAACAGTTCTATTACGTTCCAGGTCTTCACAAATCGTAATACATCCTTCATAGATTTGATTTCTTAAATAGGAAGTTTTCATAGGACTCGGACATTTCTATAAGAAGTTTTGTTTTTCTTGTGATTATTACAAGGATGACAAGCAATTGTACAGTTGCTTTTATCCCATTTCGAACCACCAAGCGACAGAGCAACTATATGATCAATAGTGGCAAGTGTCTTCAACTGAGCTTTGTCACATGGGTCTAGAATTTCACGAACTAGATGTTCTGCACCGCAATACTGACAAATTAGTTCACCATGTATTGCTTCAAATTCGTCAAAAATTTCATTTCTAAAAGTTTCCCATTCTTCCATTACTATTTTTTGCATCTGATCTCTCAAAAAAAGATAAGACGCTCTTGATTGTACAAAAGGTTCTTCAACAAAAACTTTATCAGCATTAGTACTCAAATACAACATATAGTTAATAACAAACGGGTTAGAATATTCTGCCATTAGATAGGGTTATTTTAAGCACATTAGCATAGGTGCTAATGAATTCATATAGACATGGTATCAATAATATGCTAGACGGTCCGCGAGCTTAGTCTTTCCAAAACATTTTAGGTGTAATAATCACACCATTTGACCATCCCCAACTATTTTCTCTTCTTTCACTCGTAAATTTTCTGTGGTCTGTTTCGTATAAAAAATCACTATAAGGAGATTCAGACCAATGTACTCCATAAATACTACCCTCAATAAGCAATGCAGTATGTTGCCCGTATTCCGCTATCAAAAAAGCAAATGGGAGTTTCATTACTTTTTCTAATTTCTCTTGGTCTTGTTTAGAAAATTTTGTCGGGTTCCTGATAGGTTTTTTATCGACATCATACATTGTAGGTTTATAGTTGATTACCAAATCTTCAACGGGCAAAATCGGTTTTAAAATATTAGTGCCATATATCTTTTCTTTAGATGCCATTTCATAAATGAGTTTAAGTATGTCTGCGTCTTTACCATAAAAGTTGTTCGAATCGGGCGTATAAAAAAGAGCTACCCAGTTTAATTTGAGTAATTCAAAAGCAAGTTCATGTCCAGTTACGCTTGCAAAAGCTTTTTTACATTTTTTCCAAGTTTCACCAAAACAGGTTTTATTAAATCCAATTTCCATGACTTCTAAGATGAAAGTTATGCAGTCGGTTTTCTTTAACTTGTATTGTTTTTTATGTACTTCAAACTTGTTTTTTATTGATTGGTCCCAGGTACCTTTGAATCTATCAGCACTTAAACTAAAGCCACCCCTTCTAGCAGCTTCTAAATATTCTGCTTCATTTTTAAATGAGTATGGATAGAGACCTCCATAATGAGTCCCGCATGATCTTTCAAGAACATTTTTATAATGATTACCTATAATGAAAATTACTGCATCTCTAAGATTATCAATTAAAATCTTATTGCAATCTATTGAATGAAGTGGATTATCTTCTTTTGAATTAAATGCCATATCCCCATCTAACTCGATTACGTATCTTATCGTGTAGACTGCAAAAGCTTTATTTTCGGGCTCAAATGGCATGATTATTACAAATTTCTCTTTTTTATCTGAGTCAAAAGTCAAGTAAAAATGAGAGGGTTTGTATTTGAGGGGCTCTAAATATTTATTACCTTCTTTATCTTGTGTGTCGGGTGCGGGTAGCTGATGTTGAAATTCGTCAATACGTACAACTTCGCTAAAACAATAAGAATCTTTACTTTTTTCTTTTATAATTACTTCAAATTTAGCAATTATTTGCGGGTTTGAATCTTCATAAATATTCACTATACATTTTTTGCCGACCAACAATGTGTCAGTTTTTAAGTAATCGACGTGTATTTGTACGTTGCCACCGCCAAAGGTGTCCCCATCAATAATAAAATTGTTTTTCCTGAACTCTATTTTTTGAATTTCTTTGTCGTTTTGTTGCCATTCAACTGGTGAAGTATAATTTTCACCTTTATATTTTACAGAAAGAGTATAAGAATCTTTTGAGACTTTCCATAAAACATCACCTTTGTTGTCGGTTCTTGAAGAATATTTTTTCCCTTTTTCATTACTTATAATACAAATTATGTCTTTTTCAAAATTACCACTATTATAGAAACCTAAATTGACGTGTACATAACCAAAAGGCAATGCAAGTGTATCGCTTTTAAAATTGTCATTTGATGCAGCTCTATTTTCAATTACTGCAAAATATTCGACAGCATCTCCTTTTATATAATTTGTTGGAGTAGACAGTTTGAAATCTGTTGTCCAGCTATTTTCAGCAATAAGACGTCCTTCTGCTATTTGACTTAGATCTTCGGTTTTGCCTTTGTACACACAAAACAATTTTGCAAAAACTTTATTTTCTGTGTTGTCTAATCTCCTGTTGTTCTTAAAAGAAAATTTGATTTTAATTCTTTTATTGAAAACAATGTCTTGACTGTCATCGAACTCACCTGAAATAAATTTTAGTTCTAGCGGTGCTATTTGAGCAACTGGTTCTTCTGGGTCTTCTTCTTTGAAGTAATCATCGTCATATAGTTCACCGAAAGCATCATTCCACACATCTGTATAACTTAAATGCCCTTTAAAATAGAGCCAGTTTATTTTTCTGAATTTGAATTGAACTTCTTCAAGGTGGTTATATCTTTCGAACCGTGGGTCTTTGACATCAGGCATTGTGTGATGAACTTTATGAAGACGCACATTTTCTAAGGTCATCCTGAAATATTCTTCTTGTTTTCCTTTTTTGCTGCTATATTGGTACCACCTGATCTCAATTTTACTTAAAAAAGCACCAGTTTTCATGTAATTCAAGAGATAAGGGCTTATTTGGTCAATATTTTTTACAAACATCATTGGTTCATGTTTTCTCACAAAATCTTGACCATGGAGCAAAGCATAGAAATAATCTTTGGAAACTGTATAAACATGATGAGTGAATTCATAAATGTAACAACCAGAAAGGCCAGTAAATTCATCTTTTAATTGGTCCAAAGACGAAAGGCCTGTAAATTTATCTTTTAATTGCTTCAAAGACGAAATTGCATAAATAGAATCTAGCTCTTTGATTTTTACTGGCCCAGGTATTACGTTCCCTTTAGAATCGTAAAATATAACTATAGGAGCAATTGCCATATATTAATCCTTCATAAGACAACATCTAAAACCTGTTTCATCATTTGCACCTTCAGGCATACGCATATCTCTGAAAGTTACATTGACTTTGTCGAGCTCAGTATAAAAACTCCCACCCCTAAGTATTATCCCAGTATTGTACTGGTCTTTTTCGTGGAAAGGATCAACCAAGGGAGTAGCAGACTCGACATATTTATAAAACCAGTCATTTGTCCATTCTTCAACATTCCCAAACATATCAAATAATCCATATCCATTACTATTTTTCTGAGCAATTTTTTGTGGTGCATTACAGTCATCAATGTACCAAGCTATTGCTTTCAACTGGTCTTCTCCAAAATAAAGAACACTCGAATTGCCCTTTGCGGCAAATTCCCACTCAGCTTCTGTAGGAAGCCTGAAACCTTTTTTATTAAAATCAATTTGGAGATTGAGCAGGATTAATTTAGAACTTTCAGGAATCTCTCCAAAAGTCCCTTGCATTCCATTATAAGAGTAAACTGTATCAGTACTTCCAGCAGCTTTTGTTCGAGCATTGCAATATAGAATTGCTTCATACCAGTTGATACCGAAAGCAGGAAGATTGTCATCCAATGGATATGATGACCACATGTCTGGTGTTTTATAAATGCTTGGGTATGCTACCGACATGATTGCAGCAAATGATTTTTGTGTTACTTCCGTCTTATCATACCATAAATCGTGAGTCAACATTACAGGGTGCATTGGCTTTTCAGTACTGTATGCAGAATCACCTCTGCCTCCCATATCAAAAACTTTATCTTTTGAATTGATGAAAACCATGTTAGCAGGATCTTCCCATTGAGCATTAAATGTCACATTACCTGCACCCAATTTATATGTATCATCAGGTTTGTACAAAGTTTTCGTACTGTCTATCCAACCTTTGAATGTATATCCAGTCTTGACTAGAGAAGAAACTGGTATTTTTACTAGAGTTTCATATTCATAAACATTTTCTTCAGGAATTTGTCCAAAATCGTAGTCTGAGCAAATAAATGTTACCTTATAGCTATTTTTTTCCCATTTAGCATATAATGTAAGGTTATCAACGATTTTCACCTGTGATTCAGAAAAATAATCTATTCCTTTACCCAAACTATCTGTATTCCAGCACAAAAATCTATGGCCTTTTTTCGACAACAGATTGTTTGAAGAAATTTTTGTTTCGGTTCCTTCTACAAGTCTTGTTTCACTGGGCACTGCGCCTTCAGTACCATAACTTTTGTAGGTTATTGTAAAAACTGGTTTTGCTTCCCATTTAGCGTATAGAACTAAAGAATTGGCTACAATTATTTTGTCGCCTACAAGATAGTCGGTTCCCTTCCCTGTACTGTCTGTATTCCAGCACAAGAAATTATAACCCGATTTAGAAACAGTGGCATTTGAAATTTTTGTTTCACTCCCCCTTAGGTATTCTTTTATTTCAGGTAATGTCCCATCTATTCCACTTGTCCGTTTATATGTTATTGAAAACATGGGAATTGATTGCCATGTGGCCACCAATGTCAAGTTTGTGTCTATTTTAAATTTTTCTCCAGGTTTCAAAATTGTGTCTTTTTGAACTATAAACCACCCTGAAAAATCACAATCTTTTTTAGATGCTAAGGTGTCCATAATACTAACATCTTGTCCTGTTAGATAATTGTTAGTGTCAACAGGAACAATACGGCTATCATCTTTATAGACAACCATGAACTTGACAATTATTGGTTCTACGGTATCTTGTGTAACTACGGTGTCCTGCCTGGTAGTATCTTGGGCAATAGTGTCTTCCGTGGTAGTATCTTGAGCAATAGTATCACGTGTGGTAGTGTCCTGGGCAATGGTATCCAGAGTAGTAGTGTCTTTAACAACGGTCGTCGTGCAAGGTATGTCCAAAGTGTCCAAGGTTACAACAGGTGTTGTGTCGGCATCTTTTTTGAAATTTGCAAAGATATAAAGACTGTCATAATAAATTGCGTTTCCACCGCTATATCGTGTACTTATCCTTATAATATTTTCACCTTCAACCAAGTCTTTTAAAATCAAGGTGCTTTCAGGCGACCATTCGTCAGACCAGTCACCATTATTGATCCTGAACTTAAATCTGCTCTGTGGTTTATTTCCAAAGACAGAAAGAACTGCACTATCTACTTTAACCGTATCACCATTGTTTATTGAATTTTGGCTTAACAAGATGACAGGCGGATCGTAACTTGTTCCTTTTTCATCAAAAGGATTGTCATTATTAGCAAAATTGCAAGAAAGCAATAACACTAACAATGCTAACAATCTGTACATAACTCCTCCTTTTAAAAATCTATTACTAAAGAAAAACTCATTTCTTCGGATGTCGAATTTAAAACGATTTTATCTTTTATCTTTTTCCCTTTGTCAAAGATGGTTATACCAATACCTGCAACAAAGAAGACAGAACCTAAAATCCCAGAGGTTTTAGTCCACTGAAGTAGATTGTTTCTGTCATTTTTTAATGCATCAATATCAGCCTGCTTGTCAGCAGCTTTATAGCGTTGATACTTGTTTTTTGTTGCTATCAAAAGACCACCAGAAGCGACAAAAGACGTAGCACTAATTACAAACACGCTGTTTCTCAAACTATTGTCTTTTTCTTTGACGGAATCTTGTATTTCGGGTTCTTTAGATTTATATGTGTAAGGGTAATCGTCTTGAACAGGTTGTATTTGGCCATTTATTGTAAAATGGAATTGTCCATTGTTTCTAAAAACACCTTTATCTACTCTGATATCAACTTTTTGAGATTTGATACCATAAACAGAGTAACAAAGCCTAAAATTTGATAAATGCACTTTATACGGACTTCTTTTAATATCTATTCCATTCCAGTCAAATAAACTTGGGAAAGTATCACTTTTGGGGTTGTACAAGTTATCACTTATTGACGTAAATACAACAGGAGTTGTTACTTCCCCAGAAACTACTAAGGGTCCTCTTACAATTATGCCAGTAAAAGGTTTAAAAAACAGAACACAACCCTCTTTAAAAATTGTTGGTTTTTTACCGATAATTTGGATTGTGTTCAGGACAATATAAGGATTACCTGTAGAATCAAATGTCTTCTCTTTAATGTCACCTGACAAATGAGTTTCCGAAACACTTATATTGAATAAAACAAAAATTATCATGAAGAATTTCATTTATAACTCTCCGATCTAATCCAATTGTCAACCATCGGATCTGAAAATAATTTACTGATTACTCTATATTTTGAATATCTAAAAGGATTGTTTGTAGTAATACTTTCGGACATAACTCCTGTATCAGGAAAATAGTAATTAGAATGTATAAAACTTACACTGTTATTTTGAACATAGAGAAAACCAACATGACAATCTAAACCTGTCAAATAAAGACCTTCACCTTGTTTTAACAGATAGTTTTCGACATCTGCAAGCGGTTGGTTTTTAAACCGTTTTACCTTATAAGGAGAAAATTTTAAAATCATTTCTTCAGAAGCAAGTTGTGCCCATTTTATTGGCACTCTAAAACCTACGTCATTTAAAATCGTTGTAACAAAATAACCACAAGCTATTTTTCCCTGCCTGGGAATTCTTGTAGTACCATAAAAATCCCAAGGTGTTCCATACCAATAAGGAATAAGACTATCTCGTATCATAGTCAACAAATACTTACGGGTTTGTTTGATTATTTGCTGTCGGATGGTATCGTTTGCCTGAGTGTATATACAGTTAATTGAGTATCTGTCAAGTTTAATTCTATTAACCATTTTGGTATATTGTTCTGCTATACCATTCGAAAAACATATATTTGTGGCTATTAATATGATTATGAAGTAGATATGTAGTTTCATAATGTACAAAATATTCTATAGTTTACCGGGTTTCCGCTGTTTTCTGGTGTGTATTATGTTTAAATAATCTTGTATAGCTCGAATTTGTTCCAAACATTTCCTGCATGTCACCCTGCCGCCATCAATTTTCGACATTTCATGAGAATTGCGATTTGAAGGATCTTTTTCTGTGCAATCACCATCCCAGGCATCCCCACATAACATATATTCAGAATTCGTCGTCGATGCCATGTGAACTCCGTTATTATTTTTCCACAATTCCATTTTGACTTTCACACCGAGCTTCAGAGTCCGGCGAATTGAAAACAATTTTCACATTTCATTCATTCCCTTATATCTAAAATTATACACACTCTGCCAATTAAATACAGGTATTATAAGCAAATTAATGGGTAGAGTTAATAAAACTATATAAGCTATATAGGAGTAGTATGCTAGTCGGTCAGCGAGCTTGGTCTTTCCAAAAACAATAAAGGCATTTGTGTGGGCATCTGTCTCTATGCTTCAGTAATTCTGTTTTCAAAGAAATACAGGCACATGTTTTGGGCCGTTGACGCGCGAAACTGTGTTTAAATCCCTGGCCCAAAATTTCACAATCTTTTGCTGACACACAACCTGTACACTTGAAATCGGGCTCACCACAAATTTCAACTGTTGTTTTGGCTTCTCTCTGTATAGCGAGCAAAGCCTTTTGCCGAAACTCAAGTGGTGCATGGAACGTATCCCAGGGAAGCGAAATATCTTCTTGTTGGAATCTATATTTTACATGTTCGTAATAATCAATAAAAGAAACTCTAATTCTAAATCTCCCTATTTCTTGAGCCAACCGTACAACATTGACAGCTGTTTCAATTCCTCTTTCCGTTGGAATTACTGGATCGACTCTGATTGTCACTCTTTCTTGTCCCAAAACATCTTTTAGACATTGAACACCTTTCATTGCTTCTTCAACAGGCATTACATTTGGTTCGAGAATAGTACTACCATACCCTGTTATTGTTGCATGAGCAATAACATTGGGCTTGTCAAACAATTTTATATTATCACACAATTTGCATGGGTTTTTAGAAAGCAATATTGCTGGTTTTCCTTTTCGAACCCAGTCAAACCAGTCCGTATCTAAACCTGCATCACCGCGTTCTGTTATTCCTATCGCCATTTTGCAAACTCCGTATTTTAGACTTTAGAGACCAATCAATTATAAGACTTACAGGAAACCAAAATATCCCTATATAACACGGTAACATACTTGGTATTACCGTAGCAATATGCAATAATACAAAGACAAGTAAAACAGTAGAAAAAATGTTGAAGAATGCTTTTATTACTTGCAACAAAAAAACAAGTTCAAATTTTCGAAATTCATTTAAAAAAGCAAACAAACTTAACATTTTTACCTGACTGTCGTAAAACATCTTCTAATTGCATTGGTAAAATTTTCAAAACCTGTCCAAATTACCTTTAGGTCAGCAGCCGCAACAGTTTTTCCCCAGTATTGACTTTCTACATCCACCCATCCATCCTCGTCTTCAGAGCGCCATCCCGGTGAAAACCATTGGTCGCCCTGTTTAAGAACGTGTCTACGAGACAGTTTCAAATTTTTTCCTGCTCTGGCTCTGGGAAATCATACACATACGTATCGACATTCATGTGTTTCAGGATTATGGGTTCGATTTCTTCCCAGGTTCCACCTGCTAAACCGCAACCTATCCTGGGCATATGAACCGTAATTTTCTCACCCTCGGTTGCCTGGTATACTTGTTTCAAGCACATATTGAGTGCTTTCAAATGCAAGGGTTTGAAATTGTTTTCTTTTGTACCATATCCGTCCTGGGCAATCATGTTTACGACGCTGATGTTGCTGTCAACCGTTACAATTTGTATTTTGCCAAGACGGAAACCTTCTGCTTCTCTCGACCAAAGACGGTATGAAGCTTCAGGGCCTCTGCCCAGGTTCTTGGTCACTGCTACAACGAAACCTGCACCCCACCCGCCCTTGTTATTGCATATATGGACAATATAAGCCGGTGTTTGTACCGGCTTAGTGGCATCCCCTGTAAGGTATTTTAATTCAGCCATTGTTGTCCTTTCGATGTTGTTTCAAATACAGATAAGCAAGATGCATTCTGAATTTCTTCCCCCTGCGTTCTTCTTTCTTTATATCGAGTTTTTTACCTCCGTTCGGCCAAACGGACAGGGTCATGAATACCACAATAATGAATTCCATTTCTGCATACTTTTGCATTATTAGTACAATGCTTATACCTCGGGAAATTCATTTTTGTGATCAGATATTCAGCTTCACATTTTGTGTTTTCCATATTTATTATATCGAAAGAACAAACAAAACTGCCAAATTAATAGCCTTCAGAAAAATTATCGACAAATAACGCATTAATTGCATCACATGCAGCTTCTTCATCAGGTCCATCTGTTGTCAAATCCAAAACAGAGCCACATGTAGCAGCCAGCATCATAATACTCATAATGCTTCTTGCATCAGCTTTACAACCGTCCTTTGTTATAGTAATTGTCGACTTGAATTTCGCTGCTGTTATAACAATCAATTTAGAAGGGCGTGCATGCACGCCCATAGGATTAGTAACAGTGATTTGCCGAGAAATCATTTATTCTGTTGCTTTCTTGAGTTTAGGTGTCGTTTTTGCTTTGAGTGTTTTAAGACTTTCAGCAAAAGGAGTTCCCTCAAGCATTTTGAGAATCCCTGCAATCCCTCCGCTACCAAGGATATATCCGAGTTCTCCTGTTGCTGCCGGCATATTATGCATCAATTCAGCAATTGCTTGTTTATCGCCCAGTCCCTCTATTGCTGCAATAAGTTCCGGTTGCACTGCTTTGAGTCTTTCAACATCAGCAGTAGCACCAGCTGCGATAAGAGTCAGTTCAAGGGTGTTGAGTTTTTCCTTGAATTCAAGACTCCTCGAAATTGCTGCACCTTCGATTTCTCCTGCCAAGTCTTCCCTAGTTTTGAGAATCTGAATCTCAAGGGTGTTGTCTGCTTCTTTTCGTTTCCTTGAACTTTCAGCCTGATTGTCTTTCAATTGTTCATCAAGCTCGGTTCGTTTTTTGGCGTTTTCACGTTCGCAATCGATTTCAACTTGTCTTATTTTGAGTGCTAACTCAGTGTTCTCACGTTCGACATCATGACGTTTCTGCTGCTGAATTTTCTGATTTTCCAAAGCAGTTACCTGTTGGTCATGCGATATCTGGGTTCGCATTGCAGAAATTTTTTGACTCCGTCCAAGTTCGCCCAGCGTCAGTGCCACCTTTTCTTCATTGATTTCGTCAAGTCGTTTTGCAACTGTCAACTGAACTTCCTGAGCAGCGCGTTCAAGCTCACTGAGCACAATCTGTCGTGTTGTCTCATCGAAACTTTGTGCTATTGACATATCAGGGATTCTGATAACAAGAACATCAACTTCGACAACGCGCATACTGTTTTCTTCGAAAACCATCCCAGGCCTGTGACCATTTTCCGGTTTTTCGCCGAGGACTGTATTACGCACGAAATCAGTCATTTTGGGATAGATTTCAGTAAGATTGATTTTCTTTGCTGCGGCCCGCAAACGACTCCGAATAGTCTGACAGAAGAACTTGACATAGTCCTGATAATTGAACCATTTGACTTGATCCCCTTCCGTCTTCTGTTCAAATTCGACACCGTATTTGACGTCAATCTGAATGGAAACGAAATCTTCAGTTTCAAGCGTTATTCTGTCGGAAATTCTGTTGCCGGATACCCGCAAAAAACAGGTCTCCAACGCCATATTGTCTTCTTTAGGTTTTCCACGAGACAGCGTCAGGACTTCGAGCCATTCTTCATAGCCGAGTAATATTGTCTTTGGGCCTACCTCGGCTCTCCGGCCATCCTTGCTAGTCACAAGTACAGCTTCGTTATTGGGGATGATGACTGAAAGAGCCCAGGGTGTTTCAACCATGTAAGAAAGATCATCTGGGACTCTCTTATGTGCTTCTCCCTTTGCAATAATTAAGTTCCACATTTTGCCGGGAATTTTCCGTTTTACATGGCAATGTTTCCTTGGGTCAAGGAGGAGTTTTGTTTCGCCCTTTACCAAATCGATGTTCCCCGTTTCAACATTGGCGACATAGACACCGCTCTTTTGATCGACGCCAATCGCCTGCACGTAGATTGAACTGTGATTATTTCCGATATGCGGCATTCTGGTTTTGGGATCTATCACTTCGATTGACTGACTGGGAATGAGGTAAGAATCGAAACCATGAATAAATATCTCATCACCTTTGGTGTAGAGCTCCTTTTCGAGTTGCGAGCCAGCAGGAAGTTGTTTTGCAAGCTCTTCTTTTGTTATGGAATCGACGACAACACGAAGAAGAATGCCACGATCCGGTCTGAGATGATAAGCATCGTAGACACGAGCACGTGAATCTTTGTCCCTGAATACGTGATATGGACCAGGGAAAACTCTTCCCGGACCTTTTTTGACGAGCGGCTGACCGTCTTCATCGAGCAGGACACAGAATTCTGTGGGCCCGAGAACGACAGCTTGACGAATCATCGAACCGGCTTCGGGAATGATTTCAATTCCGCTTGGGGGAATGTAAGTGGGAGTCAGATTGCCCGGAATGATTATCCGTTGTCCGATTTTGAGAATGATTTTTTCGGGCACCGGATCTGCTGGTTTGACTTCGACATTTTCAGCTTTTGGTTCAAGTGTTTCGGGTTTATGTTCTTCTTTTTTGTTGACAATTGCTTGCTTTATGCTTGCACAAGCAACAGTTAGACCGTAATAAGGTGCCTTTTCATCGACATCGCCTTCAACAACAGCCATGAGAAACTGATTCGATGACAGTGTATGTACCTGCCGTACTTCGATTCTCTGCCCTGGCCATACAGGGAAGTAGCCTGAAATGACGACACGTTTTGAGCCTTGTTTGAGAGCCTGAATACCCGATGATCTTCCTTTTGAATAGGGACCGTTAGGATGTTCGACAGTCGTTTGTTCTGTCGGATTGTGAATGACGGCATATTCGCCGGTGTCCAGACGAACGAAATTCTGAATTGCCATTGTTGCCGAATCAATAAACTCGACTTTTGTAGGGTCGTTTTTTGAGGGCAACAGAAACATTTCGTCATCCGTAGCATCCATGGGATCGGGTCCGAAAATGACAAACGTCTGACCACTTTTTCGGCTTATTGCCCAAGCAAACTGACCGGGCATAAGCGGCCGTTTTGACATAGGATCTTGTGCCATAACTCAACTCCTTCTAGATTGTGTTAACTCAGTCCATCTACAAAGCAACATTTCAGCATATGTTCTTGGCTCAAGCCCATAATTTCCTATGGCATAGAAATCATTGACTTCAACCAATGCAGTAAGCATATTATCTTTTAGAATACCAACATCAAGTGCATAACAACATGGAGAATCTGTCCAAGCTTCAATCATTCCTTCAATAACCATAATAGAAGGGAAAATCAGTGGACTCCCTGTATAATGACAAATATTTTCTATTTGTCTATTGTTTACATAAACACGCCATTCAGAAACAAATTCGACAATGTCAGATACATAGACTGGAATATCATCAGCCAGGCCCATGAGATTTGCTTGAAACTCGGGCCTTTCGACAAAAAACTTATCGTCAGTTTTAAATGGGAAAAACACTTTAGGTTTTTGAGATTTCACGAATTTATTATAAAGTTGTACTTGTCTTTTAAGGAAAGTTCCTTTGATAACCTCGCCCAAGGTTGTAAGAAAAACATTTCTTTTTAGAAGAGGGATCAGTTTTTCAGGGTAACATGAAAGCTCATAGTCTTTTACGTCAAGGCAAAACAAAGCATGTCTGCTTGCATTAACTCCACCAACACAGACGTCGAAAGCTTTAAGTTCATCTTTTGATAAAAACCAGTTTTGTGAGATTGTAATATCAGCTTCCAGTTCTTCAAAACCGTGAAATGCTATACTGCAATCTACAGTTTGTGGTATTGTTTTTCCGTAAATTAAAACTTTCATACTTTTTCAACTAATGAATATATGTTTTTAACTGTGGAGATTTTGTCTACTGTTATTTCCAACACAATAGTTTCTATTGAAACGATATTAATATCAAAATCACTTTTTTTACAAAGCACTGGATTGTCGCCGTTTTTGTAGACAAGCAATAACAATTCGTCATTTTTCTCAATTTCGTTAACATTGACATTTTTCATTTGCATCTCCCTTGTATTGCTATTTTTATATGCTTGTCTAGATAATAAAAAAAGAAAGGGAGCTAAGCACACCGGCTTAACTCCCCGTTCTTTATTTTTAAGAGGGAGAACCAGACTACCCTGCCTGGCTCTCCATTATGTAACATCATTTATGGATTTCAGGTCCACTATGTTGTTGTTATGATCAGGAATCGAAACCATTGCTTTTAAAGATAAATCCCTCACTCTTCTATTGAGCTACAGACCCTCATGATAGACATTGCATCTACCGTGAGGGTCTGAGCGGATTTGCACCGCCAACAAGGGTTCGTAAAGCAATCCCCCAATATCCCAACCACCTTCCCTCTGAATCTGGGACTTTCAAAAATTTGACTCTGACACTAAAACTGGTATGCAAACAACTAACACTAATCTTCTCACTGCAACAGAGCAGTACTCTAACCGGACTAAGCTACACCCACCATATTTTTAAGGGGTAGGTGGCCTGATTTGAACAAGCGCCTCTGCTCTATCAGAACCACTTCGTAAGGGTGATCCCATGTGCTGCAAGAAGTTTTTTATGATAAAACTGAGTTTAAATCTCGACTCCTTCGTTTACGAAATTGAAGAAAGCAGCTCCGATACGAGCACTTTCAACGTCAATTCCATTTGCTTTTGCCCTTGCGATTTTGACACCGGCAAGCAGTCTGTCGATATGATCGAGCAGTTGACTCTTCTGCTTGGGAGAAAGAGCTCCACTGCTTGTCGCATGTGTCCATTCTCCGACAACCGCATCTACTTGAATGGTATCAGCTTGGCCGGGATGTTCTTTTGTAGGTTGAAGTTTTACAAGAACATCATAAACTTTCTTTGTCCGGACCCTTTTGACAGGATCAGCAACCCAGATGCCATCCTTGGTTTTATCCTTATTCCATGTCTTTGCAGGATCGAGCGTTGGAATTTCGGCATAAACTTTGCGGATGCGATCGAGAACATTTTCCATCTGCACAAGGAAAATTACCGGTGCTTTTTCAATGATAGTCTTGACTGTTCCGTCGGACATTTCGACAATGACATCAGCAGCAGCCAGTTGATTTGCACGTTCTTTTTGAAGAACTGCATCGATCATTCTTATGAAATGATCCTGAGCATAGGAAAGTTTTGCAGCCACTGTAGTAACCATAGGGACAAATTCTTCGTCCGGAAGGTCCTTATCATCATCCTTCAGGGGATGATAACTTTTCCGAGATTCCTGAAAATGGCTGGACTTCTGGTTGAAAGTCTTTGCCGTTTCATCGAGAATTTTTGTGAAGACATCTTTGATGTCACTTTCGACGGCGAGCAGTTCGTGTAACTGACCCATTGTTTTCCTCCTTCATCTGTAGTTCTTCTTCAACTTTTTGTTCAAGCTTAAGATAATCTGCATGTTTGTTGCAAATAAAATCTACATGCTCATGAAGTTGTTTACGCAATATTTCTATATCAAGGGCTTGATATTGATATACAGGGAAATGCACTTCATTTGTGTTATTTATGTATTCTGTTTTTTTTCCTTTAATGCGATAGATTTTCTTCAAAGGGTAGACAATAAACTTCCAGACTTCATCTATTAAAACATTTCCTCGAGAAACTTGAGTACGTGTTTTGCATTTGGTGCCCCGTGGCAATATGCCGACAGAAATCAAGCTGTAAATTTTATTTTTCATTTACTGCTCTTCATGTGTTCGAATTCAAAAGTATGTATTTGTAGATATTCGTTATATTGCGAAAACCAGATAGTGATCCATCCTGATTGATTCGTAAACAATTGAACAATGCCTGTATGGATTATGCCCTCAAAAAATCCTCCTGCTGCAGAATTAAGTTTTACTTTCTTGCGAGTGAATCTCAAACCATCTGTTGGACTGTGGGATAAGTCAGATATTTCTATTTTACTTACTAAAAATCTTATACTTGTAAGATATTCTTTAGCACTGATCATATTTACTCCAACATTAAATCATAAATACTGAGTGGGCTTAACTGATTTTCTTTGTATTGTCGGCTTGAATTTTTCTCATTATTTTCGTGATCTAGCTTGTTTTCTTCAAACATCTTTGTTAACTTTTCAATGTGCTCTTTTTTAAATCTCTTTTGCTTGAGACTTTGTACCAATGCATTAAAATGATGATCATAATGGTATCGACGTCCTGCAAGCATTAAAAAAGCTTCTAGTCTCATCAACAAAGTGAGCTTCTTTGATTCTTTTGCCTGATGCAATTTAACATGTAATTCTGCTAATTGTTTTAGTTCTCCTTCATGCATCATTCTACTCAAATCATGATGTATAGCATTTTTTGATAAATGTATTGTAAGCACATCCCATTTTTCTTCTTGATAAGGATAATAACCATCATAAATGAACTTTAAGATGTTGTTTAAAATGTAAGCACGTGCATACAAAGGGTTTTGCGAAAAAACTCTAAAACATTCGCCATGAATATTACTTGTTACTTTCGATAATTCGCTTAAATCTGAAAGAAGCTCGTCATTATATCTTCTTAAGTAATAAATAATTTGTTCGTTATAAGCATACAACTCGTAAATATTAGCAAGTTCTATATCTGTTTGACGTAATAAACCTATTATGTCAAGAAACCCATCAAAAGCATCAAAAAAGTTTTCAGGTTTTTGAAAACCATCTGTTTTGTCTTTGAGCAAACCTTCGCAATGATGTGCAATAGCAATTCCCCATGGAGTTGTTGTATCCCATCTAACTGTATTTGTAGCACTTGAACCCATTATCCAATGTGCTGAATTACTTGTAGTTCCAAGCAATGCATGCCACAAACTTTTCGTCAAATTTCGAAGCTCTACATCTTTGATTTCGTCTACTAGACTAACCATTTTACTGATTGTCCAATAGAGTCCCTTTATTCGTTCTTCATTTGACAGACTCATTAGTTTTTTCCCCTTTTAGATATTCAATGCTTACACAACAAAAAATAATCCAGCATAATGGACCGTAAATAATTAACCAGAATATAGTTTGTTTTTTGTTTTTAAATTTTGTTTTAGAAATTGCTGCTAGAAAATAACCTGCAACAGACCAAAAACATAGAATCCCAACTAAACGTCTAATCATCTCTTCCATTTTTGTCACTCATTATAAAAACGAACTTATTTAGATTTTTATATTGTCGCATACAATAAGGACAAAAATAAGCTTGATAATTTTCGAAATCAGTGTAGCCGCAATCTTGACAAACGGAAGCGTCCAGCATTATTTGCTATAATGTTTGAACTTATAAGGGCAGTATTTAGTTACGGGACATTCATCGCAATAACCTGGGTTTCTTGATTGAACTAAAATACAACCCCAGGGAGTCTTATCTTCTGCGTTCCAATGTCTATCCACGGGAACATGAATAGCAGCAAGACTACAAAGTTCTTGCAATTGTTCTCTATTTAGGCTTCTTAAAAGTTGGGCTGATTGGAATATTGAAAACAGTACTAGAGTTTGTGCTTCTTATAGCAATCGGTTGTTTCCTTGTTACATCTAGCATACAACACAATAAAAAGCTTAATGATTTAAAAGCAGGTATAGATAGCATTCGAATCGAAACTGAAAAACTACATAGACAAATAGATTCATTGAGAACAAAAGAATAATGCAATATATTTTAACTCAAGAAGAGCTTGATACACTAACTTCAAAAGATGCTCAAAATGAATGTGTGTAAAACCTGGAAACATTATTTGCAAAACAAAACCCAAAATACCAAAAGGTAGACAAACAAAAAATATTGCAGGACCTTGCCCAGTAAATTTCATTTTATTTTCCTGTTATTGGGCACCACCACCACATCCCAAATGTTGGAGTAGGATTTGTTCTAACATTGTAGATAGGGCACGAGAGGGAAAACGAAGTCTTACCTATGGAGAAACCTATGCCCCCAGTCAGATCAAACTCGAACCCCTTCTCGCGGACCGATGAATTAGCATAATCACCGTCATGCATATAATACCCAGGATTAAATTCGATAAAAACATCTATGCCTTTAAATAATTTAACTATTGGGCTCAGAACAGCATAAATTGCAGGTTCTTTATAATAATCATAGGCTACTTGAACTGCAGCATTTGCTTGGAAACCAAATCGATTGTTCTCCCAAAGGAAATGATATTGAGGAGAAACATACCATTGACTTCCTCTTAATACGAGTATGTTGTTTTTTCCAAGGTCATAACGCACCATAGCTGAAAAATCGACAGATGTTCCTGTAGATGTTTTCACCATAGAAATATGTGACCAGATATCTGTATTTGCCGTCATACCATAGACAAGGTAGATGTCTTCACCGACTGCACCTGAGCCATCAGAATAAAGATAGGGATTGAGAACAAACATTTTGTCTCCAGCCATTGAACCAATAGCCGTGTAACTATACGAAAAAATTGTAGAAACAAATAGACAAATTAACAGAAAACTCTTAATCATGATAACCGCCTTCAGCTTGTATAAGTGCTTCATGAACTTCTTCTGAAACATAAAAGAAGTCACCTGATATAGTTCTACAACAATAATTATCTCCTATAGGATTTCGAGAAAAACTTTCAATGGTATCTGGTGCTATTTCGAGCACGTCACTATGACAGCCATTATCTGTTGGTCTTAAGATCCCTATTATCATCTTTTTCATAGGTCGCTACTGCCTTAGTATTTTTTCTATCTATTTTTTTAATATGGTACCCAATTGGTGCGCTTGTAAGCAAAAACATGCATTCTTACATTTGCGATATCAGGACCATAGCAGAAAACAAAAATAATAAAGACAAACAGGCAAACAGTAAAATTTTCATTTTTCGCTCCACATTTTATAAATATTGCCAGCATAAAAGTACTGGCAATATTTGTTTAATCAGATAATCTGTACACCAAATGATTTAGCTGCAAGGATTGCATGCCCGAACCAGAATTTAAGAGTTGTTTCTGGGAGCTTTTTTATAAATCTTTCAATCTCTTCATGGGTTGCAAACCTGAACTGGTTTTCGCAAAGTGTATCGTTTGTACCAAGACAGTATGTTGCTTCCTCGGCAATGCAAAACAGATCGTTTTCGATGTTATTGAATGAAGAGTTACCATACAAATCGTCGGTGTCTTGTGCTACGCACAAAACAAACTCGTCTTCATCGATGGAATTATCTCGCCGATCATCCATCTCTTTGATACAGACAAGCAACGTAAACAATCCGACTTCGAGTTTGCGCCCGACTCTGTCATCTTCTTCGTTATCAGTATCGACTTGAATTGTTTCGTTAAAAATAACAGACATAAGATCGGCAAGGATTTCTTTTGTGTCGTCATCAACGTTAGCTCTTTCAATTTTGTTTTTGACAACTGTACCTTTTTCCGAAAGCCGCTGATCAGTATCCTGAATCATTTCCCGCCGCGGATTCATAGCAATACTGGCATCGGTACATTGTTGTACGATTTTTACTATGGCTTCTGTCGAATTCATAATGCCTCCATCTTTTTAATTTTGCGTACAATAGAAGTTGCAAGCTTCTCTATATCTTTTATGCTTGCAACTGTAATTACTGTTGAAATCTTTTCAATTTTATATTGAGTATCCAAATAAGTTTGACGTAGATCCTTCAAAGTTTCAAGCGACTGAGGCGACTTTCCCGTCCTCGCTTTTGCTCTTTCAAAACAAACTTCAACTGGTGTATCTACAAAAATCGTTATTTTCGGTTTTGGAAAGAATTTATGTGCATAAAATTCTTTTATAAAATCATAAGAGCCCGTATTGTATTTCAAACAATAAACAAGTCCACTCCAAATGTATCTATCGCAGATGAAGTTCTTCTTACTTGCTTCCCAACCAAGCTTCTCAGCAACAAGTTTCGATAGTGTAGTTTTACCACACCCATCAATGCCTTCAAATACAATAAATTTGTTCATAAGATTTCCTTAAAAGGAAGCAGTAGAAAAAACAAGTATTATGACAACAAAGCTCATCGCTGTTCAACAATGGAAACAATAAATATTACCCGCCAGGAACTCTTTACAACAAAGGTGGGTAGAGTTCTACAATGGCTGGAAGTCACCATGGTTCTTGTTCTTTTCGGCATTGCAAGCAATACCTATTCTACTGCTTCTTATTTACTTCGCTAATGGGGAAATCGGGCCCATAAGATCTTTGAAGTCGATCGGGAGCTCAATTTTCGTGGAAGCATTGACTTGTTTGATAGTAGCAGCAATCTCGAAAAGAGCATTGTTGATTGCTGTTATACGTTCATCGACTTTGACAACATCATAGAGTGGCCGTTTTTCTTTCTGACTTGTGTCTCTCCATGATGTTTCGGTAGCAGTTTCTTTTTCCAGCTCTTCAAGTTGCTTTTTTCTCTCTTTCAATGCTTTCTGCATCTCAAGAGCTTTACTTAAAGTCATGTTTTCCATATAGCCTCCTTGTTTTACTTTATAACTAAAAAAGGAGCTATATTCACAAGTTATAGGTAGGATTTTACGTCGTCGACAAGCTGCTGGAAATTTTGAGATTTACGAATTTCTGGGTTCCATGCTAAACCCATTTCTTTGAGGTCGAGTTGATGTGTTACCGTGGCGCCTTCTTTATCTTGTTCTTTAGCCATGATCCAGACTGTGTCAGCAATTGCCATAGAATTTTCAAGATCGTGACTAACTATTATAAGCGTATTGAGTTCATTAAGAGCAGAAATTCTATTGAGAAGCTCAATTACTTTGTCAACCATGATAGGATCTAAACCTGAAAAAGGTTCATCTAACAATATAAATTTATTGTCAGTGAGCACTTGTTGTATAATGCTTACGCGTTGACGTTGCCCTCCGGACAATTGAGCAGGATATTTTTGAAGATGTTCTGCAAGGCCAAAGTCTTCGGCATGTTTCAAAATCAGATCTTTCTGCTCTGCTTTGCTTCGTTTGTAAGAAGAATGTAGTATACCTTGCCTTAGATTTTCAAAGATCGTTCTATGATCGAAAAGAAAATAGTTTTGAGGGACAATTCCTACTTCTCCAGGCGAAACTTTATGTTGATCTGGGTATACCCAAACTTGTCCTGTAGTCGGTTTGTTTAACCCAGAGAGTATTCTAAATAACTGTGTTTTTCCAAGACCTGAACGCCCTATAAGAGCTATTACTTGGCCCTGAATCGAATCTGGCCGAGTGACGTTTCTTATTTCAAAACTAATATCCCTTAGAATAAGTTTGTCTCCATATTTGAGACTGATATTCTCAGCTTTAATCAGAAGCTCTTCAAGAGCGTAAATTTTCTTCATTTGAACTCCATAGATAGTCCGGTAACTGGTATTGAAGGATTTATGTCATCATCACCATAGGGACCTTCAACGTGGTTCCAGTTACCGAACATAGTTAATCACTTTTTGCACATGAAAATCATATGCAGGTCGTCGTTTTCCGTGATGAACAGTTCGTGACAGATAATCCGTTCGATATTCTTGACTGCTGCCGCAATATCCTTTTCGTTCTGTTCGAAAACCAGATTGGGATCGAGCTGACCGATTTTTGCGGTATGCAGAATTACCGGATAATGTTCATCATCCCGATAACCGAGAGACATGATCAATGTCTGGGATTTCTCGAGAAATTCGACGCCGATGCTTTTGGGAGCGACCTTGTTTTCCGAGACCCATTTTTCGATGTTCCCGAGAAGTTCACGAAGGTCCGTGTCTGAAGTATAATCGGTGGCGAACAATTTGAATTTCCCATGTACCTGAATCATAGGATTCCTTTCATTAATGTTTTAAGGTAAATCATTTTGCTTTCCCTAATCTACAATAAGGAAAAAGCCAATGACGAGATTTTGCTAGCAATAAATCGATTAACATTCCTACTATAAAAATAACGATGAGAAGAGCAAATACTTTGGGCAGGTCAAGGTACTTATTTGCCTTTAAGAGCATAACTCCGAGCCCGCCCTCTGACATGCTAGTACCTTCAACCATAGTAATCATAAGCCAGGATATTGCAAAATTCTGCCGTTTTACTTCAATCACTTGGTCAGCTCTACCCAAAATAATTACTTCATAAACAGTCTCCCAGATCCCATAACGAAGAGTCCTGCAAAGATCATATTCATGAGTCTTGATTTCAGAAATAATAGCCGTAAGCGATGTTACAAAAAATGGAACAATACCGAAAAGTAACAGACTCATTTTCAAATCACTTCCATTTTTGGTTACCAATGTGAAGAGAAAAATAAGACCTGTTAAAGTAAGATATCTACATTGCGTAACAAATTTCGATATTGGATTAAAAGCTGGTATGACAGAAAGGTATGCAATAAATAGAGCAATCGCCATTGAAATCAGCATGCTTGTTATTGTCAATGAAAAACTGCTCACAAGATTTCGTACAAAATCTGGCTCACATACTAAAGCAATCATGGCTTTTCCGACTACAATGGGGCCAGGAATGAGACCTCCCCCATTAAATACATGCCATAGAATTAAAGCACCAATTGCTTCAATGACAGCAACCCCCATCCAGATGCGATGGGGGACTATTGCTAAAGGTTCCAATAAAGGAATTCGAAATAATCAGGGCCGGGAAGATTTGCATCATCAAGGAGTTTATAAAAATGTTTTTCGAATTTTTCAATATCCTCGGCATTCAATCCTGGAGGTTTTTGTGCCGGTTGGATTCGAGGAACTGCGAAAGCAGGTGTTGTTGGTGTTTGGAGATTCTGTGGAGACTGTGGAGTTTTAGGTTTTTCATCAAATTCAATAAGAGGAGACAAAATCTTTTTAAGTGTATTCATAAATTGATCCTTTTTTGACATGAGTCATGAATCATTGACCATACATTTCTATATCTTTTTTTTTCCAGATTATAAGAACAATTCTTTTAATTAGAAATTGTTTCGTGTTTTATTTCTTTGATTTTGTTAACGAAGAGTTTGAGACCTGGTAGAGAATCTATATGGTAAGACATAATGTATTTTTCTCCATCAATATCAGTTGTCCATTGTTCAGGTGCAGGACAACCACAATGCCCGACAACCCGAACATCCTTAGCCCCGACAGGATCAGCGTAAAGGTCGTTAGCAACATCTAAAGGTACCGGCCCATTAACTACCCAATAGTACCAGGCACGTTTGAAGATGAATGGTCCCTGTTCAATAAAACCGAATTTAGTAAATGGCACTTCAGTATTACCCAATCCCACGGTTTCAACTGGAATACCTACTAATTTTAATTCCATTTCAATAAAATAATCGCAAAACACATCTCCTGCAAGGTTCCAAAATCTATTATAATCTTTTCCACCAATTTCAAAGATTTGATTTGCCTGTTGTTGAACATGTTGCTCCATACAATCTTTATGGAAGTATCTTCGTACACGACAAAAAATCTTTTGTCCCTTCTCTATGATTATGTTTTTCTCTTTCTCATCATAGTTTAAATAATATCGACCGTCAGTTTTTTGTTTTAAAATTTCATTAAGTTCGATAATCGATAAACCGATGTACAAACCCGAATCTAATTCTATTGTTTCGTCGACAAAATGGCACTCTAAAAAATCCTGAGTTTCAATACTCCAGTTTTTTTGACAATGGAAACAATTTGTCGAAAAATGTGGTGGACTCCACATATATGTTGACATAGAAGACTCTATATGTCGAAAATCGTCTATTGTGACAACTTTTGGCACTCTAACTCTTTTTTCAAGTTTCCATACGTTCCCACATGTATCTAAACGGAGCGCACCGAATAAAACAAATTCTTCAAGTTCTTCTTTTCTAATGTAATAAGCGTCATGTCGATTACGCAACATTGTTACAAAAGTCTCGTATGAAGAAAAAGTCTGTTCAATCCCATATATAGTGTTGTATGTCTCTTTATTGATTTTTGAAATAAAATCAAATTTTGCTGTCATGTTTTTATCCTTTAATATTTTCTAGATTAGAAAGGTAAATCTTCACCCGGGATTTCTTTTTAAAGCAGGAGGTGGTTCTACTTCGCATTCATATTGAGAACAATCTTGTACAGGTATGTCTTCTAATCTAGAATAAAGTTGTTCACCATCATGAGGCAAATTAGAGTGAATTAAATAGTATTGAAGTTCTTCTTCAGCTCCTATATCGCGAATCACCGTTCTTAAAATTATATATGATATTTTTGACTTACATATTCCTGGCGTACCATCGTCAAAAAAATAAACAGGGTCACCAGGTTGAAATTTTAATTCAACATTAATCTCTCTTACAACAACATCGTCTTTTAAAAAATTGAATTTGTTTTTCATAAATACAAAGGCTGGTTTCCCAGCCCTTCCTAAATTAATTTCCGCCTTTAGGCACAGACATATCGAGTGTAAGATCCTTTGCAGTTTTTGCCATTAAGAGATCAACAAGCGCCGTCGCTCCATTTCCCCCTTTATTTGCATCACTACCCATTATAATAGTAGGCACTAATTGATTACCCTTGAGAGCTTCAGCATAAGTACCGTTAACCTGAATCCAGGCTTGAAGTTTCTTGTCCAAAGCTCCGTCAGCAGACATGATAGCACGTTTCTTTGCAGCTTCTCCTTCTCCCTGAAGGATGAGTTTTTGTTTCTCAAACTCAGCAGCTTCTTTTTCAAGTTTTGCAACTTCTTTCTGCTGTTCTGCTTCCGTAACTTTTTGAGCCTTGATTACTTCCTGCTCCCATTTTGCTTTTGCTGCATTGGCCTCACCTTCCTTGGCTACAGTAATAGCGTTCTGTTCAGCTTGTTTTGCTGATGCAATAGCAGTCTGAACATCCATAGCAATTTTTTGCTGTTGCTGAATTTGTTTTTCAACCGCATCATCGTATGGAAGGCTTGAAATCGCAAAGTTAAATGTACGAATTCCGAATTCTTGTAAAACCGCATGATCCTGACGCAAGAATTGTCCAGAAGAATCTTTTGCAATTTCAACAACAGTAATAGTTTTTTCAGAGCCAGTCAAAGGATCTGTTGTTTTGACATCCTTTTGCAAAGTTTTATAAACTCCATTTTGAATCTGATCTTCAACATAACTTAACAGGTAATTCCTTTTTTCAGCGAATGATTCTTTCGAACTCATCAAAGGACCTGTCATGTAAATCGATTTATTGACGATTGTCTGGATGAGTTGCATTTCAATAGCTTTTTGACTCCCAAAACGAACATGTAACTGAGTCAAATGTTCATTATCTATAGGCATTTCATATTGGATCGACCCGATCATTTTTCCGTGTCCGCCATCATTGAAACGTACAGGTATTTCGAATGCGTAACTTTCGCGTTTGTCATACTTAGTCACTTTGCCGAAAAACTGAGCCTTGATTCCTGGCGTAGTGTGCCAGGTAAGTTTTCCAGCGATAGGGCTTTGAACCACCATGATCTTACTTGCGTCGAGATTTTCGGCAACATTGAACGACATGAAAATAGCAATTAGTATACCGACAACGGCAAGTACTGCTCCCAACGTAGCACGCATAACTCCTCCTTTGATTGTGAATTAATCATCATCAGCAATGGCTGACATTTTTGGATTACTTGATGTTTCCCTTTTTTTGTTTTTAATTCTTTTTTCGATATTTTTTTCAATAGTTTCTTGTTTGAGCTCAGCTAACTCGTCCTTTAACTTTTCTTCTTTTCGGAACATTGGGAACAATTTTGTTCCTCGTATAATAGGAATACTTACTTGCGTAATCAATGTCCAGCCAAGGGTAACAACGATTAAAACTTCAAAAGCAATTATAAGTATCATACAAGTTCCTTTTTCTTGTGTATAAGTTTCTATATTTTTCAAGTTCAAGTGAAAAAAATGTTTGAAATAGTTTTTAAAACACCAGTTTAAGATATAATATTAACTGGTGGGGATTAATCTATGACGGTCTTGAAAGAAGAAGTTACATCTAGATTGCAAACAATGGCGTTTTTACTTGATGCTATTTCGTCTCTCCATAATGCTGGAATAATATCAGACGAAAAAGCTTGTGAAAAAGCAAATTGTTATATTAATCACATCGATGATGTTATGAAAATAGCGGAAAGTGAAATAGAATAGGAGCACATATGAGTAAAAGGGCAGCAGACCACGAAAGATACTTGGGAGTTATACATAGTATAGCTAGAGCAGAAGAACTTGAAGAAAAAGATAAAAGGAAAGAATTAAACAAACCCGAAATCAAAAAGACATGCTTTAATTGCGGGAAAAAGAAAAACTGCAGGAAATTCAGTGGAAAACTTACTTATGATGGTTCTTATTCAATTGGCGGCGATACACACAGTGAAGCTTGCGATAAATGGGAACAAGTAAAGAATATAGCAAATGACCCTAAAAAAGTCAAATCATTATTGAAACAATTTTCGAAGCTTAGATAAGACATCTTTTGAAGACAACTCTAAAGCCAAAAAATGCTTTACTAAAGTTTGTTTTGGTTTTGAACACGTTTCTTCTTTAAATTCACTCAAATCTTCAAATCTTGCTATAGTGTTTTTACCCGCATGTCCATACTTAACAAGTAATTCTTTATAAATCTCTATTGCTTCAGAAATTTGTTTGCTATCTGTTATAGTCGAAAAACTCCCTCCAACATTTGCATCAAATCTTACATTACCTCCACTTGGAGGATAATAACTCATAAAAAACCAAGAAATGTTTCCCGATAAGTCTCCACCACGTGCTGAAGCATCAAACCGCCAATCTTTGCTTCCTGTTAACCAACAACTATCATTTGTGATCTGTATGAACCAAACATGATCTTCATCGTCAAATTTAATATCACAATTTTGTGTATTAGCTTCTCTTTGCATTTTGTGTAGAATAGGTAATACTTCGCCTGCTGGCATTTTTCGTATATCACACATCATGATCTATCTGCCTCGTATATTTGTTCTATATCGTAAGTTGACTTGTCGAAATACTTAATCACAATTCGTTTCCATAAACGATAAGGCATTTTTCCACGTCGAACTCCCAAACCATTACATGCACCACATTTTGGAGAATTTTTCGAGTCATAGTATCCAGAACCGCCACATGCGGAGCAGATCTTGACTCGTTTCATTTATTATACCACTCAAAAGTTTTTGCTACTATAAAATCGTTATTGGATAATTCGATTTTAACAGTAACAATTTTGTGGCTTCCATCTGAAGGAAGGAAATCATTAGTATACCCACTACCCATAAAACTAGTCAAGATTTCATTTTCGACAAATGATTGCCGATACTTTTTTTGCCATTCAAGATCAAAAACATAATCATATTCTGAACGAGCAAAAGGCCCAACTCGATAAACCGAAGAATCATTTGTCTGAATAGCTACAGGGAGCAAACCATAATAAATATTCCCATTTAAGAAAGGACATTCGTATTTTGCTGATTGTACGAGCAAATCTTGATCGCGGACGTCAAGTCTCCGTAAAGTGAGAAAAGGGTCAAAATGCCCATAGAATGTCAATGGAAACATTAACGACTTAACATCATCGAATTCAAAATAACTATGGATCAATCTCCCGTTGTCAAAAATGAAATCACCAATTTCAGGTTGAAATTTCTCCTGTTGTTGCTTGACCGTTATCATTTTGAATTCCTTTCTCTACATCATTTTTTCTTGCTCGAGCTTCTTGATCAGCTTTTTTCTTTGCTTCTCTATTTTCTTTGATCATTTTCATCACTTCTTTGATTGATGCGTTTATCTCTCTGTTTTTTGCACCCAATTTCTTCAAGTTACGCACGACTTCAGCCATTGAATTTCTCCTATAAAAAGGTTCATAAAGGATATGTCCTCTTTATATACTCAATGGCTTGATCTCGAGTAAACAGTTTCTCTTCTAATTGCTGGTCTTGTACGTCGTCTAACATAGTTCTAAATGTAGGCCCCTTGAGATAACCCATAGAAATCAAATCGTACCCTGTTACAAGACGGGGAAGCTTGTCGAGCTTCACAGTCTCTGGAGTAGCTTCAAAATCTTTGAGTTTACTTTTCATAAATTCATAATGCTCAAGTCCACCATGAGATGACATGCAATCAACCCTATGCAGCTCAAGATGCTCGTAAAACTTGGGCAAATTCATAAACCGCTTGAGCTTAGAAACTCTCATTTTCTCAGCTACAGGAAATTTCATGTGATGCTCGACCATAGAAACAACATGATCTACGAATTCGTTCGAAAACTTGAGTCTTTTGAGAATCTCTTCAGCCATGTATTTCCCCTTAGAATCATGACCACTAAAACGTATTCGATCCTCAAAAGTTTGAGTTGGCGGCTTACCAACATCATGGAGAAAGACGCCCCATAATAGAGTATCCGAAGCATTTTCAGGAAGTAATCCGAGGGCTTTTATGGTATGCTCCCAGACGTCACCAGGATACATTTTGTATTTTGATGTGTCTTGATGATCTGGGTTGTTGATGTCAAAAGTTTCGAAAGGGCCAAGATTTTCATTCATTTAAGATATTCATTTCTAATTGAATCATATTCTACATAGTCTGAAATTAGAAAACAATCAACACTAAAACCTATGTATTTAGGTGTTAGAGTAAATTTAACTAATTGTTTTTCATAATCTAAGTTTTCATGTAAATAAACATTAGAACTTATTTGGGCATTTCTATTAATAAAGGTATCAACAATTTCATGACTTGAATATTTTAGTATGATATATTCAAGATCAATAACGGGTAGAATACCTATTTCTGGTAGACAACCAATTCCCGGTGTTTTAATTGGAACAGTAACACTATGTGCTGCTGCAAGTTTTCTTCTATCTAACAAGAATGGTTTAGATTTTCTATCTTTAATTGTGTCTAAAATACTATCAACAATAAAACCATTAATTGTAATGTATGTTTTAATTAAATCACAAGTTATTAATAATCGTTGACAATTTATATCATTGACGAAATAATAAGAAACATGGTTGTAAATTTTAATAGTATCAAAAGTCTTATTAGAATCTTGACAATAAAAACCTAATGCTTCTAAATAGTACTTTGTTTGCGTTACTTCATCAAGTTTATTGTTCCAACATGTATCTTGTATTTCTTTTAAACGATCATTATCAAATTCTTGTTCTTTTTCTTTTTCAATAGTATTGACAGGACGAATACAATTAAAAATGACAAAACAGATTATTAACAGATATTTAAAAAGTCTAAACATTTTTGAATTTCCCTTTCTTGATTGTTTTTATAATCATGTTCCCAAATAATTAACCCTTCAAACCCTTTACTTATTGCTATATCGTGTTTTGTTTTATCAAACTGCCATATTTGTTCAGCAGTTAATTGGGTATAAGGGTTCGGTTTATCTGTTTCGCAATAAAATAATGGGTTTGCGTGAAACTTGTCTCCATGGAACTCAATAAACTTCTTTCTAGTGATATTGACAAAATCAAAATTACAATGTGAAAGAAAACAACTGTGTTCATGATTTAATTCAGCAAAATAGATTTTTTCGTTTGTCGGAAAATTCAACTTATTATAAATTTTCCAACAAAATTCTTGAGAAATTTTAGAATAATTCTTTTTATTCTCTTGTTTGTTATAAATTCTAAAATATGAAATTCTCGATATATTTTCTGAACGTTCTTTATGTTTTTGTTTTCCAATTTCTACACCAAATTTTTTTATAAACCAATCAAGAGTAAAAACTCCCTTAACAGACTCTGAAATTCTGTTTCTCTCTTCTTGAGTTCTCTTCCTGTGCGACTGAGTTTGGAATCTTTTTGAATTTTTTAAACCCAACACAATCTTCGCTTTTGTTTCCTCTGATGTTGCTTTTCTTGAATAAGTTTTTCCTGTTGCAGCATTTGAAAGATTTTCTCTAAATTTTTTATATTTTTTTGCTCCTACGTCTAGCCCATAAACTTTTATAAAGCTTTTTAGACTTACTTTGTCGCCTCCAACTTTTCCAGCTCTACCATTGAATTTTGAAGAACAAGAATTTGAGCAAAATTTTCCATTAAGAGAAGTTGTTTGATATGTTTTTTTACATTCTTTACAGATTTTTTCAAAAACTTGTATGTTTTTAAATTTGGGATGCTCTAAGTGCCAATATTCAAAACACTCATTAGAGCAATAAAGACTGCGAGTACCAGTTTTTAAAAAAGGTTTTTCGCAATATCGGCAAAGAATTTCTTTAAACATAGCATTTCCTTTTTAAAGAGAAATGCTATAAAGGCAATGCTAAAGAGCATACTATTCTTGCATTATCTTTCTGACTCTTGCACCCTCAGGGTGAAACTGTGGCGGTTGTTCACATCCAACCATTGCTGTAACTTCAGGTAAAATCTCTGAAAGCAAACCTGTACTAAGAAGCAACTCAAGAGCTCTTCTTTTGTCTTTTACCCTGAGAATTTTTGTCGTTTCGTCAGCAATACGTTCTGCTGAAACAGAAACAATTTCATTTGCACGTTGGCATACAGCAAGATATGTATTGGGTTCGATTTCAAAACCCAGCCGAGCAGCAAACCGAATAACGCGCATAAGACGCAGTTTATCTTCTTTTATCCTGTCATCAGGGTTTCCTATGAGCCGTATTATCTTTTGCTTTAAATCAGTCTGACCACCCACGACATCAATAATTTTGTCAGTTAAGGGGTCATAAAACATACCATTGATCGTGAGGTCTCGTCGCCTTGCGTCTTCCTCTAAAGAAGCGAATTCTATCGAGTCAGGGCGCCGTCCATCTGAATAAACTCCATCGGACCGAAAAGTTGCAACTTCAAATTCTTCTCCATCAACAATAACAACAATGACACCAAAAGCTTTTCCGACAGCTACAGTTTTGGGAAACAGAGCTTCTATTTCATTTGGCCTTGCATTAGTGGCTATATCAATGTCATTTGGCTCAAGACCAAGAAGATAATCCCTTACACACCCACCTGCATAAAGAGCTTGGTAGCCTTGTTCAGATAAAATCTTAATTATTGAAAGAGCTTTAGAATTCATGTTTTCTTTCTAATTCGTGATTTGACATAAACGGAATAATGCAAATGCTATAAGCACACCTAAACCAAGCAACACAGAAGAAATTAAAAATATCAGAACAACTGGGTGTTTCAACTGTATGCCTCCAAAACGAGTTGATAAAGAATCACTTCGTTCTTTTTGGCTTTGTATATTGCTTCGACTAAAGCACTGGTTTCTGTGACGTCTATTATTTCTCTATTACCAAAAGAAAGATACTTTATTGTCGAAGGTTCATCAGAATCATGATCAGTCCAAATGCAAGTCTGAAGGCCATCAACATAATGATGCAATTCTACTATAAGAGCTTCAAGTTTGACTTCATGAAGAAAAACATCGCTGAAACCCGATCCTTCAGAAAGTTCTGCAGAAAGAATGCTTGCATGGTTTGTGTTTAACTTCACATGCTTCAGTTCTTTATCGTTTGTGATAATCATTTGTTTTCTCCTACTTTATTGTACTCAATTCTTTATTTAGCTCTTTATGAGCTAAAGGTACGACCCTTTTTATTCCTGCCATGACTAAAGCGACTCTAGATCGTATGAATGATGAATTAACTGAAACTCCAGTAAATGTTCGTTTATCAAGCAAATATGACATAGGGATTGCATAATTAGAAGCCCTCCAGTCAGGGTTTGCTTTTTCAACTTCTTTATAAAGCCTTTTGACAAAAGCTTTCAACTTTTCAGGTTTGTCATCCATTAGATCGTTATTTCGATAGAAAAGAAGTTATCTGCCATTAACCCAGAAATGTTTTTACAACATTAATACATAATTCATGAATTGCTTCACGGTTAGGCGATTTGGGTAAAGTAGAAGTTTTATAAATATCAGCAAGAACAACATCTTGTTCTTTTGCATATTCTTCAACTTTTTCAAAAGGCCAACCACCATTTCTAATAAATTTAAGTTCCTCAACATCTATATTGGTTCTGTCAACATGTAAAGTACTTTCAAGTAATCCTTCTTTACCCATTCGAAGCAGTCTTACAAGATGCATTGCATGCTTGGTGTCATAGCCAAACTTTGCTTCTAAGTCAGCTCTTTTGACATTACGTGTCTTTTGCCAGTTTAAGTATTGTTTCCATTCTGACATTGCATTATGAAAATTGAGTTCTCGTCGTGCTTGCTCTACATATTCATCTTTGATATACTGAGAACCCAATGAAGTAAAAGCATGACATTGCGATTTCAAACCTGCTTGCAACCATTCCATTGCAAAAGTTCGTTCTTCAGGTATAATAAAGCGTGTAAGCAAAGGAACAATATAATCACCATAAATTCTGTCGAGTTCAGCAACAAACGACTCTCTTTCCGATTCAATAATAAGTTCAAGAGCTGCTTGACAAACAGCTTTGATTTGTGATGTAGGGAACATGGGTGTATCAGGCAAATCAAAATCAACCCGTTTAGGTTCTGCTTTTAGAGGGTTCAAAAGAAATTTTCTATGTGTTTTGATTCTATCAAGTTGAGCAATTGCATAACCAGAAAACGTGTAGCGCATTCTTTTTGATAAGAAAAGCGTTCTATTTTCAAGAATTTTTTCCCAGACAGAATGCATTTGAACAATACAACACTCCGGTGTAAAGAGCAAATCAAGCATGTTTGGGTTATTGTCAGCAACAAGTGTTAATGCTTTTCTGATTTCATAAATAGTTTTGTCAAGTTCTGTATATCCTTGAAATTGTTCAACTCTTTTTTGCCCAAGAAAATATTCGTATATCCAGGGATCATGACGCCTGCATAATCTGTGTCCGAAAACTCGTTATGGGTCCCATAAGCTTGAGACCCAACAACACATTCAAAAATCGTATGAGCTTCTACATATTCAGGTGTCATTTTCTTCCTCGTCTTGAAGTTCAGCAATTATTCTGTTTATATTGTCCATCAATGTTTTTTTGTAAGAGTCGCTTGCATCATGATCTAATAAAGAAGTAATTGTTTTTAACTCGTCATATTTTTCAAGTTTTTTCTGTAACTTGTGTTTTTTTTCAGGGTCATGAGTTTTTTCCATCAAACCTATTAGAATTTCGCGTTGTTTATTATAATTTTCGTGTGAAAATTTTTCAACAATTTCAGACATTTTTTCGTGATCATCAGGATAATCCATGACATCAATTTCGCTCAATTTAAAATACAAAGACTTTGCTGCAGGATTACACATTGCTGAAGCTATCAAATCAAGAAGATTTTGTTGTTTTTTAAGCATTCTAGTAAAATAGAAAAGTTGAAAATCCAAATTTTCTATCTGTTTTTTTTGATAGAAAATTATGATTACAACAAGAATAAGCGCGACACTAATTGAAATACGTTCTAAAAGATTCATTTTAACATCCTGAAAAAATCATCCTCGCTCAAAATTGTAATACCAAGTTGTCTTGCTTTTTGAGCTTTACTGCTCGTCGAACTTGGATCAACCATAACAAGATAAGTCAAACCTTTGCTGACGGAATCTTCCGCAGTCCCTCCATTTGCTTTGACTAAAGCCAACATGTCATCTCTGACATATCGTTTTCCATCCGGCTTGACTGCTTGAATTGCTCCCGTAAAACAGAAACTCATTCCTGCAAATTTATTTGAATCAACTTTTATTTTTTCAGGCTCCTTTATAGTAATACCAACATCAAACAAATTTTTCATGAATGTTGCTTTAGCAGCCAGACCAACTTTAATTTGGGATGCTGTTTTAGCACCTATACCTTTTATCTGGACTAGAGCTTCTTCTGTTGCTCCAAACATTTTTACAATATCATAACCAGCAGCCAGTAACGTTTGTGCTGTTTCTTTGGAGAAATTAGGCATATTGAGTCCAGCTATAAACTCGGGTAAAGTTATTGCCATTTTTGCTCTCAAATTCGTTACGATTTTCGTAGCTGAACGTTCACCTAAACGCTCAAGACCCGCAACTTGGTTGACTGTGAGTTTATAAAAATCAGCAGGTTCTTTCACAAGGCCATTTTCGTAGAGCATCTGAATAATTTTGGGACCAAGCCCGTCAATGTCAAGAACTTGAACCCAACGTTCAAGGTTTCCAGTTCCGAGCCCTGAGCAGGCATCATTGGTGCACATGAGAAATTTGCCCTGAATTTCAGCTCTACCACCACATTCAGGACAAACAAGTGGAACTTCAAAATCCTCTGTACCACCACCATGATTTTCAAGGAGATATGGAATTACATCATTTGCACGTTCAATAAGAACAGTGCAACCTTTTTTGAACTTGAAAGTTTTGAACATTTCGACATTGTGCAAGCTGCAACGACGTACAGTTACGCCACCCATGGGAGTAAGTTCAAGAATTGCAATGGGAGTAATTCTCCGACTGTTCCCTATATGCCACAGAACATCTTTGAGAATTGTTTCTTTTTGCATGGGCTTGAATTTCCAAGCGATTTTTGCTTTGGGATTGCCACCCAGCATACCATGCTTTTGTTGGATAGAAACATTGTTTGCTCGTATTACGAGCCCGTCAATATCATAGGGTAATGTCGCTCGAATTTTCGACTCATATTCATTAAAAACTTGAATTGCTTCTGCAATAGAAACTTTTTTCCAGAAACATGTTTTGAGCCCGAATCGCTCAATTGTCTGGAGCTTTTCTTCTTCTGTATTAAAAGTTATTCCTGCAATGTCATAGTAATAAATTGACAGAAATTCGACGTTTTCGCCAGTAAGAGTTTTCTGCAGACCTGTTGCTGTGTTCCTGGGATTTTTATAGTCTCTACCGCTTTTTACAAGCAGTTTCTCAAAATCTTCTCTCAAGATAAAAACTTCTCCGTAAATATTTCCAGTGAATCCAGGAATTGTTGCTCGAACATTTTGCATCTTCAAAACGTTTTGCAACATATCTTCACCTTCAACACCATTTCCTCGAGATATTGCTTGAATCAGATTACCATTGTCATAAACAAGATCGATTGAACCTCCATCCATTTTATCGAAAATGACATAGGAAGAATCACCAATTTCTCTCGTCCAAGCTTCAAATTCTGCTTGAGAATTGACTTTGTTGAGAGAAGTCATCTGTATGCGATGACTTGCCTTTTTCCATTCTGAAGCTGCAACTACTGGCGCCCCTATTTGATTAAGGTAGACTTCAACATCTTCAACCAATTTGGGATCAATGGATTTTTTTGGAAAAAGAATACGGTTATAAAGCGTTGTCAGTCGGTCTTTCTTTTGGTCATATTCAGCGTCAGTGATAATCGATTCACCTTCATTGTAATAAGAGTCTGATGCTTTCTGCAATAACACCAAAATTTCTTTTGCTTCATTAAATAATCTCATAATTAGTTATCTCCTGTTCTTCTATTATATCTAAAGCACGCATAAAAACAACCAAATAAAACATAATATGCCCCGAGAACCTCAGGGCACATTATAGGTATTAATAAATGTGTAATTTAATTAATATAATCTAATCTGCATTTTCAAAACAAGGGCAGGAATCTCGTAAACAGTCATAACATGTACTTACTTTTTTGCAGGTTTTACAAAGCGAGGTTTCCCAAGCGTTTTTAAAGTCACTTGCATGAACATCAACCCATTGTAAAAAATATTGTTCACTTGGTTTGCCATTATAATCATAGCGTAGATTAAAATTCTCTTTTTCACTTGCTAAATAGACTGATTTGTCTATTGCATGAATTTGTGCAGTAAGAAATTTATCAAGATCTTGCATATTGCACCCGCTAATGCTCTTATACACAAACTCCTGTTTTAATCTTAATTTTATACGTTTTTAATCAAAACTTAATTTTTATATGCTTTATTTTCTCGTATAAAAACTTTGCAAAAAAATGTCTTAAACTTCAATTAATGTTTTTTGAAAATCGTCTTTTTTGAGACAAACTTGCTTTTTTTCTATTTTCAGGATTTGAAAATCTAAGTATTTGTCTCTGACTATTTTGCTGGTTCTGTTCTTTAGTTCTTACTCGACCTTTCGTCTTTTGAACAATTTTTTGAATAATAGCATTTTTTTCTTCTAAAGACATAGCTCCCCAACGTTTTTTTGTAGCTTCAGAAAGTTTTTTTCTTGTTTCTTGTCCTACTGGAGGTCGTTTCCCTTTTTTTCTCCCAGTATTTGAATTGTTTTTCTTAAAAAGTTGGGGTACTTTGATTCGTCCTGATGCATAACCTAACTTAAGAGACATAGAAATCTTTTGTTTGACTTCTAATCTTCTTGCGGGATTCTTATCCCCAGACAATTTACCCTTAAGAGATTTTGATCTTTTTCGATTTATTTGGATTTTATCTGGATGGTTTGTAAATGTATCTCCCCCATCGCCACCTTTTGTTAGATTATATCCAATTTCTGGATTAAAAGATTTAAATACATCTATCCAAAATTTCTCTCTATCAGAAAGAATATCCCGTGAACATTCTTCAAGAATTTCTTTTTTAAAATTTTTTTCACCATATTTGATTATCGCTTGTTTTAAGACTTTGCCAGAACCTAAATAAGATTTTCTATTTCTTACATCTTTGCCAATGTAAATTTTCTTATTTACTAAATTTGTAGTTTTATAAATAACACACATTATAGAAAAATCAATTCAGTTTCAATTTGTTCATTTTCTATTTTAATCAGAACAAAAGTAGTTCTTTGCATTTGCCCAGGTTGTATTACTAAAGTTTTGTTAAGATTTTTTCGCCATACATTGGTGATTGAATGACTTTCATGTATATGGCCACAAAGAAACATAGTAGGTTGTTGTACCTTTATCCATTCATAAATAGATTTTGATCCCACACGCTCTAATCTATCATAGCCTGTAGGTGTTCTTCTACCACAAACGTCAAGTTCTAAGTTTTTGGGTGGCATGTGACATGACATTATAAGGTTTTTATGAAGAATGACTTCTTTAGCAAGATCTTCTTGTATTGTACTCTTTTTTGCTAAATATTTATCTATGTCAAGTATTTCTATACGCTTACCATCTTCTGTATAATCGACTCCATCAAGACAAAAAGGTCTCATCCATCCTCTATAGTCTAGTTTGCAAATTGACTTTAAAGCAAATGGGTAATCACAAACATAAGGATACGCTTTAAAAAGAAAACCTTCTATCTCAACAGGTTCTTCATTTAAGAGACTCCCAAATTTCCTGAATTCTTTTTTCATTGATACTAAATCGTCATTTCCGAAAGTCGCAAGAATTTTTATTCCATTGTCTTTTGCTTTCTGATAGAACTCTTTTAAGAATTTCTTTACAAAAGTCATTTGAATTTCAGGTAGATTTCGTCCTTTAGGAAGGATATCAGCACCCAGATGAATTATTTTTATTTGATGGTCAAGAGCATAAGATAGAATTTTCTTATATTTCTCTTGATCACCATGAAGATCTGTAGCATAAAGAAACAACATGATATTACTCCAGGGGGAAATTTATGCAAAAGAAAGAGCAAACAAATGTTGAGAAAATTGCTGCTCGTGGTCACAAACGTCTAGATGATTATTATAATAAGAAAATCAAGAAATCTAAATATAGTGAAATTCCTGATTATTTAAGAGAGGTTAGATACAACGATCCATCAAAAACTTAAAAATGATAACTATTTGAAGGTTTCCTTACTTTCATTTGCCACCAAACTTCGGGACAATCTTTCAAATTCCATTGAATTTTTCCGTTCTTGTTTTTCATGACAAGACCTTCATTTTCAGGATCTTTGATTACTTCATTATAGACTTCATGGAAATTGTTGGAAAATGTTTTTGCAAGCGTAAAATGCGTATGCTGTTCTTCTCCAAAAATGTCTTCAATCATTTTTCGACGAACTTCAAGCGTCTCCATGACTTGGATACCTTTGTACCAGTAAATGTCATATACATAAATGTAATGCTTGATATGTTTTGTTTTATGATGCAAAAGTTCTGCATCAATATGACAGCCCGAAGGGATTTTGAAAGAATTTAATTCATGAAGAAGCTCTGTGGCGGGTTGATAAGATAAAATTTCTTTATGACTGTTCCAGAAAACAAATCCATTGAAACTTGTTTTTTGAGAAGCTTCTGTTGGATCATTCCGAAGAGCTAATCTCGAACCATTCTTTTTTACTTCAGCCCACCAATCTGGATCAGCTGATATTTCAGTAAATTTCGTGCTGTCAACAGTGATAAGGACAGGTTTATTTGGATAAAAATAAAGCATGGGTAGTCAACCTCCTGGTAACTACCCATATCGTATTAAAATTTAATAACAGCCATTATTTAAATGACAATAAAGAATCTGTTTTCCCTATTATCATTGAATCGTTAATTTTATATTTGACATACAAAGAATCATACATTGCTTTTCTCTTGAGAACATTAGGTATAAAATCTGATGTTTCTTTTGCCAAAGCTTTTCTGTCCTTTGTATAATAATAAGCTTGCCATGGTCCACCATTGTAATCAGCAAGAACTACATCCCATTTATCATATTGAGCATAAAGCAAATCAAAAAGCTTTATTGCAAATTTTGTACTTATTGGGATATTGAAAAGCAAAGAGTCAGTATATTCAATACCAAAATGTCCAGCAAGTAAACGCCCAGTCGAGGGCATGATTTGATTGATCCCTCTAGCTCCCACTTTGCTTATTGCTCTTTTTCTGAAACTTGATTCTACATATTGTGTAGAAAGAATAAAAAATGGATCTATATAACTATAGTTCTCACATTCTTTCACTATAGTTTCAGCTATAAGATAAGCTTCATCAAGATTTACTTGTTGACTTATTCGCTTCCATTCGCCAACTATTTGGTCTCTCATAAAGAGAATAAGTTTCATTCTCCTTGCAGACCAATCGATAGTCGACAATAAAAATTGATTTGTTTCTACATGTCTGCTAAATTGTTCGGCTTGAACTTGGCGAATTTTCACCATTTCTTGATTGAGGTTTCTTGTAATAGTGATAAGCAGATATGTTAAAGCAACAACAACAATAGAAAGAATTATTACAGAGACAACCCAAGCTGTTTTGTTGCTTTTGTGTTGAGCAAAATCATCATCGAGTTTGATCTTTTTGCGACCTTTATCGTTTTCTTCATCAGACATTGTTGTACACTCCTTGTTTGAGCCATAATGTTCACTTGTTCTAATAGGTAATTAATTTAGACCTACTAACCTTTCTAAGTTTCAATGGGTTGACCTTCCATGGAGAACAGCCGTTTGCAGCGAGGGAATGCGCTACAACCACCGAATTCTTTACCATTTTTTGTCGATACTCTAATTGCTATTTTTGAACCACATTTGTCGCAAACAACACCTTCTAAGTATCGTACTTCTTTTTTCTCTTTTGCAACTGGTTCCCCATTTTCACCTATTTTAAACATTGCTTCGCATTTATGCTTACCGTGAACAGTAAAACCTGCACATCCGTAAAAATCTCCATACTTACCAGTGCGTTTTACTAACTTATGTCGTTTACAAGTAGGACAAGTAATGTCTGTTGTTTCGCTTTTTTTCAAACTCTCTGAGCCCTGAGCAGCAACTATTCTTTTTCTTATCTCTTTAAAGAACACATCAACAGCTTCATGCCACACACGCTCACCATTTGCAATATCATCTAATTCTTCTTCAATACGAGCTGTATATTTCGTGTCCATTAACTCAGGGAAATTTACAACTAAGAAATCGCAGATTTGACAACCAAGCTCTGTTGGTTTAAATGATTTTCCATCCTTCTCAACATACGTTCTTTTTATCAATGTATCAATAATGCCAGCGTATGTTGAAGGTCTTCCTATACCCTCCTCCTCCAGCACCTTAACTAAAGACGCTGTATTGTAAGCTGCTGGAGGTTTTGTAAAATGTTGTTCTGTCTTTACTTCTTTTAAAACTAATTTATCTTTTTCTGAAATCTGTGGTAGTTCTTCATCTTTTGTATTGCTGTACTGTCCCCAGACTTTCAGATATCCATCGAATTTTATGATTTGACCGTTTGCAGTAAACGTGTGTTTACTTGATTTTGACTTTATTACTACTTTAGATGCATTCAATTCTGCATCACTCATCTGACAAGCTAAAAATCGAGCATAAATCGCTTCATACAACTTAAACTCTGCATCAGAAACACATGATTTCACTTCACTTAATTTTTTCTCTAAATGAGTTGGTCTAATTCCTTCGTGAGCTTCTTGAGCGACTTTATTTTTAGTCTTAAATGTTCGAGGCTTTGCGGGACAATAACTTTTCCCAAAATCTGAAGTAATAAGATTTCTAACATTACAAATTGCTTCATCGCTTATATTCAAAGAATCTGTTCGATGATATGTAATATGTCCACCTTCATAAAGTTTCTGGGCAAGAGACATTGTATGTTTCCCGTCCCAGTTAAAAGTAGATGAACAGAATTGTTGTAATGAAGACGTATTAAATACGGGATATGGTTGCTTTGCTTTTGTGGATTTAGAAACAGAATCCACATACCAATCAGCGAGAGCCTCGACTTCCTTTTGGATTTGAACGGCTATAGTTCCATTTGGTATTTCGTTTTCAGTTTGATAGAGGGCCTTAAGCTGATCTTTTTTTATTGTTAAAAATATGCCTGGTAATGTCCAATATTCTCTTGGTACAAATTTATCTATTTCTCGTTGTCGTTCTACAATAAGTCTTAGCCCTATAGATTGAACTCTGCCTGCTGAAGTGCCTGATTTAACTTTATTCCATAAAACAGGAGAAATTTTAAAACCAACAAGCATATCTAAAACAGATCTTGCTTGTTGAGCATGAAATAAATCCTTTTGCGAATCAAGTTGTATAGGATGTTCTATTGAATTTAAAATTGCTTTTTCTGTTATCTCATGAAAAATCACTCTTTTAATTTTTTTTCTATCTTTTATTGCATAATCAGCAATTAACCATGCAATAGCACATCCTTCCCTGTCGGCATCCATACCAAGATAGATTGTATCGGCGTCTTTTGAAAGTTTTTTTATTTCAGCAATAACTTTTTCTTTTCCTTCTATCGGAACATAGGTTGGTTCATAATTTTTATTGATATTTATTGCTGAATCTGTTCGTGGGAATTGATAACAATGTCCAACGCTTGCTTTTACAACAAAACCTCTTGGCAAAAAATTTTGTATTGTCTTGATTTTTCCAGGACTTTCGACGAGAAACAAATCCATTATGCCAACCTTCTTATCTCAGAAATTTTTTCTTTATATAATCTCTGAAACTGATAAAGAACTTCATATCTAATTTTAAAATATCTTACAATTTCTTTATGACAATCTCTAATATCTTTAATTTGTTTATAAAAGCTATAAACTTTTTCTTGATTTTCATACAACAAATCTATTTGTTTTTTCCGCGAAATAGGGAAAATAGTGTATTCATAAATACTACGATTTAAAAGCTTGTCAATTTTAAATATATTGTGTTTTATAAACTCTTCATAGCCAAAAATTCTAACAGAAATTTTTGGGTTAGAATCTTTAATGTCTTTGTGTTTTTGTTGCGTCTGCTTGTCGAGTCTGCCTTTGACTTCAATATATTCTTGCCACTCGAAAACAAAAAAATCAGGAAAATAATCTCTTTGCTTTTTACTTATTGAATCATAATACTTAAAAGGTTTTATTTTACTATGAGTTATAAAATCTAAGTTTTGAGACTCAAGCCACCAAGCAAATCTAATTTCCCAGGAACTTTGATAAAATTCGTTTTTAAACAAAAACCAAAGCTGGTTGTCGGATAAATTTTCAGATCTTTGTCGAATTCTTATTTGATTATTTTGTAAAATTGTTTTTAAAATATCTAACGTTAGATTGTATTTCTTATAAAGACTTTCTTGATTCATTCTTTTATTTGAATAGTCATCAATAAGTTCGACAACTTTATCTTTACCCAGACTATCAATGATAATTTTTTTATAATCTTTGTATAAGACATTATGTGTCGATCTTACATGTTGACTTAAGCCTAAAATATTAATTTGCTTTTTACAAATCAAGCATTGAACTTGATATGATTGGGCTCTTTTTCTTATATATGGAGTGTGTCTCATTACTTTATGAACAACATTATAAGATATGCTAAGTTTCTTTGCAATAGATTTCATTGAAATATGTTTTTGATACATCTCTATTATTTTCAAGCCTAATTCAGATTTAACAAGTTCAAGGCCATAAGTTTCAGGTTTGTTTATAGAAATTCCACAAAAACTTAGAAAACTTTGAACAAAAAAATCATCAAAATTAAATTTCTGACAGATACCGTTTTCCCCTCTTATAAAATTAGAATGATCTTTATAAAAATCAATTATCTCGATTCCTAGTTTATCAGTTTTTAAATGTTCAAAACACATGATCTTAAATTCTTGAATTGTCATATCATGGTTTTTTTCTAGATGATTATACAAAATATTTCGTTTGATTTTCAAGGAACATAAGGGACACAAACAATTTTCTTGTTTTTTAAATGGAAAAACTTGATTAATTAATAGAACATTCATTTTTATCTCTTAGGTACTTGATTTTATAATTGAAAGCACCTATAAAATGCAAAAAGAGATAGAGGTTTTTCTATCTCTTAGAATAATCATACTAGATTATATAACTCAATCTGTATAAAAATTGTAGAAAAGATTTGACGTAGAATTAGCTTTGTGGGACTATAGTAAATTTTGAAAACTTCGACCGGGACGGGTGTTGCTTTGTTATTCGTCTTTTTTGCATAAGCCATACAAGAGCATTTCTAACAGACCGTCGTTCTTGAATTTGTTTTTCAAGATTTATCCAACTACGTCGAATCAACGTTTTAAAAATTTGATCTGAAGTCATTGAACCTTCTGTCTTGAGAACATATAAAATTTTCTCAGACCAATTTCTGGGTTTGAATTCTTTGACAGATAGAAAATCTTCAAGAGATTTTTCAAGAGCGTCAACGCTCTCTGTAATATCAGGGATAATCTGAGTTATACGCAAAAACGCATCATTGAATGCTTGTATAGATATTACAAGTTGTTCGAGTTCTGTTACAGTTTCTCTTAAACTTTTTGTCATAACTCACTCCTATCTAAGATAGGAGGCAGGGGAAAAGAGTATCAATCTGTAAGAGGAGTCAAAGTTCTCCTCGAAAGGACTCTTAACATTCCCCTGCCCTCGCATACATATCGTTTTTGTTTTTTACAACAGCCATTAGATATTTTGACCAAAGGACATACCAATTAAATACCCACCCCCCAACCCTGTATTCCTGTCCATCCTACACTTCCTCTAATATATTCATTACCTGTATTTATGTTTTCTTGTTTTTTCTTTTTTTCAGGAGGAATATCTAACGACTTACCTGTAGTAAGAAAAACAAATTTATTCTTTTTATTCGGTAAGGAATTTGATTTTTCTGTTGACATTAGCTTGACTTATCCTCAATTTTATTTTTTCAAGAATTTCGTTATAAACTTCTTCCATAAAATAAGCATATTCTTTTTCGTCTAAATTCTTGGAAGTCTTCAAAGGCTCTAAAACTTGTATCCTTGAATTAATATCGTTCATCTGAGAAACTAATAAACCAGATAATGTTTTTGCTTGCACTTGTACTGTTTTCATTTTTGCCTTCAACGTATTAGATAACGTCCTTGCTGTCATCATCATGGAGCCACCTGAGTTTCCAGTTTACTTTCTCATTTTCTAAATTCTTTTTGATTTGTTCGTAACATTGTTTCATCCACTCAAACTCTTTAACCAAACGTTTTTCGGGTGGTAGCATTTTTAAAACTCTTGTCCAAAAAGCAAATTCATTATCAATAACTACTTTAAAATCAGCTTTATTTTTTACATATTTCCATTTTTGCTCTTGCACAAATTTATCAAATGCTTCACATGTTTCGAAAAACTTCTTATACAATTCCTGCATGTTATTTTTTATTACAAGTGCTTGTCAATTGGAAAAATTAATTATCAATAAGGAAGGAAAATTTACGTTTATCACGTCTTGTCTGTCTAAATTTCAATTCCTCTTGGATTTTATCCACAGCTTTGTTGTTCAGAACCTTCAAATCGTTAATTTCATTCTTTTTCAATTCTGCTTGTGTATATAAACCACCTGCTCTACTTTTAATATTAAGCCATTGTTTGTTTAATGAAATCAATAGGTCTTGTAATCTCGAATCTTCATCAGATATCTTTATTTCAACTCTATTTTTCCAAATACCCGTGTCTAAGAAAATTTGCAAACGTTGAGTAGCTTTCGAAGCAGTTCTTTTTAAAGCTTGTTTTTGTTGTTGTGTTTCTTTTTCGGCACTAATTTTAGCATTTTCTGCGTCAAATTCAATAGAATCATATGGTTCATAAGTGTTAGCCCAGTCTTCCCAAGAACCCTGTGAAAGTAAAGAAGAAATTTGTTTTATTTGTTTCCAAAAATCTTTTGTCATTGTATACTTTACATTAAACTGAGACATTTCTTTATTCTTTCATCTAAATCTTTTTCTTTAATCTCTACTACATTTTGCTGTCCAAACATTTTAAAAATGCCCAATAAATCGGTATTAGATTTCTGTCTCCATTGTGCATCAAAATGTAAGTCTGGTCTAACACCGTCATCCTTAGGCTCAACACTTGGATCTAGATGAAATATTATATCATATCTACTATTAAGATTCAACAATCTCTTGAATAAATAATTATATGCTATCAAATCTTTAGGATTCTCGAATAGGACAAGATCCATTGCAAACAAAAAACCAAGATATATAGGACTATCAGTTATCATAAAATCCGCCTGTTGTACGACACTGTCTTCCCATTCTATCTGTTTGCTAGTCACAATGATTTGTTCCCAAATGGTATCTATGGACCTATGCTTTGAAATATAACTACGGGCATACTCGCTGATTAGCTCGACATGTTTATCAATACATGCACTTGCTAAAGCTCTTGCTAATGTAGTTTTACCCGAACCAGGTATGCCCGAGATGCCAATTCGCTTCATGGTAATTTAAAAACAAGGGTTTTACATTTAAATTCAGCTTGTACTTTTATATCTTTTGCAGGTTGTTTTAATCCAAAAAACTTGAAAAAACCACGCACGTTTAAATAAGCATTCTTTTGATTTAACCCTCTTATAGACAATGGTGATTTATCAAAAGTAAGTCCAAAAGTAACACCTGCTTCTTTTGTTTCGGAATCGAACCACACTTGTGCTACATGATCATTTCGTAATTGAAGTTTTAAGATAATTGAGCGGCTTAAAAAGAGTTTTTCTTGTGGAGTCAGTCTGACTGTATAAATAGCAATTTTTCTACGATAAGGTTGGTCAAACAATTTCCATGTCATTTAGGATACACCACGACAGATTCATTTAAGAAAGTAACTTCTATCCCAGCTTGCTTAAATACATCTTCTGAAGCTGCTCCTTGATGGTATTTTTGCTTGCAAACAACACGTGCAATACCAACCTGAACTATACTCATAGCGCATCTCATACAAGGCGTCATTGTACAATACAAAGTACCACCTTTGAGAGAAACACCAATATGTGCAGCTTGAAGTATTGCATTCATTTCAGCATGGATAGTCCTGTGACAATGTTCGGACTTTGTTCCATCCTGATGAACTACCGTTTCAAGTAAATGACCAACTTCAGAACAATCAGGAAACCCAGAAGGTGCCCCGACATAACCTGTCACCAAAATCCTGTTGTTTTTAGTAATGACACAACCAGATTTCCCTCGATCACACGTCGCTCGTAATCCAATCGTATCGACTGTCAACATGAAATATTCATCCCAATTTGGCCGACTCATATACTCCTCTGCTTTCTAGAAATTAGTTTTGGTTTGCTTTCTTTGACTATTTCGTTAACAGTCTCAGAATCTGCCACACGTTTTTTTCTAGAAATCATTTTAATGGGTTCACCAAGTTCTAATCTAATAGCATTCGTCTCTGTTAAAGTAGCAGGTGTATCGTTCTTGAACAATTCTGTAAGTATCTCTTGCCTTGCTCCTTTCATTTTTCTCGAAATCAGCTTAGGTTTTTTAGGTTCTGTTTGTTCTGTTATTTCGGGTTGTTTTTCTGTTTGCAGATTGAATTTGCTCAAAGCATCATATCCTTCAGTGTTCTTTATTTTTGTGATATCTGACAAATAAAAAACATGATCAGAATATTTCTTGTTCTTTGCTTCTTCGAAATAAAGCTTACCTGAAACAAGATCGCCCTCTTCAATTTTCAAATCTTCTGCATCATTCAAAATACAATCATCTATTCTTGTAGTGCCATCATAAATTGTTGCAAAATACATGATATACGGTTTTTGTGTTTTTTTGCCTATTCCAGCAAGTCTTCTAAACTTACTCACAAAAACAATCATTGGAATTGCATTATTTCTACTCAAAGTCTTACCCTGAGCAGCAGCTTTTTCGACACCCTTTAAAGAATATTCTCTGTTTGTTGCTTCTTTCAAATCTTTTGAAACAATAAGACCTGTATGTTCAAATTGTTTTTGCAAGAAATTTGTCGTATCAATTTCTTCACCAATTTCTTTTTTGAACAACTCGACTGTATCATCAAATTTAATTGCTTCCGAATAAATAAGAGCTTTAATCACTCTTTTATTTACCACTCTTCTTGTTACTCTACTCAAAAAATCTTTAAAAGAAGTATAAGGTTGATTTTCTTGGATATTTGTAGCAGCCTTAGACCCTACATCTTTTATATGCCCAAATGCATAACACAAAGAACCATCGGGTTTTATTCTAAACATATCAGCACCTGAATCGTTTATGTCAGGTTTATTTATCTTTACATTAAAACTCTTTTGAATTTCTGTTACATAATTCTGAAAAAGATTTACTTTTTTGCCGTCTTGCATTGCTTCAGTATTTTCTGTGTTAGAAAGAAGAGAAGCAAAATACTCATTAGGATAATATGTTCTCAAATACATCATTATATAAGCCATCATAGCATAAGCGCAAGAATGGCTTCTATTAAACGAATATTTTGAAAAATTCTTCATTGTATCCATTATTTCTTCAATTCTTTTATCGTCATAATTTGTATTCTTATGACAACCTGCTCTAAACTTGTCCATCATATGATTAAACTCAGTATAATCTGTTTTGCCTTTAAATAGTAACTTGAAGACATGTCGAGACTCATCAGCTTCAGACAAAGTAAAGCCACCAAGTTCTTGGAATACTCTCATTGAAGATTCCTGGTACAGCATCATTCCATAAGAGTCAGCAAGAACACGTTCAAACGGATCCTGTTTTGCTTTCTCGTAATCATAATTTTCTTTATTTTTGAGATACATTTCTAAACCGCCTGCTTGTATAACGGCAGGACGATACAAAGCGTTTATAGCAACAAGATCGACAAATTTTTCAGGTTTTGCTCTTTTGACGAACTTCGTAATGTTCTTTCCTTCAAACTGAAAAATGCTAAATGTTCTGGCTTGATTGAATTGTTCAAGTACTTTGGGATCATCATCATTATCTATAATATCTTGTAATTTAACTTTGCCTTGTAATAATTTCAATGTGTCACTGATAATAGTGCAAGCATTTAAACCAAGAATATCAAATTTCATTAGACCAGCATCAGTCATTAATCGAGTATCACCACCTTCTGGGTACCCTGTTGCTATATTGTCACTAATCCGCATAATAGGGATGAATCGTTCTAGATTATCAGGTGCAATAATAACACCACCTGCATGCATTGAATAATGACGGTTTTTCCCGACTAAAACTCTTGCAATATCAAATTGTTTTTTATGTTCTTCAATAAAGTTCTTTGCCCAGTCACCTTCCAATGCAATCATTTTTTGAATTGCATCATCGAACACATCATCGTCATTTTCAAGGCATTTAGAAAGTCTATCGACACTGTCTTTTTTTTCTGTCCCAAAATAAACTCTAAACGTATCCCTTATTGCATTCTTAATCCCGAATGTGCCAAATGAAATTACATGAGAAACAGAATTAATCCCATATTTACCCTTTAAATACTCTTCAATCTTGTATCTTGTTTTAGAATCAAAATCAAGATCAATATCAGGAGGATCTAATCTTTTTTCATTTAGAAAGCGTTCGAAATAGAGCCCATATTTTATAGGATCAATTTTTGTAATGCCAAGTAAATGAACCACTAAGCTACCGGCCCCGCTTCCACGGCCGCAGCCTACAAGTACGTCATGTGTCTCGGCATAATTGACAATGTCAGCAACAATCAAGAAGTAATCTTCCATTCTTTTGAATTTGATTGTTTCAAGTTCTGATTTTACTCTAGCCACATAATCAGGTCTATTGTCCCAACCTTTTTCTTTCAATGCTTCAAATGCTTTTCTCTCAAGAATTTCATATGAATTGTCAGCAAACTTAGGCATAATAACTTCTGGCGCCCGAGTAAGCTTTACTTTTTCGATTTTGCTGTCTATTTCTAGTGTGCGATCTAAACATTGATTAATAAATTCTAGATCATATCCAAGAAATTGAGCTTCAGCAATGATATCCTCTCGTTTTTTGAGCCATAGATTTCTTGACTTATAAACTCTTTTTTGCCAACTATCGTCTTGAAATGAACCTTTAGAGTTTATAAGTTTCATTACATCATGTACTTCAGCATGTTCTGGTTTCAGATAATGTGTATCTGTTGTCCATATTAATTTTACGCCAAGACGTTTGTGATTATTTATAGCCCATTGATTAAATGCTGTCTGATCAGCCATTTGAATTTCCATAATTTCAATATAGAAATCCTCTCCAAAAGCTGACTTCATATAATTGATAAATTCAATAGCTTCTGCTTCTTTGTTTTCTAAAACAAGTTTGGGTATTCTTCCACCCATACAAGCTGATGAAACAATTAAATTTTTATTGTATTGAACAAGATCTTCATAAAGGATAATTGGTTTGTAGTAGAATGTATTTCTCATAGCTTGACCAAGTAACCAGCAAAGATCTAAATATCCTTGATAATTTTTAGCAAGTAGGACTAAGTGATCACGCTCTCTTTTTTCTTCTTTGTCATCACTTTCAAATTCTTTTTTGAAAGCGCAATAAGCTTCAAGTCCAATAATAGATTTTATCCCAGCTTTATTAGCTACTTGATTGAAATAGAGAGAGGCGCATAGATTACCATGATCAGTTACACAAATAGAGGGATAATTATTTTCTTTTGCCCATTTGACATATTCATCTACTCCGAGTAGAGCATCTCCATTTGAGAAGTCAGTATGTATATGCAGCGGTAAATAATGATTCATTTATACTCCAGCTATTGCTTTAAATTTTATATTGTCTTGTTTAATATCAGGTTTTGGTTGTTCTTCAGGTGAGAGTGGTGGCATAGGGAGTCGCGACATTCCCATAATTTGTCTTGCTCTTTCTATCTGTCTTGCTTTTGATTCTATAAAAGATTGTTGTCTTTGTCTTTCAGCTTCTAAAGCATCGTGTATTTGTATTGCTGAATCAATATAATCTACATATCGTTCTGGATCTCTCAAAACAGTATTCAAGCACGTCTGATGATAATATTGAAATGTAGTTGTATAACCAGGGTGTTCAACACGTGACAACGAATCGCCACCACATTTACAAAAAAAACATGTTCTGAAGATCCTAAATAAATCAACCGACATTCAAGTTCCATTGAATATTTGTTTAAATTTTACTAATTCTTCGCTTTTTAAAACTTCTTCAATTGCTTCTTGTTGAACATCTTTAATCCCTTGTAAAGATACAAATTGTTCGCACTGAAGTTGATGAGCATCACTTATTAATTGGTCATAAACCATTAATGCTTTTTTGATTTTTTTCAAATTATTTTGCGGATCATCAAGAACTCTTTGAAGACAGTCTTTATGGTAGTAAATATATTTGCCTGCAAAATTTATTCTAGACAAATTATCTTGACTATCGCATACAAAGCATGACTTAAATATTCTAAAAATATCAGGCATTATCATCTCCAAATATTTTCTTCATCTTGTTTTGTTTATCAATTTTTTTGGGTAGTTCATTGTTTTCTTGTTGTTTACTATTTATAGGTGTTTTTTTAATATCTATTCTAAACGTAGGAGTCGTTCCAATTCCTACAGGCGATGTAGTTACTGTAGTCATATTCCATGTATAATCATCTGCATAATTTGTAAAATGAGCTAAATTTTGTGCTAATCTTGACTCGCCTGCTTCTTCTAAAGCTAATCGTATTTGATCATATCTTGTTTCAATTTCTTGTGTTGTTTGCATTTCTTGTTGGACATCAGATTGTCTTCGAAGTTCTTCTACATGTTGCAAATTTTGTTGTTGTTGCCCGAGAACTAATTGTGTAATTTCATGCGCAATAGTTCTTAAACCTTGAGGAATTTCTTGTGTCTGCATTGCTCTCAACAAACAAGAATGATGATAACTAATATAGGGTGGTCCTACGTGGCGTAATCTTTCTGATAATGAGATATGTGTTCTTCTATTACAAAAAACGCATTTTCTGAATATTCTTAGAAAATCAGGCATTTTTCTTCTTCTTTTTAATCTAATTAAAATTTTTTGCATTTGCTTTTGTCGACAGACTTAGAGCCACAATTTGGACATTTACCATGCTCACCCCTACGAGCAGCATCGCAAGTGTCACACCAAAACTTATGTTTTGTCGCTTGCTTCGATTTGATTCTGTTCTGCTTTTTTAAGGACATTTACAACTCTTTCAAAATCAAAATTAACAATCTCTTCAGAAATTAAAATTTGTTTGTCTTTATTTACTAGAGCACAAACATCGCCTTCATTATATGTCTCTATTGAAAGTTCTGCATCTTTCCATAAAAATTTTAAATAAACGCCACTTTCAATAGTACAAGTTACTGTTATGGGCTCCAAAGCATAATCTTGAAATAAATAAAAACATACGCCAAACGCATTAAATTTTGCTGTTCTATTAGGTGGTACAGCTCCTTGCTCTCTCCAATGTTCTGGTAGTTTAAGATTTTCTATTTTGGAATACAAAACTGAAAGAGTTTCAAAATCTGTTATATGCATTTTCTCTCATTTCAAAAATAACATTGCAATCCAAGTAATAATAGTAACGGGCAAACTTAACTGTCCAAATGCCGGTACAAGTCCAATCAATGCGCCATGCCACCATAAAACAACTGGATCTTTGTCTGCAAACACAAGCCAAGTATTGATTGCATAGGGCCAGCAAAACGCACCAATAAAAGCGCTAATACCAAGTCCTATACTTATTGTTCCTCCACAACCTAAACCCATAGCTGCTAAAGTCGCTCTCAAACTAGACATCTAAAACCTCCTCAAATATATTTGTGAAGTGAGAACACAAAAACTCTCATATAACCTTCTTCAATAAAATCTTCATATTTTTCTTTTAGTCTCTTGAACACTTCTTTATAACACAAATTGAACGTCTGACAATCAAAAACAAAGTTCCTGTCATAATCCATACTTCTGACATAAACATTCATGCAATATTTTCCATCTCTTACATAATGATGGAAATAAGCAATACAATGGTTGTCAGCATCATCATAATTATTGACAAATGCCCCTTGCCTCGAATTAAAATCAATATTTAAATACCCAAACATATCGATTGATCTACGTATTACAAATTGTCGCTCAATTTCTTCTTCGGGTACTGGTACAGGTGCTAATTCAAGACAATCTTCAGGTTGCAAACAAAATTCAAAATTAGTTATTTCACGAGTGTCTCTATTTCCCCCTATTCGAATTGATTCATAAAGCCCAGCTTCGAATTGTCTGTCAATTCTACTTTTCCAATTCTCAATATTCATTTTCAACATGATGTTTATTCCTTTTTCTATGTTTCTACGACCCAGTCTAGCCTATTTGTGTATATAACCTAATGGTTACACCTTTTTAAGCATAAAAGCCCCTACAGCGGTATAGTCGCTGTGTACAAAGGGAGCGCAAATCATTTTAGCAAATTTTGGTGGCCAATTTTTATAAGCGTCTTGCAGAGCTTCTTCAATTACTATTGGGTACCCAAGTCTTTCTGTATTTGTAATTGCTTTTTCAAATGTAAGTAATGGAGAAAAATTTGCTATTTGAAAATAATCTTGTATCATATTTTCAAATTGAAATTTATCCCAGACATAATTATGGTCCCAATGATACAAATCTCTAAATTCATGCTCAAAAACTAACGTGATATAGAGATAACCACCCGGCTTCAAAACTCTTTGAATCTCAGAAACACATTGTTCTGCATAGAAAAACTTGTCTTTACAATGATCAAATGCTTCTTGGAAATAAACAAGATCAAAAGAAGAATCTTTGAAATTAAGTAGTTTATTGAAATTACCTGAACAAAAATTGCTTACAAAAAGATTGTCTTCTTCTTTGAAAGCATCTAAACCATCAACAATAAAAGAAAAATCAAAATCGACTCCCCAATATTCTTTGAATTTGAATCCATTACGTTGAAATAAACGAGAAACATGTCCATTGTTACAACCTAATTCAAGAACGACTTTATCAGACTTTACTGGGATCAATCTATCAATCATTTTTAAGGCTGAGAAATTGTAGAGATAAAATGGAAGTGAATGTGAATTGTAAACATTCCCATAAGCTATTTTTTCGGCTGCTTCATTTGTAGAACAATTTCCTTTTTTTATCATTATAGTTTCAAAATTTTCAAGTTCTATCGAATTAAGAAACAATTTGTATTTTTCAAAATTACACATCTTAATTCTTGAAGGTTGTAAAAAAGGCGAGTTCTGTTGAACAGACACAAATCTATTTGTATTTATCAGATTACGTTCTCTATTTATCATATGTCACCTGTTCGAAAAATGTTCGCTTGCATCTTCTAATGTTATCATATCTAAAACAGGGTCTACTTTTTCTTTAAGTTTTTGAGCAACAGTTTCAATAGAAGCTGAATTATCGATTTGAATAAATCTATCTGAATAATCTTTAAATTTTTTCTTGCATTCTTGGATGATTTGTTCGTAAATTTTTATGTGTTGTTTGAATGTCTGCAAACTTGATACATGTTTTTCGTTTCTAGCCAAAGCTCTTCCAAGCAAAACTTTAGAGTCGACTTTAATATAAACAAAACATGCGCCAAGATCCAAGAACTTTTCTATTAGTTTAAAATTTGTTTCTTTTCTTGATGTTTCTGTTCTATTATAGATTGTATCATAGACTATATTGCAGATTGGCGATCTTGGACTCATATAATATTTATAATCATATAGTTTTGCAAGTTCATGCATCAGAGAGTCTTTGCCAGAACAGTCTGGACCTAAAAATAAAACTATCATAACCAGTAAGGCTCCATTCCTATATTATTGATTATGCTTTCTATTGTCATTCTTATACCAGTTTCTAAAGGGATATACCCTTGATTACTTGCAAAATCTATCTTACAATAACGAAGTTTATCGTCAGACATGTTATGATAATGCAAGTAATCTCTTGTCCCATCAAAATCAATCCAATCATCTATATGTCTATAAAAAACATCTGGGACGCAAATTCCTCGTACTGCAAATCTGTAAGCAACAAATTCAAAAAGCTCGAACCAAGTTTTTGAATTTGTATGATTTTCGCCTATATTAAAAACAGGGCGATGTGAAGCACCACCAACGCAAGGAATTGTGTTGTCAAGCAATCTTTGTGCAAAACTCAAAATACATGTTGCTATATTTTCGACTCTCGTATAAGATTTTGCAGTTCCTTTATTTAACAAAATTTTAAGTTTATGGTTTGCTGGTTGAGTGATATTCTTGTACATGATATAGATAAATTTTGTTAGAGCACTATGCAAATCATCAGGATAATTTCCAAATCCAAAGACAGGACGTAGTACCAGATGTTTTGTGTGACATGTATTTTTTACTATCAATTCTCCAGCATATTTGGTAATACCATAAAGAGTTTGGGGATTGATTTTTGTTTCTTCTGTCATTGGTTTCCTGGGCCCATAATCAGAAGGATCAAGTATAGCTGTAGTCGACAAATAAATAAGCGGTATTTCATATTTATTACAAAGATCAACTATATTCTGCGTACCGACGACGTTCGTCCTTATAGCAAGACTAGGGTCCGAAGAACAATAATCAGTTCCAACAAATGCGCCTGAATGAATTACTAGATCTAAATTGCCCCAGGGCGCTCTTATCAGGTGAGACGTATCAAGGAAATCAAGTTCAGGTTTCCTTACTTTAAAACTTTGGTGCGTTTTGAATGAGTCTAATAGTGTGTGTTCTAGTTGTGTATTGACAACTTCAAAACCAAAATTCTTTGCTATCCTTTGCATTTGCATTGGAATTGTGCCCGATTCTCCAGTTATTAAAATCTTTTTCATTTTTGCTCCTTGCAGGCTTGTATTATAAAAGCTTTATATTCCTCTGGTGTGCTTCTCTGATAAGAAAACACATAGCTTGGATGCCATATAGATCTAATAGGTATTTTTATATTGTTCTCTAGACATAGATCTAATAGTATTTCAAAAACTTGTCTGCCCATAGCAATAATGATATGAGGTTTCAAGACATTAATTTCTTCTAATAAAAAAGAGAAGCAAGCTCGAGCACAAGAATTATTTATCGCATTAGTAGATGTAGAGCAGTGAATTACATTGTCGCAAAATATCTCGTCAAACATACCTGTTTCTTTTAAGAGGTTGTTAAATTTTTCACCAGGCCCAGGGCTACCATTTACTCCTCCAAATGCGTATTCATGTCCAGCAAATCGGTTGTATGAAGGATTCATCCCGATAAACATAAAGCGGCACTTTTTAGTGCCGCCTCTCCAACCATAAAGTTTTCCAAAACCTTTAGAAATATCTTTTTTGTTTTCTTCTAGATTACATAACTCACACTTAGTACAGACTTGAATTTTTTCATTAATCTTTTTTAAGCCGTTTTCTACTTTTGGACTGAACATATGTTAAAAGCTCCATTGGAGTTTTGATTCTTATAAGTTTGTCATTCGCATAAATACCATCTTGATTGTAAAGTTTCTCAAGTAAAAATACCAAGTGCCCTTCATGATTGAAATTTTTTGCATTATCTAAATTGTCTTCAACAATGTATTTGATCTTAAACCTGAGTTTATAGATGTCTTCTTTTCTTTGAAAATCGGACCAGTAAATAGCATCAAAAGGTATATTATTTTTGTGTAACCAATAAAGCGTGTCTGTATAGATCACTTTGAACTTCGACACTGGTCTGTTTGTGAAGAGAATTATCGTTTCGCCCTGTGATTTAAGTAGATTCATCAATTTCAAAGTTTCTTTATTGACAGGCTGATGCCTTTTTTCTCCTGAAAGTCTATATTCGACTTTCAACTCTTGATATGTTTTAAGATCTAACAAATCTTTCATTTGTTCGACAGATTCAAACTTATTTCCTTTTTTATTTACCCAATCTAAAAAACAATCAGGGAAATTGTTAATCACGCCGTCAACATCAAAAATGACTACTTTTTTATGAAGAAGAGATTGAAACTTCTTGTTTTGCTCATATTTTTGTTTTACTACTTCAGTTTTGTCGTTGTAACCTTTAATTACATCTTCGTAAGAAATCCCAAGCAATTGCCCAAGGCCCATAAAATATTTCAAAACATCTATATATTCTTCAACTAAATTGCTTGTGACAATAGTATCTTCTTTCTCGCTCACTTTATAATGCATTTTCCAGTGAGGGAGACAGTTTATAAGATCGGCTAATTCTTTATTAACATGAAAACAAAATTCTTTTGCCCAACGAATTTTTTCTTGTAAAGACAGATTATGAATATCAAGTTTCTGATCTTTAAAAAACTCTTCATTGAATTCAAATTGATTGTCCCAGATTTTTTTATTCATAATAATTTCTTTTTCTCTACTCTGTCGAAATCATTGCAGGTAAAAAAATGCAAGTAAAAATTCTTAAAAACATTTAATCTTGATTTGCACTTTATGATTGTATAATTTAAAAACTTGTTATTATCAAAATAAGAAGCAATCATTATGCCAAACATCATCAAAATAGGATTTAAAAAAACTTTACGAATACTTCGATGATTTACTACTTGATCATGGTAATACAAAATGCCCAAGGGTTTAAACGTGTTTTTAATTTTCATTTATTATAAACTTCATTTTAGCTGCTTTATCTAACACAATTTCAGTTTTCGCTTCATCGCTAGCATTAGATACCCAAGATGCTTCAAAAAAATTTGTTGCTTGCGAAAGTGTTGATGCAAGTCTTCTTGGAGACTGCATATGTCTTGAAACTATTATTTGAGAGCTTGGATCGTCATGTAAGATTCTAGCAATTGTAGGAAGCTCATGTTCAAGAGGTGTATAAACAGCAGGTGTATAAACAGCAGGTGTATAAACAGCAGGTCTATGATAAGCAGATCTACTATCTATAGAATAGAACCCGGCTACAAAATGGACTGTAGGAGAATCTCTAAACATTTCCATTATATTTTCAGCATCAGGAACTTCATCGGCATAAACATAAAAATCTTCAGATCTACCTCTCACTATTTGAGATAGTTCAAGTTCATATCTGCTTCTATTTCTCATATTATCAGTTGGAAATACAAAAGGTCGTACTTCAACACCTGCATAGTCTTGTAAAAGATTTCTATTTGGGACTAGAACAACATTATTTCTTTGACTATTTCCACGTATCAGTTCTTTTATACAAGTTGTCTTTCCAATTCTTCTCAAAGTACCACAATTAATATTGAGCGAATAGCCTTGATCCACGCACAAATTATACATAAACATTAATTCGCTAACAGACATATTATTTCTTTGCTTTAAATGCAATTTTCAATACAACACAAGGGATAAGACAAACATAAAGCGTTCTTGATTTCCTGTCCCAAAAAAATCCAACCCAAAAATCATACCATGCAAAAAATAAAGAAATTTTCATATTTGAGGCTCAGTAGTCTGAGTAAGATTTTTTAGTCTTGCAATTTTTTCTCGACATTTCACTCCTGCTTCATAATTTGAAGTTTTCCATCCATGAACTGCAGCAAAAGAAACAATTGAATTTAATTCTTCAGTCAATAACTTTATATATTCATCATAGGCTTCAATAAGTTGTGCAACCATTATAATCTCCTATGCTTGTGCTTCTTCTATTACTGTCTCAGTTTTCCAACGACGATTCCAAGTACCATACCGTCCCACAAATTTTACTGGCTTATCTTTCAATTCAAAATCATTTTCTAAAGAAATAATCTGATTGTTCTTTACAAGCCTAACAGCTTGATCAATAGGAATCGTAAAATATTTAGGATCTATATATTTCTTAAAATCAATAATTCTTGTTCCAACAACATCGCACACAACGCCCATCTTGCATTTAGTCATTCTATGAAATGGGGTGTCTGTTCTTGCATCATACACATAATCAAACTCTTTCAAGTCGAAAAAATCTTTTGACAATAAACAATAGGCCATATCAAAAGATTGTAATGCGATACTCAAGCCAGCAACACGGGCAAAAATGTTTAGTGGTATTGTAGATACTAGCTTACTGAACTTGAGTACCATATTACTATCTGTTGAAATCATTTGTTTTTCAAGATTTATATGAGTTATACTTCCCATATAAATACGCTCTTCTAACTGATCAAACAATTTGGAAATCAATAATTTAAAGTCAACATCGCATACTTGAAACTCTTTAATATTTGTGTTAAGGACAGTTGGATCAAAACCTTTCAAATCATTCTGCCCTCTTGACTTCATGAAATATTTTTGTCTGAACTCTGGTCCTGGATTATCTATCCAACCTGTATCATCTAGATAACCAATTCTTATTGTTGAAAGTTTTAATGGAACTTCTAAATCTTCTAAGAACTTCTCGACATATTTTGATTTATTGTGAAGATATCTCGGACCCAAGTCGAAATAAGAAATCATCTGACCACCTACTTGATCTGTCAAAATAAAGTGGTCAGTATGATACTTAGCCCATATTAAGCCTGCAATTCCCCCACCTACTATAACATTCATAGGCAGTCTCTTACTTTTTCCGTAAAACATAAAGTTGCGAATTCTAACATTAATTTTTCAATTTCTTCTTTATTTTTCTTGATATTATAGTTAATATCTTGAATTATGCCATTTTTATGCGCATCGATTTCAGATTTACACACACCCGACGGACCCATGTGAAACACACCACCTTTTTGACAAGGAATAAGTTTATTTATTTTATCTGAGTAATATTCATTTTGTCCAATATTCTTGAGAAAGTCCCGCAAATTTTTAACAGCATTTACACTTATATCATAATCATCTACAATGCTGTAGATAAAAGAAAATTTGTCATATAAAATTTTAAATTGAGGGGATAGTACTATTTTATTTTTGTGTTTTCTCAATAAAAAGATAATACCCGAATCATAACTATGGTTCCTATGATAATTTTGGTGACATGTTGGACATATCGGTATCAAGTTTAATTCGTCATTATTGTCTCTATTTCCATCAATGTGGTGAATATCATTTGCAGTTATATTCCCGCAACAAATAGGGCATTTATAATCAAACAATTTAAGTAACGTGTCTCTTGTTGTATCTGTGTTTTTCATAATGTGCTCCTGAGTTTTCGATTATTGTTTGCAAATTAATTTAATATCATTTGCTCTCGAAAAGGCTTTTGTCTTTTGGATCAAGTTTATCGTAATCATTTTCTGTATACTTTACCCAACCGTCTCTTGGAACTATTTCGACATATTTTGCTAACTCATTATAATCTGAACAACTTCTATTGAATTCAGAATATTCAACTTCGTCTGGCCAACGACCACAACCAGCAAACAGATTACTAAAATACTTTGTCAATCCTTCTGCACCACCATGATAAATACATTTCTTTGCTCCATCGCATGCAGGTCGTAAATAATTTGCAATCAAAGGAGTCTGTTTTTTGATTTCTTCTCTCAATTTCCAATACATAAAAACTATTGGAGATTCTTCACAAGCCATAAGCCTTCTTGCCATTTGACCTTTTAAAGAAAGCAAATCAATAGAAGTAGTAAACGAATGATTATATGACATAGGAAGAACAGCTCTTGCTGTTTGATACGAACCACAACCAAGATTCAAAATTTCACTATATAGATCCTTTGTTGCTTTCAACCAGCTTTCAAATCTTGATTTTAAATCTGGCTTATTTTGAATTTCTTCATATAGTTCTGGGTACAAAATTAAAGGAGCTTCAGTTTTCGCGTTGTCTCTACAGCCAATACTCTGGTGTGCGGCAAGTCTGACCCTCGCGTGTTGGTCAAACATGTGCCTTGGGCCACCATTGACACCGAATTGATATTTTACATTTTCCATTGCTAAAGGTAATGTTTCACCTTGCAATGAACTTAAAACCACAATGAATCTATTTATTGGAGACAATTTTTCCCATTTATGACAAGATCCTTCGTTAGCTCCTATTTTTGCTGAGCCCCACGTAGAACAAGCTGCATTCACAATATTTTTATACGGGTTGCAAGGCGAATCAAAAACTTCGACAGTCAAAGCATCATAAACGCTTAAATAATCATAGGTAACATTAGGAGTTCTATCTGGTAGAGTGTCAAGTGCTTCTCTTATGTTGTCGATTTGTTCTTTAGACATTGACATATTTGCTCCTTTAACTTTTTTAAAGTATAAATGTTGACATTCTGAACTACAAATAAATTATAATTTTTGGGAATTTTTTGTTTTCGACATTTAAAATATTCATCAAGCGTCCTGTATTCATATCTATATTTTTTACCTCTCCAAATTTCAATTCTTTTTGACAAACTTAAATTCTTGGGATTTGAATAACATTGATGATATTCGATTACGATATTGTTAATTAAAAAATCTACTTCTATACTATTAACTCTAACGTGACAATTTTCGCCTTCTTTTAAGATAAGACAAAATTCTTTTTCAAGAAAAATCGCGCATTGTTTTTCAGATTCACTCGAAAACTTTATACCGGCATGCTCAAATTTAGTTTTCGATCTAAAAGACTTTATCGAAACATGACCAGCAAAACAGCGTTGTGCTTTATAACGATTTGGGTGAGATTTATAGAATTTTAAATAACATTCTTTATTGCAAAACTTTTTCAAAGAAACTACATGTATTCTTTTGTTTTTTTCAGATAAAAGTCGTCTAATTGGTTTCTTGCAATGACCGCATTTATACGCTTTAGTTTTTTGTTCGTGCTTTCTAATAGCTTTGCAAGCACTGCAAAAATAACGTTTCTTATTTAATGTTTTAAGTATTTTTTTCTTTCTATTTACTGTAATAACTTTCTTAGTTTTGCATCTAAAACAAACAATTTCTGATAAAGGATTTCTTTTCCTATTTGTTTCAGACATCTTTTTCCTTGTCTCTTGTGCTCTTTCAACTCCTTGTATCTCTTCTAGACTTTTACCCTTGTTAAAACTAAATTCCTCACAATGTTCTTTTTTATATTGCTTAAAACACGAATTGCTACAAAAAACCCTCTGTTCGTTTTTTCTAATTTCAAGAGTTTTTTTTGCAATGTTTGCATATCTTTAAACTTCTTTTCATTTAACAAAATTAAGCGTTTCTTGCGTCTTTCTTTAAGTTGTTCTTTAGAGAACTTTTTATTCCAGATTTGTTGAACATATGAAGGTCCAACATTATATTTTGCACCAACTTCTACAGAGCTATGCGCAAATTTTTCAAAATCATGTCCTATTAAACTTTTTAATTCTTCTAAATACTTTTTGTGCTCTAGACAATTTATTGCTGACATTTTGATATGATGACTGACAGCAAGTTTGTTTTTTAATAATTTGTCACAAGAAGAAACATAACATTTAATCATTTTCTGTTATACATTGCTGTGTTAGAAAGGAAACTGTTTTTCCAGTCCCATTCGTCAAGGAAAAACTTGTCAAAGTCATGACTTGAGATTTCTACTTCATCTCTGACTTCGTACTCTACCATTTTTATAGCTTTTTGATACTCTTTTGCGTAAGAAACTGGTTTAGGTAACCTGACATCAATTACAGTTTCACGTGCTTTGTCAGAATTAAGCTCATCAAGAATATTATGGAGAGCTACTTTGCATTTTTCAATCCAGCCAAGTAAAGCTTCTTCATAATCTTTTTCATGTTGGGCGAGATTTTTGTTAAGGACTTCAAGAACAGTTACTTTTTTAACTTTAATCATTTCCATAGTTTCCTCCTTTGATGTTCTAAATTATATCAAGTGAGGAAAATAAATTCACAAGTTTGTATTGGATTTATTTTTAAATATAAAAAACTTAAAAGAGGAGAAAAAATGCTTAAAATCGACAATATTGATGTATTAACTCGTTGGACAATGGTAATTGATGCTGCAAAAACTACTATTGGCAAGATAGCATCTAAGAAAGAACCTACATCGCATTGGAAGAAAATGATACTTCTTGCAGAGCATTCACCCATAAGAATTCTTTTAGTGAAGTGGAAATGGGTTGAAATAAAATATTGGGTGAGCGTCCATTTTGTAAGACATAAAATTGGGATAGAACATTTTGTCAAATCGCAAAGATCAGACCGTACAGGCAATAATCGAGAAAATTCTCCCCAGAATTCTCTAGTCGATCATGAGTGTGTTGCGAATGCTCAATCTATTATTAATATTTCAAGAAAAAGGCTTTGCAACAAAGCATCTAAAGAAACACGCGAAGCTTGGCAAATATTCTTGGATAATCTAAAATTAACAGAACCAGAACTTGTAAGCGTGTGTGTGAAAGAATGTTTATATAGAGGGCACTGTTACGAATTTGATTCGTGTGGTTATGTGAACACAGAAGATTATGCAATAGAACTTAATAATTATAGGTCGTTATAGAAATAAATTTTATGAGTATATACAAAATAACAAATTTATTAAACAACAAGATTTACGTTGGAAAATTAAAAGACACTTCTGTTTTTGAAACTTATTGGGGTTCGGGAATTCTTATACAACGAACTATTACAAGATATGGTATAGAAAATTTTAAAAAAGAAATATTAGAAGAAGTTGCCGATGCAAACATAAATGACAGAGAAAGATATTGGATCAAACTATTTAACGCTTATGATATTAAAATCGGATACAACTTAACTGAGGGTGGAGAAGGTGGTGATGTTTTTTCTAAAAAACCAGATTATTTAAAAAATATCACTAGAAAGAACATGTCAAAAGCACGTAAAGGTATGAAACAAACTCCAGAATGGATAAAAAATAGAATAGGTATGATTACAGGACCAAGAAATGGAATGTTTGGGAAAAAACTATCTGAAGTCACTAGAAAAAAGATAAGTTTGAAATTAAAAGGCAGAAAATTTACAGAAACACATAAGAAGAACATGTCCAACAGTAAAATTGGTAATAAAAACCCAATATACAAGATTTTAGCAGATCCCAAAAAATATAGAAATTTTGTGAACAAAATGTCAGCAGTGACATCTGGTAGTAACAACCCAAGAGCATTGAAAATAATTAGATCGGACATGCATGGAAATGAAACATTAAAAGAAGCTACTTTATCAATTGCATCGACAGATAAAAATATTTATTATCAATCAAGAAAAATAAAAGAAGCAATTGCTAATAATATGCTCCATAAAGAACACAAGTGGAAATTTGCGGAATAGTAGGGACCTTTCGGTCCTTACCAATTCCGCTGCAACTCCTGGGTAGGAAAGATCAGTTGAAGAAGGAGTTATTCGCTCCGCCGACGGTTGTCTGACTGGTTCTTATGACGGATTTGCTCACCAGATCGACAGTCCTGCGTATTTCGCTCTCGGTAGCGTCAACTGTCATTTTGTTGATGAACCCGACGGAATCAGCAATTGCACCAAGATCATCATTGGGATCCTGCTTATAACCGATATAAACAGGGTAGAATCCCTCTTTTTTCAGTGATGCATCGACGACTGTTTTGCAATCGTCAGCTGAATGCTTGCGCGAATCATTATCGTCACCATCTGAAAAAACTGCAATGATGATTTTTGACCGTACACCACTACTCTTCAGATCCTTGGCGTAAGCTTGCGCTCCGGTCAATGCATCCATAAGAGCATCATACAGCGCCGTTGAACCACCTTTTGCAGCATACTGTTTTTCGATGGGACCGATATCTGTGGATTTTTTGAACCCATGGAGGATGGTTGCCCGTGTCGAAAAAACAACCGTACTCACGAGAATCGAGCCACCCTGTTTTGAGCCTTTGAAGGAATTGATGAATTTGTCGTAGCATTCCCTGACGGTATTCTCATGCATGTTCATCGACAATGAACCGTCAAGGAGCACCTTAACCAGGGTGACATCGTCCGTTTCGATATCATCTACCGAAGCGCCCAAGCACCCGGTGAGATTTGTTCCGTTCAAACTGTTGATCATCAATGCTGATGCGGCCGGATCCATTGTCTGATCGTTCTGAAACAAGGATTGAATATCACCAACAGTTGGTTGACTTCCTGCCATATTAAACCGCCTTCCTATTTTAAAAGATTTTGTCTGTGCTATTGACGATGTGTACGCCTTCTTTGATGAAGCCGTCGAACTGTGCTTCAGCAATAGCATCGAAATCGACATCCGGATTCTTGACCGAGCTCATGCAGTTTCTCAGGATCCATATCTTCTCGAGAATTGCAGTCTGTCCCTTGAAGAAAGCGATCAGCTGCCTGAGGGATTCAAGCACGCAGTGCGACTTTGCTTCGCCGACGACTATGATTTTGTCGTATTTCCCGAGTACATTGCAGAATCCCGTATTGATACCGGATGCCCTGGGGTTTTTGGGTACCAGGACTTCGGGCCGGAAAATACCATACATTTCGGTTTCCGGTACGTCGCCTTTGATTTGGAAACTGATTTGCGACCGGCGAATCAATGCGTGGTAGTAAAGGATTTCATAGAGCGCCGGTACGAGAGCATGTCCCGGTGTACCGAGCATGGTGTGTTCCGGCCAGATAATCAGGGGCTGTTTGGTTTGTGCTTCGAGTGTTTTGATGTAATCAAGCGACCATACAGGGTCGATGACCGGTTTGAATTTGCCTTTTTCCACGTCTGCGGCCGTGATGAACGTGAACGGCGCCGGATGCTGACCTTTTTCATCGAGCCACCAGTTCCCGTAGAAAATTTGGAAAACCAGGTGGGTATCGAGAGTTGGATAGATTGTTGTGATTCTATCCATGTGCTCGAGAATGAAATCGATAATGTTGAACATATCCATTTCAGCATTATCAACGTACAGTTGACCGGTAGGCCGTGGGCAACAGAAATCCACCTGACAGTCAATTGCGAGTAATGCCGTTCTCTGTCCAGGTTTATCCATTACCGATGGTATTGGAGTAAGGCGAGCGGCCTCTTCCTTTACCCTGGTGATGTCTGGGACATATAGAGCCCCAATCTTCGACTGATCAAAGAAACTTGGTTTGGACGCCATATCTGAACTCCTTCTATTTAATAAGTCTTAAAAATTTGGCATCATGTTCCGAAACAGCTAATATTCCATCTTTATATATTGACAAAGAACAACCTGAGTCAACAAATTGTTCAGTTTCTTTCTTGAGAGTAAATTGTCCTTTTCGCTCGATTACTATCCCGGCATCCGTAGGATGTACTATAGAAGAACCGAGTAGAATTTTCCCTTCGATAGTTTTCAAGAATGGAGAACTTATTGATTCTTCTTTTTTAGAATCGAGAATTTTTCCTTCATCATCAATCAAATAATAATAGGAATAAGTTCGACCTTTGTCCAAAGTTTTAAATAAAAACAAGACAGTACCTCTTGAAATTTCAGCACAATACTCAATAAGTTGTCCTTGAATCGAAGGAATTGCAGTTTCGTATCTACCTTTACCTGAAAAAACTACAAAATAGTATTGTTGGAATATCCTGTAAAACAAGATACCAAGACCGGATGGACCTACTGCAAACCATGTTTGATTTTGAAGCGTTTGCATTACGACAGTATCAGTCAGATTGCCTTGTACGACTTCTGTCGCAATCAAAGCTTGATCCGTCAAACGGTATAATTTTGAACCGCTACAACCAATCATAGTCTTATGGTCAAATTGTAATGTTGTTGTCTTTGCTACAGGTTTGAGTTGATTACCAGCAAGTTCGACGACCATGAGGTAGTTTGTTCCCACGACAAGGTAATTTTTGAAGAAATCAAAAACCGTATCACGTTTATGGCCATCCCAAATTTTGTGGGTGTATCGAGCTTTTTCTGTTATTTCATGCACTTTGGTTTGACTACCAGCATATTCAACGATAATTACTCTATTGTCCTCAAGAACTTTAGAATAGAGTATTGAACCCTCGGTTTTAAATATTGTTTCAGACAAACATTTACCTGCATCTACGGTATGAGTAACCACTATATGGGTTATGAGTGGTGCTGGTTGAACTGTTGTAACAAAGCACACAGGACATTTCGCTCTTCCTTTATAATACCAACCGTTACATTGATTGCATTTTTCAAATTGGTTTTTATGTGCTGTTAAAAGAGCAGCCGGTATATCAACCCTTTCGCCAAGCCTGAATATTTTGTCAAAGATGTCAAGCAATTCTGGGCTTATAGTTTCAGGTTTATTCGAAATCCTTGGATATGTTACTGAAGAATCCATGATATAGATTTTTCTTCTTGCTCTTTCGACAATAGAATCGTAGGTTGCATGAGTGCCGCCATAAGGGTGTGCTAAAAGTAGACATTTGAAAAGCATGACGGCAAAACTATACCAATCTGTTTCTTTTGTGAAATACGGTTTATCAGCAAGATTGAGCCCGTAAAGATTTGGATCAAGATAAGTATCTGTTCCTACAGCACATGGCCAATCACCAACCTGGAACGAATCGACATCTATGTAAATAGAACCAAATTTCGGGGTAAACATTACATTCAAATCGTTATTGTCTCCGATAAATAATCTTGGTGCAACATGTATTGCATCCATTGTCAGTTTTGAGTCTACAAAAAAATCAATAATATCATTAGGAGTGATTTGTTCTGTTTTCCTGAATTGTTTATTGGAAAGATTGATTACTTCTTTACCTTTTGCTAAAGGCATGGAAAATCCCACGATGTCATTACCTCTTGCGTCCAAGATGACATCAATGGGATAAGCTATATTTGTTGGGAGTTTAAGACTTGAACCCACTTTTATAAATGCTAAAAGTTTCTCAGCCCTCGTTTTTGATGGTTGATGATAAACTTTTAGAGCTACTCCTTTATGAAGGACTACAGTAGCTTCACCACCGACACCTAATGCACTGGTATCATCTACTAAGATCTTGTCATTCTTGTAGATTACTGTTTTGGTCGCCATTTTGTTTCTCGATTACTATGCAAGTTGCGTCATCCCCAAAGAGTTTTTGATCATGCCACAAATTGAACTTTCTTTGAAGTTGACGTTTGTGCGTTCCATATAATTGCGAATCTAATCCATTATCAATAAGAGGCTGAATTCCATCTGTCCCTATGATAATGGAATCAATTTCGTTTTGATCAAAAACTTTTATTGTAAAAAAACTAAGTTCAGTTGGCCGTTTTTCAAGGGCTTCTTTGGGTATGGCCTTGTATGCAATATATTCAGGTGTTCCTGCTTGATGAATTTCGTGTATTTGTTTATTTAAAATGATGATTCCATCACCACAATTTCCGACAATTACTTTGTCGTTTACCAAGATAGTAAACAGACATGTACTCAAAAGCATTTCCTTGACAAAGGAAATGCGTTCTGGTACCCAAACGTCATCAAAGAACAGAACCCCGAGAAGACGTTTTACAAAAAGATCTAATTCATATTCGATTAAATCTTTTAAACGTTCGGAGTCAATGACTTTGAATTTAGCATCTTGTAAAGTTCGCACAAAATTTACAATATATGTGCCTATGAGAGTAGCACCCACTTCCGAATATTTACTTTCCCCACACCCATCGCACACTGTCGCTACTAAAAGCTCTGGTGTTTGATGGGAATGAGCAAAGTCCTGCCTATTCTTAAATGAGAGCTGATGGTCTCGACCGACAATAGAAGCAGTGTTAATAAACCAATTCAATGCTTTTCTCCTTTAATAATTGAGAAGCAGTTTGGCGCCCTTGGAATTTGACAGATCAATGACCAACGGTCCCAAAAGAGTTTTGAGAGCTGTCTGGTCAGAAACCGTTTTCCACCTGCGATTGATATGCGTATGTGCTGCCTGAATAGAAATCAGATCGCTTGCACGCCTGCCGTAACAACGCCGGATGAAACCGACATCATCATTCTTTGTCGCAAATTCAGCAAGGACATAACCCTTTTTGGTAGGCAAAACGCCGATACCGTTGAGGCGCATGTTCCTGATGATTCGGAATATCGAGCACGGTCTCAAATGACACCGTTCTGCTAACTGTTTTGCTGTCTGGTACTCATTTTCGATAAGTGCCTGATGCACCTTCTCTACCATTTCAATTGACCTGGGTTTCATAGTCCTCCTTGCATCGTTAAAGATTCACGGAAAATTGCGGCTGCTTCGCTTGCTTCGATTAAAGCGGTCGCGCTTTTTTGATAGAAAAGAGATTTCTTGAGCATATCAGCGAGATTTGCAACATCTTCAGAAGATAAATTTTTGATTTTCTTTGAAAAACCTTGAGGTAACGAAAACCCTGCAGGAAAGGCCGGAGGTTCATGCTGATCGACAACAGCAAGAAGATTCGATTTCCTCGTTCCTATAATCTTATACTTAAAATCGATACTTTTGATTTTTTGCCCAGTTTTCTTTTCGTTGAAAGCAAAAACTGCACTATATAAAGACTGCTTTGTTATATTGAGAGCAGTTAAAATTTCAGGTGCTGTCATACCGTCCGGATTTGCTTCTAACAATCGGGCTATTTTAATTTGAACTGTTTCTTTCATTTTTCACTGTTCCTTTTTTGAAGGCCAAGTTTTAATAGATATCTTATTTCATTTTGAATAGTACGGTCGTCTTCTGCAGCAGCTTCAATGATTTCTCGATATGTTTGTTCTGTTACACGTAAGCTCGTCATGCCCAGTGTAGCTATCAATCTCTCTCCACTACTTTTCTCAACAGTTTGTTTTTTCATATTAGCATTACGTATATTTCTATGTCGCATTTGCATGCGTGGATTGAAACATATGAACTATAATCTATAACATTTGCACAAACAAGGGTTAACAAAAATTCACATTTTTTTACCTTGTTCGAACAAACAAAATAGTCTAAAGTTTTCGGTGAGCTTCGTCAATGTCAGTTTTGTACATCTCAGACATTTGATTCAAAAACTTAAGAGTTTCTTGATCATTCATCTGAGGCATGAAAGAAAGGTTTGTAGGTCCTAATTTGACAAGTGGCTTTGCAGTGCCAAACGGTTCGCCAGTATCCCAATGAAATTCTTTTGTAAGATATGTTGGTCCATCTAGAACCCAGCAACCATTTTTTATAACATAGGTAGGTCTTGAATTTTCTCTACTAATTTTAAAAGAGTTGTCTTCTCTGCAAAAAATACCCAATTTGGCATTTCTTGCAGAGATGATATACAGAAAACCATCCTGACATTGTTCTAATGGAATATATTCCATCAATAACCTGTAGCCTGACGCTCGAAATTGATTTCTTGCTTTTTACGAACTTCTTCTAAAAGTTCTGCAGCAGTCATGTTATGTGTAAGAGCCATATCCATTACGAAAATAAACATATCAACAATTTCCACTTTGATTTCTTTTTCATCTTTGCCATCTTCTTGAGTTTTATGCGATTTGTAATTACCAACAGCTCCCATAAACTCAGCTACTTCTAAGAACAACAAAAAAGCAAGTTCCTTTGAAAACTTTGTTTTTTGTTTTTTATCAAATTCATGCAATAATCTGTTTGACCAATCACCTTTTGAAATCAACAAGTTCTCAAACTCTTCTTGTCTCTTATAAAGTCGCTCAAATATGCTGTCCACAATCTCCTCCATCTTTTTTTATAAGAACTGCTGTTATGTGTCTTTCATCATTTTTCATATCATGTATTCTACATCTAAAACATTCAGAATTAATTTTTTCTTTTTGCTCATCATTCAAATATACGCTTTCGATTTTTCCCGTATTCTGCAAACTTTGTAATGCTTTTAAAGAACTATTACTGAAATCAGGTAAACATTTTCCACCAGCCCATTCGTGGGGATTGTGCGGCAAACTCGTATGCAAATCTTCTACAATATAAATTCCTCCAGGCGCAAGTGTCGGCCATAATAAAGCCAACGAAAGTTGTTGACCCATCATCGTATGGCTACCATCATCAATAATCAAATCGAATTTTACTTCATGCCCTCCCATAAAATCTATTGCTTGAACGATAGAAATTCTATCTTCTTGATTCACATGAAAAGTATTTATCTTAAGCCCAAAAGCATCAAGTGCATAATTTTTTATATCCCACCCAAACACCTTTGCATTTGGAAAATATTCACTCCACATTTTTAAACTATCACCTTCATAAACGCCAATTTCAAGCATTGTCTTCACATTTTTTTGCGCCAAATAAATATCATAAATATCTATGAACCCGTGATCTAATTTATCCGTCTTATATTTTCTTGCTAACTGTTCTAAGAAAATCATGTATTTCCTTCCATATCATTGAACACACCTGCTTCACCGTGATTATTGTCGAAGTCGTAAAGATCTATTCCTTTGACTTTTGGAAAAGAACAAAGTGAATAGAACTTGCTATTTCGATTTGTCCCTATCCAACCTTCAGCTTCATTTCGTGTTCCAGCTGGTGTCCTCAATGTCTTTATATGACTCGATTTAGACCACCAAAAATTACCTGCAAAATAATGTTGACCTTCAACATAAAGAGCCCCGACAGCATCATATTCCTTTAGAAGTTCTACACACCCTTTGTGTCTTTCCATTATGTGATATGACATAACGCCACGCCAAGAACGGATGTTATGTTGAATTCGATCGGGAACATCTGGTCTACAATTGCTTACACCCTTTGTATGCACATACCAGACATTATGATTTGAAATTTGAGCATCTTTATAAATACACTCAAAAGTTGGCCACTCAAAAAGAGCAATATTAGGATCTATTAGACGAACAACATATTTTTTATGTCTTGAAAAAATATAATCATTTAAGACTTGAGCATGTTGAGCATCACCAAGAATTACGACGTTGATTGTATCAGTTGCATTGTAGAGACCCGATTGTAAAATCCTACCATGCATTTCTGATGCAACAATGATACCGCTTAAACCATGCATTAAAGCAACATGAAAATAACCGATAGTTGGTGTTTTTGGTTCCACAAGCTTATTTATAACTTGTGGCAAATAGAAAAGAAAAAATTAGAGAGGTTTATTCATTTTTTCGAAAGCTCGACCAAGAGCTTCGCTAAAAGAACACGAGCCATTATAATACTTGATAGTGAAATCAATCATGCCATTTTCTGCTTTTTGTGCATCGAATATATCATCATCTTCTAAATCTTTCATTTCAAGGATTTCATAGATAATATCATTTACAAATGCACCTACCTCTTTATAGAAGACATCATAAAACATTAAATCAGCTTCATCTTCAGCACATCCTGCATAATAAGAAGGAACTTCGCGCCCTTTTGATTCTATGAATCGTGTTACATATTGTACTAATGTTTCGCCTGGTTCTCGTGGAAATTCTTTAAGTTTGCCCTTAAAGGCTTCTGTTTCACTCATTACAACTCCATATAGTTATTTATGACATAAATCCAATTATACTCTACAAGGTCGAGCACCATTAGAATTTTGAAAGTTTCCATGACTGAGCAATTGGTATTCTTCGTCCAAAACCAAATGCTTTCCTATGTAATTTAATACCTAAAGGAGCCTGCCTGCGTTTGAATTCGGCGTTCTTGATTAGCTGACAGACTCTTTTTACTGCTTCAGGATGTTGATCAGCAATAATTTTGTATTTTTCGTATTCTGCAGGATCTAACCAGTCGCCTTCAATAAAGAGCTCGAGCAAAGCATCAAGAACAGGATATGGTGGCAAACTGTCGACGTCCTTTTGTCCGGGAGCCAATTCAGCGGAAGGCGCCTTATCAATGATCGCTTGTGATATTGCTCCCGGGTATAATGTGTTATAATAAGCAGCCAGTTCATAAACTTTCATTTTGGGTAGATCGGAAATTGGAGAGAGACCGCCGCACATATCCCCATACATAGTACAATATCCGACAGACAATTCGCTCTTATTTCCTGTCGAAAGGACTAAGTATCCAAAACGATTCGAGTAAGTCATAAGGATCATGCCACGAATACGAGCTTGCAAATTTTCTTCAGCAATTCCCGTTTTTTCAGGTGTTCCAAAGCATTTGTTAAATTCTTTGAGAATTGTTTCATAGATTCCCTTAATGGGAAGAGTATGAAAATCTATGCCAAGATTTTTGCAAAGAGCCTCTGAATCTTCATAACTTCCGGTCGATGAATATTCCGAGGGCATTGTACAACCCATGACTCTTTTAGAGCCAAGAGCTTCTTTTGCAACAGCAGAAACAACAGCGCTGTCTATACCACCAGATTCTCCTATAGCCACTCCTTTGAAACCACACTTTGTAACATAAGAACGAACACCGCATACTATTTGCTTGAAATAAAATTCGGCATTCGAAGCATACGGTATATGTTCAATACCACCAGGTGACATGCCATGAGTGTGATAAGCAAGCATTAAAGAATCAATTTCAGATCGTTCCTGAACAAAATCCCCCGACTTGAGGATTATAGCACCACGTTTGTTTGTGACAAAGCTGTTACCGTCAAAAACAATGTCATCATTACCACCAACCTGATTGACGTAAACAATGGGCATTGCATATTGCTTGCTGATCCGCTTTATCATTTCGACTCTTTCTTGATGTTTTCCGACAACAGAAGGAGAGCCGTTGATTGAGATAATGAATTCGACATTTGCATTGAAAAGATCTTCAACAGGATTTATTGTATAAATTGAATTGTTGTACCACAGATCCTCACAGATAACAATTCCAATACGTATGCCGCGAAATTGAAAAATGCCCGGTTTTTCTCCCGGTTGAAAATAACGAGACTCATCGAAAATATCATAGGTAGGTAGTAACCTTTTCCTGTAGTTGTATATGACTTCACCTTTATAGCAAACTGCAGCCGAATTATAGAGCTTTTTCCCATGGCCTGTATTTTTTTCTACATAGCCGATTATAATTGGAGAATTGATTTCTTTTGTTTGTTCGAGAAACCATTTTAATGCTTCGTCTTGATCTGCAAGAAAAGCTGAATAATCGACTAAATCAAGAAGAGGATAGCCAGGGATAGTGAGTTCTGGGAAAACATACATGAAAACGCCATTGTCAGTTTTTTGCTTTATAAAGTCGATAACTTTTTGAGCATTCCCCATAAAATCACCAACAATCGTGTCGATCTGACATAAGACAATATTCATAACTCTCCTTATTCTATGACTTCAAACAAACCGTAGAGAAAGTGCTTGTGATCTTTATATCGGAATGCAACAAATCCATCATATCGAACTACTCTTGCGCAGGAATCATAGACTTGAACAACAGAACCATCGCAAGCATACCGAAGTATCTGATATGTTCTTGGTTTTTCTTCAGTTTTACTACAACTTATAATCAAAGTGACTATAAAGAGCAAATTACAACTTATAATCAAGGTGACTATAAAGAATAATTTAACGGATGATTTGCATTTTGTTTGCTGTAACAAAATCTCCCCCAATAGAAAATTGATAGACATAAGAACCAGAAGTTAGGTTTATGTTTGAACTATAAGTTCCGGCATTGGTCGTATGATTAAATTTATATACTGTGCTTCCATTCATTGAAAAAATTATCAGTTTGACATTGTTTTGTTTTGCAACCGAGTATTTGACCATTCCATTAGAAATAGAAAAAGAATTAGTTAATTTTTGAGTTGCTGTTATTATAGATGTCGGAATTTCCGCAAGGACGATAACATGATAAACAACCTGGGATTTGCCATCAGAAATTATGAAAGTCAACGTGTCCGAAATTGCTTTTTTCAAAGACACCTTATAAGTTGAATCTTCGATTTCTACGACAAGGCTAGACACATTGAAGGTGGAGGTATCAATGGAATATATTAACTCATCTCCATCAGGGTCTATGACCTTCGCGTTAATTGCTATAGGCGTGTTCAACTTTTTAAAAGTTATTGTAGTGTCATTTGGCACAACAGGTATTCTATTCTTATCTGAGACCGTTAGAGTAACAGTCCTTTCTACAGCAAGTTCGCCATCAGAAACAACAACCTTAAAAGTCTGTGTCCCAGCTGACGTATAATTGGTAGTAATTTTATAAGTATTTGCCTGTGCCAGTAATGTAGTTCCGGAATACCATTTTACTATAGGTGTTGTTCCTTCAGGGTCGCTTGCTGTAACTGAAAGAGTTATGCTATCGGTTTCATTTATAGACGTGTCATTGGTAATTGCAACAATTACTGGTGCTCCGTTTATATGTTTGACTATTAGATTATAAGTTTGCTTTGTAAAAGCGCCATACGTATCTGTTGCAGTTATTGAAATAACAAGATTACTCCCAGTATCCTGCAACGTGGGCAGCCAAGAGATTAACCCGGAAGATGTCATTGTCATTGTTGCAGGATGAACAATTAATGTATAGGTAATAGGTTGATCGTCAACAGCTTGAACTTGATAACTATATTGTTGTCCTTCATTTACTGTAGTAATAGGAGTTGACGTAAATACTGGAGGGACATTGGTTGTTGAAACTGCAATGTTGTAAGTCAGCGTGTCAAATGTTGGTGTTACATTCTGTTTTTGAATTACATCATAGTGATTCGAACTGTCGGTCAAGATTATTTTGACTGTCGTGTCAACTGATGTATGAAGTGGTTCGCCTGAGATTGCAAATTGGTTTTTTGATATTCTTGTCATTGACAACCAAGAAGGAAGTTTCGAATACGAAAGATATGATGAATCATCATCAGGATCTGAAGTTATAATTGCCTGTGTATATTGTGTTCCTTCGGAGGCTGTAGTAAGTACCGATTTTGACATTGAAATATTTCTTGAATAGATTTTCAAATTCCAGGTTATTGTATCATAAATAGGAATAGAGAAATTATCTCTTACCTGAAACTTGATTGTGTATGTTCCTGTCGATAAACTTGTGTCTATTGAAAAAATCGTATCGACGAGATTTATTCCTATCGGATTTTGAATTATGGAATAGGTTAGTTGCGAATTTGAAGAATGATCAAAAGCATGCAACGTATCGACGTAATTTATTTGTTTTGCTTCATTAAGCAACCCAAGAGAATCTGTAAAATGAGTGTTGTAGAAAAACGGAGCATAGTTTAAATCGTATTTTACTAAACCATTTGTCCCTGCATCTGCAACCTGATATGTAATTTGTTGTGTTGCATAATCTACTATCAAGTCTCTTATTGTGCCCGATATAGATCTTGGGAGATAACAAAGAAAATCGCCTTTTGTAGAAAGGATTTTTGTATTGTCGGTTATGAACCCGGATTGAAAGGATGTTGTCAGAGACGCTATTGGGCAATAGTCAACATCGACACCCGTACTTGAAATTTTACGTGAATCGTAGAAAAATGTCGTGTCGACTGGATTGACCGCAAAAATCTTATGTACGTAACCTGAAGTTTTTACAGTAATACGTATTCCATTATAATATGAAAGTTGTCCTGAAGGATTTGTCAACCAGATACCATTGTTATCAACAAAATATCCAAGTACGTTTGGAATGATTGTGGTAGTATTGCAATTATCCGTTAATTCATAAAGTGTATCATTTGAAACAAAACGGATTGTATTGTCTTTGCAAGTAAGAGTAAGCAACGTAGCATCGGATGATGTCGTTATCGTCGAATTCAATCTCCAGATTCCAAGATGATTTTTATAGATTTTTATTGTTCTCGATTTGGGTATTGCAATTGCAGTATAAATAGAATCAAGTTTGAAAATTTGAATATATGTATTGATTGTATCTCTCCGCGAGTCGGCAGCTCCGACCATAAACAAACCATCAGAAGCAGACCCTCGTATATCAGGATGTGCTTTCCATTCTGTGTTGAGATATCTTTTAACTGAATCAATGTCAACTTGAAAATTCGGATCGCCTGCCTTTGCTATACCGAAAAAAGGGCTTTGTTGGTAGACACCAATTCCTAAAGTGTCGATTGTGTCGGCAGGTGTACTAACTGTTATTCTACCTTTCTTTGCATAAAGACCCCAGTATGTGTCATCGATTTCAGCAGCCAAATACCAACTCTTACTCAGATTTGAAAACTCTGTTATGGGAGAAGACGTGTAAGTTGCATTCTGTTGTTTCGGCATTGCCGCCATAACTTCCAGCATTAAAACAACGATCATGATGATAGATTTGTGAAGCATATAGAACCTCCTGCTTTGGGTGTAGTGTTTATATCGTGAGATATATTTTAACACAGCCAATGAGGGCCTATATTAAGGATATAACAAATCGGGTGGGTTTTAAACTACAAAATTATCTTTTTTTCATGGCCGACATGTAATTGAGGATCTACGAAGATTTGATAGCCTTTTTCTTTAATCAAACGACAAAAAGAAACATCTTCTGAACAAAAATCTTTTATTCCGTTAAAATCATAAAATAAAGGACGAAACCATGGATATGATAAAGATTCAAATACACCTTTTTTAATAAGCATAAAACCCATACCAGTATATGCTACATCAAGTAACCCTTTGTCTTTTATATCATTATGGGTTAAGAAATCAAAACACCCTTGTTTTTTAAATTTTTCTTCATCCCATTCTTTAACCGTGGCAAAATGCATTTGATCCGACATAAGATATATGCCAGAAATAATATTTTTGTCGTAATCAAGTAGTTTTTGAAATTGAGCAGGTTTAAAAATTATGTCGTTGTCTATCCACATCAAATGTGTATAATCAATTTTCCCATCAAAAGGTTTTTGGTTTTCTCCCCGCAGAACATCACCACCCAAGCACATATTTCTAGCATAATAAACTACTGGAGATTCGCCTCGGGTAAAAACAAATCTTATTTTTTGCCTGACGCAATACACTACTAGTTCTAAGAAACAATCAAAAAATCTACCAGAAAACGAGGTCCCAGTCAAACAGAAGACGATTTTACTTTCCATGACCTATTTCGTCTCTAAAAAATTCACATTGGGCATAGACGTTTTGTGAATCTTTTTTGCAGGTCTTGCATGTGGTATCTTTTTCTTCTAATCTTCCGAATGTTTCGCATGTCCTTGCCGATTCAATTAACTGTTTAATTTCATCAGCAAGCCAGATCCCTTTGCTTAATCTTTCAACTTTATCTACATTTTTAATTGTTTCACAAATATTTTCAAGTTGAAATTGATAATGTTTTATTTCTTCTTTTAGTTCTTCAATAACCATTGATTCCGAGTCAAGTTTCTCAGTTTCATCGAGCATTGTTTTTATGCTCATCTTTCTGTCAGGTATATCGCCTTCAACTTCTCTCTTCAATTCTCTATATTTTAAAATACATGATTTTCGTGTTTTTTCTTTTAAAAGTTGTGGGTATTCTTCAACAGCTTGGAGCCCTTCTAATAAACTCCAAATTTTCTGTTTGCTTACTTTTTGTTGTTTTTCAAGAAATTCAAAATCAACTTCATGCCCTAAAGATTGCAAACGTTTAAGCGCTTTCAATTCTTCTTGCCAAGTAAGTTGTTTTCGTCCAAGATTCTCATTGAACATCAATTGAGTTCTTTGCAGATCAGTTAAATTGTCATAAATAATGACAAGAGCATTAGGGATACCTGTTGATTTTAATCCTAAAAGACGTCTTTCACCTGAAACTAGATCGTATCGATCGCCTTTTCTACAAACAATGATTGGTTGAATGTTGCCATTTGTAGACTTTAAACTTTCTTCAAGATCTCGAGTTTCTTCAGTTCCGAATTCTTCTCTTATATTAAATGCTGGTATAATATCGATTGAATCAACAGGGATTTCGTCTAGTGTCATGTTTTTCATAATTGCTCTTCTGTATAATAGATAATGTAATTTTCATCGCAAAGAGAACACTTAAAGCTTTTATCAGGTATTTCAGAGCTATTTTTAAATGCTATATAATTGCCACAGGGGCAAGAAAGAGCTAAATAAACTGGGCCCAGAATCTCATTGGATTCTGAGCTCAGTAAGAAATCACCTTTTACTATCTCAATGCTTTTATGTCCTGTTTGATTCTTCATATGAATCAAACCATCTATGAAACCAATAAGATAATCTCTATTTTTTGCTTTTATAATCGCTGTTATTTCATTGCTCTGCACCATGTTCTTCTTTCGTTTCTACATGCTCAAGTTGTTCTTCATGTTCTTCATCTATTACAACCTTTTTAGGCGTTAAAATTTGAATTCTATCAGCAAGAATTTCTACAACAGACATCTCACTACCGCTTATTTGTCTTGTTTGTAAAGATCCTTCGATATAGACTTTATCACCTTTTTCAAGGTTTTGTTCGCAGAGTTCGGCAAGTTGGAGCCAAGCTGTAACACTTACATAACATGAATCTTCTTTCAATTCACCAGCTTTTGTTCTAAATTTTCTTGAACATGCAATTCTAAAATTAGCGACTTTCTTTTTATTTCCGTGCGTGAGATTCACCCTTGGTTCGCAAACAACATTCCCTGCAATCATGACTTTATTGATCATAGGAGCACTGAAATAATTAGCCATTATAAACTCCAAGTTATTCAGCAGCTTTTGGTTCTTTTTCTGTTTTTGAAATTGTCGGGATAATTTCTTGAATATCTTTTCTGATAAAACGAGTCAGTTTTGCTATTGAAAGCAAAGCTTTCCTAGCTCTATGGCCAGACACCTTTTTCTGTTTCTCAGTCAAAAGACTGTATTCAAGCTTAAATTCAGCAAAAAGTTTGTCAAAATCAGAAATTCTTTCTGCTGGTGTTGCCGGTACCTTGTAACTTGCCATAGTTCCTCCTAAAAGATAAAAGTGTTTTCAAGCCAATTTCTAAATTGACAAGTGGCTCCCATTTATAAAATTTGAAATTATCACAATTGAAAGCAATCTCAAGTTTTTTTCTTCTCCATTGAATATTGATATTATTAAATTGTCTTGTCTTTTTTATTAGTTCTACTAATTTTCTTAATTCAATTGACTGTCCACTCGCAATATCAAATACACCAGAAACTTCTTTTCTCAATGCAATTTCGATTGCGCTTATTACATCGCCATCATAAATAAAATCTCGAATAGAATTTTCAAATTCTCCAGAATTGACAAACAACAATTGCTCTATAAGACTCCCTGGCATAGACAAACCATAAACTTCAGAAACTCTAAAAATCACATATTGTTTTCTAGAATCTATGATTTTTTTCTCAATTGCAAGATATTTTTCGCATATTTCGTTCTTGGGGATAACTTTAGAATAAACACTAAATGGAAGAGCATTTTTGCTATTCAAATAAAGATCTAATGCGTTTTCTATCAAAATGATTTTTCTTGTCCTGCTTTCTAAAACATCGTTAATTATTGTTTCTGTTTGTTCATCAAATTCATAAAGATCGACTATGACAATTGTAGGGTCATGTTTTGTAGGCAGAACAGAACCATATTCAGAATCAAGTGAGTCTTCTACAAGACATGAATTTATATGCCTTGTCAGATAGCTGTTCTTGTTAGATGCAATAAAAATCTTATTTTCACTTGGTAGCATTTTTTTGCTCAAAATATTCTAATATTGCTTTGCACACATTTATCACTTTATCTTTATCATAACCCAATATATAATCAATCAATTTCATGCCATTGTGAATAGCAAGAATTTCTAGAAATACGTAATCTGTTTTTGGATCAAAACGAAAATTGATTGCATTTCTTGTATGCAAATCGTTAGACTCAAAAGTCGACAACAAAGAAATGATCAAATCTAACTTTGAAGGATCTAATTCAGGGATTTCTCCCTTAGGCGATTTGAAAATCATTCTTTCACCCTCACATCTTTCAAATCTTTTACCTTAGCCTCAAAAGACTTATTGATTTCTTCTTCAATCCCGACCAGTTCTCTTTGAAACTCTTTATAGAATTGTGCTTTTTCATGTTGATCTACAGATAACGAAGTATCGACAGAAGATTTAATCCTCTTGATCAAGCATTCGATAACCGTTCTTAAATAAAGTCGTTCTGCTTCTTTATACAAAGCAGGATTGATTGATTCAGCTTTTAAACCAAGAAAATCTGCTGTTTTAGGATCAAGGAATTGAAGTTGTCTATCAAGGTACTCAGCTTGCTTGCTTTGAAGCATAGCTTTTGACCACATTTTTAATTTTGATATGACATTCATTTGGAGGTTGTTCATGATAGTCTCTTGTTTCATGATCAAATTTTCCAAGTTAAATGTCCTACCCTCTTTTATCCTGTCATTTTTTATCGTGTCTAATTCTTGGAGACGCTTGATCTGTTCTTTCATAGAGAGTTCTAATAGTTCTAAGTCATTGACTCTTCTACTAGCAAGAACAGAAAACACGTCTTTCATTTCTTTTTGTTCAACGGCAGGGAGATTACCAAATCCCATTTTCCTGTTGAATTCAGCAATTGCTGCACCTGTACACTCGAAATGTTTCGAAAAATGCTCTGAAACTGTTGCAAGTTCTAAATTTTTACCTGTAGCGAGTAGAACTTCTTCTGAAAATTCTTCAACAATAGATTTGTATGTTGAACCTGCAAGATAAGCTCTATTTATTCTGATAGCAATGGAAGGTAGATTACAACAGGGACAATGAGGATCTGGTTGAATATATTTCGAGACAATAGAATCTTTATCTTCTTCAATCAACGTATCAATCGGACGTATTTCAAGTTGTCTTTCATCTGGCATTTTCTATCCCTTAGCTTCTAGAGCTTCTATAAACCGACTGATTTCATTTAATTCTCTAGCATTAATTTGTACATATCTTATAGGAGAAAATAAAGTAGATCCACCTAAACGCTGAATAACTCCTATACATTTGCTTCTCTTATAGACATCATGCAACCAATAAGTGCGTGCTTTTTTCTTGAATGTTAAAGTTTTTGTTTTATGTACAATTACTTCATTCATAAATTTTTAAACCATGTACGGCTAAATGATGTGTTGTCTTTTTCCGACCAACCGTTTGTATATTTAAGCAAGTCAAGATGATTCAATGTTGAACTTATTTCATCAGCTCTATGAAGAATATAGGATTCTTTTGTCTTGCAAACTATAGGACTACCACAGTTTAATTCTCCATGGTGACTAAGAATAAGGTGATAAAGAAGCATGATTTTTGTCTGATCTACATCATTGGGTGCAATTTTTGATACAAACAAAGCTGAAATAGAAAGATGTCCCAACAATGCTTCCCAATTTGTTTTTGAAATTTTACCTTCATCATCAAGATCATAAGCTTTTAATTTTCCAATATCATGCAACAATCCTGCTGTTATCAACAATTCTCTATCGACGTCGCTAAAATATTGTCCAATCAATAAACTTATATCGACAACTTCAATGCTATGCTGGACTAAACCATGTATGTAATTGTGATGATTGCCTTGAGCGGCTGGGTATTCAAAATATAACTCTTTGACATCTTCATTAAAACAATTATCAAGTACTTTTTTATAATCTACATCTGTGACACTTGCAATAAGCTCGTAAAATCTGTCTATATACTTTTGAACATCAAATTTTTTATCTATCTGTGTATCTAGCATATGTTTTGACAAATAAATAATATCAAGACAAAAATATTTCCTTCTTTTTCTAACACGTCCCTTACAAATAATTTTTTCACCAACACTATACGTTTTAGAAAACAGATCTATATTGTCTTTCAAAAGCCCAATTATTTTAGTTGTTCCATCATTAAGCTCTATCTCGACAACATGATCTCTAAACGTAATTCTTTCAATTGTGAAAGAACCTGTAATTATTTTGCCCGATTCAAATTCCATAATATTCTAACTCTTGATATGTGAAAAGTAAACTAGTTTTTAAGTTGCTTCAAAGCTTCAAGCCTTGCTAATGATTTATCGATCACTTTTTCGTTCACTAACCAACGTCTTCTCATTCTTGAAAGAGCAGCCTGACTTGCAGCATTAGCAGCAGGAAGATTATTTTTTTCAACCATTTTGAAAACTTTTTTCAATCTTTCATACCCGTCTTTACGAAGATCCTCACGTTTTCTACTCATAACTTCAAGAACGCTAAGTAACTCCGTCTTGAAATTAGCAGCTTTCTCGATAGTAAGTTCCTCGACAGTCATTCTTGACATTGAAACAACTGTCTCATGAAATACACTCATCAACTTGCCAATTTCTTCATTTTCCTTTTGCTCGTCCTTTTGTTGATCAATAATATGTTGTTGCTGACGTATACCTGCATCAAGATCGGGTACGTGAGCCATATTATCGCCAAAAAAACAAACATCTAACGAACCATCATCATTTACTTGAATTCCACGACGTTTGCAAGCTTCAACTACCCATTCATTGTAAGCCATTTTGAACCTCATGTTGTCTTGATTTTGTATAGCAATTTTGACATAGACCTTTTGCAAATACCGGTTTGCTACAACCTAAATTTTTACAAAATTTATCTATGTATAGCTCCTTTTTTTCTACCACTTTGCCATGAAACTTGATCTGTTGATAATGCTTAGAACAATATCCTTTGCAAAAAGCATTGTTCTTACATCCAGTTATTGAACAAGTTTTCCCTTTATTCCTAATCACATTCTTCAAGATATATTATGATTGAGTCACAATAAATATTTACTATTTTTGTCATTATCATTTTAAATTCAACTTCACGAACAACATACCTAACAGTCCTTGCTATCTTATTATTCAAAAGTTCTATTTTTGTTCCCTTAGAAGGTATAGGACAGTCACTAGACGTTGACGAAACCTGTTCGTCTAATCCTGGGATATCAAAAAGTACATTCATCTTTTCTTCAACACACTTGGTTTTGATAAAATTTCATTGAACAGAGCATCAATATCGTCTTCTCTATCACTAGCGTAATTTGCTCTTATCCCATCCTTTTTCTCGTCATCCCATCCAACCCACTGTACAAGATAATCGAGATCTTCTTGCATAGTTTTCTGCACAGAAATTTTTGATTGAAGAGCCTTAAGTATATGATCCTGTCGTAATGGAACATCTTTGTGAGTCGTATTTCTTTCATGCCACATTTCGACAAGTGAAGCTTTAACAACCTGATCGATTTCACGTCCTGTAAGCAACGGGCTATTCAAACCAAGATGTTGAACATCAATATTCAATTTTTTAGGATCACGTCCAGTCTTCCTGAGATGAATATCAAAAATCGAAGCTCTATCAGATGCTGAGGGCAGCGGCACAAAGAACTTATCATCAAACCTTGAAATAAGTTCTGGTGGCAAATATTGAATACTGTTGCATGTTGCAACTATAAAAATTGGTGCAGTACAATCTTGGTACCATGTTAAAAATGAACCAATGACTCTGGCTGTTGTTCCTGCATCACTGAATGTCGAACTTTGAGAACCAGCAAATTGTTTTTCAATTTCATCAATCAGAACTGCACATGGTGCTACACTCTCAATTATTTTGAGAGCTTTCATGAGCCGCATTTCGCTTTCACCAACTCTTGATGAAAATATTTTGCTTGGCGTAAAAGCAATCAAAGGTAGCCCCCAATAATTACCAATTGCCTTTGCAAGCAATGATTTCCCGCAACCTGTAACGCCGAGCATTAAAACACCCTTTGCTGGTGGAATCTTTAACCGAACAGCTTCCTCTGACCATACTCCTTTTCGTTTTTCAAACCAATGCTTGATTCTACCAAGACCACCGATCTCGTCAAATGTAACATTGGTTTCTAAGACATCCAACAGATCAGTCTTTCTCAAGATAGTCTTTTTGTAAGCATTGATTTCTTCAATGTCAAGTTTTTTCTTTTTCTTGAGAGAAGCCATTACGATCTGCTCTACTTCAAAAAGAGTCAAACCACGAAATCCCATCTTCACGGTTTCATCGATTTCAGTAGAAAGGCGCTGATTCCCGGGGGAAACTGAATTGAATTCTCCCAACAAGTATTGCACTTTTTTAGTGATTGCTTCATCATCAGGAAGATCATAAAAAACAACTTCGAAATAACGTTGCAACTTTGTGGGAATTGAAAGCGTCGATGAAACAATAATCAGAGACTTGAGATGAGTATAATCATGGTATATATTGAGCACCATGTCTTTGAGTTTGCGAATATTTTGAAAATTTGCAGGTTGCGTTTCATACAAATGATGATCAATATCCAAAAGAATATAGATCAAACGCTTGTCTGTTGACTGATTTTGTTGAATTGCTGTCAGAGCTGCATGAATAGGCATTGTTTTAGAGTCAATAATATCTTCTTTCTTGTCAGCTTCTTTTGCATATTCATTGTAGGGAACAATACCTGTCGTTGTTCTATAAACAAAAATTTGAGAATTGTTTTTTGTCTGTTCATAAATATCTTGAATCAGACAATCTTCTTCCTCAGTAACGACGTGTATTAGAGGGCGCAGAATATCTAGATTAGATTTTAAATCCATAATACAACCTGTCTATAAAGTCTTCAGTTATTGAACGACTATGACAATCTCGTCCTTGGTTTCTGTCACTTCATATGTTTCGCCGCGAATTGCTCTTTCATGCAGCTGATAGTCTCTCTGATACTCAGCTTTGATATTTTCGATCAAAGAACGATCAACTGAATCCCCTGAAATTTCATTCTGAGAGATAAGCAACGGCATATAGTTTCTGCTGATCGAAAGACCATTCTTAGTCTTCTTGTAAGAAAGACCAAGTTTTTTGAGCGTGTCTTCCATGATCAACATATTTGTAACCTGAAATGAGCAAGCAATTTTTCCTGACATGTTTTTCTCCTTATTCTACAATGTGAACTTGATCGTGGACTGGGACATCATCGCCATGGTTGACTGGCACGGAGCTTATGATTTTGAGGTGCTGAGTGACGTCATGCACTGCTGCACAACTGGTTGAATCCAATGTTTCAACCGTAACTTCACCTGCATGTGCTCCCCTTCTGGGAATTGTAATTTTGTAAGCCATGAAATTTCCTCCTCATAAATGTGAACGTATTATCTTTTCTACAAGGTCTTTATTTCTAAATCCCTCTACTCTATCTATTTCAGCACAATTTCTGAAAAGAACAAATGTTGGGAGTTTAGTTACGTGATATATTTCTATCAAGTGCACTTCTTCAAGTATATTTATTTTAACAATATTACATCGTCCTTGATAAGCTTTTTGCAAAATTTCTAAATACGGTTCTGCTTGAATGCAAGGCGCACATGATGTGTCCCAAAACTCTACAAGAGTTAATGATGCAATAATAGTTCTAAATTCTTGAAAACTAGAACTTTTCATGAAAAATAAATTTGTAAAATTCTTTTGAGTTCGTCATCGCTTGCGTATTTAACGGAACACTTGATTTTTCCCATATGACGCTTTTTTATTTCCTCGGGCGTGTAGACTTTAACGCTCATACCAGTAAATTCATTGGCTTTAGATGCGTCTTCTAATTGTACACGTTTTTTCATGATCAAAGCCTTTTTCAAACTTGGATCATATACCATTGTATAGTTCTTGACTATCCTTACTTCGCCAAATTTTGAAAGTTCAGACTTCTCCACTTGAGCCTCCTTTGTTATAGATACTATTCTATATCTTAACAAGGGAACTATGCATTAATAAATAAAATCATAATCTTTTGTGCCAGAACGCTGGCTCCAAATTAAAGCATCATACACAGCCACACTAACACCCTGGTTTATTGCCCGAGCCCGTACTTCATCCTCTATCGAAAAATAATCAAATTTCTTGCCCGTGACACAAAGATGTTGCAAAATATGCGTATCCACAATAGCCAAATCCTCTATCCCTAAATTCCTTAGAAAATGACTAGCCGCTTTCAAACCTATGCCTTTAATTTCCCTTACAACAAAAGTCCTTATTGCTCGTGTGTCACGCTCTGATTCAAGCATTGGGCTCAATTTTTTATAAAATTCATCGAATTTGTATTTTGCAGCTAAAAGATAATCAACTTTGCGGTTCTTAAATCTTATTATAGAAATAATCTTGAGTAACTCTTCTCGGTATATTGGCCTTGCATAAAACCTCTCGTCCTTGAGCATATTTATAACACTCAAAACTGTTTTAAATTTTGTCTGGGGAACTAGAACACAAAAACAAAGATTATAAAAAACATCTAATTTTGTTTTAGGTTTTTTAAAGCGTTGTACTATTTCTTTTGCTTGCGCAATTTGGTCTTTTGTAAAATAAATCATAATACTCCCTTGCTATTTTTTATATAATAAAACTACATGGAGGGAGTAACATGATGGAAGAAAAAACAATTTTCAGCATTACGTTGAATAATAAAAACGAAATTCGTTCAAATATGGATCTTTCGAGTATCTTGGGAGAAGAAGATGCTCTACGATTTATTCATTCCTTGCTTGATGAATTTAAACAAGATGTGCTGAGGAAAATCAGAGAAATTAAAGCACCTGTAAAAGAAGATGATGAATTTGATTTTTAAAGATAAAACCCGGACATTCTTTCGTTTTTAGCAATATCTTCTAAAACAAAAAAATCATTCACTTCAGAAAGTTTTTCACAATATAGTCTACAAAATTCAAAAATTTGACGCGTACTTGTTTTAACATAAACTTTTATCGACCTACAAAAATTTTGAATATCTTTATTTTTTTGAAATTCAAAAGCTAATCTTGTTAGCCTGTGGTTTCCATCTGAAAAAACAAACTCATCATTTTTAAAATGGCCACACATCGGTAAATTCGTAATTCTTTCATAATCTACATCTCCAACAATCATATTATCATTATTAAAATCTTGCTCTCTAAAAGTTCTCAAATTCCAACTTGAATTGAAATTAATCGCATTAATAATTGGAATGTCACTTAAACAATAAAAACCAGGTTCGACTTGTCTTGCCTTGCATAATACATAAACCTGATTACTTGAATAGATTAACATATTTAAAGCATCTTGATAGTCAATTTTTTGTCTTTTTTTTGCATCTTGTTATATAAAAATCTAACATATAAGTTTTTATCCATTTGTTGACTTTTTGAGTTTTTATTTTTAAAAGCTTTGAAACCTCACTTACCCAACCATTTTTTGAAAAATCTATAGAACTATTCTCAATTATCTTTATTTTCTCAAATTGCTTAAGTAATTGTAATAAAGATCTTATCTTAGATTTCTGCTGTAATTTAAGTTTTTTAGAATTATCTCTAGCTATTCTTAAAGTTTTGTTTTTAAGCATATGATTTTCAAGAGATTTCTGAACATACTCATATTTATCCAAACTACTTAACAAATCTAAGAATGAATTGATTTTTTCTTGATTTATTTCGTTATAAGCAATTCTTACGACTTTCCAACCTTTCAATAACAAATGCTTATCTTTCTCTAAGTCATGTTCAAATCTAGTATTCCCATGCGAAAAATGTGCTGGTCCATCAAGTTCAATAGCAAGTTTTATATTGACAAATGCAAAATCAATAAAATATGGAAATTCAGCATATTCACTTACAATGTCATATTTTTCGTTTAAGTTAAATTTCAAAATAACTTTGTCTATAAACCATTGCTCTAAAGAACTTGGGATCTGTTTACTTCTTTTTTCCCAAGCTGTTTTACCTGTCCGCTTTTTAAGATATTCAAATCTTGCTTTTCTAATCTTATTTTTTGTTACAGTTGTGTGTTTAAAAATTTCTGGATGTTTCAAGTGCAACAACTTAAAGGCTTCAGATAGAGATCTACATTTATCTCTTAGAGCTATTGTTACTAGATCTTTGGGATAACCTATTTTTATAATTTCACCAGAAGACATACCAGAAGAATATAAATTTCTAACTTCGTCAACTTAAAAAATCTTTTACATTTGACGCACTGATATTTTTCAATACCAAAAGTATTTGATGTTATTTTTTTTCTAGTACCTATTAAATAAGATTTCTTTAAATTTTTACTTGCATTATGTTTTCTTTTTATATCTTTAATATAAAACACAATATTTTTCTTAGAATATCCTTTTTTTATGATTTCTGTCAACAGCAAACCAGACAAATACAAGCTTTTAATTTCTTGTATTTTATTTTTTGACAAAACGCAAAATTTTTTGTGTTGTTTAAAACCAGTTAAATTCTTTAGGATTTTACCACATTTATTGCATACAAAACTCATATTTTTACTCGTTAAAAAACTGGGGTAGAAGGATTTGCACCTCCGACACCCGGCTCCAAGGGCCAGCGTTCTTCTACTGAACTATACCCCAATAAATTTCAAACTAGCCACAAAGAGACTTGAACTCTTAACCTACAGTTTAGGAAACTGTGACTCTATCCAATTGAGCTATGTGGCTAAAAATGGTCGGAACGAGCAGAGTTGAACTGCTGACCCCCTGCACCCCATGCAGGTGCGCTACCAGGCTGCGCCACGTTCCGTTGTTCAAAGAACTTAAATCGGAGTGAGTGGATTTGAACCACCGGCCTTGTGATCCCGGATCACACGTTCTAACCAGGCTGAACTACACTCCGTATTCTGGGGTGAGAAGACTTGAACTTCTAACTTCTGGTTTCAGAGACCAGCGTTCTAAACCAATTGAACTACACCCCAATAAAATGGTCGGGATGAGAGGATTTGAACCTCCGACACCTGCGTCCCAGGCGCAGTGCTCTAACCAGACTGAGCTACATCCCGTAATTCAAAGAACTCTAAACAAAACGGCCCCTCTTTTTTGGAGAGGAGCCGTTTGAAATTTCGTTTTTGTCTTTCAGTTATTTCAACAGCAGCCCTCTCCAGGTTATGTTCCTGGGTTGTTGTGGTTGCGGCTGTTGAAAAAATATTTTCATAGTTTAAATATAACATAAATTATTGCAAGTGTAAATATTTTTATGTCATAATACAAAAAATTCTGCATAATTGTTTTCATAAAGTCTCATATTGTCTAGAATATTTGGCTCTACTTCTAACATATTGTCTTTTCTAAGAGGATATAAAAAACAATTATCCTCTGGGCTCGGATCCATTACGAGAATTTTGTTGTTGTTCTTTTTTATTCGTACTGCATGATTAAACCAAGGCAAAGGACTTCCATTACTTTTATGAAAAATGATGACAATAACGTCTTGATTGGGATACTTTGAGAATATTTCAAAAGTTTTGATACCTGAATCTTTGTAAATATAGAACCCGTTAAATGTTTCATTTAGAAAATCATAAGTATTAAGGAGATTAGTTGTGCCAGTTTGTTCAGCAAGCTGAATATTAATATGATATTGATATTCTAAATTTTTTATATAATAAGTGTTATATGAAATTCTTATATTTATTTTGTTTGTTTTGTTTGTGTTCAAGTTCAGCACCATGGTTGTCATATAGCGTCATATATGTAGGTTCTGAAAAAGAATGTGACATGCTTTTGAAGGAATTAGAAAAGAAAAATCAAGAATGTAGAGTGATTTGTCATGATAGTGGTGCTGTTTACGAAATCAATTATAGACCAATCAAATAGTTTTTTAGACTCCTTTAGCAAGATAATCCCAAACTTTTTGTTCGTTTATAGCAACCAGAACATAATCACCATTTTCATCAAGTCTCGATCCCCATTCACCTTTTTCACTGTAAGGTTTTGCTCTGACCCATGTCCCAATTTCTGGATGCAAATGACATACCGCAGCAGTAGGATCATGAAATTTTTTCCCATCACTACCAAGTTTAAATCTCCACGTCATACCTTCGCGGAATAATTCAGCAGCTCGATCTTTTGGGGGAACACTTGTTATGTATTTATGAGTATCAAGATTATACATCATATAATGACAAACATTTTTACCAACAAAATGTCTTTCTTTGATATCCATTTTTAAGAAGTTAAAAGCACCCTTTTTGTCACCATTTAAATTGAAAGTTGGGACTGTTTGTTTTCCTTTGAATTTATCAAGCATTTTCACAGTAATACCATGTGTCATATAACCAATAAAACCACCTTGCATAGTTGCACAATTTAATTGTACGGGCAAATTATAATGGCCTAAATTTTGAAGAGGTCCACATCCGAAAAAATCAACATCATCATCAACAAGAACACGTCTGATAACTTCATTTGCAAGAATTGCGTTTGAAGAATAATATGGAAATTTATATTGATCAAGCATTGCTTTATGAATGTTTGTTGGATGTTCTTTTCTTCTTCCAAGTAAGGGGACACCTATGAGAACATCTTTCTTTCCCAGAATTTGAAGTAAAAAATCCACAATAGCGATTTGCATCTCATCACCCGGGCTAATAAGAATACCTTTAATATTCACCCCAGCTGAAAATAAATAACATAAAGCAAAAAAATCATCTGGGTCATGACCTATATCTGTTTCGACTAATAGATTCATATTTACTCGACTTTATACGTAATTTTCAACACAATGTTTATGTTAATTACTTGCAAAAGTTACAGATACTTCATTGTCGTTTTCAGTGAGACTAAACGCGAACATTTATTACTTCCTGTTATATTGCCAGGGTTTTAAACACCATTTACTCATTGTTTGTTTTGTTTCAAGCCATCTATAATCAGAAATGTCCCAAGATTCATAAAACTTTTTATAAGTTTTACCATTGGGTACATCTTCAGCTTTCCTTATCGTATGGTTAGCATATCTTTTTTCTTTACTTCGGCCTCTTGATCGATCTGTTACCCACGAAGTACAATATGATCGGGACAAAATAAACTCCTTTTTAAAGTATTACATTTTTTCTCTCCTTTTTTGTTTTAGAAATTTTCTCCCTTACTTCTTTTCTCTTGGAAACATTGTTTTCACCACTTATTAAAATTTTTCTTTGTGGATTATTTTTCCAAAAATTTAAGACTGCTTTTGAAATATTTTGTTTTTGTTCTATTGTTCTTTTTCTTCCTCTTAAAATAAATTTAGGTTTGCCTTTTTGTTTTTTAGACGCATGCGACATTTTTTGTCTAGTAATTTCTGTCGGTTTTCTACCAGACATTGCAAGACTCACTTTTTTCTTGCGCTGTTCTGTCCAAGGAGATTTTATAAAACAATCTTTTTTCCCATTCGCAGTATCTTCTTTATACTTACTTCTAATTTCTTCTCTTCGCGGATTATTTGAAAAACAATCGCCCCCATCACCACCTTTTGTTATATCCAACAGGTGCTCTTGAATTAAGAAACTCTATCCAATATTTTTCTCTTTCATTTAGCTGATCTACTTGACATTCTTCTATAATATCTTTTCGAAAATTTTCTTGGCCATATTTTATTATTGCTTTTCGTATAAGTATACCTGATCCATAATATTGAATATTATACTTTAATTCTTTCCCGATATAAATTTTGCCATTCAAAAGATTTGTAATTTTATAAATTACGCTTAAACTTGCCATAATCATCTTTTTCTAAGTGTTCGTTCATAATCTTCAAAACGTATTTTTGCGATTTTTGAACGCTGTTCTGTTCGAACTACAACTCCTTCAGGTTTTCCCAATGCATCATTTTCAAGCAAAGCGTTTGACATGCCCGGGAGCAGATTTTTCAACCAATCATAAGTCCCTTGAATGGTTTGTGGTGGACATGCTCCAATAATAGAAGGCACTATTAGACATCTTATATCTGCTGCTACACTTGCAATTGTTCTGACTCCAACAAAATTTTGTCCCCCATTATCTCTCCAAGCAGCTATTTTTTCTATGGGCAAATCAAGTAAATCTTCAAACTCTTTTGCTTCCATCATTATGACATCAAACAACCTGAAACCAAGTTTCCCTGTTTTTGTATAATTTTTTGCCGTTCCTGCTTTACCCCCATAAACTTCCCCAAATAATACAAAAACAGATTGTTCAAGTTGGTCCCAGTAAATTCTTCTTGCATTGTCAGCCACAGTTTGAATTGTATCAACAATATCTAATGTAGGATTATGAATCCAATCTCCAAAACCATAAAGAAGTTCTTCACGAGAACCAATTAGATATGTCCCTTTAGGAAACAAAATAATACGAGCATTTGTACCATCAATTTTCTCAGAAAGAAAAATTTCGTCATCTGCTGAAAAAGATACAAGAACTTCTTCTTTCAAAGAACCTCTATCCCCAAGAGCATGATATGTAAGAATACTTGGGTATTTTGTAGCCGAATTGATTTTTTTCAAATCAAAAGCTCGCATATTCACACAATATTTACCATAATCAGGATTATGTTTCTTCATAATGTCGTATGTTGCCGGTCTTACTTTCCAGCCTACATTGTCGCAATTACCACAAGCTATACTCATGCTCATAGCAGCTACATCACCTGGCATAATTTCTTCGCTATTACAATTAGAACAAGTCATTACTACAAATGCTGACGGTGGACAAATCTTACCCTCATGCTTTATACCACAAAAAATACAATGCTTAGCTTCACTCATTCTCTTTATCCCCTGCAGCCATAGCCTTTATGACTTCATTCAACACCGGTGCTTGACATTCTCCTGGTTTTGTAGCAGTAAGCTCTACTCCTGCATTTTCTGCAAAAAACATATCACCCTGATTGAAACGTAGAGCATCAGCTTGCTTGCACTTCTCTATCCATTCTTTAAAACCATTTTCATAATCATCGGTTAGACTGGAAAGCCATTTGAAAAATTCTTCCAAAGTCGAAGGAAGTACGCCCACCCAATCAGAACCATAGTCATAAGGGCCCTGTGTTTGCTCATCCCAATAATCTATATGTTCTGATTCTCCATTTTCAAGATAACGATCTATATAATGTTTTCCTGTATGATCACTACCAGAAAACCAAACTTCGTCATCTTTGGGCTCGCGTCCAAGTGATTTAAGAACTTCAGTCACTTTATCTTTATAGCCTGCACAACCTATGCCAGCAAAACGATGATAAACAGGTTTTTCAGGTTCTTTTTTATAATCAGTACAACTTGCATAAATAAAAATGCCGTTTTGAGGACCTCTGATTGATACAATATCAAATCCTGCAAGTTGTACATCTCCTGAATTTATTGCTGCAATTGTTGGCTTTGTAAAATCATGTTCTTCATGCCACATTTCTTCGCTCGAAACATAAGCCCAATTTTTATAAATTGAAATTGAAGATTTTAATTTGTAATGATTGAACGTGCCATTACAAGCTTGAGCGTCAGAATTAAAAGCTAAACAATCCCAATTTGAGAGTGCCATTAGAACATACTCCTTAAGCCATCAATCCACGAATTTTACATTTGCCCTTGCACGTGCTTTGGATTCAGTATTGACAAGTACTTTATGCCATACGCTTCCAAGATTCACAGTAGCATGTTCTTCATGCGAAATTTTGCCCTTGGCATACACATTGGGATCAGCCATCATAGAACGGTAACGCTTTGCACTATCAGGTTGCTCTTTTAAGAGCTTTTGATAATCTTTCACTTCAATAACGTTACTCCCAAGAACATAAACTTGTCTTCCACCTACTCTGTACAAAAATTCAGCATAGTGAAAGTGAGAACCTCCACCTCTCATCGGTTCGTTCTTCCAGACTTTTGTCAAGTTCCCTTTGGGCGGCTCAAAATTCGGTTGAGGAACAAACATGAATTCGCCTTGACGGTGAATTTTCTTTCCCGACTTCAAAAGACGGTGTCTCTTATGCGCATTCTTTTTGTTGACACCCTCTTTCGATTCAATGTCAATAAGTTCTTTGGGTTTTAAAGCTTGTTTGGCACCAATTACCGTAGTAACTCTTGAAGATTCAGGGATAGCACAAGTGAACCAGTGACGTTCATCATGTCCACAAAGAAATTTCGACTTGATTTCGCTTGTCTTATCGCCTTTTCTGTTGATAACAGGTACTTTTGTCATCAAAAGCAAATGTCTGTCAGCTTTTTGAGCATCAAGAATCAACATTTCTATTTCTTTTGTGACTTGAAGCTCAAAATACTCGCCTTCACTGTCTCTTCTGACATCAATAGAAAAACCATCTCTACGTGGCTCAATGACTTTTACTCGAGCCCCGATTGCTTCGAATTTCTTTTCGATTGTTGTTGTCATATAACCTCTAAATAAAGCGTGCTTCCAATAAATTTTTCAAGAACTTTACCATGATCAAAAGCAAGATCAGGTAAATTATTTATATCAAAAAATTCAAGTTTCCTTGCATCATCTTTAGCTTTAGGCTCACCAGTGCATCTATGTACATAATAAACATGATCTATCACATGTCCTCTTGGATCTCTTTTGGGATCAGAATTGACCATGAATAATTCAAGATGTCTGGGCTCCACAACTAAATTTGTTTCTTCATAAAACTCCCTTGCTCCTGCAACCTCCAAACTTTCTTGATCACAGTTCAAAAATCCACCCGGTAATGCCCACATACCAACAAAGGGTTCATGATCTCTCTGAATCAACAAAATTTTATTTGTTTTGTTTGTAGTCATGTAAATCAAACTAGCAGTCGAAGCTGCATTTTTAAAATCATGAATATCAGTTGGCATTTAATGCTCCTTGAACAATTTCCTTATAATGATTCGTATTACCTTTGACAGACAAATAGCATTCCTTAACTAATTCAAGAATACTTTTCGGAGCAAAGAAAGTTGAATTTTTCATATGCGCATGGCTCGAATAAACAAAGCCTTTTCCATTCAGATTGAGAGCTACACCACCAGACTTATCAATATTATCTATACAAAGAGAGCCACCTACATAATAAATAGGCCCCTCTCGCGTAATTATACGTTTTGCAATATGCCGCCAGCAAACAGGAAATGTATTGTAGTTTGTTTCAACCATCAATGTCTCCTTGAAAAATCAAATGGTATACGTCGTATAGCCATTATTAGACTTACCGGTGCAAAAACAAAATTCAAGGCTACAGCAAACTTTTGTTCCAAGAATCGTGTCTCATGCATTGCAAACTCAGCTCTTACACAAAAAATTGTCCATAAAGCGCACATCATTATATAAAGAACAATAAACAATATCAAGAAAAACATTGTCATATTAAATTTCCTTCTTGTGATATTATATTAAAAAACATTTTAAAAGGAAAATTTCTATGCAAATCTCAAAAGCATCAGATGATCTTTATCGTATTGTTATTACCTTCGACGCAAAAGAAGACACAGATGTTGCACGACAAACATGTTTCTTCCAATTAAGAGATTTGAATAATATTTACAAAATCAAACCAAGAGGAAAACAAAGAGTCAAATCAATAACTATTGAGCCGTTCAATAAAAAGAAACTAGAGCCCAAAGGCCCTAGTCCCGATCGAGACACACGTTCCAATAGATGTAGTCAACCCAAGTCTCGTGCGGTATCTCAGCATCGAGCCTCCTGACAACCTGAATTGGTGCGGATTTGCTAAGACGAGGAATATAAGGTTTCCTTATCAAATCCCTTTTATAGTTCTTAACATGCTTGCAACCTTTTTGCCCATTGCATCTTATGCAGCTCACTACAATGTTGTCCCACCAAGTCTTACCGCCGTCTTGCCGTGGAATTACATGGTCAAACGTGAAATTTGAAAGAGTAACCTTCTTACCGCAATACATGCAACATCCAGCATCTCTGAGATAAACATTTTTCCTTGTAAAAGGAAGCACGTTTGTAAAATGCTTTGGTACATAGTCAGAGTCAATGCACTTGATCACTGAAGGTATCGGCATTACAAAATTTACTCCACAGAATTTCTGCTCATAGTTTTCTAAAGCAATAGCTCTCTGTGTTGAGACTAATGCAATAGCCCTACGAGTTGAGACAATTGAAACTGGGATCATACCGATATTGAGCATTAAAGTTTGCATAATGGACACCTGACTATATATTAAATATAAATTCTTGCTATTTCAAAGCAAACACGTTAAAGATTTAGATCCATAAGATTAAATGCCCAAGGCCGGGGTCGAACCGACATGAGACTCAGTCTCGGCAGGTCTTAAGCCTGCAGTGTCTCCCAATTTCACCACTTGGGCTCGAAAATTATCTGAATCAAAAGTAAAATATTGCTTTAAATTATGGCCTTCTGTAATTAATTTTATATAGTTGTCAATTGGAATATTTCTTCTTCTAAAAAACTTAATAATCTCAAGCAATGTTTCATAAAAAATTACTCTAATCACATAACCATTATTTTTAAAAGCTTCTACAACTTTATCAACATGAGACCCTCGAAAACCTTTTATTTCATATAGCTTGCCTTCAATATCAAAATCATTTATTCTTGTCGATCCATTATACTGCACTCTTATATTCTCATAATCAAATTTAATGTGTTTATAAACTAGATAAAGAGCAAAAATAAACTCAAAAGTGCTTCTCAAAAGAACTTTTTTGTTATTAAAGATAAAATAAGAATATTTTCCTCTACCAATTCCTTTTGCAGGTGTCAACAAACCTTGAGCATATAATTTTTTTCTAGTTTCTGATTGTTTTATATGTGCAGGATGATTTTTAGTTTTTGATCTTTCTATGCTTGCTTTGACAAAAGGGTTATTAAAACCTATTTTTTTTAATCTTATTGAATTCGCTTCACTTATACGTCGTATCGCTTCTGATGTTTGCTTTGTTAACCCTTTTGCCCATGCTCTTTTTTTGTCCAATTGTTTTGTCGGAATTCTTCCTTCTTTATGTGCTTTCTTAATTGCTTCAGAATTTTTCTTCCTTATTTTTGGACAAGAGTTCCACGAGTTTGAACAACACCATTTCTTATTACTTAACTGAAACTTTGCTTCTTGTTCGCATCCATATTCGCACTGCATGCTTACTCCTTTTATTAGAAGTAAGCATATAAAAACTTTAATAATTAAGACTGTTGTGTATGCCTTACATAAGCTTAAAATTACCCTTTGCGTTGGTGTGCTAATTTCCTAAAACTAAATTTGTCGTACCCGTGCGATTCAGCTTTCAACTTGTCTGAAATCGGCCATGGCTCTTTTTCTTTATTTGTCAAAACTCCACTTATAAACTGCTGTACCTTTTGAAACATAGTAAATGGGTCAATGATTTTTTCAAAATTAAAGTTTTTAAGACAAGAGTCTTTTTCGTTAAACATTTGTCTATTGCATTTTTCTTGTTGCGTAATAATCGGCGTTCTATACTTTATATGCTCATTAAACAACTTTTCAGAAATTTCAATTTTAAAATCTGTCTCAATGTACTTGTTCCGTTTAATCAATTCTTCATAATATTTTGCGTTAGCAGTTCTAATAGCTTGTATAAATGATTCTACTTCATAGTAATACTTATCTTCATAATACAAACCTTTATAAACAGTCCCACAAACAGAAACTTTAAACTTTCTTACAAGTTCACGATCATAATAAAAAAATCGTTCAAATGCAGATTTATCATTAAAAATGTCTTCTTTAATTTCTTCTGTTTTACGTTTATAAACAATGGACTTATCTATACCAAATGTCTTGATGGTATCATAATAATCATGAAATTTCGAAACAATCAACATGATGATTTCCTTAACAAATAGCGGGGGAGAGAATCGAACTCCCACTCTTTGGGTTATGAGCCCAATATCTTGCCATTAGAAGACCCCGCAAATTTCAAAGTATCTGACAATTTCAATAAGCACTTATCAATGTCTTTTTTTACTTCTGAAGCAGTAAAACGTAACACTTCCCAACCATTTGATTTAGACCAGTTATCTCGCTTCTGATCTTTTTGTTTTACTACATCAAGTTCATGACTCTTTCCATCAATCTCTACATCAACTTTTATATCAACAAAAGCAATGTCATATTCATAAATTCCAATTTGATATCTTGCTGTCCATCCAGATATATTATTTTTAATTAAAGCTTGTTTAAATAATTCTTCGACATAAGAAAGTTTTGAACTGTGATATAAACGATAAGGTAATCTATCAGGGTGTTCGCTAAAAAACTTAATTGCATGTTTTGAAATTTTTTGTTTTGCTTGTTCTGACAAATGTACTTTCTTTTTACAATTTTTCAAAGCGATTCTAATAAGTTCGACACCAAATAACTTTCTAAGCTCTTCTTTTGATTCTCCAAGTTCCCATCTGTTTTTGATATTCTGTATAATATTTGGATAATTTTTGATTAAATATGCTGCACATTTTTTCTTGTGCTTTGAAAAATTCCCTTTATTGAAATCTCTACCACAAACACACTGTACTTGCTCTCTAAATCCATAAAAACCTATTTTTGTCGATTTCTTTCTTTTGCAACTTGCATGAGAACATTTTTGACTTTCACTTATTGTTCTTTTTGGAGTGTTCCTTAGAGCATAAACTATAATTTTTTTAGAAATTAGTCCTTCTTGTCGAATTTCATTTATAGACATACCAGAATTGTATTTTTTAACAATCTCATCATAACTATCAATTGACAAATTACATCTTGAATTATGTTGAGTACAACCTGATTTTGTATTGAAACTCCTATTACATTTTTTGCAAAAATACATATTCAAAATTACTCAAAACGGTCACTGACATTCTTCCAGTCCTTACCATCCGTTCTTACTTTTCTTCTGCCCCACTTTTCAGCTTCCTTTGCTTGCAATCTAACAAGCAGCTTAGCTTCAGGCATTACTTGTATCATTCTTCGAGCCTCAGAAAATGAAACGCACAAATTTGCTTCAACCAATCTCTTAGGCTCTATTTTTTCCATTTGACACCAACCATAAGATTTTCTTTCAAAAGCTATTCCACATTTTTCACACACTCTTATTTTATCGTCCTCGGCAATTTGATCACATGCCCACCCGCACCGACATGTACAAGCATCACCTAACCAACTCATTTTTTACATTTCTGACATAAGTTATCAATATGATTTGTCATTTGCACGCATTTTTCACAAAACTCAAGTTCCATTTCTTTAATCTCGAGCACCCAACGCCATGCATATCTACATGTGCAATCAATACAATATAACCCGTTAGGGTCATTTGGCCACACAGGGCACAACTTTGCGTCATCTTTTTCCTGAGCAACATCGCATTGCGCTATTGCTTGTTCTATTTGCTCTTTTGTTTTCATTTTTTCACGCCAAAAACACTATAATTGCCAAATGTTGGACGTTTAAAATATACGGTCATATCGGGTTCTAAACCCGTTTTCCTTACATATATTTCAAATTTACTGTCAAGCAAACTATGCAGCTCTTTTTCAGTATAATGCTTGACATGATATTTTACTATTTTATGATCAGGGTATCTTTCACCATTTGGAGTAGTAAAGCACCAGATACCATTGGGCTTCAAAACTCTATAAACTTCGCTAATTACTTTTTCAACCTCTTCAACATGTTCAAATGTTTCTACCGAAACAACAGTATCAAAAAGACTGTCAATTTCAGGGATTTGCTTGATATCCCCTACATCATATTTTATATTTAAAGCATTGTAATGTTCTTTTGCAAAATCAATACTTTCTTTATCGATGTCGTAACCATGTACTCTTAATGCTCTACTGGCAAGCATTTTTGTGCCCATGCCACAACCACAAGCAATATCGAGCACTAATTTGTTTTCAACTGCAACTAGAAATTCACGATACATTAAATCATGGATGTCTATATTGCCCTGGCCAGCTTTACCTGCGTGTTCTGGGATTATTCGTTCGCCGGTATATTGCATTGTTCCCTCGGATCTATAACAATTCCACGTAGCGCATTTGCACAAATCGTACAAACTCCTGGAACAAGTGCAGAAGCTATACCTTGTTGATTGCATTGAGAACAGAGAATTTCCATATTACCATTCCTTAAATTTGGGATCGGAACGTATTTCTTCTACAAATTCTTTAAGATGTTCACAAGGCGGTTCTTCTTTTCCAATTCTCCAAGCAGCACCACAACTGGAACATATAATTACGTTTGGAACAAGATCCCATTTTCTTATTGTTTTTTCAGCATTCAAAATAAAAGGCTCCAAAAACGGAGGTACCAGGAATTGAACCTGGGGAGCTTTTCAGCTTTGCTTGTTTTCGAAACAAGGCCCTCGACCAACCGGACTACCTCCATATATAGTTTCATTAACCTTATTATTCGTCTATGCTAGACTGTGTCGTAGTTAACATTAGTTTGCATATATCCTGTATTAAAAGTTCTTCTTTTTCTCTAGCCTTTTCATAATGCTCATGTTTAAAACTATAAATCACTTGTGCCATTGCTATATGGAGCACTTCGTGTACAAGATAATCTTCTGGTTCTTTTTCGTCAGAATACCACGTATAAACTGTTGCTTTCTTTGTTTTTACGTTCTTGCAACAGTGACCCTTATATTGACTATCAGAATCATACTCGATTTTCCAATCAGATAAAATTCTGATCTTCTTTACTATATTTGCTAATCTGTCTTCAGCTTTCATTTCGTCAAGACCACTCTAACAACTTTATCAATTACGCCATTGGACACAAGTTTAAATTGCGGCATCCCCATTTCTTCTGCAAAAGGGTTACTATAAAAATTCATAAAGGAATTCTCATTAAAGAAATGGCAATGCTCTATGCACTCAACAGCTGATTCACTATGCCAATAAGGCACTTCTATTAAAAACACGCCTTTATTTTCAAGTAAGTCATAGATATCTTTGATAATCTGTTTCAAAACTTTTGATGATTCGATATGTTCGAATACATGGCTCGCTTCAATATAACTAAATTTTCCTTCCAATTTAGGGAGCCCGTCATTCAAGTCCCACACTACATCAGCCCATTTGGGAACTATATCGACTCTAATTTTATCAGGTTCTGGTTTGCTATATGGTCCTTCACCCAACATTAAGCGCATATTTTTACTCCAAATTTAAGAGACCCAGGGCGGATTTGAACCGACCGTAATGCTAGTTTTGCAGACTAGTGCCTTACCGCTTGGCTACTGGGTCATGATATATTGTGTAATTCTTCAGCACATTCATAATAAACAGCTCGTTCGACATCAGTAATACAGCTAGACTGTGCTTTCTCAGTCCACTTCCTCACCAAATCATGGCAAGCATTTTTCAAAATTTGCAATTTATCTTTATCTGTCGACAAGTCTATCATATTCGTTCATATACAAATTTGAATTTGTTTTGCTTATCTAATTTTTCTTCAGCTAATAAATAATCTTCTGGAAGAGACGCATTATTTATTGTCCCGTGTTTGCCAATAAACAAAATTTCTTTTAAAGTCGAATTAAGGTAAACATGAGCACCAAATAATGTTCCTATCAACTCACCATATCCAAGCTTAGAAAAAGTATCACTATCTGTATACGGATCAAAACAATCAAGTAGATGATAGAGCAATTCTTGATGAATCTCTGCATTTATGCAAATAGATTCTACACGCTCATCTCCTATCTCGATTCGTGCAATGCCATCAACAATTAATTTTCGTAATTTTTCTTTTTTCATAATTCAAAAGCCGATGAAGGGATTCGAACCCCCGACCTGCACATTACGAATGTATTGCTCTACCAACTGAGCTACATCGGCAAAAAATGGCGGAGGAAGAGGGACTCGAACCCCCAAGCCCTTTCGGGCGGCAGTTTTCAAGACTGCTCGTCTACCATTGACGTATTCCTCCAAAATTTACTTCTTTGCATACCTTTCGCTTTTTTCAGCATAAGGTAAACTATTTAATTCTACATCTAAATCAAACAAATGCCAGTTTTTACAACAAAAACATTCCTTTGATTTTGCCTTTGTGCAATCTAAACAGGTAAAAAGGCCGTTCCGTCTCTTATCTAATTCAGTCATAAGAACCTCCCGTTTACCAGTAGATTCTTATATACTTTTTAGAAAAATTGTTAGCGAAAGGACTTGAACCTTCAACCGACAGATTATGATTCTGTTGCTCTACCAATTAAGCTACGCTAACATGACACTAAAAAACGCATTTTTGCGTGTTTATCCTCACTCTCAAGTTTTTTATTCTCGACAATCATAAACATATCTAACAAGGGTTCATATTGAACTTTCAATTGTATTCTATCATTACAATCTATATAAACAGGTTTCTTAAAACTTTCTTGATAATGTCGTAAATTCACGGGGTCTCCTCCCCAATCTAATTTAAGTCTATAGGGAGAATAATTAAACTGATGAGGATCGCCTTGGAGAACCTTTTTTACTTCATCAGATGACATATAACATCGAAAACTCATAAATTTTGCCCTTGGTGGGATTTGAACCCACATAACATTGATTAGAGTTCCTCTTTGGAAACGCGATTCCTGCCGCTGTTTACAAACCCTCCAAAGCTGTCGCCAGATCTTTGGCAGCGTATCAGTTCTGCCGCAACCATGGAACTCGCCTAAGAACAGTTTCCCGTTCGGTCAATGCCCTCCGTTAAGAGTCACGGTCCGTTTTTCCGAGTGCACTTTCCATTTTATGCTACAAGGGCCTAAAATTTAAAAATTGGTTGCATCTGAGTTATCAATGCTGTTTTTCTTTTTGACAGTTCTTGAGACTGTTGCCTGAACCAGTTCGGCTAACCCGGCACCCAATTGACATAAGCTCAGCCACAATCAACTGAGTGCCGGGTCTTGGATTTGAACCAAGATAAAAATGTAAGCACTAATTGTTAAAAGATACAACCAATTAATTTCAAAGATCAAATTTGGCCAGAAAGGGACTTGAACCCTTACGGACCTCACGGTCCCTCGGATTTTGAGTCCGAGTTGTCTCCCGATTCCAGCATCTGGCCTATATCTGTATGTTCACCAACTCTTCTAAGCAAAGGTGGTGATTTCATTTCGACATATCTTTCATTACCTGTCTTTTTATCTTTAAATTTTTTATAATCCTGTCGCCAATTTCTAGGAATTATAGGTTCAAGTTTAGAATTAACTTGATTTATTTTTTCGATTTCATTTTCCGTTAAATTAACTTTACCATCTCGCAAAAAAGCAAATTTATTTTTAGTAGTTTTTTTCTTGATTTCTTCTAACTCTTTAAGTTCTACCTGTGTAGGTTCATGTTTTCGTAACCTGAAAATTGCTTCTAAATCTTCAACTTCAGCCATTTTATCTCCTGGCCAAAACAGCGACTTTTAAATATTGAATTAGCAATTTCATGAATCAGACCTAATCTTTTTATTACAAAAGAATGACAATTGGAACATAAAAACCAAACATTGTCTCTTAAAAACTGAATTAGCAATTTATATGGTGCCCAGGGGGAGACTTCAACTCCCACGCCTTTCGGCGCCAGGTCCTAAGCCTGGTGCGTCTAGCGATTCCGCCACCCGGGCATTAATCTTGACATTCAATATCAATATGCTCAAAACTTTCTTCTTCACTTATAAAGAATGGACATCGCTCTTTTTCTTGTCCATAAGTTGTATCAGGCAATGTCCCTTTATGAAAAGAAATACAAAGATCTAGATTTCTCGGACATTCAAAAGGTCTATATACTAAAACATCTAAAACAGTCCAATCCATCCGAGCATTTGTTTTATGCATATCTTGTTCAATATCTCCATTTGTTCATTAATTGTGAACAACATCAAAAGTTATATGCTCATAAACTTTTATTCGAATTGGATTATCTTTAAAAATTCTATCTGCTAAAATCTGGTATCCCATCAACCTTCTGTATTTTTTTGGTTGCACCCACCAGTCTTTAGAAATAGTCGATTGTCTCCTAATTTCTTTATATACTTGTTTTATTTCCTTTTCATATCCTTTTACATCATATTTGTTCATAAAAGACTTGAAGTTACCAAAACCTGCAGCCAAGTACATCAACAAAGCTTTAAACCAATCGCCTTGTTTTATTAAAATACGGAGAGACGGGGATTCGAACCCCGAAGTCCTTTCGGACGCAAGTTTAGCAAACTTGTTGCTTCCCGTTAGCATATCTCTCCAAATCTCTTTTATTCTTTCCTTACGCCTTCAATCTGCAAATTCGGGAACTGAGTTCGAACATCATTCAACAAATCATCCAAATCCTTGCCGAGAGCTTTCTTTGTAAGTGTCGCTTTGGCTCTACGGAGCAGACGATCTGTCTGTTCGAGTCTTCTCTCAAGTTCGGAAATCTGTTTATTGACTTCATATTTTTGTTTTGTCAAGTCTTCTCTGTCCTGCACAAGTTTTACTAAATGCTCATCGAAAGGAGCCTCAACAAAAAATGTTACGGCATTATTAAGAGTATTTCGATCCATTTCTTTATTCGTAATGGTAAGTGAAACCACTACTATATTGTCGCGATTTTCATGAGTTGGATCATATACAAGTCGTGGACGTCTTTTCTTTGGGAGTATATTGCCGTCGGTTATTTCTGTACTGATCACAGCTGCAGGCGTCAATAGCTTCAATGTATCGGTCAAAGTTCGAATTTGTGAATCAAATTTCTCTTGGACAAATTTTTCCATGTAGCTGTCAGCATCTTTATCTGCTTGCTCGACTCGTTTTGTCAGTTGTTCGCTCTGTTGTTTGAGCGTAGTAATTTGATTCTCGATAAGTTGTTCTTGCTCGGTCACGAGCACGTCAAAAATGTCTTTGATATCGAGGCTCATGTCGACCTTGAGTTTTGAATCAGTAGCTTTAAAGACACTTGGTAACTCATTCATAAATACTCCTTTTTAAAGTAATACAAGAGAATCATTAGAGTATTTATAACAAGTGTTTTGTGTAATATTTAAAAAACATGGATGGAGGGACTTGAACCCCCAACCGTCGGTTTTGGAGACCGGTGCTCTACCATTGAGCTACATCCATATAAAATTGCCATTAGCTGCTTTTTATAATTCAAAAGAATAGCGCGCCCATTTCTGGTTCATGGCCAAGCCGCCAATGGCGCCTCTTAGATTCTCAGGGTATCATCCGGCTTCCCCGGCTACTTTCCCAGTCAAACCTACCAGATTTCTCTGTGCCCTAAGTCGGTGCATGACTCGCGGACATGAAGTTTTATTTGTATGTCAATATCCATATTTCAAAAGTAATCTTCTAACTTGCGTATGTGAAATTTTTAAAATCTTAGCCACTTTCGTTTTCCAACCACGTTTTCTGCAATCTACATTTGATAGAGCTAGTCGTAATTTGTTTTCCCAAACTTTTCGTTTTTCTTCCAACTCTAATTTTCTTACATTCTGTCTTGCTTCTTCTCTGATACTAGCTTGATTTTTATCTAAGACATTTAATTGTCTATCAGAAAAAACTTTAAAATCTATTTCAAAATTTTCTGTTTTCAATAAAATTTCGATTTTTTCAAACATTTCTTTAGATTGTATATGGACAGCTGACCATTTTATTCTGACAACTTTTATTCCCTTGCTTTTCAAAAAAGCATCTTTTTCTTGATCGACACGTTGTCGTTCTTTTTCCTCATGTTGTTTACCATCAATTTCAACAACAAGTTGTTTTTGAGGAAAATAAAAGTCACAAAAATATTTAGAAAAAGGAAATTCTCTAAAAAAATCTATCTGTTCTTTAAAGCCAACATTATTTAGAAATTTTGTAAACATTATTTCGGCAAAAGAACTGCCTTTTGTGGCATTCCAGCGTTTTATTTCTCCTTTTTTATGTTTTTCCTTCAATGTCTTGCTTATTCGATCACGCACAGATTTTGAAATTGGATGTCCGGGTCTACCTTTGTATTTCTTAGATATTGTCTCAGCAATTTGCTTGACTCTTAAATCAGTTTGCTTTGTTTTTCCCTTATTCCATCCCCAACTCATAAACCCTCAAAAATAAAAATTAGGTGCTGACGGGTTCGAACCGCCGACCTTCTGGATGTAAGCCAGATATTCTACCACTGAAATAAGCACCTAATTAATGTGCTACGTGTTTGCTCCGAAATTTCAAAGACCAACTTTCCTTGGGGGCTGATCTTTGAAAACTTCTTGAAGTTTTATATCAGCTTTCCCGTCGAAAATATTTTTATTTTGAATCAACTCTTTCGCTTTATTCCGTGCATCAAGATCGTCAATTGCTTCAAACGGAATTTTGATAATCAACTGATAATCTTTCATAGTATCCTCTTTTAAAAATGGGCCCGGGGAGATTTGAACTCCCGACCTACCGATTAAAAGTCGGTTATTCTACCACTGAATTACGAGCCCGGCAGATTTAATGGGCCCGGCAGGATTTGAACCTGCGATGGAGTTATGCACTCTCCGGATTAAAAGTCCGGTACCTTCGACCGCTAGGTGACGAGCCCAGAATGATTTTCTTCCGTTTGTCAGATTTGTCGTCTTTATCCATTCTGGTACCCTTCACTTTCATTGTCCAAGAGAGGATTTGAACCTCCACGAGAATTACTCTCGTTAGTCTCAGTTTATTTTGCCCAAGAGAGGATTTGAACCTCCACGAGATTTCTCTCGCCAGAACCTCATTCTGGTGTGTCTCCCATTTCACCACTTGGGCATATTTTAAATGGCTGCGGTCGGAATTGAACCGACGACCCCTTGCTCTTCAGGCAAATGCTCTACCGTTAAACTGAGCTACACAGCCGTTATTTACATGGGCTCAGGCAGACTTGAACTGCCAGAATCTCTCGATTAAGAGTCGAGTGCATTGCCAATTTTGCTATGAGCCCTAAATTAAGTGAGTCGGGAGGGAGTTGAACCCCCAATGTTTCTTAAGACAAGTTTTACAGACTTGCGCCACACAACCGATAGTAGCCTCCGACTCAATAATAATAAAAATCTCTCCAATTTGTAAAAGTTTTATCAATCGTTTTTGTTCTTAAAAAATCTGCATTTATTTTCTTTTCTCTATGAATTTCTCTGTGACAATTTGGACAAACTACAATTAAATTTTCATGACTATCAGTTCCACCTAATTTCTTATGAACAATATGATGAATATCACAAGAACTTTTATTCCACCCACATAATACGCATGCAAATCTCGCTCTTCGTAAAATTAATGCTGTTGTTTTCTTTGAAAGTTGCAATATACTTGCAACATTTCGTTTTCCCCTTTTGAACTTTTTTCTACATTTTTTACATTGTATTTTTCTACCAAATCTTAAGTATTCAACAAAAGAATCACCACATAATTCGCAAACATGTGTCTTATCTTTTATTTTGCAATCTTTACAAAGATTTGAACCTTGTATTTTCTTCCCGCATCTAATGCAGAACTTAAGTTTATTTTTAAGCGTAAAACTTACTTGTTTGTTTATAGCATTTCTTTTTGAAAAAGTAGAAAAACCCCTTACGCATTTTAAACTACAAAATCTTCCACTTCCAATTTTGCCATCATGTTCTGCACCACATTTTTCACATTTCATTTTGAACCTCCTTAAATCAACGTGTTCAATAAATACATTGATAAAGAAAGTTCAAATTATGGGTTGGTAGACCAGATTTGAACTGGCGATCTTCAGAGTCACGATCTGATGTTTTAGACCAGGCTAAACTACTACCAACATGATTTTCAAAGAACTCTAAAAACACCCTAAAACAAGAAAGCCCCACCTTTTTGGGGTGGAGCTTTCTAAGATTTCTTTATTTATAGATTTACTTAGTTCGCTCCACCTTGTGTCTCTTTTTAAGATAAAAACTTACGAGAGACATCGATAAACATGACAGATAACTATGGACCAATGCCGTTGGTACCATAAAATCTTTGCGCCATGTTTTTAGTGAAGTTAACTGAATCATAATCCTTTTCCTTGTAATTTTCCTTTTAAATATACCACATTATATATCAAGTGTACAGGTTTTTTATTTTTTTGTTTTTAAATTTCCCAGTGTCATCATAATTATAAGAAGATTCAAAATCAAAAACATTCCATAAACAATCAAAAACTTCCTTCAATAGAACATCAGCATCTTCTTCGAATGTTCTTATAATAAGTTCAGGCAAAGAAATAATAGTTTCTTGATTTACCTTAGAAGTTTCAAAATTTTGTTTAAATTCGTCAATTCCGAGTATTGTACCATCAACGTTTATAAAAGCTAGATTAAGAAAAATTGGAGGGACAATCTTTTGTTCAATGTAAAATTCAAAAAAACGTTTTGTTTGATTGATTATAGTTTCTTCATACGAAAGACTTGGAATTATTTTTTCCTCACCCCAAGTTTTGAGAAGTTCAATTTTCCCATCTCGATAGAGTTGTATATGATTATCGTAATTATTATCAAAATGTTTGTAACCTTCTAAATTAAAAGCATCACTGCTATAATCTTTGTTTTTAAAGTTTTTAAGATCACTTGCAGTTTTTTTGACTTCGGATAATGGAATCAAATGCAACAACATGTGAATTTTATTATCGCATTTTTTAAGATTAGATTGAATTCTTGCATTGACAAATTCTTTAGCGTGTTGAACATTGAATTCCATAATGACTCCTTAGAAGATGAGATAGAAGATGAGGGTTAAATAAACATTACATTATATATCAAGTGTACAGGTTTTTTATTTTTTATTTTTGTTCTTCTGAAAAACTATAACTAAAAAGAATATTGGAATCAAGGTAATATATATGTATTGCGCCGTTTTCACGAACTTTAACGACAGATTTTCCGAATACATGTCTTTGTGTCGATATAAGTTCTGTTATTTCTGGGCGTTCTGTTTTGAGAACTTGAAAGACTTTATCTTCTGAGTACCAGAAATTCCCTTTAAGAATTCCAAATATTCCAAAACCAACAACAAAAAGCAAAACAATAATCACAATAACAACCATAAGTTCAATTAAGGTAAAACCTTTGTTTTTCATAGAGACCTCTCTATCTTTTTGTTAACTCTTCTTGTAATTCTGTTATTGAATAAGTAAGTTCAAATGACATTTATTTTCCTGACAATTAGACATTTTTTCATGTTTTATTAAATTCAAGCATTTCTTTATCTAATAAAACAAAAAATGATTTCTTTTCTTGACCCGAGAAAGAAACAAGCGGGTATACAACTTCATAGACAAATTTTGTTTTGCATTCCATACACAGATAAATATTATGAGCAAGTCCGGGCTTTATAACAAAACTGTGTATGAAGCATGGGGATTTTTTACAACATAATTGAATGTCAGGGCTTTTTTGAGACATTATGGTTCAAAACCTGGTCTAAGTTTATAATTATCGTCAACAATTTTCCAGTAACGTGGTGCATTTTCTCCAGAGCATGCTGCATTGATAGACTTACAAATTTCTTGAGCATCTTTTAATGTCAAAGGTGGAAGATTCACAAACTTTTCGTTTGGATAATCACCATCAAAATTATCAGTTTCAACGATGCGCATAGTTTATTCATTTATTTCGATTTTAAAACAGTAAGGCTGATGTATAAGCATACTTACACCATCTGATGAAACATGATAAAACCCAAGTTTCTCTGGGCCTTCAACGAGATAACATAAATCTTTACGAACATTTGCAACAGTATTTTTTAAAATTCTAAGATTTATAATGTTAATATCAAGTTCTGGAGGAATTATCAGTGTAGGGTTAACCAATTCTTCTATAATTGCACTTATAGCAAGTACTAATTCATCTTTTTTGTAAGCTAAATCAAAACCAGAACACACATTCAGCATTGAAACAAACAAAAAATCTGTATGTATAATTTTTTCAAAATAATCGGGGATAATAATAGGAGTTATATCGTCACAAAAGCCTGACACTTTTGTGTAGAGCACTGGGATATCTGAAAATTTGTAATAGATTTTTGATTCCTGTTTTGCTAAACATTGCGTATAAAGTTCACTCATATAACTCCTTTTAGTTTTTTATATCTACAACCTCGTTTAGCATAAACAAAAAAGGCGTTTATAGTTATACCTATAGAACGCCCTCAATACGCTAGAGAAATTCTCGTTAAACTTTGTCGGTATTTGTTTCGTTTGTACCGTCAAATAAACCTTTGGTGGTCACACCAATTTTGTTTAACAAGCCACTGATATCGAATCCCATTTGACTCATGACTTCCTGGAGCATTCCGAGATTCTTTGGTACCTGACCTGCAAATTTTTGCATACCACTTTGACCATTTGCTGAATCGATAATAACTACTTTATCAATTGCAGAAAGCGGTTGTGCAGCTTCTCTTACAATTGCAGGGAATTTCTCTAATATGCTTGGTAATTTTTCGAGAATCATCTGAAATTGTCCTGCATCATCAAGCTGTTTGTAAGCTTCAGCTTTTTTCATAAGACCTTCAGCTTCACCGACGAGTCGGGCTTTTATTGCAGCACCTTCAGCTTCACCAATTGCTAAAATTCTTGCGGCTTGTCCTTCACCTTCCAGAACTAATTTGCTCTTTTCGGCTTCAGCATTTTTGATTGTCGCACCTTTTTCACCTTCTGCTCTAGCAACTCTAGCTGCAGCTTCTTTTTCTGCGGGCACGACTTTTTTTGCTTGTTCTTCTTTTTCAGCAACAAGAATCATTTGTTCTTGAACTGCAATGTTCGCTCTTTGACGAGCTTCTTCGATACCAACCTGAGCTTTTGTAACTTCCTGCATTGCTTCAGCTTCTGATCTTGGACCTGCTTGTTCTGCACGTGCTCTCTCGGCTGCAACCAATGCATCAAATGTTGCTTTTTTCACATCGCGTTCTTTATTAGCTTCAAATGTGAGAGCATCATTTTGTGCAGCAACAACATTTCCGTCTTTTTGAGCTGTAGTAGCTTGTTGTTTGGCTTCCTTGTCAGCATTTGCTTGACCAATAGAAGCGTCTCTCATAACTTCAGCAGTACGTTTCTTACCTAAAGATTCGATATACCCTGCATCATCAGTGATACTTTGAATATTTAAGATATCAATTCCCACACCAATTTTTCCAAGCTCGCCATCAGCTTCGGATTTTACCTTGTTATTAAGAGCTTCACGATCTTTTATCAACTGTTCAATAGACATAGTACCAATTACAGAACGTAATTGGCCTTCAAGGTTTTCTTGAACTGTTATATGGATGTCATTATCTTTTTTTCCCAAAAATCTTTCAACAGCAGCATTGAGCGATGCTTGATCGCTTTTAATTTTGCATGTTGCGACTGCATCAATGTTCACTTTGACGCCATCTAAGTTAGGGATCCCTTTAAGAGGCATTTTCAATTGAAAAGCCGCCATATCCATAACTTGATAGTCTTCAATAACGGGCCATTTGAATTTTGCACCGCCGGTTACAACAACAAAACCCTTGTCCAGATGTTTTCTTCCGAAAAACACTGCAGCTTTGTTAGGTGGTACTTTGATGTAATTTTTTGCAAGTAATGCAATTACAACAATTAATGCAACAACGGCTCCGACAACAACAATTAATGGTAAAATTTTTGAAAAATCAAAACCCATTTTAATCTCCTTTTAAAGGCTTGACTATGCCAATATTTCCCGATACTCTAATGATTTCGACAATAGTACCCGAAGTAATTTGACACTCATTGTCTGATTGTACATCTAAAGAACGAACCTGTCCGTCAATTTCTGCAGTTATTTCTCCTGTTCCATGTTGGGGTATACCAACTCGTAAAGATGTTTTTAGACCAATAAATTTTTCGTTAGAAAAAAGCGAGGAAGATTGTTGTGACAAAAAGAATTTTATTATATACCAAGCACCTAACCCGATAAGTGAGCCTGAAAATAATCCAATTATTCCATCAACAAAAAGTTTCAAACTAACAAATTTTATTGCAAGGGTTAACCAACTATGTGATACGATTGCACCCATTCCAAAACCTACAAGAAAACATGATATGACCTTTGCAGAAAAAAAACTTGGGCTTATTGTGTGATCAACGCTGTGATCGAGCTCGATATGATGCTCTACATCGAAATGATCAAACCCGAAGACGAACGAAGTAAGCAAAAAAACGAAACCAGTTAAAAAAACACATAGATAGACAATTATAGCTGTATCCATATTTCCTTCTTTCGTTAAAATTCTGTCTCATTGACACATTAAATTTATATATTTAAGACTTTGTCTAGCATACAAAAAAGGCGTTTTATAGTTTCCTATAGAACGCCCAAAGATGCTAAAAAGTTTCTTCTGTGACTTGCTTCTATTGTTTATTTAGAAGTTCTGTCAGTTTCTGTATTAGAGAGTTAGCAATGACTCCTTCAGCAGCTAGATCTCCTGCTGTATCAATTATACCTTCTATTGTGCCGGACAAATCTTGAGTTTTGCCGTCTGTTGTAGGAATCGTGACGACAAATTGGCCAGGCTTTCTTGATTTTTGTATCAAGATTTCCTCTGATGCAGTTACAAGAGAATCAAGAAAAGCTGACTCGTCAAATCTTGCTATCTTTTGCATATTTCTCCCATCTTAAAAGTTTTTTCTGGAATAAATTACAGAGATATAAAAACAATACAAATTATTGTTTTGTTCTCAATTTCTTTGATTTGCGGCATTGGTTACGGTTTGAACATTTCCCAGTCTCAAGTTCTAACATATAGACACACATCCATTTTTCACCAAAGCACTTAGGTCTATTGATTTTCATTTTTTAATCTTCTGATAATCATACTTGACGCCGTAGATTCCTTTATAGTAATTGCTCTTTTCCATTTATTTTTAAGTTTCCACCAGACAATTGCTTTCTGTATTTTATTCTTATTATGATCGTTCAATTCCCATTTCAATTGACCTGCAATCATTTTTGCAAATTCGTCCTCGAGTTCTTTTTCTTTTGATTTTATTTTTCTTATCCAAAATAGTGTCGGGAGTATTCGCAAATAATTCTTACGATCAATGCGACTTTTCATATAATAGTCAGCATCTTCTATAGAAACTTCATCAAAATTGACGACTTCATCACTATATAAATACCAAGGTACTCTTCTTTTCCGTTCTTTTTCTTCAAATGTCACAGGATCCCAAATCGTATCACCAGGTTTGTACCGTATTAAAATGGAAGTACCTTCCGGGAAATATTCCTTGGGCGATTCGCTTTTGAATGATTCTACAACATAACAATAGTCTCTATATGGCGGGCAACTTGGCCGGAAAGGAGAACAACGCCATCTGTCATTATCTTTAGAAGAGAAACTGAAATAATTTTTTTGTGTAGAAATACATATTCTTGAGCCTAAATGAATTGTGCTCCTGTTATTCTTTAGATATTCGGACCAGCCAAGTCTACCATTACCTATCCAAAATTCTGTTTCGGCATCTCTTATAAATTTTACATGTTCATCCATATCGCTTCGAGGAGTCATTAAATTGACACCATGTTCTCTTAAATAAGTCCCTAGAATATCAGTTCGTTCAATCATGCCTTGGATTGCAATCAAACCATAGAGATAATTTTCATGTTTCCGTTGCAATTTTTCTTTGACATGTTTTTCACCCCATCTTTTTTCTGAATTGACAAGATTTACATATTCATTTTTTTCAGGGAACAACAAATCACTTATACTAATATCGCTCCAGATTCGATAAAGTTTCGAACCATTGCGTATGAGAAAGTATGTCTGTTTGTTCCATTGATTGAATTGAACGTTGAGAAATTTGTCGCTATACTCTTTTTCATTACGACGCACTTGCCAAGCAACAACAGACAGGGGTTCATAAGCGAATGTTTTATAATTTTTCGCAATCCATTTATCGAATTGTTCAATGTCTTGGAAATCAAGACCTTGACCATCAGAATCATCCCAGATTCCAACTTCTTCATCCATAAAAAGTTTTTGTTGAAATAAACTCAATGGTGTTCCAGAAGGAGCAGATTCTCCATCTGCTATCTGTACAATCTCTTCATGTAGTCCAAGATATGTTTCGATGATATATATGATTTTTTGTTTTTGCTTAAGCTCATCTTTAAGAATAGACATAGCCTGATTCATTTCGCTCATCATTTTTTCAAGTTCAGCTTTTCGACGAGCTATTTCGTCATGTTTTGCTCTGAGTTCGACTTTTGAATTAACTCTAGAAAGAGATTCAGCACTTGTTATGACAGGTAAAGTTTCTTGATTTTCTAGATTTTTACCTGGAATTTTGGGAGCTTCAAGCAAGTTTTTTTGTGGTATAAATTGACTAAAATCGACATTGATACATTCTTGTAAACCGATTGTACCTATTCTTTTGTCTTGATCATCAAATATAGGAATTTTAGGGTCTGGAATTTTAAATTGATAAGAATATCTTGATAAGTCGCTATCATAGTCACTTTCAAAACATCCTTCAGCATCTTTTTTAACATAAATCGGATCGACATATTTTTCTGGAAATAATACTGAAACTTTAAAAATTTTTATTGCATGATCAAAGTTTTTAGCCTCAATTAAAATATGTCTTTCATAAATATCATGTCGACCGAAACAAAACTTCATAGTTCACCCCCCTAAGAAATTAGGCTATTATATCTTAGGTTATATAGAACTATGCCAATAATGATCTATGGTGATTCAATTAGAATGTGCTAGACCGTGTCGTAGAAACAAACGTTAAACAACTCAACCCCATATTTAATTGTTTAAAACTTATTCAGGAAGCACTTGAATGATATCTCTCAATGCTTCGTTGATTGTAAGCAATTCAGTAGGACCACCTTCTTGGATTTCAGTGATTCTCTGATTTGCTCTGTCAAGCAAAGCTTGTTTCTTGACGCAGGCAACTTTCATAGCAACCTGTAGATGACCCTTGACAAGTTCTACATCAACATTGCGTTGAAGAGCTGCAATGCCAATCGGGAAAAGACCATCAATAGAACATGTATCGACGGCATTGAGAAGGAGATTAGCACATACGTCAGCACCACAAGAAGCAATAGCTTGAATTCTATTTGTTTCTTCATTATGGCCATGACACATGCGTGCCCAGACAGTGTAACTATTTGGCGGGACTTCAACTTCAACATGGAATATTTTTTTACCAGTTACAGGGAGAATTTTAATTCTTGTTGCTCCCATGTAGTTGGGTAAAAGTGTTGCTGAGGCAACATGAGGATTTCTTGCCAAGATTCTCTGACAGACATCGGGATCTTTGTCTATCAGATATATCCCAGAGCAAGACACTAATACTAAATCCATTCTCCAAGCACTGCTAAGGACTTGACAATTCTTGTCCTTAACCCAGACGTTAAGTAATGCGTATGACATGATGACTCCTTTTGATGGGGTTGAGTCAGCTTGATATTTTATAATAATAAACACAAAAAATGAAATAAAATTATTCTAGATATTCTAAACTAAAGTAGCAGCTGTAAATGACATTAAAGACCCGTAATAAAGAATATTATTAAGTGTATGATTTATTTTGTAATTGTTTAAGACTAAGTTGTTCAATAATGCTTCATTAGCAACTTGAGCATCTGTAAAGAAAAATAAAGTCGTGCCTATAGATGTAAATATTGCAACAGCAATATTGCCGTCTAAAAATAAAACATAGGATCTCCACACACTACAAAGTATGACAAGTAGATAGATAGGGACCAGTATCCCCATTATACCTTTTATTTTCCCTAAAAACAACATTGTGAAGATATATAAACCAAAAGCATATACTGCAAGCCCTATGCATATAGAATAACTTGAAAATGTCGGCTCGTGTATAAAGAAATTTATTGAGTTCAATATATGACATGCAAGAAAAGCAATTAGTCCAGCCATTAAATTTTTAATTATCAATAAATCTCCAATTAGAGCACAAAGTAGCATGAAATAAATAAGAAAAGTAAAAAGCGAAATTTCTTCTGATAGCGATATAATTAGCAAGGGTATTAGAATTAGAATAGTCCGCCATAATTTTTGTTTTGAAATATCCCAGTCTTCGTATGGTTTGTAGACATAGTCAAGAATCGAGAACACGACGACAAGTGCAGCATTAACACCAAGCAAATACCATTGTATGTAAGTCATTAAAAATTCTCTTATGGATATATTCTGTGAGTTCCTAAATATCTGGGCGTATAACCTTCATTTGCAATTTCAGACATTTTTTCATCGATGTCCTGAAGGTCTTTCTTGCTAAGTAAATCTGTAACATCAATATCACCAAAATATACTTTGAATTCTATTCCTAAGGAAGAATATTCATCGCCTCTGCTATCTATATATGGATCTGAATAAGTATCTGTTATTTCAGCTTTAACAGGAACTTCAAATTCATCTTTTTCATTTTCTTTAAGATCATTTTTTTTCTTGTCAGTATAATAATCGATTACCCAATCAGCTCCTTCACGAGAATATGGTTTTAAAGGCGAAACATCACAGGTCCCATCCTCATCTTCTTTTATATCAGCTACTTTTTTATCTTTCAAAAAAATAGCATTGTCTTTATAGACAAAAGGAATAACGACTTCGAAAATATCGTCATCATTTTTTCTTGATTTCATGTCTGTTGCAAGAATTTTGCAAATAGAACACAGTTCTGAATGTCTATGCATAATTAGTCCATCCTATACAGTTCTTTATCTAGTTCAGCAAAGTCGACAGGTTTGCCTGCAATGCCTTTAGCAAGATTTTTCGCTGATTCATCTATCATTTGTAGCGTATTTGCCGAAATCTGATCGAGCGCCTGTATTGTAGACTTCACATCGGTTTTTCTGTTATCTTTCATAATGTACAACCAAAAGCATTGAAAACATTATTTATTCTATTTACTATAGTAGTTGTGTCACTACCAGCAAATAAAAGACCTACAAGATAAGTACCCGAACAAACTGCTGAACCACTATCTCCGGGTTGACTAAACGAACCTTCTGAAGATGTTATTGATATTTGATCACTAAAAATAGCGGTCTTGTTTGTCCCATAACTTACTTGTGTTGTTACATCAATCTGATCAACTACACCTTTTGTGTATCCTGTTGTTCTACCCTGCTTATGAACTTCCATTCCTAATTCTATCTCTTTAACTCCAATAATAGGGCCGATTCCTCTTATTTCTTGCAATACATCAGCTTCATTTAATGGCTTTGCAAGAGCAGCATCGACTAAATTTGTTGTTGCTTCTAAACTATAAGCTTTCAAACGGCTTTTTCTACCTAGAATAAATGAAAGGAAATTAAGAAAACCTGCACTACCTGTAGCAATAGGACAGTCAGTTCCTTGTAAACCATTTTCAATAAAATTTACAGGTACAAATTCACTAAGTGTTCCAATTTGGTCTTTTTCAGTTCCTTTATCATAAGGCCCTGGTTGCAGTATTGCATCCCCTACTTTACCATCATTACTATTTGCAAGTACATGATTGTTAGAAAGAATCATTAATTGTCCGTTTTTTCGAACAACACACCCAAGCGTGCCAGCTGTAATAGCATAATGTCCAATACTATCACCACCTAATGCTGGTCTCTGTTTTGTTGTATTGCTTTGAGCTTTTATGATTCCTGTTTGTACAACATCTGTGGGTATACCATTTATCTGCTCTGGGATAAGATCTTTTTCGGATAGTGATTCTTTGGTCTTCTTTTGTTCGACTGAACAAATAATAGAAAGTTTGTCGGTCTTTTTACCTTTAGAAGTCTTATAACCAATACCTAGACTTACAACATTGGCTTTCGACAATAAAACTTTTTTCGAAGCAACATCAAATCCTTTTCGAACATCATTGATATGCATATAGTCTCCTTTTTGAATGCATAACAAGATGTCTTATAAAAACTTTAAACAATCCTATCTGCTGAACCTAGTTTTGTGACATTATCGTCTACAATTCCTTGTAGAACAGAATCTGTAACTAAATTTCCAGATGATTGCACTGAGGCATTTATTGCTGCAAAGGATGTCATAGCTAAAGTATATTCATCTGGGTTCAACAAAGCTTTTGCTGCCCAAGATCTTCTGTCACTGTTATTGAGAGCGGCTACATAAGCGTCTCGTGTTGTCAAATATGTATTTACCAAATTTGTCACCATAGTCAACGTATTAGAACTTATTGATGCTATAATATTGCTTTCGGATGCAGCTGAATCTGCAATTGTAATATTTTGTCCTATGACAAATATTGAGCCGTCAGTGACAGCAACATCTTTTTGATTAGCATTAGCGTTGCCTGTAAGAGTAGAAACAGGTACAGCTTCTGAAAAAATTGAATTAGCTGCAATTATGATAGCAGAACGAATTCTTTTTCGTATTTCTGTTGATTCATAAATTTTGCTTATTGATATCAGTGTGTCTGTACCTACAACATTGTTATCAACATCATTTTTGCTTTCATTCAACAGATAATAAGCAGCTTCGCCACTCACACCTTCATTATAGACAACAAAATCAACATACTTGCTATTGACTACTGGTTTTATGCTTTTTTCTGAGTTGCCTGTCTCATAGACAAGCATAGAATAATGATTTATAGTCGTAGGTATATTGTTGTCATTTCTTTTACTACGAAAAGGACTTCCAACAAAAGTATAAAATGCAGTGATCTCAGCAATAATTTCATTTTTTGTCATAAATGTTATTCCTTCGAAGATGTGCGTAGAAAATGGGGAGTATAAAAACAATACAAATATCAAAGCTAGATAACTATTTCATAAGTTGTCTAACTATTTCATGCTATTGATGCAAGATGATGTCTTATAATTTTTTATTTATGAATTTATCTAAGGCAAGAACTAAAGAATACGTGAACATTGCACCAGCAATGCCAAACCATGGCGTGATTTCTACTGGATTATTAAAAATCCACGCCCATCTATTTGCCGTATAAGATAGAAAAACAGAACTATGATGCGGGTTTCCTGCAGCATCAAATGTAAGATAAATCCACTGAGATGCCCATGAAAAGCCAGGGATTTTTGTAATCCATGTTACAGCAGCCCAATCCCATAAAGCTGCAAACAAAACTATAAACAAGAAAAGTTTCAAATAATGTCGAGTGTCCCAAGTGTTCCATGCATAAAAAAATAAAGGTATTGATACCAAAGCAAATTGTAATGCAATAGATCTCCCTGCAACACTAGTAAAATAAAGAAAAAACATTGTAACAGCTATATGAAATATTTGAAATGCCCATTTTGACCATTCAGAAGAAGTAAATCGGTTATGTAATAGTCTAAATATTGTATAGAAAAATGCCCCACAAACTGGATAAAACAGCCAGTCTTCTAAAGTCAAAATCCATTCAGGCCCAACAACAGACCAAGGATGAAAAAGCCAGCCAGGAAATGTCGTATCAAATTTCTCCATATAGATTCCCCAGAACCAACCGCATATTGAGCCGATGATCATATGAGGAATAAAAACTTTGAAATTCATTTTTGAACGTTTTGAGAACAACAGATAAGTAGTAATAAACGTAATGATAGCAACAATAATTGGATAACCAAGAGCGACAATTTTTTGAAAATTATTTTTAGGTTCTCCATCTTTTAAAACGGAATCAAGAGCACCTTGTTCTTTTAACTCGTCATAACGCTGTTTGTTTGATTTTGAATTCATGTTGTACTCATTGTGATTATTGTCCCAGAATCAGGTATTGAACTGAAAATTACTGGAATATCAAATAATTCTAAAAGGTCAATTGCTGATTTCAATTTGCTATTTGCAAATTCTTTACATTTCGTGTCAAAGCCCTTGCTATTATCGACAATTTCGATTGTTTTATTATTGAATTTTACTATTATTTCCGTTGCCATATTAGAAATTGAGCTTTCAAAAATTACATATAAAACTAACAATAATGTATAAGAATCTATATCAAGTGTCTTAGTTGTCTGATCTACATAAGAAATTGTTACGTTTTTTTGCATCGTATAAGAAATTGTCGAGCGTATTAAAGTAATCAAATGTCCAAAATTGCTTGTGTTGTTTTGTGCAATACATGTAAGTTTTTCGATAAGAACTTGCATTCTTTCTTTATTTTGTTCATCAAGATTTCTTATATAGTAAGACATAGGTGTGATACATTGAATTATTTCATGTTTCAAAATTTTATTTGTTTCTAACAAAATTCTCTTGAATTTTGTTCCCGGGTCTAATTTAAGTCGTTGTCTTAACAAGAATAATATTGAGATTAGAAGTACCATGCTTACCGAATTACATAATAATAGAACAGGGTAATCTAATGCTAAAATGCAATATAAAACCGTTTCGGCAATGGATAAGTAAATTAGAACATCATATACTCTAGTTCTTTTTCGTAGATAGCAATATGTTATCAAAACACTAAATAAGACTTGGATAGGGTAACCATAAAACAATAATTTAGGAAACATGATGACAAGAAACAACACAGAAAGATTGTCGACATATATTCTTATTTCTAGTGATTGTTTTTTATTATCATTTTGCAGACAAAAAATTGTAGAGGATAAATTCAACAGAATTGTCAATGAAGCAATTATTCGAATATACATGCAATCATAAGAAGTTATGAATGCACACATGACACAGGCCCAAAGAATCGAAATAGAAACAATCAAAATATTTGTTATTCTTAAAAACATTTTATCTATCCGATCGTTTTTTTGTATTTACAGTATCGTTTTCTTTTTTCTTTGAGAATACCTGTTCTACAATATCTTGAAGATTTAGTTTGATTATTTTCACAATCAGAACAAAGTATAGGTCTTGGGATTTTTTCGATTACTATTTTTGTGATATGTTTTCGAAGACATTTTGGGCAAATATCGGCTTCTTTCCAACGTATTCCATTACTACTTCTTATTTGAAGAACAGCAAGCCGATAATCATCTTCTCCAATCTTAAATTTGAACTCACTTTTGTCAAATATTGGAGTCTTACAAATGTCGCAAACTGTTACCTTCACAAAGGGCTCCGAGAAGTCCCGTCTTATAAGATTTCTAATAGAGCAGCTTCTACGTCTTGAGTAAGAGTTACATCACCCTCATCAAGCCCAAAGTGCTCAAGAATTGTATCCATAGTCAAATCGCAAAGTGCATCTTGCCAATCGCCAACAAAATAATACCGAGTAGATTCCTTTATCACTCCACAAAGTATCGGATCTTTCTTCTCGGCTTGTGTTTTTTCGACAGCTTTGTTGTCCGGATCTGTATGTATTACGACAAAATCATCAAATAACATTTTTTCTCTTGCAACTTCCATACGTTCACGAATATCTTTAGGAATGAGACGAATATAGTTTTTAATTGGAGTAATTTTGATTATTCGATTTTGAACGCTTTCAACAAAAGCTTGTAGTATTTCTTTTTCAAAATATTTGTCGAAGCCACATGCAATCATTTCTTGCTCTCTGAGAAATTTTCCAAATTTTTCATGTATTTTTTCTTTTAAAGCGATCTGGTTTGTGATAGCGGTAGATTCGAGAATAGATGCGACTTTTTCGAGACGCTGAGATAGTTCACGTCTCTCCATAGGTTTGAATCTGTCTTTTAAAAACTTAAAAACGACAACAGGTTTTAGAAGATTTTTAATCCTATTTCTTGGATGATTTGCATCTTGTATAGCACCTTTTTGCTTTTTAGGCAATCGAATTGCTCGCTTTACCCATTTCTTACCATCATTATCAGATTTATCGGATTCGTCATCTGAATAATTTATTGAATCAGTGACATAAATACTTGTATCAGAAGGAGTAAAAAATGAAAAAGTACCTGAAGTAGATGCACTTGAAACATAATGACTACCGGAAGGTATTGTTGTCATAGATATCATAGAGACTCCTTTATGAATTTTAGTTTATTCTGTTTTGGTTTGATAACAAGTTTTTCTGTATTATGACATTTCAAACAAATTTGCTTTGCTACAGATAAAACTCCATTACTGCAATGTTCTTGTCGCTCTTCTCTAAAATATTGTGTTCCTTTTGGTATTGGAGATCTGCATTCGCAACATTTCCAGTTTTTTCCTGCTTTGCATATTTTACCAATTGTTCGAGTTTTTGCTGCTTCATAGTATGCATCAATTAAATCTTTACGACCTTGACTTTTTACAAACTCAAAAATCTCTTCAAGTTTTTGGTGTTGTTTCTGGTAATGCATTTGTCAGATTGATTGTTTTCATTTTCTCTAAGCTTATTTGAAGCTGTTCAAGCTCTTTTTGATCCCGTTCTATACTTTGTTTTGTCGATCTTATATGATTCTCCACACTTGCTGTATCGATTAGAATATTGTATATTTTCAAAAAATTCGTCAAAGCATCAGCTCTACAGAACAACAAAGTTATATCATCGTCATTAAAATAAAGATGAACATTACCAACATCAAAATTACAGCGATATGTAGTCTGTAAAAAATTTGCCAACAATTTATGTCTATGGATATTAGAATCTAAACGATTATCATCAGTCAACAACCACTTCGCTTCATTAAGAATTTCAGGACAGGATAAAGCATTTTGAAGTAATTGAGAACAACAATCGGATTTGATTCTTTCAAGAATGTTGATTTTTTCTTGGACTTCGTCAATATGCATCTTTAAAGTTTCGATATCGTCTTTAAGTATCATTCTTATTCTCCAAATCTTCCAAATCTAAAACTATCTGTCCTCTATATAAAACAACCGACAGAATTCTTTTTCCAATAAGCATCGACAGATCTACTGGAAAATTCGTGTCTGGGTCAAGAACGGATTGCGGGCCTCCAAAATCAGAATGATCTGTGTAATCTATCTTTACTTTCATGATGGTTTATATACAAGAAATCTAAAACAAAAACAAAAAAGGCCCGGGTTATTGCGTCCCCGGACCCTCAACAGAAGAGCTGTGTGGCTCCATAAAGGAATTTAATGGAGGCGACGGGAGTCGAACCCGTGTCCAGAAAACGATCCATGACAATCACTACATGCTTATCTCAGTTTTAATACTCCAACACACTAACTGGGCAAACAATGCTATTGGAGTGCAAGAACGTAACTTCGGTCCCCTTCTCTCTCTTGCGATTCGGATTCCCTATTCGTGTCTGTAAAAGATTCGGCTCACACGACTGCACCAGAATCTTTTGTTGCTTTTAATTAAGCAACGACTGAATTCGCAACACCCAAGCGAACATTGTTCGCAAAAGCGAGAGCGAATTTTACTGCATAATTGTTGGCAATTATGTTTTTCCGGATTTTTACGAGGCCATCCAGACCCTCGGCATGCGACTGGCAATTCACATAATCTGTCGAAAACCGATACGCCCCCTAATTTTCAAAGACCACAATTATAAAATACCATAAAATATCAAACAAGTGTAAAAAATTATCCCACGGGCAAACCCGATAAGAATCCTTCCTTTTCTCCTATCAAATCTTTCATGCCTTTTTCTTTAATAGCATTGAACTGATCGACAAAAACGAAGAAGAGTCTCATAACTGATTCAGGTTTGTCTTTCCAATCAGAAACACTTAACGGATCGACAGTTAAACCCTGCAATATTTCAGCTCCTGCTCCAACACCAACTTCTGTTGTTCTTGGTTTTGGTGTACAGATACCACTGCCACCAGCTCTATATTGAACATCAGTTTGAATAGAATCAGCGCTTGCTGCACATGGAACAGCATTTGAAAAATAGGCTGTCGATCTGGGTGCTTCACACAATATTCCATCCGTTATTTGTGAATCGACAACATCTGATATTGATCGTAATCTTAAAGCTCTTAAAGTTCCACTAGATTTTTTTAATGATTTTGTCGGGATTGAACTCGCAAAACAATCAGGGGAAATAGATTTTGAGTTGAAATTATAGGATTTATATTGGATAAATTCTGGTGCCCATGTTTGGCCGACAGATTCTGTCGATCCTTGGACTCCAGTAGACCCATAAAGAACATCACTACTAAAAATTGGCGACTGTTGTGTAACACTGATATGCTTCTGGATAATAGCTTCACGCACAACTTTAGGTCTGTAAAAAGCAAAACCGAAAGCAGGGACAGTATCTTCTTTACCTATTACAAGTTCAGGAACTGATTTAGCCAAATCCTCTGTAAAGAAAAACTGTCTTACCTTACCATCAGCAGTACGGAACCCATCCCACCACAACTTATTAGGATAAGCTACATAGTTCTGATCAGGCCATTTAAAATTGCATTTTTCACAGAACAAACCATCTTTGAAGGGTTCATCGTGAATCGGACAGCGTTCTTTGTACCGTTCCAACATAAAACCATTTGTCCGTTGCCCCGTAATAGGATTCATCCCTTTGATTGATAGTAGAACGGCTGTATTTGTCCAGTCATTATCGGTGAAATCAAACCACAAACCCCAATCAGTATCCACAGGTACGACGTAATTTCCTGGGCCTGCAATCCATGACGGTAAAGGTTCTTTAAAAGCATCCACAGGATAAACATCGACAGGATTCCCAGGAGGTAAACTATGAGGACCGTCTCCCATTAGTCTTCGAGCTTTCATTATTCTAGCAGAAAAACCTGCATATTGCATTGTATACATAAATTATTTCCTCCAAGTTTTTTAACAAAACGAGCTGGCGCCATTAAAAAAAATGGCGCCAAATCAAATTAATATGTCTTGTGTTGAATTGTTCTGAAAGGATCAGAATCTCTACTTTTTGAGATTCTTCTTTTAAGACTTGGAAGTTTGTCCTCAGTTTCAAGTTCCTTATATTGAACAAATGCTTTCGGGAACTCTTTTGATAATTGCTCAAAAGATAATTCACGATATGTCCTTGCAGGATCTGTCGTGCTATCCGAAATTATGCGGAGCAATGCTAACCTTTTTGAGTTTTTGATGTCATGAGTTATACCGCATTCTTCGCAAAAGCCATCGACAAGAAGAACATTTGAGTGTAGAGGACATTCATAGAAAACTTCAAGGGGAAATTCACCAACTTTGAATACCTGCTTTGTTTCTCCTTTGATTTCAAAGGTCGATGGAGTTATTTGATACCGAGCTTTCCTTATCATATAAAGAGAACTCTCAGTATCAACTGTACCATCATCAAAGAAGATGATGCAATTTCTCTCTTTACTACGTTTTCTGAGTTGTTCCTCGACTTCAGCAGAACTTTCTTTTCCATAGGCTTCAAGAAGTTCAAGATCGCTCCACTGACCAATTGGCCTCAATGTTTTTGCTAAAGCAGCAAGATCAGAAATTTCTGCTGTGTCAGGTTTTGGAGGTTGTAAACTCGCCCATGCAAGTTTTAAACGAGGTACGGGAATAGCTGCACCATCTGCATGTATTTTTGCTGTTGCCCCGTAAAAATCATCAAATGTCGTTGTTGGCGCATCCAGGATTTCTAAACCTATTTCAGGTTCGTCAATTCCCATTTCAAAAAGAATCTTATCGAGTTCATTTTTTTCGATTTTGAGGTATTTTAAAGCTGTTTCGATGCGGGAATTAAAAGCTGTAGTCTTTGAAGATTCATTCATTTCAATTTCTCCTGTTTTGAACCTTTGTATCGGTTCGGTTATGCTACTTGTGTAGCGAATTTGTAGCAACTTGGTCTCACGGTTGCTATTACCTAAGCTTGTTTAAAGTCTTAAGCTATAGACTATTCGTCTCTGTCTTCGGCCTCCTTTCTGTTCTTGATAGCAATATATATACTTGCAATAGAAATAGGCCAAAAAAATGAAAAAATTATATGTGACGATAACTCTTTTGTTTTCCAAAATCCTTGAATTGACATGAATACGTAAAAAAACAAACCACAAAAGAAATAAACAAAAATCAATTTTCCAACTAAACACAGAAACTCCAGCATACTACTCTCCTCATTTAGCTGTTTGTATTATAGCGAATTCTGTCAATATTGCTGTCGCTAAACCAGCAATAAATCCAAAATAAACTATGTTTTTTTCAAGCCATGTTCGCTCAACTTTCTTATTGAGATTTTTTATTTCATTTTGATAAACCTTTTCTGCTTCTAAGGAATTGTCATAGTAATCATTATATAATTTTTTGACCAATGTTAGTTTTTTATCTAAATATTCGCCATTATTTCTATAATAAATAAAAAGAGCTGCTTTTTTCTCACTAAACAGAATGCCAGGATGAAGTTGTAAGGTGTCTCTATATATGGTAGTTAAACGACCCGAATCTATTGGAATAGATTTGAAATCCATTAAAGACGTATCGACTATATTTGTATTGGGTGGCATTAAAATATCTATGTCTAATTTTTCTGGGAGATAACTGTATTTTAGTGGTTGCTCAGCAATTTTAGCTGTTGATGCGCATGAAACAAACAAAAAACAAAATAAAACAACGATATTTTTCATATTAACCCACCATCTCTGCAAGGCGCTTTCGACGTTCTCTGTCATCAGGAATCTTTTGTACTTCTTTAAGCTCATTCATTAATTGTTCATTTTTAGTTTTTTCTATAGCAGCTTCAACTTTTACGACAGAATTTACTTCTTCAAGTTTTCCTTTGATCGATGTTATATCATCCTTTAATGTAGTTGCATTAGAACTCGTAGATGCAGTTCCTTTTGAACGAATAGTAGCTAAAATCTTCAAAACTAAAACAAGAACAGCTGGAATCAAAATTAAAGCATATCTCCAGTTCTTCTTTACAAAAGCTGTTTTACGGAAAATTATCAGAAGAATGATAGCAATTGTGCAAAGGATTAACAAGAAAATTTCGGTTGTCATACTTCCTCCTTGTTGAGTTCTAGTTTTTCAGCATCTATAGAAAATTTCCTCACAGAAGCACTTGCAAATTTAATTAACGAATTATATGAAGTTTTTAATTGATCATCATTCATTTCGGTAAATAATTTTGCCAAATCTCTTTCGATAGTGCTCAAAACAACTTTGACTTCATCTGGGTCTAAATAAAGAATACCTGCAAGAACCATTTTAATATCGTCAAATTTGTTTTCTGTAACTAACTTTTTAAAATGTTCAAATGAAAGTTTGCGTTTTTTGTCTTGGTAATTGAAAATAATACGTTTACTTACTTTTCGTATTGTATACCCATCCCAAGAACCGAATAATTTTTGATAAGAAGAAATTGTATTCAAACAAAAACGAAAGGCATCTAGTTCATTGTCTGTTTCAATCAATAAACCATTATTGTCCACAAAATTTGCATTGCGAAACTGGGCTCGAGCCATGCTTAAAATGGTTTTTGTTTCCTTCTTGGGGAGACAATGCCACCCCTCGAATTCTAACTTCAATTTGTGCATGAAAATTCATTTCTTTTAATCTCTTTTTATATTAATTTTCAAGAAACAGATTTAATAATATTACCGCCCGACAATAGACTTTGCACGTGGAAGACCAAAATTAGTTACACCAGCAATACACCAAGTTTTACCTCTTGAACGTCTTGCATTGCCACTATTAACCGGATCACTAACCAATGCATTTGTGCTTCCATAATCATTAATTTCCAATGATGTGCTTGCCATCTTAATATTTCTTTCAACACCTGCATCAGTTGTACAAGGAATTGTGCAAATTGTCCCGTTTGTCATACAAACCTCCTTATATGTTGTTTTTTCTTAACTCCATTGCATGATCTACAATTCGACTCCATAAGTCTGTATCATCATGCACTTTATTATGTAAAAAATTAATAATTTCACCTTTTGTCATACCCCAATCAAGTAATTCTCTAACTTGCTCTAATCTCGATTGTTTTTCTCCTGGGTCATTCCAGTACTTATTATAATCGATGTTAAATTTTCCATCAGTTTTTTGTTCCAAGTATTGAACATGTGGAAATGTCTCAGAAAGATTTTGAAAAATGTGTATTGTTTCATGTGTAACAGTAGATTTTGGGTTTTCCAAATATATAATGACATCGTTTCTTGTTTTTAAATGATATTTTTTAAAATCATGAAGTGGAAGATAAACCACTTTCTTTTTATGATTAGATGCTCCACGTTCTTCTTGTTCTCTAAATTTAATTTTAACCGAGTCTAAAATATCTGAAAATTCTTTTTCTTTTGTTGTAGGATAAATTTCTTTTAGTCTTTGTAAGAGAAATTTTCTTTTTTTAGGGATGTCAGCAAAAGTATATGTTTCATTTCTCGGATCCATTTTCATTCCTATTTTGCTTTAGTTTTTTGATTGTTTCTTGCATCTCTTGAATGATTTGATTCTGATGACTTAATTTTTGCTGCATCTCTGTTACTACCATATTGTTATGTCTATTGATCCTTTCGATGTCGTGTTGGAGCTTTTCAATCATTTGATGCTCCATGTTTTTTACAATATTATTCAACTCATCTTGGTCATGTATCAAAACAAATTTGCTCTTATCATCGTGCTTTCTTGTCAGAACACTTATTCTTTTGTTGAAATTTTCTTCAAAACTATTGTTCAATTCCTGTTCTTCAGCTTTTGAAAGAGCAATTATATTTCTTAATTTGCCGCACAAAAAACCCTCTGTACCATCAAAATGCCTATCAACAAATTCTCTGTCGGGCATCAATGCTGTCTCTTGCAACGTCGGCCCCCCAACACAACCTTTAAAAAAATCTGGGCAATGTGTACAAGGGACCGGCTTCAACAAACCTAACAAAAACGTAGACTCATTCCTATCAACATAAGAAATAGAAAAACTAGATGCTCCTGTAGCTTCTCCACCTAATTGTTTTACTAGCATTATTGAGCGACTTGTTGATATAAGGTATCAGCTTGTTCATGATCTTTTGAATTCTCTACTACAATTTTACTAAGAGGCCCTGATTTTTTAGACACATGAAAACTAATTCCATTGTCTCTAAGTTTTCTCTTAAACTGACTTAAATGTTGGATTGTAGGAAACTCATAAGTTTTCCACTCGGTTGACGACTTCTTAGTTTCATTGAGAATGTCATCAATTATTGATGCACTGTTTTTGTTCGAAAAAAGTTCGACATCAAAATTATTATCAGGCTGCACAAAACTTTCTTGTGTCTCTGTTGTCTCTGTTCTATCTTTCGATGCTCTTTTTCCAATATTCTTCTTTTCTTCATCTAAAGCAGCTTGAATCCCAAGAGTGAAAGTAGAAATAGTTTTTGACTGATCATTGCTTACAATTGCAGCACAAGTTTCAATCCAAGATTTAGGCACAAACGAGCTTGCTTTCTCAAACACTCTCTTTACAGCTCTCGGCGATCTTACTAAAGGGCTATTCGAAACTAACAATGCAACTTTAGTACAAGTCCCACAGTTGTTGAGACTGCAATTATTACATTTTGGATTTGCTTTCAAACTATAAATAAGTTTTCCGCCTGCATGCTGGATTTTTGAAAAATGCATTGCCATTTCATCGCAATTTGTATAAATATTTGAATCAATGAAAACATAACCAATTTGTCCATAATGTCTTTGCAACTTATAATCATTCTCTGTCCAAAATTGATTTGCAGCTTCAAAACCAAATTTCTGCCTAAGAGAACTCTTAACAGTCTCAAGGTCATCCCCCATAGTCATCAAATTAAAAGCATGATTTGTCATTGCTTTTGTATTGATTGTGAGCGGCTTCGATTTTGGCTCTATTTCAACACCTTGAAGAGTTGAACTCGCAAAATTCGTGTCAAAATTCTGCCGTCTTGCAAATCTTTCAAGTTTTTTCAATTCTTCTTTATGTGTTTCGACAAAATCTCTAAAAGTGTTGAAGCTATATTTGTGTGCAATCATTTTTCCAATCTCAGACTGAGAAAGACGAGAATTTAGCCCTTTCTTCCAATCTGACATAATTTCTGCATAAAAAGCTTGTTTCTGAAGTGCAGCATTCTTCTTGTCATTGTTTTTGACTTCACGAATATGCAAATCTTTTTCATCAGCATCTCTTTGGAAAGCTACTCGAGCTTCTTTTGCATTATAATAAGATCTTTTGATGGAATCAAGAGAAAATAAAAATTTAGATGCAACAAAAACAGGACGTTTTGCTTCCAGCAAATCTTTGTATTCTTTTATTGTCGCCTTTGTAATAAACTCAAGCCCTGAAAATTTATCAAGAATATCATGAACAGTTGCACGTCGAATTTTGAAATCGATCTTAGCCTGTTCAATAATATTTGCATGTTTTTCCTCAAGATTTTCAAAACCAAGAAACGAGTATTCATTAAGATGAAGTCTTATACTTGATTCTAAATATTTAAATACTTGTTCTTTGGCATATTTAGACAAAAGTTCAGTATGGATCTGTTCAAAACTTTTTTTATCTCTGATCAAAGTTTCAACAGTTCTATCTATTGTTTTCATTACTACGTCTTGAGCAATTCTTTGCGATTTTTCAGCTGTGAATCTGTTTTCTATATTTGATTCTCTAGACCCATCAGAAGTCAGTTCGTTGGCCCTAGACAAACCCGAATCTTTCTCATAAGGGATTACAGGTACCTCGAGTTTAGGAGGCTCGTAATTAATCTCCTGTTCAGCAAGTTTCTCAATATAGTCAGGCATTGTTTTGCGACTGGGAGTACTATCTAGAATACCTGAAAAACCTTGATCAAAAATTCCATTCAACGGGTCCATGTTTTTAATCCTTTATTTAAGTTGCAAAAGTTGCAATAAGAGGAGAAATGTATTGATTATCTAACAAATAATCTTCTTGCTTCATAGAATATAGACTTACTTTAATATTTGGTATTGTCTTAAAATAATCAAACATTAAAGAAGAGGTCTTGTTCTCCACAAGCTTAAAATCCCCATATACCATAGGTATTTTTCTATAACTCAAACCTTCAATCTTAATTAATTTTGCAGACTTTATATCGCGATCTTCTTCAAATCCACAAACATGACACTTAAACATTCTTTCACTTAAAGTAAATTTTGTTTTTGAACTACATAAAGGACATATTTGCGTTGAAGGAAAGTAACGATCCACAAAAATTGTCTTAGATGTTTTTCTTAATTCATCTAATATTCGTCCAATTATTGTAGAACTTATTTTTCTTCCATACAAACGTTGCCATCCTACTAAATTATCGTTTTGAATGCAAATAAAATCAAAATTGTTCTTTAAGTAACTAGTTATCTTGTTTGAGACATCTTCTTTTTGATTGTTTATTTTTAAATATTCTTTTCTGATTTTCATCCTGGACTTAAACTTGTTTTTAGAATTTCTAATTTGTCTAGAAATCTTTTTTTGTATTAATCTTATTTTATTGTTTTTGAAAGTAGTATCAATTTTAATTCCATTTGAAAAATTTAAAATATTCTTAATACCTAAATCACATCCAATTGTTTGATTCGATATAGATCGTTCTTGTTTTTGTTGAAAAGTAGTAATATGAAAAAAGAAACTAAAAGGTTTTCTTATAAGTCTTATACTAGAAATTTCTGAATTTTCTGGTATTTGCTTTAATCCTCTTACTTTAAAAACTTTTTTATAATTTTCAATTTTTATCGAATTAGATTTTACATACATATTACCTGGAATAGAATTTATTTCGCTTTTAAATTTTAATTTTCCTACTTTTTCGTTTTTTTTCTTTTTTGTTGCAAGTCCTTTTATATTATAAATTATTTTTTGATAAATCTTTGCTCTCATAGAACTACTCAAATGTCTTAAATCTTTCTCTTCAAACTCTCTTTCTTTATTCATTACAGAAACTTTTTTTAACTTGCAATCAACAGAAAAAATATTTTTTTGAGATAAACAAAAATTATACCACCATTTTGCTTCAAGAAACAATCTGTTAAGAAATTCCAATTTGTCTTTTGATAATCTTGACATATCGATTTTTACTTCATAAATTTTACAAAGTTGTTTTTTTCTCTTTTCTTTTGTTGATTGACTTTGGATAAAAGACATTTTAAAATTTTCACATATCTGTTGTGATTTGCAAAAAACTCACTTAAGTTCCAAATCAAAAATTACTTGGTTTTTTTCGCCCATTTGAATTTCTGTCTTCTTGGGCTCTCCATTATATCGTTTTTCAAGAATTTCAGCTACATCAGACATATCTATTATGACTCGAGTTCCACCTTTTGATTCTTGTACTGTTACGGGAATCAAAACTTTTTCTTTTCCTTCGCCATCAAGTCTTTCTTCTGGCTCCATATCCTCGCAACATTTTTCTTCGTCACATGCCTCAATAAAAGCTTTTTTTAGCAATTTTTTTAGGAGCAAGAATTGTACATATAGCGCAAGAACAAGTATGCATTTTATCCACCTATTTTTCTTGGTTTTTCAAATATATCAAGAGGTCTCTCAGCTTCTCCGTCTTTTGGCTCTTTACTTTCTAAACCAAAATCCTGAGATTCATTTAAAACTTCTTGTATTATTTGTTCATTTTTCATTTAATATCTAGCTTATCCCAAAATTCAACGATTTGTTTTATTGTATCTTCTAAAGAATCTCCACTTTGGAAACTTCCTTCAATCTTAATTCTAAAACCCATTTTATCGGGAGTCTCAGTAATAACCATGTCAACACCAGGGCCAAGTTCAACTTTTTTTGCAGTTTTATCAAGTTTTTCTTCGTCACATGCTTCAATAAAAGCTTTTTTAGCAATTTTTTGAGGATCAAGAACTGCACATATAGAACAAGAACAAGTTCGCATTTCACCCGCCTATTTTTCTTGGTTTTTCAAATATATCAAGAGGTCTCTCAGCTTCTCCGTCTTTTGGCTCTTTACTTTCTAAACCAAAATCTTGAGTGTCGTCAAGAAATTCTTGTATTATTTGCTCGTCTTTCAAGCGATATCCATAGTTATTTAAATATTAATGTAACATGTTTTAATATCTTTATTTGTTTTGATTAACATATTATTCTTCTATAGTCTTTTTTAAATTTATTTAGCAGTAACCCAAGACACGACAAATTCATAACCATCAGGAATCTTTCTAAATTTTTGTATGCCTTCAAAATCATAAAAAGTATGAGTAAGATTAAATTCATCTTCATCATAATGTAAATCCTTTATTTCTTCTTCTAATTTTTCTTTTGTATAATTTTCTTTAGTTTTTAACACTAAATGGACATAATACTCACCTTCATATTCTTCATCTATATCATCTTCATCTTTATCCAAGGCATCGTTTATTTGATCATTATCTTTAATCTTTTTAAGCAGTTCTTTTACTGAATTACCTTCTAATTTAACATCAGCTTCCAATGTACTTGTTATTTTAAATCCCATAGATTTTGACAGCTCAAAGAAACTGTCGATTCCTGCCATGAATTTTTCAAACAAAGTTACATATTCAGTTTTGTCACCCTCTTTTAAGTACGTTAACCATTTTTCAGTGTCGATCGCTCTCTTCAATTCATCAACATGTTTCTCAGCCTTTTCAAAAGCTGTGGTAAATTCTGATGAATCAGCAAACTCTTTTGCTTCAACTTCTTTTGATGCTTTCTTGTCAGCTACACCTTTTTCATCTTCTTTGAAAAGCCGCATAACATGCTTTTTATCTTCAGAAATTTTCCAAAAATCACCAGTCTCTAAATCTTCATAAACATCTCGACCAGCAACTTTGAAAATACCAACTTGTCTATAAGCCATTGCTGTCATCAAACTCATCTGAGTTTGTTTTGCTCTTTGTGCAACAAGCTCTTTGAAAAAATCTTGAGCAACAGATTTAGGATTATCACCAAGACTTGCTCTCTTCTTATAAATATCTATAGTTGCATGTGTGATTTCAGGGCTCTTGTCAAAAGCTCTTAAAACTTTCTCAATGTCCTGCATAACATTACTATATGTCACAATCTCTTTACCATTGGGCAGTTGTGAAGCAGCTGTCTTGACAATACCGCGTTTTGAAACTTCCAAATTATCAAGAAAACTAGATTCTGTATCTCTTCTCATATAATCTCCTTTATACTAAAGTAAGTTTCTTTTTCATTGCTTTCAATTTCAACATAAGCTTTTTAAAATCATCTTGTGACTCTAAGACGCTTGGTGAACTAGAACCTGAAAGACTTTCGATTGCCATATCAACTTCTGTTGTCAAATTTTCTACAATATCTCTTAATTCCATTGCTAAAGTAGTTGCTTCATCAACCTGTTCTTGTGGTACTGTTGTAACGACAGTTTCGTCTTTTGGTACTTGATCTTCAGGAAGATCGGGCCCTGGTACAACTTCTTTTGCAAGAATCTCATTTGCAATTTTTAAAACATTCATTCTTCTTTGCTTTCTGTAGTTTTTTTTCTTAATAATTTATTGCCTACAATTCTCCAAACATCATCATCGACACGTCCTTCAAGAGGATCTTTCTTCGGAGAACCAAAACTAATTCTCTCAAAATAAGACGATGCTTCTTTAATTTTAGGCAAGCCTAAAGCATTTTCAACAACATTAGACTGATCTATCCTAAGCATTTAAAATGCTCCTTTAATCTCATAATCTACAATTGCTTCACCTTGTTCGACAGAATCAAACTGAACTGGAGTTTTAAAAATCTCAGGTGTCAATGTTGCTTTAAGTTTTTTGAATTCTGTTCCAAAATAACTATAAATCTTGTTAAGAATTTCATCAACATCATTCTGTTCTATTTTAATTTTATTTGCAGTTTTGAAAGAACTCATGTCCTGATGAAACTGAATTTTCAAAGTTCCTGTCATCATATTTGTTTTCTTGTCATAAAAATATTTTGACCAATCTTCAGAAATTTCTACATTTGCAAAATGTTGTAACGATGCTTTCTTTTCTGTTGCTTCTTCCGTTTTATCCATCTCCTGTTCAACAACATTAGGTTCTTCATCTTTCACTTTTTTCTTGACAATAGGTTCGTCAACAATTTCAAGATCCTTTATCTGTTCAGCAAGAAAACTCAAACTATTTGCAAGCGATTCACCATAAGACTTTAAAGCATCAGGAGCAGCTAAAATTACCCCTTTGCTTACTTCTTTTCTACGAACAAGATCCATAATGTCTTCAAGAACAGTGTTGTCTGAATAACCCTTTGTCACTGCATTAATGACGGCATGTACAAAACTCTTATTCTCTGATTCAGTTATTACATTTGTTCTTTCGGCTATCTTGTCCATTTTTACCTCGTTTTTAATTTTTATTGCAATAGTTGACTAGTCTTACTAAAATCTTAGTAAATGACGGGATAAAAACTATAGAAAAATCAAACAGATATTTCTTTTTCGACAGTTTTCTTAGACTGGGTATGATATAAGGAATTATATTTTTTAAGAAGAGAAAAAACTTTGTGGTATATTGCTGCTTCTCTTGCCAATGTAGGACTTGACGATTTTTTAAGATACTCTAAACGTTTCAATCCAAGTTTGATTCTAGACCCTATTGATTCATATAAAAGATCGGGTTTCCCTTCTGCCTTTCCTATCTTTTTTGCAATTCTTCTTAAATCATGGTCTTTGAAATATTCCAGCATTGCAATTTTTTGTTTCCTGGTAACATGCTGATCTAGAAAACTTTCCATTTTTGTAATATCTATATTCCTGAAAAAACAAAGCAAATTTATACGTTTCAAAGCACGTTTTTTGTAATAACATACCATTTCTTGAGAAACTTTTAGAATTCTACCAACTACTTCCTGTTTTTTCTTATAAAAGAAAAGAAGCAATATTACATATTTCTCAATTTCTGGCAACATATGCTCAATTACATAATTTACTTCATTAATTTTCTCTTCATTTTCAAGTTCTATTTGAACATCTTCAGAACTATATAGACTATCACTATTTGAAAAGAAAAGTTCTAAAAGATTGTGATCGATTCGAACTTCACGTTTGTAGACGCTTATATCGCCACTGGGGTCGAAATGACGTATAATACTTGACTTGCTTAATTTCGGAAGGTAATCATCCATAAGAAATTTACTCTTTTTGTGTCATTTTTGCCTTGCACTCTTCACAAATCATCCGACCATCAACTAATGCTGTTGCAGGATTTTGCCCGCAAATTTCGCAAACACCTGAAGCGATTTTGATTGGTTGTGGGGTCCCTTGTTTATGAAACATAAAAACTCCTTATATAAAAATACAATCTTCTAGCTTCTTATCATCTCGCAACTTAACAAATCTTGCCTCTTGGTACTTGCCTTCATTTTCATTTTTCTCTGTCGCTAAAAACTCAAAAACTTTCCCAAGTAGCTGCTCTTTGTTATTATATAATACTTCACGTGCATCATTACTATGTACTGGTATATTCATTATTTTTGTCAATTGCCCGTTTTTAAATTGTCCGCCCTCAAGAGCGACAATCATTTTATTCAATTTTTTATTAGAACTTTCAACAATACCCATAATAGACATAAAATAAGACTGAGGGACTTTATAAATTCTAGAACTCGAACTTTGCTTATTAAATGAGTATCTAGCTGCTAGATCTTTAAAAAGAAAAACTTTAATTTCGTCTTTTAAAGAATCAAAAACTTTTTGTTTATCTTTAAAAAAACTTTGTTGGATTGTTACATAGTCTCCATGAGCTCGTTCAAACAGTTTGTTTAGAATAGTACGTCTATCAAAAAAAGCTATATTACAAACGTCTTGACCATTATGATAAATAATATCTGTTATAAACAATTGCGCATTATTTCTTAGATCATCATCAAGTTCTTCAAGTTTTAAGAATCTAAAAGCTTTAGCTCTATCATTTTGAAAAGTCAGATAACATTCAAACAAAGTTTGTTCAGGTAAATTCAAAGATTGTAAAGTAGACATGATATTAGACAATTGTTCAACTTTATTTTGCTCTTTGTAATCTTTTCTTTTCCCATGGAACTTAATTTTCCCTGGAGCATATACGAGACCTTGATAACGAATCCCTTGATATATAGGTTCCATAACCCATTGGTCAGAATGCCAAAACTTGTCTTGATCATTCTCGCTGTCTATATTCAAACTTCGAGCTTCCATTAAATTTATAAAATCAACCATTGATTGCTCCAAAAACAAATTCAAATTTCGAAATCTGTCTGATAAAATGACTATCAAAAACAAATGGTTTTGAAAGAATTAATATTTGTCCATTGTCACGGATAAAAGGAAATTCGTTTTCAAAAAACAACGCTCCTGCTTCTCTACATCTATTCAATAAATTCAATAATGTGCCACGTATTTGATAGAGCAATCTTTATTAATAGTTTTGCACAAAAAATTATTATAAATAGATTCGACATGTTTGACAAAATCTGGAACTATAGAAAGATCAATACAAATACTTTTATCAAATTTTACGTGAATTTCATTATCAATTTGTAAACTTCAACATCCATCAATTTGACTCATTCCAAATCTTTATTGCTCTTATTTCTTCATAAGCAATTTGACTTCTTTTGTTACAACGTGGACATTGCAACCAAGTTTGTACAAGAAATCCATTCTCATGTCTTTTAAAAACAGGTTCATTTTGACACTTCGAACATTTCTTTATTTCAGGTAATTGTAAATTCATGGTAAAAAGACTTCTATATGTTCAAAATCATCTTTAGATAATCTAACATTTTTTTCTTTTGCAAGTTCAACAAAACAATCTATACATAGACAACCATTTTCATTTCCTTGAACTAAATTCCAAATCGAATCTTTTACTGACCAGTACAATTTATAACAATGTCCGCAACGTTCACAAGATTCATATTGCCAGATAGAAAGCTCTTTGAATTTGAATGCATAACAAACTCTTCGAATTAAACGTTTAAGAATCAATTTCCAATAAACCATAAATTCATTTACTACCTTTTTTTATTTCTTCAAACAAATACGTTTCATCAATTTCAAAAAACTTTGATGCAACATTCTTAAGTTCTTGTGATGTCGTGTTCTTATTGTTCGAAAACGAATAAACTTCAACTTGAATATTTTGAGCTTTCAATAGTTCAACTAAAGCTACAAAATCGCCATCACCTGAAACAAGAACAACAGTATCAAGTTTATCTTTTTCAGTAATGATATCTATTGCCATCTCAATATCTAAATTGCCTTTTGCAGTTCCATCGCTTCGCTTTTTCAAATCTTTTGAAACTATACTATAACCAATTTGTTTTAAGAAACCTACAAAATTCGAATTGTCATTGTCACCTTTAACGACATAAGCATTGCAAGTTGTAAGTTTTCTACCCTTGACTATGCTTTCTGTGAGCTTCTTGAAATCTATTTTTCGTTTGAAATTATCCATTGCACCATAATAAACATTTTGAATATCGACAAAAATCCCTATACGTTCATCTGGTGTATTTCTGTTTTCAACACGCACCTGAAACAAAAAATCCCCTTTCAGGGAGTCTACAGCTTCAAGGAGCTTCTGATATTGTTGTATTTTACTTTCTTTCATTATTAGTCCCGTTCAATATCGCTCTCTTCACAATAATGTTTATTGATATAGTTTGCAAATTTTTTGAAAGGTTCGCTTTTTGTCATACCCTGTTTTACAGCTTGTCTATCATGGTGTCCATCAAATTTTGCTATCAAGTCATATAAAATGTCAATAGCTTCATCACGTTCAATCGGAGGTCTGGTATCGATCTCTGTTGTCATGATACTGTAACTAAGCTCCCTTCATCATCTGTTTTATTGACAATAATTTCATTACCGTTTATCATGTCTTTCAAAGTTTCTATATGTGTAATGACAAAAACCTGTTTATAGATTTTTGCAATTTCTTGTATTACTTCACCAAATTGCGAAATTCCTCGAACATCAAGTTTTGCTATTTTTTCATCTATTATTAAAGTTTCGTGCTTCTTTCCTGCTCTTAATGATAAAAGCTTTGCTAATGACAAAACAATACTAAATACGATTCGGACTGTCTCACCACCCGAATACATTTGCAAATCTTTTGGGTCTTTTCCTTCTTCTAAAACAAGTATATCAAGACCTCCACCTTTTTTGAGTTCACCATCTTGTCTCTTAGGATCTAAATCAAATTTGACTTTTATTTTCTCAGAATCTTCATTAAAGATCTTCAAAAATTCCATTGTATATTTTTCAAGCATCGGAATTGACTCTTTCATAATGGATTTCTGTACTCCGTCTTTCCCAAAAATCATAGAAAGAGTTTGATGGATTTTCTTTTGCTTTGTATTCTCTTCATTTATCTTCAAAAAATGCTCTATATCAGCTTTCATCTTTTCGAATCCATCGATCTTGTTTTTTAATTCTCCAATTTCTTGATTGACATCATCAATTTCAGCTCTTAACACTCCTATTTCATCTTCTACATCTTCAACAGATTTTGTCAATTCACTAAGAATTCGTTGTAATTCGGGATTCAATTTGGTTTCAAGTTCAACAACAATCTTTCGTTTTTCTTCAATCTTTTCTTGAACTTCTTGTGATTCACCTGACAATTTAGATTTGTCAATCTCGACTTCTTTCAAATATTGCTTAAATTCCTTTTCTTTCTCTTTAAAAGTAGTTTCGCTATTTTCTATGGTTTGTAATGAAAGTTTAAGTTTTGAAAGTTTATTATTCTGTAATTGCCTTGTACTTGCTTTTATTTCAAGATCAGTTTGTTCCTTAAGCATTGACTTTATAGCTTGCGTCAACTTTTGATGTTGATCTTGATTCTCATTTATTTTGTTTTGTAAAACTTCTAATTCTTTTAGTAATTCTGTCTTAAATTTGTCTTTAAAATCACCTTTAAGTAATGCACATTCTAAATCAGTAACAGGGCATATATTCTTAAATTCATTGATTTTCGCTAAAGAATTTTGAAGTGGTTTTTGCTCTGTTTTAAGAACTGCTATTGTTTTTTCTAATTCGGAAGCGTGGTCTTCTAAATCTTTCCTTCTTGCTTGAAATGCCTTTAAATTTTTATCGACTTGATCCAGTTCCTCTAATATTTCTTCTTGAGTTTTTATTGATTTCTTGATAGTTGCTTTCTCTTCTAATGAATCTTCTAATGCTTTCTTCCGCTGTTCATACAATTTTGTTTGAGACTTAGACTCTTCAATAAGACTATGAATTTCATCTATTATCAATTTCCCTTGCTTTGCAAGTTCTCCAAGTTCTCTATTTCCTTGTATAATTTGATTCTTGATTAAATTTTCTGTTTCTATTTGCGTATTCAGTTTTTGTTTTTCGTCATTTAGATCTTTAAATTCTTTTTCTTTAGATTTTAGATCTCTTTTAACTTTTTTGAGTGTCAATTCTGTATCTTTGAAACTTTGTTTTATTTCTTCTTCTTGTTCAAGTTGTTTTTGTTTGTCCTGAACAATATTCAAATTGACTTGTACTTTTTTATCCAAATCATCAAATTTTTTAGTACAAAATCTAGCAGCTTTTTCATATAGTTCTATATTGAGAAGTTCTCTTAATATTTCTTTTCTCTCAGAACTTGTACCCGTAATGATTTGCAAAGACTCACGTTCATTCAAATAAATTGTCGAACTATATGTCTTTGCTCCAAGACCAAGAATTTCTTCAATAGTCTTATCAGTTTTTTTCCACGTTGCATTTTTCAAATCTTGATTTGTTGTGTCTAGAAATATTTCAAATAATGCTCCTGTATTTCTAGATTTTGAACGTATCGATTTGAACCTTTGATTGTCAATTTTAAAAATCACTTCGATATACATTTTCGACATATTGTCGTTAATGTAACTATCAAGTAGATCAGCTCTACCCGAGCCTTTACCAAAAAAATTCACAGGAATTGCTTCAAAAAGACTTGATTTACCGGCACCATTTGATAACTCGACATCATCATTTATTCTACCAAGCACTAAACATGTCAAAACATCTGACAAGTCTATTTCTTGACGTTTTCTATAACTTAAAAAACCTTCAAGTATAATCTTTTCAAGCAACATTTTTCTTACCTCATTAAACAAGAATGTCCCTATAGCTTTATACTATAAGGACATTTAACTTGAATAAAATTAATAACCTACTTTTTCTTCACCGAGCTCAAATCCACATTTGATATTATCAACAACAAGTTCGCAGTTGTCTCGACTTGTAAATTCTTTAAACCATTTACGACCAAGAATCACAGCCATTTTTGTCTTCTGAATTCCCGTTCTAACTTTTTTAAGTTCTTTTTGTTTTTCTTTTGTAGTTGTCTCAAACCAATCAGAAATTGCTTTTCTGTCCTTTAGAGAAGCTTTATGTGATGTCCAATTAGTAATTGCAACTTCTAAAAGAGCTTCTACAGGAGTTCTTGCTTTATTTGAAGCAATTTTCTCCATGACTTTTTTCACTGTTGGCAGACTTGCCATACCTGCCAGTTTGATATCAAAAGTCTTTGCCATGTAAAAATCTACAGGGTCAGCTTTGTCTGTTGGCGGAGAATAAACACCCCCACGATCGACAAGTATTCCATTTTCCTTTAGAAAAGCAGCCTGCTCCTGAGTAAAAGTTTCAGTCTTAATTTCTTCTTCACCAAGCACATCTGTTTTGAGCCACTTATAAGCCTTAATTTCAGCTTTGAGTTTTTGCTCGGCAATAACATTCTTACAAAGCTCAATACCTGAAATATTGTCACCTGCAAGAATTCTATTGATTGCTGGTAATTTTCCAAGATCAACAGCATAAACTTTTGAATTTTTGAAATCATCATCAATCACTATGCCTTCATTCTTGAATTTCTTGTACGATGCATCTGATGATGTCAAATAGAAAATTTTCGTGTGGGTATGCCCATCTTTGACAAACGTATAATTTCTGAAAACAAATGTTGGGTAAATTTTCGAAAAACCCATTTTGTCGGGTGTTACGCCATTGATGTCACGAAGCTCGATGGTTCCCTTGATCGAAGTCTGAACAGACAAATTCAATCTGCTCTCATGCCACACGAGCGTATTAAAAGGACATTTACTTGTTTTGTCAGCTGAAAATTTGCTGTAACCATCTTTTTCAGAAGATTTTACTCCAATTTTCTCATAAGCAAACTTTTCATGATATGGGAAAAAAGCAGCTTCAGGGTCTTCTGTCAACATATTCAAAGCATCATATACACAAAATGCATCGGCCTTGGGCAGATAGTTAGCATCTCTGCCACCGGTAAATCTTGCACTCACATCTACAACAGCACTTGAAATGTTCCCTTCAGCTTCACCAAACTCTTCGACCATAAATGCATTATTGAGTTTGTCAATAATTGCCTTGTCGCCAGCTTTACCTATGATCTCGATTGCAATATCTGTTTTCGTTTGTTGGCTCATAACAAGAGCAGCACCATAAACTGCTTTCGAAATAGGATCGTCTGTCGAACTGAAGTCAATAGTTGAAATATCGATTTTGTCCCAAGACTTTGTGTTCGGTCTCTCTGTTGTCAAATAATAAATCTTGACAGGTTTGCCTTTTGAGGGCGAAACATAAAGTTTGCCATCATCAGGAGATAACAAAACAACACCCTGATCAGTAATAGTAAAAATTGCTAGTGTTGTTTGAAATAGTGGTTCTACTTCTTCTTTAGGATCGACATTTTCTGTAAGATTTATAAGATTATTGATACTGCGAGTATAGTCTTTTATTGAGGAACTATGTATTAAAATTGCTCCAAATTTCTCTGCCATTTGCGATAACAATTCTTTATTGTAATAAGCTCCAAAAGCAACAATAGAAACTGTTTTAAAACATGGCTTAACTTTTTTAATTGCATTAAAAATTTTATTAAGTTCATTAGAATAATTAGAGACAACAGGATACCCATCAGTGAAAAAACTTAAAGAAAAAGTCTTAGACATCACTGATAGATCTTTTATAACTGTATCAATGTCTTGTAAAATATCAGAAAAACATGTAGTTGATCTTGATGAAGAATGTTGTCTTATAGACTTTTCAAGAATAGCATAATCAGATGTTTCTGTTATTTTAAACCCTTTAAAAACCCAATCAAAATCTCCTTCAGAACTAAACCACCCAAGACTAAGAATACTTTGTTTGGGTAATGTCTTTGTTAAGTCAATCAATTGAGAACATAGATCTGGCAAAAAATAATGCATACTTCCAGATCGATCATAAACCCAAATGTAATTATTAGGTTCTTTTTTTTGAATTTTATTAAACTTCTTTAATTCTTGTTCGACTAAATACAGATTATTAGTTAAGCTCAGATACTTTGGCATTTGCTCCTCCATCAATTAAAGAATTAATTATAATTTTAGGAATCTCATTTATTTTTTTATAGGGAATTCTAATTAAAGACAGTTTTTTGAATCTGCAAAAATCTGTCTTGATTTTATCTCTAAAACAAGTATCTTGAAAAACTTTTAGTTTGTTTTCGTTGGACAAATCTGAACCAAAACTAAACGGTTCAAAATGTTGAATGCCATCAAATTCAATAAGCGTATTATAATCTGGAAGATAAAAATCAAAAGGCAAAGGTTTTTTAAAACGACATTCAACAAAAAAAAATGCATTAACATTTGTTATACATTCAGCATTTAAAGGTTTGTCTAACTCAGTCTGTTCCACAAATTGTTTTAATTTGGGTAGAACAGTATCATCGAACCATTCGTCAAGTGAATATCCCATTTTGTTTCCTATGAATTCATGACATCGGCAAGAACTTCTTCTCCAACTTTTAAAATATCTTCTTTCATTTCGATCTCAGCTTGTTCAATATAGCTTCTAAACATAGAAACATAATTGAGTTCATCACTTTGTTTTATCTTGATTTCGCTTTTTTCTTGTCGAATTTCTTCAATATTTTTCCCAATATAATTCCAAGACTCTTCTTTGAGATATTCTTCAATTCCATCAAAATTGATCAATTTTTTATCTGTCTCATTTATCACTATTTTTAGACGAACAACAGATTCGCTAAGATCCATATCTTGTACCGATTCACAGAAACTCATCATCAACTGTCGTGCATCATCTCTAAGATCAGCAAAAAGAGTCTTGAATTCTCTGTCTTTTATTGGTATAAAAGTATCTTCATCATCTTTGACGTAATAAAAACCTTTTTTCTCTCCCTCTTCTCCAAAATCTACTTTTGCGACAGACCCTACATGCCTGCAGAAAAAATTCATTTCCTGTTGTTTATGTATGTCGCCCAAATAGACTTTTGTCCATATATTTTGATCAAAAATTTTTATGGGAAGAACTTTATTGCTCTTTTCATCTTGACCCATATCAAAACTTTTACCAGCAACAGATTTATCTGTGGGATAGTGACCAAAGAAATATTTGTATTTTTTATTGCTTGCTTTTGCTTTAGCAGCAAGCATTTCTACGCTTTCAATTACATAATCATGGAATTTTTTAGATTCAATATTGACATCAAACGTATTGACATGAGGCATAAAACACAAAACAGAATCTTCAACTTCTATTATAGTGGGTATTTCAATTACACGTAAATTTTCTATTTGCGTGCTCATTTCGACAAGTTCTACTAAATCATGTCCGTGCGATTTTCCTTGGTCATGATTCCCTAATAAAAGATAAAGTTTTATTCCCTTGTCTAAAGCCCATTCGAATTTAGAAGCTAATAATCTTCTAAAAACTTGTGCTGGGCGTTTTGTATGATAAAAGTCTCCCAGAACCACAATTGTTTTTATTCTATGATTATTTGCATAATCAAGTGCTTGTTGAATATTGTCTAAAATGTCTTGTGTTCTAGAATCATAACCTTTATCATTCATTCTTCCATACTTATAACGACCCAAATGTATATCTGAAATAAGCACCATTTCCATAAGTTACTCCAAAGGCTCAAAATATGCTTGCATATTATTCGGTTCTCTATTTGCAAATTTTGGTTGTTCTATTTTTATATCCATTTTTGCATGGATATCACTCATTGTTGCAAGTACTTGATCTAAGCACTCTAATATGTACCTGTATCTAATGACCAACTGGTGCCATGTTTCTCCCTTTTGTCCTTCAGCCATTTCTGATTTTTCTTTGAGTTGCTGTTTAAGCCAAAAAAGACTATGTTGACCACTTGGCATCCTAAGATCTGATGTACTTAATAGAGCAAGAAAATCTTGAATTTCTGTATTAGAAACTTTAGTTATTTGAAGCTCAGGTTTATTTAGAACCTGAGATAGTAGCCAGTTTATAGAAATCTCGTCTTCAAAAACAAAGACTCCTTCTTGTTCATCATAATGGTATTTTTTATCTGACTTCATTCTTTTTAAACAGCACAGCAAGTGCTATTGAAATTGAATCTGCTATATCATTATTGATGCCTGAGTCACTATAAATATCTGTGCTTATTTTATCGTATGCTTTTTCAATTTCTTTTATCTGTTTTGCTAATGTTTTCTTTGTCGTTTTTTGTTGTTTTGCAACAGCTTTTGCATTAGACACGTCAAGTACTATTTTTTTAAAACAATCTTGATATGTAGTAATCTGTTTTTGCGTCAATAAACCAAATCTTTCACATACGCTAACTTGAACTTCTGCTTTTGAACAATTACCTGCAATACCTACGATTTTTCGCCATTCAGGTGGTCCAAACAACAAGGGCTCTTTTTTGTTATGAGCATAAGCTTGATATATTGCTACACCAGAAAAACGAGATAGGGTCCTCAAAATTGTAGGACCCCTCATAAAAAGTGATTCTTCAATACCAATTTCATCAGGATTATATTTGTCAAACACTTTCTTAAGTTCATTTCCCAAGAGATAAAGCCGTTGTATAGTGCTCATAGAGCCCTCACCACGTATTAACCCTTTGTCTATAATCTTAAGCGTCTGGTCTGTTTTTTCTACAATACTCCAACCAGTACTTTGTGTCGAAACATCACATCCTGCAGCTATCATTCTGATCTCTTTTTTCTACTTATTGTTGCAGCTTCAGATTTCTCTGTCTGTTCTTCTCCTGGTTTTTCTTCAAGTTTCTCTACAGGACTTTCACTAACTTCAGGGTTATCTTCTTCAATCTTGCTATCGACAGCATAAAACTTCCCTTCTTTAATCAAATCCCAAATCACTTTTTTCATTTCAGGATGTTCATTTATAACAGTTTTAAAATCATCCTTTTTGAAATACTCAATAGATTCATCATAAAGCTCATCTTCGCTTCCAAGTTTTGCAAAATTATACTTTCCTCTCTTGAACTCTTTCACAAAACCATTCATTTCAGCCACATACATAAGTTCACCATCCTGATCAATCCCAGTGCCATCATAACAAATTCTTATGATTATAGGATCGGCTGGCAAACTTCCTGCTTTGTTCTTGTCGAATTTTACTTTGGCTTGATGAGCAAAAATCTTACCCGATGCATCACGTTCTTCTGTTTTTCTGATTTTTGAGACTCTATAAGAAATAGTGTCATAAAATGGCAATGCTGTTCCACCAGTACGGCTTTCAGGATTTGTACCATGCCTTGCTTGTGGATTCATTCTTGTTTGATTTATGAAAATCAAAATTGTCTTAGAATTAGCAAGTACCATTGCTGACAAAATTTTCTTGAGACCTTTAGACATCATTGCTGCAACAGAAGCCATTCGTTGAGACTCATCCATCCCTTTGTGAATCATTTCGAGGGGGACTAGCTGTGTCACGGAATCAACCATAATGATACCAAAGTTACCTGGCGTAACCACCTTAGTGACCTCTCCATCTGCATTAAGCTGAACATCACCAAGGATAGCCATCTCAATCATGTCGAATGCTTCTTCTCCGGAGATAACTGGTTTCACATAAAGGTTTGGTACATCAACGCCAAGTTGTTTTGCCCACCTTGATTGAAACTTGAATTGATTCTCAGCATCAATTATAAGATGGTCTCTTGTAGGATTCTTCTTTTGAGATTGAGCTAATGCCAAATAACCCATAAGAGTTTTCCCAGAGTGCTGTGGTCCATAGATCTCGATCACACTTCCTTCAGGGTACCCTTTACAATCGCCAATTGCTTCGTCCATCAAAAGAGAGCCAGTAGAAATTGAAGCCGGGGGCTTCAAAATAGAATTCCCGGCTTTTTCCCATTTGCCACCAAACTTTTCTTCAATTCGTTCAGCAGCTGATATTACTGTTTTTGCCATGCTTGTTTCCCTTCAAATTAGAATGGAATTCTCTTCCCTCTTTTGGAAGGTTCTTGAGCTGGTGCTTCAGCTTTCTTGACTTCGGCAACAATTTCTTTTGTAGGACGATGAGGATCAATATCGATCTTCAACTGTTTTGCCTTGACATAGAAAGGATGGATCTCTTCACAAGCATTCTTTACGGGACAATCAGAACACATCTTGTCGTTTTCATCAAAGTCGCCTTTGCATTCATAAACCTCAATGTTATGTTCGTCATCAACAGGCTGAGATTCAGCAACAGGTTCCGGTGCAGGTGTTTTTACTGGTTCAGGCTTTGGTTCAGTCTTTACTGATTCCGCCTGTTTTGTTGATTCCCGTATTTCTTTTTCAACTTCTTCAACTGGATCAGGTGCCACTGTAGCAGCTTTCTCTTTTCTCGGCCGTCTTGAAGCAGTCTCCTCTCCAAGATACTGAGAAATCTCATTGTAAGGAGCTTTAGCATTTTCAAGAATCTTTTTGATATCAGATGCCGACGTATTTTTTCTGAGTTCCTTAAGATCAAAACCTTTTTCAATAAGCTTTTTTTCATCAGCTGTCAAAGGTGATGTATTTCTATCGGGTACCGTCCGATATTCTCTTCTTTCTTTGCTGCCTGATGTGATGATTTCAAGATCATATCCTGATTCATCATTTGATGGGCTTCCCCATTTTTTTGCAAAACCGAAAATTTCCTTATAAACAGTGCTACCAACACTCATTCTTTTGGGTGCAGGTTCTTTGACACCAGTTTCTTCATTTGAAACAAGAAGATCTTCACGATGAAGAACATTCATGTCATAACGAGTTTTTGCTGAGACACCTCCAACCTTTTTAAGAAGAGCTTCGACTTCAGGACTCTTGTCGGTCATGTCTTCTTCTTCTTTGAGGCGATGGATTTCGTCCCATTGAGTCGAGACCCAGTCACACACTGAACATCTTTCATCAATGCCATGTGTTATGGGTTTTCCTACCTGTGTACCGTTCTGAGGAATCCAGTGTTGTTTATATCCATGAAATGGGAAATCTCCAGCTTTCTTTGAAGGAAGAATACGAACTGTATGAGTAGTATTGTCAAAAAACTTCATGTCACGAATTTTTTGTCTGGGTCTGTCTTCATCATCATAACGGTTACCTTCGTCTAACCAAGGATTGGCTTTTTCTGCCATTATAGGCCTCCATCTGTTAAAAAGTTTGAGTCGTTCGAATAACTTTAATTATATCAAGTGGGCCAACCATCGTTCACATTTAAATCAAGTTTTTCATCATCTTTTTTGTCTTCGTATTCCCTTTTAATATGATGATATTCTTTCTTAGGACCAAAAAATTTATTGCCACCAAGAGCATCAGCTTCCCATTTGAGCATTGAAGCTATAGTAACTATTTTGTCACCTTTTTCTCCCAAACCATTAGCAATTGCAAAAATATGTTTCATGTTCTTTTTTGAAATAGCAATATCCTCAGACATACGTTCAAAATCAGGATCTGATTTGATCATGTCATCAACCATCTTGTCAGTCACACGGCCTTTTGCGACTTTTTCAAGTTCTTTTCTATATTCCCCTGATTTTTTTGCTAACCAGATTTCGAACTTTGTTTTTAGAATGTCATATTCACATACCGACTCATTATATATGACATTCCATCTTGCATGAACTAATGGGTTTTCTGCAAGCATTTTGAGAACCATTGGAAGAGTAAGTTTGTCAGCCATCGGAATATGTAAAGACTCTTCTAAGTCTTGTTCAACTACCTTGTCACCGATTTTGACTAAAACTTTGACAAAAAATTCTTCATCATCAGAAGAACAAGAATTAACGCCCTTTGTCTTTCGAGTAATCATAATCTTTTTTAAACTCTTTTCTAAGAATATCTCTACTCAATCCAGTAAGATAAAGCATTTGTTTTGATCGTTCATAAACATTATATTGATTGCTTTGTTTGTTCAATTCTCTGAACAATGGATCCGACAATACAAATTCTATAGTATCAGGAATGATCTTGTAATTCCATTGTTTTGTCACTCCAGAAAGTGCTAAACTTGGTTTTTGAACAAGCTTTAATGTACCAATTCGATGAATTCGATATATTCTATATTTTCTAAGGACATTTGCTATAGTTGTTAAGTAGTAACAAAACAAAAATCTTGTATCTTTGACTTTTATTCCAAGCATTATTGAAATAAGTTTTAGTTGTTCTACAAAAGGCACACAATACTCGATAATAGTTTTTTTCGTATTCTTTATTCTTTCTCTAAAATCATCTGCAGGATTAAAATCGACTATATGATATCTGTGCCCATAAAGATTGTAACTATAAGGAACTACATAAAATTTTCCTAAACCAAATACGCATACACATCCTTGTTCAAGTAATCTTTTTCTTATAAAAAACGAAAATAGATCTATTACAAGCGTTATGTCTTGTGTTTTCAAGCCTGTTTTAGCCGACATAATTTCTAAGTGTTCAGCTTTGCTGGCTTCTAAAGGTTGTTTCCCAACGATCAAATTCATTTAAAAATTGCTCAAATTCTAAATCTTTAAATTCTTGTTTTACGGCTTCAAAATCGATTTGTTGTTTTGTAAAATCCGGTTCGACATCAAGATCATCAATAATTTTTACAAGTTTATATGCTATTTTTATATTTTCTAAATTCAATTTTATTTTTTGTTTTAAATCGTCTTTAGCATCCACCACACAACCTTTCCTATTTAACATTTTAAGATTGTCTGGATTTTTTAAAATTTCATCTAATGAACCGTTGGCTATTATAAGTTTTGCGGCAGTTTTATCTCCCACACCCTCAATGCCAGGGATATTGTCGGTAGGATCACCAGTAATCGCCATAGCTTCAACAATTCGATCGGGTGTTATTCCATATTTGTCTATAACATATTGTACATTTTTTATGAGATTATTTGCTAGGGGATGTAGGACTTCAACATGTCTTGAAATGAGTTGTTCAAAATCGTGATCCGAACTTATTATAAAAACTTTTTGTCCTTTTTTTCTAGACTTTATTGTAAGTGTCCCTATTAAATCATCAGCTTCAATTGTTGGGAAATGGTATTGTTTTATTCCACACCAAGACAAAATCTTTCTAAGTTCGGCAAGCTGTTCATAAAAAGCATCTTCAAATCTTTTTCTTCCGCCTTTGTAATCAGGGAAAATAGCTTTTCTCCTGTTATTTCCCCCATCCCAAGTAAGGAAAAAAGTAGTATTTTTTCCACCATATTCTCTTATTAATTTTCTGATAGAAATGAGAACAGAATAAATTGTTTCTGTTCTTTTTCCTTTACTTGTTGTCAAGGGTTCAAGAGAAAAATAGCAACGACATGCAAGTTGATTTCCGTCAATAATATTTACCATGTAGCTTTTTATTTAATTTTTTATAGCGTCAACAAAATATTTTGGGAAAAATTTGCTATTTTGTTTTAAGAAAAACTTGAACTGGCTATCCATTATGTAGATTGTACAAAAATCTTTGTCGTGTCTGACTCCACGTCCAGCAGCTTGTACAAGAGTAAGTGCTGTTTTCCAATTATACCATTCAGGATCAATTTCCATACGCTGCTTTATTTGTTTGTCGCCCAAAAACATGAATGGGAGTTTTACAATTACAACAAATCTTGCAAGATCATCTTTTAAATCAATACCTTCGGTCATTGATGGGGTTACAAGAACTTTTGGTTCGTCAGATAACATAAAATTGTTCAATGCTGCTGTTCTTGTAGAACTATCATGAAGAATTATGCGTTCTCTGAATTTCAACCCAATATTTTCTTTGATATAGTTGGCAATTCGATATGTATGGCAATGTAAAAGTCCTTTTTCGGTGTCATGAAAATCTAAAATTTTCTCAATGTCTTGAACTACTTTGGGCAAACTTTCTTCAATATTGTTTTTTCCTAAATTCCCTGATCTTGTAAGAATTATTGGTCTTATATCCGGAGAAAACGTCGATGGAACTTGAATGAATTTTGTTTTAGAAACTTCAAGATCTAAATTCCTGCAAAAACTTTCTTTATCTAAAATTGTCGCCGACATGAATAATTTCTTTTCAGCATTTTTGAAAAGCAATCTTTGAGCAAAAAAACCGACAGTCAAAGGTTTGAATATAATTGTTTTTGAACGTAATTTTTCATTAGTTGTTATATCGAAAATCCATTCAACTTTTGTATAACTCTCAAGAAAAACTTTAACTCTTTCTTCTTGACTAGCAAGTCCTTCGAGTTCTTTTTGAAGATCTGAAATTATTTCTATATCAAGAAATTTATTCTTCAGTTTTTCTGTTACTTCTTTTTTTCGTTCCTTGATTATAGGGACTAGCATTCGAAGCCACTCTATATATTCATCAAGTTTTTCATAAATTGGTATTTTAGAAGTTACACCCAATTTTGAAAGATAAAGAGATGAAAAACTAAATTCGACAAAAGACATACATTCATCATCAAGACTATGAGCTTCGTCACATATCAAAAGCTTTCTTAAAGAAAATGTCCCAGTATAATTCGTAATACATAGAAAATATTTATAGTTCATCAATGCAACATAAGATTCTACAGCCTGTTGCTTAGCAATTTCATAATAACATTCTGGTTTTATTGGACATTGTTTTGTAGAACAATAAGAATCTTCACAAGTAAAATTTGCATACAACTTACAAGGATAATTATTACGTCCTTTTAAAACACAAACTCTACCTGAACTATAATCTTTTACATATTGATCCTGAAGAATTTTTTGTGAAGTCAATAAAAAAGCAGATTTGTAATAAAGACCAAGGCTAATCGCAATGGCACTTTTGCCTGAACCTGTAGGACTTTCCAAAACAACATTCTCTATTTCATCTGAATCAAGAGATTGTTGAATATCAAGAATGGTTTCTTTTTGATATGGTCTGAAAGTTTTATGAGGGAAAAAATCTAGAACGCTCATAAAAAACCAATATCTTGAACTCTTGCTTTTACTATTTTCGAGAAATAGGAAGGTCTAATCTTTACTATTCTTTTTCGCAATTCTATGATGACGCCATCGATATCTGCTAAATCACCATGTTTGATGATTACATGATCCCCAATCTTAAATTCTGTTTGCCTTTGGGCTTTTAATTCTACGTCAGCAACATTCAATTTCTTGATTTGAGCTGTTGTAAATTTTTGAGGGTGCTTATTAGGACCAAGGAACTTTAATGTTCCCTCTGTAGCTAAAAAACTCTTTGCACTTTGTTGATCGATTTCAATAGAACGAATAAAAACATAACCTGACAATTCATTTGATATTGAAATTTCACTGAACGATAATTCTTTTTGTTTCGAACTTAATTGTTCTTTGATGAGTTGTTCAAACCCTTGATGAACTAACAATATATACCACGCCATTATTCTTCCAGCTTTGATTTTACTAAATTGACAACATGTCTTTTCATTTTGATGACATGTCCTTTTGATCTCTTGTATTTCTTTGCTATATCCTCATCTCCATTTATATCATACTTAATGTTTCGAAGAATTTCTCTATACATAGAATTTCTTAAATTATCTCTAAGATCTTTTTCCAAGAGAAAAATATCTTCTATACTCATATTATATTGTTTTGCTAAAGCATAGAAAGAATTTTGCATTGTCGATTTGTTCCGAATTACTAAAAGCATTGCTTGCTTAAGTTCTTCAGGAGCATCTATTTCTTTTAATTCAAACATTTTATTGATATGAGAACAAAGATCCTTTGACATATATTCATCTTCAAAATTTATTTGAGGAATCAGAGTTCTTTCGGAAGAAATAACTTCATCCCATGAACATTCCGGATCATCAAGTTCTACAGATTTAATAGACGATATTTTTCTTTTTTGAGTTCCTAAAGATTGTAAAACTCTTTTAAAAGCACAGTTTATTACATACCAAGCATAAGTAGAAAAACAGGTATTACAAGCTATGTCAAACCATTTGCTTACTTGGATGAATAAAGCTGAAACTATATCCTGATAGAAATCATTTTCGGTTCGATCTCTATATTGAGCAAATTTGTGTCTGTTAAAACGTACAAAACTAATTATTATTTGATCCCATGTCTTTCCTCTTACGCCACGCTGATAGAGAATAATATTGAAAATCTTATTCTTCTCTCTTTGTGTTGTAGCATTTCTAAAAGCTCCTACAAGAATTCTTTCATCACGATCTTGGGGTTCTTCATTAACTTTAAGTTCGAGTTTTCTTTTAGGTTCTTTTGGGAGTCTAACTTTCTTTTCTCGTGGTGTTACTATTTTGATGGGAATAGCAGGAGGAATATAAGACGAAGGAACTTCGAACTCAAAATATTTTGAGAATAAATTTAAAAGTTCTTGTTCTGCATTAATTACGCCTATACATCTCATTTTCCCGAGATGCTTAAGTTTTGCTTCTTCTTCAGTGACTTCTGTGAAATTAGGGCCCCATGTTGGATCAAAGGCAAGAAGCTGCACTCTTTTTCCAGAAAAACAAGCCTTTTTCCCAGACACATCACGAAAAATTATAAAATGTTTTGTTATGTCAGGAGTTATTGACTTGGGCAAAACATTCAAAAATAATTCTGATAATTCCACACATTCCTCACAGTTCTAGCATAGAAGTTCTAGCAATTATTTAAAAAATTAAACTGTAAAGGAAAGTTTTGCCAAGCAATTCGGAAGATTCACGTGACATTCTCATACCAACAGCTCCATTCTCATAATAATTATCTCATACATAAAACTATAACTATAACACCTTAAAACATAATTCAATGTAGGGCTAATGTAAACACCTTTTGCATCTTTTTTGCATCATCAAGTGCACGATCAAATTCCTCTTTCGTGCAGTCATCTGGGTCCTTCCCTTCAGGCAACACGAGATTAAAAACAGGGACATCTGTTAAATATTCTTCCATGATCTTTTGTGCAGCTTCTTGGCCCGGATTTGATTTATTTCCATTCATATCGATTTTATCGTCATTGTCCAATGCAATATAGATACGTTCGAAATTTTGAACTAACTGTTTCATCTTATATGTATTCAGATGACAACTCAAAAGCGCCACTACATTGTATCCAAATCTAATAATTTTCAATGCATCAAAAATACCTTCGCAAATAAAAACTTCTTTTTTGTTTTTTACGCTTTCATCCCAATTAAAAAACAATCTACTCATTGGCGTACCAAACGGGTAGAGAATCTTTTTATAGAGATACTTGTCAATGATTCTTTGTTTATCCTGTTTCGAAAGATTCCTTTTTTTCATTATAGCTTTTGCTTTTGCCCATATATCCGACTTACCCGACATATCTCTGGCAGCAAAAGTCACAAGCTTATTCTGTAAATAGACAGGTATTATCAATCTGTCATGAAAAATTCTATCGTCAACACAATATCTCATACCATATTTTTTTATGTCTTCTAAACAAACACGTTTTTTTACGATATCATAGTATTTTTCTGCTGGTTCGCTTGGCGGGAGTACGACTTCCTTTAATTCATTATTTTCTTCTTCATAACAATCGTTATCGAAGAATTGAAAAGTCGAATTTTTGACTATAGAAAAAACATCTACAGTTTCATTAATCCCGACTTGAATTTTTGCAAATTCAATTGCTTCCTTTGTAGTTTTAAGACCTTCAAGATTTTTTATGAATCTTATGAAGTCTCCACCACCACAAACAAAACAATTGTAGATTCCTGTTTTTTCTTGAATAGAAAATGAAGGTGTTGTGTCATCATGAAAGGGGCAAGGGCACATAAACTCTCTGCCCTTTTGAGTCCTGTATGTTTTGAACTCTAGATTATAATGTTTAAGAACATTCTCAATTTTAACCCGAGAATAAATTTCGTTATAAACTTTCTTATAATTCTCTATCATCATTTTTTGCACATGTTTTCTTATATTGACAGAAAAAACAATCCTTTGTTCTCTGATTGAATTTGGGCTCTTTTAAAAAATCCTTTTTCGAAATTCTTTCGAGCATATTATTGACTTGCCTAAATAAAATCTCAAAATCTTCTTCAGTGCGTTGGGTGAACAAGATTTCACCATCGATCGGATATGCTAGTGCACCATGTATTGAATCAAGCGAATATTTATATAATTCCCTCACAAAAAAACTATAAAAAGTTAATTGTATATTCTTGTCAATTTCTTTTTCTTTACTTTTTGATGTTTTCCAATCAAGACAGACAATCTCGTCATTCGCTAAAAGCATATCTATACGACCTGTAAGATGCACATCGTCTAAAAAATGATTAATAAAAGGTATTTTACAATATTTCTCTATTTCAAGAATTTTAAAACTGCTCCAACGACTCTTCATTTTTTTGACGTTTTCTATTTGCAATCTTCCTTTTGCTATAGAATCTTCAAGTTCCTTTGAATTAGGAAAAGGTAGATTCTTTGCTTCGGTGCAAAAAGCTATAAACAATGAGGGCCATGCAGCAGAAATTTCGTCAAGACTCAGACCAAATTTGAAATGCAATTCAAGTGCTTTATGGAGTGTAGAACCAAAAGTCGTGAAAAGATATGCTTCATCAGGTGTTCTCTCATCTAAAAACTGCCATTTATACATCTGAGAACATCTGAAAAAAGAAGATAAAGATGATGCAGAAACAGTTACTTGTGTTCTCATTTTACCTCATTCAAAAGAAATTCAATTGTTTTTTCGTTCAAAGCAGCTGTCCGCATCAATTCGAATTGTTGTTTATTAGTTTTTAGTTCTTCCTTGATTTTTGTCTGACGATCAACATCATGTTTAAGCATACTTGAAATTTGCATTGCATAGGTAACAATTTCATCATCTGTCACCAATATCCCAAAATCTTTTGCAACCTGTTCGAGTACTAAAGCAGCTTTAATAGACTCTATAGAACGTTGTGTATAATGATCAAAGAAACCCTCTTTAGAAACTTTTTCTTTTGCAATCTGTTCTTCAGTTTTTCCAATGCGTTTTAAAAACGCATTCCATTCTTTTTCATTTTCTCGATCTATCATTACTTTGGGTATTGGTGTGATATTCGAATTATTGATAACAGATAACAGCACTTGCTTTTTAAAAGTTTCTTTTGCATTATTCTCTTTCTCTTCAGCAAATTTAAGTCTTAAATTTTCTTCATACAATTTGATTGTGTCAAACCCTTTTGATTTTGCAAATTGTTCATTATATTCAGGAATTATTTTGTCTTTGATTGCTTTAAGAGTAACAGTAAAAATAGCTTTTTTACCAGCTAGTGTTGTTTCTCTATAATTTGTCGGGAATGTTACAAATATTTGTCTTGTCTCTTCTTTCTTCATCCCAATGAGCTGATCTTCAAAATTGTCTATAAATTGTTTTTGTCCATTTATGATTTCATTTATTTTTATCTGATAACCTTTAGCAACACCACCCTTAAAAGGCGTTGCTTCACCTTCAAGTCTGCCTTCGAAATCGATTACAGCAATATCAAAATTTTCTAATGATTCTTTTTCAGAATCAAGTATGATTTCGCTTTTCTTTACTTCCATTGTTATCTTATCTCTAAATTCATTTTCTGTCAGTATAGATTCGGGCTTTTCGATCTTGATTGCGTTTAGAACTGGTAAGCTGATCAAAGGTTTTATTTCAGCAACAAATTCGATAGTAAAAGATGATTTTTTCTTTAAATCACCAAAAAATTTAAAATCAGCAGAAGAAACAATATTGGGTTCTACATTCACAATGTCATGAAAAATTTGATCAACCATAGGTTTATAAAGTCGTTCAATTCTTAAACGACTTTCAGCAACATCCCGAGGAACATTTCCTTTTCTGAAACCTGGAATCTCTATATTACTTTTTACTTTGTCATAGCATTCTTTTTTTCTTGTTTCAACATCATCGGGGTCTAATGTCACAATGTATTTCACTGGTGCAGGCATTGCTTCTGTTTTAATGTTCATTATTCCTCCTTGTCTTTTTCTACAATGGTTGAAGGACCTTCATCGACACGTGAATCATATTTGAATCTCATAATATCAAATTCTTTAATGAAAAACAATTTTGTAAGTTGAGAATCTCTTGTTTTAGGGAAATAGAGACATGCTGTTTCTTTATCTCCTGTTATACCTATCATGTTGTCAGTGTTATGGCCCAATTTATCTGAAAAAGCAGCATCCATAGAATCAACTTCTTTTCCATGCAAATGCCTTTTATGGGATTCTCTATTAAACTGACTTGCTGCAATTATTGGCAATTCTCTACCGCGAGCAAGTAATTTCAAATCCCATGAAATTACTCCTACAGGATCATCTGTTTTACGTTCACTTGGTGTCATCAGATAAATAGGATCTATGATTAAAAGATGAGCTTTCTTGCTAGTAACATTTTCAAATGCTGTTATTCTAGAATCAATAAACTGGCTATTACAATTTTGAGGTGCATCAATAAACCATAGAAAATTATCATGTTCTTCTTTTGTCTTTTTCAACTTACGTTCTAGTAGTTCTACTTCTTCATCGCTCATTAAATGAGGTAGTTTTATTTTATTATATGAAATTTTTGTGATTAAAGAAGTGAAACGTGCTCTTTGTTGAGCCATAGGCATTTCAATAGTTACATAAATGACATTATAATTTAATTTGTAAGCATTGTATGCAAAATTCAAAAGCAGAATTGATTTTCCCATTCCTGGACGTCCAAGAACTAGAGAAAATTCACCAGGTTGCCAACCACCTGTAGCTTGATCAATTTTTTTATAACCTGTTGGTATTCCTTGATATTTCGAAGGATTTTCGCGTCGTTCCTTTATTTCAGCAACATCTCTTGAAATGTCATGGAGCACATCTTCTTCTAGAACTTTATATTTACCAGTTGTGAGTAGAATTTTGTTTACAGAATCTTGTATGTTTTGAGCCAATGCCATGGCTTCGTGTTTTTCATCAATAAAATCTTGTTTTAATTGTTCGTTTATTTTAAGATTTATGTTGAGAAGATCTCTATAGAAAAATTTCTCTCTCAATTTATCAAACATAGGTTTGAAAGATTTTGCTTCAAACCTATATGAAAAAATCTTTTCAAGAACTACTTTCTTTTGTTCATATTCTTCAGCTTGCTTATATTTTGCTTTTAATTCATCAAACAAAAAACTCTTTGAGACGCACTCGGAAAAAGAAACAAAATTATCTAATAGTTTGCTGAACATCCATTGCTTAAAATCCGACGTAAAAATTTCTTTAGGCAAACCTAAAAATGTAACATAAGAAAGATTCGAATTAATTTCATCTATGTCTGCTTTATTGTCAAATTCATTGTCAAAAACCAAAAGACGCAATACTTTACATTCAAGTACTACATCGATAAATGGTTTTTGTCCATTGTCAGTTTGTGTATCAGTTTTTTTTCTTGTTATCATAGTCTATCCAGTAAAGATTCCCCAATTATATTTCTATAATCTTCCCCCAATAACTTGACTTCTATTAAACGCTCTTTGAAATTTGAATAAAGAGCTTCTCCCAACAGGTCTTTATTTGTTTCTAAAGGATGATTTGCTGTTATGATAGTACATAGATCTGAATCATCACGTTTAGTAAAAATTTCATCTATATTTGCTCGTTCAGCATCATTTATTTGACTAAATAATCTTCCAATATCGTCAATTACGAAGAACTTGCAATTGTTCACGACATAAGTAAAGTAAGCTTTTTTATCCTCGTTTTTCCAACCTGCTCTTACAAACTCAATTATTTCTGCAGATCTACTAAAGAAAGCCGAATAATAATGTTCAATAGCGATTTTTAAAATGATTATTGCTATTGCTGTTTTGCCTACTCCATGCGACCCGGAAATATAAAGTCCAATTCCTTCTTGAGCAGCTTTATCAACTGAATTTATGTATTTCTCAATTTTTTTAATCTGGTCTATATTCGATTCTATAGTTTCTACTTTATTACGTATAGTCTCAAGATCAAATTTAAAATATTTTTCAGGTATATTAGCAAGCAAAAAATTCTTTTCGAAAAAATCATCAACAGAACTATAAAAATCTAACCTTTCAACAATTTTTTCATTTCCAAACTTAGAAATATCTACCATGTGATGAAAATGCGACCAGAATTCATGCCTTCGTGGACTTTCTTGTTTTTTTCTAGAAATCATTGTTGAATCCATTCAAAATCTTTTTTTATCTCTTGTTCTCGTCCATTGTCAATCAATATTTTGCAACCTAAAGCGTACAATCTATTAAGACCTTTAAAATCTTTCATTTTTAAATATGCTTGATATGCTTTATTATCTTGAATCTGTCCTGAGGCAATCTTAATTGCTAATTGCTTATTACTTTCTTCAAATTCTTGTTTATATTGTTTCAAATTCAAGGTTTTAGCATCTTCTTTCTCACTTGTCTTGTCTGATCTCTCTTCCTTGATTCTTCTCATAATTCCATGAATATATGAGGCCGGCTTTTTTGCATAATAACTGGTAACATAGACATCACAAGTTTTTTCCAAAACAATTTGAGGTACATCAAAAAATGGATCAGTCAAATCTTTAATGTCTTGAAGTTCTACTTTTCCTTTTTCTCCATATAAAAATTTGACATGTCCAGAGATAAGTTCAGCAATTTTTTCTGATAGTCTTGGGTTCGTGAAACTAGAAACTATTCTATAGATATATTTGTCGAGATAATCTGTATTACTTCTTTTCCTTCTAATCTTTATTGCATCATCTGTAAGTGTGACTTTAAATTTGTCATTTGTCCCAAGTATAGTCCCAATACCCAATTCGTAAGCATTCTGACCGTATGTTCTTTTGACTAGATTCCAGTAGCTTAATTCGCCCCAAGCATATTCAACTCTTTCTTTGTCATCAGAAACAAGAACATGTTTTTGAAACACAGACGAAGGTATAGAAATGTCATTGCCCTTAACTTTATTATCAAAATAAAAAAAACAAAAACGTAATAAAGTACAAAAACTATCAGGACTTAGCAATTTCAAATATTGCTCAAGGAACTCTCTGGGTATTGTTTCCTGAACTTGCATGTTATTTTATAATATTAATTGTACCCAAGTTTACTTTTTATGTAACTTCGTAAATCTATCTCTTGGGCACCTAAAGAAATTGCTTGTTGTCTTTTTGACTGCACAAGATCATAATGAGGGAAATTACGTTTATTTTGAAACCATGAACGTCTTAAACCTAATTTACCAGCAAATTCATGCAACTCTTGCACATCATCTGCAAATAAATGGCACCATTTTACGTGCGTGCCATATCTTTGGGCAATTTGACTGATTTGTTCTTTTATATAGGATGTTGGTTTGTCTACATATATCATATTACGTAAGGTCTGTCACTCCATCGCCAAATAAAGCAGCTTGAGTGAATGTATCACCCTTGTCATCATGATAATATAAAATTGTCCCGTCAGGAAATTTATCCGTTTCTATAGGATCAATCCCTACAGCACAAGACTCGACATCGAATTTGATAACCCAAGTCTTTAAAGAATCATCATGTTTTGAAACAGTAGTATGAACAAGTCCAACGGATTTACAAGAATCTATTCTCCCATTACTTGCAATATCTATAATTCTAAGTAATGCGGTGGAAATAATAGAAATCGCTTGTTTGTCAGAAATGTTTGAGGACTTTGAATCTTGGTTCTGATTCATAAATTTGCATTCGTTTCTTTGAATGACCAGTCAGATATCGTATTCTATCATAAAAATCAACTATTATGGCTTCTTTTTTTTCATTATTTTCAGCTGAAGGATAAGGTCTTAATGTTCTACCTACACGTTGCAATGACTTGATTAATGATTTGCCCCCACCTGCCATAATAGCAGAACCCAGAGCAGGTATGTCTACACCTTCGTCTGCCACAGTGTTATGACAAAGAATGCCTTGACCACTAAAAAAATTCTCGCTTTCTTCAACAGAGATGTCATAGACGACATCTCTGTCATAAACTTGCTCTTCAGTTCTTATGATAGGTAAAATATAGAATTGTCCTTCAATTTCATCTCTCAAATAAGATCTAGAACCCATTTTAACATGTCTACCAAGACCAAACAGATTGCCTACAACAGAAACTCTAAAAGCATAATTTCTCGTGATAATATCTTTTTGATTTCTTGGTTTTAAATCTGGTGGTACTACACTGTACTTAATTTTATTAAAACCATTTGCTAGTAGAATGCCTACAACACCATCTGTTAATTCTTTGCTTACAGAACCAAAAACAAATTGATGATCACCATCAAAACTTCCATCTGTTAAAAAATACCCATATAAAAAAGCCATTTGAATTTGTGTATTACTATTAAAAATATAGTTAGGTACTTTTTTTGTCAATGCTTTACCTATAACTCCTAAAATATCTCTAAATAACATAGAAATAAGTTGACCTCCGAAACAACATCCTCGTCCAGGAGTGACAACAACATCAAGAGATGGAAATAGCAACTTTAAATTTTTCACCATTAAATCTACTGTATTTGCTTTTCTACTCTTTGCATTCTTATAAACAAAATGTTCATTAGGTTTTGCTGACAAAAAAAGCCTCCAAGAAGCATTAACAGCTCCATCACCAATCAACATTCCACAGATTTCGCTTAGTTCTTTAGAATTATCTAAAAACAGGGGCAAAGAAAATTTTTTCCTACTTCTTCTCCAGTTGATTGTTGCACTTATTTTCTTATAATCTTTAAACAATAAAATTTTCTCAAAAGTAGTTCTGAATTTACCCTTATAAAATTTTACGTTCTCATTAAACCACAAGACAAATGCTTTGTAATACAAAGACTTATTCTCTAATCTTTTCCCAATTTTATAATGAATTTTCTTGTCAAGAAGATTCATTAGATACTTATATTCAGATTTTATTTTCCTAATATTTGCTTGTGTTAAATTCAGATTGATTTCTTTTTGATTTCGATCAAGCCAGATTTCAACCTTTCTGTTTTTTAATCTAGAAAATTCTTTTACTAAATCAAATTGTTTAATTTTTTTTGAATTTAAGGGCAAATTTGTTGCTACAATAACAGTATTACCTTGTTTAGGCTCTACTTTTTTTTGCCTATTATCTTCTAATGTAATTAAAGAATGATTTGATGTTACACTTACACATCTTGTCGTTCCAACAGTTGTTCTAAGTATTGGCACATGTTTTTCGTGTCTAACTACATGAGTAATTTTCTTCCAACAAATTTTATTTTGCCAAAAAGATAATGTTTGAAATTCTGCTTCTATTTGAGTATTCAATGATGTCTCTACAAATTCACCTATTCTTATCAAGCTTATTTTTTTGTTTTGATCTTTTATCCAAATAAATTCATCATAAGGCAAACTTGAGCCAACAAGTACCTGAAGTTGCTTTGTGCGCACTTTATTTAAAAGGTCTTTTCGCATCTCTCCATTAACTTCACCTTGTATAAAAGCAACAGAACCTACTCCCGCCTTGGCTAGCCTCTCACATAATATGTCTCCATGTGGTAACCTGGTGACTGTAATCAACACAGACTTGCCTAACTCAAGTAATCGTAGAGTACTATCTATAATCATTTCATTACGAAGGTCATTATTGACAATATACTCTTCATATATATTTCTGAAAGACTTTCTGACATATTTGTATTTTGGATGCTCATTAGGATCTAACATATAGATCCAAGGTTGAACAAGATATCCTTTATCTATCAAGAAAGATGCACTTATATTGCAAATCTGTCTACCCGAATAAGCATCTAGAACTTTATCTATTGATTTATCACGGTATGGGGTCGCACTTAACGAATACCTAAAATATGCTGACTGCATTAATTGCATCATTTGAATATAGACAGGCGCAGTAGCGCGGTGACATTCATCACTTATTACGACTTCAGCTTCTTGAACGACTTTTCTAATTTCATGTTTTCTTTCAAGAACATGTTTCGAAATTTTTTCTTTAAACATGTTTTCTTCATCAATAGCACTATACTTCAAATCAAATGCACTATGTAATGTCTGAACTGTACATACATTGATTTGACGTATATCACAATATCCACCGCCTATTTTCCCGACTTTGATCTTGAACATATTCTCAAATTCATCAGCTGTTTGTTCAAGCAAGTCAATAGAATAGACAATAAAAAGAGTTTTCAAATTAAGTTGAGCTACTATTGCTGCAGCAATTACTGTTTTTCCACCACCAGTAGCTACTTTTATGACGCCTCGTTCAGCTTTTATTGCACTATGTACAACTTCTTCTTGATAATCTCTTAACTTCTTTGCGTGCATTTGTAAGGGATCACCAATAGACGGAATAATACGAGTATCAAGTACATCGAAAGAAAAATGACATTCTGATAAAATTCTATCAAGGGTAGAGTAGAGCCCGGTAGGATAGCGTAATCTCTCACGTTCAAATAATGGAATTTCGAGTTCAAAAGTTTCTTTTCTGAAATTTGAATACTCTTCTCGACTATAAGACATTTCTGATTCAATACGTCGAATCAGTTCTGTATTCAGTTTAACATTGGGTTTAAGATGGGTCCATGTATTGTCAATAACAATTTCAAAATCAGCCATGGATTTTCAAAGCTTTCCACCATGATTCATTTTCTTTATACCATTCAATTGTATCTGTAAGCCCAGCACTCATGTCGATAATAGGTGACCATCCATACAATTTATTTAGCTTTGAAAAATCCATAAAACAGGGTTCTATTAATTCTTGTTTAAATTCTAACTTCTGTTTAGGTATTTGCAAATATTCCATTATAAATAGAGCTATATCGATATCTTTTATTTCGTTGCCACCACCAAATTCGTAAGATTCACCGATCTTGCCATAATGAATTAAAGTCTCTAAACATCTACAACTATCTAAAACACTTGTCCAATCTCTTATTCTTTCTGTCACACAAAGATTCTCGCCTTCAAGCGCATTAGTAATTAAATTAGGAACTAATTCTGATGGGTGCTGGAAATATCCATAATTATTGGATAATTTCAACACCATCGCTGGGACAATAGTTGCTTCTAAAGCAAGTTTATCAAGTTCTTGTTGTTCTGCAATCTGTAAATATTTTTTGACTTTATATTTCTTCAGTACATCCAACAAAACTGTTGTTCTGATCGCATCATCAGCAAAATAAACAATAATATCGACTCTAAACCAAAATTTGAAGAACTTTGAGAAATCTCTAGTATCTACAACATAGGAATAGAATCTGTTATTCTTAATTTCTTCAAAATTCCTCTTATCAGCTTCTGGTTTGTCAATACAAATAACATTATAATTGATATATTTATCAAGCAAGTGTTGCACAAAATTTGTGCCAATAAATCCAGAACCATCAACGACTAGTATGTCCATTTGAGCCTCAGCACAAGTTGTTCGTGATTATTCTTTCTTCTAAACGGAACAAATCGACAAGAATAGGACTATCTGATGTGTGTATTCCCTTATTACCTATTTGTATCATAATTAAAAGCTCTCCTGAAACTTTATTTCTGACAAGCAAAGGCATTGCAAATTCAGCATATAAAGTATCTACTAATGGTTCTTCAAAAATTATTTCTAACATTGGCTGAGACAGGAATCCTCTTTGTGTTGTCTCAGGAGTAGCAGGAACTAAGTAATCGGTATCAACCCATAAACGTCCTCCACCATGATAACCATAAACATCATAAGAAGCAAACATCCAAGTATCAGTAGAAAAGCGTTTTCTTCCACCACCTGTGATTTCTATAACAGTGCCATTTCTCAAATAATCATTGAATGAACCAGGTAATTTTGGAGACAAAGGAGTGAACATTAATGATGATGTACCAGTAATTCCTGTCGTATCTATTACACCACCCCCTGTACCATTATTAAAGAAAACACCATGTTCTCTCTTACAAACTAATGACAAATTCTGATTACCTATAGAGCTACCTTGATAAGGTGAATAAGAGTAAATCAGTTTTATTTGTGCTCCATCATGTGGTGCTCCCAAATAGTCACAGTCGATCCAGACACGATCTCTATTCGACATTGTAGTGATATATCCTGTGTTTGTAGACTCAGTACAATCAATAATCAGACCGCCAATATCATATCCAGCTCCCGCACTCAATCTCACTTTCGTTCTTGTTCCTGCCCATTTGAACTGTGAAACTGTCGCTCCCACAGGTATTTCCCATTGAACTCCATTCGAATTATAAAGACTTATCCTCGAACCTATGGTACCACTTGTTGTCGCTCTATGCTCTAGCACATAGCTCAAAGGTTGACCCTGATAAATGTAACCAAGTAACTCTATTTCAGAACCAGGACCTGCAGGTATGTATTGTAAAGAAGTCAAAGACCCAATAAAATAATCTGCACTAACTAAAATTTTATTTGCTTCCAAATCTGAAACTTGGATTCTAGAAACAATATTCTGCATTGCAAGTTCGGTTCCACCAGTAGAAGATGTATAGACACCACGTAAATGCTGCAATGGATAAGGTACATATATTGTTTTTGTTGTGACATTTAGTGTTTCTACTTCTAAAGCTCTTTGTGAACCATTTTTTGATGTAGTAGTTTGGATCAAAGGTGAAATACGAACCTGTTTCCTTGCTCGAACAGATTCAGTCTCTGTGTAAGTTTGTGCATCTGTTATATTCTCAAATGGGTGTTCAAACAAATCTTGGAATCTTGTAGATTCTGTCTTGATATTCTGTCCTCTTACAACAACACCATTAGAAGTAGGAAATGATGATGCATTAGCATAGAGCACTCTAAACAAATCGTCCTGAACATTTGTTATACCCTGACCTGCAGGTATTTCAGTATCATAATAAACCCAAATATCATAATTTGTTCCAACCCAAATTCCAGTACTCATCGAAAAAATTGCTTGATTTGTATTTAGATTAGACCATGTACCCGTTATAACAGTTTTCAAGTGGTCTTCTAAATAAACTCTTGGTGTTCCCTTAATTATTGTTCCTGAAGGGTATTTAGCAGTGACATGAACAACTATAGTGTTTCCTACAGCCCAGTTCCCAGTACCTGAACCTCTATAAACATCAAGTTCTACACCAGTTGTACTAACTGAAACACTCGCAAAAATATCAGATTGTTGTGTAATAGCATCAGACCAATATATTCTCTTACCACTTGGACCTACATTACCATACAAATCTGTATATCCAAATATATGCGTGTCTGAAATTGCATCATATGTAAGTTCTTTAATTCTATTTTGTCTTAATTCTCCCCTAAAAAATTTGTCAAGATTTTGCTCTAACAGTTTATGATAATTCCAACCAGAAAAAGAAACCTTTTGTCTAAGATCTATTATATCAGTTGCATCAATGCCATCATGAAATTTTCCATCTGGTCTATCTGAAACAAGTGCTGATAAAACAGCTGAATTTCCAAGTTGATTATAAAGAGCTGTCAAATCATCACCACCAGTATCGCCCCAAAGATTTGTAGGTCTTCTATAAATTTTAAACATTGGAATAGCATAAGAATAACCATCTACAGTTTGTAATGCAATTTGAGAAGCTTCATTTCCAAATCCTGCTCTCCACAAACCGACATCACCTAATTCATGAATCATATTGGTAAAATTGTAACTTGCTACTTGTGATACTGCAGCAGCACCCTGAGCTCTTACATTAGTGTCATCAAATCCATAAGAATCTGTACTCATAAAATCTACATTTGAAACTACTCTGATTCTATATTGAACTTGAACTCTTTCTGATGTTTCTTCATCAAAAACTGTGTCTATAGAGTCATCAACTAAATTTGTTCCACCAAATTGTACATTACCAAATTTGTAGATATTATCTGCGTCCGGTTTATTTTGAGCAATTGGAAGATTGTTCTCATCTCTAGCTCTAAGCTGTGCTCTCCAAACTTCAAGAAAAACAAAATCCCAACGTGCTGCACTTCCAGCAGGTGAAAGAGTGATTTGATTTAAAATTGTATCAGTGTAATTTACTCCTCCTATTAAAACAGGGTATCCATTAACGACAGCATTCGGAATAACAGCTTCTTGATTATCTTCTTGGGCATAAAATCTAATCGTATTTGCAATTCCACAATTTGTGCTGCTCTGATTTTTCCCAAGAGATAACCACCCGCTTGGGATATTAGATTTTATTAAATTGGAAACTGTGTTTCCTGCAACATCATTTAACAAATTCCATTCAGAATCTAATGCAGCTTTACCTGTTCGCCATATTACATTTGAAAAGTTTCTGAAATTTGCTTGTAAAGTCCTGCTTACAATTTCTTCTGAAGGAGTTCTTTTAAATACACCATAATTATTAGTTCCATTATCCATTTTTTACTCCTTAAAAATCGTTGAATTCATAAAAAATATATTCGTTCTTGAAACTATTTCTTTCAGTTTTTTCTCGCCTTCATTGCCATACAATTCTCTTGAATATTGAACTAACATAAACCAGACACTATTTACTAAATTTGAAAATTTTTCTTCTAAACTTCTAGTATCAACATTTTCAGTAAGTAATTTCAAATCATGATCAGTGTAACGATATCTATTGCCTACTCTCTTAGGCTTCAAATTCTTTTGCTTGCACAATTTATAAAGGGTAGGCTTTGAAATTTTCAATAAACCCATTATGTCTTTTGTCGAGTACATTCTTTAATTCTTTTAATAGCATAGATGTTAAGATCTAATATATCTCTTGATGTTACTCGAGAGTTAACTTTAAATTTGTTTTGTAGCTCGACAAACAATTTATCTCTTAATTCTGTTTGTGAACGTATATGCTCAGGCAATTGGTCCCAATTGAAAACTAAACTACCATCAGAAAAATATTGAACTAGTTGCATTTTTGTTCCTATTTTTACCGTTTTTTACCCTTGCTTATAATTACAATAAATACATTAGAAAAATTACAAGTTGCATGATATATGTGGAATTTATTATTATGAAGAATTTTCTGAGACATATCTGATTCGATAAGCCCCAGAAAATTTTAACGTAACCAAGCTACGAGCCTACAAGACATATCATAATACATCGGCCATAGGAATCCATTAAAAGATGAGTTTCCACATTATGTTTAATTGCGATGTTTCATCTTTATTTAAAACAGGAAAATGTTTCGCATTAACTCTCGTTCCATCTCCTGCTGCTAATGAATTAGTTCCACCAAATAATCCCATTTCAACTAAAGGACCGTTAGCCTCTGCATAATCAAACAATGTCGTAAACTCTATTTTATTTGTTCGCGTACCGACAGGTACACCAGCATCATCCACATAGGTCCTGCTCGTAATTTGCTTTCTTGCAAGTTCACTATATAATTGTGTAAGATCTGATGTTTCTGCAGGAGGATTTTGAATATCCCAACCACTTCCACCTGTACCAACAGCTAAAGTAAGAATCCCTGGAACTGTTGGTGTAAGTAATTGAAAAGACCATTCTGCAATAAGTTCACTACAAATATCAACAATAAGATTCTTGAAATGTCTATCGGGCTGCTCTAAAATTTGTTCCCTTGTTATATGATTCCCAAGTTTCATCCAGACTTCACCTGATTTCAAACGGATTTTTCCATTTTCTAATAGTTCCATTATAACCTCCTTAGAGTTTTTTTCCCTGTTTTATCAGTCATAATAATAACAACTGTTTCTTTAGGTTTTTCAATTCTTTCTTCGTTTTTTCTCGGATTTGGTTTTACCTGTTTTTGCATATTTCTCCTATGACATCAGTGTCATTGTATAGGTATCATGATTCAAACATTTCTTGTTTATGATAGAGACTCCATTCAATATAAAATTTTTATCATTCAAATAAGTGAAAGAAATTTCAGGATTAGGAACATGGCCTGATTCTGGAGAATACCATTTTGCAACTTCATTGAGCATCAAAGGTTCTTTGAAATCTTCTCTTGTTGTAGAAACATTATTGTAATTAGTATCGCAAACATGAGCATGCATTTCTACATCAGGTATTTTTATTCTACCTACAACCTGACGTGTAGTCAATGAACTTCGTTTTTCTATTTCAAATCCTGTCTCACCATCGCTTACTATAAATTCATCAAGCTCTGTTTCAAGAATGTCGAAATATTGCGAGCCACCACCAAAAAAACTTTCAATACGATGTTGAATCCAATGTTGATAACTAATCCCACAACCATCAAGATACATCGTGACAACTCTATATATAAAATACTTGTTGTACTTATACGTCACAAATACTGGCTCATAAGCTGCAGGTGTGACAGAAATTCTTACAAATCCCGTAAGAGGATCCAATTCCAAAATTTGTACTGGCGTTCCATTAACAGTCACAGTAACATCAGCAAATTCAGCTACATGAGTTCCGTCATGTAGTATGGGAATTCTATGTATATAGAAATAATTTTCAGCTCCAGTAAACTGCGATGTTACCTCTTCTATATATGTGTTGACTCTTTCTAGACTTTCAGCGCAATCTTGTCTTACATCTTCTTCAAATCTGCTATTGAAACTATACTTAAACCTGTCACAAATAGCTGTATCAGATTGTGTCTCAGCAGCTTGATATCCATCAAATGCAATTCTAGGGATTCTATTACCAAATTGGTTTATTACATAATCGCCAAATTCGTCAACTTCCCATAACAAAGTACAACCAGCTTGAAAATCGAATTCTTCAACCCAACCAAATCTTTGTACTATAAAAACATGAGCAGGTTTTACAAGATTAAACACATGCGAAAGATTCTTACTAAGTGCAATCAGATCTACACCAGTAAAAGTATCTGTTATCATGATATCGGCTGTGAATACAAATTGTTCTGATATGTCTGTACCTTCAGCAAATACTACTTCAACTATTTTTACGTCAGTTCCCAAAAATAAAGACACACCTTGCTCGATAGAAGATTTCAATGAACCTTTAAAAAGAATTGAAATTAAAGATTGAAGAAGTCTTCTGTAATCATCATGAGACATATCTACTTGAGGTAATGTTTCAAGCAAATATCCCAATTTTGAATAAAGATTTGAAGAACGAAGTGTTGTATAAGATCTATCTTCATTTAGGTGTTCGATTTCTTCTAAATGCCTTGCAAGTTCCAAACAGATCGCTTTTTGGTGTCCATAAAAATTTGTCGATTTTGATCGTGAGTAATTGCTTGCCATATTAGCTTGCATATCACTCAAGTAATCAAGAGCTACTCTATTGAGATAATTTCTCTTTTTTATTGAAGGTGTTGCATAAATATGTGGCACAAATGCATAAGTAAATGTATCCATTATATTGCCAGCATTATCTTCAGCATTTATTGAAACATTTACTGTAACTTTATGTTCGAAATTAAAACTCGGGCTTGCAAATACTAAATAACCCTTTCCTCTTTCAAAAAACGAGAAATTTAAGTTTTCTTCGGGCAAATAAAAATCTACAACACCAGGATCAACAATATTGAGACTACTTATATTAAGCAGATAGATGCTCTCTGTTTGTTCATAACGAGAATCTAAAATTGTTACTTCATAATTTGGAAGACTATTTAGATAAAGTTCAACTTTTTTTATTGTATTTCGATCTGTTTCGTTGAAACTTATTGAAACGTCTTTTACTGAATCAATATAAGTCACTAAAGATCTATTGAAAATTTGCAATGTTGCTGTCGTACAAACACCAGTATATTGAATCCTTAAAATATTTTTTGAATTTATCTTGAATTCAATGCTGTTGATTGTAACATTGACGCTCTTAATATTTACACCTGATTGACTATCATCAATGAAAGCTATAACATTAGTTGCTGTTGAAACATCTTGAACATTAGGTGCTGGATATACCTCTCTTACCCATGGGCTCAAAACATCTGGTGTTACAAGATTGAATTCTAATGTCGGTGCAACATTGCCAGCAAAATCTGTAACGTTTCTTACTTTTAGTAACTCTACATCTTGAAAATTCAAAAGCCCTGTAATCGGAGAAATCGTAATAGTATAATCAGCTGCTGTACCTGCGTAAGAAAAATATGATGCATTTTTTGTAGTAGAATAAACAACACCATCAACATCTATAATAACAGAATCAATATCTACTCCTGATAATGCATCTCTGATTTTAACCACAATTTCTGTAGTAGTATCTGTTATTATGCATCCTGCTGGTTGAAACTCATAGATCTCAGGTTCTTCAAGATCTATTTGAACAATCTGTGTTTTAATTGTTTCTATATTTCCCGCATTATCTACAGAGAAATATTTTAACGTATAAGTACCTGAAGTCAAGAGATCAACATAGGTACCATAAGCTGAAGACTGAGTTGGATCCGTGCCATCCGTTGTGTAATATGTCCTATAAGTTCCTGACCCAACATCGGTGACTAAGAAATTGATCCTTGATTGTGATGTATAACCTACAGGTGCATCTGTTGTAGTTTCTGGTGCAGTTGCATCATATTTAATAACGGCAATTTTTGATGTTTCAATATTGCCAACATTATCGATGCTATAATATGTTATTGTTATTGCACCTTCGGGCAACAAGAAGGGTGCTGTATATTCATAAAATAAACCGTCATTCAACCTGTAAAAAGTCTGATCGACGCCCGAGAATGAATCAATGGATGTAAAACTGATTGTTGGTTGTGTTCTATACCAATAATTATTGCCATCCGGAACAACAGGTGATACAACAATACTAGTAAGTGGAGGGTCCGCATCAACACTTACAAGATTAAGCCCTGTCTTAACAGCCTCAGAATTTCCTGCAAAATCTACAGAAAAATATTTAATGTTGTAGATTCCTGAGGAATCTAATTGTATATAAGTGCTATTTTGTGATGTTCTTGTAGGTGTAAGTCCATTTGTTGTATAATGAGTTGCTGAAACTCCTGAGCCTGGCATTGCATCAAAAGGAAACAGTTCAATATTGACAGGTGCTTTAAGCCAACCTGGACCTGGTATATTGTCAGTTGTTACTGGAGCAACTCTATCAAGTTTGTATGGTAATACATAGAGCAAACTTTGTTTTTGAGGTGCTCCTGTATTTAGAACTGTATTGCTATCATAAGCTCTAGCATAAATAGTTCTTTGGCCATCAATAGAATAAAATTGCGAAGAAGTTCTAAGGAAAGTAACAGCGTAATTCACTCTATTATTTGCAAGAACATCAGCACGTAAACCTGAAGGCGAAAGCAGCACTTCCGTACTTAATTCAGAACTATCAAGCCCGAAATTGACTTTTTCTAAACCAATATAATGTCTATAATCAACAAGCATTCTATCATACACAGAGTATGTTGCATCATAAACATCAGTATCAACCATGCTTTCAGTTATTGTTATTCTACTACCTTCAAGGACAAAATTTGTAGTCGGTATACCATTTCTTCTTATTATTAATGTACCTATAATCGGTACGTCATATAGATAATCAAGTTTTTCGGGATTATGAATATGAAGAATTTGGGGTGTAACAATAACTTTAACAGGAACATGTCTTTCACTACCTCTTACAAATACTTTGTCGCAAGATGCTTCATTAAGTTCAAATCTGTCGAAGGTGTAAGATTTATCTGTAATTGATGTTCTTATTCTCGAAACATTGTTTACAAATCGATTATTCAACCGTAATTCATATTCCCAAATTCCTGGCAAAACTTCTGTTTCAGAAAGTATTGTCGGTTCTTCGTCAATTCGATCTATTCTATCCTCAGACCACAATTGGACATTCAAACCGAAATTATATTTGAACCAGCCATTTTCTCCATCCTCAAGAGGATCTAAATCGAAATCAATATGTAACTGTGGTATACGTTTATCAATTCGAATCTGATACTGAGCTTCGTGTGGAGTTTCAACATTGCCAGCGGCATCAATAGAAAAATACTTGATTGTATATGTACCGGGTTCAGTAAAATCTATTGATGTACCCTCAAGCGAATTTATTGTTGGCTCTGAACCATCTGTTGTATAAAACGTATGTGCTATACTTGAAATGGCATCAGTCGGCAATAAATGAACAGTAAGATCATAATCATTAGTATAAGGTGGATTATAAGGATCGATAAGTCTATAATCTATACTGTTCAATACTTGAGGGTCATGTGAAATATCGAATGCATAAGAAACATTTACAATATCTCCTGCTGAAAATGGTACACCCGAGAAGCTATAATCAACAGACAGTATATCGCCAAGATCGATTCCTTCGATGCCTTGCAAAACTAAATTTCCAGCTAAAGTCGAACTTGCAAAATCTACAGTATATGTTATGCCCTTTGTTTTATTATGGATTCTGTAAATATGATAAAAATCAATAAGCGGGCTTCCGCCTAAACCCAAAAGTTGTATTCTAAATTCATCAAGGCGACTTGAATTTTCGTTCCTAACAACAGGGAGAACTTGTATTACATCTCTATCGGTTCCTAAAATTTCTTCTAAGATATATTCTTGAGATTTAGTTACATTGTAACAATAAGGGACAGCTACAATATCTTTATTTCTAAGTCTTAAATTATAAGGCCCTATAATTACGGGATTTTCTTCAGGTACTTGTTGATGTCCCGAACCTCTTGCTGTATAAATAATTCCTTGGTACTTTATTGTGTCATCTGTCGTTACCGGTGCTGAATAATCATATTTGAAAATTGCCTGATTTTCTATTTCTTCATTTCCAGCATAATCTACTGCATAAAATCTTAAAACATGTTGACCTTCTCCAGGAATATAAATTTTATCGCCAGCCTTAAACTCTTCCCAATGTCCGACATTCCATTTATAGTATATTTTTTCTACACCCGAAAGATTATCCGTTGCTTCTAAAGTTATTTCAGGACCACCTTGCTGACCTGGTTCGGGTGGAGTAACATACCAACCATTTGTACCATCAGGATCATAGCTAGATGATACTGTCGTTATTGGCGGTTCGCTATCAAGTTTGTAATTTTTTGTTCCTGTCGGACTTTGATTGTTTTCATTATCTACAGAATAATACTCAAGATTCCAATAATTATCAGATGGAAGTATAAAAGGTGCTACATAAGGAATAAAAACAACTGTTTCAGTGAAGGTATGAGGATATGCAGTTTCATCAAGCCCAAAAACTTCATTTGTGGCATCATTGCTCAGAACAGCCAAAAATTTTATCTCAGAACTTGCATTTGCTGTTCCTGCTGTCGGAGAAGTAAGTGTTATATAACTATTACCTGTTTCACCTGATGAATTTGTTTCTGTAGCTATTGTTTGACCAGTAATTGCATTTATTGCAGAAATTATTTCCGTTATAGTAGTTTGAGAGGGTATTACCCCTGCAATATCAACTTCTAGAGGATTTCCGCTTTGATCTATTTCTAGTTTAACATAATGATTGACCGAAAGATCTACTGTCGATGAGATGTCTACAGTACTTGTATATTTCGCTGTTGTTGTCTTGCCTACCTCACTAAGCTTGTATTGTATTTCTTTAACTCCAGATGGGTCAATTGCAACAATACTAATGTCAGGTGATTCTGTATACCAACCACTTTTTCCATTGATATGAAAACTCTCAAAAACATAAGTTCCTGGGCCTTCTGTATCTATGAAAACTTCTATTTGATTTGACCTTACAATTTCAGCATTTCCAGCAACATCCACAGAGAAATATCTTACTGTATAAGTGCCTGATGTGGAAATAACAACTGATGAGCCTGACGGAGATGAAGTTGTGGGCGTCGAACCGTCCAAAGTAAAATATGTCTTATCTGTTCCAGAATGAAGATCTGACGTATAGAAATTTATTGTTACAGGTTCAGTATGTAGACCCAGAATAATATCATCCTGAGTAAAAGGAGGTTCAGCATCACACTTGAAAAAGAATGTTTTTACATCTTCTACATTTCCAGCATTGTCTTCTGAAAAACATTGTAAAGTATGAACACCTTGCTCTGGTAACATAAATGGTGTTGTATATTCTTGGAAAGTACCCGAATTCAATCTATAAAAAGTTCTATACACACCAGAAGATTCATCTGTCGCAATTAAAGTTATTGTCGGATTTGTTTTGTACCACCCATTAGAACCATCAGGTGGTGCAGCCGAATATGTTGTTATGGGTGGTACATCATCTAATCTTAAAATATCAGTTTTTGTTCGTTCTGTATATCCAAGACCCTCGGCTTGTCTAATAAGGTCTACAGAGAAATATTTGATTGTTATTGGACCTTGACGGTTCAAAATTTCAAAACGTGTTGTTTTATTATCAGGTTCAGTTGGTCCATAAGAAGATAATGTCGTTGGTTCAGAGCCATCAGTAGTATAATAGGTTCTCAACAATCCCGCTGGTATATCATGTTCTGTATTTGCAAAATCATTTGCAACAAGTTCAACAACAAAATTCTTATGTCTATTCCATTCTACAGGAATATCGCTTATTGTGATCGGAGGAATTCTATCGTTTGGAGGTTTTGTTAAATCTGTTATATATATTGTCACTGGGAATTGCGGGACACTGATATCACCTCTATTGTCTGTAGCTATAGCTGTCAAGATATGTGTGCCAACTTCAAGATTGTGAATGACATGCGTATATGGAAGAAGCGTGTCTTCACCTACTTTGATGCCATCAGCAAAAAATTCGACTTTGACTATAGTGCCATCAGTATCAGTTGCTACTGCTCTTACAAAAATACTTGAATCTTTGGCAAAAGTCATTCCAGTTGTTGGCTCTGTTATTTCACAAACAGGTGGAACATTTCCTCTCACTTCAAAATTAACTGGTAATGACGTAAAAGATAGAGCATAACTATTTGTTGCTCTTGCTGTAAGCGTATAATTACCATTTACAACATCTTCAACAACAAACCTGTATATAGTTCCAGTATGAGGTGTTGTTTGTTCACCTACTTTTACAGGACCTGAACCCGAATCCATGAAAAATTCGACTAATGTTATAGTCCCCGACAATGTTTGAGCATCAACAAGGATTTCTACATCAGTCGGTGATGTGTCAAAAACATGTCCTTCTTCAGGTTCTATAATTTCACAAGTAGGATAAACAGCTCCTATAACTTCTATTGTTATTGGTTCTGACACACCCGTAATATTTAATTCATTTGTTGCTCTTACAGTTAAAATATAACTGCCTGAAGCTGTAATAGTTGCTACACAACTATAAGGTGCTGTAAAATCTTCTCCTACTTTTACTGGACCTGATCCGTCATCTACAAAAAATTCCACATACTGTACGTCAGTAACATTTGAAGATGCTATCGCATTTATTTGCAAACCAAAAGGTGGTATTTGGATGAAAACTTGACCATCAGTAGGTAAAGTGATACTACATTCAGGTACCATCCATTGAAAGACAGGGTAATCGCCTTCAGAACTTAACCACTGTGCATAAAGGGAAGTGTTCCCTGCAATTAGTAAAGGAAATAAAGGAGAATAACTCGTTCCTGTTCCATCAGGCAAAGTGTTCCAAACATTGAAGATATAACCCGTACGAGAAAGACTCCCTGAACTAAGTACTATTGTTTCTTCTCCAATTGCATACGTATTTGAATCTACTGGTACTGTTCCACCTGTGCTACCATTACCAAAATATTGCACAGAAAAGACAGCTATCCATTCAGCATATAGTGTCAAATTCAGAGTAGTTATAAACTCTTGGCCTAATTCATAATGTGTTCCCTGACCATTCGCTTGAGTATTCCATCCATTAAATCTATAGCCAGTTCTCGATAAAGAACCAGTGTTATTCAATGTCGTTATAACACCATAGGGCAGATAATAATTAACATCTATTGGTGCTGTCCCACCAGTGTTGTCATTTCCATTGTATGTTACTTGAAGTCTCCATTCGGCATAAAGTGTCAGACTTGTTGCTGGCATCAAAAAAGTGCCTGATGGGTCATAATGGATTCCTGCACCACTTGCTTGTGTATTCCATCCTGAAAATATTAAATCTGTTTTCGAAAGGCTGCCTGTATTTCCAAGAACTGTTACTGCGTCTCCTTCTTGATAAACATTAGAATCTACAGGTACAGTCCCAGATACATTGCCATTTCCGTCATATAAAACTTGGAGAGCAGGTGATGCTACTTCATAAGCTCCAATACTTGGAGGGTTAGCAAAAGCAATTCCCAACAGATCTGTTAAGGGTGAAGTGCTCCTTGTTATACCAGCATGATATGCTGGGCTTGTATTGTCAATTGCTAATTCATTTGGCGAAATCTCTAAATATAACGGATCCGAAGTAGTTTCTGTAACATCTGGACTAAATGTTATATAATTAAATCCTCCAGTGCAGATATTATGATCGTGGACAAAATTAGTAATTATAGCATCATAGGAAATATCTATAGTAAATACGCCATTTCTCATGGTGTTATTATAAATCTCAACAACATCTATTGTAGTGTCATAAAACTCCAAGTAGAGATTGCAGTTTTCAAATGAATTGTTTATTATTAAAACTTCTTCAAACAAACCATTGTCAGAAGTATAAATGGCATAAGCATCATCAAAAAAGTTCCTAAAACTATTCCCTACAAATTTAATAGGTTTTCCTGAATAAATTGTTATTGCACTGTATGCGTAGCCACCACCATTAAATTTGCAATTTATTACTTCATCTGGATCATAACAAATTGTTGTCCATTCAGCATCAGAATCCGAAACATTAAAAGTAATGTTGTACAATGATACTTCTTCAAAATAACAAGAACTAATTTCAACTATTGTCGTCTGTGGATTTTCACCAATTATTTTTACACCAGTTGCAGTAAAATTATTCCAGTCATTTGGTTCATATACAGTTCCAAACACATAAACTATCCAGTTAGGTTGCCATGCTTCACTTGGAACTGTATAAAAAAGATTTGTAAGATTGGTAGCAGCTTTTTGTCTTGTGTCATAAGGATAAACACCATCTCCTGTTGCTTCTACATAAAAAATTCCGCTTAAGGGATAGAGCGTCCATTGAGCATATAAAGTGTGCAATGTTGTAATTGCAAATGTGTCACCAGGGTTATATGTCGTACCTGTACCATTAGCAACGGTATTCCAGTTATTGAAAGTATACGCGAATCGAGCAAGACTTCCGGGCTCCATAACTGTTGCTGTGTCTCCTGGATTGTAAAAATTAGAATCAACAGGAGCTGGACTTCCTCCATTACCATTATATGTTACTGTATATGTTTCTTTCCAGACATCATTATAATACACAGCGCCTAGAAGGCCTCCTATTAAATGAGCATTATCGTGAAAATTCACTAATGCAAATTCTGAACGTGCCGATCTAGCCGCTATTTGCGTAACCTGTGTAAAATTTATACCATCAGGTGATGTCCATACGCTACTAATCTGTAACACAACAAGTTGATTTCCAGCATTATTTACAATCGCTCTATCTGTTGTATCTGAAAATGGTGCATTTCCCAAAGAACTCCATGTTGTTCCATTATCCTGAGAACATCTGATAACGAAATTACCACTATGACTTCCTGCTGAACCTGCTTGCCCATCATATAACCACAAATCCCCTAAAAATGATATGAGAAAACATTGTCTTAATGTCGTGCCAAAATTAGCAGTTTCTAATGTCCAATTAAGTCCATCTGATGAACTGTAAACATCAGAATAAAAACTAGAACCTCCTCCATTATATCCACCAGCTATATACATTCTATTGTTATGAATACAATAACCAAATTGATGTCTGATACCCCATGATGCCGATGCTGTAACCTGTGTCCATGTAACTGCATCATCAGAACTCCAGACATCATTATAGGGAATACCTGAATCTGGAGAACCTCCAAATATCCAAAACTTGTTATCATAAAAAAGAAATCCAGGACCATACCTACTTGACCAAGCAGCTGAATTTGTCACTACTTCCCAATTGATTCCATCTGCAGATCTCCAAACATCATTCACTCTTACGCCAGCAACAACACCTCCAGCGATATATATATAACCATTAGCTACGGTAGCTGAATGTCCATATCTATCCGACCAAGCTGCAGAATCTACGATCTTTGACCATCTGTTAAGATTCATAATTGACCTTTTATATCTCGTTTCTCATGGGTTCTTAAATCCCAATTTTTAGAATTTTACCTGCGCTATAACAGTTAGCTATTCTTGTATCTGCATTATGCGATTTATTACCCCAAAATCCACCTACATAATTTGTCTGATTAATTGGCGATGACGTACATTCATCGCCAATTCTGTTTATTTCCCATCTACTTGCATGTGTCAAATCTACTTGGCCAGAAAGAAATAAACTTGTCGTATAAAGATTGGTACTCATATTTTCGCCATCAAGCTGCCCTACATTCACATTATTTACATACACATTAGTTCTACAACCAAGATTCTCACAAATGATAGAAAATTTCTTATAAAAAATATGCGATTCACTATATACTAGAACATCAGAATTATTGTTTTGATAAGCAAAAATATTTATGCCCTCAGGATAAGTCGGATGATCAGCACCATAAATTACAGCTCTAAATCCATAAACAAATTGATTAGAATAATCTAAATATCCGTATGTAATGGTAGAACTTCCCCCTGGAACTTCATTGCCTTTCGGTATAAAATCAAAATACAATTTTGTTCTTCTGATAGAAGAATCAATATTCCATTCTGAATTAAAATATTCACTGGTACTAGAATTTGCAACAATATCAATACCTGTATTAGAGTATGTACTTGTAAAATTACTAGAACCTGAAATCAATGAACAGAAAGGTTCTGAAGAAGATCGACAATATGTATTTCTTGTAACCAAATGGACTTTGGGAAATGTATAGTTAATATTAATTCTAGAAAAACAATCAACACTATTGCTCTCTCCATAACCGATGAATCCTCCCACGCCCCAATATCCCGAAAAACTTGTCGATAATTCTCCCCATGAAAAACATTGTTCTATACGATCTCTTGTGAACATATTTCCTGCAAAACCACCAATGTGCCCAGCACCTGTAGGTACTGTCATCGACATTATGCTAAAACATTTTTTGATATTTCCAGCATTGTATAGACTACCTATAAAACCACCTATGTCGCTTGTAGAATAAGCAACAGAATTTGTACATGTCAAAGATCCACGTGCATAGCAATTAAAAATTCTTCCGCTATTTACACCAACATCACCACCAAATCCCCCAACTTTGTTAGAGCTAACATAACTTCGCACATCACCCTTGAAATAGCAATTTTCAATTCTTTCAATTTGAGCATTAAGATAACCAGCAAAACCACCAGTACTTGAAGCTCCTTCGACATCACCAATAATATAACAATCCAATATATGAGACATGGGACCTGAAGCATAACCCAAAAAACCACCAATACCATAGGTACCTGGTTGACCTGAAACTTGTGAAACTACATTCCCAATTACATGACATCTATTCATACTACAGCTACCATAACCAATGAATCCACCCATGCCAAAAGACCCGTAATTAACACGAACATCACCTTCAAAATAACAATCTGAAATTTCTTGCCCTGAATTAGGCGTCCATATATTACCTATAAAACCTGATACGCCATAAGTACCATAGATAGTACAAAGAGCATGGGAATTACGTATTGTTCCAACTAAAGAACAATATCCTATGAGTCCTCCAACATAAGAACCACCAGAAACTGTACCCTCAGCAACACAATTTTCCATACTCAACAGATCGTATACATATCCAAGCAAACCCCCTGCATTACTCGAGCTATTTATCATGCTTTCAGCTGTCGTTATAAAAGCTTGACATGTTGACACTGTTATTGAACTTGAGTATGCAGCTAATGAACCATATTGACCCGAAGAATTGACATCAAAAATCACGGAACATCTAGAAATATCACCATAATTGAAAGTACATACAAGACCTCCACAATTAGTGCCAGTAGCTTGAACATCAGCAGAACAATCTACAATATCTGTATAATATGATTCTCGGATCAAACCTCCACAAAGATCTCCATTAAATATTCCAGAAACATGACAGGTATCAATTAAACCATGAGGGCTCACATATTCTAGATTAAAACTGCCGACTAAACCTGCTACATAACGTCCTGTTATGTTGACATCTTCTAAATTGACATTTCTAAATGTAGAATTCCTACAACGACAAAATAAAGCTGCAAAACCAAGTGTTTCTGGCTCTGGTGCAGGAGGTGCCGGTCTGTTTATGTAAAGATTTGAAATTTGAAAATTGCCCCCATCATAAGTTCCAGAAAAATGATTATAACCATCATAACGTGAAATGGGATCAAATCCTAGACCTGCATTCCAGTTTATTGTATCGGCTGCATCTATGTCCACTGTTTGTAAATAATTATCATGTAATGCATATCCTGGTACACTTGTTAAAGCATTACCAGGGGAACCGATAAGTTGTAATTTTTCGAGTGTATCTACAGCAAACGTTGTCCCTGCATAAGCATCTATATAATTGTTTTTTGTTACTGAACCCGTGTCTATTCCATTGTCTACAGATAGAGAAATATTGTAAGTCCCTCTTATGAAAGTGTGAGATGGGTCTTGAGCTATGCTTGTGTATCCATCATTAAATGTCCACAAATATGATTGTATTGGAAAATCAGATTCAGCTGTCAAAAAAGAAAAATTTATTGTAGCAGGTGCTAAATCAAATAATTTGTCGCTTGTGAAATCAACGACACCCATTGTATCGTATCTAAAAAGACAAGTTTGACAATCTGTTACAAAATACAATTTATTTTCGGCGATCTCAAGAGAAACTATCCAATGAGACACACTACCATTCTGAAACATATTTTCAAATTCGGTTTCTTGCGTGTTAAGGCGATATACATATCCATCTGTACTCCCAAGATATAATCTGTTATAATAAACGAGAAAAACTTCACCAGTGATATGACTAGGAATACTAGAAGCTAATGTGTCCCATGCTGTCTCTGTTCCATTTAGACGAAGCAAGTCATATGCAGAACTATAAGCAGTGCTATATAATTGATTATTGTATACGCAGAGGTTATAGAAATCATTACCACTTACTACAACTTCCCAAGCATTTTCCGCTTGATTCACTTTAACTAACCCATAATTAGCCATATTTCCATAAATAGTATTATTGAAAATTGCTAGACTAAGCACGTGATCACCCAAATAACTAAGACGCGGACAAACAGTTTCCCAAGCATCCCCCGCTAAATTCAGACGAAGTAATTCGCCTGTTGTTGTACTAGAATACAATCTGTTGTTAAAAACTAAAAGTTTGTGAATACCAGCAGATGTTGAAATGACTTGTATAACAGCATCTCCGGTGTCATTTAATCTCCATAAACCCCCAGTATTGGTTGTCGCCATATAAAGTTTATTGTCAAACTCAATTGTTCTGAATTGATACGGAATTTCTCCAGTATATGGTATTTCAAGTCTTTGATCCCAGGTGTCAAGAGAACTATTCGCTCTATACAAATAAGCACCAATAATGCCATCCGAACAAGAACCGCCCCCATGCCAAGATGTCGCCAAATAAACTCTTCCTTGAAAATAGCGCAGACTGTGCCCTGTTTTCGAATCATTCATTGGAGTCAAAGTTCTATAAAAACCCATTGTTTACTCCACTATTTCGATTTTTTCTAATAGATCTACAGCTGGTAAAAGATTTGACGTGACAAACATGTCATATGTACCATTATTTTCTCTAGATTTATTCATATTTAACATCACTGGACCATCTACAGGCGGACTTGGTACAATGTTGATACGATTCAAATTGAATTCTCGTATTTTTCCACCAGATAATGTCACCTTGAGCTTCATAATTTACTCCTTATAATGTTTCGTCTAAATGCCAGACAGTTTCGAAATCCCACCCTACATAGGTACTCTGTATACCCATTTCTGTTGTAGTTTTTCCTTCACCTAAAGCTGACGTAGAAATTCCAGAAAGAATAATATCCCAATATGATTGGTTCACAACAAACCATTGGGCATAAAGTGTAGTATCTTCAGTTATATAAAAACCATCACCTGATCTATAACTTAAACCGGAACCATCAATTGAAGTATTCCAACATGAAAAAAATTCAGTATCTTTAACAAGATCCCCTTTGTCAAGTACTGTTACAAAACTGCCCTCAGAATAATCAACAAGATCAACTGGTGAAGTTCCTCCAGTATTTCCATTACCATCGTAAAAAACTCTCATGATGAACCCTTCAATATTATGCCGTCGTAATCACAACTTCACCTAATGTCAGATATTCTAAACTTGTCGCATTTATATCAGATGCTCCTGTCTCACCGTTAACAACATAAGAAACCGTGTATCTATGCAAAGAAGGTAGATCATTTTCAAGAGTAGAAATAACTATTTCACCATCAGAACCGATGTAAGCTTGTCCTGCTGCATTATCGACAGTGTTTTTATCCGTCACTAGAACTAATGGTCTATCGCTTTCAAATACAGCATAGAATCCATCGCCTGCACCATAACCAAGAGTTCTATGCAGTAATGCTCCTGATCCAGTAGAATATGAATAAACGACATTATGTTGAAATACTTGAAATGTAGAATTAATAATTTCTCTATTTATTTGCGTGTTATCAGCTTTTACCATTTTAGCCAAAGGCACTACTACTGATTTGACATTTGCAACTTCTTCTATTGTTCTTATGACATCACTTTGCGCAATTCCTTCACCAAGTTTTAATTTATTAAATTCATTTGACAAAGCTGTTCTAATATCTGAAGTGGTCTGCAATACACTCGCTGTAGGTTTCAAAACAACAGAAATATCAAAATCGACTTTTGTTTCTAAAACACCTTTTACAAGTGCATCTGCTGTCACATGTCTTGAAACATCTATTGCATCCTGTGCTATTTTTATCAGTGGATTTGTTTGATATGAAATAGTAAGAATCTCACCATAAGAATATTCAACTTCAACTGTACTTCCATTTGGTATTGTCGAAGTCTTAGATCTGGCAAGTTGAACTTTTTTCCCATCTTCTTCTGGTGTCACTAGATAATCATTGTTTTTAAAAAAAGTTGTCGTACCTTGTCTCACTATTATAGATTCTGTATCTATGCCATATCTGCTCAATTCTCTATATTCATTATTGACCATCACTAGATTTTCTGTGCCACTTGCTAAAGTACCTACCGGTATACCATTAGCATAATTAATCTTTACTGATCTTGTTGCTTTACTTGAATTTCCTTCTAACAGTATATCGTCGACTTTGTTAAGCGAATAATTGATATCAGGTTGTAATGTTCCACTCACAGAACCTACGACAGACAAAATTTCGTCTACAGGTTGTGTTGCAAGTATTATTGGTGCACTGTCTCTGTATCTATAAGTACTAGAAATCAAATCTCCTATAGCCATTGAAATACTTGAATTTATTTCATTTGTAGATTCTAAATCTATTGTCAATCCATCATCCCCAATAAGCATGCTTTCAACAAGATTGCCATGAGCAAGATTAGCTATTGTCTCCCCACCTGTAGAAGTCAGTACTAATTCATTCAGCACATGCACTATATATTGATAACTTGCTGTCAAACTGTCTCCGGGTTCCAAACCAGAACCATAAAGATGAAGTGCTCCATTTAAAACATTTAAAGTATAGTCAACTCCATCTTCAAGAGCAACACCATTTTTGCTAATCAAATAAGATTTTTTAGCAACAGGAATGTGGTCCAAAGCAAAATCGACTTCTCCACCTAATGCTGGATCTATTATGATTTCATCATCAATTTGTATTTTATAGTCGTATGTAGCTGTTATCACATCACCAACAATTAATGCATGTTCAAAAGCAATTGCTCCTGTTTCCAGATTAACTGTTACTTCTGTCTCTTTTTCTAAATCAGTTCCATTTTTCTTTATTGTCCAATTGCCAAGCAAATCATAATTTCTACCTTTTGTGATATTTCGAATATTTGAAACTTCATAAATAGGAGTGTTCTCAGTTACAGCTGAATTAGTTGTTCTAATAATCATTTCGCTTGCATCAACAACATCAAAATTATCATTAACAACTTGTGTATAAAGAAAACCTACCTGATCTTGTGTTTGAGCATTCTCTCCACCACGTATATAAATATCAACTTTACCATATACATGTTTTTTACGAACTTCATCATAATCTCTTTGCATCATTGAGTCACCAGCTGTAACTACAATGACATCTCTGATTCCTGGGATTTGAGCACAGGTCTTTTTATACCCATAAACTGTGCCTACATCGAGCCCAAGAAAAGCTAATTGTGCTCTATCAGCTAAATCTGAGTTTGATTCCTCATCTTCACCTCCAAAGGCCGATTCTGTATTGGTAACTGACACGCCAGCAATGTTAGAATTTATGATTGTATTGGCATTAACATTACCCGTTGCACCTGGCTCGACGGCCTCTATCGGAATCGTAAGTTCATATTGACGGGTTATTGAATTGTAATATTCTTCTATTCTTGCAACTTCCATTATACCACTCGACAATGTGCTAAACTGTATAGCAGCTTGTGTTTCTGTCGGAGTCGTACTTACAACTTCACCAAGCGGTATATTGATATCAGCTGTCGGTGCTGTTGGCGTATAGAAAATTATATGTGTCGTAGAATTGGTTGCACCCTGTCTTATAAATCCATAATTAGAAGCTAATGCATCAAAAGCATCATCAATAAGTTCTTGTACTTGACTATCATCTGCGAAAAAATATGCTTGTTTTAATATAGTTTTATATGTCGAATCTGCAACGGAATCTGAAACTCCATCACTATCAGCATCGTCTAAAGCTCTTAAAGCTAGAAACGACTGAGATCGCATTGCAAAATCTTCTCTGATATATGCCCAAGACATTTCTCTACTATTTGGATCTACATGCAATTGTCTTATTGTACTTCCTGGTTTTACATCAAGTAGAGGGTCACGCTCAAGAAGTTCTGTTATGTAATCCAAACTTATATCATTTTGTGACCTTGTCGGTGTTTCTACAACTTCAGTTGGAATAACAAGGGGTGTTGCTTCAACCTCAATCGAAAGTACACTTTCTTCTCCAACATTATTGACAGCAGTTACGATATAGTATTGTTTTTTCTTTTCAGTTATATTTTCATGGGTATATTTATAGACATAGACTTCGACAATTTGGTCGACTGTAGTTGTCGTTCTTGTTGCGCCGCTAATTACAACAGATTGTTGTGAACTTAAAACTTCTTGTCTTACTTCACTATATGTCTCTATTAAAGAATTATTTAATTTGACATAACCACTTAACCCACCACCTGATGTTGTCGAATTATAAACATTGTAACCTTTTACATCAGGTTCAGAGTTCTTTACCCAACTTATTTCGACTTTATTGCTAAAAGCAACGACAGATAAACCAGTAGGAGGAGAAGGATACATCTTTAACCCTTTGTCTGTATTGATTCGACTGCAGGTACCAACCTGCCTGCTTGTGTTACTACATTGACATTTGCGATAAAAAGAGTAGGAACTGTAATATTTTCTTGAACATCTATTTTTTCTATGATGTCTATAAATTCATTTCCTGTCATTTTTTGATACTCTTCCTGTTGAATCTGTAAAGACTTCAACTTTGAAAGAGCAGTCACAATTTCATCTGTTATTTTTGTCTTAGTTATTTCAGGAAACATTTTACTACCAATAAGATTATTAAAAGTAGTCCCATACCATGGTGCAACAGGATCAGAGCCTAAAGTCGTTTTTATTATCTTTTTAAGATCTTGTAGAAGTTTCTGTTCGTCTCTTACTTTGATGTAATTACCTAATTTATCAACTACATAATCTATCATGTCAGAGTAAACAGAACATTTATCGCAGTATGTGGATGATACATAATAATCTACAGAAATTCTATCGGGCTCATAACTAGCTTGATAATAATAAGATACCGTTACAACATCCGTCGTTTTTGGAATCTGATATAATGTAATTTCACCATCTTCACTTGATATTTTAGCTATAGGAATTCTTACACCATTGATATAGACAAGTGCTGCATTGTTTAATGTCTCATCTGGTGTTGTACTAAAATTTTGAAATATTGGCAAAAGCGGATAATGCAATGTTTGAAAAATTTTCTCGACACCTGTAAATTGTGATGAAACATTTTCATTTTGAACAAAAAATCTATCTGTATTCATTTCTTTATAAAACACAATATCTTGCGATCTTTCAATCATTGCTCTTTGTGAGTTTTCAATATGCCAACCGCAATCTTGCATGCTATAATAAGCTATGTAAACCTGTTGTCCTGTTTTAGGTGTTTCTTTAATTATTATTCTTGCTTGAGTCGCATCCAAAAAAACTACTTTGGCCCTATAATAGTATGTTATTGTTACTACATCAGTAATTTCAGGAATTAAAGTAAGAGTAATTTTACCTGTTGTTGCATCTACACTTGTTATCTGTTCCGTCAACAATTGTAATCCATTGATCTTTACTTGCACATCGCTAGTCTGTACAAAACTGTTAAAATCAAATTCATCAAATCTTAGAATCGGACGTGCTTGCGTATAAAAAAAGTTATCAACTCCTGTAAATTGTCCAGAAACATCTTCATCTTCTACTTTGATTCTTACTACTACATCGTCAAATCTTGTTGCTCTCTGATTGGCTTTAAGTCCATTGAAAATAGGTCCATGTGCTACATAGAAACTTTTATTTGTTCCATTTACTTGACTACTTACATTTTCACGTAAAAGTATTTCAGTTTGTTGTTCTTTCTCGAGTTTAAAATCATTTACCCTGACAACAACATTTGAACTCGTTATAGGTACGCCCAAAATGACGGTTTTAAGATCATCTTCAACTATATGGTCATCCCAAACAACCTTATTGTCACAAGTACCTGTCAGTCTAAAATCATACGACATTTATGATACCCTGCATATAATTGTTAAGATCTTCAGTAGTCTTGAATAAAACAGTAGAATGCTGATTTGTAAATAATGATTCAATCTCGTTTATCAAAGCTGTTGTCTGACTTTTTGCTATAGATTTTCTGTCTATGCTCTCTTTTGCCTGTTCTATTGCATCAAGTAGTTTCTTCATCTTGTATTCATTACGTTCAAGTTTATACTTTATAGTTGAGATAAATGGTTTCTTGACTTTTGCCATGATTTCAGCTGATAAACTGTCATCTTGTTTTGGTACCTTAATTACATCGGGCAAATTTGTCGTATAAAGTGAATTTAAAGCATCACCACCAAAATATGAATCAGCTTCGCTAAACCTCATTAGTGTTTGTTTAAGATTATCCATTTCAACATACAAATAATTTATCTCGTCATCTATGTCATTTATTTGGGCTTCAAGAAAATTTCTAAGTTCTTGAAGTTGTGGTGAACTCAATGTGCCCAAAAAGTTAAATGCCATGCAAATACCAATCAGATAAAAAGTGTAGAAAATAAGTTTTCTGTTATACAATGCTCTCCCCGACTACAAAGGTCAATGAGCATTTTGAAGAGAATGTAGTCTTGCGTGTTATAATAGAATGGGTAATAAAAACATTAGAAATTAACCAAAAAACAACTTAAGAGCATCACCTAGACCTGGTGTTCCATAAGCAAACATTGCACCAGCCGTATAAGCTGTAGAATCACTTTCTGGTCCATTTGTTGCATTTGAAATACTTGTCTTCAAATACTCATTACCACCACGACCATACGGAATTCGAAGGAAATAGAGGTCAGGTAAAGCAAAATCTTCGGTGATAACAGTTAAAAAGGATTTTATAGTCAATAAAAGATTTTTTAGAGAATCGATTTTTTTCTGCAACAAATCAATAAAAGATGTTATTGCTGTGCTCATTTTTTCAGTTCCTGCAAGTAATGAATCCATTAAATTTTGCATGATCTTCATTATTTCTTCGATTTTTGGAAATAGCCCAAGAGCAGAAAGCCTTATAGATGACCAGTCGGGCCATACCTTGGGTGAATATCGAGGAAATGTTTTTGAATATCCATCGCATCTCTGTTGCATCATTCCATTTTGACAGGAAATAGGATCCCAAAAATCTTTAAAAGCAATATCTTCTGGTTGGAAATCTTTAATTCCCCCGGAAATCGTCAATTGTCTACGTTGAGATTTATCAGGGTTGGTACATTCTCTCCCATTATTGTAATAACAATTTGCATTGTCATAACCTGGGCATAAAGTTTCCCCTGCATCACATTTCGCTATATCAAAAAAATACCTGCTATACTCAGGTCTGACACATTTGAAATAGTCTTCATTTTCGAAGTCAGGATAAAAATTATACGTCGCTTTAAGTTTTGTTCCTGGACGTCTATTAACTTTAATTCTTCCATCTTTATCATTAAGAACCATAACATCTTTACTTGGAACTAGACTTGTTCCTTCATAAATTTCCGCACTTGACGAATCGATTGGTTTTTTGCTTGTAAGAAATGTCTGATCTGAAAGATCCGTTCCTCCCAAAATGACAGGTTCTTCGAAATATTCTGTTTTTAAATCTTTTTTATATTTGTATGTAATTTTCAATGAATCTTCAGATTTAAAATAATAACGTGATTTTATATAAATCATACTAGTAGTTGATTCATATGATTTTACATCTGGATTTTCTGGGTTGCTTTTAGGCTTATAATCAACACGATATGATGAAGGATTTGCAGTAAATTCGTTTCCATTTCTTGTAATTTTTATTTTTACTGTTCCTGCAATAGGAGTGTTACCTATGATGATAAATTCAGGTGCTGTTATTGAAGTGATTCTATGAAATTCTATTGCATCTTTTTCAAATCCACATCTGAAATTTCTACAACGAGCAAGTCCCCCTTTGACTTCTAATGACACACTCAAAGGCATGGCAGAAGCTTCATTGCTAAGCAAACCCATAGCCACAATTCCTGTTTCAGACATTGTTCTTGGGTTTATTTCGGTTTCTACTGGTTTTAATGTTTTGGGATCTACAGTAGAAACAATTTTCTTATCAAAATCTGTTGTCAAAATTTTCTTACTAATAATAGATTGATAATTGCTAACTGTGTTTGTATAACCGGCAGCAACTACATAATAATAAGACTTACCATTTTCAACTTGTTTATCCTCATACGCGAAACGTAAAGGGTCTCCATTTAAAGCTGTTTTTGAAAGTTCTTTTACTGCATAACCTAATTCACCCAACAAAGTTTTTGCATTGTCTTCATCTACTCCAAGGATTGTACCAATCTGTTTTAATACATTAGTAATTCCTATGAGTTCATAGCTTCTCAAAGGATTTCCATTTTCATCATGACATGGATAAACTCCAGTATCATCTTTATAGGTAACAAAATCTCCTCCCTGAGTTTCACTTCTAAAGATAAAATATTCTTTAGGTAATGTTGATGTACTCGGAGTAAATGTAACTCTAACTTGTTTGTTTCCAGCAAAACAAGAAGTATTAGAGGGTGGCTCAAATGCTACTTTAAAAGGACTCTTAAATAATTTCATGAGTTTTTGAATCGATCTTATAAAAGTAGCTATGTCATCTGGTCCTATTGTTCCAGAATCAAACATCATAACGTAACCGCCAACCATAGCATTATCTGAAAACTGAGGTCTATTACCATCTCCGGGATCATCAAAAGAACCAACAAGTTTTGAAACAAAAGATGAATATCCTCCCTTAACACAATCAAACCAACTTGGATGACTTACGTCAAAAATATTGTATTTCTCCTTGGGCATATTCCTGAAATATTGAGGATATGCAAAAGGATTAACGCCAAGTTGCCCAGGCATTATATAAATTGCATAAAGTCCAGTAGAAGACAGATCATTAATAAAATCATCAATTGTCTTTTTTATCTGATCAAGCAATATCTTCATAGGATCTTGAATATCGATTATGAACATTTTTATGATATTCAAAACTTCAGTTACAAATTCAAGACCAGATACCAAAGGATCTATTATTGTAGTAAGTGATGTAGCTATTGTATAAATCTCTTTGGGTATCCAAGACTCAGTATTAATTTTATCCCAAGATAGAACAGCTGGAATCACTGTTCCCTGTAAAGAAACTTCTACAAGCGGATTTAAAACATCATTAGAAAGAACTCTCAGTGTTCCTGTTAGAGTTTCAAGATCATGTGGTGCAAATGTTATGTCCAATGAGGTATACCCCTGTATATCTACATGTCCTGATTCCGGTTGTACAGAAAAACTTGGGGGTCTTCCAGGCCTTAATGGGTTTCTTACAGAAGCTGTAAAAGAAAGAATTTGAGTCCCTGAATTAGAAACAATAGCTGACAATATCTGAGAACCACCTACTGGTACTTCGCTAAATTGCAATGTTGTAGGTGAAATTGTAATTTTAGGCGAATTAATCCCTGTACCTGTTTCTTGTATTAAAATTACAGGTTTATCTGGATCATTAGTGTTTAAAGTTATTGTTCCAAGATATTGTTGCAATGCTTCAGGTCTAAACAAGACAGTAAAATAAGAAGATGTATTTGGATTTACAGTAAGACTATCTTGCAAAGCTTGAAATATTGTTGAATTTGATGAAATAGAAAGCTCTAAATTTGCTCTTCCCGTATTTCTAACTGTTACATTACCTGTTTTAGAATCTCCTATGACAGTCGACCCAAAATCTTGTGCTACTGGAGTATATTCAATAGAAGGATATGCTCCAAAACCAGAAAGTAAAATAGAAATATCAGGTGAATCAGGATCATTATTAATAAGATGTACATGACCTGTTTTTAATCCTGTCGTATCAGGAATGAATGTGACCTGTAAATTGCCACTACTCTTAGGTTCTACTTCTAAATTAGTTTGATCTACAATAAATAGAGAACTCGTCGACGTAATGCTAGAAATAACAAGTTTCCCGAGTCCTAAATTTGTTATAGAAACTGAAAGATTTGAAGGCGTTGCAACAGCTGTATTGCCAAATTCTAAAGATGTTGGTTGAACAGATATATCAGGATTTACTCCCACGCCTTGAGCAAAAATTTCTACAAGAGGATGTTCCAAATCATTAGAAACTATTCTAAGTAGACCTTCTTTTCCCCCTATAACCGTTGGCAAAAAAGTAACATCTATAGTTTTAGATGATGTAACTAATATAGGAAAGATTTCGTTTATAGAGAAAACAGAATCTGTAATTTGTATATCATAAATAACAAGAGTAGTTAATGAGGTCAAATTTTGAATAGTCATTGATAATGTTTTATGTTGATCTACAGCTGAATTTCCAAAATCAAGAACCGATGGAGAAACTCTAATTGAAGGAATAACAGCTGTCCCTTGTAAGTCTACATTTTTAATTTGAGTAACAGGATCATTACTTGTTATAGACAAACATGCTGTGATTATGCCATTAATTATAGGTTGATAAGATATATTTATGCTTAAAAATTCACCTGGTGCAACTATACCACCAGCAGGTGACGCTGAAAAAACAGCATTATTGGACGATATTCCAGTAACATTCAAATCGACAACGCCTTCATTGAAGATTTGAAAATTCTTTGAAAGAACCTGGCCAACCGAAACACTTCCAAAATCAATTAAATTTGTTGATGTTAAAATAATGGGACTAGCGATACCAGAACCAGTAAGATTGATAGTAATTATAGGTTGCGTCTCATCATTGCATGAGATAGTAAGTTGTCCTGTTTGTAAAGAAATATCTAACGGCGTAAATGTTGTAAGTATTTGTAAAGCTCTTTCTTTTGTAAGTTTATATTCAGTTATTGCTTCAGAAAAAACTGGATTTGAAGTTGTTACTGAACTTAATATGAGATTGACATCTACCGGGCTTATGTTAGATACTAACACAGTTTGTTGACCTGAACTATGCAATGCAATATTGCCAAAATTTAAACTTATTTTGTCAACATAAATTCCTGCTGAAATAGAAATGCCATTCAATTGGACATTAACATTGCCCTCAGAACTAACTAAAAATAATGTCTCTACAAATGTGTCTATTGTTGTCGGCATAAAGGACACATAAAGCATTACACTTTCATTAGGGATTAGCGTTATGCTGCTTGACGAGACACTAAAACTTGGACTTGATGTAGTTATAGATACAACAGTAGAAACCACCCCTGTGTTTGTAACTATTAAAGAATCTTGTTTTGTGTCATTATATGATAAGACACCAAAGTCAATTATTGACTTGTTCGTTATTATCATGTTTAAGTCCCGTTTGTAATTGTTTCATTTTATTTCTGAGTTCTTCTAATTCTGGTCCTTGTTTCAAAACACCCATTGAACATAAACTTTCAATTTTAGAATTTATGTCCTGCAGTTCTGAAACTACAACACCATTCACTAATGTCTCTAAACGCTCAGCAAGAGAGTTTTTCCCTTTCTCTCTTTTTTCCCATTGCAAATTTTCAGTCATACATATCCTTACTGAGGTAAAATAGCATTAATGTCGTTAATAAATTGAATGTTAGATGCAACAATACTTTGATTGTTATCGCTTTGATTTAATTTATCTCCAACTTTGACATATGTCCCTGTTTTCTTATTCAAACGAATATTCACCTGACTTTTCCTTGCATTATATAAAGCAGGGGTTAGAGCCGCTATTATTTCATTTGCACGAACACTAATTTGAGGTTTTCTTGCTGTTATTGTACTTTGTCTTGTTGTTAAAATAGAACGTCGAACACTTGTTTTTGTGTTATCAGCTGTAACATAGGTAATAGTTACATTTCCTTTTGTCGTGTCCCAACCTCGCATAACAGTATAAATTGTTGGAGATGTGATATTGTGATTGTTAATATTTATCAAAGAAGCACTTGCTATTGTCAATAAATCAACTGAAGGATATGCTTCACTGTTTATCCCTATATCGAAACCTATTTTTGCTGCAAGTGAACTTCCTACCTGTAGTCTTGATGTTGAATCTGTTGCAGTACTTATAAGTTTTACATAATAGGTATGGGCTACTTGAGCTTCGAATCCCGTATGTGTCTGGGACATTATATTTGTGACTATCTCATTTGCTGTTACATTGCAATTGTCAGCAACATTACCAGAACCGGGTGTCTGTCCAGGTTGAGTGCTATCTTTATCAGCTAGACCTAGATCCCCTGCTATTCCATTATTAAGAACATGAATATAAGAAGCAGAACCCCCTGTTCCTGAAAACAAAAAATATCTACCTTCATTATAATTCATTGGGTCCCTATAATAAACACATTCAAATAAAGCAAAACAAGCATGTCCCAAACTTTGAGCTCTAACTTCCTGTTGAATCTTTGCAGCTATATCTTCTGGTGAAAGTTGTGTTCCTAAAGAAATAGTTATTGTTTGTATATTATTCAAATTGATTTGTAAATTTCCACCATAAACCCTTGTATGTGGTCGTGAATCAGAAACTACACTTGCTCGAACAGCATTGAAAGTATATGTCTGATTGGGACCACTATTAGCTGAAATTACTAAAGTATCACCATCTGCAATTCTAAACAATTGCGGTATTCTACTAAGTAAGAATGCTGGACTATACCCTCCATTTGTTATGTAAAATCCATGTGTCAAAATTTCATCAATCAATCCTTTAATCGTATTTGTTGGAGGTACTAACATGTTTATATTCAAATCTAACCTATTTCCTCCGCCATGATCTGCCCAATAAATTCTCACCATGAATATTGCATCTGAAATCGTAAGATTTGCTGAAATAAGAGTGTGTCCCGGTTCTGTAACCTGTCCATCAAATCCAAGTTCACCATCACAAGAACCCCATTTTACATTACCTACACCCGTATAAAAAACTTCACCTGTATAGACGATAGCATAGAATCCCATAATACTTGCAATAGTTGCAGGACTGTTCAACAACAGATCTAAATATACACCATCCGACGATATCGTAAACTTACTAGAAGCATAGGTCACTGAATACGTGTTGTTTCCAACAGCGTTCATTTGAGTTTGAATTTCTTGAGCTAATATAATTGGATTATAAAAACCAGCAGTGATATATGCTGACAATGTTGTAGTTATATTTTCTCTAAAATCTATTCTATCATTCTGTCCTGCAACAATTTTAATTGTAGCATCTGTCACATTTACAGTAGAACCTGCATCAAATGAGCCCGATATTATCCTTAATTGATTTGTAAAAGTTTGCCAAGCAGTTGTTTCGTTAAAAGTACAAACAGCTTCAGTATAGCCGCCACCACCAAGTGCTCTTAATCCATTTTGGATACTAGCAGCCATTGCAGGTCCCAATGTAACAGTTGAACTTGTTATAACTCCTATGGGATCTCTTAATAAATCACTATCTATATCTACTTTCAATTTATTATTTTGATCTGCACCAAAATTTGTTGTCAAACTAAAACCAATTATAGTTCTACAAGTACCTCCAGTAATTTCTACAGAACTTGTTGTCCCTGTTGCCGATAAAGTCGTAATTCTTACTCTATTAGAATCATTTGAAGCAGAAATTCCAGAAATTTCAGCATTCAAAACTGCAACAACTTCATCAACTGTAACATTATTAATATCTAACACATCAGAACCACCATAAACTGGGGCATCTCCATCAAGAGCTACTGTTCTTAAAAAATCATAGGAACCTTCATAAACATCTATTCTAGAACTATTTCCAAGCAGTGTTGATGTAATTCTAACTCTAGACCCAGGATTAGTAATTGTAAAATCAGAACTATCAAAATTGGGATCATTAGAAATTTGGGTTACCATTTCAGCAATTAATGTTGAAATGGTATATCTGTTTTGAGGAATAATAATTAGATCGGCACTTAACTGTCCATCAATTGCTATTCTAAAAACATTGTTGACATTATCGACAACAGGAAATATTGTATCGTTTTCAGAATAATAAACCATATTGCCAGTGTTATCCACAATATTAAAACCGATAGTATAAGCTATCGATGAAGATGCATTTGTACCTGTTGCCCATAATAGAGAAAAAATACCTGTACCACCAGCTCCATCTGAAATTATTGTAAATCTGTTTGGAACAGAAATGTTATAATTCACAGAATAATTTGATGCTCCTACAGCATTAAGTCTTGTTTGAATTTGAGTCGCTAAAGTAGCACCTGTATAAGCACCTGCAGGAATTATAGTTGTAAGCTCAACACTTGGGCTTTCTCTAAAATCTATCCCATCATTTACGCTTGATCTTATAATAAATTGGTTACTTACTGCAATTCTGCTTTCAGTATACCCTGGCAATGCATTAAAAGTTGCTGTCTGATTAGATCCACCATCTATTCGCATTGACAATGTATCTCCAGCAGAAAAATCAAAAGGTCCGTAATTTGAACCAATAATTGTAGCTGAAGTGTCTGCTGGAACAGTTACAAGATAACCATCAGGATCTGCTAATGAATATGAATAACCTTGAGTGCGTGGTTCAGCTGTAATAGAAAAAGCTGGTAATGGTTCTGGGCCAAAAGAAACATTATTTGACATTAGACCCTCAGGACTAAAACGCCCCGGAATATGTGTTGGAACTGTTTCATATCTCACTAAAGGTGCAGGTTTATTATAAACTCTTAAATCATTTATCACAGGTAATGAAATATGTAGAGGTTCTGTCCCGCCATTGCTAAAATCAGTTCCTGCAACATACGTATTGAACATAGGTGTTATATTAAGCACACTGCCGTGTTGTGCTAGACAGTCTATTAGACTATCTCTATTAGGCGTTAGATTGTCGTATGCAGTTGTTTTTTGAATAATTACAGCATCTGACTCGCTTATATGATTTGCATAGGCTCCTCTATGATATCGAATTGCATTGTACTCTTGGTTCACCTTTGCAAGTTCTAGAGCTGCTAAATATTCCCAAGATTCTAATAATGTTTCGTTATCATATAGATGATTTTCAACTTGATCTAATAAATCCGGTTCGTCTTCAACATATTCTTCTTCTTTTAATAAAGCTGATTGTTCATCAACAGTTCTATCTATTACTCTTGGTGTCCCATCAAATTGATTACAAAATGTCGGGTAAAAGTAACTTAACATTTGAAATGAAACTTGAACATCTGATGTGTGTGATCCATTTAATGATCTATCTGTAATTAAAAATCCAATATAATTTGCTATGCTTGTTGTTGCATGTACTCCTGTTGCCCAAAACAAACCGAAAGTACCACTATCCCTTGTAATAATAAATCTTTTTCTTGAAGAATATTCGCATGTATATCTATCTACAGCAGCCACAGCAACATTAAGTGCATCTTGTATAGCTTCAGCTAAGCTAGATTCGCTATCATAGACACCATGTGTAATAAAAGCTGTTATTTCAGTATCTGTGCTTTCAAAAAAGTCAATTTTGTCGTTGGTGTCATCTATTGTTATTTTCCCGTTAGGATAAAGCCTTGGCAATCCTCTTGAACCATCGTCATAAATTTTTGTTGTTGTTGCATCAAAATCCTGAAAATTGGATTGAATATTTACTCCATCTAGCCTTTGAAATTCAATTTCAGGATAAGTATAAAGAATTGAATGACTCAAAGTGTCAGGATTTACAACAGAAGAAACTGTAATATTAGGAACTGTTGCAAGTCTATCATGCAATTTTTGTAACGTTTCAAAAAACTCTTCATGGCCAATTTCTTCTTGGGGTGTCGTAAAACCAATCAAACTTCGAGCATCTCTATCAGGATCACTTGCTGGAAGAACATGAACTGAAGAACTAGTACCAAAAGTGCCACTATAGATAATAAATGTGTCACTATCAGTGAAATAGTGAACAGCTGCATTTTTAAAACCACCAGTGCCCTTAATTCTTAATTGTGCTTCTATTGATTTGGCAACATCTTTTCCATTGTCAAGTCCTGAACAAAACAATGGTCCAAGCCTGTCATATCCTATATATCCAAGTGGTACAGATTGACTACCTGTCCAATCAAAACCAATATCATCATTATTGTATCCACGTTCTACATCAGAAAAACAAAGCCTGAAATCTGCTATTTTTATTTCGACAGCTTCACTATCAATTTCGACATTCAACAAATTATTTTGATATTTTCCTTGAATCATATATTGATCCGTAAAACCAAGCATAGATCTTAAATCTTGACCCGAAGCATTTCTAACTTCCACGCTAGATGTTGGACCACCATGAGCAGCAATAATAGTAAAAGTTTGTATAGTAATATTAAATGCACAAGTAGCAGCTTCTAAAGCAGGATCAGCTTGTTGTAATAAAAGCTGTATTGTTGATGCAAGAGCCGAGCCCTCTACTTGCACTATATTGTTGTAAGAAGCTAGCAATTCACTGTCTACAGGTAATGGCGTAATGAGATGTACTACACCTGTCGTATAATCATCAATTGTATAGTCTGTTCCTCTTACCAATGGAATCTCTAGTTCACCAGATAGAACTTTTAAAACATCTGACAATGGCGTAATAGGAATTTGTGTCAAATTTACGTCTGTTTCTGTTCCACTTGCTAATGGTACGACAGATTCATCCGTCTGTATAATATTCGTGATGTCTGACACATCGACTTCAACATCCAATGTACCATCAAAACGAACAGCTAAATTCCTGTGATTAATATCAATAGTAAAGATAGAAGAACTATGTTTTATTGACGTTGTCGATCCAAAACGATCTCTTGACCAAATATCAAAATTTATTCCACAAGGTTGTGATCTAGAATAACCTCTCACAGGAAATAAAGGTACATTTACAATTTCAATGCTATTCTCTACAATTCTTAATCTTCCATTATTAATATAAAGTCTTGCTGGCAATCCAGAAGTATTTGAAATAGTAAAACCAGCTTCTTGCAATGGTTGTATTATAGAAGTTCCATTTAAACGTCGTAACTCTTCTTCAAATTCAAATATGTCAATATGAAAAGGATCAAGTTGTTTTTTAAAAGGTGTATCAATTAAAAGAAATCTTGCTATTTCAGTAGTTATAGTTACAGAAGATTCATTAATTTGTTGATTTTGAGCTTCTGTGTTTTCTCTTGTGTCTTTTAGATAATTAATATCATCCTGAGTCAAAGGCAAATTGAACGCCATTAAAACTCTCCCTTATGTAAGTTTTCCCATATCAATACCAGTCATTGGATTTGGAGGATACCCAGCACCAACAATAGTAGTCATTACAATTCCTGATGACAGAATTGTATTACAAATTCCATTACCAATTGCATTTGCTAATTGCGGCGCCTTTGAACCAGTAAAACCAACTGCAGTAAACATTCCCATTATGCTAGATCCCATTGCTGGTCCTGCAATACCAACTATTTTTCCAGTACCTGTTCCAACTGCCATACCTACGCTTGATGAATTAACAATTCCCATTGCAATAAAAGAGGCAAAAGCATTCCCAATTGCATTAGATAATTGTAATGCTTTTGAACCAGTGAAACCAACTGCAGTCATCATCCCCATAATATTTGTTGCAGTTACCGGACCAACAATACCTTGCACAAAACCAGTACCTACACCTGCACCTGTACCAACCCCTACACTTACGCCTTGATAAAAAGCTGATGCAAGTAAATAATTAGCGACGCCATTACCAATTGCATTTGCTAATTGTGGTAATTTAGAGCCAGTAAATCCTACAGCAGAGAACTGTGTCATAAGTAATCCAGTGAATACGGGCCCTGCTAACATAATGTTTCTTCACGATAAGGAATATTATGTTTTGCTTTATAATGACTCCCAAAACCTTGATAGTGTATGTATTCACCACATCTAATACATTTTTTATGTTTTCTTGACTTTGATTTATCTAAATTAAGAGCTTTTATGTAACTTTCAATACAAAGAACAGGTACTTTAAAAAATTCTGATAATTTATCATTTGGCTCACCATTATAAAACTTTTTTATAAAAATCTCTTTTTGATTCTCTAATTTTTGTATTATTAAACTACCTCTTCTTTTTCTATTTCTTTCTTTTTTTCTTAAAGATGTTTTCTCTTGTTCTTCTTGCATTGTTCTAAGATTGTTAGAATCTATCAAGATTTGTTTGACTATATCTCTTGGTATATGTAATTTTTTTGCAATAGATGAGTATGCTTGATTATCTTTGTAAAGTTTGCAAACAATATACTTGAACTTATTTTTTTGCTCTTCAATAAGTTTTACATTTTTCTTTCTTTTTGATTTTAACCCTAATCTCAAAAAAATCTTAGATGCTAAACCTTTAGGTAAATCATATTTATGCTTTATATCAATCTGATTAAGACTTAGAATTTTTACGTCATCTTCAATATTTTTTCCTAACTTGTTAATATAATAATCGAGTCTATATTTTAAATATTCTTTAGACCCGACTTTAGGTATTTTATATATTCCATACAATATATTTACTAAGTGTTTGCTGACATTTAATTCGTTAGCTATTTTTTCGATGCTCTTTGATTCTCCTATATTTTCTTTAATGAATTGTTCTTTAGAAATTTTATTTTTTAACTCACTGATATAATATTTTTTGTTTTTTAAATCGTATCTAAACTCTTCAATATTAATTTTTAATTGTCGATCAATGTCCCAAACTGACATGTCTTCAAGAATATTTTTCGTATAGATATTAAGTTTTAAATTCGGATATGTTTCTTTTATAATTGCAAGTTTCTCTTTTGCTTCCTCTGGAAAATAACCTTTGATTTCTATAAACTCATCAAATTCTGGTAAATAAAAATCTGGATGATAATATGTTATTCTTCCACTTTTTGTAACATATTTAAAATTTTCAACACCAGTATGACATAAAAATTTTATATTTTTACTTTCTAACCATAACCCAAATTTAAACTCAAACGAACCCTGAAAATGATATCCTTTATAAAAATACCAATGAGTATTAGAATAGTTTGCAATTTTATTTTGTGAAAAACTATGGTGCTTTGTGTTTTGCATAATTTATATAGATGCTTTTACTGTTTTACTCCCAATCAATGGGACTCCGCAAATAAAATCAAGATGAGAAATTCCAGAACCCGGACTTCCTGTGATTACTCCGCCCTTTGTAGGCATTTGCCCGATTTCTACTTGTGGTGCTACAAGTTTCAATTTTGTGCCACCTTTAACTGTCACTGTTGTCATACCATTTATATCAACTGTTTGAGATGTAGAGTCAACTTTGACTTTTCCTGCTTTTGTCTTTATCGTAATATTGCCAGTTGTCACATCAACAATGTTATCCCCAGCCTTTATAGTTATTTTCTTGTTTCCTTTCGTAAGATTTTCTAAAGAATCTCCAGCTTTAATTGTTTCTTTTTTACTGCCAGTCGTAATATTAGTTACATGATCTCCGATTTTTATTTTATCTTCAAAACCTACATCTTTTTTAGTTATTATTTCGCGTTTAATATCGCCAAGTGTTACTTTTTCTTCAATATTACCATTCAACAAAGAAGTCTTCTTGTTGCCATTCATAAAACTTTCAACTCTAGAACCAGTAGTCAAATCATATTGGTCTGTAGTTTCATTTGGTAGAGCTGGAGTAAAAACACCCGGTGATCTTTCTAAATTACCGGTAATTTTCTGAACATTATTGTAACCTATTTGCTCTTGTTTATCTTTAACTACGACTTTCTTATATGAACCGCCATACGTATTATTCTTGTCATTGACATAACTTTCTTCTCTTGTGCCAAGTGACTCAACTTTGAATTTACCATGGACAGTCAATGTATAATTGCCAGAAACTTCCATTCCATAGTTACCATCAACATATCCTATCTGATCGCCCTTTGTTTTTAATAAATAAGCGACACCATCTTTTGCAGGAGCCATAACCTCTATATGTATACCATTATTTGACATTACATAAGCGCTCTTACCAGTTATATCCGAGCCAAGTGTTGCTCTTATACCCCCTTTTGTGTCCAGAAACAAAGATCTGTTATCAATATTTTCAGCACCAATTACAAATTTTACAGAACCTTTGAATCCTGCTTCCCAACTTCTACCAGGGCCCAAAGGATGACGACCGGAAGAAGCTGGAAAATAAGTAAAAAGATGTCCTTCTTTATCTATATCAATTTGAGCAGTAGACATATGTCTAAAATGTAAAGTCGAAGCTAAAGTCGAATATTCTTCAGGCATGCACTCTATATAATCTAAAGCAAATTCTGTCGCAACTGGTGTTCCAAAAATTTGAGAGCGTAGAACTTTAGCATATTTTGAAGAATCTGTTTTGTCATTTCCTACCAAAGTACCCATGACAAAGGAAATATATGGAGAAAGGGGATCAACATCATAACCAGCATTTACTTCAGTAGCTCTCATTATACCGTCAGCCATTTCATAGAGCTCTGTTCTATGCTCTGTGAATGCTTTGCCACCAAGATGTATTGGGTTGTTTGAATTCGTTACAAATTGGATTTTTTGACCATTGGGAAGTGTTGTAGGTTGAAACGAAAAATCACTTTCTCCAGGCTCTCTTGCTATCATCCCATTCCAAGTTCGTGATGCCTGTGTATTGGTGTATATTTGATTTGAAGAAAGGCGAATTGATTTATCAGCTGATCGAATTTCTATTTCATTAAGTTTTGAATCCGACAAATAAACATCTTCATCAAGATATAATTCTGCGCCTTGTGTAGATTCAAACTGGATCTCTCCAGGATAAATTTTACGTCTTTTTCCACGTACAACATTATACCCAATTTTTTCTCTAATCGTCTTGATTTCTTTAAGTATTTGTGGTGTTTTATCGTTTCTTAAAAGACGATATTCTAACAATTGTTTTAAATTTCCATCTACAAAACCAAGAACTACAGGATCTTCCCAAGTATGCGATTGTCTAGCCCAGCCGCACAAAACCAAACTACCTTCTTCTGGCATAGCTCTAATCGACGATCTTGCTGAAGCAAAAGTAGTGGGTAATCTGACTAATTGATTATTTCCGGGTCCTTCTTCTAACCAGATTATATCAATATAACCTGTTTCATAATCAACTCTAGAAACATAGCCAAGACGAACAAATTTTGTTCTATCGACAAGTTTACCTCTATAAGGGCTCTCACCCTTACCTATTGGCTTTAGAGCATCATTCATTTATTATTCTTTCTCTATCGTAAAACCAAGATTTTCAAGACTGACATTAGGTTTCATGTTTGCTGGCAATTCAGGAATACTTTTACTTGTGCCATAAACAATCATTCTCCCATTTTCTGAATCTAATGTGTACATAACATTGTTTGGATCGACTTCAAGTTGCATTCGTTGTACATTCATTTCTAATGCTTTTGCTGCATTATCTTTTGTCGGGTCTGTTTTTTCTGGGGTTTTTATAGTACCTATAGGGTCATATTGCAAACCATACCCATAGGTAATGTATGGTTCAGCTCCTACCTGTCCTATAACTTCATACTGGTCGTAATCTGTTATCTGAAATTCACCGTCTTTATTAGGTGTCACAGATGTATTAGCATAGGTTTGCCATGTTCCAAATTTTTCTTTTGATTTTAAATCTGTAGTAAAAATAGGTTCGACAATAGTCACATGTTCTTTTGCTCTTGGTGTACAAATAGAAGGCATAGAAACTTGTTTTACGAAATTATTTGTATCATTAGGCTCTGCTATAGAATCCCCAACAATAACAACTTGTTCATCTTTTATCTCGCCTACATTTCTAAAAATTGAGTTCTTATTTTGTTTTTTTGTTCTTTCAGCTACAAGAGTTAATGTTGTCGTAAAAGTTCCACCAAATGTGAATCTATTTTCGATTCCTTTTATATAATAAAAAGCATCTCTTGAAGGTATGAAAACAGGGTACCCTAGCCGTAATTCTGGGCGTCCCATTATTGTTACAGAACCTTGTCTGATAAGCGCATTTTGTCTAGCTAATTCAGCTCTTCCCCAAAACACACATTGTTCTGCAGAATGTAACCAGTTCATGCTTCTCTGCACCATTCTTTCTCCAAATTGTAGAGAAAGATACGGATCTCTAGCTGTTCCATTAGTGATTTCTTGATATCCCGAAACATTCGCCAGAGTACCTGTAACATCAACACGTGTTATTACTTCAGATTCGCTTTGTATAAAATTCCAATTTATAATGTCCAAATCATGTATAATTGAGTTCATATTTTTTCTAACATCAAGATTATAAAATGGGAGCTTGAAAACAAGTTCGCCATTTACATCCATAAAAAATTCATAATGTATAGTCTCCTTCAATTCATTTGCTATTTCTAATTGACTTTTCTTTTCACTCTTTGCAATGGAAGGAGCTTGAGGAAAGCTTTGATAGACAATAGTATTAGATCCGAACATTCCTTGTAATTTCTCATTTTTTGTTTTGTCATCATAAGTCAATAGTTTAAAAACATCAATATCCATACGTTTTGTTTCAGGCCGAACTTGCAAAGCATAAATTTTTAAATGAGCACCAACTTCATTTAAACGTTTTGACCAATAGTACATCATTTCTTTTGTTGCAGCACTATCTCTTGCTTCACCCGAAACTTGAACTGTCTGATCTTTAGAATACAAATAATCACTAATAGGAGCCATTTGCAACATTGATGCTGTTGACAAAGCATTAAGAATCTCGGGTATGGTTTGTCCAGAAAAAAGATTACTAAATATAGTTAGATATCTACCATTTGCTTTTACAGTTTTTCCTTCAAGAAATTTTCTAATATCTTCATCGTTCATACCCATCTGACCTAATTGTGCTTTCAGATCTGTTTGTGTGCCCATAATTGACGGGTTGATTGATGCTAATGTTATTTGCCACCATCGCAAAATATCAGCACAAGAAACTGAAATTGTATGTACACCATCACCATAATTTTCTGTCAAAGCTGTCACAACACCCCAGAAAGCTCTATAATAAGGAAATTTTTTCTCTCCATTGACTTCTTTCAAAAATCTGCCTCTGAAATAAATCTCTACTTCAGACATAATTTTCAAATTTGAATATTTTGAAACACCAGAAGTCAATGTTCTATATCTTCCGCCTCTATGTTCAGGATAAGAAATCGTAAAACTTGCTGTTCCTGGGACAGAATCTGTGCTCAAACTCGTATTTATTTCAGTAATGTCTTGACGAATATCGAATTTCCCGCCCGAAGGATCTGTCAATAAATTAGAACCATTTATAAAAACTAAAGCATCAGGAGCAAGTTGTACAGTTTCAGGTTGCCTGTAAAAATCATTAAGAGAGCTTTGTGAACTCATAATTGCCTTTATCTTATTTGTTCAACGTTAAAAGTCTTAGTCACTTTAAATTCAAAAGTAAAATCTAAATTGAAAGGCATTGCGTCGTTCTCTGATAAAGAAAAAGCGATAAAATGTCCTCTATACAAAAAACCATTATAATTCAAGACAACCCTACCAACCGACTCTATTGTACAAGGATTTATTGCACCATCTGGTTTTGAATTTCTATTAGTACCATTATTCCTATAAATAGCTAAAAGTTTTGCAATATTTTCATAAGCTAATGTTTTTGTTCTATCAATTCTTGTAATACCTTTTTCTTCTGAAATAAACATGGCTGTCTTACCAGAAGCTGAAAGAACATCAAGTTCATCATGTTGTCCTTGAAAAATATAAGGTATATTAGTACCTGTCCATCGCACTCGTTGTTCAGTAACCTTTGGAACATATCTTATTTCTAAAGACGTAGGATTAATAAGCAATGTCAATGGAGGAGGAGGATCATTGATATCAAGTTCAAAAACCATAGGTTTTACATTAAGTCGTCTTACTGTTGTTCTTCTAGACATAAGCGTTTTTCGTCACTGATAATTGTCCTAAAATTTTCATTGCTTTAAAACTAAAAGAATATTCAAGATTAAAAGGCATCGATGCATCTTCAGTATATGTAAAAGATTCAAAATAACCATCATATTGATTGCCGTCATATATCATTATTACAATTCCTAAACTTGCTATTTTTGAAGGATTTGCTCTTGCGGCTGCATTCAAATTTATACCTGAAAAGTATCCTTTGCCATTATTTTTGTAGATGTTTAATAATGACATGAAATATTGGTAAGCTTCTGTTTGTCTTGATTTTTGTGTTGTCAAACCCTCTTCACTATCTACAAACATTGCAGTTTTACCCGAGGCTGACAATGTAGTTAAACTTTCACCCCAGTACTCATGTGCAAAACCTCCAAGTGTTCTTGTTTCCGTAATAAGTGGTGAATAAGTGATATCAAGATTTGATGGATTTATAAGCATTGTCAAAGAAGGAATTTTAGCATCACCTCTGATACTCCATGAAATGGGAACAGGTACCTGTTTTGCAGTTTTCATTTGAGTTTATCCGAATAAAGTGCGTTCAAAACAATTTGTTCTACTTGACGTCTATCATTCTGATTGACATAGATATTGATAACTCTATTATCATTTACTGTTTGACCAGATCCTGCACCTTTCCAGACATTTTCTGGGATAACCATTTCACCAGAATTGAGCCCTGCTAAAACTTTATCCCCAGTATAATTGTTGCCTGGAACTATACCTCCCTTTGCCATACCCATCATTGATGCAGTAGCTATGGTTTCAGTTTGGCTTAAAGGAACAGGTTTAGGAGCACCAGTAGTTTGAAATGTAACACCAAGTCCTGCTTTATTTTTAGATAAACCAGCAGCTAAAGCATCACCAATATTTGTAAGATTTGCACTTACTTTACCTTTTGTTTCTAATTCTTTTCTTTGTGCTTCTTGATTTTCTTGATATCTTTGCAATGTATTTGAAGATTTATTTAAAAAATCAAGTTCTTTTGAAATTTCTTCCATTCTAGCTTTTTCTTCGGGCGTCTTGTCTTTCTTCTCATTAAGAACTTCTAATTCATAAGTCAAATCGCTTTGTTGTTTTTCTACATTAGCACTAAATTGTCCAATTGCTTCAGAATTTTTTGAAAGTACATCAAATTGTTTTTCAGTATTTCCCAATTGGCCTTTAAAAGCTATGCTAAACAAACTTGTCAATTTTTCAATTGTAACAAAAATATTTCTCAATAATTTTGATACAGTATTATTTAAAGCATCTTCCATATTTTTTGTTTGTCTCATTGCTTCAATACCAGCACGTTTTGCTTGTCTTTTTTGTTCGTCTTTTGCTGCTTGCTTTTGGGCATCAGTCATTGATTTGAAATTAACATCCAAAGAAGAAAGAATATCGCCAAGAGCAGCAGCTACAATATTGTTGTCTTCACCAAAATCTTTTCCCAAATCAGTAGCAAGAGTTGGAAACTGTTGTTTCAAAATTGCTTGTATCTTTTTAAGGTCTCGCCCTTTTCCTTGAATTTTCTTAAGTTCTTCTGTCAACTTGGATGCTCTATCTTGTTGATTCTCAGTGTTTGTGAGAATCTCAATAATACCTTTTGAATCGAATTGATCTCTTGTGTCGAAAGCTTGTTTAAGTTTCTTACTATTATCTGCCATGTTCGATGCAAGACTTCTCATTGTCTCTACGACTTCAGGGTCAAATCCAAATTGAGCTCCAATGATTTTCATGCTAAGGGCACCTTGTTCTATAGCTTTTCTGACTTGTTCTATAGGACCAGTAATATTTGCACCTGTAGCCTTTTTAATTAAAAAACCCATTTGCATTTGAAATTGCTCTTTTGCATCCATCATCAAAGCACGTTCCATCTCAGCATTGTATCCTTTGAGAGCATCAGTGTTCTGCAACATTCTCTTTTGAGATTCAAGTAAGTCTCTTTGTTTTCGTTTTTCATTAAGTTCTTCTACTTTAGCGTCTTTATCAGCTCCCTCTTTCATTCCTTTTGTTTGTGTCTCTAATGATGCTTCTTCATCTCTTAATCTCTTTATTCTAGAATCTGCATCTCTTATTCGTTTTTCATAGAATTTTGCCCAAATTTCGTTACCTTTTCCCATACGATAAATTGTTATCTGAGATGCTGCATCTAAATCTTTAAAACTTTTAATAATTTTTCCTGCAGCACTTGTAGCAGCAGCTTCTGGAAGTTTCATATTCTTTACTAAACCAGAAAATAAACTGCTTACTTCATCAATTCTTCTACCATACAAACCTAAACCGGTCCCTGCATTGAGCACTTTATCAAAGAAAATAGATGTTGTAATTCCTGCTTTCGCAGCATCTTTCTGCATCTGTACAAAACTTGTACCTATTTCAGACAAACTCATACCGAATTCAGCTCTTAAATTACCAGCACTACTAGCAACCTCAGTAATCTCCATACCTAAAGTTGTTGCTATACCCATGAAATCTTCAAGATTTCTCAATGATGATGTCAGTCTAAATCCAGCCTTTGAAAAATCATTCAGATATCCAATAGCTTGATCCATAGAAATACCAAGAGACCAAGCCCATTTTTCTGTTTGTTTTCTCATATGCTCTATATTGCTATCAGCAAGTTCTTTTGTCCCTTTTCTCACATCATCAAATGCTCGTCCTGCTGTATTAGTATTAGCAGCCATAGCAAGAACTTGTTTTCTTGCTGTTTTTATTTGTTTTTCCACAGCCATAATTGTTTGAAGTACACCAACGAATGTGAACAAACCAGCCAAAGGAGCAAGAACCGCGCCCAACAACTTAAAAGCAGCCCCCATACCTTTAGCAGCAACCACACCAGTCTCCCCAAATGTAGCTACAGCTTTTGTTGGTATTCCTTTTTTGAATACTTTAAATGCATCAACAAGGCCGCCTAAGTTTTTCCGTTGTTGTAAAGTTTGTCGTATATAAGCTTTGTTTATTTCATTTTGTTCTTTTGCTCTTCTCACTGTCATCGAAATAGATTCGCTTTCAAGCCTCTTGATCTCTTCTTGTCTATTTGCTATCATTCGTAACTTGTCACCTTCAAGTTTCAGCAGACCCATCTTCGCTCGTATTTCTTCATTTGAAGCTTGCTCATCCAAAACTAATTTTTCAAGTTCACTTCTTATCTTCATCACTTGTTGTGCTTGTCTATTGAACATAGATGAAATTGCTTTGTTCCAATTTTGCATGTCCCCTTGTTCTTCTAGAATTTCTCCCATTACTCTGTTCATCAGGTTGACAGCATCATTTTCAGTTTTTGTTTCAGCAACAAGTTTATTTTCAAGACCAAGAATTTCATTTAATCTAGTACTTCTCTCATCTAATCTTGTTTTAATGTCATCCAATTGACTTAACATTGTAGAATTATCTTTTTCTGTATTCTCCGAAATTATTTCGAATTGATCTCGTAAGTCTTCTATCTGACTTACAGTCTCTTCAAAACTAGTTCTTGCAGCAGTACCTAATGAACCAGATATTTCATTGGATGATCTCAAGATTTCATCAAAGTTCTTAGCCACTCCTCTTGTTGTGTCATCAATTTTCTTATAGTCATCATTCATTTTTTGAACTGTCTGACGTATCTCTTCTATTTTGTCAGCTGTCTTAGTCATGAATGGAACAGACAATGTACCATCTTTAGGAGCAGATTTCAATTGGTTGGTTACTCTTGTCAAATCTCCCTTAATTTTTGTCCAAGATTTTGATAATTCTAATGTAGAATTCTTCATCTTGTCTTTATCTGCAACAAGCTTTTTCTCAATAGAAGATGCTTCAGCAAGTAAATTGTTATATGCTTTTGATCTATCAAGAATCGTATCATGTCTATTTTCCATTGCATCAAGTTCAGAAACTACATTCCCGAATTCTTTCACTAAATTGCTAATTTCTCCCGAATCAAAACCTGAAATACTTTTAGAAGCACTTTCAATAAGCTGAACAGCATTTGAAAGCCTTTCCATTTCTTTTCTCGGGAACAATTCGATCTTTGCAAGTGTAGACAATTTTTGCATTGTCTTAGGAATGGCAGACATCATTTCAAAATATTGTTTTTCAAGTACTGTATTTTTTTTCAATGACTTATTGAAATCTTCAACAGTCCCTGGCAATTTAGACATTTCAACAAAATATTTTTGAAGCTTTTTTAGAGCTTCATCTATATTCGATTGAATCTCAAACTGACTTACATATTTTCTCTTGTCTGCCATTCTTCAACCCTTTATTCGATTAAACCTTTTTCTTTCAATTCTTTTTCAGCTACTTTTGTCAATGCTGACCATTTTGAATACAAGAATGAAATGACATTTTCATCCCATGTACCAATGATTTTCTCAAGTTTAGACAATGTCTCGTTCTTTACTTGCTCTCTTTTGTCAGCATCAATCAAAGTCTCATACTCATCTAATCTTTGTTCATTGACAGCTCTAATCGCATATTTCAAAGTTTCAGATTTTAACTTCAAAAAATATGCATTACCTACCATCTCCGCACAGGCTGCAAAAACATAGCCTTCTTGTTCAGAATCTAAGGTAGATAATAAAAGTTTAAGACTATTGATGTCAACAATTTCAGTTTTTTTCCCTAGTTTAGAAAGTTCACTCAGTGCTGCAAATGCATCCATTTTTTAAATCTCCTTTAATCTTTTTGATGTATTTCAGTTTCAAAAAAACTCTTCTCAGTTTCTAGTTCTGTAGGTATACCGGTTCTGTCTTGATAATCATAAATGGTTTGTAATGCAGCATCTCTATCTTTCAAAGTTTGTCGCATTCTGTCTTTTGTACTTTGTTCATCTTCTGTTTTTTTCTTCTCTCCAATACTCTGTCTAAGAACATTTGATTTTTCACCAACAATTAAATCTAGTTCATCCATACTTGCTCCTTTTAGTTAATATTAATCTTACTCAAACTTCATTACGTCTAAGTCTGGTTCTATATTTCTACGTTGTATTGTCTGTCTTACTCTTTCATTTTTTTCTTTTTTTTGCTTCATCAAATCTACACCTTGGATATTCACATTCATTACAGCAGCCTTCTCGGCTGCTGTTTTAATAGGTTCTATTTCACTATTAGAATCAGCTAGACCTTGGCTAGCATCATTTAGTTGTTCATCTATAGTATCAGGTTCATGAACAATTTCTTGGTCACTAGTACTATCTTGTCCCGATAAACTTTTTAGAAAACGATCAGCCTCGCCTTCAACGTCTATTTGTTCTGCCATTACTTCATCAAATGCATCTTCTTTTTCTTTTCGAGAAACAGCTGCAAAATCCTTCATATTGATTACATCAAGATAACTAAATTCATCATGAAAGAATCCTTGCTTCTTATCTTCTTCAAGTTGTATTTTCATGGCTTCATTTTCGATCAATGATAGTTGTTCAAATTCTATACCCCTTCTTGCACTTACTTCTCTTTGAACTAAAACTTCTTTGCGCTTCTCGCGCAAAAAGTTTTTTAAAGACTCTATTTCGCTTTTTCGAACAATACGATCATGTTCATCTACAATTTCACCATTTAGAGTTCTTTCCATCAAAATATTTATTCTTGCTTCATATTCATCATCAGTCTCTTCTTGTTGTCTTTCCATAGCTGAAAAAACATCATTTGAATCTACAAATTGTTGCACAACAGTTCCTTCAAGCTCTTCAACAATTCTTTGTTTTATTTTATCTTCATTTTCTTCAAGCTGTTCGACAACAGTTTTTCTACTTCTTGCTTTTTTGTACCCTTTAGGATTTATAAAAGCGCATATCGAATTCGTCATATATTCAGTTTTTGTCCATTGTTTCTTTTCTTCTTCAAATGAATCTTTGAAAACATTTGTGACAATCCAGTAAAATTGATATTGATTAAGTAAACGTATCGAAAAGGGATCAGTTATACGACTACAAGTCTTAAAAATCGCCCACATGTTTCTAGATTCTTTTGACTCAACATAAAAATCAATAAATTTAGATGATTCGGCTATTTCTTCATCAATCTTTTGATATTCATCATATAGTTTTAGAATTATTCTTGAATTCAATTTACGGAATAATTGATCATGTTTTTGTTGTTTGAACTCGAGACCATTGACATACTGAATAGAATAAGACAGAATATCAAGCATAAGAATCATATTGTACTTATTAGAAAGATATCTGTATTTTCTTGAAATACCTTCTCTTTCTTTTGCTGTCAAAGAACGTATCGTAAAATGATATCCTGCTGTTTCTACTTCTCGAACTATAAAAGAATCGAAAATTAGATTTGCAATAATCTCAAAATCATGCTTAGTTACTTTTCTAGCAGCACTCACTAGCATAACTCCCAAAAAAAATTTTTTTAAAAAACTAGAAGATGACTTCAACACTCTCCTCTGAACTGCACAGAGTCAATGAGTATTGTGAAGAAATGCAGTTGAAGGCGGGGGAGTAGCCCCCGCACAAACTTATACTACTTGACCAGAAGCATTACCTCTCATCGAGCCTTTATTACTTTCATAGAAATCTGTCGACTTATATGCATCTTTATTTGCATATACATCAGAAATCTGGCAAGTCATATCCTGTGTAACTGATGTTGCACCAATATCAAAAGTCTTTGCAAAATCTGACATCCAGCAACCTTCATACCATGTTTTGATAACTTTTACATCACCGTCATCGGTTGCTCCAGCCTTTGCTTGTCCTTTGATATAATCAGGAATAAGAATCGTCTCATAGACATCAAACGGCCATTGATGATGTTTTAGAGAGCGAATCATACCTGAACTTCCAGCTTTATAACCAAAAAGCTGTTGAATATCTCTGAGATACATCATCATGACTGTTGCTGTGGCTGAAAGATCAGTTACACCAACTGCAAGTTCAGCTATCTGATCCCCAAAACCGATGCCACGTACTGGTTCGACAGCTCTTGTGTCAGTCGGGTTCCAAGTCTGAATCAATCCTATTGGTTGAACAGCTTGGTCATCTGCATCAATGCTAAATACACGTACTCTTTGGGGATTCAAGAGCCGAGTATTTGGCGACACACCTTCTCTATAAATATACGCTTGTCTTGCCATAACTTATACTCCTTAGATTAGATTTCCTATTTCTTCATTCTATAAACACTTTATTAAATTGAGCGCCCAGTATTGAGCGCTCAATTTACATCAACTTAGAAACGAACTCTTATCTGGTATTCTACATCGACCCAGTTCAATCCCATGATCGGGATATAGAAAGCAGTAACTTTGATGTAATCAGGTTGAACCGAATCTCTAACCGCAGTAACGCCCTTGTAATCAACAATGATTTGTGCATCAACTGCGGACGCTAACATGGATCCTACTGCAGCTCCAACTTCTCCAGGAAGACTTGAAGTCATCTTTCTTCCGATATAAGGTTCTACAACTCTACGAGTTTCTTGTTGGATGAAGTCTCTGATTGTGATAACCATAACTTCTCTTGTAAGAGCACTTGTCATATTCGTTGTCATTGCATGACGAATAACCATTGTCGAACTTACCTTCATGATCACCGTCAAACCTCTAACAGCAACCAGGTCCATAGTTGTTTCATCCAGAGAGCGTACAAGCTGTTTGAAACCAAGCAATGTTTTGCGTGTCATCGGTGTTGCAACATCCCATATCGGACTTACATTCAAGCCACAAAGTGCTGCAGCTACAAATGTTCCATCAACAACATGTTCTGTTACGCTCCCGTCAGCTTCTACCATCTCAATAACAGCACCATCAGGATAGACGCCAATCATACGTTCTGTATTCAAAGCAAGAGCGTAGTTTCCTGCTTCCATAGGCTCTGTACCAACTGCAAAGCCAAAGAAACTGATTCTCTCTCTTCTGTTTCTCTTTGAAGACATACTTGCACAATGTGATGCTGTATAATTTATAACAGCAGCCGATGCTGTAACAGGGAAAACTACAGCTGGATTAATACCATCTACATCCTGTTCAAGTCTCTTTATCACATCCATGTAAGACTGATCAGGTGCAAGATCGCTGCCCTCTGCTTTACGAACTTGACAAAGAATAAGAGCAGTTGCTCCATTCAAAAACATCAGATAAGCAGTAAGAACTAACGGATTCGATGCGGTAAGATCACCGTACTCTGTCGTAATGTCTTTAAATTTCGTATAAAGAGCACAATCAAAATTGTCTTTTTCATAGTAATACGAAACATAATAAACATCACCGACATTTGGCTCTTTACCCGATTTATCGAAAGCAATCAGATCTGTAATATCCCCTGCAGCAACATCCGTTGTGTTATTGACATTCAAATTCAAACCAGGAATGCTTGTAACCATAAGAACGCTCGTAACAAATATTGCTTCAGCTGTAATATCTATCTGAAGAGTATCACCAGAAGCATAGGCGACATCAGATTCAAGCGTGAAAATTAATCCTGTTTGACTGTCAACGTAAGTTGAATTTGTTATTCCAAAACCAGCGGAACCTCCAACAACATTCGAACTTACAACAAAATGTGTATTTGAGGTAAAAGTAAGTGTTACAGTTTCATCAATGGTATAACCCTTAGAAACCGTAGGCCCTGTAAGATAATTTGCTCCAGTAAAACTTGGATTTGCAACAGACTCAAGCCCTGGAACTGCAATACCAAGTCTTCCATCTTCAAGTGAAGAAATAGTATATGTCCCTACTCCTACACCACCTGATGTTGCAACTTCTATGCTATAAGTATCATCTTCCATTCTTGAGCGCCAGTATGTAACTCTAACAGTGCTTCCTACAGCAGGAGGAGTTGCAAGATAAATAGTACCTAATTCTCCATTAACTCTTGTAACATCTCCTTCGACTGCTGGACCAACTAAAGGAGTTATTGTTACGGTAACATTTGTAGGATCATTTGTTACAATATCACGACCTGTTCCATCGACAATAGGTACGAATCTTACCGTACAAGATGTTTCGATCCCATGAAATTGGCTTGAAACATCTTCATTATAGATTCTGTCGTCAATCAGAGTTGCTTGGATTTGATTGTCATTGAAAAACTCACTACCTGATGTGTGAACAATTTCTGACAATTTGTAGCCTGTTCCCCATTCAATCTGTTCTCCAATAATAGCGTAATCGACGTTTTCGACAAAATCTGTTGTCTCGGGAGAAACACCAACTCTAATCATCCTTGTCAAACCAGTGAAAGGAAGATCATCAGCAGTGTTCAAATGCATATTGTAATAGTAAGTAACAGTAAGAGTTTGTCCAGGTGCCGGTGGCTCTGTCAGAGTAAACTCTCCATTTACACCATCAAGATGTGAAACTTCAACAATTGCATTATTGACTTTCACTGTAATGTTACTTATTGTCGTAGTCGCTTTTCCGGCATTTGTACCATCAACAATTGGTTTGTGATGAGTATAAAAAGTCACTGCTGATACTGTAATTTGATCTGAGATGTCTTCATCAACAACTCTTGTGTCAGTCTTTTTATAGAAGTAAGTGCAAGTTACTTCATCGGTACTTCTTGGTGCAAGTGCTAGATAAATTCTTCCATTAGCACCTTCAACTTTAGCAACAATTACTTTTGTACCATTGACTTTTACTTCGACATCATTTGTGTTGTTCGTTACACGGCCAAGTCCATCACCCACAACGATAGGATAATTAAGAACGGTAAAATCACGATTTGTGCCAGTAAAACCTGCTGACACATCTTCATTGACTTTTCTGTTGTCAAGATTTGGACTCGAACCACGAACAAGTTCATACCCTTCAACTCTTTTAACTTCTTCTGCTGTTCCAACAAGAGCAGGTATTCTCTGATTAGCGAGCAAACCCCCGATAGCGGTGTCGAGATTTGTCGATGTGTATACAGCAGGCGGCGCATACCCTGTAAAAGGTCCAGCCATGGTAAACTCCTTATGATATAATGTTGATAATCTTAAAACTAGCAGGTAAGTTTAGCTTTTACGCAATTCATCTAAATTCTGTATTTAATAAAACCACTAGAAAGGTTATTTCTGTTCATATTCAATGATTTTTCGATTACACTTACAATTAAAATTTTTATCAGGAATATCATCTTTTTTTGAAAATTTATGTTCTAAGCCACAATGACATTTTATGTACATATAAGATTCGACACCATTGGGAACTGGCAAAGAATCTATAAAATCAATTAATTCATTTTTATTAAGCCAGTTTCGATATGTGTTTGATTCTCGTTTTTGAACAATAGAATTATTGAGCTGAAAAGGATTATTTGATGCTATATAACTAACAATAGACTTTGGCATAAAAAACTCCAATGGGCGAGTTCTACTCGCCCACAAATCATGCTGGTGTAGCAAGTTTCTTTTTGGTCTCTTCTTCGATCTGAGCTTTGATAACACGTTCTTTATGTACCATAACAATTTGCTGAACATTTTGGTCATAAATAAAACTTGCTTTTTCTTTCTTCAAAGTCGCAACAGCTAACTCGGCTTCAGCTATTTTTTTGTCAAATTCTTGAAGTTTCAAATTGAATGCGGTTCCTGTATCAATCGAAATCTCTTGTTTTTGTTGTTCGGGCTGTTTCGTTTCTTCTTGTTTTGTAAGTTGTTCTGACATAGTAACTCCTTTTAATTGTTATTTAATCTAAGAGCAAAGCTCTTTTAAAGTCTCACTTCAATCAAACCGACATCAGTTGAATCATAAGACTGACGTGCTATTGCAAATGAATTTATTGTTTCTTCTATTGTTTTTGCGGCTCTTGCAACACCTGGGTATGGAGATGTGCATGCGCAAAGCGTCAGACGATCTCCTCTTTTAATAGTTCCAACAACTTTACAAAGCACATGTCCTGTCATAGCAATTCGTTTTGCATTGTATTTTTTCTCAAGATCTTCGATTGACAAATTTTTGAAATCATGCTTTACAGTTTCAGGATCAGCATCGCTTACAGCAAAACCACCACAAAAAGTTGCACGGTCTGTAACAATACCATAAGCAATTTTTCCTGTTCCAATTTCGACTTTCATGTCTTCGTCTGTCGATTGTTGGACAATAGTTCCAACACAATAATTAGCAAGATCACCTGTAACAGCAGCCCATTCAGCAAAGTCGGCAGCAGGAGAAGAAATTGTTGTTCCTGCATCAGAATAAATTTGTCCATTTGAAGCAATTTCAGCAACAGTAGCATTACTGTTCTTGAATCTAATTGCATGGCCATTTGCATCCAAAGACAAATCCTGATATGATTGTATTATTACCGCACCATGTGTCAAACCACTACCAGCTGAAAGCGTTAGGTCAGAACCTGCACCATCACCCTCAACAAGCACATAAGCTCCATTTGTTGAACTAGGTGCTCCATGATCTACGCCATGACAAATCTGAATAATTCCTGCATCAGAAGCAAAACTTGCATTGATGTCCAAAACTTCTGAATAAGAAGTAGCATGGAAATAAGTTCCACTTGAATTAAAATCCAAATTATCAGAAAGAATTGTTCTCCCTTGATGGATAATTGCACCACTTGATGTATTCCCAGCACTTATATAAACATTACCACCCGCACCAACACTACCATAATCATTTCCATCACATCTTATATAGCCACCGTAACTAATACTTGGGAATCGTCCACCAGCTAAAGAAAGATTACCCGCATTAGAAGTACCACTTGGATCAATACCTGATGTTATCGAACTTTCAACTCCATAAAAATTTATTCCGCTCTGACCATTGAAACCTGCAGGGACTATATTCAAAGCAGCAAAAGTCGCAGGAGTAGACCCTATTGCAACTCCATGAGTATAGAAAGTGAACGTACCATCAACTCCAGTATTAATATGCGACTCTCCTGTTGCAGCATCTAATTTTAAAATTCCACTATAGTTACCATTAGTTGCTGTTGCGACCTGCAATATTTGTCCTGCCGACGTATACATACTTGTATTGGACATACCCCAGAATTGATGCTGAGCACCATCAGTCGTATCAATGTGTATAACATTACCATACATACTAAATGTGCCATCAACACCGACATCGACGTAAGAACCCCCTGTTGCAGCATTTAATTGCAAAATTCCACTATAATTGCCATTGGTTGTTGTTGCAACTTGTAACACATAACCTGATGTTGTATACATACTAGTATTAGGCATGCCCCAGAATTGATGCTGAGGTCCACCAGTAGTATTAAAATTAATTTGAGTAGCATTTAAATCAATTTTTTGGTCTACTTCATAACCTTGTACATAAATAGATGAATCTCCACCAATTATGTTTACAGAACCAGTAGAAGCACTTATACTTATACTTGCTGATGAGTCAGCTGCACCTGGAAAATCAGGTTCCAAAACAAGTACATAGCCTCCAGTTCTAACTCTATCTGTCATTACATTGTCACCAACAAGATAAATGCCTGCGCCTGTTATAGTATTAAAATATGCTTGACCTTCACAATGGAGTTTATATTGTGGGTCAGTAGTACCAATACCAAAATTTCCACCGTATGCCATTCTAAAAAGTTCTGTGCTATCGAAAATGAAAGCAAGATCACTAGCTGGCCTGTAAATATCTCCAGTAAGATTAATATTTCCTGCCACATCTAGTTTTTGTAATGGGGATGATGAACCGATACCTACTCGATTTGAACTCAAAAATATATTGTCAGAACCACTATCTGTCGAAATTTGCATTCCGTAAGATGGGTCCCAATTAACAATACCTTTTCTTGCACCTACATTATCGTAAAAACCTACGCCAGTAATGTTAGAAGGTTCATTACTTTGAATTTTAACAGTTGAATGGCTAGAAGACCAGGGACCTATAATGTGTGCTTTTGAATTGTTTGCCGTTGTTGTCCCAACACCAAGGTTTCCAGTAATATTAAAATCACCACCTGCACTCAAATTCCCAGAAAAAGCTCCTGTTCCTATGACATCAAGAGCACTTGTTGGTGTTGCCGTTCCGATACCAACTCTACCATTGTCAATCAATAATGCATAACCTGTGCCTGCGTTATGCAATGTCATAACTGTTGCAGAATTTCCAACTTCGGTTTGATTTATTGAAAGAGCAACCTGATTATCATTTTGATTTATTTCTAACATATCTGCTGTTGTTACTTCTGTATTGATAACTGTTGTTGTTCCATTGACAGTCAAATTATTGTCAACAAGAACATTTCCACTTACATGTAATGTTGCACTAGGGTTTGTTGTACCAATACCAACTCTACCAGAATTGACTATTAATGAGGGACCGATACCAGCATTTGTAATTTGAACGACAGCAGTATCATTTACGGCACCTGTTTGACTTACTACAAGTCCGTTGTCATTAGCAGCTTGGGTAATTGTAAGTTTTCCAGCAACACCCATATCTGTAAAATTCGAACTTCCATTAATAAACAAATCATTATTGATTAGACAACTTCCTTGAACATGAAGGAGTTGAGATGGATTTGTAGTTCCTATGCCAAGTCTTCCTGTTGATGTAAAACAGGCACTTTCACTTCCGTTCGTATGAAATCTTATTTTTCTAGCACCTTGAGCAACAAGATCTATTCCCTCAGAACCTGAATCATCATTCCCACTCAAATAACCCAAATATGTTCCTGTTCTATAAAAATCAATTTGAGGGTATGTAGATTCTATTCGTTCATGACCCACAATATGTACAGCCTCTTGAGGATCTGTCGTTCCTACACCAATTCTTCCATTTGTTTTAAAACGAATTCTCTCGATACCTGGAATCATTTCAGTTTCTGATGTACCATCTAAAAATCTCAAATCATTCGAATAATCTACAATGCTTGCCATGAAAATCGTACCAATACGATGATTTATATCACCAATATTTTGTCCATCGGCAAGTAAAAGATCTGTTCCTGGACCAAGTTCTACATCTTTAATCGTTGTTCCCATACAGTAACTACTAAGAGAATTGATTAAAATTCTATTATCTTCAATCATTGATGTAGTAATATTACTTGAGGTATCACGGGTAATTGTGGCAATCTTTACAAACCTGTGATAGATACCATTAGCATCAGGTTCGTCTTCTGGTATTGCAGGAACAACTGGAGTAACACTTTCGACACCTTCCATCACACATATATCTTGCACCATTCTTACTCTATTTGCCGTAGAAAACCCTATGCCTGGGACAATCAAAGATGTGTCTTTATATTCAGGAGGTTCTGTTCCAATACCTACACCAGTAGCAGAAACTTCAGCAAAATAGAAATCAATATAAACTACATCAATTCTTGGATTTGTTACAGGGGCATGTAAAGCTGGTGCCGCTGGCCAGGTTTTTGTATAACGATCATCAACAAGTGTTCCTGTACTATAACCTTGATTTTTGTATTCAAGATCATTTTTTAAAAACAAAATATAACCATCAACAATTAGAATACCTGCACCTTCAACAGTTCCATCACCACCCCTAATCAAAAAGTTATTCACCGTGTCAGTGCTTTGAACAACTTGAAAACCATTATTTAAAGAGTAACACCTGCAATTTACATCAACTGGATTTTCTTTTGAAGGGAAGTTTGCCGTAATTAACTGTCGAATATAAGAATCAGAAACTTCTTGTATTTCATCAAGCTCATTTGATGATAGAGGTACACCTTTTTGAAAATGCATTCTATAACGTTTTTGAGCCCCTATAGCATTCGGAATTCCATCGGGATTATACATGCTGGGTTCATAATTGCCTGAATAAGCAACACTCATAAATTCTCCCTTTAAAAGAGACCTTTAAGAAATCAAAAACCAGACTTTAATAAAAATTTTAATAAAGAAGAAAATAAAAGGAGTAGAAAACTTATTCTTGTTGGTATTTACGAGTCACACGTGGCCATGCACTTGGATAAACTTGATAAGCATCCATTGTAGGAACTATTTGCAAACCCTTTTGATGTCTACTATTCATTTGACGTTCATCATATTGATTTGTTTCATAAGCTTGCTCTTTTAAATAATCAATACCATTCTTAAAACTATCTTCACCGTAACCATAATTGATTCTACGAACTGTAGCAATCAAAGGGATATAAATTTCCCAATCTGTTTCGACAGTAAAACTAATTCCGCCCGTGAAATTATATTCTTCAGGAACTTCCACTTCTAAATCTTCAGCCTCGCCTGACAAGGCAAACTCGCTAATTGCAATTCCTTCGTTTGCTAGGGCATCTTGATAATCTGCCCACAATGATGTAACTACATAATCTATAACACGTTCTTGTTGATCAGCATCCTGAGCTACACCAAGAATATCGACATTAAGTATCCAGCGCCCACCAAAAACTTTAGCAGTTGTAGTATTTTCTTCTTCTACAACAACAACTTGTTCATCTCCAACTTTTAGTCTATCACCAAAAGCAAGCACTACACCTGGGATAGCTGTATTATTAAGCCCATAATATTCTGCTACAAAAGGGCCTTGTTGAGCAGATCGAACTTGATAATCAATAACAATTGGTTCGTGATCAGTTACTGGATTTGTGAAAAGAATCTCTCCTGTCTCATAATCTATAGCATAATCAATATCTTTTTTAAACTCGAATTGCCCATGTTCTGAAAAAACAATTTCTGAGCCTGGATTGACAGGTATGTTTTTTAGAATAGCACCTTGGTGTGTTCTTATAACAACAAGATCTAGTTTTTCATTCGTGCAAGTCAAGTACGGGTCAACAGTAAAACTAAAAACATTTGTGTTGAGATCATGTTCAGTAATTTTCACAATATAAAAACCTTGAGAAACTAATTTATCAAGGTTTTCTTGATCATCTCTTACCCATTCAATAGAATTACCAGGAACATCTTTTAGATTTGCTAATGAACAATAACCTCTATGAGTTCCAATAAAATTGTCAAGACCTAATTTTTGAGAAGAACCTGAAACAGATCTTACAAGAATAGCCGTTTTTGGACGCTCTTCTTGTGGGAATTTTGTATAGACTTTAACTTTTTCAAAAATAGGATGTCTAGCCAAAATATCTTGGAATATTGAAACAAATCTTTTTTTGAGCGAATTTGAAATTATATAAAACATTCATTAAACTCGCTTTTTGAAACTTTCATTTTCAAAAATTTCTTGCCTTGTAGTTGAACAAGTACTTTGTCCCCTTCATCTTTTACTACAACAAATTTATCTTTTTCACCAGAAAGAATCGCACCTGGCTGAACAGTTTTAAATTGTGGCTTAGGCTTAGTATTAAGAGATTCTACATATTTCTTATGTTCTTCATCATTCTTAATTTGACGAGCAAGATGGATTTTTAAGTTTTGAAACTCTTTATTGCAAACTGGACAGAGAGTCATTGCTTTCTCTCCTTATTGTTCGTTATTATCTAACACAAATCTATTAATTGCAAAAACACCTACATCTTCACCTGTATCTTCTTGAACACAAAGATACCCTGGCATTGATGCATCAGACACTATATAACGACGCCCTTTAAAAAGGGGACCAAAATTATCTACACAAATAACAATATCACCCCCGTTAATGAGTTTTGCTTCTTTTTCTTGAGCAGCTTTTTTCTCGACAGTATCAACAATAGAATCAAGTTCTTCATCACTTAATATAGATGCAACTTGTTTTGCAATTCTATCAAGATCTTCAGACATTGCTGGATTAATCTGCTTTGTCTGAGAAGCTACTTTTGTCAAATTACCTACCATTGTCTGTTTCATATTCTCTCTCCTTTATGCATAAAACTGTAAAGCATTCAATAAGCACCCTTTTGCAACTGCATTGAGTGGATCTGATGCCTTTTTTACTTGTTTAATTGAGAATGGTAATTTTTTCGTCTTTATTTCTTGCTCAAAAAGTTTATCAAAATTAACAGCTTTAGATGTTCCACCACTAACGACAACAGATATAGATTCTGGAAAATTAGGAATATCTGTCATAGAAGCAAATTTCTTTTCGATAGCATCACAAGTATAATTAATCAAATTTTCATAATAAATCTTTATTGCAGTCTCTTCTCTATTCTTTGAGTTCAATAAATCAACACCAGCTTCTTTAAGCATAGTAATTCTTGAACTCTTAACTCCAACAGCTTGAGCAGCATTTTGATCAATCCAATCCCCTGAACGTGCAAGACAAAATTGATATTTTTTATCAGAGACACCGTATAAAGAAAGAGCAAGATTGATTGAACCCGCACCAAATGATAAAGCTAACCCTGTAAATTGTTCTTCCTCAAGTTCTGACCACACGATAGCAAATGCTTCATTGAGTGGCTCAGCATTATATCCAAATGATTTCAAAAATGACATAAGTACATTGCCATGATAAACATTATTGAAATCACTGTCAATAGGATCAGCAGGAATCGAGAAATAAAGCTTCTCATTTTCTTCTATAGGGTCTCCCACAAGATTCTTCAAAATAATCTTTATAATTGACAAAGCTTCCGTTTCTCTAGAAGAAAGTACACCTTTAGAAAAGGGTCGACGTGATTCTTTGCTAAAGAAATTTGCTACATGCAAAGCTTCATCACCAAGAACATAGAGATTTCGTTTGTCAGAACTTTCAGCAAAACTGGCACCAAGTTTTGTAAGCATATTTTTTGAAATCGCATTGTTTTCTAGATCTAGAAAAGCATTTCTTTGACTCTTGAATATAATACCATTATCTGAGTAAAAAGAACTAACAGCAAAACCTGTACCACAATCTAGGCCTACACCTTTTTTTCTAGCAATTTTTGTGTCTTCCATTATTCGTCTTTTTCTTCTTTCTGGCTCTGAACCTTCTTTTTCAAGTTGGACATCCATAATTAATCTCCTTTAATTTTATATTGCTGTTGTCTATTGAAATCGTCTTTTACATCCACAGGGTTGCCTCCGGACCATTGTTTGCCACGATTTTTTAGACCAGCAGGTATTTCTCCTTTATCGAAAAAACCTTGTTCTAATAAAGCTCGTGATACATCACCTTTTTGTGATAATGAACGTGATGCAGCAAGAACATCTCTTATGATATTTTCAGTATTCATTTGTTTTCTCTTTGTTGTTTAATCCGCTTCATCTTTTCAAGCGAATTTGTAAGATCATTTTTTTGAACTTCTACATTACCTGTTTTACTCATATTCGCTGTCATTCCCACTTCTTCGTCTTTGAATTCGACAAAGATATTATCTGAACTATTAATATCTATCCTTTTTTCAGATACTTGTGGTACAATTAGTTGTTCTACTTTAATATTGTCTTTTATTTCGGCAACCATTTCCTTCGCAAGTTCTCTAGCAATATCTTTTACGATAGTGCTGTTTTTTATCATTTCTTCAGCCATTGCTTTAGCCATATTTTTTGCAATTTCTAACACATCTGACTCTAGCACTTTTTCATTTCCTGTTTTATTATTTTGAGCTGATATAGCTCTCTTAAGCATGGCTCTATCATACACGATCTCGACCCAATTTCGATTTATTGCATTTTGCAAATCTTTTGAACGATTAACTTCATATTCATTAAGAATTACTTCTTTACCACATTCAACGACTTTACCAATATCATTAAGTCGAACAGCAGTAAGTATTTTCCCTTTAATTATCATGATGATCTCGGGTTCCCGTTTTATAACTGGTTTCCATATATGTCTCATTAAATGTTGCTGAAAGCTCATGAACCATCTTTTCAAACACATGTTCTAGCACTTTTAGATTAGTTTGCTTATCGAATCTTGAATCTTTTTCCCAGCTTGTTCTTGTGTTCTCTCCATAGCTTTCTCTATTCCTGTTGTAGAGAACTGTTGAGCTGTAATTTCTTCATTCAACAATTCTACAGGAATATTTTCAAGACCTTTGAGAACTTGCTTATTTGCAATATCTTCAGTTTTTAAATTTTCTATTTTAGGTTCTACAACAAAATTGATAGTATTATTTTTAATACTATAAGACACATCAGCTTCTTGCCCTCGTTTCTTTAACTCTGATCTTATATTGTCTGCGCCCTTGATTGCAATAGAGCGTATTTTAAAATCAAATTTCTTTTTTAAGAGTTTTTTGCTCGGGCTTAACATTTACTTCTTATTTTATAAATTTTTTAGAAAACTGCCTTGTTTCAAGCAATTTATTTACAATAGATAGATTAGATTTTGCTATATCAAAATTTGGATTAACAGATAATGCGCTCTTAAACATAAAAATAGCTTTTTGAAAACTATTTTTATTTGCAAGATCTATACCTTTGTCATTGTAAGCAACTTCTAATAAACCCCAAGACTTTGTTTCTTCTGTATTTATTCTCAAGCATTTTTCTAAAATACTAATAGCTTCATCGTTTTTTTTGAGAACATTACAACAATGACTAAAATCGGCCATAGTTTTTAAATCATCAGTCTTATAAACAATCTTTCTAAAAGCAAAATATGCATCTTCAATACGATTTTGTTTTGCATAGCAGATACCAAGATGTTTAACAGCATACTCTGTTTCTTTTATCTTTATAGATTCTAAAAAATATTTTTCAGCTTGTTCATAATCTTCTATGAGATTATAGGTTGTTCCCAAATGCGCAAGAACATCTTCATTCTCAGGTTCAAGTTCTAATAATCTGCGCCAAGTCACTAGAGCTTCATCGGGATTATTCAAAACTAAATATTGGGTCCCAAGTTCAAAAAGAGCTTTCGTGTCATTAAATGTTTCAGCCTTTTTCTTGCTAAGTTTTAAATATGTTTCGTTTTTTGAAGAATTAAGCTTTGAATAATGGTGAATTGGAATAGCAGACATTTCGATATCAATTCCGAGTTCTTCAATAGATTTTTCTACCAATTCATGTATTTCACCCCTAAACTTTATATTTTTATTCGTAGGAAATAAACGAATTTTATCTGATCTACACCAACCTATGTAACCTTTTTCTTCTTGCTCATATTCTCCGGTATTTGTATTGATTCCTTCAACATTTTTTGAATTCACATAATTTCTCGTAATGAATCCATAAGCTTTAGATGATGCTTGTAAATTTTTTCTCAATTCATCAATATCTTTCTCACTAATCATTTCGTCAGCATCCAAAACTAATGTCCAGGGTTGTGTTGCTTTTTCAAGTGAAAAATTTCGAGCAGCTGAAAAATCATCAATCCATGCAAAATGATAAATCTTAGCTCCGTATTGTTTTGCAATTTTTATTGTGTTGTCTGTAGATCCTGTATCAACTATTATAATCTCATTTGCTACATTTTTTATAGACTCTAAACACCTTCCCAGGCAATCTTGTTCATTTTTGACAATCATACAAACAGAAAGTTGCTCTTTTCCCTGGCACAAATAGTTTGAATAGAGCCTATGTAGAACGGTCTCTAGTTTGTCAATGCTTTTATACCATAGGAATTCATTAGCAGTTTTTAAACCTTCTTCTATTAAACGAGAATAAATAGTCTCATTTAAAAAAAGCAATTTTAAAGAACTACAAATAGCCCCAGAATTTTTAGGTGGAACAATTAATGCGTTTTGACCATGTACAGCATAATCATTCACTCCTCCGCAATCTGTAGTTATGACAGGGGTTCCACTTGCCATTGCTTCTAATGGAGGAAGACTGAACCCTTCGACTTCAAATGGTGCATTTACAACTACATCACAAGAAGCGTATACATTTGCAATTTCAATCTGCGTCATATTCGACATATTATAAAATTCGTAAGGCTCATCTTTAGAACATTTTTCAGAAGCTAAACGAACTATTGCACATTTAGAAATCTTCAAATAATTTGTTGCACCTTCTAATGCGATTTTTACTCCCTTAAACACTAAATTATAATTGCCCACAATAAGAATTCTTGGGAGTTTATTTCTTTCATGTTTTCTCAAAGAAAAAACATACTGATCAATTCCATTAGGTATGTAATGTGATTCTGTTTCAAATTTTTTATCAATAATAGATTTCAAATATTTAGAAATAACAATTTTCTCTTTTATCTTCAAATAATTGTTATTCACAGCATCAACTATTGTTGCGTCCAAATCTTTATCATATATCAAAGCTTCATAACCTTGACAAAAATGAATCTTTATTTTTGCTTTAATTTTTTGTAATATGTCTAATGTAGAAAAATAAGTACCAATTGCTATATCTACTTCTGGAATTTCTGTATATTCTTTAAAACAAGAAACTGATACGTCTAAATCAAACCAGGGCTTTGATGTATTAGAATAACACCAGATAGATACATCATATCCTCTTGATTTTAAACGATTTGCATACTCAAATACGACTTTGACTCCGCCACTGGGTTGATTTGAAGCTAAAATGTATATGATGGAAAATTTATCTTTTTTCTCATTTATTTTCTGTATTCTTGAAGAATCATACCATTTTTGAAGATACAGTTTTTTGCTTTGTTCTAAAGTTTCTTCGAAAAAACCTTCTTTTTCTTGAAAAGATTTACTACCAAAATGGTAAATAAAAACGCCTTTAGAACATATTAATTTATAACCATTCTCTATGAAACGATTACAAAGATCATCATCTTCAAAATTGAAAATAAATCTATCATCAAAAAAACCTACCTGATTTAAGAGCTCTCTTTTTGTTACAAAACAAAATCCGATAAGTTTATTTGCTTCTACTACATCATCTCCAAAATTTGCATATTGTTTTTGAGAAAACAGACGAATTTCGTTATCATTTACCTCAGCTTTAAAATTATAATTTTGTCCAACTTTTTGAATTTCTGATGATGTATAATTAGTGACTGGCCCAATAATACCTGCATTATTTTCTTCAAGCAAATTTATTAATCTTAACAACCAATTTGATGTAACAACAGTATCGCTGTTCAAAAAACAGACATATTTAGAATTTGATTTTCTAAGAGCTTGATTATTTGCATAACCGAACCCAAAATTTTTAGAATTGTATATTATTTCAATATTTTTTAAAGACATTAAATACATTTTTGTAGCATTATCGGAGCAATTATCTACTATGATAAGTCTATAATTTGCTGTATTTCTTATTATGCTTTCAACACATTTTTGCAAGTAAGGAAGAGCATTATGTGTAATTAAGACAATATCACAATCATAAGTAACTTGAGCTTCATTATACTCAAGACTTAAAATTTTTGATCTTAGATAATCTAAAGCTTTTGCAGCTATTACACCATTTTGTTGTATAAGTCTTTGTCCCCATTTTTTCAAAAGCGTAGGATACGAATATTTGACGAGAACATCTCTTTTCCCTTTATATGATTGATTCGAGCGATGATAAACATAAACATCATCAGCTATTGCAAGTTTATAACCTCTTTGTCTTATTTTCAAGACATAATCGTCTTCACTACCATAATGTGGAAAAACTCTTGTATCTAATAAACCTATGACTTTTATAATGTTATATGAAATAAAAAAACAAAATCCATTTACGAAAGCTGTTTCTGGGTATCTTCTTTCTGATAACGATGTCACCCAATTGCCATAAGTATCTATTTCTGTATCATTGACACAAGATTTACCTACAGATTGTGTTGTTGCACAATTTGACAAAACACCCATACAACCAATCTGTTTATGACTTGCCCAATAAGTCGTAATCTTTTCTAACCAATTTTGTGTAACAATTTGAGTATCAGAATTTAACAAACATACATATTCGAAATTCTTGCTTTCTAAAATCCCTTGATTACAACTCTCTGTGAATCCCTTTGAAACAGGATTTTTAATGTATTTTTGTACTATTTTGCTATCAAAAAGTAACTGACAAAAATTAGAAGTTTCAAGATCAGAACCATCGTTAATTAAGACTATTTGAAAATCTTTGGTGTTAGACTTTTCGAGAATTGTTTTGACACATTTTTCAAGCAATTCCCACTGATTGTGTACTGGTATGATGATTGAGACAGCCATGATGTGTTTAAAAAAGCCTTTCTATATTTTCAATTGTTTTTTCCCAAGTGTAATTTGAAATCACCTCTTCTATATTTCTTTGAAACATAGTTGCAAACTCTGTATTATTTAAAAGCTCTTTAGATTTTCTTAAAATATCTTGTTTATTTTTCTTTTCAGCTATAAGACAAGTTTTTTTATCAAAAAAAACATCATCAAAAGCTCCATCACAAATGACAGAAGGGCATCCACATAATGTCGATTCTATAGGGGTTAAATTAAGACCCTCGGAAATCGATGGCATAATAAAAATAGAACACTTATTAAAAATTTCTCTTATTGTATCTTTATTTGCATCTACATATTTGGCTATAAGTTTTTCAGGATGTTTTGCGTTTTCAAACCCCGAACTTGTACCAAAAACTATTGTTCCATCAATTAAACCTTGGTTGCACAAATCATTACAGATTTCAACACCAAGTGCATATTGTTTATCTGGAGCATAATGATACAGTAATGAAGCATATCTTTGTCTTTTAATCGCCTTATCTCTGAAAAAATAATTTTGCGAATCCGATCCAAAACCTACACAAGCACATTTTCCTCCTTCTGCTTCTATAGCTTTTTTGATTTTTAAAGTGCTTGACATGACAGTTAATTTCGGGTTGAATACATTTTTTCTTTCTCTTTCGAAACACATACCATAACTTAGCATATAAATCAAAACTTTTTTGACTTGAGGAAGATTTGTAAGATACTCTGTGTAAGGATTGTCTGAATATGTGATCACTACATCAGATGCAGGAAATGTTTGGTCAGGTAATCCCACTGTGTATGGAAGAGGCAACACTTTCGAGTAGTCTAAATTAGGATTTAAAGTTTGAATCCTAAGTTGCACTTGATATTTTTTTTTTAATCCCCTTGACAATGCCATTGACAACTGTTTCATATGTTGAATCCCTCCACTTGTTTCCACATATTTAGGGATTTCAACGACAAACAGATTGCTAAATTTTCTAGCTAAAGTTGTCTGCCGCATTATGCCACCGCTCTCATTATTGAACACAGGAAGTTCTACTACAATCGTCATTCTTTTTTCCTACAAGTTATTGCAACATTTTCAAAATCTAAAAAATCTTTTTTTAAATTATTTTCTAAACAAGTTGCATCTATATCCTTGTCGGTTATTTCAATCCAATTCCAGATTTTTCCTATCATGACATTTTCAAAATACTCCATATCCTTTGCATAATCATGTGCCAAAATATAATCGCCTGGTTTTAAAAATTTTGAAAAAATGCTAAATTCTTTAATTTTGTTTCCACCATCACAAAAAACAACACTTGTTCCTTCATTCTTTATCAAGTTTTGGATTACATCAATACTCTCAAAAACATCAGCAATTCTATGATCAATATTTAAACGTACAAACAGTTTATTGTTTTCAGTTAGTTTTTTAATGTCAAATGTAACAAACTGACAATCATAAGCAATTGCATACATTTGAAACAATATAGAAAGGCCTCCATAATATGTTCCAATTTCTATGATAGTCTTTGGCTTTACAGCAAGTAAAAATTCATTTAGAACTTTTGGAATATTTTCATTCTGTGCAAGATTAAAGCCTAAAAATTCGAAACTCACATTCATAGCTACTCCTTGTCAAAGCAATCAAAGCAATGTTCGAATTAAATTAATCTTTTCTCAAAACCCAACAATTTCCTCTAACAATATATTTTTTATTTAATTTTTCACAAAATTCATCAATCGCTTGTTTTACAGGAGGGTGTGAAAAATCATGCCCTGCCATAGTTCCACCTACACAAATCTTAGGCCACCAACAATTTAGATCTCTTCTAACGGCATCCAAACTATGATCGGCATCAATAAAAACAAAATCTATTGTATTGTCTAAGAAATAACTTGCTCCTAAATGACTGAGTGATTTTATAACAATTAGATCTTTCCAAATTGGTTCTAGATTTTTTCGAAATAAATCTAATTGTGGATATGTAGTGATTTCATTACCATTATGAGCATTCCCTATGAAAGCATCAATGCTTATTACAGTTAGATTTTTTTGCGAATTTATAGCTTCAACAGCTAAAAATGCTATACTTTGGCCTATCCATGAACCTACTTCTATAAGAATGCCATTTTGTCTGCTCTGTTTTATTGCATCTTCATAAACATCTTGGAAATTAAACATAGTTTGTTGAGGAGAACAAATTGTTTCATAAAAATGTTTCATACTTGTTTCACACCTTGTAAGTTGTTTTTATTGTTGTTGGACTACAATTAGGTCCTCGAGTGTCTTTACCAGCAAAAACATCAAATACAGAACCAATGTCTACTGCTACACCACCTTGATTTTTCCAAAACAGACCATATATTTTTCCGACAAAACCTGAGCCATATAATAACAACTTTCCCTTTAGATCTCCCAAATTTTTTATAATTTGTTGTATTTCAAGAAATCTATCAGGATAATGTTTACTTCTATATCTTTTTTCTTCAAACATCATTTCCGGAGGTACTGGAATAAATTGTACATTAGTTATATTGAATCTCTTTGAAAATTGTCGAGCTAAATCTCTACAACTTATAATGTATAAATCTTGTCTATTTAAAAGCAATTTATCATAACAAGATTCTCTTGATTCCCAATTTCTCAAAAATTCATAATGAAAATCTATCGACCCAAAATCTGTAGTTTTAATATTGCAATAAATTTTTAGAATATTTAAACTTTCGGTCCAGCAACTTCCAAGACTAAGATGATATTCTGTAGGAATTCCTAACAAATCGGCATTGTTTATAGTCTCAATTAAATTTTTTCTTATTTCTTCTATAGATTCTTTTTTTAGAATCTCATTTAATTGTCTACTAAAAATATGTTCAACAATATTTTTTTCATTGTTCTTTAAAAGTATTGCTTCACCATCACCATATCTTAATGCTAGAAATGATCTATTTTCATTTAAGCTAGTTATTATTTTTAAAAATACTTGATTGAAATCATTATTGATATTCATATCTCGACAATTCTTGAAAATTCTGACAATTTACATTAATAAGACAATATGTTTCTCTATATACATCTTTAAATTGAATTAATTCTTTTGCTCCCAATTTTTCACTATAAACAATAGTATCTACAGGTGAACAAATCGGAACTATTTCATTAGAACTTGAATCATTTATTTTATATAAGCTCCCTATCTTTGCTTCAAATTTTAATTCTTCAGTAATTTTTTTTAACATTTCCGTTGTTACATTTGTAGGATGTCCTATCCAATCTGTCCATGTCAACTTAAACCCTAAAGAAGCAAGGTATTTAATTTTATCGAAACATGGGACTTTAATAAAGATGAATTCTGTAGCAGCTTTAACAGATTTTTCTAATACGTTTTTAACTTGTGCTTCATTTTTTAAATGTTCAAGAAAATGAAGCATTGTTATAAATCTACATTTAGGAATTTCACAACTTACATCAGTAATATCAGCAAAAACTACATTATAACCTTTTTCTCTTGCTCTTTCAAGTTCGCTTTTCCTATTGTCAATACCTAAAAATGTTTCTCCACCAAATCTAGATTTTGCCCATCCTATAGACCCACCCACACCACAACCCAAATCGACACAATCTAGCATTATATTTCCTTTAGCAAAAATTAAACAAATTTTCAAATATTATGATGTAGCTGTTTTGACATATCTGGTAAAGAAATATTGTACATTGGGCGTCTAGAATACAAATCATCCATCTCAAAAACATACAAATCTCTTGCTCTATTTCTAGCATGCAAATGTCTCATAGGTCTGAAATCTTCATAAATCCTGTTTTCAACAGGTTGTCCCTCGCTTTTATCAGAACCTCTAGGTACAATACTATCTACTTTTTGCTGAATTCGAACGGCATCGGGAGAATCTTTCGACAATTCAACAAATTCTTTACGAAGAGGACCACGTCTATAAGTAGCTGTTGGAGCAATTACTAAATTATCCATAAATTCCTTTAGTCAATTTGGGGACTTGCTCCCTCAAATAATTAAGCCCAAATTCTTGTAAAAGGTCGATCAAATAAATGTATTCTTCCTTTTGAATCTTTTCTCGGATTATCTTTATAATAAACATCTTGAAAAGTTCCTGATGTCTGCTTGTAAAGATAATGAATGAATTTCGCATAAGTATGAGCATTTGCATACCTGCTTGCAGGGTCTCTTATAGTTCTCAACATGGGTCTTACTGTAGACTTAAATGTTGCTTCTGGATTTACTGCCTTAGGGTCAAACCAAGCACCCAAATTCATTCCTTGATCAACAAGGTATTTGTCAGCTTCTAATTGAGGTTTCTCCACATCAGCCAAAAGATTCCTTTTCCTTGTACGCCATAAATTCAACATGTCATTGTTGAGAGTTAAAGTCATAGGAATTGTGGTTTCATTAATAGTATAGCCGCCTCTAACCGTAGGGTATTCTCTTTGAAAATTATTGAAAGTATCTTGTTCAGAAACAAATTGTGGAAGCGGCACTCCAGGATACTTTCTTGTAACATCAAACTGATCTCTTTCGACATTAGAAAATCTTTGACTTTTTCTTGCTGGATCAGCTATTACAATACCATGTAAAGTTGCCATAATGATATTCCTTTCATTTCAATTTCGAAATTATAAACATATAACAAAAAATGTCACAACATCAATAATTTATGTTCTCGAAAACTATACTTCTACCTTTTACTATATGATCTACATTTGAATTTTCATGCGAAACAAAATCCTCACTTGTATGCAACTCTTCTCTTTCTTTAGGGCTATCTACTGTCGCAACATTCGGGCCACCATGCAGAACATGCTTACTGCTCTTGTCGATCCCAGGTTGCATGATCTGATTAGGTAATATCACTTTAAATTTATGCCTTACATCAGTTCCATCAAGAACTTCAACAACAAAATGTTGTTGTGCTCTTACTCCACCAGGACCTTCTACTGGAGTTATCGGCCCTATCAAACATCTATCACCATTTCTTCGAATTATCATGTCTCTTTGATTGACTATAGGACTTGGTCCTGTCCATGTTTCGATCTGATATGCTAATTTTAAGCCCCTATCAGTTTGTTGCACTCTTTGTTCTGTTGTCAAGGGACCTATAAGTATTGGGAATGGTCCATCAAATCCACCAACGAAACCCGAACCAAAACAAATTTCGCAATCTTGATCCGGTTGTTTATGAGTTCTTTCTTTAACATCTCTATAAGTACAAGCACATTTTACCCCTGCTTTTTTCTTTAAATAAAGCAAAACACGTTCTCCACCCTGTTCAAGCATCCATGCGTTTCTACGCACACACTCTTCTAAAATATACGTCATCTTGTCAGGCTGCAAAACCATTGGCGTTAATAAATCTAAATCAGTCTCGTCCTCGCTCGTTACGCACGTTACCTTATAAAAATAGTTCTTCCTTAACCGTATATCAATTGTGTTAGAAGGTACTCTATATGACACGAGCACTATTGAATATTCATTTGGTACAGGTGGCTCGAACCATTGTTTTTTTACTTCATCATATTGTCTTTTTGTTTCAAGTTCTATCACGCCTTCTAAACCTTGAAGTAAACGTACATAAGCTTGCCGTCCATCAATTGTTACGTTTACGAACTCTGATTTATCCGTAGGTGTATTTTTACCTGAATCATCTATCACAGGTCGTTGGGACAAATAGATCAAATATTCTTTTTTAGGGTTCAAAGGTTGTATAATAATTGGATTTCCAGAAACCACAACAAATTCTGAAAATCTAAACTCAATTTGCTTGTCACCTGAGACACCACAAAGTTCTATGTGTAATTCATCAGAATATCTATCAAACACACCAAGTTGTATAAAATTCTGAGTCAAATGGTCAAAGAAATATGTTGTAATTATCTCTCCAACTCTTATGATTCTAAATTCTCCTGTTACATCACTAGAAGGAATTGTAGTTGGTATCTCTTGATTACCATTAACGTATTGAACAGAACTATATACTTCAGATAATCTCGACATTGCTCTAGAAATTTCGACACTATTCTGTTCGTCTTTTCGAACAATGAATTTGCAAGCTTGTATTCCAATATCGGGTGCAATCCAAGTAGAAAAATCAAACTTTATCTTTATTTCAAAATTTCCTCTAAGTTTATATTTTGACACAAGTCTTGATGTCTGTTTCAAACCCACACTATCTTTGAAAATCACACCATCATACTGAAACAACATTTCGGCAGGATCTATTTCATCCCATTTTGCAGCATCAAATATTTCAGTAGAACTAAAATCATCATTCACATCATTACTAATGCTTACAGTTCTTCTAAACTGTTCACTCACATCTTCATTTACAATCCGACTATCAAGATTTTTGTCAAGATATTGAGTAATTGCTATAGTGCTAGAATTAAGTTTTTGAAACGGGCCTATTTCTGAATCAGCTCTATAGATGTTATATCCAATTACTTGATTATAAACCGGATACATATCGTCCCAACGAATATGTAGTTCACTTTGATTGAAAGGGCAGGACACAAAAACATTTGTAGGAATATAATTGTTTTTAGCTATTTCAACATTATAGATTTCGGTATGAGTTGTCTCGACATTACCGATTTCATCAATAGCAAAAAATTTTATTGTTGTTCTTCTATTATCTCTTACTCTTATTGGTGTTGCATAAACCAATGATGCTGTTGTCGGCTCAGTACCATTAATTGTATAGTAGATAATCGCTTTTGGATCGTCTACAGAAAGTACTATTTCTTGAGAAGTAAAAAATGAACCACCAGAAGGTGCAGCACTTGAAATTGGAGCAATCGAATCTATCTCGTAATTTTCTATTATTATTTCGGAATATGAATTGGAAACAAATGCAATTGCTTTTAATGTTGTTGTTCCTTGATTTGTTATAGAGAGTGGAGCGACATAAGTATCGGAATATAATGTAGGTGTTGAGCCATCTAAAGTAAAAAAAACTACAGCTGTCACATCTGTCGTAAGTGTTACAGATATAGCAGAATTAAAAAGACGTCCATGAGGAGCAGCTGTAACTATAGGTGGCTGAATACTTGGATCTGGTATTGTTAAAAACTCGTAATCACTTTCACCTGTTGCTCCATGTAGATCATTAATTTCAACATGAACAGAAACAATCTGACTATAATTAAAGTGAGCGATCTGATAAATATTTATGCTGACTGAATTCGGTACAGAATTTTCGTTTATTATTGTACCTTCAAAACCCGTTTGAAACACGCCATTTACTATTGCAGGAACCGTAGCAATAGAAACATTCAATGTTGCAACATCAACACCATGTATATCTTGTGCTCTTAAAAATATTGGGACATCTAATTTTGCTCCAATATAACCTTGAGCTGGGCTAAAATCTAAAAAAGTTGGATTAGACATATTTTTCTTCTAATTCTTGTATTTCATCAGCAACTTTTGCAACTAATTTCTTTGCAATTTCTTTTTTGATTTCTAGCCAATCAATTTTAAAACTATGGTCATCGATATAATAGTCAGCATACACCTTTGACGAAGTTTGAAAATCTATACTCGGTATATTCTGATTCGCAATATCATAATGGATCTCATTGTCTTTCAAAAAGCTTGTTGCTTGTTTAAACATCTCACCACTACGACAAGTCCAAAGAATTATATAGCAACCTTTTTCATGTGCCCATTTCAAAACTTCTTTTGCGTTTGGCATAAGTTCTCTGGGCACATAATCTTTTTCGTCTTTTATAATTGTGCCGTCAAAATCGATTGCAAGTATGAGTTTCTTCTTCATAATTTCACAAATTCAGAAATAATAAGTTCAGCTTTGACTTTTGATTTTGCTGCAGCTAATGCGTTGCGAATATAATTGATTTTTCCGTCGTACAAATCATTTATTTCTTCAAGAACTTTTTTATATTTGCTCATGTCAAAAAAAGCATAAGACTTAGGGTTGTGTAAATTCACTTTGTCTGTCAATTCCAAAAATTTCTTTTTTTGACTTTCAGAAAGCGACTCTGCAATATCCATGATTTCTATCTTCATGTTTTCTCCTTTACAGCACTTTACATAACAAAGGCAAAACAATATTATCAAATTCATTAAAACATAAAAACTTATCTTCAATAAAATGTTTAGAAACTGGTTTTAAAATTAAAAAATCTATGTCTTTTTTCATTCCTAATTTTTCATATATAGACAGTTTTCCATACCAATCAATATCATCCTCTCGATCTAACCCATCAATTTCAATATGTTTTGAAAACTCTGGTAAAAAGAAATCAGAATGTCTATATGTGTGTGTCAATCTAGGATGAGGAATGTGCTTTATATTTTTCTCTAATAACCATTCATCGAAATCTTGCTCATGTAATGATGTATATCTATGACCATCAGTGCAAAGCCCTTGGTAACCAAATTTATGTATTCTGATATTTGCATAGGGCTCTACATGAGTACAATTTTTACAATATAATGGGTTCCAGAATCTTTCTTTTGTAGCTTCATATTTATCACCACATTTTATACACGTCTTAATATACTTACCATCTATATAACAACTCTTTTTAAATTCTTGCATTTTATCGCGACAATCAGCGCATACTATTGTTCTGTGTTTTTGTAACACATTAGGCGTATGTCGTTTGCAAATTTGACAATAATCTGTCTTTATCTCGTTAATAATTTTTAATTTTGCTTGTTTTTTTATTTCTTTCTTATGCTCTCTGCATTCTTCACAATAAATTACAGTCGCTCTTGGCACTGTTGTAGTTACTTCAATTCCACAATCAGGACAAATTCGAACCCAAGATTTTTTCTTCTTCTTATCTGCTCTATCTTTTCTTCTCTTTTTTACGCAATCAAAACAGAAAAAACCCTTATAAGAAATTTCTTTACCAATCAACTTATATGTATTGCACTGGCCACATTTTCTATATGTCATGCAAAAATCACAATCTCTATTATTTAATGTAAAAAATGATAAATCAAGTGATTTATGACATTTTTTACATTTTCTTGTAGTTTTCAAACTCATTGTCCAAAACCCTTACCCGCTTGAGTACCAAAACCAAGTACCCATTTCTTAACGCTCATTCTACCTGCGCACCAGGGTCCGAAAAAGCCGCCATAACTCATCGTATATCTGGATTGTCTTAGTCCAATTGTGTAATGCAGTCTTCTTTTTGCTTCAGTTAATTGCGTATCTACTTGAGTCTGTATTCCTTGTGCTGCATTCAAATACTTATCGCTTCTTGTCAGATCGAATGAATAACCGTTAAGATTGTAAGCAAATTCTTCATTTACCCACAAAATTGCTAAATCCATAAGAGCATAAGACATAGCCTGTAATAGAAGCAATGGTTGCCAGGGAGCAGGAACAGCTACAAGATCATATGCAGTATCTGGCGGTATCAAATTGATGTAATTGCATGCTTGAACTAAATGCATATAAAGAGAATCATCAGTCCAACGATAACCTCTTGTCCTTGTAAAACCAGCTATAGTTGCTTCTTTTTCTGGAGGTACGAAGTGATAATCCCGGTCAGGGTTACTGTCTCTCAATTTATTTCGCAAATGTTGAATCAAATACATAATTTCAGGTGGATAAACAATTCCTACACCTGCACACAAAGGAATTATTTGAAACTCTTCAACATCTTCCTTTATTTGAGATGTCGCAGAATCTCTATATTTCCATCTTATCTTATGGACACCAAGAGGCTCATCATCAGGTATTGTCCAAGAAGCAAAATAACTACCCGTGCTAAATTTCAAAGGTGTTCTATCTGGCAAACCAATTATTTCATCTGTACCTGAAGTAGAATCATATAAGGTATATGTGACAAAATAAGGATCAGAAAGATTACTATTCACATAAAAATAGATATTCAAATCACTTTTAGTAAGTGTCTGTCCTTGTTTTAAAGCTCCCATTAATCGCTTTCTCCTTTACCACCAACGAGTTTCCGCAACTCATTCTTTGCTTCATCAAATGTCTTGTATCTACCAATTTCTTCTTTTTCTTCAGATTCTTTATTCTTCTTTATCATTATCCACTCGACTGGTGCAACCATTAAAATCTGTTCTTCATCTTCAAATCTTATAAAATCTGGCTTTTCTTGATAAAGCACTCGTTCCATAAAAATCTCCCCAAGTTGTTGTTGCTTTGCTAGTAGGGTTTAATCTTTTATACATCTTGAGAAGATTAATCTTAACCTGCACACAACGTACTGTTACCCCATTGTTGATGAGGTAATTTTCCTCCTGACCCATCATTAACTGCTGAATAATTCATTCGATCTATTCTGTTCACAATTTCAAAATCTTCAATATATTCGGTTAAAGAAGAATCAGAGAATCTCGCTATATTCCATTTTATTCTATAACTTCCTACACCAAGATCATGCGCTTGTTCCCAAGCAGCAAAAAACTTCCCAATACCAAAAGGTAATGGCAACAAATCAATAGTTTCCAAAATTGGTTCTTCACCACATTCTTGATTTCTGAATTGATCTGAAATTACTCTATAAATAGTATAAGTAATCGAAAAAGGATTGAAATAAACTCCATCTTGATCTTGAATAAAAATGTTCAAATCATCTTTTGTCAAATTCTGCCCTTTATAAATTACAACAGGCATTACTTTCCACCTTCATTGATTTTAATTATCAGACAATCTCGACACAAATGCTTTGTCGGTTCTTCTACAACTATAAATTGCACAACTTTAGTGTTGCACTCTACACATTTCTCTTTTTCATTGTACACATTTAAAAAACTCATAATGCTACTCCCACTCAATACAACACAAGCCTACTTTATCAGTAAGCTTGTACATATAAAAAGTATAGAAAAATGAATTACGGTTTTGTGAATTTAACTACCATTCCCCCATTCGAACCTGGAAAATATGTCTCTGTCAACACTCTATAAAAATCTTCTAAAACAAGATTTGTCAAATTTATCGGATGTGTTCCTGTTGCTCTAACAAAATATGTTTCATTTTCTAAAGCGGTACCAGGTATCTCCCAAGAACAAACATATTCACCTGTTCTACCAGCAAGTTTATCTAAAACCGTAGTTGCAACGACAATATTCTCAGTTGGACCGGCATAATAGACAATAGAATATTGAGCATTATCTACATCTATTGCTTCTCCTGTAAGTATATCTCTAAAGATAAATTTAGAAACTGCTATCTCATTTCTCTTGAAAAAACGCATATTTACTCCTTACATTGACTTATAATCATCATGAAGATGCAAATATCTGAATTGTCTAATATCTTGTGAGCGCATCGATTTGCATTCAGGACAATCACAAGTATCAGGATCTACATACTTCTGTTGCTCTTCACACCAACACAACCCATTAGGGCCGAACCATGTGCGATCTAATATCTCGTCAGCTATCTCTGATATTTTTTTCTTATTCATAAGTCACCACGTAATATCTTTGCGTCGAACATATGAAGGAGGTCTATTACTTGTAGAACCTTCATCTAAAGGCTCACAACCAGAACATCCTTCACCCTCTTCTTCTGTTAAATATTGTTGCTGTTCTTCGCACCAACACAAACCAGAAGGACCATCCCAATCCAATATCTCATTTGCAATTCGAATAACATTTTGACTATACATGAAGTAAGAAGAGCCATAAAAACTTTAGAAAACAAGTTTATAGCTTTTCAAATTCGACTTTTTGTTCTGTTTTGAACTTATATTTGACAGGAACTACACCGAGCTTGTAGAGTTCTTTTAAAACAAAAACATCAAAATTATTAGCAATAACTATTCCAACAACAAAATCATAAATTCTATTTATCAAACCTAACTTAAAATGTATGACATATTTATTAATCTGTCCAACAACATCATGAAATGCGCCATTTTTCTTGACTTCAATAGGATATACAGTCTTTTTGTCTTGAGCTACTAAATCAACTCTCCCATATCTAGTTTCCATTTCGGTAATAATACAATTAAAATCCGATTCAGCTCCAAGACAAATTCTTAAATCATCTTGAGACAACATGATAGCTTTCACAAGATCATCCTGCTTTGAAAAAACTGTTTCATCTTCTTGTCGTAAAACAACAACAGATTTGTCTTCTACAAGATTTGACAAAACTAAATTCTTATCAATAGCATTTCCAATTTCTTTAAGATGTTCCCAACGATGATCTTTTTTTAGCGGATCAAAAGATTTCTCATTACTATCAAACTCTTCTCTTAAAAAACTCAAATACATTTTAGCATTACTTGAGTCACCTAACAACATATAGTTGTAAGTTTGATAATAAAGAGTTTCTGCTAAAGTCGTCATTGAATTCTTTCAAGAATCAAAGGCTCTGTTTCGATTTCGTCTTTTTCTACAAATTTTTCTGTCTTAGGATCCCTAATTTTTATTTTTTTAATCTGTGTAACTCCATTTACTTTTCTATTAACTTGTATATTTATATGAGCAAAAACATCATTTCCATCAGCAGAAAATTCTAATCTTTGAACACCACCGATTTGTACATCATCTATGAAAACCAAAGTTCGCATCGATGTGCCATCTGTTTCAATTCTAATCTTATTGTATTTCATTTCTTCTCCTTATGTTGCAAAGACTTTTGAAAATTTCTTGACGACATTAATTCTAACCAATGGTCGAATAATATGATCACTCAATGAATTATCAAGAACTATTTTGACTCCCATTACAGAACCAACAATTTTACCAATCTGTTTTTCTTCATCTGTTAAATTTCTAGGGATGTGATCTACTTCATAACTGTAGTATATTCTAAGAAGATTTTTTGTGTTCTTGTTCATAGTTATGCAAAGGATTTCTTCACCAGTATCTTTTATTTCTTTAAACATGTTTTGTAGTTGCTTGATCACATGACTTTGTATATCAGATTTAACAATTCTACCAGAAGTTCGAGTTGTACGTTGTAATCCGTCATGTCTATCAGAAATAATATCTCTAGAATTTAAGTCTTCTTGTTCGATAAAATAAAATTCAAAAGTCTTCCTAAAGTCTTTATAAAACAACACATTACTTAATGTAGACTTTTGAGTTTCCAGATGATCTTTTATTACAAAATCAAATTTGTTCATTTTTGGGTTTGGGAGCTAAACGTACTAAATAAAGTCGAGAATCATCGACGTCTTCTGCTGTTTTTTTTAAAACACCATGATAGGTCAACAATTCTGGGTCATTATTTTTTGCTTCATTTCTTGCTGTTTTAAGATCTGCAAAAGGACCTGAATAAGTTCCATCAAGTGCTTTTACGAAAAAGCCACGCTGCTGTTCTACTTCATTCATTCTTTGTCCTTTCAAACATTTGTTGTTGCATTTCTTTTATTTGCCTTCCAGTATAAACTCTATGTGCTCCACGAGTTCTACCTGCTATAAAGTAATTTTCTCTATCCCAAGCTCTCAATGTCGATCTACTAACACATAATAAAATAGCCGCTTCCTTCAATTTATAAATCTTGTTCTCATCAATGTCCATATTTATCGATTTCTTATAAACATACTAGAAATTAGCAGAAATTCACATTTATAAAAACAAAAAAGCCCAAGTCTTCCTTGGGCTAGAGTGCTTGAGTCGAAAAGACTCTATAACATCCCTCAATGAGTATACTTATTTTCCAACTGGAGCTACAGTTTCAATTGCTTTTTGGATTTGTTCTTCTTCAGAAAGGAACATTTTTTCGAGTTCTTTCAAAAACAGATCCCAAACTTTTTCTTTCAGCTTTGGTTCTAGCTGCGCATAAGGAACTTTTTGCCTTCCCTGAGTAAATGTGCGCGACTTGATAAAATCTAAAAACTTCTGATTGATTTCTTTATAATGCTGCTTAAGCCACTGACGAGTCACTGCAGCCTCTTTTACAAACTCATCAAATAGAATATTGTCTGCAATTTGTACTATAGCTTCTTTATTCATTTTGAATTCCTTCTGAAATATTTTTCTATAAAGCTTTAATAATAAAAACAGTAGAAAGGTTAACAATATTTGCTTATATTCTCAATAATTATTCTGTTTTCACATATTGCGCAAATTGCTTTTCCTTCATATTCATTCAAAATCCAACTTTTATCTTTACATATTGCGCATGTATTAATTTCAATTTCACTCTTTATAATTTCAGGTGCAAGTTTATCTCTTATCTCAACCAGTTTATCTTTAATTTCAAATTGATTTGTTAAACTTCCCGGTATACGTGTTTTCAAATCAGCATCATCACCACCTTCAAAATCTGCTGATTCAAGAAACCAGTTTTCTAATTTAAACTTATCTTTTATTTTTTCAGCTAATCTGTGACTATTAAATCCAATGCGAATTTCTAGCTCTATTGCATTACTATCAAGTTTATCGTTGAAATCTAAATACAATCTTACATGTCTTAAACCTTCAACAAATTGTCCTGCTTCATTTTTGAAATATATATAACTGGAATCATCACAATCAAAAATTTCAAAAACTAGATTTTGAAAATCGATATACCAACAAGAATTTTGGTTACATCCGCTTGTCCAAAGTTTGCAAATATTGTTTCGAACACAATCTCGTCCATCTACTGGACATTGATTAGTAAACGGAAAATATTCTTCATATAACTCATTTTTTCGTCGCATAAACCCTCGTGAAATAGTGCGTCTTGCTCCCATTGTCCTGCTTGCAGGACAAGCCGCGCGTTAATACTCCAACCACTACAAGTTAAATATAATTCAATTCCTACCAACAATACTACCAATGACTTTCACACCGGCACGGTGTTTTATATTTTCTCGCCATCTGTAATGTACAAACTAAATTCCAAGAGTTTTTGCTTAACTTGTTATGTTCTCAAACAACTCTATACGATATATCGTATAGGCTATAATTTTTAACATTTTTTACAAGATTAATATAAAAAATAAGATGTAAATAAAAAGGGCTCTAGACCTTTTAAGACTAGAGCCCCTGGTGTTACTATGGTAAAAACAATCTTAATATGCTAGAGCCTAACTAGAAAACCTTTAGCACATTTCCGTTCCAACTTGTCATTACCATTCCGTCAAATCGTTCGCCATTTTCAATATACTTGATTTTAAAACGACCTAAAAGCGTAAAAGATCCAAATTGGAATTCTATAAACTTTGCTTCATCGATTTTCGGGAAGTTGCTATTTTGTTCTTTAAATAAGACATTTAAATTTTCTGCTTTCAAAGCCATTATTTCTCGAGCACCTTTGGTAAGTTCTCTATATGAAACTGGCTTTGCACATGAACAATCGGATGGCATTGCTGGTGCAGGTACACCAATATTTGGGGCACTTGTAACTTCAGGTTTTGATTCACATGGCTCGTCTTGTCCAGAATCTATAACCATTGTTTTTGACTCATCACTTACAACATACTCACCAATTGCAGCATAAATTGTTTTTGCTATGTCTCTCATATTTTAAGTTTTTCCCAAGCATCTTTAAGTGTTTTAATAATGTTGTCAGCATCATCATTTTTTCCTATTGTCCCAGAAAATTCTACCATAAAACCGCCTCCAGGCATTTTTACTAGAGTGCCATGCGTATCTGGTCCAACACTAAAAAACCTTTTGTACTTTGCTTCTTTTAAGATTTCGTCAACAATTTTACTGTGTTTTGGCTTTTTTAATTCTGCAAAAATATTTGAACTTAATTCTCTTACTTGTGAAATAAGTGATTCTAGATCACCATGGTCTTTTTCTCTTGTGAGTACTTTGATGAGTTGAGAAAAAAGATCAACAAGATTTTCTTTGTTAAATGCTTCTTTTTTCATACTAAAGCCAATATTTTATTTGTAGGTTTAAATTTTTTGCGATTTAAGAATTTTGGTAATTCTTCTTTATTAATTTCAGATATTTTAGTAAATCTTGCTTTGTTGTTTTCTAGTACGAAGGATAAAATTTTACAACTTGGTCTCCCGTTCATCTCGATTTTCAAAAACTCATTATCATTTGACCAGACACGATCTTGAGTTTTCATATTCATACTTCCTTTAATGTAATAAATTTTCTTGAAATCTCCAATTTCATATCATTAATTAATCTCTCAATTTTAGAACTCTTAGGATCAATAACTATATTTATGAATTTAAGAGTTTCGCCGTCTTTTTTGAATATTAATGCTTGAAAATTTTCACCCATTTTTTCAATTTTCAAGATATATTCTTCATCTTCCCAGATCTGATTATTATCAAGCATTATTCACTCTTGGAGTACTTTAACATGTTTCAAATCTTGTTTTTGCCCGAACATCCCTCTTAAAAAACTCCCAAAGCCTTCTTCAGTTTTTTTGAGTGTTATTCGTGTTGCATCGGCTTCTTGTAATTCAACGTTCTCATTAAAATTTTTTCCTACAAAACGTAAAGCGTCTTGATAAGGAATTCTAATATCAATAGAATCTTGTATTTGATAAGTAGAATCTTCTGTGAACATTTCAACTTGTTTGACATTATTCACTACAACTTTTACGTCAATTGAATCTGTATCTGCATAAACAGTAAGCATTAGAATACAACTTACAGCTTGTGCCCCTGCTGTTCCAAGCTTTACAAGGCCACCGAGCAGTTGTGGTGCCGAAACACCACTTACGAAAGCTGTTCTAAAGTTTGTTGCACCTGAAATAAAAAACCCAATTACCCCAAAAACGCCTGCAAGTAACATACCACATAAAAAATAAACATCAGGTGTCTCTTTTGCTTTCAACATGTTAGCTAGTTCTGTCAAAGACAAGACTATTCCCCCAGCAAAAGCACAACTTACAAGTTGGATCTTTATTTTTTTAAGTTCTAACATAACAAAATGTTTTTAAACTACGTATTGCATTTGCATATTTGAGTGCAGGAATTGCACTCTCAACAGACTCATTGAAATAACTATCTTTTAAATTTTCTCTATTTTGTGGATCTTCAAAGGAAAAAATACACTTAGAACTCTCTCTTTCAGTTTTAGTAATTTTACAGCCCATACACTGTAAAAACGACGCAAAATACAAATCACTTGTTTTTATCACGTTGCCCATATTAGCTCCTTAAATCTTTTTACATCATTTTCAAAATCAAAGTTGTCTGCATCTAAGACATAAACTTGCAGTGAATAAAAACTATAGAAAACCATTTTTCTCTTGTTTTTATACGGTCAAACTTACTAGATTTCATCGACTAAAATTAGGAGTAAAAATGGCTTATAAAGAACGAGCTTTAACTTCTGAATTAAAAAGTGATGTAAGTAGTTTAGCAAGTTACTTATTGAGTTCTGCCGATACCGTAAGAGTTACTTCAAATTTAACTGTTACAGAGAACTTAATAATACCTGCATCCTGTTCTTTTATGTTTTTTAATGGTGCAAAACTTGTACATAGTTCTTACACAATTACTTTTACCGGGTCCATTATAGGAGATCCAACATGGAAGATATTTGACGGTACTGGTACTGTCACCTTCAATGTTGGCTCTGTCCCTCATGTAAGACCGGAATGGTGGGGCGTAACACAAGGTGTTGATTGTACTGCGTCTGTTCAAAAAGCAATAGATTCTGTTTCAAGTGGTGGTATTGTTCTTTTATCAGCTGCTAGTTATGTAATTAATGGCCCTCTGACAAATAATACAGGTGCAATAATTCTAAATTATAGTTCAGTAAATCTTTTCAATCTTTTACCTGCAAGTTCATTTAGTAGAGAAATGCAATTTGGCGGCTCTTTTGTAGCGGGTACAGGTTCGTTCATAGAAAGTGCCTCTATTCCTCGATTATCAAATTTTACTTCTAATGGAGTACTTAAAACAACTGGCGCAAATGGAACTTTAACGGTAGATACAGTTGGAGTTTTTGGACCTACTGGCATTCAAGGTGAAACAGGAATTCAGGGCATCCAGGGTGAAACAGGATTACCAGGCCTTGGTGGCACAGGTTTACAAGGTCCTCAAGGTGATACTGGAATTCAAGGAATACAGGGAGCCACAGGAATAGGAGCCGAAATATCTGGTCATAGTAGTTTAACTGATATGCCTGATTTAACAGGTGTTGTAGCTGATCATGATACAAGACTTGTAACAAAAGTTCAAGACATAACTCCCACAGTGCCTGCACCTTTTGCAGGTATGCTATGGTATGACACTTTAGCAACAGGAAGTGAACAAGGTTATACTGGGCCACAAGGTCTTACTGGAATTCAAGGTATCCAAGGTGAAACAGGGTTGCCAGGTATTGGTGGTACAGGTTTACAAGGTCCTCAAGGTGATACAGGTATTCAAGGCTTGCAAGGTGAAACTGGGCCTGCCGGTTTAGGAACAACAGGTATTCAAGGTGAAACTGGGCCTGCTGGTTTAGGAACAACGGGGATCCAAGGTGAAACTGGGCCTGCTGGTTTAGGAACAACGGGGATCCAAGGTGAAACTGGGCCTGCTGGTTTAGGAACAACAGGGATTCAAGGTGAAACTGGATTACAAGGAAGCACGGGATTACAAGGTTTAGGTGAGACTGGATTACAAGGCATTCAAGGAAACACAGGAATACAAGGAAATACAGGTGCACAAGGTTTAGGTGAGACTGGGTTACAAGGTGTTCAAGGAAATACCGGCATTCAAGGAAACACAGGAATACAAGGAAACACAGGTTCACAAGGTTTGGGTGAAACAGGATTACAAGGCATTCAAGGTGAAACTGGAATACAAGGAAATACAGGTGCACAAGGTTTGGGTGAGACTGGATTACAAGGTGTTCAAGGAAATACCGGGATACAAGGTGAAACTGGAATACAAGGAGACACAGGTTCACAAGGTCTAGGTGAGACTGGACTACAAGGTGTTCAAGGTGAGACTGGATTACAAGGAAATCAGGGCGAAACTGGAATTCAAGGCAATACTGGATTGCAGGGCGCGACTGGACTCCAGGGATTAATTGGAATTCAAGGTGATACAGGTCTTGGAATACAAGGTGAGACTGGTGCAGGAATTCAGGGTGAGACTGGCCTTCAAGGAATTCAAGGCGATACAGGCCTTGGAATTCAAGGTGATACTGGTGCAGGAATACAAGGTGAGACTGGGCTTCAAGGAATTCAAGGTGATACAGGTCTTGGAATACAAGGCACAACTGGTGCAGGGATTCAAGGTGAGACTGGGCTTCAAGGAATTCAAGGTGATACAGGCCTTGGAATTCAAGGTGATACTGGCGCAGGGATTCAAGGTGAAACTGGCCTTCAAGGAGCTCAAGGCGAGACTGGAATTCAAGGTGAAACAGGCTTAGGTCTTCAGGGTGAAACTGGCCTTCAAGGTTCTCAAGGTCAAACTGGGCCAGAAGGTGGACCTCAGGGAACTACAGGTCTACAGGGACCACAAGGATTAACAGGTATACAGGGTGCTGCTAACATTTTGTCTGGTACTGATGATCCACCTGATCCATCAGGATATCCTGATGATACTTTATATTTTCAATATGTTTAAGGACTATTATGATAGCTTTTAAAAAAAATGGAGAAGCATGGTCTTGGGGGTACAATGGTTATGGTGGGCTTGGTGTAAATGATACACAAAACAAAAGTTCACCCGTACAAATAGTAGGCAATCATAGCTTTATTTTTGTAATGTCTGGATTTGCTCAATCATACTTTATTAAATCTGATAATAATGTATGGTGTTGTGGAAATGGTCAATATATGGGAGCAGGTAATACGTCTGATTATTCGTCACCTGTTGTACTAATTGGTAACCATCAATTCATTAAAATATCAACATCTTATAGCTATAGTGCAGGTACAATAACAACTGTAGGTCTTAAGTCAAATGGAGAAGCGTGGTCTTGGGGATATAATGGTATCGGACAACTTGGCACGGGAAATACTACTAGTACATCTTCACCAGTAAAAGTTATTGGTAACCACAGTTTTATTTATGTACATTCAGGTCATCAATATTTGGGTCTAAGTTCAACATTTGGCATTAAGTCAAATGGAGAAGCATGGTGTTGGGGATGCAATAGTTATGGTGCACTTGGTGTAAATGATACACAAAACAGAAGTTCGCCCATACAAATAGCAGGCAATCATAGCTTTATTTTAATTAAATCTGGTTTTTATTTTGCAATGGGTCTTAAATCAAATGGAGAAGCATGGTCTTGGGGATTTAACGGTACTGGACAACTTGGTACAGGAGATACTACTAGAACATCTTCACCAGTAAAAGTTATTGGCGATCACAGTTTCATTTTTATAGATGTATCTCAAAGTTCGTCTTTGGGTCTTAAATCAAATGGAGAAGTATGGTCTTGGGGACAGAATGCCTATGGACAACTTGGCACGGGAAATACTGCTAGTACATCTTCACCAGTAAAAGTTATTGGTAACCACAGTTTTATTTCAATTAAGGCATTTGAAACTTCATCTTTGGGTCTTAAGTCAAATGGAGAAATATGGTCTTGGGGATATAACTACTATGGACAACTTGGCATAGGAAATACTTCTAATGCATCTTCACCAGTAAAAGTTATTGGTAATCACAGTTTTATTTCGATTAATACTGGAATGAATATCAGAATTTTAGATAATTCTTCTTGGCATCAAAGACCTATAGGTTTTATTCGTAAATCAGGAGCTTGGAGAAGGTTAATTGACATATACATTAAAAAAGATAGTGTCTGGAAAACAACTGATAGACTGCATAAATAAAAAAGATAGCATCTGGACATGCAACTCTATAATGTTTTGATGATCAGTGTCTAAATTTGGAGGATAAATGCCACTTTTAAAAATTTTTGATGGTGCAGACTGGCAAATTGTTGGACGAGGCGTCCAAGGTGATACAGGTGCTCAAGGTTTGCAAGGTGCTACAGGTCTTCAAGGAATTCAAGGGCAAACTGGTGTAAGAGGAGAAACTGGAGCACAAGGTAACACTGGCGTTACAGGAAGAACTGGACTTCGAGGCGCTACAGGCCCACAAGGTCAAGGTAATACAGGACTTCAAGGACAAACAGGAGTAAAAGGACAAACAGGAATACAGGGTCCAACAGGCCTTAAAGGTGCTACAGGCTCTCAAGGCGATACTGGCTATCAAGGCATACAGGGTGATACAGGAGTTGCTGGACCTCAAGGTGATACAGGAGTCCAAGGTGCAACTGGACCTTTAGGAGGGCCCCAGGGAGCTACTGGCTTACAAGGCACTCAAGGTGATACTGGTTTAGAAGGAACTACTGGATTACAAGGTTTGCAAGGTGAAACTGGTTTTCAAGGCCAAACCGGTGCCCAAGGATTACAGGGAGAAACAGGATTACAGGGAGAAACTGGGTTACAGGGTACACAGGGATCAACTGGTTTCCAAGGCCAGACTGGTATAACAGGTGATCAGGGTCAAACTGGCGATCAAGGTGCTACTGGCCTTCAAGGCTCAACAGGTTTTCAAGGACTGACAGGCTCGCAAGGCAACACAGGAGCTCAAGGCTTTACGGGTTTGGGAGCACAAGGAGATACTGGATTACAAGGTCTTCAAGGCGAAACAGGAACTCAAGGCATTCAAGGCGACACTGGATTAAGTTTGCAAGGCGAAACGGGTCTTCAAGGTATTCAAGGCGAGACTGGCCTGGAAGGTTCTCAAGGACAGACAGGTTTACAAGGACTTGGCGAAACAGGACTTCAAGGCGAAACAGGTTTAGAAGGTACTCAAGGTGTTACTGGATTACAAGGTATCCAAGGAAATACTGGATTACAAGGTATCCAAGGAAATACTGGATTACAAGGCGAAACTGGATTAGGACTTCAAGGAGAGACAGGTTTACAGGGTGTTCAAGGTAACACTGGATCACAAGGTACTCAGGGTAATACTGGAGTTCAAGGTCTTGGTGAAACAGGTTTACAAGGTGAAACAGGAATACAAGGTAACCAGGGTAACACAGGAGCTCAAGGCCTTCAGGGAAACACTGGATTAAGTTTGCAAGGTGAAACAGGTCTTCAAGGTATCCAAGGCGAAACAGGCTCTCAAGGTATTCAAGGACAGACAGGTGTTCAAGGTGAAACTGGCTTACAAGGTACTCAAGGAAACACAGGCATACAAGGAAGCCAGGGCGATACCGGTGTTCAAGGAACGCAAGGAAATACTGGATTGAATGGTGAAACAGGCCTTCCGGGTTCACAAGGTGAGACAGGATTAGAAGGCGTACAAGGTAATACAGGACCTCAGGGACTTGGCGAAACAGGTCTTCAAGGTATAACAGGCTTGCAGGGCTCTCAGGGCGATACAGGGTTGCAGGGCTCTCAGGGCGATACAGGGTTGCAGGGTCAAACTGGATCTCAAGGAATTCAGGGCAATACAGGATTACAGGGTGAGACAGGGTTACAAGGATCGCAGGGTGATACAGGAGCCCAAGGTTTGGGTGAAACAGGTCTTCAGGGTTTCCAAGGACAAACAGGTATCCAAGGCGATACAGGAGCTCAAGGTTTACAAGGAGATACTGGTCTACAAGGAAGTCAAGGCAATACTGGTATCCAAGGGTTACAAGGAAATACTGGTTTAAGTGGTGAAACAGGTCTTCAAGGTGCTCAAGGTGATACAGGAGCACAAGGAATTCAAGGTGATACAGGAGCACAAGGAATTCAAGGTCAAACAGGAGCACAAGGAATTCAAGGTCAAACAGGAGCACAAGGAATTCAAGGCAATACAGGATTGCAAGGGCAAACAGGTATTGATGGTATTCAAGGACAAACAGGACTTCAAGGTCTTGGCGAAACAGGTCTTCAGGGTCTACAGGGTATCCAAGGCGATACAGGAGCTCAAGGATTACAAGGAATAACGGGCCTTCAAGGTCAGACTGGTTTGCAAAGTCCACAAGGTGATACAGGGTTACAAGGTCATACTGGTACTCAGGGGGTTCAAGGAAGTACAGGTCTTCAAGGTGCTCAAGGTGATACTGGCACACAAGGGATACAAGGTCAAACTGGGCCTCAAGGTTTAGGTGAAACAGGCCTACAAGGAATGACGGGTTTGCAGGGCTCTCAGGGCAACACTGGAGCACAAGGCATTCAAGGAAATACTGGATTACAGGGTACTACTGGTTTACAAGGTTCTCAAGGCGATACTGGTATTCAAGGAAATACAGGTGCTCAAGGGCTTGGTGAAACAGGATTACAAGGCGAAACCGGTTTGCAAGGTGAAACAGGTCCTTCAGGTGGTCCTCAGGGAGCCACAGGTTTGCAAGGTGAAACTGGTGTTCAAGGTATTCAGGGAGTAACTGGCGTAGGTACTGGAGGTTCAGATCCAACATTCAATTCTGTAACTATAACAGGTAATCTAAATGGTACTACAGGCATGGCTGCTCCAGTTTTATATGGTACTGGAAATCCACCATCTACTGCAGGTATCCCTTATGGAGCTATTTATTATCAATATGTGAACTAAGAAATACGAGGCAAGAGTAAATGTTTGGTAAAAGCGGGAATATAGCTTATAAGTCAGATGGTAGTGTATGGTCTTGGGGTCAAAACAGTTGTGGCCAGTTGGGTGATAATGGTAGTGGTTATGTTAGGTCATCTCCTGTTCTGGTAGTGGGTGATCATAAATTTTATTTGATAAGTGCTGGAAGAACTAATACTGTTTATCTTAAACAAGATGGCAGTGCTTGGTGCAATGGAATTGGAAATGGTATAGGAGATGATACAACTGATCAGAAAAATTCACCTGTAGCAGTTATAGGAAACCATTCCTTTGTAGATATTGACAGCGAATGGGGATTTTGTATGGCCCTCAAATCTAATGGCGAAGCTTGGGGTTGGGGATATAACATTAGAGGTAATTTAGGTAATAATTCTACCACACATACATCTTCTCCTGTACAAGTAGTAGGTAATCATTCTTTCATAAAAGTACAATGTGCGGGTGACAGTAATGCTAATGGTGAATCCGCAGGAGCATTGAAAGCAGATGGATCGTTATGGGGATGGGGAATGAATGCTTATGGATCTTTAGGAAATGGAGACAGTAGTAATAAAAGCTCTCCAGTAGTGGTGGTAGGGAACCATTCTTTTATTGATTTTGCTATATCTCCTTGTTCCAGATATGGTTTGAAAGCTAATGGTGAAGTTTGGAGCTGGGGTGCTAATTATGCTGGTCAATTAGGAACAGGAAATACAACAAGTTATACATCTCCAGTATTGGTGATAGGAAATCATTCTTTTATAAAAATTGCATTGTCGCTTTATTCTAATAGGTCTGATTCAGTCGGATGTGCTGGATTGAAAAGTGATGGTACAGTTTGGACATGGGGAAATTGGTGGACAATGGGTAATAATTCTATCACAGCTACATCTTCTCCTGTTTCTATAGTTGGAGATCACTCTTTTGTAGATATCACTGGAGGAGCAGAAACCGGGTTTTTCTCAGGGTTAAAATCAAATGGAGAGATATGGTCTTGGGGTGTCAATTCATATGGACAACTAGGTGATCTTAGTTTAACAAATAGAAGTTCACCAGTGCTATTAGCAGGTAATCACTCTTTTATTTCTTTGCACACAGGTATGAACATGAATTTAGATGTGTCGGGTTCTTGGAAGAGAAACCCTATTATACATGTGAACGTCGAAGGAACTTGGAAAAGAATAATAAGACAGAAAATGAATATAAACGGTACTTGGACATCACCTATACATCCAGATTAATTATATACTTGCATTTAAAACTTTTTTAACTTGTAGCAAATTAAAATTATAAAATTCGCTTTAGGAGCTATGAAATTTATGTCTTTGCCTATAAGAGACACACCTATTTTGGCAGGAGAAGATGCAAGAAAATTTATCAAAAACATGCAGAATCCAAAACCGGTTCCTCGTAAAGAATATGAGCGAGCAAAAAAGATTTATGAAGAATTGAAAGCAAAAGGAAAACTAGATATTTAGGAGAATTAGATGCAGTCTTTAAGTCTTGCTATAATAATGAAAGACGTAGAAAAAACTTTACAAAAATGCTTAGATTCTGCTGCTCCTGTTGTTGATGAAATTATAGTAGTAGATACTGGTTCCACAGATAGATCAAAAGAAATTGCATTACAATATACTTCTAAAGTTTATGATTTCCCCTGGATAGATGACTTTTCTGCTGCTCGAAATTTTTCTTTTGATTTATGCACAAAAGAGTATATATTTTGGATTGATGCTGATGATGAAATTCTTAAAAAAGATCAAGAGAAAATAAAAAATCTTGATTTATCTGACAAAGAAATAGTGTTATGTCAGTATCAATATTCTCATGATCAGTTTGGTGTTCCCGAATGCACTCTTGAGCGAGAAAGAATTATTAAACGTTCTCTTGGGCTTAAATGGGAAAAACCCATTCATGAATATTTGCCCATTTCTGGAAAAAAAATTTCTAGACAAGATATTGAAATACATCATTGGAAACAACATGGTACATCAGAAAGAAATTTGAAGATATTAGAAAGAATTATTCAAAAAGATCCTGATTCTAGAAATTTCTATTATCTCGGAAAAGAATATGCCGATTTTGGAAGATTTGAAGAAGCTATTGAAACTCTTGAAAAATTTGTTACTATGAAAGGCTGGTGGGAAGACGTATTCTGTGCTCATGATACTATTGCTAAATGTTATCTTGTTCTTAAAAATGAAAAAAAGTTTTTTGAGAATATTTTTCGTTCAATAGAGATAGAGCCCAGAAGAGCTGAACCATACTTTGAACTTGGTGATTATTACTTCTCAAAAAACGATTGGGGAAAAGCTGCTCATTATTTTGATATTTGCCTGAATGTAAAAAGACCCAAAGAATTAATGTCAACATATTATCCTCAAAATTATACATGGCGACCAGCACTCATGGCAACACAAGCTTATAATAATTTAGGTGCTGTGCAGACAGCTTTTGAACGTAGTAAATTGTTTTTAAAATACAGGCCAAATGACCAATTAGCTATAAACAATTACAATTGCCTGTTGAATAGTTCTTTACGTTTTGTCAAGAAAGATGGACAAAGCAAGAAGCTTAATCTAGGTTGTGGAAATAAAAGAATTGAAGGTTATATAAATGTTGATATAGTCAAGATACCCGAAGTTGATGAAGTTTTTAATTTCTATGAAATACCTTATCAAGATAATACGATTTCAACTATTTCAAGCGAACATGCATTAGAGCATGTATCAGCTGACAAAGCAAAACAAGCTATAAAAGAATGGTTTAGAGTTCTTGAGCCTGGTGGTAAATTAGAGCTCTATATTCCCGATCTTGAGTTATGTGCTAAGGGTTATGTAGAAGGCGACAATAGTCGTACTATTAATGGGTTTAAAGAAAAAAATTGGTATAAAATGACTTTGTATGGCGCACAAAGACCCGAGAATGGAAGTGATGCTGAACATCAATTTCATTTAAATGGTTTTTCAAAAGATGAAATCAAAGAATTACTTGAAGAAGCAGGGTTCATAATAACTCATCTAAGGAATTACTGATGTCAGACAGAACAACATGTTTAACCGTCGTCCTTGACAATGATTTTCGTATTGATGACATAGACAGCATTCTAAATGCAATTAGAATGATTAAAGGTGTTGCAGAAGTTAAAGCAAATGTTTCTAACCCTGAAGAATTTACTGCTTATATAAGAGCAAAAATGAGTCTTGAGAAAAAATTATGGGAAGCATTGAAAGATGAATAGTTATGGTACTCCTTCAATTGAAATTAGAGCAATAAAACCAGTTTGTCCTTTGAGGATAGGCTGGATTATGACCGAGTATAACGAGACAGCTGCCCAAACACGTATAAGAGTAATTAATGTTTGCATAGCATTAAAAGTAATGGGATATATGTCAAATTTTGCGACATATCAAAATATTCTTGACAAAAAATATGATATCGCAATAGTTGGAAAAGCTTTTAGTGAAAATGATTATAATAGCATCAAGTTATTAAAGCAACATGGAAAAACTGTTTACTGTGATTTATGTGAAGATATAATTGGATGGCCTTGGGTAAATGAAATCTTAAGTTTGTGTGACAAAGTCATTTGTTGTTCATATATGTTGCAAGAAAAAGTTAAACCAGTCAACCCGAACACATTTGTTATAGAAGATGCTTTTGAAGTTTAATGTCTATACGTACGCAATTAATTGAAGGATTTTCTCAGATTGAAAAATATAATCAGCAAGTTGTTTCTGTTTTCATAAGCTCAGCTACATTTGAAGCAATAAAGAAAGAGAATATAAACGAATTTTTATTCAATAAAGAAGGATCAAAATCTCTTGGAACTATTTATGGAGCAAAAGTTTATTTGAATGAAACTGATAATATTGAATTTAGATCAAGTACAAGAATCATTCTAATCCCATCAGAAGTAAAACTTGAGCGTAATAAAAAATTCAAATTTATAATGGAGGCATAATGAATAATAAAGAAGTATTTGTAGAAAAGCTGAATGAATGTGGTGAAGTCAAGTACGAAATGACAGAAATTCATAGCAGAATTTTGAGCAAACTAAAAACTGTATATCAACTTGTTTTTCAACGCGAGAAAAAAGATTTTCTTTCACTCAAGAATATGCAATATTTCAAACAGGGTATTGCTTCTCCTGATGCTCGACCGAGATTACATGAAGTTCTTGATGTTTTTGTAAACCTTGCAAATCATTATAATTTCCTTGGTGATGACGAACTCAAAGAATATCTTGATTCTAGAGGCATCACATTTACTATTACAAGACCAATGCTTGAAGATGGAGCTGTTTCTGTTTCGAAAGAAGAAACAAAAGAATTTGAAAGATCTTGGAAATTTGCAATGGCAAATGAAGCTATTCCTGGGACAAAAAAAGAGATTCTCAATGCTATTCTAGATAAAGCGATCAGTGTACAAAAAGCGATCGAAAACAAAAAAGAAGAAATAGACAAAAAAGCTCAAGATGTTGATCTTGAATGCCAGGTCAAAAAACCTTTCTTTTTTAAAGCCCTTACTATCAAAATTGCTGAAATGAAAAAACGCTCAGTAGATAATCAAATCAAAAAAGTAGAAGATGATATTGAAGCATCAAAAGACATAATTTCGATTTTTGATAAAGCTGAAGAAAAAACTGAAGAATGAGCAAATCTGTTTAAATGTCATAACATAGGCAAAGTAAGATTATGAAACAAAAACATATTGTAATCAATAAAGAGGGACCAAAAATATTACCAGATTCTATACAAGCGAAAATTCACCCAGAGATTTCAAATACGAATTGTTGGATATTGTCAAATAGTACAAGAAAACATCCGGGACATTATGCTGTAAAACAATGGGTTTTATGTTATGGTCAAATGCCTAAAAATTTAAATGTTTTACATAAATGCGATAATGTCAACGGGCCTTGTGTTAATCCAGAACACTTATTTTTAGGAACGCCTTCTGAGAACTTAAAAGATTGTATAATAAAAAATAGATTTAGAAACGGGTGTACAAGTAGTACCGCTAAGAAAGCTTGGTTAACAAGATTAAAAAATGGGAATATAGATAATTTCATAAGTTCGTCAGAAAAAGCAAAAAAAGCAGTAGAAACAAAAAAGAAAAACGGAATAAAACTTGGTTTAACTTCTGAACAAGCAAAGAAAAGTTGGGACACAAAAAGGAAAAAAGGCGAAGGTAATGGCGAAAAATTTGTTAGTGCTGCTAAAAAAGGATGGTTAACTAGAAGAAAAAATGGCAATGGTCATAAATTTGGAAATCAACACACAAAGGCAAATAAATGTTAATCTATTGGGAAGGATATGGGGGAACAAAATATTTAGCTGAAAATTTGCGGCCTTTAATTGAACAATTAAATTGCAAACTTATAACAATGAGTGAATGGGAAGATTCAGATATTATTTGGGATTTATCGACATGGTTGCAAGAATTAAAAAAAGCAGATGTCGTAATTATTCCTTGCAACTACTTGGTTCAAAATGCTAAATCAAATAATAGACTTACGCAAATGATGAGTTTAGGAAAACCCTGCATTGTTAATCCTTTACCTGCATATCTTAAAATAATCGAAGAAAATCCAGGTTGTGCTCTAATTGCTACAACAGAAGAAGATTGGAAAAAACATATTGAATATTTAAAAGATAGCGAACATAGAAATCAATTATCACAAAAAGCTTTAATAGCAGCTCAAAAATACTCAATCAAGAATATAGCTCAAAAATGGATTGACATATTTGAAAATAAAAAAGAAGACATTAAAAATGATGTAATAATCCCTACATATAATAATGTCGAATATTTGAGATTATGTCTAGATTCTCTTAAAAGAAATTCTGCTTTTAAAAACAGGATAATCATTTCAGATGCTGGTAGCAATGCAACGACCTGGGAATATTATAAGACTATTAATAATGTCGAGATTCTTGGTACCCAAGACGTACGACTAAATTTTTCACAGGCTTGTAATGCTGGGATACAAAATTCTTCATCTGATTATTTTGTACTCCTAAATTCTGACACTATAGTTTCTAAAAATTGGGATGTGAATCTTGTAAGTAAATTACAAGCAGATCCTCAATTAGCCATGTGCGGTGTTCTATCTAATTGTGATCGTTTTTGGTTGCATGGTGTACCTGGCAAGCCAGTGTATCCAATGAGTATACCTGGTTTAGAACTTGTCCCTGGAATGAAAGCGAGTCAGTTAGAGGGCAAACTAGACAGCCTATATAGTTTTATGGACAATTCAAATAAATCACACCAAGGGACTCTCGTTGAACAAGAATGGGTAGCGTTTTATTGTACTATGTTTAATAGAAAAAAATTTAATGAAATTGGTCTTTTGGATATTACTTTCAACAATGGATGCGAAGATTTAGATTTTTGTATTAGAACAAAAAAAATGAATTATAAAATAGCTCAAGCTATAGATTGTTTTGTTTTTCACTTTGGGGGCATTTCACGGGGGAGTTACGAAAAAGAGTTTTTATGAAACAAATCCAACTCTACTTATCCTTAAAAAAGCCATTGTTATCTGATAAATTCACAATCATAGATGATGATATTTATGAATTGTTTAAAAACACAAAATTAAAACTTAGTTCACTTGCTGATAATAGAAAGTTCTATGTAGAAACACCTAATAAAAACTTCAAAGTATTCCATAGAGAAATATTAAATGCAAAAAAGAATGAAGTTGTTGATCATATTAATGGATTAACATTGGATAATAGAAGAGAAAATTTAAGAATTTGCAATATACAACAAAATTCATGGAATAGAGGTATTGATATAGATAACAAATTAGGTTATAAAGGAGTTACTGCTGTAAAAAACAAATTTTATGCAAGAATAGGAAAAGGAGTTTTTTACAATCTTGGAACTTTCAAAACTGCAGAAGAAGCTGCTCGAGCCTATGATATTGCAGCCTTACGTCTATTTGGACAATATGCATTTACTAATTTTCCTAAAGAAGATTATTCAAATCTAAAAAAATTTGAGGCTATAATAAATGTAAAAAGAAGATTTGTTTGTAAAAACCAGTTGCCAAAGACACAATATGTCCAATAGATATAAAGAAGAAGACACATCAAATCATAAATATTTAGAAGAAAAATGGAGTAAAAAAACCATAGTATTTTTTTCTGGACCTAGTTGGGAAAAATGGGATCATAGAAATGTTGATCAAAATGGGATAGGAGGAAGTGAAACTTGGCAAGTAATGATTTCTAGAGAACTATCAAAACTTGGTTATAGAGTTATAAATTTTAATGATTGTCAGGAAGAAATAGATGATGGGCTCGTAAAATATTTCCCATATTCCCGATTACATAATTTCATTGAATACAATTATGTTGATTATTTTATTAGTTCAAGAACGACAGAGCCTTTTAGACTTAAAATACGTTCAAATAAAAAAATTGTTATTTGCCACGACATCTGGTTATCAAGTCAAAATCAAGTTGCTTACCAAGAAAAAGTCGATAAATTCTTAGTTTTGTCTGAATGGCATAAAAATTTTGTGCATCAACATCATGGTATATCTTTAGACAAATTAATCATGACTTCTAATGGTGTCGACTTGAAAAGATTTGAAAAACAGATTGAGCGTCATCCTTATAGACTTATGTATTCTTCTTCATTAGATAGAGGGCTTGATGTACTTCTCTATCTTTTTGATTTTATCAAGGTTAATGTGCCAGAACTTGAACTTCATATTTTTTATGGGTTAGATAATTGGATAAAAAGTGCTCAGCATCGCCCAGGTGAAAAAGAAAAAATTGAAGCTATACAAAAAGCAATGAATAAACCTGACGTATTTTATCATGGACGCGTAGGACAAGATCAATTAGCTGAAGAGTGGTTAAAGTCTTCTTTATGGGCGTACCCAACTGATTTTGAGGAGACGAACTGCATCACTGCTATAGAAGCTCAAGCTGCTGGTCTACCTGTGCTCGCTACTAATTATGCTGGACTCAGAACTACAGTTGGAAATTCTGGTATTTTATTGGGTAATGGGAATAAAGGTGAAGCTAATACAAGAGAATTTAGAATTGAATTTGCTTCAAAATGTATTAGTCTTTTGAAAGATAGAGCGCTTTGGAAGGAATGGTCAGAAAAAAGTTTAGAAAATGCAAAAAAATATTCATGGGCCAATATAGCAAAACAATGGGTTGAGCAAATCTTATGTTGACAAGAAAAGACATTCCTGAATTTCTAAACCAAAAAGAACTTATAGGTTATGGTGCCGAAATTGGTGTCTTGCGTGGTGAATTTTCAAAACACATATTAGAAAAATGGAAGGGTAAAAAGCTTTATTTAATTGATTCTTGGCGATATTCAAAAGACATTGTTGATTTGAACAATTTTGAATTTAAAGAACAACTCGAAAATTATTCGAAAACTTTTTCTAATATTTATAGTTTTGGTGATAGAGCAACAATCATAAGAGAGTTCTCAAGAGAAGCCTCAAGATTGTTTCCTGATAATTATTTTGATTTTGTGTTTTTAGATGCAAGACATGATTTTGAGAATGTAACAATAGATTTAGAATCATGGTATCCTAAAGTGAAACCTGATGGTTATTTGATGGGCCATGATTATTTAGATAATATAACAAAGGTTGGTGGTGATATAGTTTTTAGTACAAAATTTGAAGTTAAATCCGCTGTAGATATTTTTGCTTTTGTAAGGAATTTAGAAGTTTATGTAATCGAAGACAAAAGCGATCCGTTTTATCCATCTTGGTATATCAAGAAACTTACTGCTTGAATCTTTCAAGAACTTTTTCAATTACTTCTTCTTCTGTCGGTAAATAAAAATCCCAATTTTGTTTTATAAGTTCTGCTGTCGCTCCACCTTCAATCCATGTTGTAGGTCTTTGATCGCAATCATCAAGTGTAAGTTTCTTATATAGAGCATCAGCTTTATGATAAGGCGTAATATAACCTTCGGATGTTTTTCTAAAAGGTAATACATGATCTGGATGTTTGCATGTTGGCATTATTATGATCCAATTGTCGAATGCCCCAGCTAAATGTATTGGAACAGAATCATTAGATAATAAAACAGGTGCTCTTGAGATAGCTGAAATTAGAACACCAACAGATGTTCTGTCTATGAGACTGATAGAATTAGAAGGAAGTTCAAGTTGATATGCGCCTCGATTTTCATGATCATCTGTTCCAATTAAACATACAGGAATTTCTTTAGAGATACCATCTACAACTTTTTGCCACCATTCGATAGGAAATGTTTTGCTTTCCCAATGTCTTCCTGGATGAACAATTACAGCTTTTCTAAGATCAAAACCTTTAAGTATTTCATCTAATTCATCATCATCTTCTTTTGTTGTTTGTATTTTGATAATTTTTTCTTGTAGGGGTAATACTCTTTGTAGAGAAGCAATAGAACAATAATCTACTGTATGACAGAGTAAATTCGAAATAATAGAATAAACTACTGTTTTTGGATCTGGGAAAGTTTTTATTTGAAAAAAGGGTTGAAAAATCGAAGGGTTGAAATCATCATGATGTATTATTTTATATTTCAAATGCTTGAAAAGCCTTGGCCAATGTGTTGTAATAATTATTTCTGTTGTATTATCTTTGTAGACTTTTTCAAGAAATCTTAATGTCGGTTCAGCATCTACTTGATCGCCCATTCCCCCAGAAACCACAATAACTATATTTCGTTTATAATTATATTCGGGTTTGTCGTTTTCCCATTTTTCAAGATCTCCCTTAATTATTGATAAAATCTCATTATTTACTGTAAAATAATGATAACCAGCATAATGTATAATAAATGAACTATGTCTTGTTTCTCCACAAAAATCCAGACATGTCATTCGGTTAAGTTTGTATGGTAAATCATACATGAGTGAATTTTCTTCTTTTCTTTTACCTTCTTCAATTGCGAATTTTAAATTGAGATACCCTTGTTCATAAAAGTTTGAAATTTCTTTTTCAGGTTTTTTAAAAAAGAATTTATGACACTTTGAAATAACTAAAACACCAGTATTATAATATTTTCCATTCCAGTTTATTTTCTCAGGGTTAATATCATAACTCTTGCAAGCTTCAATTAATGAGTACTCTCTTGGTACAAATTTAGCTTCGTTGAAAGCACCTATTTTGTTATAAGGCACTATATCAAAAAGATCAGGACAATCATCTCTTACGATTAAATCCGTATCAAGATAAATTATTCTATCATAAGAATTCAAAAGATCGAATATTTGGAATTTTTCCCAATGTGGAGTCGTTTTGCATGAATCAATAACTATAAAATCAGCATTGATTTTTTTCGCGTATGATTGTAGAGTTGGATGCGTAAGTTTTGAGATATTTTTAATCTCATCCCCGATAGAAATAGCAATAAGAGCTTTTTTCATAAATCTCCCTTTAATTTTATTAATATTAATCTTTTTATTTTATTTTTTCAATTAAAGCATTTTGAATTAATAAAATAATATTTGTAGTACTTGCTGTCACCCATTGTGTACAAAGAAACTCCTTATGTATAACTAGCTACTGAAAGTTTGCTTACATAACTGTTTACAACAAATTGAATATCATTATCTGTTGCTAAACCACCATTAGCTTGTATTGTTGGATTTAATGCAACAAAACATGTCATGGCAAGTGTATAAGTATCAGGGTTCAGCATAGCATTTGCAGCCCATTGAACTCTTTCTTTATTGTCGGCAAAAGTAACTTTAGCTGAATTTGCTGTAGTGTAGGAATTTGTCAAATTAGCTGCCATTATAAGAGTATTCCCAGAAATTTCTGCAATAGTACCTGTTTCTGAAGTTAATGTATCTGAAATGACAACTTGTTTACCCACCCAGAATGCAGTAGAACTAACTACAGCCACGTTTTTTTGCCCTGAACTTGCATCACTGGATAAATTAGAAGTAGTCAGAGCCTCATTCAAAATATCTTGTGATGTTTTGGCTACAGCTGCTTGTACACGTTTTCTCATTTCATTTGATATGTAAATCTTATTGATAGCCAATAAACTGCTATCACCTGTTATATCTGTGTTGACTTCATTAACAAGTTCATTATCATAATAATAAGCAGCTTCTTCAGCTTCACCTTCATTATGAACAATAAAATTGACAATCTTAGATTTCAATACGGGTTTTTTGCTTTTTTCAGAACTTCCTGTTTCATAAACAAGAATTTCATATGTCTTTATAGTTGCAGGTACACTAGCGTCCGAAGAAGTTGTTTCTCTTGCTGTTCCGACAACTGTATAAAATGCAGTTACCTCAGCTATTAACTCAGCTTTCGTCATAATAAATCTCCTTTAGGTATACATCGCAGAATTATTTGTCCATACTCCACTTTGTTTTTGATAAATATTGACAACTCTTCTCCAATTCCCAGAAATATTTACGAAATAAGCAGGCCATCTTCTCCATGTTTCAGTTACACAAACAGGAATTCTTGATGCTCCTGATCCTATAAATAAGAAAGAATGTGCCCCAACAACTTGCACAGGAGAAGAATATGATGTTGCATTATTTGTTCCTAATCTCCCTTGCGAATTTGAACCCCATGCCCAAATTGAACCATCAGCTTTCATAGCATGCGTAAAATTATTGCCTATAGCAAAATGTATAAAACTATGTGCACCAACTACTTGTACAGGAGACGATCTATTTGTTCTTGTACCATCACCTAATTGTCCATAGACATTGTTGCCCCACATCCACAATGAACCATTGGATTTCAAACCAGCACATGCACCCTCAGTTTGTTCATTAGTCATACCTGCAGCAACATGTATAAAAGAATGACCCCCTATTACTGTAACTGGTGATGATCTAGTTGTCACAGTTCCATCACCTAAATTTCCACTACCATTATATCCCCATGTCCATGCAGCACCAGTTTCTTTAAGTGCTATAGACAGACCATTATCTGCTCCACCTGTAGCTATTTGAATAAAACTATGACTTCCTACAACTTGTACTGGAGAAAAAATCCAGTTTACTGCATTATTGCCTAATTGTCCTGACTGACCATTTCCCCAGCACCATACTTGTCCATTATTTTTAAGAGCTGCAGTATGTGCAGCACTACAATGCACTCTAATAAAAGAATGATTTCCAACAACTTGTACTGGAGAACTGTAAGACACTTGATTGTTTGTACCTAATTGTCCATAACCATTATGACCACAACCCCACATTTGACCATTGTCTTTTAAACCCAAAAAATTGTAAGTTCCCTCAGCTATTGAAATAAAAGAATGATTTCCAACAACTTGTACTGGAGAAGAGTAAGACGCACTATTAGCGTTGTTACCTATTTGTCCATAAATATTTGCGCCCCAACCCCATGCTTCTCCATTAGATTTCAATGCATGTGTGGCTTGATTAGAAGCTGTTAACATAATAAAAGAATGATTACCCACTACTTGTACGGGTGACGATCTGGTAGTCAATGTATTGTCGCCAAGGCCACCTGCACCATTAAATCCCCATAACCAACAAGCCCCATTTAATTTTACTGCATAGCCTTTATTATTATCAGACATATTTCTATCTCTTATATGTATTGAATATAAATAGCATTATCTGGATAACCTGCCGGACTAGGAGGTGCACTTGTACCTGACGTAACATTGAGCCCTAAAATTCCAGTTACGCCTTGGATACCAGTTTGACCTTGTATCCCTTGTAATCCAGTGACTCCTTGCGCCCCTGCTATTCCAGTTTGTCCTTGTAGACCTGTCTGACCCTGAATACCTTGTACACCAGTAGCACCTTGATTACCTTGAAGACCTGTTTCGCCTTGTAATCCAGTTTCACCTTGCAGACCTTCTAACCCTGTCTCACCCTGCAACCCAGTGTCACCTTCGATACCTTCTAGACCAGTTTCGCCCTGAATTCCTTGTAATCCTGTAGTTCCTTGAGAACCAGTTTCACCCTCTAACCCTGTCGTACCTTGGACACCTGTCTCACCTTGAGACCCTTGTAACCCAGTTTCTCCTTGAACTCCAGTATTTCCTTGCAAACCTTGAAGACCAGTTTCGCCTTGAGCACCTTGCAATCCTGTAGTACCCTGAGTTCCAGTTTCCCCTTGAATTCCTTGCAACCCTGTCTCACCTTGCAAACCAGTTTCGCCCTGAACACCTTCTAAACCTGTAGTTCCTTGAAATCCAGTTTCACCTTGAATCCCAGTTTCACCTTGTGCACCTTGTAACCCTGTTGTTCCTTGAAGACCTGTAACTCCCTGAAGTCCAGTAGAACCTTGCTGTCCATTTATACCAGTTTCGCCTTGTAAGCCCGTATTACCCTGAATACCAGCAAGACCTGTTGTACCTTGTAGTCCGGTGTCACCTTGAACACCTGTTTGACCTTGTAATCCTGTATTACCTTGAACACCTTGTAACCCTGTAGCTCCAATTAAACCAGTGAGACCTTGCACACCAGTCAGACCTTGAACGCCTGTAACACCTTGAAGTCCTGTTTCACCTTGTGCTCCTACAGCTCCTGCTGAAGCGGGTGATGTTCTAGAACCAAAAATAGATTTTACGTTTTTTATTACAAAACTACCAGTTAAAGCACCAGTTCTTTGTAATGATATTTGAGCAATTATTACATATTCAGGGCTTGAAAAAGTACCAAAACTCAAATTTCTCGGGTCTTCTGTAAGACAAGAAGATGATGCACTATTTGTATAAGTTTGTTGACCTTGTACCCATAAAAATCTATAACTCTGAGAACCAGAGTCCGCTGTAACTGGTACAGCAACTAACCAAACATTCATCCAATTATTAGAAGGTAATACAGTTTGTTGCCAAGTTCCACCCGTAAATTGATTATACGCTATTGTACCCCCTACTAAAGGTACTATGTTAGGATCAGTAAGCGTGAATACTGCTGTAGCGCCAGAACCTGAAAGATAAAAAAGAGTATAAGGCCCATTATCAGCAAGCGAATTCAAAGTTGTAAGAAGATCTTCATCTTCAATATAAGTTGCACCTACAGCTGGTCTGTTATCTGCATCAGTTGCACCGTCAATAACATAACCACTAATATCACCACCACTTCTACGATATGTGCCTATTGTATTATGAAATGTTCGATGAGATTCCCAAGGCATTAATCCATGAACTTCTCTAAGACCAAATTTGACAGCTGTATAATAATTAACAAAAGCTATTTGCGCCATATCATAAGACCAGATAGAGCTAGACCAAATAAAACTTGAACCATTATAATACAAGAACCATGTGTTATCACTATCTGTATGTGAGTCTGAAGTCCATGTTGTTATGCCATCCCAAACTTTAGTACCTCTCCAATACAATGTAATAGAACTACCAGTAAGCGTAATTGTTCTTGCTGTAGAATCATAAGTTACAGTTATATTTTCTGGACTTAGAAATCCAGTGGGTTCTTTAGTGTCATTTAAAATAGTACTGTCAAAAACTCCAGTTTCACCTTGAATTCCAGTATTTCCTTGGACACCTGTTTCGCCTTGTAGACCATTAACACCAGTTTGTCCTTGTAATCCAGTATTTCCTTGACTCCCTTGTAACCCTGTATTGCCCTGTAATCCTGTTTCTCCTTGAGCGCCATTAGAGCCTGATAATCCAGTTGTACCTTGAAGACCAGTACTACCCTGTATACCTTGTGAACCCGTTTGCCCTTGTAAGCCAGTTGCGCCCTGAACACCTTGCAGTCCGGTTGCTCCTTGTATACCAGTCTGTCCCTGTAAACCTGTAGTACCCTCTAAACCAGTAACACCTTGCTGTCCCTCAAGTCCTGTATTTCCTTGATTGCCTTGAAGCCCCGTATCACCCTGCAAACCAGTCTCACCTTGTACCCCTTGAGGTCCTTCAAGACCATCTTCACCCTGCAAACCAGTAACACCCTGAAGTCCATTCAACCCTGTATTACCTTGTGCTCCTGTAAGCCCTGTGTTTCCTTGACTTCCAGTCAAACCTGTCTCGCCTTGGTTGCCATTGACACCTGCTAAACCAGTTTGACCCTGAAGACCTGTTTCGCCCTGTATACCATTAACACCAGTTTGTCCTTGAGCGCCTTGAAGTCCTGTATTGCCTTGAATACCAGTGCCACCCTGGTTGCCCTGTAAGCCAGTAATTCCTTGAAGTCCTGTGTCGCCCTGAAGACCTTGCAACCCAGTATTGCCCTGATCACCTTTTATACCTGTATCACCTTGTAGTCCTGTTTGACCTTGATAACCAGAAAGTCCAGTTGCGCCCTGAACTCCTGTATTTCCTTGAATTCCTGAAAGACCCGTCTGTCCTTCTAAACCCGTTGACCCTTGTAATCCAGTATGTCCTTGTAAACCTGTAGCACCCTCTAAACCAGTAATGCCTTGCTGCCCTTCAAGTCCTGTATTACCTTGTATACCAGTTTGACCTTGAACACCTTGTACTCCAGTATTTCCTTGATTGCCTTGAAGTCCCGTATTACCCTGTAAACCAGTCTCGCCTTGTGAACCTTGCAACCCTGTTTCGCCTTGTAATCCCTGAGTACCAGTTTGACCTTGGAAACCAGTTAAACCTTGTATACCTTGAAGTCCAGTAAAACCTTGCAACCCAGTGTTTCCTTGAGTGCCAAGTCCTGTTTCTCCTTGTGGTCCTTGTAAACCTGTTGCACCTTGTGTTCCTAACCCTGTCTCACCTTGTAGACCATTTAACCCTGTTGCACCTGGTAAACCAGTAGCTCCTTGTTCACCACCCCCAGGACCTGTCACACCTTGGACACCAGTATCGCCTTTAAGACCTGTTTCACCTTGAACACCTGAGAGGCCAGTATCCCCTTGAATGCCTGGTAAACCAGTGACACCCTGTTCTCCACCTCCAGGACCTGTTACACCTTGAATACCTGTTTCACCCTGTATCCCTTGCGAGCCCGTCGAGCCTTGTATACCTGTACTACCTTGGTTACCTATATTCCCTTGTAAGCCTGTTGCTCCCTGGGGGCCCATCTGACCCGAAACGCCCGTCTGGCCTTGTAGTCCTGTATTGCCTTGAATACCAGTCTGACCTTGTAGACCCGTGTTTCCTTGGATTCCTGTTTGACCTTGCGGGCCAGTATCCCCATTCTTCCAACTTGATCTTGAAAAATGAGACATTTTTATTCCTCGGTCTCTAAATTAAAATGACCAATAATTCGAACATCTGTCAAACTTCCTGTACTTATCAAAGAAATCCCAGTAGCCTGTTTAATTTTCTTGTCAGCAGCATAATATTGTTTAGGATAAATCGGAATACCCGATGTTAAAGTAGCAACTCCCCCTGAAATATTTAAAAAAATAGTAGCAGTTTCAGAATTGTTTGCTATTTCAAAAGCAACAACATCTTGGGAAAAATTAATAGTACTACTTGTCAAACCAATCAATCTTGACATATCTTCAGAATCTACAGTTTGGTCTTGACGTACTGGCATCGAACGACTATATTCTGCCATATTTTCTCCTTAAAACCTTGTTCCCTTATCTTCTAAGAACTTTTTCATCATATGCATTATTGCTAAAACTGCTGCATCATTTTTGTTTCGCATCGAATTCCAAATTTTTTCTACAGTCACACCAGGATTTAAAAGATTTATTGTCTGTTTTGAATTCATTGCTTGTTCTGATAAAAGTTCTATGATTGCTTCTATTTTTATGTTTACATTCTCTATTGATTCATTTGAGTCTTTAATTTTCCTATTTAAAATCGATATACTATTTTTTAGAATTTTTAAAGCTTCTTCTGATTGTGTTTCTTTTTCATCAACCTGAACTTCTAAATCTTTATGATATTCGACTAATTCTTTTAAAGTATCTTCAATTAAAACAAATTTTTCGTTTTTCTTTACAAGTCCTTCAATTGTTTTTTGATTCTCAGTTTGTTTCTCAACAAGTTCTTCTACTGTTTTTTTGAGATTCGAAATCTCTTGTCCTTCATGTCCGCTAAGATATGCTTCAGCTATTTGTTGTTTACTCAAACCCAATTCTTCAAGAGTTTTCAGATCGCTTGAATAAATTATGCCTGAATGCTTGTCATAACAAAAATTCAAATATTTCTTAAAAAACCCAATTTTAAAACTAGTACCAACTTTGTACGAATACATACTCATCTTCCTTAATTTTTTAATTAATTTTTTTAATATGTATAGCCAAACAAACCAGACTCATATCCCTGATTACTAACTTCTGTGTGATATGCTGTAACAGTAACTGTTGTTCCTGCAGGACATTGAACTGATTTGTCTGAGAAGTCAAACAAAACATTACGATTATTCCAACTATTGCGCAAAGCACAAATAGTTATTCCATTTAATTTCACTCTAAAAAGAGCATCAGCAGTACCTGTACAAAAAATTCTTTCAAGATAATAAGCTGCAGCATTAACATAAGAAAGTATTGTTGTCTCTGTGTTCGGGACAACAACTGGTGTTTCAACAAAACTACGAATTCTAGATACAGTTGAAGGATCTTCAGAAACTATCAATCGTCTATTATTGTCGACAAGTAAATACTCTAATGTAGTGCCATCAGATAGAGCAGCGACTTTTACATTTTCAAGTGTAATATCGCCAATAGTTACACTAGCATCAACTTTTAACTTACCATCATCGGTTATTAGAAGTTTTTGCCAATGTTGTGAAGTTTCATCCCAGGCAAATACATGGGAATTAGCTTCCTGTTGTTCACCTTCAAGATGAAAATCTACCGTTGCAGGATATATTGTAGCATAAGGAGAAAGATTGATATCACTCTCTACATAAGAAGGATCTATAGCTGTAAGTTTGAAATAATATCGAACATTTGGTGGTACAGGTACATCAGAATCTTTTACAAGAGTACAAACTTTATTTTTGTAATTTTTGTCAACTAGATTAGGAATACCAGTTTTTACTAATGTGTAAATACCTGCAGGAGTAGCAGAACTATAAAGATTATAGCTTTTTGCTTCAGACTTAGTTAAAGGGATCCAGCCAAAAAATATATCCCCATTTCGACGGTACAAAACTTGTAATCTAGGTGCCGCCATTTTACTTCTCCTTCGGTTGGCAAAGACGTGTGTTCGTCTATTTCTTGTTAGTCCGAAGTTCTTAAAAAAGGGTTAGATTCCTCTAACCCTTAATATTCAAAGAACTTTCAAATCAAAATTATGTGCCAACTGTTGTTGTCACAACATTCCCGTCAGCATCAACAGAAACAGGTATAAATCTTTGTGTATCTTTATTAAAACCATATACGACTGAAAACTCTTTAGGGATAATTGTCTCTACTCTCGTTGGAATTGTCAAAGGTCCTTCCATTGCACCTTCAGTTCCTCCAGTAACAGGAGCGAGTTCTATATAATTCCTTGCATTGTCGTCCCAATTAACAAGAGTTTCAGTACTGAATTCGAAAACAATTTTGCCTCTAGTAGCAGGTGCATTTGATGGCTGATTAACAGCAGAGCCAAACAAAGTGTAGACACCACTCGGAGCATCTGAATAATAGAAATTAAAAGAATCTACACCCGCTCTATAATCGACAAAAAGACGAATCAATTGTCTCAACCTATAAATTATCTGTACACCTTGTATTGCCATTTATGCTTCCTGGCTTGTTGTTTCTAATTTTCTACGTCTTCTTATGCGTTTTTCAATTTCCTGACTTATTTGTTCTTTAGCTTCATGCTTTTTTTCATCAAAATTTGGAGTTGCCAATTGGATATCATCAGCTCCTATTTCTTTTGCAAGATTTGCTATAACATCTTTCTTAGGTGGCTCTACTACAACTTCTCTTCTTGCTTGAGTTTGAATTGGACTCCTAAGAAGCTCATCAGGCCCTTTTGTTGTAACATCAGCTTGACGTTCTCTCATTCTTCGTTCAGCTGCATTAAAATTTGGTATTACAGGTTTATCTTCTTCTTTCTGTTTTTGCATCGGAGCTTTAGGTTTAAAACTTTTTCCAGCTTGACGAGATTCTAGACTTTTGTTTGTTTCCTTTGCATCAACAGAAGTTTTTATTGGTGTTTTCTTTTGAAGAACAATCTCTTCTTTTTCTTCTATGGGTTTAGATTTAGGAATTGAAATATACTGTGATGCTTCCTCCTCTGTGACTTCTGTCATCCATTTTGCTTTCAGAGAAGCTGAAATCCCTTTTGAAGCATCACAAGTATATTTATCAAAATAAAAATACTCATCAGTCTGTATTTTTCTGTTCAAATCCGTTAGTCTAAAGCCACCTAACCGATTACACTTGAAGAAACGATACATATTAATCTCCCTAAATCTTAATTTTAATTTTTTATAGATTATGCTGTTGCTGCTTTACCGATTTCATTTCTCTTATCATCAAATGTACCAGGACCAATAGAAATCCATTCTTCATCACCTAATTGAGATGAAGCAAAAGCCGCAGGATCATCTTTATTCGGATCATGTTCAATTGGATGTGATGCCTCTTTACCAGCAGGATCTAACCAATCTTCGGTGCCCATCTCCATAGACATAGGATCATCAGTGTCTTCCCAAGCTTTTTCTTCATCGTAGTCATCATCAGCCATTTCTTCAACGCCCGACTGATATGCTTCTTCCATTTTACCAAGAGCTTCAAGTTCTCTTGAAATTCTCATAAGTTTCTTGGCAAGTCTCTTTTTTCTGTTTGCAATGGAAGCAGCTCTATGAGCAGGATCTCTCTTGTCATTACCCCAGTTATTCTCCGGAGCAACTTCTTGTTCATGATCCAATCCAACCTGCGGTCCATCATAACCAATCGCTTCACGGCATGCGCCAATCTCATCGAGATATGAAGCCTGTTTCTTTTCCATCATTATCCTCCTTAGGAAATGTCTTAATTTGTTTTATGTGAAAATCATCCAAAACGATGATAATGTCTTAATCCTCTACGACGTTTTAATTGTGTTCTATGTATTGAACGATATCTTTTCATTCTTGTTCTTAATTTTTGTCTATGTGTTTTATAGTAGAGTTTTCTCTTTGTTCTTGTAGTTCCTCTACTTTTTCTTGGCCTTTTAATTCTAAATCGATAACGAGCTGCCACTTCCATTGCAACTTTATCAAGTATGTCAGCTAGATCTGCGCGATTATATTTGTCTTCTAATTCGTCAGCATAATCATGCAATTTTGCTAGAATAGAGAACATCAGTCGCCTCCGAATCATATCTATATAAAAAATTAAAACAAGACAAAATCTCATTACAAGTACAAGCAAATTTCATTTTATAGACACATAATTCATCTACAATAGCAAAATCTAATTTGTTTTGTTGACAAAACTTTCTTGCGGCATCGAATTTTAAATGATTATTTTCAGTATCTATAAAAACACTTGGTTTTATTTCGATTAAAATGCAATTATTTTTAAGACAAATTAAAACATCAGGAACATAATTTCTTATATAATCTTTTAGATAAGGTATACGAATAGGTTCGACATAATAACCAATAACATCATCAAATTTTTCTAAAGATTCGAATACTTGTAATTCCAGACTTGATCTATAATAAAATTTTAAATTGTTCTTATGTGATTTGAAAAACCCAGTTTTGTATTTTGAACGTTTATCTATTTTTTCTAACATTTTTGCTGAAGCAATTGAAATCTTTGATCTTGCTTCTAAAGTATGATGTTTGCCAAAAAAACCATTATTTTTTCCAGAATTAGCTTTACTTATTTTTTGCTTTGTATCATAAGAATGATAATAACCATTTTGTTCGGCAGTTTTCTTTCTTGTTTTTTTATTTTTTTCAATTGCATCTAGAGTTGGTTTTTTCCCAAACATCCAACTCCCAAATTTTCTATCTTTTGCTATTTTAGACATTTTCTTTGAGAATTTTAAAAGTCTTGTATCAGTTTCTTTTGTTAAACCCTTAGACCATGATACATGACCTTCGTGTTTTCTGCCCTTGTTACTTCTAGAAATAGCTTGATTATGTTGAGTCGTATTAGATTTGTGTCTTCTTGCATGCCCTTTTATAAACTTTATTCCAAGTCTCATTTTCTCCCAAGAAATAATTTTCCCGCATCCGCAAAGACAATAACAAAAAGTTGATTCTAAAGTCTTTCTACAATTATCACAAAATTTTGTCCGATTTGAATTTGCTTGGAATTCATTAGAACATTTAGAGCAAACTTTGCGAATTTTATTTTTTAGAACTCTCATTTTTGCTCTTCTTGATCTTTTCTTCCATTTGTTTTAATAAAGTATAATAAAGTTCCCCATCTGATTCTGCAAGATGGTCCAAGGCAATTCGCTTTGTTACATCTTCATCAGGTGTATGCTCTTTCTCTACTTCAATCCCCATTTTCAATTCATTTTGATCGACATCTTCTTCACTAATCCCTTTTTCATTTGCTCTCCCGCTTGTAAGAAATGTTACAAACTTTGTTGCAAGTTTATAAATTTCAGCTTCAACTTCATGCACATCATAATCCTGAGCTTCTGCCCATGCATGCAGATCAGCATCTTTAGGGTTAGGATTAAGTTTTAGAAAAAATATTATGTCTTCTCTTAACATTATAAAACCTCTTACAAGTTATTAGAGCACTACTAATAAAAACAGTAGAATATTCAACATTAGAATGCAAATAAAATATGATGCAATTATTTCAAACAAAAAGCCCCGCCTTGTTTCCAGGGCAGGGCTCAAAACTAATAATATTTCAATTAGTTATGGACGTGTAACTTCAATCAAGCTTACACCGCGCGGATTCCATACACCAATTCCGATTTGTTCGAAAATTGACCAACCAATGAGGCGGTTATCCGGATCATCAGCGGGAAGAACTGTAATGTCAATTCTCTGCGGCATAACTGCAAGGAACTTCTCTTCGGTGCATACAAAGACTGTACCAATCGGAACTACCCTGCTAACAATGATATCGGCACCCCAGATCTGAGCCATCAAACCTGTGTTCAACAAACTCTTCTGAGTTACGGGGTCCAACTGGTCGCGACCAAACTTACGGATGTCAGAATAATCTCTGGCATTCATGAACAGACGTGCAACACGAAGGTCATGTTTCTCAACTTCAGCAAAAGCATCAGCAAGCGCATCCCTGTCAAGAGACGGTGTTGCTGGTGTAACTGCGTTGAAAGGAAGACCAGTGTTTGGGTTGATCTGAGCAGCCGCAACTTGGAGGGCATTGAAACCAAGATCATCTTCACTTGCCTGGATGTCCTGTTTTGCCTTGTCCTGAGCACGGTCAATCAGATTGTACCGACGTTCTTTAATCTGGGTAAACGGAATTTTCGGGTTCGAAGCAAGTTCGAACAACGGAACGAGAATTCTTTTACCTTTGACGATAGTTTCTGGTGTCTGGCCTTCTTCACCGATGACGATGGCCGGAACATCAACGTCTCTGTCATAGTACGGAAGAGCACCCTGAGGCAGAGGATCTACAACTGCTGCCCGACGGAACACACCCTCATAGTCCAGACGTTCACGGAGGGGATTCTGCATCGATGCAGCAAGCTTCATCTTTCCTTCTGGGGAAAGCAAGAGCTTCTCAATGGCTCTTTCTTTGTCAGCTGCTGTCGTGATTTTCATGGAAATCTCCTTTAACTTACTGTTGCTTGTTTGTGAATACTTAGAACTTGTTACTTTTTGCGTCTTTCAGTTAGATCATCAGATCAAAACCAAGCCAAGGATCCGTCGGTGTCGGTGCCTTAGAGACACGACCAACGATATTGCTTGTTGTGTTTTCTGTTGTGAGAAGACCGAAATCACTAACATAGAGAAGAGCGCCAGCTACATAGGCGACATCGCCTGAATCAGCTTCATTGCGAGTCTCATAAATGTCAGTTTCAAACGATCCCATCGAACGCATAACAGTAACTTTACCCGAAGCAACAGCTGGAGTATTTTCGAACGGTGAGCCTGCAGCATCGTTGAGAAAGATCCCGACAGCCGTATGGTCGTTACTGATATCGACCTCGTAATTGTCGGAATACATCGCAACCATACCTGCCAGGACTCCGTCCGGTGTGTCAGCCGTAATCCGGGATGACGTAGCACCAGCAGCGCCATAGTTCTGACGAGTGAAGGCGCCAGGAGCCAATGTTGACAGAGAATTTCTGTCACCTGCGAACAGGATACGAAGTGCCATGGAACAACTCCTTACGTTAAGTTTTACTTTTGAAAACTAGCAGCACTACTGAACAGTTAATCTGAACTTATAAAAGGTTTATAAAAGACAGAGGATTTCACCCCTGTCTTTTTATAAAACTTATTAGTCTTGTGGTGCGCCTCTCCACATCTTAGAAAGAACTTCAACTTCAGGATCACTTGTATAATCATTTTGTTCAACAAGAGAAGCATTTTTGTCGATACCAAATTCATCGACAACTTCACCATCTTCACGTTTTAAAGTTGAATGATCTGACGAACTTACTGTTTTTCCCGGATCTTTTTTTGCAGCTTCTTTTTTTGCTTCTTCTGCAACTTCATCTTTAGGAGTCTCAGAAACTTTTTCAGCAGGGGTTTCGGGCTTGTCAGCTTTCTCTTCATCTTTTGCAACTTCAGGTACAGCTTTCTCTTCTTTGCATTCAGCAAGTTTCTTTTCAATATCTTCAGCTTTCTCTTCAGCAGAATCACCAAGAGCATCTTCTTTGTCAGCTGTTTCAATATCACCTTCAGCTTCGGCTGACTCAGCAAGTTTACGATGATTTGCAGCTACCGTTCGATATGTACGTGCCAATTCAGCAAGTTTTGCCTTTTTGTCATCTGTTGCAGCTCCTTCAGGTTTTTCTTCAGCTAGTGGAACTGCTGCATCGGCCTTTTCTTCTTCAACTTTACCTGCTGGTGTCGAGTCTGGTGTTGCATTTGGAGGAAGAGCTGATGCTGCATCTTTTTCTGCTGGTACTGCGGTTTCTGGTTGTGCAACTAGATCAGCTTTTTCTTCTTTTTTTGCTTCTTCTGCTTCTACTGGTGCAGCTTCTTCAGGTTCTTTCTTAGCTTCATCATCTGCTGTCTTCATAAGGGAAATAACTTCTTCGATATGAGCAACTTTTGCTGCAGCATCATCAGCTTTCTGATCAAGGAATTCAGCCTGCTCTTCATCATCATCTTCTTGTGCTTCGGCAGCAGCTTGACGATTGATTCTTTCGACCCGTGCCTGACGACGAAGTTCTTTTTGAGCATCTTCAATTGAAGCAAACTCGTTTTCTCCGGCAACTTTTCTTTCAAGTCTTTCAATTTCACTATCATCGAGTTTTACGATTTGAGCGATTTTCGCTTTAATAGTTTCATATGAATCTTCAAGTTTGCCCTCAACAACAAGTTGTTTTGCAATTGCAAGTCCTCTACGAGCTTTACGTTCGATAGCACGATCACTACGTTCTTGAGCAAGTTTCTTTTTCAAATTTGAAATAACTGCTTTAAAACCTGCAGCTTCACTTGCAAATTTATCCTCATCTTCATTTACATCTTCAGCAGGTTCGCCTTCGCCTTCATCTTCACCTGTACCTCCATCTTTTTCTTCAACAGAAGGATTTAAAGGTGCTGCAGGTGTCATCGGGCTTGCAACTGGTGCATCTGCACCTGCACCTTTGCCTTCAGCCTGAGTATTCACTGCCTGAACTACTTCTGAATGAAGTTCGTTTGTATCAGTAACAGCTGGTTGATCAGCTGGTGCCGCCATCTGCGCACTGGTTCTGCTTTGAAGTGTAGCAATCAAGTCCTCAGCAAATTTTTGAGCTTCAGCTGGTTCAAAAGTCTCTTTTGAAGACTCAACGACTTTCACCAGCTCTGATCCCTTGAATACTGCGACTTTTGTTCCACTTTTATGCACTTTTGCACTCCAACACAAATTCATAGTATCTCTCCTCAGTTAAAGTGAAATTTGTTTTGCTTTAATCTCATTCTCAGTTATTACAACAAACTTCATATTATTGTCATTTACATATTTTCTAGCAGCTTCAAACTTTAAAACATTTCGTTGTAATGTTGTAGAGAATTTGGGCTTAACTTCAATTAAATCTCTTGAGCCATCTGCATAAACAACTAAAATATCAGGCCAATAGCTTTTTTGCCTTTTAGAGACTGGCTTATTTTTCTTTTTGTCTCTTCAGATTTGGGTTTGCCTTTCTGCAAAAAACTCATTATACTATCCTATTACATTAATTTTACTAACTCATTACAATGTTGACAGACAACATAATTTGAAGTATAACTTGGTTTTCTATTTTGATCTACAAGATCATCAATAGTATAATGTTCTTCATTCTCACAATGAGTACAAGAAACTTTCACATAAGAATTTTCTAAAACAAATGCATTAATTTCTTTGGCCGTTTTTTCTAAACTTGTCTCTTTTATTTTAGAAATTATAGATGTGCCATATCTTGCCGAGAAAAAATAGACTTTATCTTCAATAGCACCGTTCTTATATGCTTCTTCATAACCTACAGTCATTTTAGGTTGACTGTTGCAATACCATACCCATCGTGCTTCATCATATCTGAATCCACATGTCCATACATCAGATCTCTTATTAATCAAATTTTTTTTAATTTCTTCAGTCTGTGTTGCAAGTTTCAATTGTTTTATGATTTCAAAACTTGCTCTTACAGGATTTGAAGGGAATGTATCTTTAACGCGTTGAATGATTTTGTTTTTTGAAACATCAACAATGACAATATCTTTCTCTAAACGAAACGCCTTCAAATTTCTTTGAAGGTCTATAGATGATATTGCTTGTTGTTCTAGTTTCTTGACAACATTAAAACAAAAAAAATTAGAAAAAAACTGCATATTTAATTTTTCTTTTTATTAATATAGGACATAGGCATATAAAAATCTTCACCAGTTTCTGTAATGAATTGTCCGTATTCGCCACTATCGATTGTAGTCACAAAAGATACTTTCTCTCCCTTTGTGATAACAGAATTCCCTTGCTCATCGAACCAATATGTACCTTCATCATGATCAACTGGAATGTCTTGAGAAACAACAAATATATTCGATTTTTTTACCTGTTCTAAGTCATTAATATTTTTCATTATAGTCTTTTTGTCATCGAGTCTAATGATGAACATGGGACCACGTTGTGAAACAACTTCTCCAATTTTTCCCTTTTCTTTACCAGTTTTTATTTTAACCCTATCACCAGATTTGATTTTTGTTTTAGCAGTTTTATAGAGAGATTCTTCTGAAGCAAAAAAACAACGGGGACATTCTATAATATCTTGTTGCCCTGCATCAACGGAAGTGGCCTTTATTTTCCAAAGATCTGTTTTAAAACCACATTTTAAACATTCAAATGTATCAACTCTTGAAACTGTTTTATTTGCAGGAGCAATTTCTAGAACAACAATAGGAACTTGTTTGCGTAATTCAAAACCTGGCTTTAATCCCGCATCATCTTTTATGTCATGAGGATTATCATAAGGAATATCAGAATAATCATGGGTGGAAATTGAGAAATCTTTATTACCTGATTCATTTTCAATTGGATGAGTTGCTTCTTTTTTACCAAAAACTTTTTCAAGGATTCTATCGACAAAACCTGTTTTTTGTTTTGGTAAGACTTGACAAAGATTTTCTAACTCTTCACTTGAAAGAGTTTCTTTTGCTGTGAGTATTTGATTTGCTGTTTTGATTTCTATAGAACCGTCTTGTTTGATTGCAATATTTGCAACATCAGTATCCTTTGATGCAGCTTTTAAAAGAACTCCATCCTCTTTTACCATTGTTTCAATTTTCGAATTGAGGATATTTGCAAGCAGATAATTACTAACTTCAGAAGTGGAAAGAATTTTTCTAAAAACAGCGCCAGCAAAAGCAGGATTAGCTACAAGAGAAACATCAAAAAATGTGTTATTTATACATATTTCTGCAGCTCTTCTTGATGTCCCATCAGGTAGTCTATAAGTAGAACCTTTATTACCACGTCTAAGATGTTCACAATATGATGTAGGATCATTTGCAATGTTTCCACAAATACTGCATCTTGTTTGAGCTGTAGTACAACCCATAGAAACTGCATTTATAATACCATTTTCAATATTTGCTACAAGATCTTTGTGTCTTCTATCTACAGAAAAAAGGACATCAATAAGAAGTGTGTCACCCATGTCTCTTGCAATGACATCAATGCATTTTCCTTTTGCATTTTCTAATCTTTGATCATGTTCTACAAAGGTTGTTGCTCTTTTAAAGGACTTGTAATCTTTTAAAAGATCATTACATGTCCAAGCATCATGATTGTCATTGATAAATTTTTCAGTAGCAGTAGTAATCCAGTAGCCATTGTCTTCAGTTTTTACCCCAGCCATAATCGTAGTATGAATGTAGATAAATTTCGTTGGATCAATTGTGCTTACAACCTGAAAATCAGCCTCTTTATCGACAGCTTCTTTGTCAACAGCTTCTTTTTTGGGTTCTTCAATAGTGTTTTTGATGTTTGCTTGTTTCTTTAGAGCACTCCAACTACTAATGTCACCACCCAAAATTTCGATTTTTGCTGTTTTGAGCATGCCAACTTTATTGAAAGACATGAGGCCTCCGAAAAATTGTCAATCTTTACACAATTTTTTGATAAAAGTCTTGATTTATAAAAACTTTAGAAAAAGTCAATTTACCATTTGATTTTTGCTCGTAACCATCCATTTAGATCACCAGGTATTGCACCTACAATACCTATGACATCAGCATTACCACCTATATTTTCGTTTGTCAAAATTCCATTTGAATTAACATATAGTTTTTGATTATAAGTATAAATTCTTGTCGTGTCATAAGCATTTCTATTAAAATCTAGCAAAACATCATCTGATATCATTGATGCTGAATGATTGCTTGAATCGACAGGACTGTTTTCATATTTATATGGTCGTCTTGCTGTTGCCAATCCATCCATATCTTTAAAATCATACTGTTTTCCATCATAATCTTCAAGTTTGTAACCGTTGATAAGCAAACCAACTGTTTCATTTGGCAATGCTTTTTCTACAGTCATTTTGTCTACAAATCTTACTATTTGACCACCATACCAACCTGTTCTTAGAAGATTAGGTCCAATTTTAACATTAATTCCCCAGTATTTATAGTGGATCTTAATCATATTCTTCCTGGCCTTGGTTTTATTCTTGTGGGTCGTTGTATTATAGGCTTTAATTCTCTTGGTCTTTTTTCTGTCAATGGTTTTTCTTGTTCAGGTTTTGTTGGTGTCACTGGAGCCTTTTGTTGTGGTTTTGTAGGAACTGGTTTAACAGGTACCTTAAGAGTTGGTTTGACAGGACCTTTTTGTGGGCCTTTGAACTGATCAGGAACTATAAATCTTTTAAACAAAGGTATTGACGCAGCAACATGTTTACAAATCAGATACCTTCTTTGTGGATCTCTTATATTGGGAGCGGTACCATCCGAGTATTGACGCTCAGAATAATCTTTATCAAGAGCATTAAAATCAGCACCATTATATTTCCAAGCATTACAATTACAAGATATTTCGACTTCTCTCCCAAGCATACCCTGTGTTTTAGGCCCTGTACCTAATAACTTAAAACGGACATCATAGGGCCCTTTGCTTTTTGTTTGATGACATTTTACAGAAAACATCCATCTACCATTTTTAGGATCATTACGTTTTGTTGTTGCTACACACCCTTTAGCATATTTGATAGATTTTTGATTTGTCTTAAATAATAATTCTCCTGCAGACATAGCAAGTTTTGCAAAAGGATCAGAAAACAATACTCCAAGCGGAATAATTTTTCTTGACAATAACTCATTTGCTATAGATTGAATGGCTTCTTTATTCATCAATAATCTCTTGCTTTCCCTATTATTGTTCCTATAGTACGCGAATCATTCCATTCAGGTATTGCGCCCAGTCTAGCATTACTTGCTTTTGTCACGTCATCATATAATTGCTTTGATGGGAAGATATATACAGAACCTTTTGCATATGTCTCGTTGTCAACGTATTTATCGTTTAGATCAAAGATAATCTCAAAAACTATTTTCCAATGTTGATAAGATTGCTCTGTCTCATCTTCTCTAAAACTTGAATCTTTAAGTTCAAGATGTACATGTTTAGATTTAATAGAACTAATAAATTGTTTTACTTTTTTTTCGAAATCAATCTTATCGACAAATTTCTGTTTCGAAACTGTTCTTTCACTTGCTTTCAAAATTTCATTTGTAATAAGTTCTATATTCATACTTTAAATTCTTCTCGAATTGTTTCTCTAATTGCACTTTTGATTTTTTCAATCTCGTGTGTTTCATTTAATTTTGATTCAAGTAAAAAAGTAAGTTTTGAAATATTATCAGCATATAAATCTTTTGCAGCATTTACTTTTTCTGTAATTGGCAATTCATCTTTAATTCTAGATGCAAAAACTTGAGGTAAATATTTTTTAAGCGTATGAATTCTTATTTTAGTTGTCGAAGATCCATTTAAAGCAAGAATTTCATTTTCTAAGTTCAAAACAGCACGTCTAGCATTCTGACTCAATTTTAAATCTTTTATCATTGAATCAACCCAAGCCTTCTTTGAGTTTTCTTCAACAATAATAGCAGCACCAAGTTGCTCAGCTTTATCCGTGTCCACAAATGGAATATCAGGGATTTCAACTTTATTTTCAGATTCAGCAAATAATTTTACTTTTTTTTGATCTGTTCTTTCGGGTTTGAGTCTTTTTTCTAAAGGAACTTCCAGTTCTTCTATTTCATCGTCTCTTTTCTTATCTTTTTTATTTTCTTGTCTATCATATCTACGTTGTTCTCTTGTTTCTGCTGTTTTTGTAATTTTTTCATTTTGTGTCGCAAACATTTCTGTTGATGCTTCAGGTTCATATTTTAAACCAAGTTCTTGTGCCCTTAATTCCGCAATTGCAGGTGCAAGAGTTCTTCCAGCTTCGGTAGCAGCACCATTCATCATGGTGAAATAATTAATATCGAGTGGAGTACCTTCAAATCTCTTGAGCCTTTCTTTAACAGTTTCAGCGTCAAGCCCAAAACACTCGAGCCAAGTTTGCATATCGATTTGACCCTGAGTAACCATTTGAGCAAGCATCTGTTTATGGGCTGTATCATCAACAAAATTCAATCTGTTCCATTTGATACGAGGATACAACCATTTGATTTTCTTTTCTTTCTTAGAAGTACCTTCTTCATATTCTGCCCAATCATTTCTTTTGGCCATAGGAAGAAATAATGATTGAATCACATAACTTTCAATTCTTTCTCTATAAATTGAATATTTTTGATTCATTACTTCTAATACGGTTTGTCCATTAGCATAAGAACCTTCACCTAACAAGAAACTTTTATTTATCATTAACCCTATCAACAGTTCCTCGTTTATCCAATTCCATTCTGACTCTAATTGCATCAACCCTTGACTTGTTCCAACAAGGTCCCAATGCAATTCATAGTTAGTAATGATGGCGTAATCAGGATCTGCAAAAGCACTGTCGACCTGTTCTCTAATTATATTCAGATCAGCCATACCTGTAGAATCTGCCCAAATCAAATGTTTCGGCGTAAGATGTCGAGAAGCTACAGCATCCTGTGATTGTCTTAATCTGTCTTTATAAATAAGAGTTTTGAAATTTCTCTCTACAATACCAGTACCCACAAGGTCATAATCAGCCATTTTGTAGGTGACATGAGCCACATGGCTACCATGATTTGGATCTGTATTTAAAGGTATTTTCTTTCCTGTTTGTACAAGTTCAATAACATCTTCAGGTATTGCTTTAAAAAGAACACCTGTTTTTGGGTTATCAGGTCCATTGTTAATAATTTTCTTCATTTGCTCATTTGGAATTAAATCGACTCTCATTATATCAGTAAATTGAAGTTTTTCAAGTTCTATATAATCAGGATCTAACAGAGTCAGTTTTGTCCAACGGTTTTTCTGTTCGCTCCATCGAGCAAAAGGAAAGACGTTACCAAGTTTGTAGTATTCAACACCCATTTGAAGGAGTTTATTGAACAAATCAATACCTTCAGTGGAACACATTTCTTCGTATTCTTCTTGGATCTTCCTTGTTTTTATCTTATCTTTGCTTGGGGGTAATGTCAATCTTATACTTGACAAAGGAAGTTCAGCATGAGAATCTATAGCAGTACTAACTAAAGGATCATATTTGTAAAAATAACGACACCATGCATTTATTTCTCTATAATCACGAGGAAGTAAGATAGAACTTGGCTCAAATTCTGGGTGGTAAAAGCTTGGCATAGAATTCTTAACATTTGCTCCACCCCCACAAGTATTAGCAGTCTTAGACATTGATCTAGACATTCGATCTACTACACGTAACAAACGTTTGTTATATTTTCTGGGCTTTCCTTGATAAAACTCAGAATCTATAATAGTTGTGTCATTCCCGAATTTGATCGTAGCGCCATTCTTTTTCATGCCACTTGAATCAAGTTCAGAGCGTTTTTTTCTTTGAATCATTATTTATACCTTTAAAATTATTAATCTGATTAATTCTTTAGAAAAATTAAACTGCATCCCAATCAATAATTGATGCATGTGGCCCGTGTCTATGTCTAAATCTAAATTCTGAATTCATAATGTATTCAAAAATGTCTTGTTGTTTTGCACCAACAATTGAGGCTAATTCAGCTGCAATTTCTTGATTTGACATTGTCGGGTGTTGCTCAAGTCTCATATTTATAAGAGTTCTTTGAGAACCTGTAAGACCACATTTCCTATTCAAACGGCGACATGCTCTTTTCAAGTAATTAATTTCAATAGCAGCAGATTGAAAAAGGCTATCATTCATATCAATGTCATCTGGCACTCGCAAATTATCTATTCTTTTTTTAAGTTCATCAATCTCTCCTTGAGTATCATAATCAGTTTGCAAATCTTCAAGTTGTTTTTTAAGCTCATCTATTTGAGATTGAAGTGCATCGGTACCAGCATCAGAAGGAGCCTCTGCCCCTGTATCAGTAGCAGGCATATCAGCTATATCTTGTGCTAGATCAGGATTTGGTTGTTCATCAGGGCTAACAGAAGGATCATCAGCAGGAACATCTACAGGTTCATTAGTACCCGTTGTTTCATCGGGCGGGGTATCTTCTGCTGGTGCACTTTGTCTAATAAATCTATCAAACCATGGATGTTCCATGCTCTCTCCTTTGTTTTCTCTCTTGTCTTGCTTTTTCTATCTGTTCCTGTTTTTGTTTGAATAATTGTCTTGTTATTGCTGCTCTTTTTTGATTTGTAAAGAAACTTGTCTGTTTCTCAATTGCATTAGATAAGTCTAAAGCTTGTAAAGCCATTTTTTGCATACCAATAAGATAAAATTTAGCTGAAATATCATTCTCTTTCAACATCGAAATTTCTTTATTTAATTCTTGAGAATGAAACTTCAGTTTATTAATTATTTCTCTAACATGTTCTATACTCATCTAAATGATCTCACTGGATGAATAGCTCTTTGCAAATTAGTTACCGTTTTATGCAATTTCAAACGTCTTTGATAAGCTTGATGACTTGCTACTTTATCACCTGTTGACGTAAAAGTTTGCACTCCATTTGTTCCAACAATACTCAAAGCAGACATCCCGATTTCATTGTTAGTGGCTATATATGAAGCATTGGCTAAAACATCGCACAAGTCATCCGTTGTTATTTCTCCAAGAGTAGGTGCCTCAATTAAAAATTGTTTTTTCCCAACTCTTTTTTCCTGTAAATTTTTAAGTTCTTTTATTCCCCGTTCATGATAAAACATGTCGAGTCTTTCATCATAAATAAGATCTCTCAAATTTTTGTAAATTTTAGTGTTGTAATGTCTACTAAAAGGAGTTTTGAGAGCATTCAATCCTAATTTTTTGAACTTAAGAACAGAAGATGTACTGTCAAATTGGTCAAATACTATTTTCACTATTCTGAATTTTTGACATAAACTTGTTATATATTCGTGTATGACTTCTTCATCGATATAAGGCAATCCTTCAAATTCAGGATCTCTTAATGACCAAACTTTCCATCTGTCTAAAATGACAATTGTTCTTTTTTGTCTTTTTTCTTTTCCTTCGATTACATTAGTTTTTTCTTTTTGTTCTACATGAACCATAGCAAGAGCATATCCATTTTGAGATGATGAAGGATCTACAGCTATATAATGGGCATAATTTGAAACTGGGACTGTTGTTTCACTATCTCTTGTGATACAAGCATCAATTTTTTCAGGGTATCTAAAGAATCCTGAAATTATAGAAGAGAATTCTGCACCAAATTCTGAGTCAAATGATTCTGGGTTTCTCTTTTTTTCGCTTTCAAGATACTCGAAAGTAATTGTTTCATTCATCTCCCAAGTAGGTATTCTAAACATGATCTTGTTGAGATCAGGTTCATCACCTTCTCGACCTATACAATCAAGATATAGATCGTAAAAAATACCTGCTTTGATGTACGGCGACGAAATGCTTATGATTTTTCCATCAAGTCCAAATGTCGCTACAGAAGGAGTCAATGCCTCATAAATTTGATCTCCTGAACGGTTTCCCTCATTATCAATAAAGTGAGCAATCTCGTCAAGAATTCCAACTATAATGCTACCACCACGTATACCACGTGCTGTACAAGGCAGAGCCAATATTTTTATAGAAACATGAGGATCTAAAGGTTTCCCGTGTAATCTTGTTTCTTGCGTATAGAGTTCTAAATCTCTTTTTGTTCTTAAACGAATCTCAGATTGATTTTTGCCTTCGACATAAGGCGTAAACCATTTTGAATTAAGAATTCTATTTTGAGTAGCTTTTGCAAGAATTAATGCCTGATCTGTTGTACTGGCAATATTGACAATGCGAATTTCTTCGCCTTGGGGTAATTTATAGTATTTTTGAGGATCTACTTTTAAAATTAGTCTATATGCTTCATATGAAGAAATGACCGATGCAATAAATGTTTTACCAGATCTACGTCCACAAACTAGAACAAGTTCAATAAAATCTTTAGGATCAAGGTTTCTTAAATTTGTTCTACCTTGTTGAATTAAAAAATTGACATATTCTACTTCAGTTAAATACTTCCCTTCCTCATCAAACGGGAATGATCTTACTTTTATAGTTTTTTCTTTATCATCAAGTGAAATACCATAATAAACTTTAAGAACAAGTTTTTCAACAGCATGTAAGGGTTGATCAAGATAAAAAGGGTGTTCACAGAAGGTGATTATGTCAACTTCTTTTTCTGAATCATCAATGAGTCCCTTTGTTGCTTCTGCAAAAAGGGACTCAAACGAGAAGGAAGTATCTAAAATATCATTAGCCATTATTGTATGACGCCACAACTTCGAAAATAATGTCTTCTGTTGTTCTGTATCTAAGCATTGCAATTTTGACAAGTTTGTTGATCATACTTGCTGTGTAGAGTTCTTTCAATTTTGGACTTTCTCTAAGTTTCTCTCTTCCAATTGCAATCCAATGACGAACCATTCTTTCAGTAAAAGCAGGATCTTCTTTACCAAGTTCTTTTGCGACCTCATTACTTGTCAGATCATCAGCTCCTGGATCATCCGGATGATAATATTTTAAAAGAACTTTCTTTTCATTGTCAGGTAATTTCTTGATTTCTTCCATGAAAAGTCTCATAATCTCTTTGTTTCTTAGAACTTCGTCCGGGAGAGGTTCGTTACTCTTGAGTGTGTCCATAAGAAGAAGTGCGCTCTCACCTTCATCACCAGAAACTTCTTCGTACATACTTTTGATAGTTCCCTGACCAAAAAGTTTTAAAATCTCAAGAGTTTTATCTACATCTGTCTTAAGAATTTCAGAAAATTCTTTAAGATCTTTTGATTCATAATCAGCATTTTCATCATCAAGTTGAGATAAATCGATTTTGTTAAAATCTGGCATTCTTTTATTTTTTTGAAAAAATGTCCTTAGAGCATTCTTGAATCTGATTTTATATTTTCCTACATCAGGTATAACTTCACCTTTACCTAGCATTTCGGCAATCGAGTGTCTATTGATTTTCGTTCCAAAAGCTTTTGCAATGTAACCTACAATTTCACCAGCAGATTTGGGAGTAAGTTCCATAAGAACTTCAAGAAAACTACTCTCAATGTGATGACGAATTTCTTCCCTTTCTTTTGCATTACTAGCAAGTTCAGAAACTTGTTTCATCTTTTTCCCTATCAATCCGCCAAATGTCTCGCGTAAATCATCAAAGACTCTTGTTTTATCTTTTCTTGATGTTGCTGAATCTTGCAAGGTTTTAACAGCGTTTACAAGATCATCACCCTCCAATTTTTTAGATTTAAGCCAAAACATTTCACTCTCCTTTTGTTTGTGACATTGCTTTTCGTTTTTCTTTTCTCTTTTCAAGAATGCTTCTTCTTTTGTCAGCATCCTCTCCTATAATACAATCTAGTAATCTATGTTCACTTCCCTTTACTACTCCTGAAAATCGGGAAATCAATCTTCTTGTTTCACTTCCACATTCTGGACATTTTGCATCTGGCGAATCTATATGCAAAAATTCTTCAAATTCATATCCGCAACTAAGACAAGAAAATTCATAAATGGGCATACAGCACCTTTAATTTCATTTAATTTTTTAAACATATACACGTATTTGATTTCGTTGTTTGTAACGTTTTCTGAGGCACTCAACACAAATAATCTCTCCATACATTACTTCTATTACTTCTCTTGTTTTCTTATCTACGATTTCAACTTTGATACGTGCATAATTGTCTTTCTCTAGATTGCAATTCGAGCAATGCATTTTCATCTCCGTTAATTATTTTATATCGGCAAGTTTTGTTGCTCCCTCACCTGATCTCTCCCTTTCAATCATTTTTGATTTCATCTTGTCGTTCTTTTTTTTCATTTGGTCTTTAATTCTAAAGCCCTGACTTGGCCAATCATTTCCTTTGAGAACAAAATTCTTGTTTAAAGAAAAAAGCCTTTCACAATCACCAGAACAAATCTCGCATGACACTTTTGGAGTAGCTGTAATACCGTGCATTTGTTCTTGAACATTTCCACATTCCTTACACTGATACTCATATGTGGGCATTTTAATCTCCTCTTAAAAATTAATTTTATTTAATTTGTACTACTAATTATATCTTGAATTTCAATGACAATGATCTTTAAATTGAAAACACAACACAATTCTGTCTATTAAACAATAGTCTTATAAAAACTATAGAAATGGGAAATGAACTAGTTCAAAAACCAGTTTATTGGTTGAATATTTTTAGATGCCAAAAAATCATTTGTTTTAGAAAAGTGTTTGCATCCAAAAAATTTGTATGAGGATAAAGGTGACGGATGAGCAGACATTAAAATTTGATGTTTTTTCTGATCTATTAAAAATCTCTTATTTTTAGCAAAAGAACCCCACAACAAAAAAACAATATTGCTTTTTAAATCAGATATTTTTTCAATTACACAATCAGTGAAAATCTCCCAACCTATTTTTGAATGCGACAATGGTTTATGGAGCTCGACTGTAAGAAAAGAATTCAAAAGCAATACGCCTTGACGAGCCCAGGACTCTAAACAACCAGATTTTGGTATTTCAATTTCTAAATCATTTGCAAGTTCCTTAAAAATATTTATAAGACTTGGTGGCTTATCGATTCCTGCAGGAACAGAAAAAGAGAGGCCCTGAGCTTGTCCAACATTATGATAAGGGTCTTGGCCTAATAGAACCACTTTGGTGTCATCAAAAGAACACCATTCAAATGCTTTAAAGATATTATGTATTTCTGGTCTTATTTCTTTTTCTTTGTACTCTGCAAAAATTCGTTTTTTTAATTCAATAAAATAAGACTTATCCTGTTCTTCTTGAAGGATTGTTTTCCAACTTTCAGGTAACTCTAAAATATTTTTTCTATTTATCATTACTCAAACACATTTTTAAAAAATCAATGACTTTTAATTTTATTCCAGGAGAAGTTTTTTCACTATTTCCTGCAACATTTAAAACTTTTATTGCATTACATTTCAACCAACTTTTGAATTTTATTTGTTGTTCTTTTAAATCTACATTTAAGTCAACATCAAAATAAGGTTTATCGTATTGAACTATTGCTTCAAATGTACATTTTTCACCTGATGAATTAAAATTTGTTGCAAATCTTACTGTCCCATCAGATTCTTTAACATTTAGATAAGTTCTTGGAGGATAATAACTTGATTCATGTTCTTGCATATTGTATAATTCTTTATATTCTGGTTTGTCTCCATCTAATGTTCTAAAACCTGCAGGCATCCATCCACCAGATTTAAACCCTATCAATTTTGCTGTAATTATACCAGCTTCATCAGCCCCTGTTTGACCACCTGAAATAATTTTTTCAACTTGAATATTATACCAATCAACTGTCGTAGGAATACTTTGTGTTTCTCTTGAAAAATCGAGCTTTGTGATCAAATCCGGTCTATGTAATCTGATCATCTTTCCAATCAAAGTAGTATGACAAAAAAACATTCCTGTATTTTTTATTTGCTCTTTTGAAGAAGAACTACTCGGGCACCAACAACATAAAATATATTGTTGTTTTTTGTCAAGACTTTCAAGCCAGTTTTCTATTTGTTCCCATCTATCTACATAACCTCCTCGTAACTCATTTATATAGCTATCAATAGAATTGCCACAATTTCTAAGTCTTAATCGAAAACCATTGACATCTTTTGGGAACAAAAATTCTAAGTCATGATACTTACACCACTCAGGTTTCCAACAAGCAACACTGTATTTGTTTTCTAATTCATGTTTCTTTGCTTCAAAAAATGAAGTTAATAATACATTGAATTCAAGCATATCTATTTATATACCAAAAACAAAAAGAGCCGACACCTTTGAACCTGCCGGCTCTTATTAATAAAAAATTAATTTTTATGTTTATGAATCTGAACTACGCGCTCTTGCTGTAAAGCTTTTTCTTTTGAAGGATGCCTTCCTAAAAGTCTATCTTGATCCTTTGTGTATAAACACCATCGTTGTTCTGATTTGGGTCTATTATCTTGATCTTTTTTAGGGCATTTTTTGATTATTGCTATCTTGATAAGTTCATGTTTACTAAGAATCTTTTTCTCTTCATTTGTCAAAAGGTTACTCAAGTATTTTATTGGATCTTTAAAACCATAACGCTCAATATATTTGAAAATAATATTGAAAGCTTCCCAATTTTTACTAAATTTGCAACCTAATAATTCAAATTCATTTGTTTTGAATCTAATTAAACGAAATTCTTTAATTTCTTCTTTCAAAGTTTTCAAATCTTGAAAATCTCGTGTTAATTTTGCTTTTATATCAGTCGTGTCCTTATTTGCTTTTTCTTGATAGACTAAGTCATTCACATGAACTTTTGTTCTAAAAATAAAGGGTAGAACAAATCTAACAATAGACAAAGCTTGCTGTCGTTCTTTTGCAAATTCTTCATCAGGTACAAAAGTAGTATCGACAAATTTTGGAGAACTCAACCACGAATCCTTAAGAATATCATAAACAGAATCAGATTCTAAACGTCTATTTTTCCCTATAACAAAGAATTTCACGGGATGGTCACCAACCAACTTCTTGTCATTTAACCTATAGACATATTGGCGGATAAATTGCCTTATCTCGAGATCATTCGAGCAATGTCTAACCGATTGTAGATTGTCTTGTCTAAACTTGTCAAAATCTATAGAAACATTTATATCGACATCAGTTTCCGGAACATATTGATTAGTAACCATTGATCCTGTCATTGAAATATCAGTTACCCAATTTTTATAATTGTTAAATTTAGAAAGAACACTAGAGAGCCTATCAAGAATTATCTTTCTAATTTCAGATTTTAATCTTATTGGTTCGACTTTCAAATCCCAAATCATAGGACAAAAAGTTTCTTGAGGATAATCAATTATCGAAGCATGCTTGGGCAAACGTCTTTCAAAAAAAATTTCAAGTTCTTTGGGTAAGAGTTTTTTCTTTTTTAAAACTTCTGCATTCTGCTCCAACATATCTTTCCCGCCTGGGACATAATCTCTTCTTTCGATTAAAGGTTGCATTATCTGAGCAATAATTCTCTCAGTATTTGCTTTTTTGTATTCTGATGTATCTTTAACTTTTATCCAAAGAAATTTTTTAGCACTTGTTTTTATAAGAGCATAATAACCATCAACTTTTTTACCATTAAATTTTACCACGTATTTCTTATCATAATCGACATCTACAAGTTCAAAAGTTCCTTTGTCATAAATATCGACTGTTCCTGCACCATAATGCCCTTCTGGTATAGTGCCCTCAAAATCACGATAAGCTATATCATGATCTTCAGTTTCTGATGCAAGCAAAGGTTTATCGCTTGGGAGTTTATGCTTTGGAATTGCCCAACTTCTAAGCACTGTACCTGATTTGTCTGGGAATTTTGTTTCTGGTTCCGTTGTGCTATCATTATCCCAAACACGCTTTTTGTAATATGAAGTAAGGGCATCTTTCAATGAATCAACAGGGAATTCAAGTCGTAGATCCCAGTGTTCATTAGTAGCGACATGATGTTGTATTACGAATTTTCCTTTATATCCAATTTGAAGTTTTTCTTTATCGTAACTCATAAAACTTCAAACCTCATATTTCTTAATCTTGACAATCTTCTTTTCAATTCATTTTTAAGAGTTCTTTCATTAGTTACTTCCATATTCATAAGAATATCAAGAACTATTGATATGTTAGGCCTTCCCACAAAATTAGAAAAACCTGGAGCAGCCCGAATTGTTTTTTGAAAAAGAAGTGAACTTGGCCTGTCTAAAACAACATTAATTCGTATTTTTCTTGTTCTGTCAGCAGCTTCTTTTAAAATTTCATTTGCTATTTTCTGGACTTGTTTCTTCATTAGTTTCTTCTTTAATAGATTTTCTTGATTTTGATTTTACAGCAGCATGGCCTAAGCCCAAAGCTGACAATAAGAAACCAAATATAGTCACACTCTTTGAAAAAACTAGAGGAAAACCATCAGGGCAACCATTGGGCCATATCACAGCTATACTCGGAATTAAAACAGACCAATAGATCAATGCAATTGTTCTTTTTCTTCCATTAATGAGCCGCCATAATTTAACTAGCATAATGCACCTCCAGTTTTATTGATTTCATAGAGTATGCGTAGATAAGAGGATTCTTTCTTTTTATTATCCCATTTGAATTTCTTTCCAATAACTTTTTGATAAATTTTATCAAACTTTGCATCTTCTTTTTTAAAACTTTTTAGAGAAGAAACTGGTACACAACATAATCCAGTTTCTATTCTCATGCTATATGGTGCAATATGACCACCATCAGATTTCATCGGTGAAAGATCTATATTAATTTTTGAACCAGAAGGCTTATTTGTTGCAATTACAATCTTGTCATCGTCTTTAAAATATTCTTCCAGACGTTTTTCAACATCTTTTCTGATAGCACTTATATCACGTTTTGATTTTAATTTTCCTTTTACATGAAAACCTCGTTTTCCTGTAAAATTTATCTCTGGATTTGATTTGAAATCTTTTTGTTCTTTTATAAAATCAACACATTGCGAAACAATATCTTTCAAAGATTCAAATGTTGCACTGGACCCTGGATCAATATCGAAAATAGCTTCATCCGTTGTAGTTGGAGATGTAATATGGTATTCACCTGTCTTCCCTGTGTGATATTGTTCAAAATCATCAACTGAATTGATCCTAATATATTGAGTTTTTTTATCATAAGGACGTCTTATGTAAAGTCTTGAACCCGGACGAATTGCCATGACAACAAATAAATCATGTCCTTTTAATTCTGGTACAAGTTTATTTTTTACACCATCATAATAATTCCAGACATCAATTTCTTTCACACCGTTAGAAAAATATTCATTCTTTTTGACTACAAGTTGGTCAGGATGTTCTGGATAATCTGCTGTTTTATTCAGTAGTTTTTCCATCAAATTCATCCGTTTTATCGTTCAATGCATCAGCTTTTGTCTTATGAATTATTTTATCTTTGTGTTGCGGTGGTGCATAAAGTGTGTAAAGTTTAAGATCTTCTTTTCCTGTGTTAATTATATTGTGTTCTGTACCTGCAGGAATCAATATAGAAAAACCATCTTTAATTTGATGGGTCTCTCCACTAATAACAACTTCACCAGAGCCAGCATCTAATCTAAAAAACTGATCGACATCTTTATGTGTTTCTTTTCCAATATCTTCTTTAGGTTTTAATGTCATCAAAACTAATTGTAAGTTTTCTGCTGTATAAATAACTTTCCTGAAATTTTTGTTTCTTATTGTTTCTTCTTCTATATTGATGACAAAACCTTTTTTCTTGTTTTTCTTCAAAATCTCATCGGCTATTTTTGAAACATTCATAATTTCACCTATGCTAGAAATTCAAAATGTGGATAATCAGGGTTTTTAAATCTTCCTCCCCATTTCAATCCTACACTTTCTCCAAGTAATCCAGCTTCTAAATAATCAGGCTGTTCATTTTGATTGACATTAACTTTTACATCCCAAATAACTTTTCCATTTTTTGTAATAGCAATATCAAAAGCTCGTGATTTATCGTTTTCTTTATAACCATCATCAAGATCTACGAGATGTCGGGATGCAAGTGTCCATGTTACTTTATTCTTATTTTCTTTTTCTGTAATTGAAGGTAAATTAGCCATTCTTCTAAGGATATTGACTTCTCTTACAGGTTGTCTGCCTTGAGCATATAGTGCCTGTTGTTCTTTTACTGTTCTAGCTGTACATGTCACTATAAAAGCGATTTTTGCAGCATCCATTTTTTCTTTGAATTTAGCATATATTAGCTGCATTTGTGGTGTTAAATCTTCAATTTTTCTTGAAGCCATAATCTATTCTTCCTGATAAGATTCTGGCCATACACCTTCATTTTGTTTAAATTTCTTCTTTATTTTTTCGCCATTAGCTTTAGGGTTAAGTTCTTCTAGAGCAATCATAGCATCTTCCCAATATATTCCCTCATGATCAATTAATGTTTTAAGTTCTTCAGCAAGTTTATCATAATCAGTAGAGTTCCTTACGATGATAAATTCTTTAATGTTTTCACGATTCTTAGGGTGTTTCATAGGTTTTCTGCCAAAAGCAGCAAGAATTTCACCAGCAATTTTGTCAATATTGTTATTCAGAACTGAAGCGGTTTTGATTTGCGCTTTTTTAGTGAAATGCTTGTGTATTGCAGCTTTAATTTCTACCATTGTTTGTCCAGGAAAGAAGTTCTCACGTATAATTTCGCAAGCTTCTCTAAGACAAGAAATTATTTCTTTGTCTTCATTGGTTGCAAGAATTTTTGCAGTATTTACAGTTTCAACAACATGAGACCCTGTAAAATCTTTTGAAAGCGTGATAATTTCATCATCGACAGCTTTTCCAAGATGTTTGAAATACATCATTTTAAGATTCTCAGGTCCAGGTAAACCAATCTCTATTCTTCTATCAAAACGACAAGGGCGAGAAGAAAGAGCTGTGTCCAGCATTTCAATTTTATTTGTAGATGCTATAACAACAAGTGGTTCACCAAATTTTCTCATACCATCAAGATTTGTAAGCAGATCGCCAAGTTGATTTGAAGCTGTAAAGTTATCTCTATTTCCACTCATAAAATCTATATCTTCGAATGCAAGAACTGTTGGGCCAAGATATGCCAAGAACTCAAACAGCTTACTAACAGCCATATATCTAAAAGATTCAGCTGTCACATAAATTCTACTTACATTTTTCTTGTCAAGATCATTAAAAACAGCTTTTACAACAGAAGTCTTCCCAGTCCCTGGAGGCCCATACATAACAAGACCCCGTTTGTTCACTCCTGCTGTTGCAAATTTTTGATTTCCAAGAAATTCTGATGTGTTAAGCCGTATATCTTTCTTAGCTTTTTCGGTAAGGATAACATCATCCCAAGAAACTTTCGGAACATCCCTGAAAAACATTGTTTCTTTTTCAGCATATAGGCATTTTCCACGATATTGATTTTTCTTAATCATATCGTTTTCAAATCTGTCAATCCATTGTTTTGCTTCTTCTCTTGTTTGAGCATAACAGTTCACATGAAAACTACCATACTGCATATATGCTGTAATTATTTTGTTATCATAAACTGCAGATAAATTTTCAATTGCAGGCATTGTGTTATAGACATCGATTTGTAAATCATCTAAAACTGGTTTTTTCCCAAAATCATTTGCTGTTGCAATTTTTGGTGTTTGTTCCTTCAACAGATTTGTGATTGTATATTTTGCAATTGGGACAAGTAAACCATCATAAGAACGAGAAACTGGAGTGAGACCGAGTATCATATTTAATCTCCTTTTTAATTACTCTCTTTTAGATGTTTTTTATTAACAATGTGGTATTGTTCTAATGGGAAAGCTTTAAGTCTTTTCAAAACATCAAGTACTTTTTGTTTGCTTTTTACATCAGAATTTATCTCTACTTCTACAAGATTTTTGCCAGTAAAATCTGGGAACTCTTCGTCATCTATATCAAAAACTTTAAGCTCTACTGTTAATCTGCTTAAATGCCTTTTCAATTCTTCAATTTTTGTTTCATCAAGACCCCATGACCCAAGATCCTTTGGATATTTTGCCGATGTTTCTAAATTGAAAGCAAGTTTTTTAACTATAGAATTCAATTCTTTCAAAATCATAAGTTTCCTCCAACAACTGATCTTATAATAGACTCAGATATAATAAAAAGTTTAGAACTTTTTAAAAAATTTTTTTTCATTTTAGCATAATCTGGTAATTGACTCAAACGCAAATCCTGTGCATTTATATCTTTATCGGTTCTTTCTCTAACGAATCCAGGTTTTGAAATAGTAGCAGCAAATTGATCTTCAATTTTTTCCCAAGATTTATCTTTAAATTCAAATGTATTGACAGGTCTATAATTCAATCTCTCGTAACTTGTTTCTATAACTTTATTCATTTTAAAAGGATCGACCCAAATAGTTCCATTTTCTTTCTTTATCTCATATTTTTTAGCAAGTTTCCACCATTCATCCCGATCAGTATCTGTAAAACCAACTCCTAAATTTATGACTTTATAAAACTGTTTCCCATCATAAAAACCTAATATCAAAGCCCCCATACGGCCTTTATTCTTCCCACGACCTTCTTGAACAGCTAATACGCCAAGATCTAAAGTAAAAACAGGTTTAGACTTATAGATTTTTCCATCTGCCGTTCGAACAACTATACCTTCATTTTTTTCTTTTTCGACCCACTTGTTCCAAACTGATTTCAAGTCAGAAACTTTTCCGATTTTATGATCTACTGGATAAATATGCTTCGATTTCCCAAACCATTTTTCGAGTTTTTCAAAATTTGTTTTATAATCTTCATAAGAACTTGAAACTTCTTTATTATCAAGTTCATGAACTTCAAAAGGAAAAAATTCTATATGTTCTTCTTCACCAAGTTCTGGTTTTCTTAACGTTGATTCAGTATCGTTAAAATGTACTGGTTTTCCATGAGATGAAGTCTTTGCAAGTTCTCCAAAAATAATAGCCTGTCGAACTTTTTCTTTTTTCAAAATAGTTTCTATTTCGTTCGACACAGGCATATCTTGACGAATTCTACCATCTTTTGAACTGAACTTTACATCTCCTGGAGTATATTCCATGCCACCTAATTCGCCATCAATTTTTTCTGACGCGAAAATCTCTTGGTCTCCAACTTCTTTTTTGAGCTCATCAAAGCTTAAGGAGACCATACCTTGATGCTCTTTCCAGGATTGTACTTGTTTTGTTAAGCTATTAGACTTGTCAATATGGGACTTCATGTCAAATAACAGCAAATAAAAACTATAGAAAAGAACTAGATGTTTAGACAAACGTTTTAAACAGTTACAGCTTCGGCATCTACTTCCTCAAGTATTTTTTGCAAATCATACTTGGGTTTCAATTTCATCTTATGCTGTTGTTTGTCGTATTCAAGGAAAGGATGTGGAGATTCACGCTTATCTTTTATGAAAAGCTCGATAAACTCTTTACCACCTCGAAGAAGTTCATCTATCGATAATGTCTTGACATCAGGGTTTCCTAAGAAAAACTTTTTATCAAGATATCCAAAATCTGCAAGAGCAATTTCAGGTTCACTTTGGCTAGTAAAATCTTCCCAAAATTTTTTTCGATCTTCAGGCGATAAAAACTCAAAATGTAGATCGGCATGCCCTTTCCCCTTAACAGGTACCTGAGGCATTGCTTCTTTTACTATATCATCTAACAATCTATTATATTCAGCACATTTCATTCTATTCTCCTAACAAAATATTAAGAGAATAAAAGCTTTAGAAAATCTACTGTCCAGTTGAACCAAAACCTCCCAAACCACGTGAAGTAGCATCAAGATCTTCTACTTCTATAACAGGGAATAAACCTACAGGACAAACAACAAGTTGAGCAATCTTATCACCAACTTTTAGTTCTTGTCGCTCATGTCCTATATTTGCAATAATAATTCCAATATGTCCTCTATATTGCTGGTCAATTGTACCCGGACTATTTACAACTATAAGACCTTTGTTCAAAGCATTGCCACTTCTTGGTCTTGCTTGAATTTCCCAACCTATACCTGCAGTACCTGCAAGCCCTGTGTCAATTAAAACTCTATCATTTGTTGAAAGTATCACGTTTTGAGCACCTTCTGACATTTCCTTCAAACCTGAAACTTCAAATTTCTTAACAAAATGATGTATGAAAACATCAGCACCAGAATCTGTTGAATTAGCACGTTCTGGCAATCTAGCATCAGCATATAACTTTTTGATTTTTAAGTTCATTATGCTCCAATCTGAATTTCTTCAAAATGTACATGTGCAGGTTTCAAACAATGAACTTTTTCCCAACATTCAAACGAACAAAATCCATCATCAGTTTCAACATTATCAACATGATAGCTTTTATTGCATTCAGGATTTGAACAATTAGAATGAGACATACCTGCCCCCTAGTTAAAGTTTTTTATATTAACCACAACCAACATAATCTGGACAATCAATACAACGTTGACAACCACCCTCCATTACAACTCTACCACCACAAACTGGGCATTTAATTCCCTTAAGCTCTATACCATCATTTAATGTTTTAGACAAAAACTTTCTAACGGCAGTAAGAAGCGTTGAAACATTATCCCCATCAATTCCCATCAAAGAAACAAGTATGTCTTCTCTAGGGATATTGTGTCTCAAACACAAAGAAATCATACGTCCAAGTCTATTATGAGGATAATCTTCATTTGCTTTATCGACAGTCTCTTTTACAATCTCTCTATCTATTCCGCAAGATAATGCAAGTTTAGAGAGATTTCGAGCTGCTTTATTACAAACTTTTAATTCTTCACCACCATATTGTGAATTAGTATAGATCCAAATACAAATAGGGAATTCTTTTCTTGAATCTTCAGGAAGATATGAAAAATGTAAATAGAATTTTTTACCTTCTCTTTTTATAATATGAGTTTCACCGTTTATGAAAATGTCGGGAAGTTTTATGTCTTTTGCAATAATTTCTCGTCTTGCAGCTTTACTTATATCAGAAAGTACAGATTCCATTGAACCTTCACGATATGTCGTAAAACCATTAAGTCCAAGTTTCCATGCCTTCAAGTAAAGTTCTTTAAAATCATCAAAAGGATAGTCATTAGGAAGATTCGCTGTTTTGCTAGTACTTTGATTATTATAGAATTGAACGACTTCTTGAATTCTCAAATGATCATCAATTTTCAAATCTTTTGTTGTAACAAGATACTTTGAATGATCTTCATCAGGGAAATTATCAAGTAACCATTGATACCCGTAATCTCTTACTTTATTTATCTTGCATAAACCCCTGTTATGAGGCTCATAATAATATTCAAAATCACTATACTCGCCCCTCCAGTATTCATAATCTTTCTCTTTATGATGTTTTAAGAGTTTTTTGACGTTGTCAGCGTCAAGTCCTTCGGGCCACTGTTGACAAATAACTTTTCTCTCATACTCAATAAGAAAAACAGGCTCAATTCCGTTTGAAGTGATATCTGAAAGCAAAGATGAGTTACCAAGCGGCGGAACAGTTGTAGTTTTTGCATTTCTTGCACCATATTTTCTCAACATTGCTCTTGTGTCGTCTGTAATTCTTACAGAATTGAAAAATTCTGTGCTCTCAAATTCAGCTTTTCTATATGCTCCAAAAACTCCTTTTTCTTTAGCAAGTAATGCTGATGTTTGCCATGTAAGATTTTCTTTTAATTGGCAAATTTTCTTAGTGAATTCAACAGCTTCTTGACTATTATAAGGAATTTTGAGCATCATTAAAGTAGAACCCAAACCATTAATCCCCATACCTATTTGACGAAGATTATCTATAACCCATTGATAACTTGGCAGAGGTGCATAAGTAAGATCATTTACGTTGTCAAGCATTCTTGTAAAAATCTTTACATCTTTGATGTATTCGTCAAAGTCAAAATAAGTAGTTCTATCAATTTTTATATGGACATATTGAGTGAGGTTTAAAGAGCCAAGAAGACAGACAGTGCCAATAGATGCTAGACCTCCTATTTCCCCACAAGGGTTGGTCGCTGTTACTCGACCAAGATATGCAACAGGATTGTTGTGCATCATATTATCAGCAAAAAGGACACCAGGCTCTGCTCTATCATAACAAGATTGCATTATCAAGTTATAAAGTTCTCTTGCTTTAATTTTTTTGAACACAACTCCATTAAAACTCTGTTCAAAGAACTCATCGTTTTCTACAGCTCTCAAAAAATCATCAGTTAGAACAACAGAGATATTGAATTTTGTCAATACACCAGAGGTCTGTTTTGCTCTTACGAACTCTTCACAATCAGGGTGTGTAACGCTCAAGGCACCAAGCATTGCACCTTTTCTTATTGAATCTTTTATAATTTCCTTTACTTTCTCGAATTTTTCTGCTCCAAGATAGTTCTTGATTCTATCAACATAACCATCAGCATCACCTTGAACAATACATTGAGAAACAGCGTCCCAGATTTTCATATAAGCTACAACACCAGGATGCTTGATTCCAGTACCTTTAATTATAGAACCACGAGGTCTAATAAAATCAAAGCTTACACCATAACCACCTTCAGAAGCAAGAGTTTTTGCTTGTTCTGTTATGGTTAAAAAGATATTTAACAAATCATCAGGAGAATCATCAGTTTCATATTCAATAGGAAATTGTATGAGTTTGTTTTCTGTTTCACGTTCATATGAAACTTTTGCATTAGAAACAGGAGCAGCAACAAAACAATTAAGTAAAGTTGCTTTCTTGTAAGTAGTCCCTACATTTGCTGTTATTCTCCCGCCAGTAGTACATTTCAATCCTACTGGTTCCCCTTCGACGATTTTTACAAGTGTATGTAAAAAAGGCTCATACCACTCATCAGGATTTTTTTCTACAGATGCAAGGGCTCTAGCAACTCTTTGGAAAGTCTCGTATGGAGTCTCATTACCAAATTTATATTTTGAAGCCCATATTTCTCTAGCAAGTTCAGTTTTAAACATGATGATTTCCCGTCTAGTGTAAGACTAATATGGTTCTCCGATTATTTAAATTCTTGTATATGTAATGAGAGGAGTTCAGCTACAAAAGCTAAAGTTTGCTTTTCTTTAGGTGTGAATTTAAATCGTTCTATTTTATCGCCTTCGATAATATTTTCTATATTTTGTAAGGCTGTCTCAAAATCTTGTTTTTTCTCAGATAACTTTTCGCTCATGTCACCCTTCTTGCATATCAACTAGTTTTGTTTCTTTATCGCCACACTTCTTACAAATAAAGACCTGCATTATCTTATGCAAGTCTTCACCAAAATTCTTACTTTCAACATCAAAATCTATCGAGCCGCATTTTTTGCAAGCGTTCATTTTTATTAATCTCCTTTAATTTATTTCTATAAAAAGGAGCAATAAAAACACTAAAAAAACAAGTCTTTTGTTTATTAATAAGAATGAGAAAAGAGAACTACGTGATGTCTGGTGAGAAAAATAATTTGTCAGTCTACTTCAATATCCTGATCAACTAATTTTTTAACTTCTGCAAATTCATGTTGATCAAACCCTTTAAGCCTTGCAGTCCAATTAGGATTGTCGGGGAGACAATCCATAACATGTGCTACAGTTTCAAAACTTACTGGAGTAAAATTGTTACTGTCAACACCTACATCAAAAGATTTTCCAAAGGGCTCGAGCATACCGTGCGAGTGTCCGTATAAATGCCAAACACGCATTGCAAAATGAGATAGAACAATAGTTTTCTTTTCAATTTTAATTATATGTAAGTCATAAACTTTATCAAAAACACTACAATCATATCTATAATCATGATTCCCTACAATCAGCTCGATCCGGCCCTTCAATCTCTTTCTATAATGATAAGGGTTCTTAAAGGAGAAATCCCCAAGATGATAGACTGTGTCGCGCTCACCAACTACATTGTTCCAATTATTTATTATTGTTTCAAAGGACGATCGCAATAATGTATAATTTTTGAATGACCAAGATGCGTGTCGGAAGTAAAGAAAATCATTGTAGGAGTTCTCTATTTTCTATTAAGACTTTCTCATATAATTTTTCACCTAAAATGTCTCGAGCAAGAAGTTGCTTTTGTTTGAAATCTAGTATAGTACAAATACCTTCTTCAAATAACTTTCTTACTCTTACTCCGCCAATACCCCTCAGAGAACAAAGTTCGGTTTGTTTATCCGTAATTTCGTATTCTATTCTTAATTGAAGTTTTCTCCAAAAATCAGATCTGTTCCAATGTGCATGCATTTTGTCTATCATATCTAAAGCAGTACACATGCGCTCAGCATCAAACTTGACCTGACGTTTTTGATGTTCTCCCAGTTCTTCTGAAAAAGTCAAACAAGCATAGAAAGCTACTCCAATTGTACCACAACTTTCTGAAATAATTAAGTTTCTATTTCTACATGATGCTACAAATTCTTTTACAAGATCCTGCATTTCTTTCCCAGCAAAAACATCAGTGTTGTCAGGTATATTTGCTAGAGCCCAACTTATAGCATAATCGTCAAGTTTATTCTCAACAAAAAGCCGATTGAAATTAAAATACCAACTTGAGATAGAATATGGGCTATAATATAAGTAAGCAGCAACACGTCCTAGTTTTGTTACCTTATAGTTGTTTCCAACTTTTTCAATAACTTTTATTCTTTCTAATTTTGAGAGCAAATTTTCAGCATCACACCTATCAAGAAAATTGCTTTGAAAAGCTGCAAGACTTCTATTATACCAATCCATCAAAGTTGATATATCATAAACGTTATTCTCAGAAATTTCAGAAATTATATGAAATGCAAGAACATCTTGGTCGTTCATTGTCGATAGAATTGGAGGAATGTTTTCACACCAACTTTTATATCTCATGAATTTATTTTGAGGAAGAAGTACATGAGCATCACCTTTAGGATCAAGCCCGACACGACCTGACCGTCCTACCATTTGTTTTATATCCAAAGGTTCGACTTCTTGTATTCCTCTATGAACACCTACGACAACACATCTTCTGCAAGGTAAATTAATTCCCCAAGCAAGGGTAGATGTTGCAACTATAATTCGTATCCCATTTTTATCTTTAAACTCATTAGGAATTCGTACTCTATCTTCGAGAGTAAGTTCCGAATTATGGAGTTCTACTTTTTCACCCATATCTTTTAACATGGTAAAAATTGATCTACCCATATTTTTTGAATGAACAAAAACAATGAATTTATCTTCTTTAAATTGTTGTGTAACAGCAATTGCTTTATTCATTTTGTTTTTTTCAACAGATTGATATTTCCCATAATCATCATACGGTTCATAATGGATATCAAGTTGACAAGGCCTGTAATCCGAATTTATCAATTCTGATTTTTTGCCATTCAGACTAGAAAGCCAACGCGCAAGTTCATCAACATTCGGCATTGTAGCAGAAAGAAAAATAACGCGACAGGAAGGATTCTGTTTTGTAAAACGCATTATTGCGCTCTCAGCTTTATCTCCTCTCCCTTTTACGCATAAAAGATGAGATTCATCTTGAACAATAGTTCCTGCCTCTAATAACCAATTGTTTTTTTCTATTGCAATTCTTCGAGTACGACTGTCAAGCATTTCGGTTGTCATTATAATTATATGTGCATTGTTGAGTTCTTCAACGCGTTTTTCTGTAAGCTGATAATCTCCTGTAACAATACTCACATTTAATTTTGACCATCCATGATTTGGATTTGTCCAGTCTTCATATTTCTCTTGTGAAACTGCTTTCAAAGGAGAAAGAAAAATTGCTTTCCTGCCCTTAGCAATAGAATCGCTCATGAACATTTCAGCAACAGTAGTTTTTCCAGCAGAAGTAGCAGCAGCAACTACACAATTGACATCCTGATTATAATATGCAAAAACTTCAGATTGAACTGGATTAAAAAATTCAAATTTGAAATTCAAATATGGAAAATTTGATGTCGGTACAAGTTCAATGTTTTTCTTTGTTTTGAGTTGTATTGAAGATTGTTCTTGCTTTTGTATAAAATTTTGTTTTGGAAATTCTATCTTCATTTGTTCAGATTCATCAGTTTCTTCAACGCCTTGAGCATAAATTTCGACATTTCTTACCTGTCTTGTCCCTGTGCAACCTGTTACAAAAAATTGAGTACACCCATAAAATTCGCCTTTTCTTCCATTACGTTTTTTCATGGGAGCATCACATTCAGGACAATGAACAGCAGGCTCATTTTCTTGAGGGTCTGTAATTGTTTTGGGTATGTTTATGTGTCCTGTCAAGGACATTGAAGTTTTGCAATTGGGATATGACAAACAGCCATAAAATTGGCCCCTGATCCCTTCTCTAAGAACCATTACGCTTCCGCAAGACTTACAAAACTTTAAATTTGTAATTTCTTGTTTGAACTCATCAAGTTTTTCTTTAAGACGTTCTTTCCAATTCGACATCCGATGTGTTCTTTTAGCTTTATCTATGGGTTTTGAACTTTTTTTATCCAGCAGAACACATCGAATTGCATCTTCACCAAGAGACCGTGAAGTGCCTGCAAATTTATCTATCGAGGAATAGATACGAACAAAAATTGTTGGATTTTGTGTTTTTAAATCATAAATAATTTCATTAGAAGCTAGTTCATCTGCTTCAGAATAAATCCCATAACTTCTAAGAAAATCTTCGAAATTCTCTTTTAATATCATAACTGATGTTGAAGTCATTATTCTCTCCTAAGTACTATTTATATCTAAATAATTTATAAAGTATGCCAAAAACAAAAAGCCCCTGGAAGTTATTCTTCCAAGGGCCTTTTAAAATCCAACTTTTTAATAATCGAATCTAGCAAGTTCTTTCAATAATTCAGGTTTTGTTTGTTCACTTGACAAAATTTCTTGTGCAAAATCAATTTCAGCACCATCTTTTAAATACTCAAATGCTAGAATTGTACGAAGTTCTTTTAAAGAAAGAGTTCCAACATTCTTATTTCCAAGTTTTTTCTTAATCTTATTATACTCTTGTTCTAAACTACGAAGATCAAAATTACATATTTTAAGAATTTCTGATGCAACTCTTTCTACATTTTTCATTCTTTAGCCTCAGGTTCTGCTTTTTGTTTTTCTTGAACTTCTTTTTTTTCTTGCTGAGCATTGAATGTGTTGTAAAGACGTCTGTCGACACTCAATAAACGTTTAAAAGCTGGAACTCCATTTACAACACCAAAATTCAAAATTTCTTTTAACAACCGAACAGCAGGATATCTGTCAACCATAGAACTATATCGCATCATAATTCTTCTAAGTTCCATAAGAAATTGTGCAACATCACCTACTGTTCTTTTTTCGGCACCTTTTTCTAAAGACATTAAAATTGTATTTCTTGGTTTTCTAATTCTGGGATTGTCGATCAAAGGTGTAATTTTTGAAAGAATTTCATCATTACCTTTACTTGCAAGAAATTTTCTTAAAAAAGTAGAATAAACCTGAAATTCTTTTGAAATTTTCTTTTCCGCTGCAAGATCAGTTTCAGGTTTTTTTGTTTCAGCTTCAAGTTCTAAAGCAGCAGTTTTTATTACATTTGCATAATTTAATAATTGGTTTTGCATGTATCCTCCTTAATTTTTTCAAATTCAGATAAAATTCTGTGTTGAATGTTTTTTCTAAAATCTGTATTGAGTGGATGTACAAGATCTTTAAATTTATCACCCACTCTTTTTGATGGCATTGCTATAAAAATACCTTTTTTCCCATCAAGAATTTTTATTCCATGTACCACAAGTATGTCATCTAAAGTGATGCTCACATAAGCTCTTACTTTTTTATCATCGGAAATAGTGACACGTACTTCTGTTATTTCCATGACACGTATGGCGAGATAAATACTTTAGAAAACTGTTTTGATCTTGCGCTTGCTAGAGCAAGATCAAATACTAAAACCAGTAATAAGTACTTCACCTGTCTTTTTATTAATACGATATTCCCGACGATAAACAGGAAGGTTGAGTTGTTGTTCACCTAAAGGAGTAAGAAAGATGACTTCTTGATTTGAAGAGCCTTTCCACTGCGACTCACATTTTTTTTCTGAATCAAAGGGCCCCGAGCAAAGCATATCTATGGTGGTTAAAATTTTACTAAATTTTTCTTTGATTTTTGGAAAAGTATAACCTGAGCACAAAAAAATGCTTTTTTTTCCGAAAATCATTTCTGACAATGCAAATATCGAATCATATTGGTCTAAAGGTTCTCCACCCGTAATAGTCAAACCTAAGGACGAAGATTTTAAAATAGAAGATGCAAGTTCTTCTATTTCTATAGAAGTTCCTGCATTGAAATCCCATGTATCTGTGTTGATACAATCTTTGCAATGGATACTGCAACCTTGGACCCAAATTGTGAAGCGATCTCCCGGCCCTTGTACATGACTTTTTTCAATAATGTGATTTAATTTTAAATTCATCTAATCTAGAAAACCATCAACTAATTTTAAAATTTCTTCAATGAGTTCTTTTTTCTTCATTATTTTTCTAAAATCTTTGCCCGCCTTATGTGAACCAGGCACGACAGATTTTATTAGTTCATAATCATTTTTCTTCTTTTTCCAGACATCTAAAGTTACATTGCTTCCACTTATAGTAAAGCAAGGCTCTTCATCATGTTCTGATTTTGATTGCACAATTTGTTCTGCAATAAAACTTTCAAATCCTTGTGTTTTATTTAAAACCTCATCGGCAATTGTTTTTACAGACTTTTTCATATCACCATTTTTTCAAGAATCCTGATGGGAACTTCAGCCATAATTGAAACCACTGTTGTATCAATATGCGCCTCGACATTTTCAACAGACTGATTTGGATAAATCCTGTCAAACCAAACTTTAGCTTTATCTTCAGTTCTATCGGGTATTATCTCTTTGACAATACCATTAGAATTTTCAGCAAAAGCACTAAAAGGTTCCGTGAGTCTAACTCTGTCTCCAATTACAATTTCTATATCATAAACATAACTTGTTGACTCAATATTTAAACGCACAGGCTGATCTAGAACTGTAAATTCTATTGTTCCTCTGCTACTATCTTCAATAACTAGTTTTGCAGAACTTACAGTTATAGAGATAGGATCAGTTAGAATGACATCCATTATCTCAAACTACCAGGACGTCTTTCGCCATCAGCAATATTCAAATTCTTGTTGTCTCTCAATCCACCAAGAATACCCATATTATAAGTGAACACAAGATTTGTAGTTTCTACAATTTTATAAATACTATGGGGAACTTGTGACAAAGGACCTGTTTTAGCACCAGTTACTGGATTGAGATCGTTGATTTCGAAAAGTTCTTTAGGCGATGCAACACCGGCATCATATGTAACTTTTTGACGAATACCCATTTTATCCTCCTTAAAGGTTTTGGCAAAAACTTTTAAAGAAGACACAGATAAAAACTATAGAAAATCAAATACTTTTGCTAACTGTGCTCAACAAATTTCTTACATTTCCTATTTTTAATTCTTCAAGAAATTGTCGCTCTTTTATAATACGTTTTTCTGATTTTAACCAGATTCTTTCTAAAATTATTCCTTTAGAATATTTTAAAAAAGAAGCCATTCCTACACTATGAGTGTCCTTTTCTAAAAAGTAACACCACAACTTAGTTTCGCCTGTCATAGATTCATAAAATAAATCTTTTCTTGAAAGCGTATAAGTTGTACCCTCAAAAACAAACGATTTTAATCCTACACAATTCATTTTGTATTCGACATCCGAATATACATCCTTTGCTCTTGAAACAAAAAAATCATAAGTATCTTTATTAAAAAGCAGAGAATGTGATAAATTTATAAGACGTATTTGTTCCATTCTATCAGAACAAATTTTGCAATCACGTAAATGCTCGAGCAACATTGTTCGTTGTTCTTCTGGTACATAAGACAAATTCTTTTCTTTAGACTCGTTATCCGAATCTTCTACGAGCATCTCTAAAAAAGGATTTGTTATATGACCAAACTCAAAAAGATAAGAAACTATTTTTTGTTCTGTCTTGCAACGAGGACAGATTACGACAAATTCTTCTTTTATATTGTTCCAAGTGTTTCTATCGACATCATTAATAGAAAGTAAAGTTTTACAAGTATTACATCTCATTATTTCACCATATATTTTTTTTGAAATTCAATCTTAAATTGTCTTGCTTCTTCTTGAGAACCGATTTTAGAATCGACAAGTTTTACAGGTCTTCTTTCTTTTGATTTTGTATAAGGCGAACCGCTACCACCATTATGGTATTTTATTGCATTTTCTAAATTTATTGTTACACCACAATAAAATGTCAGATCCTTGCATTGTAGGACATAAGCAGTATATTGTGGTTCTTGTTGCTCGATTTGAATAGGAGTTTCAAAATTAGATTGTTGTTTAGATTGCTCAGGTTGTTTTTTTATTTCAATAACTTCTTCACTTATTTTTGGCAATTCAGCTTTTTCAGTCTTTAATTCAACTGGCTCGACTACAGGCTCTACAATAGGAAAATCAAATTTTGAAATATCACATTTTATTGAAAGAAGCGAAACGCATTTTCTACAAACCAAAATACTTGGTGTGACCTTTAAAATCTTAAAACCCACATCATGCTGTTTATACGGTTCAGGACATCCTCTTGAACAATATAAATATTTTTTAAGTCTTCCTGAATCATCTGTGTAAAAAAATTCTTTCATAATTTGATTAATGTCGAAACCGACTCCCAAGCTTTTTGTTTTAAAAGCAAACCATTTCCCCAAAATAGGGATTCTAAATGATTTGAAATTTTTTCTGAATGACTTGAACCTTTTGACAATCTTTCATAATCGATGTAATTTACGACAGAACAAAACCATGACCAAGCAGAAGTAGAGTTAGAAAATTTTTTGCTTTCAAAATTGTGTTGTTGTCTGATTTTTTCTAAATTGTTTTTTGTTCTCGTTGATTCAAGGCTATACGTCGAAAAAACGCTTTCAATAAACATTTCAATTTTTTTTGTATCGAAAACAGATTTATATAATTTTAAAATCGACTCCTCAAATTTTTGATAAAATCTGTCAGCTAAATCGAATATTTTTTTTGAATCGTCTATTCGTTGATAGACTTTGCCTACATGACGTAATGCTATTCCTTGTTCAACTCTTTTCCCAAAAGAAATATTCAATAAAGTTTGAGTAGATTTTCTTATAGGCAAAAAATAAGCTCGAATCGCTCCTCTACCATCATGAGCATTTGAAAAAAGAATAAATTTCTCTATTACATCTTTTGATGGTAATGTTATTTCATCATTTAATTTTATAAGCAACCAAATTTTTTCACCTTTTCCTATAAAACCAGCTGCATGAAATGAAGCAGAACCATTCTGTATTGATTTATCTAAAAAAGAAAAAACATTTATATTCTGAATGCTCTTATAAGACGAATTGACAATTCCTAGAACATCATTCGTATCTGTTCGTACAATTGCAACTTTTCCATCAATTTTCTGTCCATCAACAACTTGAATTCTTTTTGATTCTACTGTCCAATTCAACTTTGCTTTTTGCATTGCATTAGCTGATGTTTTTGTTGTCTTGGGCAGTGTAATCCCAAACTCTCCCCAAATTTTTCTAGACATAAAAACTCCATCTTATCTAAATTTGCTTAATAATATTATAAAGAAATCCAAACAAGTGTTTCATTGTTCAAAATTAATTTCATCATCAGCAAATAATTCTTCTTCATCCAAAATGCTATCTGTTCCCTCGAATTCGTCATCATTGTCATTGATGTCATCATCGTTAAATAGAATTTTATAAATATCATCGTCTTCTGTCATATTTTCCTCTTTCTAAAAACTGTGTTTTATTTTCACAAGATATAACGTTTAGAAAATTTTCCCTTTTTAGCTTTTAAATTGTAGGATTTAACAAAGGAGGATCAAGATGAAAAAAGATTTAATTTATGTTACGACCTGCGAAAACTGTATTCATTCAGATTTCTGTTGTATATTAAATTCTTACACTTGCAATAATTTTATTCCCACCATTGATTCTAATTATAGATATGTACTAGATCCAAATTTATTTGAAATAGAAAAACAAAATTTTGCATTGTATTTATTATGATCGAAAATTAGAAAATTAAATTAAATCTAATTGAAGATTATATGACACATATTAAAGATATTAATGCTCTACGCACATCTTGTTCCTACACTGGAGCTTTTTTAGACCCTTTCAGTGAACAAAAACTTATCCCATTAAAAAAGAAACTTGTCAAAAAAGCAATAAAACAATACAAAAATGTAACGGCTTGTAGCCCATTCTGTTTTCAGCTTCATGAACAAAAACTTCTCTTCTGGTTCAACCATAACGAAACTACTAAAACTTTATCCCATACAATCAAAGCTTCTATAGTTTCATCTATAACTTTTTAGTTCTTTCCAATTCAAATAATTAAAAATGCTTTATGAACTACAAATGCAAAGTCTGCTCTTGGACAGGCACAAGAGGTGATTTAGTACTAGACAAAATTAACTCAAACTCAAATTATGACAATCATAATCATTTGAGACATCCCGACACCTTCAGCACTGATTTCAGCTATATACTCAATGTTCAAAATTGGTGCTACTGTCCAAATTGTTTCAACATGTTTCCAATACCCAGATCTGAAACAGTCCTTTCGCTTGTACATCGTGGCTCAGTAATCTCTATTGTCACTAATAATCCATTCCATAGAGGCCCAACATTCTTACATCTCGGAAGAATTCTTGATTTTGTTGTAGGAGAAAGAAATATATCATTTCTCGGATATAAAGCCCTTGAACATTTTCCTTTCAATCTTAATATGATTCTCAGCACTACTCCAGAATTAGAATTTGAATCAAAAATCGTCTTGAAGATTGTCCACTATTTTCATAAACAACATTTTAATTGTGAAGCACGAGACTATGACGATTATAAGCTTTTTGGGAGATGGGGTATTATTATGAAAAATACTTATCCACTAAGAAGTTGTTCACTTTGTGCTAGAATTCATGATTATGAGACAAAAAAATCAAATGGTTGGCCACTGTCAGTCAAAGCAATTGATAGAATAAAAATGGATACTTTTAAAAGTCTTGCAAATGTGCCATTAAACACAAACAATAAATTCAATAAAATCTTTAATCCGCAAAATATTGTAGAAAAACCACAAATCTGTTGTTGCAACGAAATAAGCAAGAAACCAAATGAATTTTGCTCTATTCATAATACTGCTGACATTGTTGGTACTGCATCACCAAGCAATTTAGCAAGTCTAAATTTCTAAATCTTATAAAGACCTTTAGACTTAATATATTCGATAACGTCTTTATCCAAATAAGATGCAACAGTTTCAAAATTTCCAACACCACAACATTCTCTTAATCTTGTCGAATTAACCTCCACCGGCGGAACATCAGGATCTATATATCTATGTGGCTGTTTTAAACACCATTCAGCACCTTCGAAAACATAACCTTGTCTATTAATCACAACAAATGGTACAATCTTCAAAAGATCTTCATAATTAGACCACTGTGTTATTGTATTTGCATTATCAAGCCCAATCATTAAACTAAAAGAGAAAAAATCCTTATAAACAGGGTCATTCATTAACAACTTCATAAAATGATATGTCTCACCCTGAAATTCATGTGTTATTTCATAATCAAAAACTCTTATTCGAGCATCAACCCTTGCTGCTATACGACACATCTCTAAACGATCTTCAGCGCTTGCAAGATCTTTACCATAAAGATGCTTATAACAAGGGGTCAACCACACTTCATCAAAATCGCTACTATGATTCAAAACTATTTGAGCAGCTTCAATATGCCCATTATGAATCATATTGAATGCTCCGCCCTGAATCACTACACGACGTTTTCTACCCAAAGTCTTATATTGTTTCTGACGCCGCTTTATTTTTGCCAATGTCCCCTGAATCACATCTTCAAGTTCCCAACCATTTTCATTACACGATTGAATCGCAGAACAAAGAAGATCGCCTGTCTCTTCTTTCATTCCACGTATATCGACTGTTCTCGATAACTCAATTGCTTCTCCAAGTATATCATTATGCCGCTCACGCAAAGAACTATGCCCGAACGACTCAACAAAAAGCTCGTCTATCGTTTTTTGCAATTCTTTTGTATCCATACATTCCCTTTCTAAAATATCTTCAATATAATTACTTTTTATGCACCAGGGTTCTATATACAAAAACAATTATAGCTAGCACAACTATATGTTGACTAGCTTTATTGTATGTGAGTTACTTGTTTATCTGCGGTAAGGAGGTCTGTTCCCTGCGGGTCTTCTTTCCTGTTCTCTGGCAGCTGATACTGACAACTGACGCCCTTCGATTGAAGATTGCGAACCTTCTGACAATGCTCTGTCTGCATTATCCAATTCGACAAAACCAAAACCACGTGACCGCCCTGTATCGCGATCCATAATAACTTTTGCAGACATGACACTTCCATACTGTTCAAAATGTCTCTGCAGAGCAGCATCATCCGTGCTAAACGGAAGATTCCCTACATAAATCTTCTGACTCACAAGAACCTCCACTAACGTTAATAATGAAAAATACCCCGTGCAGGACTCAAACCTGCGACCCTCTGCTTAGAAGGCAGATGCTCTATTCAACTGAGCTAACGGGGCAAAGTTTCATAAATTATATATCATACACATAATAAAAAGTAAATTAAAAAGCAGCAGACCGGGCTTGAACCGGCGACCTCTACCTTGGCAAGGTAATATTCTACCAACTGAACTACTGCTGCATATAATGGTACCCTCGGCAAGACTTTAACTTGCGACTTTTCGGTTCGTAGCCGAATGCTCTATACGACTGAGCTACGAGGGCATAACTTTCTTTTAAAACAAGATTCTTTATAAAATTCTGGCATATATTTTTTCATCCAAGATGCTACTTTTTGTTGTCTAATATTTAAAATTTTTGATGCCTGATCTACCCAACCAAATTTTAAAAAATCAATTTTGCTTATTTTAATAGCATTTATTTTTTCTTGAATTCTTTTTTCTTTGATTTGCAATCTTTTTTGTTTTTCTTCTAGAATTTTATCTTTAATAGTTTTAATGTCATTAATGTTATAATATCTGTCTTGTCGATCGTCAATGTTTTTTATAAAAGTTAACAATTCTTGTTTTTCTTTATTAGAATTTTTACATACGTTCACCCAACAAACTCTATAAATCTTCCAACCAAGAGATCTTAAATAAGCGTCTCTTTTTGCATCATGCTCGATATTTTCTTTTGAACGATAATGTTGTTGACCGTCAATTTCTATATCTAATTTCAAGTCAATAATTGCAAAATCAAGAAAATATTTCCCGACATTGAGTTTTTCTTTTATTAGATATCTCTTGTTTAAACTCTCTAATTCGAAAAAATTAACAAAATATTTTTCTGGATAACTTCTTCTATTTGGGTCAGAATTTTTAAAACTCCAACCTTGATGTTCACCTTTTTTACATATCTCGATTTGAGCACGACTTATTTTCTTTTTATGTTCATTAGAAAGTTTTATTTTCCTTTTTTTACAAGATTTAATGACATATTTAATAGATGTAATTTTGTAACCAAATTCTTTAATTTTAGGAATTGGGACACCATCTTCATATAATTTTTTGATCTGTTGAACAATAAATTCTGAAATTTGACATCTAGCCTCATGAATTTTCATACCTCGAAACGACTTACAACTTCTCCCGCATTTTTCGCATTTAAAAAAGTGGACGAAGGGACTTGAACCCTCAACAATCAGATTGGAAATCTGAGACTCTACCATTGAGCTACGTCCACAAAAATTCATAGTCCGGGGCGGAGTCGAACCGCTGTCCTGAGATTGAGAATCTCAAATCCTAAACCACTAGACGACCGGACCAAAAAATGGCTGGCGGGAAGGGACTTGAACCCCCAACCTTCGGGTTAACGGCCCGACGCTACCGCCTGTTGAGCTACCCGCCAATAAAATTAAATGCTCTACCTATCTCTGACTCTTTCCTTTTCAGACAGCCCTCAGGTTTAAAATCGTGTAGAGCAATTTCAAAGATCAAAATCGGGACATAGGAGAATTGAACTCCTGTCTCCGGGTTGACAGCCCGGTGGCCTAACCACTAGACGAATGCCCCATAAAATTTTGGACCGTGTCGGGATTGAACCGACCAAAAAGCTGCTTGCAGGGCAGCTCCGCCCCCATTGACTGTTACGGCCCTTAAAAAACTTTGAGCTATATGAGAGTCTTCTACTACCATTCCTGCCGGCTATATAGCTCAATAGCCTTGGGAAATGGTACCTGATTACTCAAGTTCTAAAAGTCTCTCTTTTTAAATATCTGTCAAAGAACTATCTCTGTTCTTTATTTCTTGCATTGAGAGACCATAAAGTCTCCTTTGATTACCACACATAGCACAAGAACAAAGTTTTGTCGTATTTCTTCTTCTTGCTGCTGCTAAATGAATAGCCTTCTCTCTTTCATTGGGATCTTTTATCCATCTGTAAGAATCCCAATAACCTGCTCCACGCCTTTTGCCCTTGGTATCTCCAATGACAAAACGTTCAAGCCTGTTTCCAGGGTGTGACATAATGACTCCTTTCCGCACTCTCTGGTGGAGTGCTATAGACTGGATGCCATTATGTCCTCCTTTCAATTTTATGGGCCATGAGGGACTTGAACCCCCGGCCTTCTCGTTATGAGCGAGCTACTCTTACCAACTGAGTTAATGACCCGTATATTTCAATAGGGGTGAGAGGGATTGAACCTCCGACCTTCTGCTTATCAGACAAACGCTCTTACCAACTGAGCTACACCCCTGTAAATTTCAAAGTAGCCCCAAGGAGAATTGAACTCCTGCTATCAGGTTGAAAACCTGGTGTCCTTACCACTAGACCATGGGGCCAAAAATGGAGCCAGCACCCGGGCTCAAACCGGGAGTCTTTCGATTACAAGTCGAATGCTTCATCAATTAAGCTATACTGGCGAAATTTGTTTCTAACCATAATTTATCGTATCTAATCAAAAATTTATAACCTCCATAAAAAGCACGTCTAAATTCTTGCTTTGACTTAAAAGTTGACGCTTTTTGTTTTGCAAGTTCAAGCGTCCATTTTATCAGCGTTTTTCCTTCTAATTCTACTTGTTTTTTTCTTTCAAGTTGCTTTTTTGTCAATTGTCTGTTTTTTCTTGTACTTCTCCCTAAATTATTTCTATAAGTACTTGTTAACGAATGATGATTGGGACATAACAATTGCAAATTTTCTTCATTATTATTTTCGCCATTACCATCTTTATGATGCATTTCTATTGGGATTTTTTGAGTAAATATATTTCTTTCAGACCATCCGCATATCATGCATTTTTCACCGAATTTTTCAATCAAATATTTTTTTAAAACTTTTGTGTTTCTTTGCTTTCCTTCAGGAATTAATTTAAAATCTTTTTTCTTTTTTTGTTTTTTATAAAACTCAGAATAACAAGAACTAGAGCAAAATTTATTGTTTGAAGTTAATGTCTTGCAATTTAAGCATTCTTTTGTCCTGTCAATCTTTTTTCTTTTTGGAAACTTACTTCCATTATAAATTGCTGCACAAGTACGATTACAGAATTTTCCGTTTCTTTTTTCGTAACTTAAAGGTTCATTACATTGTTCGCAAAAATTAGGTTCTTTTAGATAATTATTGACTTTTGTTATATGTTTTTCAAACTGAGCCACCCTTGAATTCTTATAACCTTTCTTTCCAGCTGTCGACGCTGTTTCAGAATTCCAAATCATATTTTTCTCTAAATCAAACGGACCCTGAATTTCTTCAAGGTCCGCATCCTAAATTTCGTTTTTATATTAGGATGCGGACATTACCCTCCTGTTTCGTCATTACCGTTAATGGCAATGCGATTTTCGCGGGTTCTGTTTGCTATCCTAATAGTTTTCATAATTGTTTCCTTGAAATAAATATACCACTATTATAATCAAGTGTACAGGTATTTTTAAAAATAAATTATAAATATTTTATGACCTTCACAGAACAACTTAATGAAGCAAAACATTGCATTGATGTTATGAAAAGAATTGGCACATATCATGGCCATAAAATAGGAGTAATAAATATAGAAAAAGACACATTGACTTTATTTAATGGTAGAGTTTGTCTTTATAGAGAAGATGGTGATACATTGATTACAGAGTATGCTTGCGATGAACAATGGATTGAAAAAAACTTGAAAGTAAATAATTGTCTTATAACACATTCAGCATGTGTTTGCGTGCCCAGAAATCTAGTCATCCCATGGAGTTCGAAATTTGAAAAAATATTTGGCAAAAATGTCTAATAAAATAGATATACTTCAATTATGGAATCAAAAGTCTTTAAAAAGCGACTAACATGATTTTTAGATTTTGTGTTACACAAAAAATTGAAATACAAAAAGGTTATACTTGCGGTTCTTATTGTTCTGACTATAAACCTCGAAATAAAAAATGTGGCATTTGCAAATATTCAAGAAAATTCAAATTCTCTGACAGAGAAGCAAAAGAAAAAATTTTAACACTTTTGAATTCTTAAATTTTTATGGATCGTACACAATTCAGAGAATCAGTCTTTAAGCGAGACAATAACAAGTGTGTCATGTGTGGTGCTCCTGCTGTTGATGCTCACCATATTATTGATCGTTCTCTGTTCGAAGATGGTGGTTATCATCTTGATAATGGAGTAAGTCTTTGTGCTGAGCATCATATTGAAGCAGAAGAGACAAAGATTTCTTGCAGCAAATTAAGAGAAAAAGCTTGCATTACAAAAGTTTATCTCCCAGATTATTTTGATTTTGAAGAACAATATGACCATTGGGGAAATATAGTAAACACAAATGGTACACGTCTAAAAGGTGAACTTTTTGAACAACCTAACGTGCAAAAAGCTTTAAAAGATTCTCTCCATTTATTTCTTCCTTATTTCAAATATCAGAAAACATTTCATCTTTCAAATTCTCCTGGGCTCCAGAAAAATGACAAGAAACTCAGAGATGAATCAGCATTTCTTGGAAAAGAAATTGTTGGCACAATAAAGATGGATGGTGAAAACACCAATATGTATCCTGATTATATTCATGCTAGGTCAATTGATTCTGTCGGGCATGAGTCAAGAACATGGGTGAAAGCGTTGCATGGGAGTATTGCATATCAAATACCACAAGGATACAGGATTTGTGGAGAGAATCTTTTTGCAAAACATTCAATTCATTATATGCATCTTACAAGCTTTTTCAATGTGTTCTCTATTTGGAATGACAAAAATGAAGCATTGTGTTGGGATGAAACAGTAGAGTATTGCGAGCTGCTTGATTTAACTACCGTTCCTGTTTTTTATCGAGGGATTTATGATCCAGAAGCAATTACGAAAGCCTTCGAAAAGTATTGTAATGAGAGTAAAGATCTTGTCGAAGGTTATGTGATAAGAACTTCAGGGGTTATACATTTTTCTAAATTCAGAAAGAACGTAGCCAAATGGGTGAGAAAAGGCCACGTTCAAACTGAACATAATTGGATGCAACAAAAAGTAATACCGAATAAAATATCTTAATCCTCTTGACCTTTTTGGTCCCAATCAAGAAGTTCCACAGTTTGACCACTTAGTTCATGAGTACTATCTGGTAGAAATTGAATTTTTCCATCAGTTATAAAACTGTGACAAATTATTTGCTTGCAACCAACAGCTTTATTGTTTTCAAAAACCCAAGTACTCGGATCTCCTGGTGGGTTTTTTACATGTTTGGTTAAAATAGAAGCTCTAATTGTTGGTTTTTCTCTATCACCATTCCAAGTCCATACAGGTCCTTTAGGGACAGTGTCTGTTAAGGCTTGTGCAGGTGTAAAACCACTTGTAGAAAACCAATGAGCACAATTACAACCTGGACAAAGAAAGAAATACACGCCTTGCTGTGCAGAATCATTTATTTTACTCATGAATCCAACCTTTTTGTTTTAATGATTTTGTAAAGAATTTCTACTATTTCAGCATCAAAAAGAATTCCACGTCCATCAAATAAAATTTGCAAAGCATATTCTATGTCTTGTGCTTTTCTATAAGGTCTATTTGAAACCAATGCATTGAAAGTGTCAGCAACAGCAAGAATACGAGCACCAGCAGGAATAGCTTTTTCTTTTAGTTTATGGGGATAACCTTCACCATTCCAACGTTCATGGTGATGCAAAACATAATCACTTATTTTCCCAACAGCATCAACGGGCTTAATGATTTTATATGACATTTCTGAATGATGTTTGATGAGTTCATATTCTTCATCTGACAATTTGTCTTTCTTAAAAAGTATTTCATCCCTTATTCCGATTTTTCCAATGTCATGTAGTCTGCCAGCTATAGTAACATCTTCAATAAAGTTTGAGTCATCAGAATATTCCCAACAAATTTTCTCTGAGAGTTCACCTACCATTTCTGAATGGTTTTTTGTGTACTCATCTTTTTGTTCTAGAGCATTTGTCAATGCTGTCAAAGTATTAAAGAAAATTTTATCTCTCTCTTTTTGAATTGCAACTATTTTTGTACGCAGGTTTTCTGCTAGATGTGTGTTTCTCCTTAGATTCCTTGTATTACGAGAAGCTTGTAACAGTAACAAACCTAAAGTCATGAGTTGAAAAGGTTTACTCAAAAATGCATATATATTCTTTTTTATAATTGTAGTAATAAATTGATCTGTGTTGTAACCTGTAGTTAAAATAATTGTCAATTCAGGGTCAATTCCACTAGCTTGATCTATAAAATCAAACCCAGAGCAACCATTGTCAAGGCAAATATCGCAAAGAGCTACATCAAATTGATGAGCTTCTATAAGTTCTATTGCTTTAGGTAATGATTCAGCAACAAAGCAATGACCTCCATGATTGTCGACAAACAATTTGAGAACATCTAACTCTGTACGATCATCATCAATGACAAGCACAGTCAGATTCATCAAAAAGGGCGTGTGCTGAATTGAACTTGGCATTATTTTGTCCTTTTAAGTTCTTCTGCTATGATAGTATTTGTCGAGTCTAACGCCACAGCTTTTGTTATATATTCAGTATAAGTTTTGATTTCGCCATTAAATTTACAAATCATTCCAAGCCCATAATATGACATAGCATATTTCGGATCTATTGAAATAGCTTTATTGTAATACTCTCTTGCTGTTTCGTTGTCTTTTTTCAACATATAGATGTCAGCTCTTTTACAAATTGCTGGAGCATATCTAGAATCAACATAAGAAACCATTTTGCAATATTCCAAAGCATCATCAAGATTGCCTTGCTCAATTTTGATTTGAGCTAAGAACATCATTAAATTAATATCTTGCGGCTCTTTCTTTCTCATTTCTACAGCTATATTTTCAGCACCAGCATAATCCTTCAATTGATATAGAATTTTTGCATAGATATCTAGATTTGTAAAACTCCTGTTTATTGCAAGCAATTGTTCTGTTTCATTTTTTGCTTCATTGTATTTAGAGAATCTTTTGTAAGAGTCAATTAGATATAGTCTTATTGTTGTGTCTTTAGATTTTTGTTGTTTTGCTGTTTGCAAGAATTCAAAGCCTTCACTCGAATAGGCATCCTTCAAATAGATTTTGCCCAGTATATATAACATATCAGGGTCAGAATTGTTTTGTGCCTTCGCCATTCGTAGATAGGCTAGACTTTCATGTAGTTCGCCTACTTCATAACAATAGATGCCGAGTTCCTTGTTTGCATTAAAGTTCTTACTGTCTCTGCCCAAAATCTCTTTATATGTCTTTATTTCCAAAACTCTGTTGCCGTTCTGTTTGTAGCAATATGCTAGTTTTGAAAGCATATCTACTGAAATAGTGTCTTTCAATGCTTTTGTTTTTTCAAAGTTATACTGAGCTCTCTTATAATCCCCAAGCTTGAAATAAATTCCACTTAGTCTTTCATAGTTTCTATAATCATAATAGAATCTTTTTGTATTGGCTACATAGATGTCTTTTGCAAGATTGACATGTAGCTGTTCTTGTAATCTTCCCATGTGGTAGAAATATGTAGAATCTCTAGTATTGATTTGACAATAGAGTTTATAGAACTTGATTGCTTTTTCTATATTTTTCAAATTTTCATGAGAAACAGCTATGAGTCTATAAACTTCAGCTATTCTAGAATAACTGTTGAATTTCGTACACATAGTCAAAATTGAAATTGCATTATCATATTCTTTAGTCATGAAAAGCGCTCTGCCATATATAAAACTTTGATCAGCATTGCCTATAATATTTGCTAGAGCAAAGTATTTTACTGCTGACTTGTAGTCTTCTTTTTCATAAGAGTATACTCCTACTTTTAAACTCAATTTATCATTTTTATATTTTGCAAGATAAGATTTGTACGTGCTCATTTCTAAATCTTTTTTACCTTGTTTAAGATAAAGAGCTGCAAGGTTGAAGTATTCGTTTTTTGCTGTTTGTACAAGATTGACATATTGTTCATAAGAAGCTATTGCATTTGAAATCGCACCAGTTCTTTCTTGACAAATAGCTATTTTTAGAATAATAGGTGCCGTGATTTTTTCTTGTTGTAATTTATTGTAGACATTCAATGCTTTTGTGTAGCTCCCCATATCATAATAAGTATTAGCAAGGCTTATTATAACCAAACTATCAGCTTGTTTTGTCACTAAAGCTCTATTGCAGATTCTTATAATTTCTGAGACATTTTTCTTGATTATGACTACATAGCTGAAATTCTTGAGATAGTCTATTCTTGAATAAGCTAATGTCATTGTTTTGTTGTATTCTAGATAGGCATTGTCATAATCTTTAAGTTTGAAATAGACATCAGCTAATTTTTTATGAGCATCTACATTTTGAGCATCAAGATTCAGGATCTTTTTTAGATACACAATGGAATTCTGATTGTCTTTTGCTTTCCCTAGCAATGTAACAATTTTGAAATAGTCTGTGACATTGAAAACTCTAAGTTTTTCTAATTCATAATAGTGTTTCAATGCCTGAGCGTTTTTTTCAGTTGCATAATAAGAATTTGCAAGTCTTTCTCTAGATTCTATGTCTTTAGAATCGAGTTCTACAATTTTAGTGTCTATAACAAATAGTTGTTCTTTTCTATTTGTCTCTCTATAACAAACTGCTAAATCTTTGTATTGCTCAAGGCTTGGCGTAAATTTCACAAGAATTTCAAGTTGTTCAATTGCTTTTTGATATTTCTTTTTGTCAAGAGCAATTTTATAGATTATTTCTCTGCATTTATTGGAAGCAGCTCCTTTTCTTAAAAGTGTTTCAGAAGCATCTTTTGCTTTATCATAATCTTGTTGTTTGAAAGCACAAATCGCTATTCTTTCAAGAACATCAAAATTTTCTCTAAAAATATATGTCTTTTCGTAATATTTTTGAGCTTTATCATAATTTTTGTTTTCATAATAGTAATCACCAAGTTGCAAAGCATTTTCTGGCGTATCTTTTTGTTTTGAAAGCCGAACTGCTATTTTTTTTGCTTTTGTCTTATAATTCTGTTTTTCATAAGCATCGATCAACAGGAAATACATTGGAATAGCTGATGAGTCAACTCTTAAAACTTTATTTGCATATAATTCAATTTTAGCATAATCATTTGTAGTTGCATAGTATTGGGCTATAAGTCTATTGTATTCAAGACCTGCGTTTAACACTTCAAATTCTTTTACATATTTCAAAACACTTACATAATCTTTCAAATTCATGTATATTTTTGCTATTTTCAATTTAAGCTGCAATGCTTGTTTGGCATCAGCTTTTTTTGTTGCTGCTTCATAAAAAGCAAGAGCTCTTGAAATATTTTTTTGTTCTTCTAAGCATTTCCCTTGATTTGTCAAATCTTCATATTGAAAACTTTGTACTTGGAGTTTATTGTACTCAACAAAAGCTTCTTGGCATTGTCCTTTTGAGATATAAAGTCTAGCAAGTTTGAGTCTGTCCTCTATAGAAATATTGTTTACAGTTTTCAAATACAATAATGAAGAATCAGATTGACCAAGAGCCGCATAACATAATGAAAGACGGAGTGCAATTGCATCATCTTTTTTAAGTGAATATTGTTTCAATAAATAGGGAATAGCTTGTTTATACAATTTTCTTTCATAGTAAATTGTGCCCAATGCTTCTTTAGCTTCTTTTGTTGTTCTAATTTTTTCGAACCATTTTTGGGCCTCATCATACCTTCTAATTTTGTAACAGATACTAGCATGTTGAAGTTTGTAACTTTCAGTAATTGAGTCTTTTTGTACGCATTTAGAAGAGAATTCATAAGCTCTTTCGCAAAGACCGATTTTACAATAGACTCTAGCAAGAGAAGTTAGAACAAGACAATTAGAAGGATAAAGTCTATATAAAGACAGATAGCAAGCAATTGCTTTTTCATCAAAGCCGAGATTTTCATGTGCAAAACCATAAGCATAAGTAGTTTCTTCGTCTTGCACTTTATAGTTTGTCTCAATATATTTGATAACTTGCTTATAATCTTTTTTAAAAAGAAGACCATCAAGTTTCTTGTCGGCAAAACTTGCAATAGCGACTAAGAAAATCAAGAAAAATTTTAATGTTTTCATATTCCCTCCCATTGTTATGGGCAGCAAAAAAACATCCAGAACAACTTTTGAATTAATCAATGTTCCAGAAATCGTCAAGTTAATTTAATTTTGATAGGAAGGAATTTAATTGAGAGTAAATCAAATCTATCTAACCAACAAATATCTACCCTTATCCTTATATTATAGATTATACCACCTTATTGGTTTAAAATGAAAATAAAAAATATTTTTTAAAAATAATTGTTACTTTTGCTAACTTTGATATATATTTATTCTAGAACAAATGCTCTTTAACAGCAAGTGCTTACATTACTTTGTAGCTCAGCTGGTAGAGCGATTGCCTATTAAGCGATAAGTCTCAGGTTCGAATCCTGAAAAAGTAGCCAAAAACTAGCATTTACAACTCGAGCATTTGTTCATTTCAAATTGAAAATAAATTTTTAAAACTGCTCTTTAACATCGGGTGCTTACATGGATATAACTTTAGTTCACCAAACCGAAGTTTGACGTTCGATTCGTCATTCCCCCGCTAAGAAAATATGTGTTTTCTTGGTGGGGGAAAGTAAAAAATAGCATACGTAACTCGAGCAGTTTTAATTTTGAAAAATAAACAAGTGTTCTTTAACTCTAAGTGCTTACATGCTTTTAAGCTCAATTGGTAGAGCAATTGTTATTGGAACAATTCGTTCTTGGTTCAAATCCAGGAAAAGCGACCAAAAAATAGCATTTATAACTCGAACACTTGTCTTTTAAATAAGGAAAAAATAAGTCATGTCTTTTAACCTTGGAAGCTTACATTTTTTTCGTCAGTTCAAATCTGACTGCTCCACCGGCGGTGGAGTATGGCCGAGTGGTTTAAGGCACCCAACTGCTAATTGGACAAAGAAAACAGCTCTCAGAACTCAGACATGACTTAAATTTTAAAATTCACGATGAAGAAGAGGGCTCAATCAAAAGAGCCCTCTTTTGTTTTTAGCATTATTTTTAGAATTTTACAAGTTAAAATATAGAAATAGAGCAACAAGCAAAAGAAAGGAATGAACTATGTCAACGATCCATGTTGTTTACGGCGGAAGAAATGAAGATCTTGAGTTTGACGAAGTGTTCAGACCAGATAGACATGAAGCTCTGGGAGTAACAAATCCTGAACCAAGAAATATGACACCAGAAATTGTAAAACGAGCTTTAGCAAATCATTATGATGTGAATCAAAATGAATTTGAAGCTCATTTTGTCGAAATCAACTCGAACGGAAATATCACCGTACGTCCCAATGCGAGATGGGGAGGTCATTAAAATGACAACTATGGTAAAAAAAGAACAAGACATCAGGGTTAAAATCCTCAACTCATTTATGACCTGTCCTCATCGAGACACGGGTGAATTGCAAAAAATTCATGCAGAAATGAGAGAGAAAGATCCTGTGTTCTATGCACATCTTGCTGCATGGTACAAAAAGAATGGTGATCTTCGTGATCATAATGAAGTTTTCACAGCCATGTTGATCACAGATCCTTTCTTGGACAATCGCGAAACAGGTATTGCTCTTTTTCAAAATCAAGCTCCCTTTATGAAAATCAAAATTCTCAGTTTCATTAAAGGGAAGAAAATCACTCTGAGGGAAAAGACGGGTGAACAAGTCAAACGCGGAAAGAAAATGATTGATGAGATCAAAAATTCTAAGAAACAAGTTGGTCTTATCAAAAATATCCCAAACATACTTCGAACTGAAATCGAAAGATATGTTCGTTGGCTTGAAAAAGACAATGATAGATTTGATTCTGTTGCTCTGACAAATTTCAATGATTTGAAATCTTTTTATGCAGGTAAAGGTGTTCAGATCAAACCTTGTCCAAGAGCACAACAAATCCTGTTTGAAGAAAAATTTCCTGAAGATAGCAAACTTACTGTTTTCAAACAAATCAGAGAAGCTGATACGCCTGAGAAAGCAGCCAATCTGATGGTGCAACATAAAATTCCTTACACTATTGCAGTAGGTTTGAGAGATAAAATTACGCCATCTATTTTGATTGCTTTGATCAATAACATGACTGCTCAGGAAATTATTACAAACATTGCTTCTTTGCAAGAAAAAGGTGCAATGGATAATCCTGGAACAAAAAAATTGATCACAGAAAAACTTGAAGCAGCAAAAACAGCAAAGAATGTAACTGCTCTCAAATCCAAAAGAGCTAAGCAGACAGGAAGAGTCAAAGACGAAACTGTTCTCAAGCAGTTGGATGAAATTGCTGATAAGCAAATCAAAAAATCTGGGTCAATCAAAGTTTCTACTGGGTTGCTCATTGACAGATCAGGTTCTATGGATGTTGCAATTCAAGTTGGAAAACAGATTGCTGCAACAATTTGTGGTTCAATGGAAGCTGATTTGTTCGGTGTCGCATTTGATACTATGGCACAAGCTGTTAAAGCAAGTGAAAATACATTAACTGCTTGGGAAAAAGCATTTGCGCCAATCCATGCAAGCGGTAGAACTTCAGTTGGTTGTGCTCTTGATTTCATGATCAGGTATAAATTATATGCTGAACAGCTCATTATTGTGACTGATGAGGATGAAAACCAGAATCCACGATTTGCTGATGTATTTCCAAAGTATGTACAGGAAATGAAAGTAACTCCTGCAATTATTATCGTAAGAGTAGGTGACAAAAAAACTGGACTCAGTACTTCGCTTAAAAACGCAGGAATTTCTTTTGATTCATATGAACCATCAGGAAATGACTACTATGGACTTTCAGGTCTGATACCTTTGCTTTCTCGTAAATCAAAGTTAGACCTTGTTTATGAAATTATGGACTTTCCACTTCCGATTCGAAAGTCTTATGTCTAATGTTTTTGATCTTATTAAAAAAGTAGGGGAGAAAGAAGCGGCTATTCAAGAGTTTATCTCCCCTATTTTTTTTAATGAATATGTAGCCACCAAGATCGAAGGCATTGTTTATAAATTCAAAATTTCGCAAAAAACTCCAGGTTGGTATAAAATACAATCCATAGACAGAAAGACAGCAAAAACTGTCGAACAGGCTGATCTTTCTGATATCGATACTTATTTGAAGTTTCTAACCAAGATTCGTTTTATTCTTGTAATGAAAAAGAATAACGTTTATTTTGGTATACCCGAAAAATCAAATAATTTAAAACTTCCATTTGAGCAAATGATCCCTGTGTATCTTACTGATGATTCAGTTCAAGATTTTGACAGAGTCATTGTGCGTTTTGATGGCGCAAATTTCTGGTACCATCAATTGGATTATTCAAATGACATTTCAAAGGCATCATATTTAAGAGAGAAATTGTTGAAAGTTGTCGATTCAAAGAAAATTAATTATTCGGGTTTGACAATCGAAGAAAAAATTGCTTATACTTTAAGAGTTACACTTGATAAAAAACTTGTAATTGACAAAAAGAAGACATCTCTTAAAGATGATGTTGAACATGCTGGTGGCGAATTTATAAAATTTACGGAAAAAAGCGACCATTTCAGCGTAACTTATATTGTCGATGGACAACAATATACAAGCCATGTGAGTAAAAACGAAAGTCATAGCGTAATAACTGCTGGAATTTGTTTGTCTGGTGAAGATAGAAAATATGATTTAAAAAGTCTTATAACAGTTATGAGAGAGGGTCAGCATGCAGGAAGAATCCATAGAACTCACAACTTTTAAAGAAAGATGCTGGACATTATACGGTTTTAAAATTGGAAAATTTATTTTCGGTTGGCTTAAATATTTGGATGAAGGTGAAGAGTTTGCTGTAGAATTTGATTGGCGAAAAGGTTTGTCAAAATTTATCATCGGGTGGTTTCATACCCATCCAACTACGGTTACTTTGAATCCAAGCAAAGAAGACAAAAAAACAATGCGTTCTTGGGTTAGAACTTTAGAACGCCCATTGATTTGTGGGATCATGTATGACCATAAAAAAAGAAGAGAATTTCTTTGGAGAAATTGTTATTTATTTAAACGTTGGCCTGGCGGCAATGTGAACTACCAACCAATTATGAGAGATAAACTAATCAAACATTTTTATATTGGAATTCTATGAAAAATAAAGGGTTCAAAAAAGAAACTCCTGAAGATGTTATTAACTGGCTTGCTTCTATGAAAATAAAGGTGCATTATTTAATAAAAAGCTCAGGAAAAAATTAGAAAAAAGAAAGAAAAAAATGAGCATTGTCTAAATTTCCTTATAATGTCTATGCAACAAAAGAAAAAGTGTATATAGAAAAGAAAACAGGATGTGCAGCTCGCTTATGTTCTATATCTGCCGAATTTTATGACAGTAACGAAAAACAGGAAATAATTTTGGAATGTTCATTTAAAAAATTCCAAGAGAAAGCTATGTCAAGAGGATATATAGTACTTGATAAATTCAGACCTGCATGGGATATTGAAAGAGAGATAAAATGAGTACTTTCAAACATGAAGAACTATATCGGGAAAAAGTATTATTCGAAATGATGTCAAAATTTTCTATTACTATGTGTGGTGCTGGAGCTATAGGTTCTAATCTTGTCGATAATTTGATCCGTCAAGGCTTCAAAAAAATTTCCGTAATAGATTTTGACAGAGTTGAAGATGGAAATAGACATACACAAATATGGAGCTCAAGAGAGATTGGACAGCTTAAAGTAACAGCATTAAGAAATAGAATGTTTGAAGTTCTCAATACGCAAATTACTGCAATTTCTAAAAAACTTGATAAATCAAATCTTAATCTTATAGAGCCTTCAAGTTTAGTTATTGATGGCTTTGACAATGTACCAAGTAGAAAATTGATAACAGAATATTGTAAAGAAAATAACATTGATTGTTTGCATATTGGTTTGTTCCAAGATTATGCTGAAATAATCTGGAACGAAAAATACAGAGTGCCTGATGAAGTAACTAATATGGATATATGTGAATATCCTTTAGCAAGGAATATAATTTTGTTGGCTATTGCTGTAGCGACAGAGATATTAATAGCATATTTAGAAACAGGTGAAAAGCGTAATTTCGTGATAACTTTAAAAGACTTCAAAATTTCGAGAATATAATGGATATTTGGTTCAATATGTTGATCGGTATTCCCGGTTCTGGGAAATCTACTTGGCTAAACATACAACCTCGAAAAACTTATGTTGTCTGTCCTGATTCAATACGATTATATTTAACTGGTGATATTTCAAATCATAGTCAAGAAGAGACTGTTTGGAATATTGCAAAATACACAACACGTTGGGCTTTAGTAAATAATATTTCAATAACATTTGATGCAACTAACACAAGTACATTTTTAAGAAGAGACTTTCTTGGGGCTCTTCCTCTTCAAGTATCGGATTTTAAACGCAAAGCAATTCTTTTTCCTACAGACCCAAATGTGGCTGTTTCAAGAGTTAATGCTAGAACATTTGGCTCAAAAGTTCCACCAGAAAAAATATTTCAATCACATCTATTGTTTCAGCAAACTTTGAAAGATATTTTAGATGAAGATTGGGACTGTATAGAAACGATAGGAGACTCAAATGGCGGAAAAACTGTTAAAATCCCGGAAAGTGTCAGGACCTGAAAACGATGGTTTTACAGAAACAGTAAAACATAAAGTTTTATTCTGCGGCAACCCTGAAGGAAACAACAACAAGTTCTATTCAATAGAGCTTCAAAAAAATTCTAAAGGTCAATATCGGTTATTTACTCATTATGGCCGTCTCGGAAAAACCGATGTTTATGAAGTCCGCGATGAATACCTCGGTAGACCTCTCGATCTTTCAACAGCAGATCGTGAATTTGAAGTTATCCTCGCTTCAAAACTCAAAGGCAAGAAAAAAGAAAGCGAACTCGGTGGAAACCGTGTTGAAAAATATGAATTGGTCGAGACATTCGCACCCACGGTTGGCTCTGTCAATGTCCGCGGAAAAAATGTTGGCATTACTGTTTCAGTCAAAAAAGATGATGTTGTTGACTCTTATTCCAATCCGGAAGTTGCTCGAATTATCCGTCAAATTGTCGATGAAAACATCCATACCATTTCTACATTGACAACCTTGAAACTAACATCAAATGGGTTTGAAACTCCCCTGGGTCCCGTCACAAAAGAACATGTGGCAAATGCAAGAGTCCCACTTATGTCTTTGAAATCTCTGATGGTTAATGACGAAATCAACCCCGACAATCAATTGACTCGAGATCACAATGCAAAATATTTCTCCATGATTCCCCATCCCTTTGGACACAAAATAACAAAAGATGACTGGATTCTTTCTGCGGCAAAACTCGCCGAAGAATTCGAATTGCTTGACAACCTTGAATCAGCTGTTACAATGGGTGCCGCCATGCAAAATGCCGCACAACAAAAACGCGCTCTTGGTACAGATATCGAAATAGTTTCCGACAAAAGAGAAATTGATCGAATTTACTCCTATATTACGACAACAAAAGCGGGAAATCATCGTGGTTCTGATGTGTGGAACTGGAAACCTAAAAACGTTTTCAAAATCAAAATACCTGCAGAAAGAGCAAGATTTGAAAAAACTGAAAAACAATTCGGTAACCAACATGAACTCTTCCATGGCTCAAAAAATGGCAATATTTTGAGTATTCTCAAGGGGGGTCTGATCATCCCTTCATGCAATGCCGGTCATGTCACAGGTCGTATGTTCGGTGATGGTATTTATTTTGCTAATGCATCGACGAAATCTCTTAATTACTCTACAGGATTTTGGGGCGGACGTGGCAATAAAAATTCAAATTCTTTCTTATTTCTTGCAAATGTTGCTATGGGAAAAACATTTGTAGCCCATGACGCTCGGTATTCTGGAATACCACATGGATATGACTCAATTCATGCTCAAAAAGGAAGATCGTTATATAATGACGAATTTATTGTTTTCAAATTGCAACAAGCCACTTTAACATATCTGGTTGAAATGACCAAATAAGGAGGTTCTATGTCTGATGATTCTATCATCCAAGCAAAAGTCGAGCAATTCGGTGCCCAAGGAGGAATGTTTACATCGGTAGACATCGGAAACTCCATCAAAGAAGATCAGCACTGGGTGAAAAATTCCATAGTTGCTGCCTGGCTCAGACAAAACGCATTGGTTGTCCTGCAAGGGTATGCAACAACTCTTATCGATGTTCAAACGTCCAATGGTCCGGCAACCGCTTTCTTGTATCATCCCATGGGTTCAGATCCCAATGATTACAAAAGAAGAAATCAGAGCGCAATGCCCCCGCAAAATACCGTCAATTTTCCGGGAACAACTCCGTCGACAAACTCACAAAAAACAAAAGTTCGTTCCGATTGCAATGCCAGACTTCGTATCCCTGCTTCCATCGTCAGACAACTCGGCTGGAATCCCGGCGACATGGTTGACAATTCCAAAATCATCATCAATGGTACAACGCCCTTGACAGACGGAAACATCGTCCATTCAGATGGACGTATTACATTCCGTCGTAGTTGTCTCGGTTTCGGTGACGGTCCAGTCATGGCCTATGTCGAAAATGGTTGCCTGCATTTCGAGAAGCCATAATGAATTTATTCGGACCTTGTAAAGTTCTTAATAATCAGGATGTCTCTTATTTAGATGACATCCTGATGTGTAATGGATTACTGCAAGTTGTGCCTGCAGAAACATTGGCGCAAATACCATCGAACCATTTGGCTATTTTTGGACACAAGTATGGTTTCTATTGTTTCCCGACAATTGAATTAGCCAATTGGTTAAAAGACAATTTTGATCTTTCTAAAATGATCGAAATTGGTGCCGGACATGGAGCACTTGCTAGATATTTGAAAATTCCAGCAACAGACTCTAAATTAATGGATGACCCTCAAATACAGAACTACTACAGTATGATGGGTCAACCGACAGTGAAATATCCAAACGATGTCGAAAAAATAACTGCAAAAGATGCAGTCTACAAATATAAACCCAAAATAGTACTTGGGTGTTGGGTTACTCATAAATACACTATGCAAGAACATGACCGTGGTGGGAATATGTATGGTGTAGATGAAGGATGGATTTTAAAACGTGTCGATCAATATATCATTATTGGCAATGAAAAAGTGCATAATAAAAAAAAGATTCTTGACTTACCCCATAAGGCATACCAATTCCCTTGGTTGTATAGTAGATCAGTCGAGCCTACCAAGAACATAATTTATGTTTGGGATAAGGTGTCTATATGACTGAATTAAAAATATGTGCTATGCGGTCACGCGATAACAGCTTTGTCAGGAATTTTTGGTGCTGTCATGGTGGAACAGGCTATGATGACGAATGGCACGCGGATCCTGGTAGATTTTATGCAGATATTAAAACCCTACAATTCAAAAATTCATTTCCATATCATTTAGAACTTTATAAAATAGGTAGAAAATATCATTTATCAATATCAGTTCATTTTAATCATCAACAAGATTTTTCTATAGCAAGAATGTCAAAAATTTCAAATAAAAAAGAAGCAACAAGAGCAACATTTAAAAGTATTAGAGAATTTGAAAAAGATAAAGTAAGAGTCAATGAAATGTGGCGACAGATATCTCATGACACACCCGTAGTTGATTCTGATGGTATTTGGAGATATTCTGTATTGATAGGTTCTGCAGATACAACTCTAATCAAGACTTCTCTTAACTCTCATAATGCTGCATTAGGTTATGGAGATTTTTATTCTTTACATTTTGAACGTAATGCATGGACTTGGACAAAACATAGTATAATGTCTATGGGTCATAGTACATCAGGTTGCGAACGCGTCTCATTTATGATTTGGAAAGCTATTTATGGTTACAATCCTATTTTAGACACAATTATCGATGAAGCAATTCTTTTTGCACAACAAAACCCTTCACCTAATATAATAGAAGAAGATTTATCCGAACAATATATGCAAGCTTTTCATGACTCACAATTTTGAGGCCACATGCACAATCTACAAGATGCTCTCATAAAAGCAAAATTAGCTAAAGAAGAACAAAGACAAACAACAGCTGTTGCTGAACCTCTCAAACAAGAAATAAAACAACAATATCAGCAACCTGCTCGCTTAACAGCACCAGAATTTGAAAAATTTGAGACGCTTTTCTGTACAGAAAAATCAAAGCCTTTTGCAATACATTTATTACATGGATTTCTTCCTTTCCCTGACAACGATTATATTTGGGGGTGGGAAGACAAAAAATGGAAAAATGGGAAAAAATGCTGTATTTGTGGTTTAGAAACTTTATCAAGAGATGATCTTTTTAAAAATATTGACAAACAAACAGAAGCTTCAATGGAGGGAATGATACGAAGTGTCAAAGAAGAAAATTTTAATGTCCATGAATTTTTAAAATCAAAAAAGCAAGAAATGTTTGGTGATCGTCTTATGGGAGTCACATCAGAAAAAACTTCTTGTATTATGTGTGCTCCTTGTTATGAAACATTTTCAAATTGGGTACCTACAAGAATGCTTTATGACGATTCATTTGCTAAACTTATTACAAAAGTACGTTTGGCAAACACTTTTAAACAACGCGATATCCCTTCATAATAAATCCCAAAATATTTTTTGGCAGTATTAAAAGTCTCTTTCGAAATTGCTCGATGGAGGTACTATGAATCGTTTCGAAAAAATCGAATATTTATATTTTAAATGGCGGCTCATAGTTATCCTCTTCATTCTAGCTGCTTCTGAATATATTTGGTTTCATTGGTATCTTTATACCGGGTTCAATACTCAAAAAACCATAAAACGAATTCGTTCTAATTACTTTTGTCCACATACAGTCTTACAGCTTTGGATTGATTATAAACTTGGCAATCTGTAATTTGTCATTGTGATATAATTTATAGGGAGGCAATATGAATATTTTTACAGCAGGTATGCCGGAACTATGTGAAGAACTCAAAAATAGTTTGAGCTCTGATATTGCTACTTACGAACACAACTTCGAACAAATTATCGGCTTTGCAAAGACTGGGAAACTCAAAAAGTTATGTATTTATATGGATGTGTGGAACGTAAGTGGTCGCGCATTCAATGGTATGCGTGGCCAAGGAGCTGCCGAGAAAATCCACGAGATTGACCCGGACATCTCGGTTCTCATCTGGGATGGTCGTGAATATGACTCCAAAGACCCTGATGTCATAATGCCCCCAGCATTCCAAGTTACCGGAACAATACATCCAATCAAAAACAAAAACGAACTTTATCTGGATTTTGACCACTATAAAGAAGAAGATATTGACAGAATAACAGAGCAGTTCTTTACTGGGGAACTTACCCTTTCGGATATTCCCCAGCGTGAATGTATTGAAATTATGCTATAGCAGGTTCTTTAATTTCAGTTACTGACCAAACATCATTTCGATTAACTAAACGTATAGCACCTTCTGTTGCTTGTGTAAGTGCTTTTCGCATTTCATTAATATCTGCAGCAGAATTTCTTCTTGTCAAATAATTTTCAATAAATGGCATTACGCGTTTTGAAAATGTATTTATGTCACCATTTGCTTTTTCCCAAGTTTCTTTCAAATTAGAAACCAAATCAGAAGATTTTATTAAAGCAGATTCTCTAATTGTAAAATCAACTATGAATTCATCCATTGAACCGTAATACTCAGCAACTTTAGCCATTAATTCGATCGAAGAAATAACTCCAAGATCAGCACCTTTAAGCATTATATTGCCAAGATATTTCAAAACTTTATTCTTATTACCACTAAAACTATCAATTGTCGTAATTACATTTTCTAAATATTGTTCACTAACATTTACTCCTTCATCTCTTGATTTAGAAATCATTTCCTTCATTTCGTCAACAGATTTTTTGTCAAGAGAATTCAAAACTTTAGCTAACCAGTGAGCAAAAGATTTTTCTTTCTTACTAAGATCAACGCTTATAACATCCATTTTTGAATCTCCTTTTTCTTTCTATGTTTTATAAAAACAAGAAAAAAGAGTTAGAATACAAGCTGTTCAGCATTCTTTATATGGTCATATATGACAATTGGACTATATAAAACTCTTGTCGTATTACAATTTTGAACGAACTCTAAAAGATAATCATCGACAGTCTCACCTTTTATCAATCTTGATAAATCAATTCTTGTGTCTTTAGCTATAAATGTTGTTACAAGAACATTATCTTTTGTCTTTCCTTTTTTCAATTCTTTTGACATATAGTCATAAACTTTAAGTTTTATATCAGCAAAAAACTGATCAGCATAAGAAATAATTGGGAGTCCAATTTTTTCTGACCCAACACGACATTTCAACTTGAATTGCGAGTAATCCAAATCAATATCAGTGTTTAGTTCTAGGTCATCGATTATTGGTTTGTTTTTTACAAGACAAAAAAGAAAAAATGAGTATACCATATTCCCTCCTTAAAAAGCAAATTTGTTTTGAATTAATAAGTAAGGAAGGAAATCTAATCTAGTAAATCTTTAGTCTAAATATACAATACTTGTCAATCATTTTTTTCGTTATTTTTTGACATCTGTCTATGTAGCATTCTGTTTTTAACTTCTGAATCTTTTGAAGATCCAAAATAAAAAGAAAATATTTGTGTGATTATAGCTGACAAGACTCCCAAAATGTAAATTGCAATATCTTTTTTTGCAGGGTCCAAAGGAAAATAAATCAAAATAAAGAAAAGACCAAATGTCAGAAATAAAGCAAAAATAGCAAGAAGCGAAGCTACATGTTTTGTCAACCAGGGAGCAGAATGTAGAGACAGATACTCTTTAGAAGTAGGATCATCATTTGGGTCATATTTTTTAGGTGCATCTTCCATGAAAAAAAGAAAGAGATAAAATCAATACAAAAATTATTTCTTCTTTCTTTTCTTTGCTGCCTCTAAATCAGCAGCATGTTTTTCTTGTTTTCTTTTCTTTTTATCAACCTGAGCTTGGCTTTTAAAATAAGAACAAGATGCAGCATTTTTAGGCGCTTTTCTAATGATTTCTAAAATCTCGCAATCTTTATGTAAGACACAATCTTTTATAGGGCAATTCATTATTCTTCTTTCATTGAAGAGACAAATTCTCCGACTGCCATCCAGCCTGATTCAAAAGCAGTACATAAACCTTCATGAGGACACCCGTTTACGGTTTTACAAATTTTCCTGGCAAAGATTTCTGCCATAGGCTTCGATAAATTTTGCAAAGCAACACATACGTCCTTATCAACTAAGTTTCTTGATTTCGGACATAGAATAACTTCCATTGAGAACCTCCCTATGTTGCAATAACTCATATCGTTAGTTAAAAGTTAAACTACCTATAACGTTTCAAGGACACGTATAATCTGTTTTGCGCCTTCTCTAAAAGCAAGATTCATAAGAATAATAATATTTTCTGCCAATTCTTTGTTATCGACTGTCACAAGAATGATCCTGTCAGTTTTTGCTCTTATTTTAAAACTCCCATTGTCTTCAATAAGAACATATTCCGGATCATCAACTATATCATCCCATTTCTTAGAAAGAACCCTACGAGAATTTAGATGAACGTCTAAACTTCTTACGACTTGTGTATATTCGTTTGTAAGTTTTTTTATGAATTCTACGGGTTCAACTTCAATATCTGAAATAAAATTAATTTTATTATTCATGTTTCCTTCAAAAACTTAAATTTTGCTTTCTTGTCGACTTTTTTCTTTTTTTCGGGTTCATCTGTTTCTGGCATCTTAGCTTCTGGATGGGCTGCTTTATATGACTTTACTATATCTTTTGTTTGTTGAGTCATAATAAGAATAGAACAAATTTGAATACAACTAAAAGTAAAAAACCACCAACACCCAGTAACTCCATAAAAAACTGTCACTAAAACAGAAATAACTTTTGAAATTTGGAAAAGCGGTTTTTCAAATTCTTTAGATAAATTTAAAGTTTTTTCATGACTGGTTGTAATCGACTCTATATGTCTGGATAGATAACTAAGTAAAATGACCATTAAAAACGTTAATGATGCCATAAGAACATTATAGACGAAAAACATTTTTACTAAATTATCGACATACCAAGCTTTCATATCAAAAATTTTATCGCAATAAACTAAAATAGTCAAAGATAGAGTTACTACCCACCAGATGTATTTTCCCATATTACCCTTCAATTTCTTGTGAACTGTTTAATCTTGCATGAACTTTACCTTTATTCGGCTTATTCCAATAATTGATTATTGTAATTGCTCTACTCATACCTAATCTAACACCTCTCGACATTGCAGCTGCTATAACATCATTTTTGTTTGATTCGTTTGTTAATTGTGGCCCTTTAGGTAAATTATTCATTTCTTGCCACAAATATTCAACTATTTCAGTTTGTAATCTTGGCGTTATTTGCATATATAATCCTTTTTATCTTTTTACAAGCAATTTGAAAATAAATAAAAAGTATATAAGTTAATCACATGAACCATACTAGAACACAGTCTAGCACATTCAAATATAATAATCAATAGAACATTATGTCTAAAAACAATTAATTCTCTAAGGAGGCTCGAGTGAACACGCATTTTGAAAAAGCTTTCGAAAAACTTGATGAATGCATGGATCTTTTAGGGAAAGGCATCAATAGCATCTTCAAAGAAGTCGCAGGAAAGGATGCCAAAGAAACTAAAATTAATATCAAGGCAGGATCTGTAGTCTATGTTGGCAAGGGCGTATATGCCAGACTATTGAAAGACACAGAAGCTACTGTCTCATCAATTTCAGAAGAACCTGAAGCAGTAAAATCAACACAATAATCATTGGAGAAGTTCAAATGCCTATCAAATTCTATAAAATTAAAGAACCTTTTGGTGCGTTTTCGAATTTTTCTCGCCATACATTCAAACTTGATGGCTATACTTGGAAAACTACAGAACATTATTTTCAAGCACAAAAATATGTAAATACAGTACGTTTTGAAATGATTGCAAATGCAGCAACACCAAGAGAAGCTGCAGAATTAGGTAGAGATAGATCCATACCTTTAAGAAAAGATTGGGAATCAATAAAAGACGATGTAATGAGAAAATGTGTTCTTGCTAAATTTTCTACTTATCCTGAACTAAAAGCTCTTCTACTTGGCACTGGTGATGAAGAAATTATTGAAGACTCACATATTGATTCTTATTGGGGCTGTGGAAGTAGTGGTACGGGCAAAAACATGCTTGGTAAAATTTTAATGGAAACACGAGAAATTTTAAGAAAACAAATGGCAGTTCATTAATTGCTTACGACATAGAAAGTATGAATACTTTTCTAAAATTCAAATCAAAAGCAATGCTAAGATTAGAAAATTGTAATAGAGCATCTGCAACATGCGGAGAACCTAAAGCTTGTAAAAACAGGAAATATGATCCTAAAAGAAAAGACTGTAAAGAATGTAGTTCTGATGCTTTCGAAGCAATGAAGGAAGCTCTATGTATGAAATGAATGGTAAATATACGACAGCAAAAATTATGATTGATTACGTTGAGGAAGCCTGTACTTCACAAATTATAGGCTTTCTTAATCATCCTGTTTTTACAAATCCTATAGCAATCATGCCCGATACACATGCTGGAAAAGGCTCTGTCGTAGGTTTCACAATGCCAATGACAGAAAAAATCATTCCTAATGTAATCGGCGTGGATATTGGTTGTTTCATTGGAGAAACTAAAGTAGAACTTGCAGATAACAGAAAATTGAACTTCTTGGATCTCATCAAAGAACAAGAAGAAGGAAAAGAAAACTTTTGCTTTGCAAAAGATCCTCTTGGAAATATCATTATTACAAAAATTTTATCTATATTTTTCACAAAAATTGTCACAAAATTAGTCAAAATTATTCTTGATAATGACGAAATTATTTATTGTACTGAAGATCATATCTTCTTTTTATTAAACCAAAAAGAAATAGAAGCAAAAAATCTTGAAGCAGGAGTTTCTTTATTTCCTCTCTATATTAAAAAGGCAAAACAAGTAAAAAATATTTCAACAAAATCAAATTATTTAAAAAACACGGATTATTTAGTTGTCTATAATCCTAAAACTAATAAATATGATTATGTTCATTGTTTAGCAGACGATTATAACACAAGAAAAAATGTACAAAATTCATTAAAAATATTTGTTAGACATCACAAAAATTTCAATAAATTTGACAATAACCCAACCAATTTAGAAAGAGTTTCCTGGCCTACACATTGGAAAATACATGCTGATCATGCTTCTGAATTAAATAAACAAGGTAAGTCAGGTTGGAAAATCTCTTGGCAAAGACATTATGACAAGTTTCGAAAAATGTCATCTAAAAAAATGAAAAAATTAAGTAAAAACTCTGAATTTCAAAAAAAGAGAAATGCTGCTTCAGCAGAAAATTTTAGAGTATATTGTCAGACAGAAAAATTTAAAGAACAATCAAAAACAGCAGGACAAAGAGGAAAAGTATCATTTGTTAGATATAATAAGTCTATTAAAGGAAAAGAAAAATCAAAAGAAATTGCACATAGAACTTATATTTGCCCGATCTGTAATAAAAAAATTACAAGTCCAATTGCAGTAAATGCTCATAGAAAAAAACATGAGGGGCTTACATTTCAAGAATTCAAACAAATCAAAAACCATAAAATTAAATCTATTGAAACAATTTCTTGTGAACCCACTAAAGTTTATTGTTTACGAGTCGAAGAACATAGTAATTTTGCATTATCTGCAGGAGTTTTTGTTCATAATTGCGGTATGAGAACATTCAACATTGGTTCAAATTTATCTTTACCATTACAAGAACTTGATCACAAAATTCGTCAAAGAATCCCATTTGGCTTTGATATTAACGAAAAATCTGTTATTGATTTTGTTAAAGAATTCCCATGGAAACAAACCAATGTAGCAGCTCAAAAATTTGCTGTTTCTTATCAAGAAAAATTCAATACTCGAATTTCTTTGCCTCATTTTGATTTTCCCTGGTTTGAACAAAAATGCAAATCAATTGGTTGCGATCTTGGAAGAGCAATCAAAAGTCTTTGTTCTTTGGGTGGTGGAAATCATTTTATTGAGCTCGGTCTTTCGACCAACAATCATTATTGGCTCACTATTCATACAGGTTCTCGAAATTTTGGAAAATGTATCTGCGAATATTGGCAAGATATTGCCGTCAAAAAACTGAAAAGAACTGGGAGAGACGACAGAAAAACAGAAATTGCAAATCTCAAACTTACTCTTAAAGGCAAAGAACTTTTTGATGCAATAAAAACTATAAAAGAAAAGGCTCCGGTAACTTTGAATTTTTCTGATGACCTTTGTTATCTTGAAGAAGAAGATGCACAAGCTTATCTTTTTGATATGGTTTTTGCGCAAATTTATGCACAAACAAATAGAGAGCTGATTTCCCGAAAGATAATTGAGATTCTCAAAATAGAGCCTATTGACACAATTGAAACTGTGCATAATTTTATTGATTTTGAAGATTTCATAATCAGAAAAGGTGCCATCAGGTCCTATGAAAATGAAAGAATGATAATTCCTTTTAATATGCGAGATGGTATTCTTGTCTGTACTGGGAAATCAAACACTGAGTGGAACTTTTCAGCGCCCCATGGTGCTGGGCGTTTCATGTCACGTGCTCAAGCAAAAAAGACTTTGAAGCTTGATGATTTTGAAACTCAAATGAAAGGGATTTTTTCGACATCTGTGAATATGTCGACACTTGATGAAGCACCCAATGCTTATAAGAATCCCATGATTATTGAAGAAGCTATAGGTCCAACTGCAAATATTATCGACAGACTTAAACCTATAATGAATATGAAAGACTCAAAAGGAACAGACAATTAAGCCTGTCCCTTTTGATCCATCATTCATCAAGGAGACTACTGAGCCGCTTTAGCGTATTGGCCACCACCCGGAGCAATTTCACCACGTTGTTCGAGTTTCTTCCTGAAACTAACACCACCGTGAAGAATATCACCTTCAAGTTCTTTTGTACCATCGGTATAAGTAATCAATCTTCCTGAATTACCGAACTCGTCAGAAAGCTCTTCGATTCCTTTGGTTGCTTTTTCATAGCCTGCAGGGGCTTTATCTGTAGAGTAACCCATTGCTCTTTGATACAAGCCCTTGCTAAAAGCATCATTCTGCTTTTGTACCATTTCCATAATAGTAGCAAAAGTTTTTGTATCAGTTTTTTGCAAATGTTTCAAGTCTTTTACCGAATATGTTTTTGTACCGAAAGGTGTCTTTACTGTGATCGGTTCGTTTTGCGCTTGTACAGCTGAAATAAAACCCGCAGCCAATAAAGCAGCTAGAGCAGCTAAATTCCTAATTTTAGGATTCTTAATCTTTGCTTCATGAACATTGGCATTCAGATATTTTTTGACGATATCTGCAGCATTCTGAGGGGTCAGACTAATTCCCAATTCTTTGGCTAAGTCCTTGGGAGAGTATTTTTTCTTGGCTTCTCTAACAGTAGCTTTAAGTAACAATTCATAATTCATTTATATACTCCTTCTAAAGTTTCTAAAGTTTTATTAAAGTGAGTTATAAAAACAAGATAAAAAATTTATGGCAGAAGGAAAAGAACATTCGATATAGACAGCAACAGGAGGAAACTATGAAATCATTACTTTTTGTTTGCAGTATCTGCATGATTATACATGGCAATGTATTAAGTATTTACGACTCAGTCAGATATGATGAAACTGACTCGGTTATGAGCTCTGCGTACACGGGCCCAATATTTGCTTCCGGTGGAGCAGACTCAGGGCATATAATTAAAGAAATGCAACCTGAAAAAATCGGTTATGCAAAAGATAAACAGATTATCCTTATCGGGGACACAGCCAACGAAATTTATTCATTTGATTCTATTACTTATTATGAAGTCTCAAAAAATGGAGAATCTTTTTACATTATAAAAATTCTTGCAACTTACAATTTATCCACTTATGATATTATTATTGAATTGAGACATGGCTCAAATTTTGATAGAGTCATGACAATCTATAAAAACGGGAAACCTGATCTGCTTGTTTTATGGGTTGAAACTATGAGGATGAAACAAAAACTTGTTAGAAAAATTTAATCTTTCATAAATGATGCAGTCAAATCTACAGGGCGCTTGCCATACTTTCTTTCACATTCTTTAATCCAATCTTGCATTTCTTGAGGGCCACCCGTACAACAAAGACCCTCAGCTCTTCCACTATTATTCCATCTTGGATCTTTTTTGCTATAGACTGACCACGAACCCATCTTTGGACCAAACATAGTAGCGACCCCGTTTAGCACACTCAAAAATGTTCTTTAGGATTTTCTATTAGTAAGTTCTTCTGTGCCCTTAAATGCATTCTTTGTAACATTGTCGTATAGGAAACGTATTTTTACTATAATCATTGAAATTGTTTTTCTTATGAAATCATCTAAAAGAGACCAAAGAGCAGAAATTGGCCAATAAATAACCCAGTGAGAAATTGTTTTCTTATGATCGATCACCTTAGGTACTGATAAACAGGAATGTCTTCTCCATTCTTCTAATAAATAGCTCGGAACTGGTGTATCTATTGTTATTTCGTCTTTGAGGTTTTGAATATTTCCATGTTCTTTTGCTCGTGTAAGCCAGTTAAATCTGTCTATTTTATATTGCAATGCTTTTTTGTTGACAAAAAGCCACCATTTGATAAATGACCATATAAACCCAATCAATATATACCCTAAAAGAAATAAAAATGATTTTGTAGGATTTTGAGCAATCCATCCAAATACGTCTTTTCTAACTATAATTTGAAAAAATAAAAAATAAAGAACAATGTTGAAACCCGACCAAAAGACAAATTCTTTCTCCACACAGTAAAAAAGAAGAATTATCCAGATTCCTGTAAATATAAAGAACCACACTGTACCCAAAGCAAAAATTGAAGCTAACCATGTAATCATTTGTGCTTCCTTTTTCTTTTCTCAGATAAAATAATAAATAACCCAAGTAAGAACAAAAAACATATACTTGGTATTGAAAAATAATGGTAAAAAGAAATTCCATTTTTATGAATTGCAAGAATAGCAAAAACAAGACACATCACAGAAAAAACACTTAAAGACCAGCCAAATTTATTCACCAAACCACCTCGCATAAAGACGCCAGTATAAATCTGTTCTCATAAAATCTACAAGATGTTCATTTAATGATTCTCTATATGGGCTATCTTGTTTTAAAGCAAACCCATAGGATTGTTTGTCAAACATTTCGCCTGCAATTTTACACCTTTTTTTCCCAGCATTACTCACATAATATTTTAAAGTAGGCATATCGAAAATAACAGCATCAACTTTATTATTTGCAAGCAAATCATATGCATCTTCGATTTTTTCTGTATATGTACCTATGCAACTCATTCCTTTGACATAAGCTTCTGCTGTTGTCCCTTTTTCCGTAGCAACTTTTTTCTCGATTAAATCTTGTACAGAATTTATAGCTGATTCCGTTTTTTCCGTAGTCAAAGCTGTATTCATAGAAGCAATAATGTACGGGAAAATAAACCCAATCCCGACTAGCATAACAATAATAGTGATAAATTTACCTATTGGAGTTTGTGGTGTTTTGTCTCCATAACCTACTGTTGTAATTGTAGTTATGATCCAATATAGCCCGTCACCTGCACCTTTAATTGGATTTTTATGAAATAGTCTACCCCGTTCTACAACCCATATGCCAATAATACCTAGAAGTAAAAAAACACCAAATATTTTAAAAGGAGTACCCATTTGCTTGAAATAAAGAATCAAAACATTCAAGATATTTACTTCTTTATCTTTATTGACACAAATACTTAAACCGGAATTCAAATAAGGGTGTGAGAAATCAAATTTGGCTTCTCTTTCCCCAGTGATAGTAATTCCAGAAATTGCAGCATCATAAATACCATTTTGCATCCCATCTAAAAGTTCTGAGAAAGTAGCCGGTATTTCATACTTAATATCTAATTTTGCTCTTTTTGCAATTTCCTCAAATACTTCAACGTCAAAGCCTGTCGGATTTTTCCCTTGTTCAAGAATAACACAAGGAGGAAAATCATAGACCGCAACTTTTAAAGTATCAGAAGAAACTGAAAAAGAGACAAGTAATATAAACAATACAACAAAACTCTTCATACTTGTCTCTATTCCCTTCATTAAGCAACTTTCTTTGCCGTCAACTTATTACGCATACATTTTTGCATATCAGCTGCGGCTTTGTCAATATTCCATAGATCATAATCGAGTAACTTGATCATCTCTACAGGATCGATCCCCAGCATTGCAAAAGAATACAATATTGGGGACATTATTGTACCGATATCTTTGAGATAAAAATCGAGCGTCTGAACACCATAGAAATTCTTTTTAATATCTGTTTCCATAGTGCCTGATGCAATGAATCGAGCTGCACACCATGTTACATGATTCGTATGCAACAAATACCGCATTTCCTCCGAGTTTGCAGAACGCATTGCAGCTCCCAGCATTTCAGCGACATCTTTCTCTGTAAAAATCGGGTCTTTTACGCTTAAAAATGCGCAAATTGCTTTTGCGAGAGCAAGTGTCGGAAGTTCATTGGCCTGTCTCCGCGCAATGGAAAGTTGTTCATAAGGGCGAAAAAACGGATTGAATACTTTATCATCTGGTTTGGCCTTTGATGAAATCCCCAGTTCGACCATAGCTTCGGAGGAAAGATCTTTCACAAACACAGGATTCTGTTCTTCACCTGTGAATGTATATTCAGTCATTTCGCTCCCGCCATACATTATTTTGAGTGTTTTTCCAACAGGGAAAAACCCACAAAATGGATGGTCAGCTTTGTCAACAAGAACTTGACAACCACGGAGCCAAAGCTCATGGCCTAATTTTGCAGGTACATGCACATTTTCGAGTAAATGTATGTAGAAAGCCTGCCCGCTTCCAGGGATGCTTGATGCACTTTCAATTGGATAACGCACACAACCTCCTTTTAATTTTGCTTAAAAGTAAAGGGACTCCCATTTCCGAGTCCCCTACCCGTTATCTCTATTAAGTAGACGTAGACTTCAAACGAGCCATACGAGCTGAAACACCTGATGTTCCGAGCGCCTGTCTCGTTTGATTTTCAAGTGATTCAGAAGTACCTGATTCTTTCATTGTCTGACTTTTAATCAGACGTTTCCTTGCTTCTTCTTTTCGAGTATTAAATGAAGAAAGCGCCGATGCTCCGGAATTTGAAGTGATTGTTGCAAGTTTCTCATTAGCTGAAGCCGCATCAGTCATTGCTTTGAGCGTAACAAGATCCGTTTCAGCCTGCTGCAAGGCGTTTTCAAGATCACGTCGAGTCGCCTGCTGTTCTTCGAGCAACCCTCGCTGTACCTTGAGCGCCTCTTCAATTGAAGTCACCTGCTTCTCGAGACTCTCGGCAGCCAGGCAATGTTGCTCAGCAAGTTGCTCATTTTTTGCAGCCATAAGAGCTTTGGCATCGTCGTCATGTTTTTTAATTTGGTTTTCAAAATCATGCTTCTTGTCTTCAAGAATCGCAATTTCGCCTTTGATTGATCCGATATTTCCCTTGACCTTATCAATATCACTGCGTAACTGAGCAAGATCTTGTTTGCCGAAATCGACAGCATGTTCTGCTGCAATCCCATCTGCTGCTTTCTGAGCTCTTGCATCAGCAACTTTTCCGATGTTTGTAAACAGACTGAAAAAACCGCCACCTTTTCCCATACTCTCACCTTCTTTCTATTCGACAATTGTTGAAATTTTTTCGACGCCTTGTTTAACCATACCGAGCGTCCAACCGAGAGCAGCCTCAAGCTCATTGAGATCGAGATTTGCGATTTCAAGATTTTCCTTGAAGTAGACTTTTTTGCCATCCGAAGAGAATTTACCATGAACTGCCTGATGATTGAGTTCAAGCAGGTATTTGAACAGCAAAAACTGTTTTGATTCATCTTCAGGCACATCACAGATTTCTGATGCAATGCACACTAAAGTCGGTTCGACATCAATAAGACAGGAAAAACCTTCAGGTCCCCTGACTTCGAAAATATCTTCTCGAGTCTGGTTGTAGGCAATTCCTTCGATGTCGCACAACATTCCCAGAACAATAGAAGCATTCTGGATTTCAATTGTTGACACTGTCATACTTCACCCTTTCATTTAATGATTGTGTAACAACTCAACATCATCAACACGTACTTCACATCCGTACCACACTTCAATGAACCCCCCAAGCTTATTGCCTGTCCATTCAATAAAACAATGAGGATTACCACGAGAATCATCAGCTGTAAAATATTCAGCAATAGTTTTCGGGTCGCTCTCACCGGATTGTGTCGACTTTGTTTCAATCCCAAACTTGCTATCACCTTGACGATCCCACGTGACTTCTACATCATCTTCACCGAAATGAAGAGTTGCATTGAACCGATCAATCAGATCATCCTTGAGTGCATCAAACAATGGGACAAAATCTTCAGATGGACCACTTGAATCCATATAAAAAACCCGAAGATCAAAATTTGCCCCGATTTGTCTGACCATAAGCATGATTGTTTGTTCATCACCGACAGATGGTTTATAAGAAGCAAAATAGCAGGTATAGGTAAAATAACTGCTTGGTTCTTTATAAGTTCTGACCTCAGTGATTATAAAATCGACACTTAACATATTAAATTCAGTTTGGGTTTGAAGATCGCTTAAAGTAACAATGTCGTTTTTCCCAAACCCAAGATACTCTTTAATAGTTTTCATGAGAACTTCTTTCTTAAGAAGATAGCAGCACAAACAATCACACCAATGATTACCAAGAATGTAATCAGAACAGCAGTTCCTGACACTGGTGTATGTCGAATTGGTTTTCCATAGTTATCCCACTCACCATAACCATGGTGTGCCATCGTCATGTTGTCAGCAATCATATCAGCTGCAACAAGTGCCACAAGCATATTTGTGGTTGGATCGACACGACCATATCCATAACCACCTCCTGGCAGTTGTCCATAGGTTACTGGTACTGAAGAACCATTATATACAACAGTCTTCGGTATATAGTCAGGTGTCGTTGTAGGAGCAGTCGGAGTCGTAAATTTATTTGCATTAGCCATTTTTTGACGATATGCAGTTTCAGCTGAAGCTTTAGTGCCGTACGTTTTTATTGCCGTCGTATTTTTTTGCGCCATAGTTTTTCGAGTTTGTCTGTCGAGTGTACTTGTCGAAACAGCTCTGGGTTTCGTAGATTTCGAAGTACCTGATGAAGAAAAAGATGAGCCCGAATTTTTACGTGAACCTATAGATGAAGATGTTGGTGCCGTAGCTTTTTTTGTTGTCCCTGAACTGCTTCTGAATGTTGAACCGCTGTTTGACCTTGATGGGCTCGAGCTTGAACTTCTGAAACTCGAGCCTGACGATCTAGAACTGCTACTGCTCCTTGATGAACTGGTCGATCCACGAGCAATAATATCAGAAACACCTATGAGTACTGACAAACAAAGCACAAAATGAAAAGGTGCTATTTTCATTCTGAACTCCTTTCTTTTAATTTGAATTAATAATGCACATACTTTCTAACGACTTACTTTAATTTATATCTAAAAAAACTACAAGGGCTAATTTTGTTTTCAGTATAATTATTTAGAATAGAGCAACTTATGGACGATTTAGTTCAAATAAAGTTTGAAAAATTTTGTGGACAGATCAAAAAATCAAAATTGTCCCATTCTATTATTAGAACAAAAATAGAACAATGTGACAAAAGTCTATCTATATGGAAAGAGAAACTTAATGACTTAGAAAAAACTTTAGGTATTGGAACAGCATATTGGGGTATTATTTCTTTAGAAAGCAAATTTAGCAATTATTGTAGACTTTGTATAGAAGTAAAAGATGATGGTTTCCATTTAGAGTTTCTCAAAGGTTCACCCTTTGATAGTTTTTTAAAAACAGTACAATGTTTTGAAGAGGATGAAGTTATTTGTTATAATGGGGATGACAGTCTAATAAAATTAGCAATTAAATATAGAAAAAAAGGACTTTTAAAACCTTTTGAGAAAAACCAAGATTTTATAGATAAATATTTCTATAATTACATGCATATTATGAAACGTGAATTAATATTAAGATTTTACAACTTTTTAATTGAGCAATATAATGAATAAACTAATTTTCCCCCTTCAATTTGCTTTTATTATGTGGCTTGTGTTTTTTATTGATGCTCTTATTATACCTATAAATTTTAATAAATATGGCATTCTACCAAGACATATAGAAGGTCTTATAGGAATTCTTCTTATGCCCTTTCTTCATGCAAATTTGTTTCATCTTATTAGCAATACAATACCCATTATTATTTTACTTTGTATTGTTTCATTCTTCTTTTCAAAAAATTTAGAAATTGTAACAAGTATTTCCACTTTAGGCGGATTCTTTCTATGGCTTGTAGGTCGTAATTCTTACCATGTTGGTGCAAGCCTTTTAATCTTCGGTCTTGCAAGTTTCATTATATTCTTTGGAATCTTTAAAAAACAATTTTTTCCTTTAATTCTTTCAATTTTAATTTGTATAACTTACGGGACATCTCTACTTATTGGGCTCCTGCCTATTTTCCCGGGTGTTTCATGGGAGGCACATTTATGTGGTACTGTTGCTGGATTCATAACAGCAAAACAATTGGCAAAATAAAAATAATGAAGGATATTATATAAATATGAGTGATATTACTGTCTATTTAACTACAACAAAATGGACAATTGCAACAGATCATCCAAATCATGATTTTTTTGTAAAAAAAGATGTCCCTGTCTGTTGTGCTGCAATGATAATTGCTTCATTTGGATTCTCTCCCCAACCCGGTTTCTGTGATTTCATCTTCATACCGTCTTGCATATAAGTGCCCTGATTTACTTTGCCTATGCAGGCCCCATTTAAATTTTGACAAATACTCATAATCAGCATCATCAACTAAGCATTCATACTCTTTCTTCCTTTGGTCTCTCAGCAATATGATTTGCATATTAAACTCCTTGTTTTTAGTATCAGTAAAAAGTGTTTTATAAAAACAATGCTAAAAGTTGTTCATTTTGAACAACAAGTTGTTTACATTTGCAACTATTGTGAGTATATTAATATTTAGGGAGGTAAAAATGACTGAGTATAGATTTAAAGAAGCAAAGAAAGCTGTACGGAGTAATATTTATGGTTTGATTGCCCGTATCAACAAAAGAACTAATGCAGCATTGTCAACCTATTTAAAGAAGGGATCTGTTAATGAAAGAAGGAAAATGTGCAAAGTTCGCATCTATTTCAATACCGAGCAAAACGTATGAAAAATTGGTAGCGTATAGTAAGAAGTTCGATTTGTCAGTAAGGAGTTGTTCAAAAATATTGATTGAAGAGGGTATTAAAGATAATTCGTATGCAAAAAGGTTTACGCAAACTAAGGAGTAAA